AGTACGATTAAAAACAAAACACGCCCGCGTCGGAATTAACCGATCACGAGCGTTATACGTATATAGCTGGTCGCCCGCAGAAGCGAGACCAATGAAAGGGGCGAGGTGCAGCTACAAGTACATGGGGTGAATATATCAGCTTTCGCTAGGAGTGCAATATTTATCTGCAAAGGTGAGAAATCTTGGAGGGACGTGATCGGTCAGCCAGACGCCGTTGTCGGCCTGGAAGAACAGCACGCCTTCCGCAGCCATTTTCTTGGTATCCACCACTAACACGGTAGCCCGCCCGTGGCGCTCTCCTACCGTTTGTGCCGTGTTAGGGTCGGAGGATAGATGCACCTGCTGGCGCGATCCAGGTTTCAAACCTTCCGCAAAAATCCCGTCCAAATTTCGAACAGCGGTGCCATGATACAGAATCGGAGGGGGCGCAGATGGGGTCAGTCCTAAAGAGACTTTGACCGAATGGCCTTGGGCGGCGCGAATACGCAGACCGTCTTCGGATAACGTGAAACGCTTTTTGTCATTAGTTGCGACAACCTCGCGTAGCTCGGCATCAGAGAATGCTTTGCCAGCCTTCTTAGAGGCCGCGAGCAACGCGCGTACGTCTACCCAGCCTTCGGCATCCAGTTTGATGCCTATGCTGCCAGGATCGTGCCTGAGCACATAGGAAAGGAATTTGCTAATCTGTATTTTCATATCCAGCTTTTTAAGTTCTCAACTCGTTGTTCTAGTAACGGCAGATAGCGGTCGTGATCCGCAATACGTTCGCCAAGGTCTCGTTCATCCATAGAACCCATACTAAAGGGAATATTGGGAGTCTTCCGCCATTCCTTTGCCGAGGCGATCTTGCGTTCCAGTTTCGTTATAATTTCCAACAATCGTTCGGCAGATTTTGGTTGGTCAAATAACTTTGCGCAGTGATGATCGGCGCTCTCAATCGCATAATGGTCTAGGCCGCTCATGCTGGGTCCTTAATTGCAAGTTTTGCCTGATGTTCTCGCGTGCGTTCTCGTTGCGAAGCCTTGGCGGCATTACGAATGCGATGATCCCCGAATCCATGCTCCGCGATGATGGCCCGAAACTCAATCTCTGTCATGTCGGATTTCATTTTATTGCATCTTGAGCAGGAGCATCCAAGGTTGGTCTTTTTCCAGGTGCCTCCCCGAGAAAGCGGGATACGGTGCTCAAGAGTTGCCATACGGCCCCTAGACGGGGAGTTTTGAAGATAAACTCGCTCATGACAGTAGATGCAAAGCTTCCGAGCACGCTTGTAGGCGCGTTTTCTGAGTTCTGCGACGAACTCGCTTGGCATTTGAACTTTGAGAGGTTTACCCGGTCGGCGCTTGATGCCGATAAATCCGTAGTTCTTGATCCCCACCGCGAAGAAGCCGCGCCTATGCAGCCTTATTAACCAAGGCCACCATTTGATGGCTGGTTCGTCGTCGTCTTGAAGGAAGGCCGGTCTGTGTGGATCGGCCATCAGGCCCTCTCAAAAAGGAATATCGTTCGCAGCAGAATGACGGGGAGTTGGCTGCATTTCATGGCCCGCCATTGTAGCAGCATGCTCGTAAGCGTCAAGCGCGCTATGGTATTCACCACGCCACATCATCTGCGTAGCAGTAGAAAAAATCTCTGGATCAATGTCAGTGTGGCCGTTTTGCTCAAGTTCTGCATAGGCTTCGCGCTGCAAGTCTTCAAAATCCGCAGTTTGAGCGTCTAGATGTTCTTGCGAATGCTTGCCAGTGCCCGCACTGCCAAAGCGGCGGCTATTCTGTTCGGCGTGCAGAAGATCGTAAAGCTCATCGCGAATATCGCGCGACATGTATCCGTCCGGATCGCGCTCAATGAATCCATTGTCGGCTAAGTTCGTTCGCCAAAAATCATCAATCGATTTGCCATTCTTGCGCGCAAGAGGGCCTGCTCCTGGGACGAAGACCTTATGGAAATCAGCAGCGCGGGCATCACCATCCAGCTTGAGGCCGCCGTGACGGGCGATGTGGTTGGCTAGCGGCGTCATAGGCTCGCTACGTGTGCGAGCCTCAAATAGCTTTGAGACAGAATCGATCCAATTGCGCATTCCCTATTTATTGGGGGAAATATCGACAGCGACGGGAAGCTGTTGCTCTATATAGTTTCCGGCAGTACGCTATGAGTAGGACGGCCCTGTTGGCCGTCCTTTTTGTAAGGAACACCCTACCCTATGCGTCAGACTTTTTTTAATACTGGTCTCGGAATTCACTCCCACGACTTCGCCATAGACGAATTCCACTGCGTCCTGTCGCCGGGTGGAACGGATATCCTCACCGCTACCCGCATCCCCCTTAGCCCGGATGTTCACACGACGATTGTCACCATCCCAACCCCGGACTTCCCTTCCCTAGACCCCAATGCGGGCATTCGTATGCCGAGCAATGCTATTCCGGGTCAAGTGATCGAAATCCATGTGCAGACTCCTGGCACCTCGGGATCGCCCTACTACCGTATCTATAAGGACGACAACTTCCAATTCCTCAACGGCAACGCTTACTATGGCCTCAATAAAGCATCTCGCTGGCGCGCTGTCTGCTTCGACTATGCCAGCTTCCCGAACTACAGCAATGTCGAGCCGAAGTCGGGTAACGCGACGGGCCTGCTGGCTGTCCACTGGTCGCCAGTAGGCTTCGGCGTCTAATCGGACCCTTGCGATTACATGGCCCCGTCTGGCGTCGCTGGACGGGGCTTAGATGCGACCTCAGCTATCTGAACATCTACCCAAAACCTTTTCTCAAACGGATAGCCGAGCGGGTTACACACAACTCGGGTGTCGCCTAACTCGTAATCGAAACTGTCATGCACGTGACCATGCACCCAAAGCTTTGGCTGCATGTCGAGGATCAAGTTCTCCAGAGACGAATAGAAGAATGCATTTTCTGGTTGCCCTTTGAACCTAGGAGCGATGGACAAGATGCTTGGGGCATGATGCGACACAACGATATCCGGTGCTTCGGCCGTGATGGCTCGAATTGCTTCCGCATGGGCGTAATTTTGCTTCGCGCAGGAGTGATTTTTAATACCACCCTCTTTGAAATCGGGGAAACTGATCGCGCGTGTCTCGGCCATTGGATCAAGATAGGTCCAGAGCGTTACTCCAAGAATCTTCACGCCTTCGACCGTTAAGATGCGCGGCTCTTGTACGAGAGGGAAATCAGAGCCGTAGTAATCGTGGTTGCCCTCTTGGAGCAGAACTGGAATTCCGTAATGGTCCTCGCATTGTTTCACGAGCCGATCTCGTACGGCGATATCAGGATGCACGTCGCCTGCGATGATTAGTACATCGGCGTCGATGGCATCTGGAAACGTGACCGGCCCCTTAATGGCAAGGCGGTTCGGCCGATTGAAACCGTGCGGTCCCCAATGGTCCAGATGCAAGTCGGAAATGTAGGCTAATCGAAGCATGTCCTGCCAGATAATAGAAAAGGCGCGGATTATTCCGCGCCTCTTTATACCATGTACGTATCAGGTTTGCGAATTTGCGATGTTATCCGCATGATCCATGGTCGCATCCACGTCGGCAGGCTTTAGAGAATGAGCAACCATCACTCGGAGCAGCATGCTCGTTGCGGTGTTGATCTCAAGCTCACCGCTGGCGATACGACGCATCGCCTTTTCGCTCATTCCCAACCACTGCCCGGCTTCACGATGCGACTTGAAGCCGAGGTATTCGAGCGTTTCGAAGAATTCTTCTCGCTTCATGGTGTTACCGGTCGCAGTTCAGGTAGAGCGCAGCCATGATCCGGGTCAGAGCGTAGATCATCATCGGGATCGCAACACCGAAGCAGATCGCCGGAGCCCGATCATACCAATCGGTCAGATGGGCGCAGAAGGCGAAGGCGTTGAGGATCGCAGAAGCGCCGAGAGCGAGAATGACGAAAGGCGAAGCGTACTTGGCGACTTCCTTGCGCAGTACCGGGGTGGACGAAAAGAGCATCGAGATTTCAGCTACGATCATCGCCACGTCGATGGCGATTGCGAAGGCCCATGCTTCCCAGGTGGTCGCGCCGGTAACGATCTGGATGCCGTGGGCGATATGCGACAGAGAAAGCGCAGTGATGATAGTGGCGACGATGCCAAGGGCAATTGCGGTGCCTGCCTGACGGCGCATCTTGAGCTTGAGCGCACGGCTCTGGCCCTTCGTAGCGGGGGCCGATGACGCCGGAGCGGCGGACTTGCGGGTACGGGTGCGAAGCTGGGTAACTGAAGCGGTCATTTTTACCTCCGAGCATAAAGCCCACTGGGGTTGCCGATGAACAGAATATAGCTCGATTCGCAGATTAGCGCAAGCCCTATTCTTGCTCTCTTCTTCGTTTTATTTTGAAGCGGGTTTCTAGATCAGCATTAGTGTAACCGACTAAAGCCGTATTAGCCCATATTTGCTCAACCTCATATCGTTTGAACAGGAAACGGGTATTGCGGTAGCGGCTAGACAGCATCCACCTCAAAAGAAACATTACTTCGATTATCATTTGAATATTGTATCAGCACGATAACTCCAGGTATAAATAAAAATGCAAGCAGTTTAGACTACGCAAGTCGGCGTAGCAGTTAAGTCTTGCTAAGGAGAGTAATGACAAATATTGCCTCGCGCGAGGACAGCGCGAATACTTCCTATTGTCCAACAGTCATTGAATTTCTACTTGATGAAACAGGCTCAATGTCTTCTTGGCATCGGCCGACCGTATCTGGTTTCAATGCGTTTATAAAAGAGCAGCGGACACAATCCGACACGTGCTTGCTCACCCTCACTAAGTTCGACACCTCTGGTCTTAAAACTCCCTACGCGGATATCGACGTGAGCATGGTTCCTTCCATGACGAACGAGATGTTCTGCCCAGGAGGCGGGACCAATCTTCGAGACGCAATTATCGAGCGCGCTTCTGCGCTTGAGCAAAGGCTCTCAAGTTGGACCATTCGACCCAACGTGGTCATGGTCGTTCTCACCGATGGCGAAGATACGTCGAGCCGTCGCAGCGAGAATGAGGTCAGGAACCTGATCAAGGCGAAAGAGGCTGATGGATGGACATTTGTCTATCTCGGAGCCACCAGCAATGCACTCCAGATCGCATCGCGTCTTGGATTCCAAACCGGCAATTCAAAGCAATTTGAGGCTACCGAAATGGAAGACACCATGACGACTTTGGCTCGCGCCACAACAGCCTTTCGGGCTGGGCGTGCCGAAACCAAAGCGGCTGTCGCTTCTGACGATTTTTTCAACGCACGATAATTCAAGGAAATCACAATGCAGTACAATAACATTTCACTCAACATCTTGATCAATGGTAAGCCGATCACCGAATATCCTCACAACGGACAGGTCTTCGTTGAAGGTCGTGATCGTTCGAACTTTGAGGTCGAGGTTCGCAATCATAACCCGCATCGCGTTGAAGCGGTGATTTCCGTTGACGGTCTATCGGTCATCGACGGCAAGGACGCAGGCCCATCGAGTTCTGGCTACGTAATCGACGCAAATGGCTCCATCCGCATTCCGGGTTGGAAGCTCAACGACGATCAGGTTGCCGCGTTCGAGTTCGCAGGCAAGCGCGACAGCTATTCGGCAGCCGTCAATGGCGGTGATGCACGAAACACTGGCGTACTCGGCGTCTTGGCGTACAAGGAAAAGCAGCAGTATCAGCCGCGCTATTACGCAAAATCGGCGTTCTCATTGCATAGTCCGATGATGGCCGGTGCTACCGTGAATTCTAATATGAGGTCTTACGGTATCTCTCATAGTGGCCTAGAAAGCCTTGGCGGTTCGCGCGGAATTTCTTCTAGTGCCACACTGAGCAACAGCACGTTTGCAGTTGGGCAGCTTTCAACAGACACGATGTATCACAATGCGGTCCAGCCTGAAGCGGTAGCGATGTCAGCGCCGGTCGAGCAAACTCTTGGTACGGCCTTTGGCGAGTCTCAGGACTTTGCCACCAGCACGATCACCTTCGAGCGCGGCGATCTTCAGGCAATGATCGTACTGTTTTACGATGATGCACGTGGTCTTAAGGCTCGTGGTATCGATCTGTCTCGTCGCGCTCGTCAGCGTGATACGCAGAGCCCGGTAGCCTTTCCGGGGATGGCAACGGGTTGTACGCCTCCGGCAGGATGGCGCGGCTAAAACAAAGGGCGGCTTTCGGGCCGCCCTTTTCGTTTGCTACCTTGAGTGACCCTCTGCTAATCTTTGCATCCAGCGTTTATGCGCTGGGATAGGGCGACGCTTGTTGCCTGTCTGAGTTCGGAACACATACTTCTCTCGGATAGTCGGCCGATCCGAACTTTGGAGAACCGTCGCGATCTCGCGATAAGGAACGACGCTTGACGAGATTACTCCATCGTCTTCAGCATCGGCCATGATCTGAGCCAGATCGGCGCGTTCCTCTTTCGACATCACCTGGATGTCGTCTGGCCAAGGCTGATCTAGAGCGGTCTCGACAGTCGCTTGATCCTCCGTATCAACTAGCAGTTCTACCTCTTCCTCAGTAAGTACCTCAGGTAGTTCAACTTGTTCGGGCTCTTCGAGCTTCTGGTGTTCTTCAGGTTGTTTTAACTGTTGAGTTTCGTCATCGGCTTTCATCGTACTTAGGGTACCAAACACGCGTTCGGCTTCACTTAGAGCCTCAGCGAGTTCCTTATTCGTATCCATTCCACGCATCTCCTTGAGGTCTATCCTACGAAAAAGATGAATTGGGTCAAGCTAAATACTAGGTGTTAACTGATCCATTCTTCTTCGCATCATCGCAAGGCACTCAACCCCAACAGGGTTCTGCCACTTACCACATCACCGAGTGCAAGGAATTCCTGCGCCAACAGAAAAGCGCGGGCGTTCTCTATGACGCCGTGGTCACTGACCCGCCGTATGAAATCGGCTACATGGGAAAGGAATGGGATAACCAGGGTATCGCATTCTCAACCGAGTTTTGGTCGCTCGTCTATGACGTGATGAAGCCAGGGGCTTTTGTAGCATCCTTCGCGGCCCAGCGCATGTATCATCGCGTCGCCGTGGCTATCGAGGATGCGGGATTTCGCATCTACCCGTTTTTGACTTGGAACTTCCAGCTTGGTCTGCAAAAACCGGTAAACGTGTCCGAACTGTTTGATCGCGACAATATCCCCGACCGGAAACCAATCGGATGGAAAAATGGATCGGGATACACGACGGCCAAGGTAAAACATGGCGTTCAGAACCTTACCAAAAATAAGTTTCCCGTCTATGAGCGCGATGTGTCGGATGAGGCCAAGGAATGGTCGGGTTACTTCTACGGGTTGAATAGCTTCAAGCCCATGAGTGAACCGATTGTGCTCGCGCAGAAGCCGCCGTCGCATGATCGAATGATCGACAATATTCGAGAATATCGAACCGGCGCGTTGAATATGAAGGGGCTGGAGAAACGAACCGGTTGTTGGCCCACGACCATGCTGATGCACGATAAGGCAAAAAAGAAGGACCATGGCTCCGATCATCCTTCGGTGAAGCCTGTTCCGTTGATGGAAGATTTGTGCGTGCTATTGTGCCCGACTGGCGGTCACATCCTGGACCCGTTTGGCGGCACCGGGACTACGGCGCAAGCTGCTGTACAAACCGGATTTTCCTGCACCATCACAGAACAAAATCCTGAAATGGAAAGCGTGATAAAGAATCGGCTTAAGCTCTAAGGAAGCCATCCAAGAAATTCGCGACCAACTGTTCTCTCATCAGTTAGTCCACACTTTACGCACTTCCGTTGTTCGACCGTCACAAGATCGGTCTTTTGTTGTATAACGCAAACAACCGCACCATAAGATTCTTCGTGCGTATGCGTGGTTGTCTCGTCATCCCACCAATGCAGGCATCTGGCCTGACGGCGATCTTCTTTCCATTGTTTGGAAAATACACGTGCCATAGAGGTCTACCGTTGTTGGTACAGATGCGCTACCGCGAACAGCCCGCATATCATCGCGAGCATGAAACCCACGCGCCACGCCTCGTGCCAAGCTGCTGCTCTGGATACCCCTCTGTAGCCGTAGCTCACGCCGTATCGGTGCAACGCACCGATAAACGGAAGCAAAAATACAGCTATCCAAAAAAGGTCCATTGATACCTCTTCGATAAAGTAGAAGCCCCATCCTGAACGGCGCGAACAGGACGAGGCTTCTACAGACGACCTGCGGTTACACAGGCCGTCTAGCGGAACTCAACTACCAGATTGACGAGGTTTTGTCAAAGCTTGCCCTGAAGCCGGAGCCTATTCTTGGTACCAGCGATGGAATTTGCGGTGATCCGTCGTCCGAATTCTTTGGTTAATGTGGTTGAGATTTGCTCGTCGGTTTTGTCGCCTGCTTTGCATAGTGCAATGCAACGAGAAAGCTCGGAATCGCTCCAGGCGGTTTTCTTCGTCGGGCTATCTACCACGGTAATACCGTTTAGCAGACTATAGGCATCTTCCGAGACGATTCCCTTCTGACGCCACTGCTGGATCGTCGCCCGCTTCACCCCGGCATGATGACAGAAAATCGTCTGCCAGCCGTGTACCTTCTTGAATTTGCGAATCGCGGCCGACTGAAATCCGTCGTAGGTGAAATCTGAATCATCAGCCTCAACGACCTGGGTTGATTTGGCCTTGGGCGCGGGATCGGTCTTCTTCTTGGCGTCCTTCAACTCTTTTTCGAGTGCGGCAACGGTTGCGTCGCGCTCCCGTATTGTTGCTTCAAGCGCCGTAATCTTTCGCAGAAAATCGACGGCGGCCGGAGGGGGCGGGGGTTCAGCTTGCGCGTCGGAGAGAAGAGCTTCGATGCTCAGGCCCTGAGCGTTCAACTGTCGGTGCAACAGGTTCAAGGCACCGATTGCCTCTTGTGGTGTAGTAGAGGGATGAGCGGCGCGAACAATCAATTTTTTCGCCGTATTCTTCACAGAAAGATTCATTTGACGCCGCCTTTACTGATCTTAGAGAAACGACGCCCCGCTCTGATCGAACGGGGCGTAAGTTTTTATCGTGTTGCCTGAGCTACGAGACCGTTGACCTTGCGGATCAATCCGTTGAGGCCGCTGACTTCCACGATGCTGGTGCCGATCTTGTCCATCTCACGGCCGAGGAGACCGATGCGACGCTCCAGACCGGACTTTTCGATCTGAGCTTCGGATGCGTTCACGGCCTGATAGGCAAGGATAGAGTCGCCGCGAGCGATGTCATCGAGACGGCTGGAAGACACCCAACGGTTGCCGAAAGCGGCCAGATAACCTTGGCGAGCTTCGGTGAAATCACGCTTGATGTCGCTGGTGACAGAACCGTTGAATGCCAGTTTGGAAATCTGCATTCCGGCTTCGCGACGAGGAACGCGGTTCTTGTAGGACTTGGGAAGGCTGGTGAACCACTTTGCCGTGCTGCCGAGGGGCGCGATGGCAACCGCGCCGAAGGCGGCGAGGCGCTTGCCCTGCTGGGTCTTGATCAGCACCTTGCTGATGCGCTGTGCCCACATGGAACGGGAGGCAGCGTCGTCGCCAGCGAGAATGCGGGCATACTCAACCATAGAGAGACCTCGGTTGTTCTTGATGGTCTGAACAATGAGGGTTTCTTCTACGCTGAGCTTGTCGGTCAGACGGCGCAGCTTGGCTTCGAGAGACGCGCGGTCACGGACAGTGATGCCCTTGGTCGGCGCGCGGAGAATGTTGGTGGACTTCTTCGCCTTGGTCGAGGCGGGTTCGGGAGAAACGATGACCGAAAGAGCAGTGCTTTGGGAACGAATTGCGGTAGATGACATTTTGAAAAGGTCTCCGTGACAGGAAAAAACCGTGCCATATCTGCGCGGCGAAATCCTCATACCGAGACCAATTTACGAAATCAAGCCTTAACCAAAAAATTATTACGAGCGAACCAAAATCACAGCCATCCCATGGTTGGTTGTCCGGTGTATCCGTGCTCCCAAACGATCCAGCAAAAAGGGATCATTCCCGAGGAATATCCACTCTTATCGCCATTGCGATACATTGTCAGTCTCTTACTGAAAACATAGACCGATTTAATTGGTGTGCTTTCGTACATCAGCTTGCGTTTGGCCCCTTCCAGAAAGGCCAACTTCATCAGCATCGCAACCTTTCCTGTGGTTTTGGTAAGCGAGTGACGAACGAACTCTTCACCGAATTTATACGGCGGATTGGTAATGATGTTTGCCGCGCTCAGATCGGACGTGAAGAAGTCTTGTCCACCTTTGCCCCAACCTCTGTCGATCAAGTCTGTAGCGATCACGGTGTGCCCATGCGCTTCCAAGACTTTACAGATCGCTCCGTCGCCACACGCAGGTTCCCAAATGTCTCCGGAAAACTTCTCGACGGAGAGCAGTGCCTCTGTCGCGTTTGGCGGCGTAGGATAGAAATCGTTGTCAGGGCGATCCTTGGATGACCCTACGAGACTTTGGGCTCGTTGCAACTTGCTGTCGAGTATGGCCTGTTGGTCGCCGGGCCAGCGAATGATGTCGTCCATTATAGACGTATTTATCTCGAACCAACCTACCAAATATTTCGAGAAAACGGTTGACGACCGTCAAAATTCTGGTAGTCTTAGATCAACCGCAGCGATTCGCTGCTCTTTCCCAGAGGGTGTGGTCCATGAAGAACGATGTCGTCGCTTTCGTCGCTGCTCCAGTCGTGATCGATTTCTCGCGCCAGGGCGACGCCAAGTCGGATGCGGCGCAGAAGGTCCGTTCCCTCGCCAAGGGCAAGACCACCATCAAGGAGATCGCAGTCGGTCGTTCCGATCTGTTCCAGGTCAACCCCTTCGATCTTCACGTGAAGGACGGCTACAACAGCCGCGTGATGGATTCGACCGAGAACAAGGCCCACATCGACTGGCTGGCCCGTTCCATCGCGAAGCGCGGTGTCCGCAAGCCGCTGGAAGTCAGCCTTGAAGGTGGCAAGCTGTACGTCGAAGACGGTTTCTGCCGCTTTTTCGCGGTTCGCCGGGCCATGGAGGTTTACGGTGCTGAGGTTCGCTCGGTTCCGGTCCAGAAGGTCGAGAAGGGCGCGAATGAGGCTGACCGCATCCTCAAGCAGATCATCAGCAACTCGGGCAAGGCGCTGACCGCGCTGGAGCAGGGCGTCGTCGTGAAGCGTCTCATGGCTCTCGGCTGGACCGTGGAGCAGACCGCTGACGAGATTTCTCGCTCGATCACCCACGTCAACAACCTGCTGGAACTTCAGGAAGCTCCGGAACAGGTGAAGAAGATGATCTCAGAAGGCGCGGTGACCGCGACCCTCGCACAGCAGGTGATCCGCGAGAGCAAGTCAGTAGATGCGGCAGTGGCCAAGCTGACCGGCGCAGTCGAAAAGGCCAAGGTCACTGGTAAGGCCAAGGCGACCGCGAAGCACGTCGATGGTCGCGTCACCCCGGCCAAGGCCATGAAGGACGTTCGTGAAGCTTTCGAGGCTGCACAGGCCGACGCCGAGACCCGCAAGGCGCTCAAGGCGGCATTCGGAACCAATCTGACGGTCGTCCTCAAGGCGCTCGGCATCAAGTAATCAACGGGCGCGGTCGAAAGGCCGCGTCATCCCCCAGGAAGGGTCCAAAAATGAATATCCATCCTCTCATGATTGTGGCGCTCGTCTTCGGCAATCTTGCGTTGGGTTTTGTGCTCGGCAAGCTCCATGAGCGTTTTGGATGGAATGACCTTATTCGGCGCGGCGTGCTGCCGAAGCCACACAGGGAGCAGAATAATGGCGCGCATTTCGTATAACGATATTTCCGACAGCAAGGTTTTTGCGATCCGGGTCACCATGGACGGTCGCATGCAGGGCTTCATCCGGCAGCAGGAAGAGGGCGGCTATTACTTTGCTCGCAAGGGGTCGCGCGGCGAAACCTTCCCGTCCGTGGATGAGGTCAAGCGTTCTTTGGAGGCAGAATAATGTCGCTCGACGTTACTCTTCGCACTACAGGCGGTAAAACTGAGCCACGCGCAGCCATCTTTGTGCGCGAAACAGGTCGGACGCGCGAGGTCACGCGCGAAGAATGGGATCGTCTATATCCGGGTCGCGAACCAGTCACGATGATGGTGGGCGGCGACAACGGCGAGGTCTACTCGGCCAATATCACGCACAATCTCAACAAGATGGCAGAGGAAGCCGGTATCTATCAACATCTGTGGCGGCCGGACGAAATCAACGTCGATATTGCCAGCGAACTGATCGATCCTCTTACACAGGGATTGATTCGTCTCGCAGCCGATCCGGACAAATTCAAGCAGTTCAATCCGTCCAACGGGTGGGGCGACTATCAAGGTCTGGTCAGCTTCGTGGCGCAGTATCTCGACGCCTGCCAAAAATTCCCATTTGCGGTGATTGAGGTTTCGCGATGACGAAACCGGTCAAATGCAGGAACGTCGGTGATCATATCTACATGCGGTGGGTTGACCTGCCGCCCGAGGGCATGTGGGTGGTCTGTCTCAAGGCGCACCCGAAAGCCTGTAAGTTCGAACTGGTTCAGACGCCGGACTCGCAGGCACGCCAAAATTGAAGAGAGCGCGGAGGCAAACCGCCTTTTAGGGAGTATTTGAGATCATGGTAATGGATCAGCGCGGCAAGATCGTGGAATTCAGTGAGGTCGTGCCCGATCTCGATCACTACAATCGTGAAATGGGCAAGGGTTTCCTGGACAAGCTCTTCTTCGCAGATCAGATCGACGCCGACGTGATTGTTGATTATGGCTGCGCGGATGGACGCATGCTTGGAATTCTGCAAACGCTGTTTCCAGAGCGAGATTACATCGGTTTCGATATCAGCGAGCGAGAAATCGAACGCGCGCGGATCGCTCACCCGAACATCGATTTTTTCAGCGACTATGCAGATGTCGAAGCTGCACTGGACGGTCGTCTCAAACGCGGCAGTCAGACGGAGAAGGCGAAGCGGGCCGTTGTGTGCAGCAGCATCATCCACGAGGTTCTGAGCTACGGCAATCGCGACGAGATCGAAACCTTCTGGAGGCGCATCTTTGACACCGCGTTTTTTGACGTGGTTGTCATTCGCGACATGAGCGTGAGCCGTACCGTGAGCCGTCCGTCTGATCCGATCAGCGTAGCCAAGATTCGGCAGCGTCACAATCCGGAAGCCATTGTGCAGTTCGAGCAGCAGTGGGGAACGCTGGAGTCGAATTGGAGCCTTGTGCACTTTCTGCTCAAGTACCGCTACACGGCGAACTGGAGCCGCGAACTGATCGAAAACTATTTGCCGATCAATCTAGAAGCTCTTTTGAACCGCGTTCCCGTGGAATGGACTCCGACCTTCATCGATCATTTTACGCTGCCTTTTGCGCGGCAGCAGATTAAGAAGGATTTCGGGATCGACCTCCAGGATCGTACCCATCTGAAATTGATTTTGGAGAAGGCGTGAATGCGTTCCGTTTTCGCAACCCTCGATTACTACCCCATCGAGCGCTGTATCGAGTTGATCGATCAGCCTTTCCGGCTGATGTGCCAGAAAATCCTGATCGAAAACCGCGCTCTTTTCGAAAAGACGCGTGGTTCTACCCATAATCATCAGACATGGGATGGCGGTTATATCGATCATATCACTGATGGCATGAACTATACGCGACACCTGTACGCGTTTGACGAGGCATTCGGCCGTCCGTTGCCGTTCTCTCTTTCGGACGCGCTCCTGATCTTCTTTCTGCACGATCTGGAGAAGCCGTGGCGCATCCAGGTGAGCGAATCAGGAGAGGCGTTCAATCGGCCTGGACTGGATACCAAGGAAGCATTCAAGGCGTTTCGAGAGGCAAAACTGCGCGAGTACCTGCCAAACGCCGAGCAATACTTTACACCGTCCCTGATGAATGCATTGACTTACGTCGAGGGAGAGTTGAAGGACTATTCCAGCAAGCATCGGGTGATGAACGAACTGGCTGCGTTCTGTCACAAAGTGGATGTTTGGTCAGCCAGAGCATGGTATGACTATCCGAAGTCCATAGACGACGAATGGTCGGGGGCGGGACGAGTGAGGACGACATGATCGACAAAGAAGAACAGGACGATATCGTCCAAGGTATCGGTCTGACGGAAGATCAAATTCTAGCTCAAATGACACCAGAAGATCGTGCAAACGCGGCCTTCTTGCAAAAAGTCTTTTCACAAACGCATCTTTCAAATAATGAGATCGCCGCTATATTGCGCGCCGATATTGAAAACCGTCGTTCCTTGCGTGATGGCGCGAAGCCGAACTAGCATCAGAAAGTCAAAGCGTGTCCGAAGAACTCCTTCCCTATGATCACCGCCGCGTTGGCGTCGAACTCGATCTTTTCCACATCCAGGAAGAAGCGGCCGGGTCCGTATTCTGGCATCCACACGGCTTCACGCTATTCCGCACCATCGAGACCTACATTCGCGACAGGCTTCGCGGCGAGGGATATGTAGAGGTTCGCACGCCGCAACTAGTCAGCAAAACGTTGTGGGAGCAATCTGGCCATTGGGACAAGTTTCGCAAGAACATGTTCTTGGCCGTCGATGCCGAGGCTCCACCGCTCAATCCGATGTTCAGCAACCTCGTGGATAGGCTCCAGGGACAATATCGTATCCCGATCACGGATGGTCTCGGCGCGACTGGCGGCGGAGAAGAACCCGATAATCCGAATGAATTCGTGCGGAATTTCCCGACGCCGCCAATTCAGCACGAGGCAGCCAACGTCATTCAGATGATGATGGACACGTTTCGAATCAACGACGACGAGCATCAGCTTGGTCTCAAGCCGATGAACTGTCCTTGTCATGTTCAAATTTTCAACTCGAAGACCGTGAGCTATCGCCAGCTTCCATGGCGTATGGCCGAGTTCGGTTGCTGCCATCGCAACGAGCCGTCCGGTGCTCTGCATGGCATCATGCGAGTTCGTCAGTTCACTCAGGATGACGCCCATATCTTCTGCACCGAAGATCAGGTGATGGACGAGACGCGCAAATTCATTGCGCTGCTTAGCAGCGTCTATAAGGACTTTGGTTTTGACGAGATCAAGATTGGCTTTTCGACTCGGCCGGATGTTCGCGCCGGTTCGGATGCTGATTGGGATCGGGCCGAGCAGGCGTTGTCCGACGCCGTGAAAGCGGCCGGTCTCGAATACGAAGTCTATCCGGGCGAGGGAGCGTTCTACGGTCCGAAGCTTGAGTTCGCGCTGCGCGATCTGCGCGACCGCGTGTGGCAGTGCGGCACTCTCCAGCTTGATATGGTTCTCCCCAAGAACCTGGGTGCCGAATTCACCGATACGGATGGTTCTCGCAAGCCTCCCGTGATGCTTCATCGTGCCATCTTGGGATCGATGGAGCGTTTCATCGGCATCCTGCTAGAGCATTACGAAGGACGGCTGCCGCCGTGGCTGAGCCCGGCTCAGTATGTTGTCATTCCGGTCAGTCCAGAACAGCAAGAATATGCTGACTCGATCCAGTTGATGCTATCCCGCGCTGGAGTGCGCGGTTCTGTGGACAATCGCGACGAGAATTTCAAGCAGAAGATCAAGGAACATTCTACGGCGCGTGTTCCATTCATTCTTGTGGTCGGCGGACGCGAGGTAGAATCCTCTTCCGTAACCGTTCGTCGTTTGAGAGACGGCTCATATCGAAACACCGATTATCAGCACGTTATGGTCATGCCGTTCGCGGAGGCGCAAAACCTAATCGATCAGGAGTGCAAACGACCGAGCGTCGGAGAATGCAGGCTTTAATTATCGAGGGATCAAAATGGCGACCGTTTACAAAGACGAGAATGGGCAACTGATTCTTGATGATCCTGCCGCTGTTGGGATGATGCTGGCAGTTGCTAGACACAACTGTCGGCGGACGGCCGAGTTACAACAAGATCGCATTCGGCATTTTTCTCAGCGTATCACCGAGCTTGGTCATTCGCCCGAATTCGCCGTGATCACGCTCATCAACGTCGATGATCCCAATGGTCAACCGATAGCCGAGATGCTTATGCCGGGTAATAACTGGCAAGCATTGCGGGATCGCGGCGAGGTTCCATTTGCCAGAGGTCTAGCTAGACGCGACGGCATCCAGGACATTCTAGGTATCTTTGATGTTGATGCCCAAAATAAGCTAGCCTCTATACAAGGCGTTGCTGTTGTGGTAGTCGATCACAACGTAGCAGATGTTTATCCAGTCGAGGAATTTCTATGAGCGAGGCTTTATACGGCTTTGGTGGCCTTCGTTTCTGGACCGAGCGGGAAATCCTGCTTCGGGATCAGGCCGTGCAGACCTTGCATCAGGCGATTTCCGGTGCTTTGCTGGCTATGAACCAGGGATGGGCTTTCCATCGCGTCGAGGGTCCTCTTCTGACGCCGCGCAAGTTCATTTCCGAAGCATATACAGAGGATGACATCTTCCTGCTCCAAGCCAAGCTGGGAGAAGACGCGGCTGCCATGCGCGCCGAGACCACTGCTTCGAGCTATCTGTATGCGGACCACATCTTGAAGACCACGCGCTTCAAGCTGCCGCTCTGTGTCTGGCAGGTCGGTAAGAGCTTCCGCCGCGAAACGCAGGATGGCGCTCGCTGGGGCACGCTGCGGCTCAATGAGTTCTATCAGGCCGAATGGCAGTGCGTGTACACGGAAGGCACGATGGCCGACTACCGGGGCGCGGTTGAGCCAGCCGTAGGCGAGGCTATTCGGAAGATCACCGGCACGCCGGAGTACCGAATCGTGGCCAGTGATCGTCTACCCTCATACTCGCAGGAGACCCGCGATGTCGAGGTTCCGTTCAACGGCGATTGGAAGGAAATGTGTTCGATTTCGACGCGCACCGACTTCCCGCAGCCTTCTGACCCGAATCAAAAGCGACGTATCGTGTTGGAGGTCGCGGTGGGCCTAGATCGTCTTGTCGCGGTGGAGGGCTGGGATCGTGGGTCGGAGAGAGGGTCTGGCAATGGGTCTTGATATGACGGCGTTCCAGGTCCTTGGGGCTATCCCCGAGGACCATTGGAAGGGAGAGGAAATCTACGAGTGGCGCAAGCATCCCAACATGCATGGTTGGATGCAACAGCTATACGCGCGCAAGTCAGGCGTTACTGACCCCGAAGAATTTCATTCGAGCGTTTATGTTGAACTTACAGTCCAAGATATCGCGGAGCTTGCCGAGGCCGTTGAAAAACGGCAGTTACCCTATACGGAGGGTTTCTTTTTCGGAAAATCCGACCCCAAGGATTTCGAATACGATCAGGAATTCTTGACTCTAGCGACGCGCGCGCTTTTGGCCGGATATCGGGTTTATTATTCGTCAAGCTGGTAATAGGACTTGACGAATCTTCGAATCGTGGTAGATTGGGTCTATCGAAACGGAGAGAACACCCCATGCGCATGCAGATGACCCGCGAGTTCTTCATCCCGAAGGGTGCCATCAAGGTGGCGGACAAGAACTCCGATGCGGTCGTCTACGTGTATGAGCGGATCGGCAAGCCTTACGCGATGGGCTTCCTCCCGAAGGCACAGAAGCCAGTCTTCAATCACCGCTATTCGACCCTCAAGAGCCGCGAACAGCGCGTGCGTGATTTCTTCGAGGGCGTGACCGCCCACAAGAATCTCATTGCCGAGCGGCGCAAGGCTCGCAATGCTCCCCACAATGTCGAGGTCGGCGCGATCTTCTACACGTCCTGGGGCTACGAGCAGACCAACGTCGATTTCTATCAGGTCACCCGCGTGATCAGCGACCGCTCGGTCGAGGTTCGCAAGATCGGCCAGAACAGCACCAATACGGGTTCCGATACCGGCTACTGCGTGGCCGTGAAGGACGCTTTCCTTGAGAAGGAAAAGCCGCAGCGCAAGCAGGTTGCCATGTTCGGCGGAAAGCCTTCCCTCAAGATTGACGACCATCATGCCTCGCTGTGGGACGGCAAGGAACTCCGCTGGTCCTCCTACCACTAAGGCGGCACATGACTTTCAAGGTTCGGGATCGGGTGAGGTCCGTGGCCTCCAAAGGCAAGGCCGCTTTTGTCGGTGAGGTAGTCAAGATTTCGGGCGACGAATATGTCGTCCGGGATTACGAGGATTTGTCAAAGTGGTTCAGGACCAATGATCAATTGAAATTGCTTGCTCGTCCTGCTTGACATATTGCAAAATCGTGGTAGATTGCGTCTATCAACGGAGACAGTCATGGCCAAGCAATCCTACGAAGCTTTCTTGGACGGTCGCCAGAGCCGCCGCATGAAGAACGAAGATGCAGCTATTGCCCGTGGTGATCGCCAGTATGATGCGGCGATCAACATGATCGGGGAACTCTGCCGGGACGGCAAGACCGTATATTACGTTTCCCCGGCCGGTGGTCGTTATCGCGAAGGCACTCGGGTCGAGTTGGTAGATTTTCTGATTCGGAACAAGTGGGTCTAAGGCCAATCCAAGCACTTGAGAGAAGATGAGCAATGACTGTCCTTCAAAGACGCAACAGCATCCGCATCGAGATCAAGTATCGGTATCTGGCTAAACTTCGGAGAGGTACGTCTCTGTTCATTTGCCCGATGTATGAAAAGATCGTCATGCTATCGACGCCGACGATTAGACGGTGACGCCGTAAGTAGTTACAAGGGTTGAGCGTTTTCTCCCCGCTCGGTTTCCCACTGCTTTCTCCAGATTTGCGACACCATCGCCCCGTGTTTGGCGATGTCATGGTTGCGAACGCCGCCTTCCACCGCCATCCAGGTCATGACCTGATAGCGTAGACCTTTGGTGACCTGGGTCACCTCGTGCAAAAAGCGGCGGTCGGCCGGGAACATCACCATCTGGCCGATCTTCGGCGGCACTTCGACCTTCAATTCAGGGAAACGCAGCACGCCGCCTTCGTAATCATCGTTCATCCACATGATGACCGTGTATTCGCGATCCATATATGCGATCTTTTTGCCATCCTCTTCGAGAATCGCATCGACGTGCAAACCAAAATGGCCACCGGTTGGATAGATGCGGACCATCGGCACCTCCCACTTCTCGACGGTCTTGCCGTAAAACTTGTCTAGTTCGAAGCTGGCACGATGCATTTGCGTGTGCACAGCCAGCATATCGCTGCAAGTGGTATTATAGACGTACTGCTGGCTTTTATCAGTGATACGATGAACTTGGTTGTTGGATGCAAGGTGGTTTTTAATCGCCAGATCGGTCGATGTAGGGTCCATGCAGTTTCTAATGTGATCGCAGATCGCAGGATCAATGAAGTCTGGATTGATGTAGATCAATTCGCGCGGCATCTTCATGTCAGTCTCTCCAAGGTGTTGCGGTCCACACGAGGCAGAAAAGGGCCGTGGAGAGCCGGGTTATGTTCTTGAGCCGTATCCTTAGCGCGTAGCCATCCAAGCATCTGGAAGCGCTCCCCTTGGGTCACAGGCAGCACGCGGTGCATAAACCTTGCATCTGGTGGAAACACGACCATGCGGCCCGCCTTTGGCGGCACCGTTAGATTGAATTCGGGAAAGGACAGGTTCCCGCCTTCGTAATTATCATTTAGGAAGAGGATGAACGAAAAATCGCGGTCGCAGTATTTGATCGACTTGCCTTCGTGCAAATGTACAGCGTCGGCGTGCAACCCAAAATGACAACCCTTGCGATAAATCTTGAAACGAGGTTCTTCCCACCATTCAATCTCGCAATCGAAGTAGTCTTCGATCTTGGGGCAAGCAGTCAGCATGATCCGGTCTTTGACCTGATCATCATTCGTGTCAGTGTCAAACGCATATCGCTTCGATTTGTCTACTGAAAAATCGCCATTGACAGGATTCAGTGCGGCAAGAACAGTCGATGACTTATCAAGGGTATCGATAATCCGATTGCACTCATCTCGGGTGATCAGATCAGTGATGTAGATCATCTTACGGTCATTTTCTGGCTCGATCATCTGATCTCCCAGGTCTTGCGATCCACCCTAGGATAGAGCCTGCCGTAAACTGCTGGATCGTGTTCGATCTTCGTGCCTTTCGCCTTCAAGAAAGTCAGAATTTGATAACGCGTTCCCGCAGTAACTTTTTCGACCTTATGCATGTAAGCTCGCGTGCACGGAAATGATACTAGTCGGCCAACAGACGCAGACACCGTAACCTTCAAATCTGGAAAAACTAGTTCGCCGCCTTCGTAATCGTCGTTGAGAAACAAGATAGCCGAATAGTCGCGGTCCTGGAACTTTATACCTCTTCCATTGCTATCCAATATCGTGTCCGCGTGGAGAGAGAAGTGGCCACCAACAGGATATATCTTGAACGAAGGTGTCTCCCAATGTTCGATTTCCACTGAGAAAAATTCATCGATAGCCTTTGCCGCTCTTTCCAGTAAAGGATAGCAGTCAGGTTCGTGAGGAATAGACGATTGATAGGTGAACCGGTTGGTAAAATCCATCACCACTGTATTCGAGGCGGCCAACAGCGCTGGAGATGTCTTCGTGCAACTCTTGTCCATCTTCTCAATCAGGTCTTTGCATTCTTCAACCGTCAAGATGTCCTTAACGAGAATTTTATCACGAGGTAGTCGCAAAGCCGTTCTCCTACTTGCCGCCTAGGCCCAGATCGCGGCCATCAGTGGTGAGAAATTGTGCGTTAATTTTACTTCCTTGCGGTGTCCACCGAATGACGCAATCGCTATACTCTTCCGTCGATTGCATGATCAGATCATTGAGAGGCTTGTACAACCGCTTCATGTTGATGTCCTTCACCCCAATCGTGACCGTGATACGTCGAGGATTTGGGATATTGATATTCGTTTGGTGGATCGCGCGGATGCTGTTGAGAAAGAACCCCTGGCGCGGCTTTATCATCTTGGCCGCGTAGACCTCATCTTGAAGCCATGGAGCCTTACCGTTGGTTGGCACAACGCTATCAGGCATAACGTCATAGGGTTCTTTGGTCAGTTTCACCTGGAGCGTGTTAACGGTATCATCGATCTCCAGATAGAAACGCAGTCCTGGGTGATCGAGATCACGATGCCAATAGCCTGGACCGAAGTGGGTTGGTTGAATTACGCCCAACATGACCGATGCCAGTTGGTCCGTCTTCAGATCGTAGACCTTCAGGCAGTAATCAACTAGTTCCGGAAACTGCTGTTCAAAGTCACCAAGCCATTTTCCATCCATCCGAGCGAACGAGACATGCCAAGCCCTCTTACCTGATTTGATTATCTCTGCCCGCTGGATTTCGACCCACTCGCATATTTTTTCGTACTGCCCAGTAGGCGGAGGATTATTGGTAATCAAAGGAGTGTAGATAATATCGAGTGGAGACATTTAGGTCCTTTTGAAGAAAGGGTTCTTTTTACCCTGCAATGCTTCGTTGTGTTCTCTCGTGGTACCCACGCAGGTCAAGAACGAGATGATCTGAATTCGGGTGCCACGCGTCACCGGATTTACACCGTGATCGAACTCGCTTTTATCAGCAGGAAAACACACCATCTTGCCCGCTTCAGGTTTGACCGTGTACCCGAGATTCGGAAAGAAAAGTTCTCCTCCATCAAAGTCATCGCTCAGAAATAATATAAGACTGTAGTCTCGATCTTTCCATTTGTAGAAAGTCTTGTTTTTTCGCATCCCAATGCCGTCGCTATGAACTTCAAAAAGGCCCCCAACAGGGTAGATACGGATCAAGGGCTTCTCCCACGTCTCCACCTTTACGTTGTAGAATTCCTCTAAGGTGTCTAGGAAGCCTTCGAGCGGATTGAGTATCAACTCGGGGTTTTTAGAGGTTCCATCAAAACTCAGGCGACGATTGCGATCAATGATGTCCTTGTAATCTCCATTCTCAAAATGAGTTCCAATGCGACTAGCTATGTGTGAACGCGTATTGATGGAGGAGATAATATCCTGGCACTGTTCGGCCGTAAGGATAATTCTCTCAAGTATTAGACTGGTGGGGTCCACAACAGTGCCTCCGGATGTTTGGCTGCGGAATCCACTATAAGGTTGCGGATGTATTTCGGCATTCGCAATAGGTTTGCACCTTTAACCGTTACTAGAGTTGCGATACGCACGCTGTTGAGTTTAGTGACCTTTACTGCATGAACAGATCGAGCCGTATTGATGAAGAACGTCTGCCGTAGCTTAGGCATACTCAATTCGTATTCTATTGGCTGAATGAACGGCGCGATCCCATCATCAGGATATTGGAAATCTTGGCGGGTATTGAACGGCTCGGTCAATGGCCGCATCAGCATTGCGTTTTCTGGAGTATCATTCTCAAGATAGAAACGAAGCCCGAGATGATCTCGGTCGGTATGCCAAAATCCAGTACCGATGAAGTCGTTTCGAACGGGAAGAAAACAAATCGTATCTACCTGTCGCTCTAGCAGTTGAAACGTATCCAAGACATAGGAGGTGATCTCGGGAAAGAGATTATTGAAATCGAACTTCCAGTCACAATCAATACGACCGTATGCTATTTTCCAAGGATAGCCGGGGCGATGCGAGCCGTCTTTGTCGGCGCGCTGAAGTTTGGTAGACTCGGCCCAAGCCATGAAGGCGGCGTGGTTGATGTCAGGCGGCTCAGACGTATCGAGAGGCGTATAGAGGATATCACAAGGCTCAGTCATGCGCGGGCTCCCATAGCAGTCGTTCTTGTGGATGATTCTCGGCCGAATTGATGATAAGCTCTCGCACATACTTGGGCATCCGCGTTAGCGTTGCCTTGTTGACCGATATGATTGCCGCGACCCGCTTCGAATTCAGTTTCTCGACGTGCACTGCATGAACTGCTCGCGCATTGTTAATGTAGAACACCTGCTTGAGTTTTGGCATCTGCAATCGATGAGTTACCGTCTTGATGCGCGGCTCAACTCCATCATGGGGAATGTCCCACGTCGGCCGCTCCGTATATGGCTCCGTGAATGAACGCATAAGCATTGCATTTTCAGGCGTATCGTTTTCCAGATAGAACCGCAGACCAATAGTGTCATGATCGGAGTGCCAGAAACCTGTGCCGATAAAGTCTTGACGAACAGGAAGAAACACCAAACCCTGCAACCATCGCTCTTGAAGTTGAAACGTATCTAGTACGTAGTCACAAAGAACTTTGAAGCGGGTATCAAAACCTTGAATCCAAGTGCTGTCGTAACGAGCATAGCCCAAGAGCCATGGATAGTCTTTTCCAAAAATCTTAGAGCTATCTTCTTTGGCGTTGAACGATGCAGACGCGGCCCAATCCTTGATATCACTGTACGGGACATCAGGTACGTCGGGCACATCAAGAGGAGTGTAGAGGATATCGAGAGGCTGCATGTTCATTTTTGCGCGAGAATATCACCATCGTACATCATATCGAATGGGTGCTTCTTGCCGAAGAACTCGTTAGGCAGCCATTCATCGTTTTCCGGATTGTAATCAAACCAAGGACTGAATCCAAGAACGATGTTTATCCTGTCGATCTTACCAGGAGAAGAACTGTACACCCGATGAGGCAGTGACGTATCCCAGAAATAGCCGCTGCCAATGGCCAGATGAGTAGTCTCCATCGTTCGGCTATAGAAGAAGGGATTTTCGCGCTCTTTCTCAATCTGAAGCAGATACTCAGGCGACGTAGTGATCGGAATATTGAATCGAAAGTTCTCGAAAACAGGCTCATCCTTATGCCAACCGAAAGTAAAGCTTGTCGTCGCTTTCGTATCCGCACGGATAGCACTGATCCGACTACGAATGAGATTTCGCTTGAACTCTAAATGCGATTGCAGAGCAATGCCTGCCGGAGTGAGCCGCGAGAAACCATAGCTATCATAGTAACTATTCTTAAGATCACCAACCTTGGAAAAGGTCGAACTGTTACCCCAATAGAATTCACTCGCCTTCAAGTTCTCGGAGCCAAGCGTTGCGTTTTGCCACATACCCTCAACGTTTGGATTTTGCACCAAGGACAGGCTATCGTAACCCGAGCCATTGCCGTCGCTATTACGAGGAGAAAACAGACCGTACTCCTCAACCAACCCAATAACGGTGTTTGCCAGCGCGGTTTGGTTGATGAGCGGGATTGCTTGCAGCCCGCTTATCTTTGTTGAAACGTCAGCTACCGCCTCCGAAAAATGATAGTGCTTTGCGAGTGTCTGAAATACAGGTAGCTCCTTAGGTACCTCAGATACCCTCATTCGCCAACTCCGAAGCAAGCTTAGGACGGAGTAACGGCTTCGTATAACCGACCAACACACGTCCGGTCATAAGCAAGATTGCCACGCGAAGGAACGCACTTCTAAAGTGAAACTCGGCATTGCATGAATTCACAAAATTGTCACCAACCTGATACATGCAAGCACCGGCACAGATTTGCAAAACCGGGCACTCTTTGCACTCTTTGCGCTGGCTCCAGTGATAGCTGGTGTTCAATCGTACAGAATGCAGATCGTCTATAGTGCCAAGCTTGTGCTCGCCCTTTGATCCAGTGTTCTGACACGTCATCACGTTACCTCTAAGATCGACCGCCAATTCATCTGGGCGATCCATCTGGCAACCCTGGCCAAGTATGCGGCTGGGTCTGCGTTGAATGATCGAATCAATCGTTTTCTTCACTTGCTCTCGAATACTAGGAGAACGGAGTGCCGAGCCATCGAGTATCTGCGTATAAAGCTGCTCATGGAAAACCATTAATTGCTCTTGCGTGAACGACGAGTTGCTATCACCAAGATCGTAGTTGTGCACTACGCCCTCGAAATTCACCGCAGCCCCAGGAAAACGTTCCCCAAACCAATCGATGATTTCAACCGCGTTACAGTTTGATGGGGTAAACACGGCATTGAACGAGAAGCGGGGGTGAAGCTGCTCAAAAGCATATTGAATGCCTTCGCACTGATCAAAGTCATCAAACGGATCATCTCCGCGAATGTGTTGACCTGGGCCATCGTGACTGATGGCGATGCCAAAATTCCACTCTTTGAGAAAATCAACAATTTCGGTCGTCAACAGCGTGCCATTGGTCACCATGCCAAATCGAGCATTGGGGAACATCTCACTGAGAACCGGGACGAGATACTTGATCTTTTCCCAGTACAGTAATGGCTCGCCACCCCAGAACTCAATCTTTGTCAATTCTTCTTTTGAGGTCAGATATGCATCGAGTTTTTCAACTAACGCGACGGCATCCCTAGGCTTGGCCTTGACAGCCTTCGGAACTTCCATCTTTTGCAGACAGTAAGGGCAACTCATGTTGCATCCGAGACCAAGTTGAATCTTCAACCGACGCGGTGCTGAATGTTTTACTCCGGGCATCTTGGGACTGGTCGGAAAGTATGAATCCACGGCAGCCCAATTTGGAAACTTGCCATCAAGGTTATGCGCGTACACGTCTACTGACAGTAACGGAAACCCTTTTTCATCTGTAAGCTCTGAAGTATGCGGATCGTAGTTCGCAATCATCGCGTGGCCGGTGCGTGGCTCTACTAGAACTAACTCATGCATTGAAATTCTCCATCTCCGGATGATTTGCTATCCATTCTTCTAAATTAGGATCGGCTTGAACTGGAATAACATTGTTGTCAAACTTCGAACTTGGCACCGTATACATGACCAGTGTCTGGGACGAGAGGGGCACGGTTTCATAGATAGTTAAAAACCATGTGCCGTCTTCTGGAATTGGCACACCGTAATCGATATCCATGAAAATTTTTCTTTCCCATTCGAGGAAGGCAAGACCGGGCGCTTTCCACAGTGGCTTCCAATCTGGATTATTAACCTTGGCGTGCATGATGAACGCGTGATTGCGTCCCTCTAGGGCATAGAGATCGATTGCAAAATTTGTGAGGTCAATGATCGCGTCAGGCCAATCCGCACCATAGGTCTTTGGAAGAGGACGAAGATACGAATTGCTCATGCTCAAACCAATGTAAAAGCAAGATGCTGAAAACCTACACGAACACTGGAACGCTAGGAGATTGTCATCATCATCAAAGCTTCCGAAAACGTTCCAATTACCAAGTGGCTCTTTCGGGAGACGATCAGTGACATGCTTGATAGTGTAGTAGAACTGATCCTTACCATCGTGCATGACGTTGGTGATGTCCATGCCTTGCATAGTAGTATGGCTGCGGATCACAGCTTCAAGGAGAGGAATATCGGTTTCTGTCATCAATCTAATGGGCACTTTTATCTCCGAATAATTTTAATCAATGCCCCGCCGAGATCGGATAGCGCACTGTCATGTAATTTCCATTCACCAGGAGATCGATGATGCTTGCCATGCCACCCTTCCCCAGCCATTACGTATGCCCAAAACTGGCTGTCGGTTATGTCGCCGTCTCGATGAGCCAACCAGTTGAAAACTGTGCCGACAAATAACCACGTCGTGACGGGTAGGAGATAGGCGTAAATGACAAGCTTTTCATCACCAACAAAATAAAGCAGTAGAGCCAAACTGAGGGGGAAAAGCCAATACCAACGATGGACATACAAATGCCAGCGATTGCGTAATAGTGGCCTAATCCAACGTCGTTCAGTGTAAGGGTTGTTGATGTAGTTGGGAGTAATCACATCGAGAAAGTTTTTGAATTGATGAGGGTCTTCGTTTGTATCCGCATGTGCATGATGCTCATTGTGAGCAACGCACCATTGCAGTGTACTACCATATCCGGTGCAAGCTCCAAAATACAATAAAGTATTCTCCCAGAAAAGAGAGGTCTTGTACGCACGATGACAGAACAACCGATGATATCCGGCCGTATTGACTACGGCAAAGAACACATATCCGACCAGTGAGAGCAGAAGCCAAGCTGGATTTAGACCCCCAACTATCAAGGCGTACAGAGTGATTCCCCACAGCACAAAACCGAGATAGATCATATAGACGTATTGCGCAGGTTTAAACTTCAAACCGCTATCTCCATAGGATGACGCCTATGGCATCTTCCAATTTCACAGTGGCCGACCGACCACTTAGGTCGAACATTGAACGATCACTGATCACCGATGATCCACAAGACGCTTGGCCTTTCGCCAAATATATGAACTGATTTTCTCTCAGAGGAAGTTCTAATAATTCCTGTGCAGCGTCGAAGCCTTTGCGCTGCCAAAATATCGGCTCCTTCGATCTAGGAACCATACAGTGATATTCACAATCGTCTTCCATGGCCTCGATTGTTACAGGAGCGCTCTTTTCTGAATTAGTAAAGCCATAACCGGCTTCTCCGGCGTGAAGCAGCACCGGAGGCTTGTTTGATTTGTGTAGGAGGAAGCTTCCTCGGACAAACAAAGTACAGCAAAGCAGAGGCTGAACGTCCTCCACAGCCACGCCTTTATGCGTTGCTTGTTTGACCATATCGGTAGTCGGTTCAAGACCACCGTTCAACTCACCCCAGCTTGTAGTTTTCAGATCGCCCTTATTCATATTGAAGGTCCAGACCAAAAAACTATCGAAGCGAAGGATTCTCTTTTTCACATCAGTCTTCCGGCTTAATGGCTTCTACGGTTTCGACCGTGGCGGATAACCAGCTTGGTTCAATCTCGGTTTCGAACTCGCCTTCCCACGGAATATTGTCAATGATGGGCTTTTCCAATGCCTGTTTGCGCATGTAAAAGTCGATGGCAGGGAAGTTGCTCTTGATCTCTTGGATCACGATCTCTGGAGTCTTGTCATAGTGGAGAACGATATGCTTGACCACTACACCTAGCTCGACATTTCGATACTCAACGATTGCTAGACCGGTGGCTTTGAGATCGGTGATCTTGTAACTAAATTTCACGATAGCTCCTAATCGATAATTGGACCGTTATAGTTTTTGATTGCTCTCTCGAAGAGAGACTTTACTTTTTGCTGACGGAGATCAACATACGCCATTAACGTTACGCGGTCAGTATCTCCGTCATTGAAGACGTTGTGATAATGAACGTAGTTGAAAGCCTGGGCGTGTCCTTCGGCGTAGTGCTTAGTGTGAACCTTAAGGGGAGTTTTCTCATGGTCACCGAAGCGAAAATCCATCAGGCTGATTACGCTATAACGAACCTCTGGTGGGCAAATGATGGGGATGTGCACGATTGCATACGGAATTTCGTTCTTGTCACCGTCCAGGATATGGCTGTGCCAAGTGATCCCCTTTCCGGCTTTGATGATCAAAACACGTGTGCGAATGCCTTCGCCAGTCAGCGAACTCCATGCTCCAATCTTTTCGAGACAATCCATCGCGTATGGCATTTGTTCTGCCAACCCAGTCGGGTACGCTTTCATTGATTCTAGATTTTCCTCCATATCATCATGAAGGCTTCGATTGTATGAAAGCAGAGATGCGCCCCACCATGCTTCGGCCAGACCCTTGGCCACACGGGGATATCTGGTCTTGTAAGAGACCCACGTATCTTCTGATACTGCGCGATATTCTTGTTGAAGACGGGCGACATCAAACTGCAAACCCAGTTCGAGATGCGGAATTGGGACTAGACTGTGCCAGAGAGGATTATCGATTTCACGCATTTACTTCATCGAACAGTTGGCACAATCACACGCCCATTCGTTGGTTGGGGCGGTATTGATAAAGACGTTCATGCCGATATTGTTAGGAGGGAAAGTGGCAGAATTCCCAGAAGGAGCATAGTAATAGCCCGTGCTCAGGTATGCACCCATATGCTGACCACGGCCAAATACAGCGTGAACGTTATTCAGGTCATAAGAAGTTACTGCCACTAGAATTCTCCCCTAAGTTTATTAGTCATTCCGATCTCCAGGCTTAAGCCTCTTCTTCCTCGTCAGGAACACCAACCCATCTTAGTTTGAACAGAAGCTCTTCATTCCTGTCATCAACCGAGACGGTTAGTGATTTTAGTCCATCCTTGTTGATAGACGATGCGGTTCGGATACGACCGCGAATATTGGTCTGCATCCACTCATTATATTCTTTCTCGCGCGCGGGAGTTGATACTTGGACATTGAAGCGAGCGACTGTCTGTGTCCCGTACCAGAGCTTAAATGCGTTGTGATCATCGACCGATACGAAGACTACTAACCAAGATGACGCGTCGTTTGTTCTTTGGATGAGAACAAAGTCGTCGCATTTGGCATTGATCCAATCGATCACTGTTCGCAACTCCCACACTCTATTTACTAGGTCATAGGCGGTTAGAATAACCGAGTTAGGGTACCAAGAATTATAGCTGCTTAGGGTTTGCACGTCCTGGTGAGAATACAGTGTGTAGTAATCGACCAATGGGTTGCGTGGCGGGGCCATTAACACGGGAGGCGCGGGGTTATATCCAATAGGCTGCGCGTACAAAGGCGGAAAGACCGAGGTCCCGTTTGTATCCACGACCATTAATCGAGGGTTCAGAGACGACGGTTGCGGCAACGGGCTTGGATCGAAATGCGGCGGAACGACAATGGCTTTCATAGTTTAGTCAGAATATCTATCGTGTTTCGATTTCTCAATATTCAGTAAATATTGCCATGAAAACACAAAGCTTCATCGGCAAGAACTACTTCAACGAGAATACAAGAGAAGAACTGGAGACCGCAGCCCGCTCCGCCCATCTCTCGGTTAATCTCAAGGTCAAAGGTGATGTGGTCGAGGGCACCAACATTCCTTTTCCTGATTTCAAAGACATCGACGTGGACGACGGGCGCTTGACCGTGACTATCGAAGCGGCCGGAACGATACTGTCGATCAAGCGCGGCTAAGCTATGCCGTTTTGACATAGCTGTAGTCACACAAAGTATTGTGCATTGCACCAATCCTATGCGTAAATAGTCGCATACTGGCAAATGGATTGGAGAGAAAAATGATTATTACAGTGTTCCTGGCTTTGTTACCGAGAGCCAAAGCAGCCGCTGCAAAACTGAAGGTCGCGATGAAGCGCTGGGCTGAACGTTCCAGAATGAGCGAAGAAGAGCTTTTTCTGAACGACGCTACCGACCACAGCGACCTCAAGAATCGCATGAGGATTATCGAAGAGCGGCGTCGTCATGCCAACGGCTACGGCCTCGGAGCACGCCGCTACTATTAAGTCTGTCGTAAAAAAACTCCTCTTGGCCTAAATATTCGAGAGGAGTATTAAATGAAGTTTTTTCGCGACCTGTTCACAGGCAAAGACAATTCGACTTATGACATTGGTCGATTCCTGTGGTTTCAGGGATGCCAAGCTTTCATACTCTTCAGCGGCTATGCGCTCTGGAAGGGCGGAACGTTTGATCCCATCGTTTGGGGCGGCGGTCTCGCAGCTTTGCTTGGAGCCGGTGGTGCTGCCCTCGGTCTGAAGGCCACAACTGAATCTGATCCGGTAAGGGTTTTCGACCGCTTGGAGCGTCAGCGCCGTGCTCGTAAAGCCGACCAAGAGGACGACTGTGAGCCTGATCATGAGGATGATCAAGAGGCCGACAGGACCTCTCCAGCGAAGCCCTAATCGAATCCTATACCGTAGTAGACCTTCACCTTCGCTGGCACGAAGAAACGATCATGCACGGGCTCGTCCTGCCATTCCCACTCATTATGGGTGTAGTAGTCGTCGTCGTAATCGTACGATTCGTAATAGTAATCCCAGGGGAAATTTTCTTCCTCCATGAATGATTCTGAAAATCGAATCTTGAAGAAGAGTTCGTGGTTGGGATTGTCGAAGACGTACGAGTCCGCCCTCGTTTCGTCTTCAGGAATATGGCGGCCATACTCTCGCAGCATTGCGAGCGCCGCATTAAATTCTTCACCACAACCATAGTCTACCCAATACCGCAAAAGCTTCGCATTTGCGGCTCGATAGAAACCTATTTGGAGGTGGTCGTCTTCTTCCATGATGTCAATATTTGGTAAGCCTCTTCGGGCGATTTGCAGGTCTTGTTGAGCGCAGGATCGCGCAGGCTGATGTGGATTGATGTTGGTCCGTACATCCGTACGGTGCCGATGCCGGGGAAACGTCCATTTCCTGGGGATCGATTGTTCCAACGATCTGGCCCGCGATATTCATAGGGCCAAGGCTTGTATGTGTAGGCGACGCCAAGCAATCGCGCACATTCATTGTAGAACTGGCCTTCCAGTTCTTGATTTTCTTTTTTCATCTGTTGCGTTTATTTACGCAATACTAGACGACAAGTCAAATTTAAGGAGAAAAGGTGGGGCCGGAAGCCGTAGCTCCCGGTTCTGTTTCGAGCCATCCCCCTGGCCAATCTCAGTTACGCAGCGAGTGCGTACTCAGAAACCGCAACGTTATCGTTTGCAGTTAAAAAATGAACAGATTGTCGGTCGTTTCTTACCGTTGCCTCGCGATCCCTTTACGGTTCCTGGTCGATCCCAAGTCACCCCCATCAAAAGCACTCTCAACATTCCCTTGCGAGGAGAGTAGCCGGGTTGCACCCTTCTCAACCGCCACTGGCTTGCGCTACGGGGTCAATCGAGAGAAAGTGCTTATGGTGGAGGTGGGCGGATTCGAACCGCCGTGTCAAGAACTTATTCCGTCTCGGTCATAAGCAGAGACTATTTACTACGAAAATTGGTTCGTGTCAACGTTAGGCGTTCCGGATTAGATTTTCGACTGCGGCAGCAATTCCAAGTAGAGCCCTATCGTTGTTGGTCTTCGCAATCAACATGAGACCTGCCGGTGATGGCAGACCTGGAAGCGGAATAGTTATCGCCGGAAGATTGCAAAAACTGGTCACGTAGAAATCATACTGCGAACGTCTAGCATTGACGAGGAACAGGTCGTCATTCGACAATAAATCCTGAAGAGGCGGCGCGTAAAATCGTACTGTAGGAATAAGCAACACGTCGTAGGATTGAAACAACCCCTGCATGGCTCGACGTATTTGCTGCCTATATCGCTGAGCCTCAATATAGGTTGTTCCTAGCACGTTCAAACCAAGAGCAAGGCTGTCTCTCGTGTAAGGCAAATAGTCATTCGGTCGATCTGCCAGCAACTGTCGATGCTGAGAAGCGGCCTCAGATCGGACGATTGCGCCAAACGCATTCAGAACATCGTCGCCCATAAAAGGGTCGATGCTCATATCAGTCACGGTCGCGCCCGCTACTGAAAGACGGGATACGGCATCCTCAATTGCGATGGCAATTGCTCCCACCATAGAGGAAAATGGAAGACCACGGGCGATCCCAATCCTGATAGTGTTAATCGGAGGTGTCACTAGCGTTGGTGTTATGTTGGCCATTACCGCATCCACGTTCGCAACAGTAGCGACATCCCTTGCCATATTTCCAACTACACCAAATGTATAGCTTAGCAATTGCCGAGAATATCGAGGTAGCCGTCCATTAGTAGTCGCCATCCCAACGAGATTTTGCCACGCCGCAGGAATACGGTTGGACCCAAGCGTATCAGTACCAATAGCTGAGTCGCACAGATTTAGCGCGACCGAAACTGATCCTCCACTTGTAGAACCTCCCGTGACGCGCAAAGGATCAACGGCATTTAACGGGATTGCTCTCGCTTTAATCCCAATTGGGTCCATGCCGAACTCTGTCATTGACGTTTTACCAATGATAATTGCGCCCGCCCCGCGCAGTTTTACGATTTCCAGTTCATCGGCCACCTCGATTTCAGAAGCGAAGATGCCACCGCTCATCGTGGCCTCTCCGGCGATAGGCGTATTATCCTTTACAGAGATAATCATGCCATCGACTGGACCGAGCGTTCCGCTCGAAGCCAAACGGGCATCACTTGCATCGGCCGCCGCGCGAGCACTTTCGACGTACAGTCGAGTAAAAACGTTAGCTGCCGATGGTTTAGCGGCGTCTATCAGAATTTGTTCAAGGCGGTCGCGAGTAAAGGTTGCCATTATCGTCTATAATCCGGAAGCGGCTGTATTACGGGCGCAGACAGCGGCGCTGGCGGCGTGATGACCACATCGGGAGAACCAACCCCAGTTGGACCATCGTCATCTTCAGTGCCATCTTCATCCGTCATTTGAAGTATTGCATTTGCTGTTGTGGTTACGATTGAATCCAAAACAGCTTTTCCGATTGAATTCTCGTATGCACTCTGCAAGGCGAACGCATCCGTGGCCAGGGATAGTTGTTTAACGACACCCTTGAGGGCCAGTTTCTCTGCTTCAATCTTTTGCGCAATGATAGCCAATTCAGATAGAAAGCCCGTAGCCGCCGTATCTATCATGTCCGAATCAGATTGGATGATCGCAGTCATCTGGCTGACGTAGCTGAAACAAGACGTAAGATGCACATCTGCATCTCCGCGAAGTAATCCGAAAATATCATCAATCAGTGTTTCGCTCGGGTCAACAAGACCCATGCTCTGAGCTTCGCTTGACCAACTCGCAACAAGACCCAGGTTGGTAGCAATGTTATCAAAATTCGACTTGATGTGCTTTGCCAGGAGATCGAGCGTTCCATTTGGAGCTATCGTAGCTCGAAGGATACTTGTAAATTCGATCAGTGTTACTACCGGGAGAAAACCACCCGCGCCCAGAACATTGAGTGTTTGCGTCCACGCTTGCTCATCATCATCTGGTACCTCAATCGTGTCTCCGATGAACAGGTCATTAAACCTAACGTCGATAAGCGCTATTAGCTGGGAAATCGCGTACGTAGTTCCGGAAACTTTATTAAGAAGGTCCGGCTTCCAAATAGTCTGTCCGACTAGACCTCTATACAGTAGCTTGGTGTGGGGAGAATTTTCGTTCTGCATTATTGATCCGCCCCACCATCTTCAGAGCCTGTGATGATTTTTGCTCCACATTCGGTGATGGTGATCACGTGGGAAACTTTCTGTTTCTCAGAGATGTAATCGGTCGTATCGCCAGTGGTGGTGACTTTAGCGATAATTTTATTAGGACCATGTTCGGGGCAATTATAGATATCGCCCTTTCGAGACTGTTTCCGATTATTAAGGATGTGGGTTCCGGCACCAGTAATGACGCTTCCGCCATGATCACCTGCGTCTCCGACACGGGTTCTCTTAAACCGATCTCCCATTACTGGTGCCCTCCCAATTAGGTAATGAGACCCGAAGCCGTGTTAGCCCCAGGAGGCATTGTCAGACCGGTTGTGGCCTTCAGGTAATTGATTGCGATATCCTGACGGGCCTTCATCGGCAGCAGGACAAGTTTGTCGTGTGGAAACGTATAACGACCAGCTTCTTCAGCACCGACCATGAACGGGGCGAAACCGATTCCCGCCTCTTTGGGATTGATCATCTGCATCTGAAGGATAACCGGCTTGGTGATCGTAATGTCCGACGCGCTCGCGGCGACGACCTTACCGACGAGTTCTTCGCCAGTTACTAGACGGATCACAGCAACATCGTTGACGGAAAGTTCTTTTTTCTCAATAAGCATAGTATCTTTCGGTGAAAGTTATTCTTTCACTCTATTCTGTAGTTATCAGGGGCGCAATAAACAACAAACCCCGCACTAGGCGGGGTTTACAAGATGCGCAGTTTCTTGCATTCGATGCATGACGGCCATCGAAGGCCAGTCGTCATCCCAAAAATATACTTCCATACCGTATTTGTTGAATGCTCCGCTCCCCGATCCGGTCTCGATTGGGAGATTTCGAATGATGTCGAAACTCGGGCCGTTATGCATTTCGAAATAGATGGTACCTCGCCAGCCAGTTTTTTGAAGGTTTACTGGACAGCGCGTTCGTTGCATCTGCTGAAACCGGACATCTTTCAGATAGAATGGGGCACGAAGGGCGAGGCGATCCCGCCGATCTCGCACGGCAGCTTCTCGAAGCTCTTGTGCGTGCTGTTCGATCCAGTTAGCGATCTCCGGAAAATTCGAGCATTTGCGCAATCCCGAATACAGAGATCGCACATACTCCTTCGCCTTTTTGCTTTTCTTTTTGGCTATACGTTCCTCGGCCAAATCACGCAGATGCAGACGATACTCATCTCGCCCGAAGAAAATCTTTTGCGTATGATCGCAGCGAAATACATCAATTTTCATTAGCAAAACCACATTCTGAACCACATTGCGTCGGCTTCGTCAGCAAAAATGAAACTCCATGTTCCGGCAGTCCATTTCTTATTCCGGTCCTCCCTGAGGCCATCGGGCTTACCGAACTGGATAACGCACCAATCGAACACGTCCTGGCAATCACGGGTCAGATTGTCCCGAAACAAATAATCATACCCGTCGCTAGAATTGGGCGCGTGCGTATAGAAGAACCTGCTCATCAACTATTTCTTCGGATCACGTCGTTTCTGGTTGGACCGAAGCTCATATATCCGGATTGAGCCCCCGTTGCTAAGCAGAGATCACGGAAAAGCTCTTCAACTCCGGTCTGCACAATCTGTCCTCCACTGAGGATATCGCCTCGAAAGATATCGAAGCTCTCCGGGACCTGATCGCAGCACGTGAGCCCGATTTTCGGTATGATCCGAAAATCACCCCTGTGCGTCTCGATATCCCGATTGATGAACCCGGCAGTTAGATCAAGGTCTAGCGCGGCAAAGCGCAGTGATCCTTGCCATGCGTTGTTGATATTGGTCGGGTCTACGATAGCCTCATATGGCTTCTCAGGAAGCTCTCCAGGCATCGGTCCGGCACCGTGGCGTGTCAGGTAGGTGCGGGTTAGGTAAACCGCCTCCAGGCTCTCCGGAGCCGTTTCCAGCCGTTTCAGAATCTTCGTCACGTTCTTCAAGCCAGTGTTGGATCGCGTGACATTCGGGAACGAACCATAATCCTGGTCCAGCATCAGACCCTGAGCGCCCTCGAAAACCACCGTTTCATGCATATCCAAGAACTGGCTTTCGATAGATTGCTCGACCATTGACAGGAAATGATCAGCGTCTTCCATAAATCGGTAAAGAATTTTGTCATTCATTACCGTTTCGCGCTGCTCTTCCGTCAGGGTGAAACCCAGCGCTGCGGCGCGCTTCGGTACCCATTCTTGACGAATCCGCGCAAGCGAAGCCGAAGACAGGTATCCGAGGTTATGCACGCGGGTAGGATAATTGTTGATGCATCGCTCAATGGTTTCGCCAAAGCCGATGCCTACAGAGCCATGCCGATCATCACCACGCGCGGCTTCCGCGAACTGATTCAGCATGACATCCCAAGGCGTCGTGACGAGCGCGCGAGGATCGACGTAGATAAGTGGAGATAATCCAAAATTATCCATGAGGGCGAGACGTTCCGTCCGAAAATTCATCGGATTGACGACGAAATCCCAACCGAGAAACGTCGGGACATCCCTAAAGGACCCCGAACCGAAGTGGCTGAACACATGGCGCTGGCCTTCCGGCGTCACCACGGTATGCCCGGCCTGCGCCCCGCCGTTAAAGCGGAACACGGCCTGGGCTTCGCCCGCAAAGTAGTCAGTCATGAGGCCCTTACCTTCGTCTCCGAAGTTCGAGCCAATTACGATGCGGGCGGTTTTCACAGATAGTACCTCAGATATGACAATCGACTACGGCAACCCACGTCTCGGGTGGCGAATTATCCAGCATCGCGTTGAATTCGCTGGCCCATTTACCGTAGTCTTTTTCGTCTGAGACCATGCCAAACCAGCCCATGCTTCCTCGTTCGTGCCATTTCCCATCCTTGAGAACTGCGAAGGTGGAAATGGCACCGGCACGAGCTTCGGCTTCGACTTGTTCGCGCGTTCGACGCAAACCGGTCACCTCATCAGCGTTCCAGAACGGCTTGATCGCGTTCAATTCCACAAGAACTGGATGCTTCCAGAACTTTTCGCGGAACATTTCATGATCGTCGCCGCACTCGGCGCGAAGCGCTTCAAAATCAGGAAGCTCGCGACCGGCAATGACCGCGTGGGCCTTGTCGAATTCTTCCAGTGCCGTCTGCGCAGCCTCACTCCGCATCCCGTCGAGATCGATATCACGAATCTGACAGATATCCGCGCGGCCATCGAGATCATCTCGGTTAGGACCAAACGCGCTCGGCTGCCCGAGTTTGCCACGACTGAGGGATTCCGTAATGTTCTTGAGCTTGAAGAAACCACTCCATCGACCACCGACGACCCACCAATCCCACTCCGCGTTCGGGTTGGTACGGTTGATGACCTTGACGACCTCGCCCTGCTCGTCCAGCACGGCATAGCCGTATTTGTGCTCATCGCTGAGATCGGGCTCCTCGCCAGCGGCGACGACCTTCCGGCCGTAATTGTCGTCCAAAAACTTCGCAAAGGTCTCGACCTGCGGACGAGGGATTTTGACCTCGCTCCAATCGTCTGGAATAAAATGAACCTTGGCCCGATAGCCCTTTCCGTCGCCCCAATTCTTGGATGTGAACGAAAGGCCGTTACTGAAACCGGTGCCGCCGATGCCGATCTTCTCCGCCTCTTCCGAGGTCGGATCACGGTAGAAACGATCCTCATAAGGATCGTGCAGGCCGCCTTCCGGGTCCTGATAGCGCCGTTCGGTACCCGTTTCGTATTCCGTGCGGACCTCTTCCGTCTGATCGATATCCTGCACGTACTCGTCGTCATGACCTGTACACTCGAACTCATGGAACGGCGCGAGCAACCCATGCAGGACGTTTTGGTCCAGCTTGTCCGAACTAACAACGAGAACTGTGAAATGCGACATCGATTCCTCCAATGATTTTCATAGTCTGCCACGTTTTGAACGAATGTCAATCGATAATGATTTTTTCGTATTTCGGTTGATCAGTAACCCAAACGTGGTATGCCTCGTATATAGGCACGCAGTCCTTTGAAAATTCGAAAGGTTGGGATGAGTAAGCTAGAGGGTCTGAAAATTCTGGTTGTAGAGGATGAGGCACCCATTGCCCTTCTTCTGGAAGATATCCTCAGTGATTTTGGCTGCGAGGTGACTCCGGTGGCAAGAATCAAACATGCTCTTAAAGAGATTGAGAGCGGAACGTTTAGTGCGGCCATACTGGACGTGAACGTGAGCGGCGAACAGGTATATCCGGTCGCTCGGGCGTTAGAAGCCAAGGGAATTCCCTTCGTCTTTTCAACCGGATATGGCAGAGCCGGTGTTGATCCGTCCTTCGAAAAGTACGGAGTTCTCCAAAAACCCTTCGATCCAAATCAACTTGAAAGACTGCTGATCAACGCAATGTCCAGCGCGGCAATATAAAAAGGGCGGGGAAATTCCCCGCCCTTTCTTCGTTGATGCAAGGAATTCTATCAGAGGGTAACGAGACCCGCACGCGAGCCCGAGTTGCCGACCGCAAGATCGCGAACAGCATTCCGAACCACGAGATCGGTACCGGCACCCCACGAATCAGCCACGCTGTCCTTGTCGCGACCTTCTGCGACCTCGATGGCAGAAACGATGACTTCACCTAGCTTGCTGATGTCCGAGAGACGAATCACGCGCTGGCCGAGAATCTTGGCCCATTTCCGCGCAACGCTGTCTGCGCCATACGACCGACAGTGGCTGCCCTCTTCCACGATAATGTGGAATACGTTCCACTGGCGCTCGGCCATTTCCAGCGCATCTTCGGACGAGAGATCAGCCTGGAGCTTTGCTCCGGCCTTGCCCTCCATGAGGTCCTGCGGAAGGCTCTGCGGGGGCTCTTCGTCACCGATGGTGAACAGATAGCCCTTTTTGTTTCGCTTCTCCCACGAATCAGTGGACGTGCGCTGAGCGGCGAACCACCAAGCGGCGTCGTAGGACTCGGTGGCATTTCCGCCGCCGCCGTGTTCGAGATAGACCTTCTCGATCTGTGTCGTCAGTTCCGGCACACCGGATTCGAACTGCGTCGCCTGGACCGGGGCGCGGTCGTACCGAACGTCACCGATACCCATAACCAGCACATGCGGGTCGGTAATCGGCTTACGGTCGATCAGACCTTCGAACGTGACGCCGAGGCCGTTCTTGGCGATCTGGTCGGCAATGACGCCCATCGAGCCGGTCACGTCGAGCGCCAGAATAACCGGCGTCGAAAGAGGGTTCGTGTCCGAGTCGCGAGACTCACGGATCGTGATGTTCTTCGGATCGAGGTAATTGTCCATCGCGCGCTTTGTGAAGATCGCGTCGGTAGTCTTTGTCTTGGCACTGGAAGAATAGCTCTTCCAGTCTGTCGATGAATAGCCAGTGTAACCCATTGCGCTTCTCCTAGTAAATGTCGCTTGAAGTAATTTCCAGCTTGGTGAAGCGACGTTCGCCATAACTGTCTTTCAACACCTTCTCGCGCCAAATCTCGTAGTCTTTCAAGACATCGGGACCAGCGGGAGTCATCAGCCATTCAGCAAGAGGCTGAGGAATATCTTTGTTCATTCTTAGCTTCGGACCGGTCAGGTCTCCGAGAATTTCTCGACCGAGCGCCTTGATGAGTTCGCCATTCACCTGAGTGTTGGCAATCTTATCCACGAACAGTGATTTCGGACACACGTTCAATGTGCGAGCCGGTAGGGTTTGTCCACGCAAGCTGCTTCCAGCCTGTTTAGCGTACCACCAACCACCGAGGATAGAAACCGCATGGTATGGCGGAGAGATAAAGATGTCGTCCACGGATAGTGAGTTGTGAACAACTCCCTCGATTTGCATCCAGCAGGCAAGATTGAACAGCCTGGAGATCACCCAGCACGCATGTTTCGGAGGCATCTGTCCGCCGAAATGAGCAAGCACGTCTTTCAGTGACAGAACATCATCGGTCTTGCGTAGAACGAAACCAACGTAGTCGCCGCTCTCGATGGTCGCTACAGGTTGAGGGAGAAACTTACGAAGATCGTCCTCAACCTTCTTAGCCGGAAACTTAAAGTCCCGGATGAAGCGTTGGCCATTCTCGAATAGCGCCTTGTGTTTCTTGTCGATGACGAACGTGATACCTCGGTTCTGCACGTACATTGTGCCGAGATCGAAAGTATGCTCCTTCTGAAACCGAATAACGTATTTCTTGCCGTTCAGGCCAGGGATTTCGACTACGCCGGGCGTCTTCCAGAAACCAGCTTCGATTCTCTCAACCGCTTTTTCGTAGAGAACCTGGATGTGATGAAAGACATCACCGGCTTTCGGATCATGGTTATGGTCAGGGTGCCACGCTTTGATGAGCGTCAAGCGCTCATCTTTGACCGCATCCTTCGAGAATAGTCTCTCGGGTTCGGTTACTGGGATATTGAGTATTTGCTCTGCCGTATACATGATGTCTGCCTCTGATCATCAATATACAACGAGTTCCCTCTTCTTGCCAATACCGTTTCGGAAGACCTACCTAGGCGTGTTATGCGCCCCACGCATGTTAAAGTAGCGTCAAGCAGGAGGAATTTGATCGAACAGCGATTGGACGAGAGCTTCATTCCAGATGTCGAATTCGGAATATTGCATTCCATTTGCGTGACAGAGACGCATGGCACTGCGGGTCGCCATTAGAGACTGACCGAGCCAATTCGTGCCACGCCAGTTTTTCGGATCAAGGATTAGCGGATCATCCCAAGCAAGCTTGACGCCCCACACCTCGTCATAACGAGCGCCCTCGACAAGATACTTGTCTCCGCCATTGAGGATGTAATCGTGGAGATTTGTATTCTGGGTAAACTTGGCAAAGTTACCACGAAACACAACGGGACGGGCAACTGCGTCCCACGCGGCCTTGTCAAATTTTGCGATTTGGCGACCAAGCTTCTTTTGTGACTCGGGCACCCGACGCCAATCACCGCCTTCGTATTGGACCAGCATCACCTTTTCAAGGATGTCATCATCCCCACAGGCAATGGCTTTTCCCGCCATCATGTACTGCTCAGCGCAGTTGAACTCCATAGGAGCATCACCCTTTAAAAGGGACTGTTTGAAGTCGCTGCGGTACCATTGCGAATATGGGCCGGTGACAAAATAAACATGAGTATCGGTCTCGGTAATTTTTTCACTCATGTTACTATCCCTTGCCATACACTTTGTTGCCCCAAACCGTGCTGGTGAAATCTTCAAAGGAAATCGATTCCTGGCGGACAAAACCCTTCGGCAGCTTGCCTGCAATGAACATTTCAACGACAGCAGCCATACCCGCCGCCGTAGTGGTCTGGATTGCGGTCCCGTTGAAAAGCTCGAAGGCGCGAACCTTCTTGACGTACGAGAACTGCATCGACCGGCCATTTTTCGTACCGACCGCGTTCACGTACAGCAGAACAACGTCGTCAACGGTGGTCGGAACTGCCTGATCAAAAATCTCCGTCAACAGCTTGGGACGATCACCAAGCCCGAGATCGTGAACGACGAACCGCATATGATCGAGATGGCCAGGGTAGCGAATAGTTTTGTAGTTCAGTTCATCAATAACGCCCTGATAGGTCTCGCACATGGTAGCGACGCCACCAGAGGTGTTGAATGCTTCGTAGCCAATGCCATCAATGATGATGTGCTCAAGGCCATCGAGCGGCAGCGTCTTGATGGGCTGAGCGCGATACAGCGCGTCACACGGCTTGAGATATTCGTTGATCAGGCCCTGGGAAGACCACGAGAGATAATACTTCATCTCGTTGTTTGCCGAGAGCGGCAGTGCGCCGACACGCATTTCCAGAGATTTAACCTTGTCCAGGCTTTTTGCTAGGTTAGCGCCGATGATGTTGATCGCTCCGGGGGCAAGGCCGCACTGCGGAGCAAAAGTAAGTTCAGGATATTGAGGGGCGAGAGCCTGAATATGCGCGGTCGTTTCGACATCTTCGGAGAAATCGAAATACGAACTGCCCGCCTCGGCGCAGGCATGAACGACGGCCTTGTTAAGGTAGAACGGAAGCGCATTGATGATCAAATCGGTTCCGGCGACAAACTCACGAAGGCTGTCTGCATCACTCACGTCACAGACCTTATCCGCCGACGTACCAGCGAGATCGCCAGTTACGACAGACTCGATCTCGACGTTGTAAAACGTGTTCAAGTCCTTCAGCATCGTTTGAACAGTTTGGCCGATTTTTCCGGCCCCGAGGATACCAATCTTCATGCTTTACTTTCCTTTAGAAACCTAACGCTTAGCCCCGCTTCTGCGAACATCTGCGCCGACCGTTTGAAACTCTCGCCGTACTTGTGATGATTCATATCTGGGGCATCCTCGCAAATGACTTCAACGATGCCGCATTGAATCAATCCTCGCGTACAATCCGCACATGGAAACATAGTTACGAAGGCACGACAACCATTTGTGGACGTACCACATCTAGCTGCATTGTAAAGACTATTACGTTCGGCATGCTCGCACCAAAAGTATTTCTCCGGGCGCTCGTACCGTTCGTCAAGATGCATTACTTTTCGAGGAAGATCGTTGAATCCAGTTGAACGAATCTCGCCGTCAGGGCCGACCAACAAACACCCTACCTTCCTCGAAGGGTCCTTGCTCTTCTTGGCGGCGACGTGCATCAACTCGGAGTAATAGTCATCCCACTCCATACTCATGAACCAAGAAAAGGAGATTTTTCGATAGAAAGCGGCTCGTTCACTACAATGTCTTCCGTAAAACAGCACTTAAGGCCGGGCCACACTATTTGCGCAATACTTTCCATCGATAATTCGTGGAACCGATATGGAAGAAGAGCTACCTGCCAGAAATTATCATCAGCGCGAATACCAAGTACACCATCTGGAAAATCGGGATGAACTCCTGGGTGGAATATCTCCTTGTTGAAGTCGTCAAAGGGGACGGAAACATTGTCGTATGCCCAATACATTTCTTCTAGAAGATCGTATCGGCAATACACACCGTGCGCGTCTGGTTCGTTTGGCATCGCAAAGATGTAATTGAAAAGATCGTTCTTTAGTTCTTCTGACATAATTCTTTCGCGCTAATACCTAGCGCATTCTAGACTATTCCTAGCCTTTCTTTCAATTTGCTTAAAACAACAGGGGCAGGTGCTTTGCCTTTGGCGGCCTTCATAACTTGGCCGACGAAATACTGAATCAATGAAGGTTTTTCGGCCAGCTTGGCAACTTGATCTGGGTTGGCCGCGATAACGGCTTCGATGAACGAATCGATTTCAGACGCATCGCTAGCCTTGTAGCGCGGATCGGCGCAGATGCGCTCCATATGTTCCCATCCGGAAATATAGCGGGATTCCGGATATACGAGAGGAACCGAACCATACCCGGCGACCCACACCTCCCAGGACGCTTCTTTGTCCGTAAAACGCTCGGCCCGGATAAGCTCCGCAAATATTTCTTTAGCAAAGCTCTTTTCGAACTTACCCTCCTTGAGATAACTGACGAACGTGTGCAAATAGTCCGCAGGAAGGACCTGAGACGCTTTTGAGAAGGGGAGGCTGCGTGCGTTCAGTTCGGCTGCGAGCGCGCCCATGATCCACTTGAGGGCTTCGTCTGTGCCATCTGAGGCCGCAGCCACATAGTAAAAACCACCCAGGTCTCCGTCTAGGAGATCGGAAAACTCATCCGCACGAGCGCCGGTCGTCTCGATCCCAATACGAGAAAGAATTTGCTGCGGTTTACCAGAGAACCACAAATCGGTTTTTGACTGGTAATAATTGGATAGAAATTCCCATGGACCATCGTCCGTCATTTGGACGAACGTTTTCCCAAGGATCGTCGTTTCGGTCTCGGAAGTTATTTCGCTGCGATATTTCATATCCACACCATACGTGTTGGAACACAAGGCGCAACCAAAATCGGTTCTTTTTTACCAAAACACTTGACGAAGTTTCTTTTCGGTGTAGTTTATGCACTGGCCAGCATTGGGCTGGTTTATGGAGAGACATGATGCGCAAGGTAGTCGGGGGCGTTGTCGCCCTTGCGGTGGTGGCGGGAATCTTCTTCGCCATGTTCGGCATTCCGTTCTACAATCAGGCGGTGCCCAAGGAAACGAAGGTCAATCTCGCATTGGCCCAGTACAACAACGTCTTGCAGGCGCAGGCCGACCAGATTCCCAATCTGGCCGATATCGTCAAGGGCGGCGCGGCGCAGGAGAACAAGACGCTGCGCGAGGTCGCAGAAGCACGCTCCAACGTGCAGGCAGTCTCCAAGATCGATCCGACGAAGGTCAGTGACCCGGCGCTCCAGGAGAAGATCATCAACGCACAGGCCGAGATGAACAAGGCCATGGTCAGCCTTCGTCAGGTGTCCGAACAATATCCCGATCTGAAGTCGAACGAGAACTACAAGGCGCTCATGGTCAAGCTGGAGGGCGCAAACAATCGCGTCGCCACGGAGCGGAAGCGCGCGCAGGAAGCCATCGGTGAATGGAACAATTTCGTGAACCCGTTCCCGAACCTCGTTTTCGCGAAGATGACCGGCTACCGTTCTCTCCCCTATTTCGAGGCCGAGGCCGAGGCGAAGCGTGCGCCGAAGCTCGACATGTCCCCGAGCCGCTCGTAATCCGAGCAGTTCATAACAGGAGGTTGATTTGAACCGTCTACTCGCAATCCTGGGGCTGGTGCTTATCACCAGCCCGGCGCTGGCCCAAGTTCCGCCCAATCAGGGTCGGGTGACCGATCTGGCCGGACTGTATTCGCCTCAAGAGCGCGAGGCGCTGGCAACGCGCCTCAAGGCGATTGAAAAGACCCGCGAGGATTCCCCGCAGGTCATCGTACTGACGGTCAAGCAGGTTCCTGACCGCGATCTCATGACGTTCGGCGTCAACGTTGTGCAGTCGTGGAAGCCCGGCAAAAAGGATCGCGACAGCGGTATGTTGATCCTGATCCAGGCTAACAAGTCTGGCGAAAAGGATATTCGCAACGTTCGTTTCGAGGTCGGCTATGGTCTCGAAGCGACCATTGGTGATATCCGGTCGAACGATATCATCCGGACCAGCTTCGGCCCTCGGGTCAATCCCAAGGACCATAAGGATAATCCTCAGTGGTTCGAGGGCACTTTGGCGGCTATCTCGCAGATCGATAGCTATCTCGGCGGCAAGACCGATGACGCAGCAATTCGCAAGAATGCTGACGCGGAGGTCGTGTCTACCAAGGCGAATCTGCTCAAGGCCAGCATGGCACCAGTGCCACCTAAGCCGGTCACCGCCCGGTTCGATGAACCGCAAGTGATGATCAAGGTGGCGACAACCTCATCGACCGTTCCAAGCCCGAATGCCAATCAGGGAGGCGGTTTGTGGGCTGGGTTGAAATTCCTGTTCTTGCTCGGACTGGCCGGTTTCTCGATCCTGTTCCTGCTTGGGATGCTTCGGCGCAAGGCGACAAAACCGGCACCCGATGACGATTATCTCGACCGGTCGCCGCCGAGTCGCCCTGAACCGCCACGCCCAACGCCTTCATCTACTTGGAAGAGTCAGAGCAGGACGGCAAGGACCACGGCTTGGAATCGCGAGCCTCCGGTGTCACCCGTTCCTCCGGTATCGACCGTTCCTCCCGTGCCACCAGTCCCTCCAGTGCCACCGGTAGCGCCTGTACCGCCGATCGCGCCTGCGTCCACTCAGGATCACAGTCGAATTGGTGATATCGCAGTGGGCGCGGCGGCTGGCGTGGCTATTGACGAGCTTCTTCGCAGCAACCGCGAGGCAAGCGAAGCGAAACGTCGCCGCGAGGATCGGGCTCGGCGTCAGCGTGAGCAGGAGGAAGAAGAGGAAGAAGCACTCGCTCGCAAGCGTCGTCGTCGTGAAGAAGAAGAAGAAGATGTTTCGACCCCCGCTACCACTGGGTTCTCGTTCCCGTCGCCTATCTCTCGGCAGCGTGATCCAGAGCCGGAGCCGGAGCGCGACAATGATATCGCCATGGGCGGCGGATCATCTGGCGGCGGCGGAAATACGGTTAGTTTTGGTGACAACGACGACGACGATGATCAGTCATCCAACAATGATTCTTCGTCTTCGGAATCGTCTTCGTCAAACGACGACCCTTAGAGCCAATTCCACTGCATTCTGAACAAGAGTAGTTCGGACCCTCTACCAAACCGGTAGAGGGTCCGACTGTCTTCTAGGCGGTAGATACTTGGGTACTTTTCACAGAGATCGACCATCCCACGGCCTCGTTCCGAGTGTACCTCGAATTCGCCAGCGGGAGTTTCAAAACCGATCAGAACTGCTTGTGACTCCCGACTTAGCGATATCCTCTTGCGCATACGAGCATACGCGTCACGCGAACTAACATCATGCCATTCCGCTAGATTATTAACATAGGGAGTGACCTCGCCATCTTCGACGCAAACCAGCACGATAAAGGTTTTCAGATCGGTTCCCATATCAACCTGAATAGCATGAGATCGGCACCCGACGTGAAGCGATAAAGGCTATGACTGTTTTCATCACGCTCCAGGCTTCGGAACATGAGTTGGAAATCCTCAAGAGCGCGTTCGGTATGCCGAATGACCTCGAATTCATAATCGGGGACGCGGAAGCCGATTAAAACAAGATCGCACCCGTATCTGGCCCTCAGAAACTCAGGGCCTTTAAGTCGATCCAATGGCGTGCAATGGCGAACAGTCATATGATCATCCTCATCCCACTTTATGAACAAAAAGAACGGTTCCCGCCTATTCGTCGTCATACTGATATTTAGAGAATAGTCAGGTATCGCCATTTAGACATAGATCATCCATTGGAGATATTTTTCCACAGGGTCCAGGTGATGATGGACTGCGAATTCACATTCAGCCTCACAGCCCGGCCACACTTGAGAAACAAACGGCTGAGGATCAAACTGCGCAAGGTCAGCAAAAAGAAACGTCATAACCGCGCCTCTCCCCTCGTCGTCGTCCCGAGACGCGCGCGCCATTTTCAGAGCAATATCAAAAGATGATGTGAGACTCAGGTGCCGATCCCCGTATTCGGGCATTCTCAGGATGCCAGAATGTAGAATAGCGTTAGCGTAACGAGTCCCGTGGTAGAGGTATTTGGGTTGCATCATCCAAAGGTCAATTTAAATTCAAGCGCCGAATTTTCGTCCTCGAACGTAAACGTGCATGGCACCATCATCGAAAACATATCGTGGTCAGTACAAATGAGGTTCCAGGCTCCTCGGCATTCCTTTAGCCAATCGAAAACGCATGGACAAACTGGTTCGACATTTTCATAATCGTACTGCGGCATTTCAATTTCGACCGCATGGGCCTGAGGTTCTGTCGAGTAATGAACGAATCGCCCTGCGTCTAGTTTCCTCTCGCAAGGCTCTAACAAGCCAAGGAAAAGAAGAATCCTCGCACCACCTTGCTCTCGATAGCTGTAGGTCAGCGCAGGAGGATCATTCCATATTGCATTCAGAAACGGGGCGTCGCTCAATGGTTGATCCGCGCGAGCTACCTCAGCGATCCCGTTTGCGGATTTCATCCGGACTAAGCTTAATGAGACCGGCATTTCCACCCTCAACAAGGAGTTCATTTCCGACGTAAAGTTGGGGGACTGATTTGTGTCCGCGATCACGGAGAAATCGTAGAGCGTCTTCATCAACACTTACATCCTTCACTTCGAAATCAATACCGTGCAATGTGAGATAATTTTTAGAGGCCACGCAATGTGGGCAGTTAGGCTTCGAATATACAGTAATCATAGTATCCTTATGGCAATGTTTGTATTTCTAAATATATCACACGTGCTCTTTGATCAACATCGCGAGATGTTCCCAGGCCGCCAGTAGCGCACCTTCCATCGTTGGGCCGTACGATTTTCCAGACACTTCAACGTTCTCAGTCGTGTATTTTAAAACGGCATACCACTCTTTGTCTCCGCCATTTTGATAGAGGCCCTGTGATCTGATCACAGAGACGCCAAGGTCAAGTTCGAATATTTTGCGGTCGAGAAATTCCATTATCGTTCTTCAGTCCGATAACGTCGCTTCACATTCTCGACCAACTCCGGCAGCGTGAATGATGAATCGATCCCTCGGCCATAGCCGAAGCTCAATCGTTCATCCAACTGAACAGACCAGCGATCATCCTTACGGGTTGCCACGCATAGCGGCTTCCCGTCTTCTTCGAGCATCGCCGTAGTCTCGTTGAGAGTCTTGTAGGTGATGTTCGACATGTTAAAGACTGAACCCCTTGAACGTGTCTTCCTGAACGTCCTGCTTGGTCGCGCCGATGGTGTAACTGCTCAACTCGACTTCTTGTGGTGCGACCTGAACGTCGGAACCGGCGATCCATTTTTGGGTCCAAGGAAGAGGATTAGCGCCTGTCTTGTATTGAGTGGGGAGACCGACTGCGCTTAGTCGCTTGTTGGCGATCCAATCCACGTACTGAGAAAGAAGTTCATAGTTCAGGCCGATCATGGAACCATCTTTGAAGAGGTATTGCGCCCATGCCTTTTCCTGATCAACGGCATCCGTGAACAGCTTGATCGATTGCTCGCGCGTCTCTTCCGCGATCTTCGCGTAATCCGGATCGTCCTGGGGGAGAATCTTCAAGAGTGTCTGTGTCGAGGCGAGGTGCAAGTTCTCATCGCGACAGATCAGCTTGATGATCTTTGCGTTTCCTTCCATGCGCTTCGTCTCAGCGAAGGCCCAGGAGCAGGCAAACGAGACGTAGAACCGAACACCCTCCAAGATGTTCACGCTCATCAGCGCCATCCACAGGGCCTTCTTGTGCTCGTACTCCGGGTTGTCGAAGTGAAGCTTCGTGTCATAGTAGTCGGCCTCCCGATCACAATTAAGCTTGATCAGACGGTCGTAGTATTCGGAGATGTTTTTGGCACAATCCACGATCTCCTGAATGTCCATCATCTCGTCAAAGATAACGGAAGGGTCAGAATACACGTTTCGAATAATGTGGGTGTAGGAGCGGGAGTGGATCGACTCGGAGAAGGCCCAAGCGATGATCCAGCCCTCGATCTCTGGCAACGACACAATCGGTCCGAAAGCGGCAGTCGGCGCACGACCCTGCACGGAATCGAGGAGAATTTGCCGCTTCAAGTTTGAAGAGAAGATGTGCTTCTCATGATCGGTGAGGTCTTTGAAGTCTTTGCTATCTTTATCCACAGCGACTTCTTGGGGACGCCAGAAGAAACCCAGTTGGCTTTCGGTCAGCTTGTCGAACTGGCGATACTTCATCGCCTCGTAGCGCTGGATCGTTACGCCGCCATTCGGGTCCAAGAATGCCAGAGATTTGGTATGGTCGGAACGATTTGCGGAGTCGAAAACTGAGAATGACATTTATTTCCTACTGAAACTGGTTCGGTGGCTCATGGCTTTTGGCACATGCATGGTGGGCGATCAACCCAGAAAAGCAAGGGGGCCTGAGCCCCCTTGTTCGGATCAGATTGTGCAGGCTTCGCAATTTTCTTCTTCGAGTTCCGCCGTGTCCTCGGCCTGCTGGTTCTCAGCGAGCTTATGGACATCGATTTCACCAGCACCGTCATTCGTGTTCAGATAGTACAATTGCTTTCCACCGAACTTGTAGAACGTCAGCATATCCTTGAGCATTACTGACATCGGAACTTGTTCATCTGGATAGAAGCGAGGATTGTACGTCGTATTCACCGAAATACCCTGGTCGATGTATTTCTGTAGTACGGCGCAAAGCTGAAGATAACCTTCTGGGCTCTTGTGATCCCACAGAAGCTCGTACTTGTTCTTCAGGCGACGGAATTCCGGAACAACCTGCTTCAGAACGCCATGCTTGCTCTGTTTGACCGAGATGTATGCACGTGGCGGCTCGATGCCGTTAGTGGCATTTGCGATCTGCGCAGAAGTCTCGGCTGGCATGATCGCCATAAGAGTGGCGTTGCGAATGCCGTAGGTCTTCAGATCAGCGCGCAGGCCATCCCAATCAAGACGTTCTTGATGCGGAACTAGACCGTCCACGTCACGCTTACGAGTATCGACCGGGACGATGCCCTGCCCATACTTGGTATTCTTGGCGAGCGGGCATGCGCCCTGTTCCTTTGCGAGTTCTACCGATGCCTTGATCAGATAGTAGCTCCAGGCTTCAGCGTACTCATCGACAATAGCGAGAGCAGAACCGTCTGTGTAACGAACACCATGCTTGGCAAGGAAGTATGCAAAGTTGATGATGCCGATACCGAGCGGGCGATACTCCATCGAGTGCATACGAGCAGCACGAACAGGGTATTCCTGATAATCGAGCAGAGCATCAAGCGCACGAACCGCTAGGCGGGCGATACGTTCGAAATCATGCTTCGACTTGATGACACCCCAGTTGATCGCAGAAAGCGTGCACAGAGCGATGCGCGAGGCGTCCTCAGTGGTCTCAATATCGACCATAGTCTCGGCACCATCGCGGGCATGCTGCGCGAGCACCTTTACCTGCTTCTCCGTTGCGCTTGCTGAAAGCATATAGTCGGAAAGAGCAGATACCGGGATTGTAGCGTTCTCAGTTCGGACCGTCCCCATCGGGACCGTCGTGAGGTTAATCTCGCAGCAGAGGTTAGACATGCGAATGGGAGCTACAGTTTCGTCAAACGACGAATGCTGATTCGCGTTGTCCACATTCATCAGGTAGATACGGCCTGTATCCTTTCGCTCTTGCATAAACGAAGAGAATAGATCAACGGCCTTCAGCTTCTTCTTGCGTAGACGAGTGTTGCGTTCGGCGGTCTCGTAAAGGTTCTTGAACTTTTCATAGTCAGCAAAGAACGCTTCGTACATCTCCGGAACATCGTTTGGAGAGAACAACGTGATGTCTCCGCCCTGGATCAAACGCTCGTAGAACAATTTGTTGAACTGTACGCCGTAGTCCATGTGACGGACGCGATTTTCTTCTACGCCTTTGTTGTTCTTGAGGACGAGCATGTTCTCGATTTCAAGATGCCAAATCGGGTAATAGAGCGTCGCTGATCCCTTGCGAATACCGCCTTGGTTGCAAGAGTTTACGCCTGCCTGGAACAGTTTGAAGAACGGGGTGACGCCTGTGTGGGATGCATCGCCCTGACGGATAGGAGAGCCTAGCGCGCGGATACGACCACCACCAATACCGATACCGGCACGGTTCGACACGTAGTCAACAATAGCAGCAGATGTCGCGTTGATGCTCTTCAGCGAATCATCACATTCAATCAGTGTGCACGAAGAGAACTGACGCTTGCTTGTGCGAACACCGGCCATGATTGGAGTCGGAAGACTGATCTCATGCTTGGAGATCGAATCATAGTAGTCCTTCACCCAGCGAAGACGTGTCTCTTTCGGGTACGATCCGAAAAGAACTGCGGCGACGAGGATGTAGAGAATCTGCGGCGTCTCCAGGATTGCTCCAGTAACGCGATGTTGAACAAGATACTTGCCGCGCATCTGCTCCATTGCGACGTACGACAGTGACATGTCGCGCTCATGGTTTACGAAATCATTGATCTCGTCCCATTCCGCTTCAGTGTAAGTGGTGAGCAGCGAAGGATCATAGAAGCCCTTCTCGACGTTGATCTTGATCAGATCGAATAGACGATACGGCTGAAAGCGCTCGTAAACTTCCTTGCGAAGCTGATAGTTTACGAGGCGACCCGCAACGTACTGATAGTTCGGTGCTTCTTCGGTGATAAGGTCGGCAGCGGCCTTGATTAGTGTTTCTTGAATGTCGGTGGTCTTGATGCCATCGTAGAATTGGAGTTGTGAGCGGATTTCCACCTCACTTGCGCTCACCCCAGAGAGCCCTTCCGTTGCCCAAAAAACTACCTTGTGAAATTTATCGAGATCAAGGTTAGCCTTAGAGCCGTCCCTTTTGGTGACGTAGTTCATCATTATCCTATCCATTAAATAATCTGTCTTTCTGTTGAGGGCTGGTATTTAGGCCAGCCATCAGCCGAAAAAATCGGCTCAGAAAAGACTCTCTGAAGTTAATAAACTGTCAGTTCAGATCGAGAGGTTCACTGTACTCGTGGTCCAACTGTATTGCAAAATCCAGTTCAGGAGAGCCAATGTCAAAGTCTTTACCAACATCATACGATAGACTGATGTGTGGCTTGTAGTCGGGGAAATCATACAGAGCCCCCATGTCCATGGACTTTTCAAAACGCTCATGGAGATAAGGACAGTCGATGAGTAGCACGAGACAGTAGCTGTCTGATCGTGTCTTCCACTTTTCCAATCGAAGCGGTTTTGCTTCGATGTCATCACAATCTTTATCTTCCCAATCGATGGGCTTTTTAGAATGCACGATTGTAGTGTGGAAGTCGTCTGGGTCCAATGGATTTGGAACGCTTAGATCGTCCTGGAGGTCACGCAATCTATCAATTGTATCTTCAGAGAAACGAACCGCAGCATAGGTACCGGTTGGCTTCTTTTCTACTTCACTAATCTTCATCAAATAAACCGTAGCTTGAAATGTATTGCATCATTTTCTTTCTCGAACAAGTAAACACGAGTTCGTCCTCGACCGTCGCCCTGAAAAAGGGTGGACCAATATCCGTTACAGTTATTGTTTAGGAAATCTTTGATATCTTCCAAATCGACCGGTTCACCAAGGCTATCGCCTCGATCACGTGTCGGTACTTGGTGTTTCAGATTATTAACAATCCATGTTCGTCTGGATATGCTATCCATCATGAAACGACCATTGGAGAACTGGTAACGGGCGAGAACTTCCCGCTTATCCGCTTGAATAATGGTTGGTAATATCAAAATGACTTTCTCGGTAAGACTTACCGTTGAATTTCCATGAACAAACAAAATCTCTTTTAGTATTTGGTACTGTTGAGACAAGACCGTGATCGTAGTTTAGATAGTATTTGCCGTCAATTTCTACGACGAACAGCATGTCGGATCGATCCAGGTCTCTGATCAGATGCAAAGAGATGCGATCAGGATTCCAACCACCAAGACGCAAAGTGAACTCGATGCCGATAGCTACTGAGCGCGCACACCATTCGCCTTCGCTGATCATCTCCCACGGAGATGGCCAAGTATTTGGCTTCTCAGCATCGTATGCGAACTTATGAAGAGGAGCTTGAGCCCAATATTTCGCCACGACGGCAAGCTGTTCTTCTTCGGGCATACTTGCCAGGGAAGACCGCAATGTCTTCCACAGCGACAACCTCTCGCGAGGAGAGGTGAGAAACGGATTCATCTTTATCCTCAGTTAAGCTCGATGGCTCCAGAGAATTCCACTGGGCCGTCAACAATGACCTCGTAATGACCTAAAACTTTCCACGTGAATTCACGGGTAACTTGAGTATTCGACGGTCCCTTGGCGGCGACCTCAAAAACAAATGTACCTGCTTCAGTTGGTTCTCCGTAAAGAGTGCCGCTGCTATCAAGCGTGAGGCCAGTAGGAAGAACACCACTGTTCAGATCATACTCTATCGATCCTCCAATGTTAATTTCCGCGCGCAGTTCCTGGTGAACATACGGGAAGCCGAGAAGAATCGACGTAAGGCGGGCCTGCGTGAGCCAGCGAAGCTTCTCAACCGTAATCGAGGTGCTTGCTGGAAGTTGATGCCAGAAGCTATGATATTGCTCCAAAGCTGGCTGACCATTCTCGGCGTCAACGTACGCTCGGATCGTCACCATGTCCCTGACCGAGTTTGCCTTTGGCTCAGGTGTGCCGTTGAAGGTGCCATCGGTGCTGAGGACAATACCCCACGGAAGTACGCCACCAGCAAGCTCGAACTTAACAGTCTGATTAGTAGAAGCCGTAGCTTGGCATTTAACGCCAGTGAAACTGGTCAATGTGCCCGCCTCAAAGGGCGCTGCTGCGTTATATCCAGGGCCGATCCAAGTAATGCTACCGCTGACACTGGTGTAGAAGCTATTCAAGAGAAGATTAGGCGTTGTCGAAGAATCAATATCTGTTCCGAAATCAATCTGATCACGAAAAGCGTTATCTACCAGCCAGCCACGAACAGCGTTTTGTGTTGAGGAGTCCGTACCAATGGCGGAATCTTGTAGGTGAAGAGCGGCCACACCAGCAACAAACGGGGCCGCGAAGCTCGTTCCGCTAACCAGATTAGTGGTGCCTGATGTTTCTTCATTCACAAATCCAGGGAGACGGCGGCCTGGAGCGAAGATGTCGATGTTCGATCCGTAATTGGAGAAAAACGCCCATTCATCCTGGATGCCTGTCGCGCCAACGGTGATGCCGGGCTCATAGTTTGCAGGATAAAGCGTTATGTCGCTCAGATTCATTCCATCATTACCAGCCGAAGTTACGATGACCATACCTTCTTGGATCATTGCATCAAGCGCTGGAATTTGGCTGTTATCGTCTCCACCAAAGCTCATCGAGACAATGGATGGGCGATTGACGCCATAGAGCTTCTTCAGTCGGTGGTGCAGAACACATGCGTCCATGGCATGTGCCACAGCGGAACTTGTGCTTGAAGATGAGTTAAAGCAGCGCGATACGTAAATGCGGGCTCCGCGAGCCGGGCCTTGCATCAACCCGCCAGTAAACGCCGCACAGATTTCGCCGTGATTGATACCACCGACGCACGAACCATAAAGAGGATCGGATGACTGACGATAGAAATCATAGAGAGGAAAAATTCTCTGGCCCTTCTTAGTAGGCGGGGAATTTCTACCAAGTAAAGAACCTCCGCCGCCAAGTGACGACGACCAATAGGTGCCAGAATCTACGACGTAGATGTCAACGTTAGAACCATCTCGCGAATAGGTATATTGAACGTTTGGAGTACCCACAGGCGGCTGAGACTTAATTGTGTTTTCCGCGTTAGCAATGCGCCACAAGCCCCAGTTACCATGCCATGGGCGACCGAAGCTCACATATGGTGTAGGCAACGTATCAAAGTCCAAACCAATATTCTGTTTTGCTTGCAAGCTGACTTCAGTATCAGATCGAGTCATGACCACCACTGAAGGTAATGCTTCAATGTCGAGCTTCTGATCGGGATCAGCCTCTACTTCGAAATATGTAGTGAGACCCTGAAAATCAGTCGTTACCTCGATGCCACGGCTAGCTAATTCGGCAAGGAAATCGGCAGGACTAGCGTCTCTATTAATGGCAACAATATAACGCATATTAGGTCCCCGTGGATACTCGCATCTCTACCCAATCGTCGTTTATAGTGTGAGTAGAACCGCTGGTTAGACGACGCCAACCAAGAATTGTGTACTGAGAACCTGTAGCTCCAAATACGGTTGCTCCCTTTGAAAATACCATATCACCGGCACTATACGTGCCAGTATCAGGCATTTGCTCTGCCATCCGCATGGCGCGCAAATCGTCATCATCATGCGTCGCGCCAGAAACGGTCGAGCCAAGGTTCGCGATGTCAGCAACGCGAGCATGTGTCGCATCAACTACTCGGCCCTTAAGATCGACTGTGACCTTGGACCAGCTACCTACGGTTACTCCGCTATTTTTCAGAGTGACTGGGACAACTAGAGATGCACTACCATCGAACGACAGAGAAGCCGTAACGTCGCCGCTCAACACGATGGCACGAGCAGTCGTCAATTTGCTGGCAGAAGCAGCATTGCCGCTGAAGTCCGATGCATAGATCGAACCAAACGGACGCACCGAAGAACCGATGTCTTGTGCGTTGGATACCGATGGCAAGAAATTGCCGTTCTTAAGGACTAGACCTGTAACGTCGAGATACAACGTACCAGGAGACTTGATCGTGCTTGGATTGTTGCTGTTGACAGTGAGTTTTTGAACGGTCACATCACCAAAGTCACCATCTCCGCCGCCACCTGTACTGCCTCCCGAAGTGTTACCACCGACAGAACCCAAGAAAGGTTCTGCTGGCCCGATGATAACAGGACGAAGCACGCTGAAGAAAAACATGCAGTCAACGTTGGCGATATTTTGATACTGGAGACGGAAATGAGGGTCTACGTTCGTACCCATTCGCACAACGCGGAATTCTACATTGCTGTTGACCAATTCTGGGTCAACGGCGTCGCCCGCAACGAGGTCCAAACGAGGTGCAGATACACAATCATCGATCATCAATGTCTCTGACGCACCAGCTTGCGAGAGAATACGAAGAGTACCCTGGCGCAGAGGATTCTGGCTCACGTCCATAACAAAGTATTCGATATTTGCGGTGAGGAACGATCCGTTAATTCGGAACGGGATCACGTCGCCGTTTGTTTGCGGGACCAAAACATCCGTCCAAGCCGATGCGACCTTGGACAGGGTTGACTGGAAGAAACCACCAGAGCCAATGAACCGATGGAAGCCTTCGTGAATACGACGAAGAGTATTTCCGGAGTTTTCGGTAAGAACCTCTACGTTCTGGAAGGGAAACTGGATGCGCTCATCATTCGGCATACCAGTAGTCGGATCATGGCCGATGAATAGCCGCCCGCTATCGATAGCATATCCGAACTCACCAACGTCGAGTCCTGGATTAAAGGTGGGTGGATTAAGAGTAATCGGAGCGCCCGGAAGGTCGATCTCGAACCCACGGCGCATCTGAATCTTACTAATTTGAATAACGGACATTGCAACCCCTAAACCGATAACCTATTATTTAGCGGGATCATGGAGAGTATAGATGTCAGTCGATCTAGTTAACGGTGCGGTTCTTGTAGCAACGTCAATGATTATGGTGCCGACAATTGTTCGGTCGTTCCGTCTCAAAGAGGTAAAGGGGGTCCATGCGGCGACTCCACTGATCTTCGGAGCTTTATCGATCTGGACTGCGTGGAATTACAGCAGGCTAGATCAGCCTTTCAGCATGGTTGGCTGTTGCTTTATGCTTATGATGGACGTGCTGTGGCTGGCGTGCGTCTTGCGCTATACTAAAACGACCAACATTGAGGGCTAGTGGGTATCTCGCGAAGGGTATTCCAAGTGCAGCACTTGGGTATTTTTACCCAGGACTTGCGAGTTGTGCGTCAACCGATGATGACCCGCCAGCAGATGCCTTTCTCCCGTTGCCTTATTGTGCAGGACAATCGGCGTAGTGATTTGCGTGCCGGGACTGTTGAATTGCTTTTGGACGCGGGCCATCTTGTGCGCTTGGCCATCCTTACGAACGTCCATATGGTGATCGCCCGTGTTGTTGATGGCGCGAGCCGCGCTCGGAGAGACGTTATAGACCTTGCCATTACGGACGGCTTTGTAGAAAGCCTTTCTGTCCTTTAGCTGGTGCAGGTGGTCGTTGACCCACTCTGGATGATCGGCTTGGTGATGGTTCAACTGGTAGTGAACCTCTTCATGCTCACGATGTGTTTCTTGCTGGTTCGGGCGCACGAATTGCGCGCTCTCGGAAAGGCCCAATTCCTTCAATACGCGGGCCGCTGAGGCGGCTAGGCCGGGCTGACCACCGAAGGCAGCCATAACCGCTTCGTCCTTCTGTGTGGGGCTCATAGCGTCCTGTATGAGCATCTGAGCCCATTGGAGGAAACCGGTGCTATTGCCACTAGCAACCTGTACCAGAATAGCGCGATCTTCCTCGGAACCGGAGGCAAGCTCATACATGAGATTCGAAATTTCGGATCGCTCATCCGCAGTAAGCTGCGGCGCGGCTGCCTCGGTCGAGACCTGATATGGAGAGAAATCATCCGCCGTAAGGGACCGGTAATATTTGCCTAATGTCTGTACAGCCTTTGGCGTATCAAATTCACTGTGCTCGCAAACGGTAATCAGTCGGAGTTCAGTCGGGGTGACATCGTATATGCCGATGACCTTCCCGTGATAAAAATGAACATGCCATAAGCCGCGCACGTTCTTGTCACCGCCAGCGAACGGCGCATCTTTCTTCCATGGTGCTGAATTTTGCACCGACCGGTGCATGATGAAATCAGAGATAACTCGATCTAGACCGGGATAGCCGCGACAGAACTTAGCCGCTTCTTGTCGAAATCGCTTTGTAGCTATGACGTTTCTTTGCTGATTTGCTACCTCAAAAAACCTCATGAGTCCTTTCGGCCTGGAAACCATTCGTCATACTGGGTACCAAAGCGAGCGCGTTCCTCGGTCAAGAACTGCTGATGTTCTGGCGTGTTTCGATGCTCTTCCGATGCGCGGCGGAAATCCTCGTCCAACTTGCGATGGAATTCCTTGTCGGCAAGACGAGCCTCTTCGAGCAGAGCGGGGTCGATGTGATCAAGCTTGACCCCCAGGCGAGCAACAAGCTCCGGGACAGACTGCACGTCGTTGAGATCAGGACGATTCGAGAATTGCAACTTGCTTCGCAGCAGCGAAAGGATTGCTTCCGAATCATGCACCCCATGCCATTCCCCACCGAGTACGGCAAGAATAGCAGCGAGTTGATCGTTGCTAGCCTGCTTCACGCGCATGCGGTGACGGAGTTCTTCAAGACGCTGCATACAAATCTCCCATAACCGTATTTAGAACGAATAGTTCTTTCCGCCCTGTCCGATTTGCCTGCGACACTTGACCTGCCAACCGGCGTTCGAAGAGGCGCGAATGCACGCCGACAGCTTGGCCTCAGGGTTCTTCAAGACAAGACCTTCGTCCTCAGGAGTGACTAACGAATTGTACAGCTTGGAGAAATCGGAGGCGAAGTTCTTGGCGAGCCACGTATTGCCGTCCAGCACATAGTGCGTCGGCGCAACAAAAATATCATCCTTACGCAAATTCTGGAGCGCGTTATTGCGATTGAGTAGATCACGACCCTTCAAATTGGTCTCTTCGAGAGAAAGATAATCGGCGGCCTCTTCGCCCAGGAAGAGATCGTAGAGCATATACTGGCGCTCACCGAACGTCTTACCGATCAGGTAATCGCCATCCGCAACGAGAATGTCGTTGATGAAATTGGTGTCCTTGGGACCTTCCTTGAGCTTACTGTGCAGAAGCTCTGCCACGAATACGTACCAGCCCTCGCCGGGGAGGCCCTTGAAGATTGCACTCGACGCCGCCGTTGGCGTCCAGAGCTTGTGATCTTCCTTGTGGCGGCTCATGCAGACCATCCAGTCGTCCGCATTGTTATCCGCGCGCCACAATGAGGGCTTTACCGCGATGATGTTGCAGGTGCCGTTCTTCTTCGCTTGAGCAACGTAGCCCAGGCTGTTTTCGTAATACGGCAACAGCGTCTGCGGGATCGGCTGATCCGGACGGGGTGGCCAAAGGTAGGCAAATGAATCATATCGCATGGACTAAATCTACCACGAATCGCATGCTTGTCAAGCCAATCAGAGGTCTCGCCAATCGAGGGCGGCTAAAACGGCATCGGCATCTTTCAGCGCGTCCTGAGCAGAAAGGCTTGGCCAGTTTTTGATCGCTTGCTTTTGGCGATCCCACGTGCCTGCGCCGAAACGGCGGTCATAGATAGCACGGGCAAATTTTTCACGAATGTTCATTTATGTGTCCAAAAAAAAAGAGGCGGCCAGAAGACCGCCCCTTTCTGCTGTGCTGGGAGGTTAGAAACCTACTGGCAGTTTGTAGTTCAAGGTCAGGCTCACAAGGTCAGACTTGACGCCCGCGTCTGCTCGGGCAGCACCCGCCGCATTGAAATTGAAATTGTACGTGCGGGACGCGAACTCCATGTGCTTGTACTCGACGCCGAGCAGCCAATTCTGAGTGACAGCGTACTGAATACCGCCGCCAACCACGTAACCGACCTGCCAGCTTTCATTGGACTGATTGAAGGCCGCGCCGACCGGTGCTCCGAGTGCGCCCGGCTGCACGTTCAGATCAGAACGAATGTTCGCATAGGCCACGCCGCCCGTGACATAAGGCATGAAACTGCCCATCGCGTAACCGAGCTTCAACCGTGACGTACCGAATGCGTCGATTTTGCTCGACGTATTGTAGACAGGGCCAAGCAACGATCCGCTGAACTGATTGCTGGTCTTGAAATCAGCCCACTGAAAATCGGTTTCGATCCCGAAGACGACGTTGCCTTGCTGCCACGCGTATCCGACCTGACCACCGAAGAATGCACCATCCATGTTGCCAGTCGAGTTGGCACCAGTAAATGTGGTTGCGGGGAAAGTCCCGTTGGGTAGGCCAACCAGACCTCCCGTGGTGTTGATCGACTGATTCGTGGTATCGACCTTGTTCCAGCCGTAACCGCCATTGATGCCGATGGTCAGACCGCCGAACAAAGCTTGCGCCTCCGGGTAGGTGACGACGGGTGGTGCCTTTCGGTATGCGAGATCGGCCGCCGATGCCGAACCGTAGGAAAGAAGGGCAACAGCAGCAATCGCCCCCAAGTATCGAAGATATTTCATGGTAACTCCATTTTTGTGACGGTCCCCATGGCACGCCTCCGAGGGCACAATATATGCCCTCGGAGTCGCGTCAGGATAACCCGCAGTACGCAGTTTACTCCCCACCGGCAGCGGTGGGGAGCTATTTTTGGGATTTTAGGCGGCTGCCTTCTTGAAGCTACCGCGCTTCGAGTCCTTCTTGGCCTGGAACTCGCGAACCTGCTCCTGAGTGACGATACCGAGCAGCGGCTGAACGAAGGGCCACACTGCGTTGATATCGTCGGTGGCGACGGTCGGCTTGATCGCGAGAGTGCTGATCAGTGGGAGCAGCTTCTCAGCAACGGCGACCGGCTTCTTGAAGACCTGCGCAACGGTCTCGTCGGTCACAACGCGCTTGGACACGCCTTCCTGCTTCATGATGAAATCCTGCGGGAGGCCCTTGATGCCCTTGAGGGCCTTTTCGACCTTCGCCAGCATTTCCTGATCGTTGGCGTATTCCGGGTTGATCACGAAGGTCTCGGCCACCTTGGTGTCGGTGCCGTAGGTGATTTCGTTCGCTTCCAGAATGGCGACCTCTTCATCCGAAAGTGCCGAGGCGGTCGAACGCTTGCGGAACTCGCAGGAACCAGAGGCGGCGAGCGTCACGGACTTGCCGTTCGCGTCCTTGCGGGCCAGATTTTCGAAGCCCTTGAAGCTCTCCGGCTTGGCCTGCTTGGCGCAGCCCTGCTTGACGAAGAGATCGGTCATCTGCGACTTGACCTGGGTGTCCATGGTCGCATAGACGGTTTCCAGCGTCTGGATGGTGTACTTGAGGGCCGCCGTCAGGCCGAAATTGGTGATTTCGATCTCGGCCTTGTCGCTCTTCTTCGCGCTGGCCTTCGGGGACTTGAGGGTCTGAGCAGTGGCGAACATGGAGGGCTCCGTGTTGGGGGCGAATCAATCTCTCTGATGTACTCAGATTACCACAGATAGAGAGATCGTCAAGCGTTTTTTGGAGCCGGAAACGATTTAAAGACGATGAAAAATTCCGAGCGCGATACCGAAAACGATTACGCCGAAGAGCATAAGAGTGCAGCGATTTGAAAATATCATTATGATCCCATAAATGTTTCAAGGCGGCGGAGGAAAGAACCCTTGTGGTCCTCAAATTCCTGGCCTTTGAGAATGAATTCTTTAAATTCGAGGTCACGACTGACCATGAACACGACGCCCTTCTTGATGTTGGTCCCGTAGACCTCATCATGCGCGATGGCATAAGCGGCCATCTGATCCATGTAGTCATCGATCATATCGCGTGTGCGCATCTTCTTGGCCGTCTTGTGGTCCATGATGGCTTCTTCACCCTCGTAGACACCAACAAGGTCCGTTGTCCCGGCGTATAGTCCGGGGAAATACATGGCGACCTCTTGTCCCCATACCTCGTCAACTTTTGGCAGTGCCTTGGCGATGATCTGATCTGCCATGCGTGCGGCTTGTAACCGCATCAGATGATTGCCTTTCGGGCGCTCGATCCCCATGACGTAGTTTTCGACATGGGTATGCATCAAAGTGCCGAGAGCAGTTCCCTCTTCTCTAGCCCTATCAGCACGCTTCTTACCAACGGCCTGTTCCCACAGGATCAATGCCGTCTTGTCTGCCGTCTTTGACAGAACAGTGGTGACACTAGGCAGCGCAAGACCCGTGATGGGACAGTTATAGAATCTCGTCCCATCTTCTTGGGTGTCGCGAGAAAGCTTTGCGTATTCGAAACGTTCTTTAATAACCATCAATATTCACTGTTCAAATGTCACAAAATAAAAAGGAGAGACATTGGGTCTCTCCTTCATCTTAAACTAGGGGTCAGTATAGAGTCTAAATCTTATTGTGGCGGAGGTGGTGCGGCTGGCGCTGGAGCAGGAGGAGCGGCGACTTGTTTCTTTGCCTGCTGTTGAGCCATGTTGATGGTCTTCTGCTTGTCTTGTTCCTGCTTCTGTTGAGTTACCTCACGCTGGCCATCAACTGGCTCCGGAATAGTAAGCCAGATTTTATCACCCTCGATCTTTTTGACGATCTTTACTTCTTCTGGATTTAGGATGTCCATGACAAGAGCACGATCAATGACAAGACCAGACTTTGCTTCACCGAGTTTATCGATGACGTTCTGAACTGTCACGAATGGGACCCCATGGGCCGCGAACGGCATAAGGATATCGATGGCATCGTTCTTCAGGTCCTTCCGAAGGTCCTGGCCATCATCCAATTGCGGATCGTTCGCGTCAAAGAGTTCAAGAAGAATCATCCTACACCTTACTTCTGTTGAGGCTGACCGACGCCGAGCGCCTTTTTAACCAAATCAACCATCATTGGAACGTCTTGCGTTGGGACACCAATCGCGTTTGCACTTTGTTGAACGAGATTTGGAATCTGATCAACTTGAACACCCGCTGGGTTCTGACTGCGAATGCGCTGAGTGATCGACTGTGCCTTCTGCTCGTCGGCCTGATTTGCTGGCTGTTGAGCAGATGTCTGTGAAGGATTGGCCGGGGGAGTTGGCTTAACCGGCGCAATTGGTTTCACGATTCCAGCTTCATCAAGCTGCTTATCAAGAAGCATTTCCTTTTGCTTATGACGATCTCCGAACAAGGGGAGACCATCGGAGCCCTTTTGTGGCTCTTTCGAGCGAAGAGGTTTATCTGCGGCACGCCGAGCTTGTACACCCTGGCCGACTTTCGCCGTACCAGGGATGTTGAGTTGCGTGTTAGAGCCCACCTTCGCTCCGCGTTGATCGCGGCGGGCCTTTATTTTCCCAGGCTGCTCTCTCGAACGATTTCAACAACATCTGCGAAATCGACTTCGAAGACTTTGGAAATGGCACGAGCGGCGCGAACCGGAGAATGACCTTCACGAAGCGCCTTCTTGAAAGCGTTCAGAATCATCTGATCTGGGTTGGAAGATTCGGAAAGAGCCTTGGTAGCCTTCGAACGAGCGCTCTCATTCTTGGCATCCTTTTCCTTCTCTTTCTTGTCGCCAGAAGCCTTATCGTCCTTCTTAGCGTCATCTTTCTTCTTATCGTCCTTCTTGGCATCATCCTTCTTTGCAAAAGGATTTACACCCTTCTTGCCGAGAACGAATTCACCTTCACGGACAGGCTTGCCCTTCGGCTTTGCACTTTCCTTCTTGGCGCGGCCAGCGGCGCTGCCATCGTCCATTCCGTCAAGACCTGGGTCCATCGGAATTTCGCCGGTATCACCGAGCGGGGCATCGCCGTGAGTAGGATCGGTGCTCATGTCGCCGCCAACCCCATCAGTAGGAGCCGGAGGAATAGCAGCAGCAGCCGGATCAGGCATCGCAGGAGCGCCAGCCGGAGGAGCCATATCGCTGAGGTCGTCAGCCATTCCCATGTCGTTCGAACCGCCGCCATTGATTACGCCTTCGAGCTTCGATACCTCTGCTCCGATAGCATCCTTAACCTGGGTGAGAGCCGTGGTAGCGGCATTCAACTGGTTCTGGGCAGCGTTGCGGAAATTTTCCGCCATGTCGGGACCGAAAGTGTCCTTGATGGAATCCATCATCGGAACAACCTCGTCACCATAGACCTTGGCAGTGTCTTCAATCATCTTGGTCAGCTTGTCCACGATGGACTGGGCCGCCATGACCACGCCTGCCTTGTCAAGCTCGCTCTCGATGAGGCGTGCTAGACCCGTATTGAAACGAGCCTCCTTCTCCGTCACGGGCTTTGCAGTCTTCAGTGATACCAACTTGGTCTGAAGTTCTGCAATGCGACGGCGAGTCTCGGCCAACTTTTGCTTCTTGCTCATAAAAAACTCCCTTATCGCTTTCTTTTCTGCAATCGCTTTGGTGCAATTTCTCGAATCATCATCCGAACAGCTTCACTGATCAGAACTGCCTTGGCATACTCGGACGTTTTAATAGCCTGAGCTTCGCCTAGGGTTTTGATCAACACATCACGCTTCCCATCATAAAGATGAAGAACGTCAAGTAGATGCTCAACCGATCCACCATCGACACGAAGTCCAAAGCGGCTTTCGAGAAGCCGATTGATCGGGTCAATCTTTCTCAAAGCATCTTCGGTCTTGTCAGTCATTCGGAGATCACCAGATTGCATAATACGGAGTATTTATACGGGCGAAACAATGCTCTGGTTATTGTAGAACGTTCCTTCTCGATATTTCTTCACACAATCCGCAAATGGCTCATAAAGACTGATCTGGAAGCTAATTCTCTCATTTGCGTTGTTCTGAACCGAATGGTTCTCTTGTGCATTGATGATGGTGGCGTGTTTGGTGGAATAATGGTGTTCCATGACCAACTCTCCTTCTCGAAACCAACGGATAGGAGCAGTGTCAATTGCTTCGAGTGGAGTAATCGGAAACATAATGACGGCCTGACGAGCTACCGGTGATCCGGGCGGTTGGGCGTCTACGTGCTCGGGTAGATAAAAACCGGGATCAAGCTTGAGGAAACCGACATTGTATGCATTCAATTCGAAGGCAAGCTTATCCGTGATGCTCTTGACGTGAGGTCGGTCAAAGATAGAAACGTGACGCTGAACCCGACATCCCACGCCGACCCCAACTGGGGTCATACAAGGCTTCCAGTATTTTCGAAGTTCTTCTACCGTGGAAATAAACTCGTTTCGATCAAACGTAAGCTCGGGTAGCTCAAGATAGAATTGATCGGAGACATTCCTAGACATTTGGGACGTAGGGTTGATGCAACGAGTTAGTAAAGAAGGTGCCTTCTCGATAGCGCGTGACGCAATCTGCAAACTGCTCATAAACGCTGAACTGAAAAGCGATCCTTTCATGCTCATTGTTCTGAACGGAATGCGTCTGCTGAGTATTGATCATCGTCGCGTATTCGGTGGAATAGTGATGCTCCATGACAACCTTTCCATCTCGATGCCATCGAATTGGTGCACCTGTCTTCGGTCCCTTCGGGATCAATGGAAATACGATAGCCGCCTGTCTAGCAACGGCCATACCGGGCGGGTGGAGGTCAAGATGCGGAGGAACCAAAACACCTGGAAGGATGCGGAAAAACATCACCCGATGTCGGTTAATCACAAACGTCAGTTTTTTTCTCAGGTGCTGAACGTACGCGCGCTCAACATTTGTAGGATGGCGCAGGTGTAAGCTCGCCCCTATTGAATTGTAGCCAGGATCGACGTATGGCTTCCAATGATCATGCATCTCCTCCGCAATCTTTAATAGTTCGCGTGGATCGAACGTAAGTTCCGGAAGCTCAAGGAAGAACTCACTCGTCTCCGCCATTTAGCGAAGACCGGCTAGTCGCAGAATCTCATCATGCGCGCTCAATGCCTGCGAAGAGGAATTGTCGAAACGATCCTCGGCTATTGCGGCTCGCGAGTTTTCGCCCTTTTCACGCAGGCTCTTGGCTCGTTCCTTGAAAGTTGCCGCATCCTGTAGATTCTTGGCGTAGTCTTCCTCAAGCTTCAGAAAATCACGAACTCGAACGTCCGTGATGCCAACACCCTCGTTTAGGCGCTTGGTGATGCCGTAAGCGGCATCGTAGAGGTACAAATCCTTGGCGATCATTAGGCCGGAAGAGTCAGTCACGTCGTACGATTTGCCGCGCGCGCTCTCATTTACAACAATTTCCCAATTGCCGATGCGAACACCCGTAGGCGTCTTATCCGTCACCAGAGCTTCAGCGAATTGAGAATCAGAGCGAGATGCTTCTGATATACGAGCCGGAGCACCTGCATCGGCTTCTTTCAGCTTCAGCAGAATGTTCTTCATGGCATCGATATCCGGAGTGGACACACTGCTCGATGTCACAGCAGGAGCAATTTCCTGGGCAATGTACTCTGAGCCTTCAGTGATCATCATATCATCCGAGGGGGCATCGAACGTCTTGCCTTCAAGGGCGCGCATAATTCTCGCCATGTCATCAACTGACTTTTGATCAACAGTCATCAATATCTCCACAAATCTGCCGCCGAATTTGGCGTGTAGTATATTCCTTCTTGGTCTTTCCCTCGATTGAGAAGACCACGCGACACCATCAAACGGGCAACTTCCTGCTCACGGTCGGATAGTTGTGATCGATGAACGCTGTGTTTTTCGACAGCCCGATCAAGAAGAGCTTGCTCTTCCTCATTGACCGGCATCCTAAGTCCGCTTGATATTTCGTAGAAGCGCATATAATTCCACCAACAGTTCGGTAGCTTATTTAGGCATCTACGCGTGTTGCGCTTTAATCTTTATGCTTGGATAGGTCTGAGGCGAGCCGAAAAGCCCATTCTTGAATGTCCTCGTCTTTCCGTGCATCCATTCTCTTGATCGCATCCTCAGCGGCTTTCAGCAACTCGGGATCGATGTTATGCACCCAATTCTTGTTATTCAGAATACGTTGAAGGTTGTCCTTGGCTGAGAACTGATTTTCGTAAATGTATCTGATCTCTACCGGCAGACCGGCTTCCTTTGCAGCGGCCATGCCGTATTCCATGCCCTTGCTAACACCGAGGTCGCAATATACCACGCTCCCCTGCGCTACCGCTTTCCAGGCCAGACCAGCATCGATTCCCCACTGCCGCTCGTCCGGGTCCTCGTCGCGCAATATTCCTTCCTGAGTATACAGGAGGTGAGAAGCAATAGGGGCTTCGCCCCTGGACAAACTGTCTCGAACGCAAGCTCTCGCATATTCAACGTTCATTTTGATATCGCCCGCGTAGGGGCTTTCCAAGATAACCAAACGCATTAGGTCATCCGGCTCAGCAGAAAATCGTAGAGCACCTTATTGAGGCGGCAATCGCGTTCGCAGTAAGGGATCATCTTTGGAGTGAATGTCTCGAACAGAGGCGAATCGAGCTTTGGAAATCCGAGAATTTCTCCCCAGGTTGCCAGTTTATGATTTTCCAATTCTGGAAACAGAGCACGGCTAATCTCTACCGTGTCGTCAATCCGATCATTGTCGATCTCGATGAGTCCGTTCGTGAGCTTCTTAATCACCCGTGCGTCATAGCCACGAAAATTATGCCCGATGACACGATCAGCTTCAGCCAAACGCATAAGGCCAAGCGGCACTTCGTCATCACCGATGTACGACACGTATTCATCAGTGTGATAGTCCAACACGCCGACCATCCAGATGCGATCCGGCTTAAGTCCGTTGGTCTCCAAATCTCCTATAAGGATTTCCATAATCTATTCTTTCAAAGCAATACGACATATGGGCACATTGCTCTGTGAAAAGTCACTAATCTTTTATCAGTGATGTAAAGGCTTAGCTCGCTACGCATCGCTAATCCTACGCGGTTCGGAATGCTTCGCTTCGCTACGACATTCCTTCCAGCGAATACTTGAAGAGTATTCATTCAGATATTTGTTCAATTCATCAACCTAGATCAGACCTTTCCTCCCCCTGCAAAATCTCCGAAGAGATAATGAAGGGAGAGAAAAGCAGTCATCAACCTGAGTCTTTTGACCCCTGATCAGCCACGTTGTCGTTCTACGGACAGTGAACGGTTACCCGAATATTCACTTGAGCGGCCCTATCTCAACCCTGGCATCACCTACAATCGAAGCTTTGGGATAATGCGTCGCGTAGCCTTGCGGCTTTGAACGAGTACGCGTCTTGTGCTTCCGGTATGTCTTGAGGGTTTAACGGTTATGGATTAAAATCCAAGCTCATGCGCCCAGACCGATCAGGGGGATCGGGCGCATGCGGAGAGGTGTCAAACTGACGAAGACACAACTCTCCTCTTATCTGAGTGCCTTTTCGCAAAAATTAATTGCGCGAGCAGCCGTTTAGACGGACACCTAACGGTATGTCCGAATTCCGTCTCGTTGGTCGCCCTACCTCATCAGTCCGGTCTGCGGCTCGATTGTCTCAGCGAGCCCTGGTAAATGTCCCGGATATGGTGCTTGGGGTGGAAGAAACCCCTATAACTTCCTAGGCGTATGTCGTTTCGTAGTCGGAGTATCGAATCGTCGGAAGCGATACGTCAAATAGTTCAGTGGAATTACTTATAATTATTGAAATCAGCTTGACAGAACACGACAGCGTGGTAGTTTTCGCAGATGCGTGAAAGAAAACATCCAGGTTTTGACCTTTTTGGCGACTCGGCGGTGCTTGCTGCGTTCATCCGCGACATTGTGCAGCAAGAAGTCGAAGACCTTCGAAAAGCCCCGATGAGCAAACAGGACCTTGACCTGTCGCTCGACCAGTTCAAAAAGAACGTGGAAGCCGAGCTTGGCACAATCCTGCGGATTTGGGCTCCGGCTAATATCAGGACCTATATTCAAAAGAAGGTCGAAGAATCGGCGTTCGATCTCGTAATGGCCGCAATGGGGATATCGAGAGATTCCTGGGGCAAATGGCAAATCAGTAAAGCCAGCGAAACCATGAATTTCATCACGGATGCGGCGCGCGAGACTATTGACGAATGGTTTACGCATCAAATCGGTGACTTGCCTGATTTGCCCAATACGGTAAAGAAAGCCATCGAAAAAGAATACTTGGAACACTATCAGTCCGAGGTTCGGCGGCGTATGAAGGCAGAGGCCGAGCGTCAGGCGCTGCTTACGGTCACGCGGATGGTTGCCGAGATCAACGGGGACAAGTCGTGAATTTTTTCGCCACAAAGTACCAGATAAGCATGGGTGGATCATGGCTTGAATGCACCCGCGACACTTATAGTGTTTTTACCGGCCGTAAGCGTACGCTCGTGCAGGATGGGCGAGGACCTGACGGCTGGTCTGTACATAAGGAAGAGTAATGAATCATCCTGTTCTTGATCTTCACGCCTCTATCGCGTGGGACCTGGATGGTACTATTTTGGATGGACGCAATTCGCAGTTCTTTCGAGAATACATCTTGGCCCATCCTGAGAAGCAGCATCACATCGTGACGTTCCGTGATCCCGCTGGTGCGCTTCTCGGTGCGTTGAAACTCGGTAGCCTTGGAGTTGGCCCTGACCTGATCACGTCGGTCAATGGATGCCCGACTGAGGTCTACGGAGCCTGGGGCAATCGTCGTAAGATTTACGACAAGGATGCCGTGGGTCGATATCTCGAATGGAAAGGCCAAAAGTCGGCAGAGCACGGCTGTACTGTGTTGGTCGATGATATGCCATCGCAAGTCGTGCCCGGCTGCAATAAGTTTGGCGTTGCGTTTCTTAACAGCCTTGATCCGATCTAGAGGAAAGCCATGAGCGATCTCACTGTAGAAGAGAAAATGAACTTTGCAGCGCACCGTGCGCGCGAGAAAGAGGCGGAACTATTCCGCTTCAAGGAAAACCAGCCTCATTTTCCGATGGGGTTTTCGATTTCAAACCGCAATCCAGGTCATTGGGATGTATATGCGGATGAATGTCGCGGTCGGGCCACCGCGTTTCAGGACGCCAACCCGGCCGGGTTCACCTCGGCCAGGGACGGGCAGCGGGAGCGAGCCTTTCGTATTCGAGGGGAACCCGGCAATGTCATAGTCATGGATGAACGATGGGACCCCACTCGCCCGCATCCGCGTCAATCAGTGATTTTCCGTAGCGTAATGGCCGCGATGGTCTATATCTGCGAAGAATTGATGCAGGAGCCGAAGCGCGATGGAAATCCCTAATATCAATGCCGATCAAGGCGAGGTTCTTCGACAAGAGGCTGAGTATGAAGTGCGGCTCGCCATCCTTGGGTCAGAGCAAATCCCGTCGCTCGGCGTCTCGTTCGTCGCTCTGCTCTACGCGGTTATTCCAAAGCGCAAGCAGATCGTGATGCTGCGCGTACATCGCGCGGATTCCTACAGCATTGCGCGTCGATGGGGGCGCATTGAGAGCCGTGCCGTTTCGCAAGGACAGATCGAGGCCGCCATACGGGAAGCTAAACCTTTTAGCGATGCCGCTTCGAAGAGCCCAGCTTGATGAGGAATGCTCCGCCTCCATTCAAACTCCGGCATGACCGGACGTTAGGATGGAGCGCGGCCCATGTGGGGAATTCTTTACAGATTTCTCCACTGCGGCCGGTGATGACCGTAACAGTATCCGTGCGGTGATCCAGGAATCGCTGAGTAATCTGATGCGCTTCCTGAATAGTATAGCCGTGAAGGTCCAACGTTGTTGGCGGTGAGATTTCTTCCATAGCAAAGCGTCGTCCATCGACAGGTTGGCCTAGTGGCGTAACCCGACGTTTAACGATCTCCCATAGTTCAAAATCTCGCATGGCCATTATTTAGAGTTGACGGAAGTCACCAATATGGATAAGGTTGGAACAGTATAGGAGAACACTGCCTTGAACGTCTAATCTCATGAATGATGTGCTGGAGACTTGCCTCGCTTAGGCGGAGGTTTCGCACGTCTACGTCACGAGATCAAATTAGACTGAACCAAAGGTGTTCCCATGATACCCCTAGACAACTCTGATGTAACTAACGACGACATTTTCAAAATGCTCGCTGGCGAACTATTGCCGAGCGATATTCATAAGCGACGCGAAGAAGCCGAACAAGAACGACTCCAAGCGGTCGTCAAAGACGAGCTTATAGATTTCTATAAGGGTTTGAATACGAGCCACCTGTTGGAGCAATACCGACAGATTAGGCGAGGAAATCGCGGCCTCGTGCTTTTCGATATCGAGTGTGATCCCTACTCGACGTATTACGACCTGCCGCCTCGGAATTTTCCGCTGGAGCGTCTGTTCATAAAGAATGGCGTTCGGAAAGAGTTTCGATCCGCTCATGGTGTCGCGCCTTATCGCGGGACCGTCCTGGATGCGCTGAAAGAACTTCTCAATACCCGAGAGCACATCCAACGCGGCAAGAAGGCCCGGCAGCTTCGCGCTAAACAGCGAAAGGGCCAGGGCAAAAGCAAGAATCGGTGACTTCAATAAGCCGACCAACAAGGTTATTGCACCAAATTTGGTAGCTTGCTAGGAAGGGTCGTGGCGGCGGAAACACCGTACGTCGCCACTCCCAAACTTCTTTTCATGGTGTTCCTTTTTATCCAAGGTCTTTTTCAAATGACGACTCAGAATGATAACGCGCGCTCAAAGAAGGCGCGTGCTGGTGGTGGCCGTGAACGTCGTCCGGCTGACACAAAGTATCTCCGCGATTGGCTCGATTCTCTCGGCCTGGAGGTTAACCCTTCCATTCACATCAATGGTCATGTCTACTCAAACGCTCTTGTAGTTGTAGATTTCGGCAGCCCAATCAAGCACGTGAAGCTGTCTTCGGAGCAGAATGCAGAGCTTGGTGACCGTCTTCGTCTTCTCGCCAAAGACGTGCTGGGCCGCGAAGCCAGCATTCGTGTGTCCCACGATGGACCGAACGGAGTTTACTGGGCAAGCGTGAGCTAATCTGGGATAGGTGGGGAGGACCGCCTCCCCACCACTCGGAGGTAAAGAAAATGAAGGCTAGCTATTCTGTTAATTACGAAATTGTAGCGAAGCTTCCGCCAGGAAAACGTTGGCGATACTTGTTTCGTCGCGATGCCTTTTTCAGATACGAGCTTCCCGCGATGATCGTTCTGATCGCGATACTTGCACTACTGCGATGACGACTCCGTCCATCCGGAAATGGAAACCGCAAGTACATTTCAACCGCTTCAAAGGAATGGGATGGACCTTTCTCGTTTATCAACATCCGGACCACAATCCCGTAATCACTATTCAAAAATGGGGTGGAAAGTGGCGGTTCGAGTTTTACCGAGACTATTTCTATATGCGCGCGTTGCGCAAGAAATACGGCAATTTCCGCTAGACTTTCGATCATGGAGGAAATGTGCGCAAGACAATTTGTGAAGACGAGCTACCTGAATTCGAAGATCGTGTTGAGCACAAGGTACGCACTAATGTGCCTACCAAATATCTGCTGATTGACACCGAAACTGGTCAGGTATACAGGGGGAGAACCCCTCAAGAGAAGATTGAAGCTGGTGGATATGACTGGGCACCGATCAAGGTCGAAGCAGAGAACCTGATCAAAGCGCTCCTGCAAAGGATGCGAGGGTGATCCATGTCTGTATCCGTAATAGAGCGGGTGTTCTTGCCCGCGCTTGAAATGCGCCTCGTCCACTTACCTTACAAGTCTCCTTCCGATCATTGGTCCAACGGGACCTATGAATTCATAATGAAAGGGGAGACGCTTATGTCGTTCCCCTGGGACTTTATGGGGGATGATGTTCCGGTCGAGCGTCGCGTGAGTTGGTTCGGTCGCGTCACGCCGCAACTCTATGTTCTCAAGTCAGGAGGGCATATGGGGACTAAGCGCAGTCGCTGGGGTCGAGGCAACAATGTCTTCGAGCATCTGGTCAACGCTTACCGTGATTGTCCCCGTGATCAGCTTCTAGAGCCTCTAGAAGCGAACTATGATCCTTGGGGTATCGTGGACATCATGCGTGCCGCTGATCGCCGCTTGAGCTTTACCCGCCTCACAATGCACGCCATTATGATGGAAGATGGGCGTGAGGCAGCGCGCCGGGTCCTGGCCGAACGTTTCAAGGATCGCAAGAGCCGCTATAAATAGGGGCATGTCTGACGATCTCTCGCGCCTCCTTCAACTTTCTGGAATTCCTCTCACCGAGGGTGTTTACATCCACAGCCTTCCTGAGCTTGCCGCTTTTGTGGTAACGCTGGCCGAAGCATACGATGCTGCACCGATTCATGATCCAAATGCGGATAAGCACTGGGATGCTGCCAAGCGACACACACTCGACGTTCTATTCAAGCGCGTCAAGGGCACTGGCATCGACATCCAGTTCACTCAGGAAGACCCTTACACGGAGTTTGGCCACAAGCCGCGCATGATGATTCGTGCAATGCTGTACGACATCCTGATCAATAACCGTCTGCTGATCTATTCTGGCACGACGAGCGATCATCCGAATTTCACGGCCGACGAGAACACAGTATTCCGCACCATCCATGACTACTTTACGCATGGAAAGATGCTATCCACATTCAAGCAGAACCTGCTGAAAGTAATTCCGAACATCGCCCAGGGTCATAAGCCGACTCAGGAAGAGTTAGAGAAGGCGCTGCCGCAGGTCTCGATGGCGCAGGGCGGCAACAAGGGCCACTCATTGACTGCTCGTGGTGAATTCAATTCGTGCTCAGCGCACATTCGCCTCGCGCCCAAGGAGGCCGCACCGTGTCTGTTCACGGAGGTCGCCGGGCAGATCGCATTCTTTATGTGCACGGCTCAATACGCACCGCAAAAGGTCGCAGTGCTGCCCGGTTTCGATTTCTACAAGATCGGCCAAACGATCCCGAATACACCACAGGACGCTCGAAAGACTGAACTGATGCAGTTCCTTTCGAACGCCCAACCCGATCAGATGCTACCGATGGCCATCAAGGCACGCGAACAGGTCAAGGTAAAGATACTGTTCAAGAACATCAACTCGCACGACTTTTAAGGCGGGATGCCGCCGTATTTTCGGATTAGGTCCAGCGCCCAATCCGAAGGCGTCCAGTCTTTGATGGAGTTTCCGCAACGTCCATTGAGAAAGTGCCGAGATAGCCTTCCGCGTTTAACTCCGGTTCGGCGTAGCCTTGAAGCCCTTTGGTTCGACACGGGTTTTCCCGACGCCCTTTAAGATTTCCCGACCTTCGCTGACGCAATTTGCCAAGGCTACCATGATCTTAGCGTTCGATTCACCCCAGTAAACGGTGATATTTGGAATATTTCCAGGAGGGATAAACACCATGCGGTGTGAGTTGAAGACGGCTTCGATGAATTTGTCGCCGTTCAGCGACATCGAAAACATTGTGTTCTTATTGACGAGCGTGAACCCCAAATTGCTACCCTCGACAAATTTGTTATTTTCGTCGTAGGCGTTTGCTTGCACGTTCAATCGCGTTTGCGGCGCGTCGCTGATCTGCCAATCAGCATTTCGAATAGCGATGTAAGGTGAACTTTCGTCCAGGTGTTTGGTCAATTGCCAAAGCGAACCATCCTCCCACGCGATCTCCGCCGAACATTTGTCCGAATTGTTCGGATCATTAAAGATCGTTCCGAATACGGTCCAGTTCGTTTTTCCGGGAATTTCTTGCTTGTAGAACGTCTTCGGCTCGGCCGCATGTGCAACCGTGGCGAACAGCAACAGCGCCAGCGTGATGATGATTCTCACTCGGAGTCTCCCTTGTGGCATCCAGCAAGCATCTTCATGCGTGGCTGGCCATTGTCCTCGATGTTTTCGGAATAATACCAACGACCGTTGCTTCGTTCGTTCCAGATGCGACCGACCATCTTGACTCCGCCATTCTTTTTCAGCGTGCCTCGCCAGATGATCTCAAGCTGACCCGGCGTCTGGCGCAGGTAGTCGCCACTGTATTGATCTGACCGCGTGAATACTCGGCCGAAGATCGTCGTATGCTTCACCAGAAGGGTTTGGAGCGCACCGCGAGTGTTATTCGAATAGTCGAAACCTGGAATGACCTCGACCACATGAACCGGATCATCATCCTTCTCGGGCGGCCACAGTGAGATAATTCCACAGACAAGCTCGGTGGGAAATTCCGTTGGTGCCTGCGGTAAAGTGGATTTGAATTGTGCTTGCGCCACGCTCGGTAACAGCATCAACGAGACGGCGAAGAGAAACTTACGCATTTGGTTATCCTCTACCTCTTTAGCGAAAAATTACGCTTTTGATCGAACCGATGCTTCCTGGATGTTCCATGTATAGGTGGGTCGCCCACATAGGAATTACGAACGCCAGCACGTGGATCATCACAACGAGCGTCAGTAGACCTCCGAGTTCTTCAAATCCGACCGTCCGCCAAAAATAAAGAAAGATCACGAGGCCGATCAGTGTCAGAGTAAACACCATAATTAGCGTAAGGTTTGCCCCGCCCCAAATTCCGGCCAGGATAGCAACAGCAAAAGTGAATAACGGCATTTCGTTTCCTTTAAATTCGGGGCTTGTAGCCGCCGACCCGTTGAGCCATTTCCGCGACCGTACGAATCAACTGATCGCCATCCATTTGCTTGGACAATTCTTGAATCAATTGGAGCAGCTTGTCGCCGCCCATGTAGTTGTGACGAGCGCCACCCACCTTTACGAGACGGCCACTCTCGAATTCAAGCTCACCGAGAGACGTAACAACGACTTTGGGCATGTCTAAGCCTTTTCCGGCGGCGTCGGAAAGATGTCTAGATTCCAACGCTTGGCGAACCGCGCAGCACCGGCTTCATCGGTATCGCGGCTGGTCGTGGTTGGGAAGCGCAAACGCGATCCCGAAACGCTACGATCAACGGTCCAATAGAGCCGGTAGTGATCTGATGCGATCCGTTGAATCTTGTGGCGATATGAGCCTGACGAATTATGCTTACTCATGACGTAGCTTCTTCGGTGAGACCGGCCTTGTGGATCGCCATCACGGCGCGCTGTAAGATATCGCGATGCGCGATCCTCGCGCGCTCAAGGCGATCTGCGGCTTCCGTCATCTGGCTAGGCAGAGACGTAGCCACGCGCTGCGCGGCATTATCCACGTCGTCCCATGACCTGAGGAGGGAATCGACGTGATCCTGAACAGTGCTCATGAGAAAATTCCTGCGACTCGGAGTTGGCGGGTGGGCATAAGAGGCTGCAATTCGATGATGAGCCGGTCGGCATCTTCTTTGGACACGCGAGCGTAATCATCGCGAAACAACCCAACCCACATAGTTTCGCCGTCGCTTTCACGCCATCCCTTGAAGTACAGATCGGAGCCGGTTGGGTTTTCCGCGATGATCGCGTAACCGCCCGTGGTCTCCGGCATCTTGACAGGGGTGGAAAACATCAATTGCTCCAGTGAGTTTGGCCGCCCTTGTGGTTCAACGTCCACAGAGGATGATCGGGATCAATTTGCCACTCCGTCAGCAAAGCGACGGCTTGGCCGTACCCAACCGCGTCGGACAGATGTTCTGCTAAGACCCTGAGATTTGGGGCCTTATAAACTAGGACAGTAATCCACTCGGTCGCGGACACCTTGCTCTCAACGACAATACTCGCATCGCCTGCATCAAGAAGCACGCGCCGAATACCGTCAGTTGTTATGCCTTCATAGACCATCGTGTATTTCTAACATGATTTCGCCTATCGTCAAGCGTTTTTGGAGATTTGTTTTTAGGGGTAATTTCGTGTACAAATCGAACGCGAAAACCTATTTGGGAAAAATGAAACTTAAATTCCGCGAGACTGATAAAGAGGTGAGGGCCGTTAGGGTTTTGTGGTTCTGTAAGAATTGCGCGACCAATGTTGATATGTGCTACAAGTGCCAGAATGCCCCGCTTGAAATCGTTACTGATGCGCAAATGATCGAAATAATTGATCAGGATCGATGGAGCCCTGAAGTGGCTTGCGAGGCCATCGAATGGGCAAACGAAATTGAGGGACGTGTGAGGTGCCAAATAGGCGCGGTTCTCGGCTATCGGGTATTGATCGCCCGTTTTACCGATGAAAATGATCGGCTTCACTTCAAGTTTAGATGGTCGTGAGCTATAGAAGACGATCCTATAGCTCACGATTGACGGATTACGTTTTCGTCTATACTGCTTTTGGATGAATCAACGAGCACCAATTAACCGATTTTTCTCTGACCGCGCCTGGATCGAAGGGGCCGCCGAGCGCCAGCTTGAGCAGCTTGCCGATACCGAGACGGTTCAGGCGGTGGCCGCCATGCCTGATTTGCATCCGGGAAAATATGGCCCGGTGGGTTGTGGGATGCTGAGCACGCAAATTCATCCACGCATCGTCGGTTCCGATATTGGCTGCGGGATGGGTCTCTTCATGACCGACCTGAAGCACCGAAAGCTTCGAGCAGATAAGGTTGCGGAACGTCTAAAGGACCTGGACGAACCTTGGAGTGGCGATCACCGTCACCGAACTGAACAATGGGGGTTTCGTCCATCTCCGTACGATGGGGGCCTTGGGACCATCGGCGGCGGAAACCATTTTTGCGAACTGCAAGCCATCCATGAGATTTTTGACAAAGAAGCAGCCTCAAAAGCGAACCTCGACGCCGACATGGTGTTCGTGTTGGTCCACTCCGGGTCGCGGGCTCTTGGCTATTCTGTTTTGGAAAGCCTCCTTGCAAAAAACGTAACGACCCTTCAGGTAGATTCCGAAGATGGTGGGCGCTACCTGACTGACCACAAACACGCGGTGGATTGGGCAGAACTAAACCGCCAGATCATCGCTGAGCGAGCAGCGGAAGCGGCCCGTGGCGTGATCACACCAATTGCCGATCTCAGTCATAACTTCCTCGAACTTACCGAAGATGAGCGCGTGCTACATCGCAAAGGCGCGGCTCCTTCTGATCGCGGACTTGTGCCGATTCCTGGGTCTCGGGAAACACTGTCTTATCTCGTGCAGCCACTTGATACGGCTACCGCTGATTCGCTTACGTCATTGGCTCACGGTGCTGGGCGCAAATATGATCGCGGGTCCATGCATGGCCGCGTGCAGAACGTCAAATCGGTTCGCGAAAAGATGGCCAAAAATCCTTTCGGAGGCATTGTTGTTTGCGAGGATCGTAATCTGTTGATGGAAGAGGCAGGCGACGCGTACAAGAATATCGACCGCGTGATCAATGATCTAGTGGCGTTCGGTCTGGTCAAGGTCGTCGCTACCTTCCGACCGCTAGTGACGTTCAAGACGGCGCAGTCAGCAGCGGCCGAGAAGAACAAAAGTTGGAAGGACAAGTAATGCGTGTCCTCAGTCTGGGCGTGTCTCCCATCGTGCTGGTCGAAGATAAAGATGCGGCCGAGGAATGGATGAACATTCGGAACATGACCGATGATGAGAAAGCTTTTCTGCGTTGGAATTTTCAATGGATCGACGTGATGACAATTGAGGATGTTCGCAATGCACCAAGGTAATCCTGCTTTCATCTTTCTATATGCGGTTCCGGTTGTTCTTGTCCTCGCGCTTGTTCTTTGGATACTCAAATAATGGAACAGCAAAACGATCACTGCATGCTTTTCGCGGGTGGCCAATATTGGTGGATCACCAAGATGAGCGGTCTCGGACGAATTACGTGTCGCAGGTGGGAGTTAGAGAGCGAATTCACTACGGTACTTGACCTAAGTGCTGTTCGCTGGAACGACTATATCGATAAGGCCGTCAGCCTTGTTCGAGAAAACGCAAGAGTATTTCAGAATGGTTGATACCCTCCATTGGCTAATTGATGAGCGACTGACTGAAAACCAGTACAAAACCGGCTTTCCATCGCTGGCCGATGCTGCGATACAACAAGGCCATGAGGTCGATGTGGTTTACTACGCGGGTCGTGGAGAACCGATCCAAACCAAATTCGGTGACAAGTCTTTTGTGGTCACGCACGGTACGATCCAGTTCTGTAAGCAGGTCGAACGGCAATTCGGCAGATCGTGGATGCCAGGATTGTACTTCAATGATAAGGTGAAGTTGTTTCACAAGTTTGCCGCTCACATCGGACGAGACAATCTAGTGAACTCGGACTACCGGATCATCCCGTACATTGATCTGTCATCCCTCAATGAGATGATCTTCGCTAAACCTCTATCAGGGCTGAAAGAGTTCGTCGGGCAGGTCATTGATCCCAGTAAGGGTGATGACATGTTTAAAATCACCCAAGGGCACGTCATCGATCCTGATACGCTCTGTGTAGTTGCGACGCCCCGTAAAATTCAATCCGAGTTCCGATATGTCATCGCGGACAAAAAGGTAGTGACCGGATCGGAATATCGTTGGGATAACGTTCTGGATGTTCGCCGCGATACCTTACCGGAATGCGATGTCATGGCGCAAAAAGTTGCTGACATGGAATGGCAAGCCGATACGGTGTATGTCTGTGATGTGGCGATGACCGAACTGGGTGCCAAGGTGGTTGAGCTTAACGCGTTCTCGTCATCAGGGCTCTACGCGTGTGACACCACGAAGATCGTAGAAGCCGTGGCGGCTGCGGCCTATAAGGAATGCTTTGGTGAATAAATTACCTCCGAATATCCACACGGGCGATACCGTAACGATTTTGGCCGAAGGGAGAACCCTTGAGGCAGCCGTTGTAATTGCTTCGCCTAATTCGGTAAGCCTACTGTTGTCGTTTGAAGCTATTCTGCACGGACACGTGGGGATGATGCCCGTGCTGTGGGACAACGATGAATACGTGACGCTCGACGGAGATAAGGTTGAGGTGAGTCAACCGTCATGAACCTGATCATCACAAGCGGGCGTGGCCCGGCCGAATGCCGTCTTGCCGTGGCAGAGATCGTAAAGAGGCTCTGTAAGGATGCCAGCGAGAATGACCTGACGACCTCCGTAGTTGAGGGCAAGGCACCGGACAAGCACGGGCCGGGTTCCGTCGTGGTCATGCTTGAAGGCGAAAGCTCCAGTAGCTTCGCTCAAGGATGGCTTGGTTCGGTCCAGTGGATCGCACAAAGCACCATACGTCCGGGACATAAGCGGAAGAATTGGTTCGTTTCCATCACCGAGCTTCCAAACGCACCTGCAACGCAGACGATCAAGCCTGAGGACATCCGCTTCGAAGCATTTCGCGCTGGTGGCCCTGGCGGGCAGCACCAGAACGTTACGGATAGCGCGGTGAGAGCCACGCATGTGCCGAGCGGCATGCGCGTCGTGGTGCGCGATGGGCGATCTCAGCACCAGAACAAAAAGGTCGCCGTACAGCGTCTAGGAGAGCTTCTGGAGATCAAGAACGAGATGGATCGCGGCACTATTCTGGAGGAAGCCTGGAAAGCGCACGATCAGATCGAGCGCGGTAATCCAGTCAAGGTGTTCCGGTCCTAACCGGAACCAACTTTTTCCATCGAAAACAGATCATAGACGTAATCAATATCGACGTGCCCCTGCATTTTGAGCATCAGCAAGTCTTTTTGATCTTTTACAAATATCGACCAGCCGACTACTCGGGCGCGCTGATGCCCAAGCTTTTTAACTAGATCGACCAGCGTTTCGCCGTCTTGTTCGGTTGATGCTCTCTTCGCGGACCGAGAGACTTTTTGCTTTTGGATGAGAGTTTGCAGAAAATCCCATTTCGGCTGAACCATGAACTGGTAGGCCGAAGCACCACTAGTCCGAACAAGATGATGGTAATTGTCATAGTCGGCGCGGTTATCGCATAAGATTGATTTCGCTTTCGCCAAGACAAGATTATCCCCGTCGATTGGCGACAAAGATTCTGACGACAGCGGTGTAGACGTGATCTGCTCGGTCACCAGAATCAGATACGGAGGGCAGTCATCCCAAGCGCCTGGACGCCTATATCGCGTTCCCTCGTCCTTGGTTTCCAACGCGACAAGGTAATCCGCATAGCGGCGCTTCACATCAGATAGCTTGGCCCATCGGTGAGGTTTTGGAAAGAATTTGGGCTCGTGGGTGCTTCCATTCCAGAACAGTCCTGAGACGGGATGTCTGATTGAGTAAACAAGTTCTTTGGTCTCGATAAGCTCGTTCACTTGGATTTCCGTGCAGTCTTATTTTTGAAACATTGGAAGGTCGCGCCAGTAAATTCCGGATCGACTGGTGGCAACATGATCATGCGCACCAATAGCTCGACCTGGGCCTCGCACTCTTTTAGAGAGTATTTGTACGGCCCATACGTGTAAACCAGCGCATGGGCCGCCGAGAACAGCTTGATGTATGTGACAGCCGCCAATAAGAGCATGTTAGGCGTTTCTCGCGCTTGCGGCCGGTTCGTCTTCGGCCACTGGTTCTGAGTTGACGACCGTGATTCCATAGACAGCCAACCCGATGGCTTCCGCAGTGCTGACGTGCGCCGGAATGAGAAAAGCTCCAATCAGACGTTCGCCAACCCCGGCCGTGCCGACCTTGGACACCCCGTCGAATAACTGAGTATGATCGACCTCGAATGTGATGCGAGATTTTGCCATTTGGTGATGCCCCTACTTGTGGAAGATGATCGAACGAACTGTGTATTCGAAAACAGTTTCCGGAGAACGGTCGCTGACCGCTCGCAGGCGCACCGTGTCGTGGCTAATTTCCTCGACCGAATAGCTATAACCAAATAGACCTTCTGCGGTGCGGCGTCGAGCAGTATTGCTCAGATGACCAATAGCGGCCTCCCGAGACCCGAACGATTCCGCCGCATCCAGGTCCGGATACGGGGGAAAGTCGTCTCCCGAATAGGGCTCCGGCGCGATCATAGGTGCTAGAAGGAAAATCGCGGACATCGCGGGGTTCCCTTATCCTTCGAGAAGAAGGTCCAGCAACCCATTCGGGTGAACCTGGAGCTTCGTGACATGGCCATTTGGGCGGGTGATCTCCGCTCGAATCAGCTTCGGGCCGAGCGTGTTCAGGTGCTTAATAATGGTTCGTTGATTCGCCGCCGCTGCTACCGAAATACGCATCACGGTTGATGCCTTATCGGTGAACAGAAGCTTGCCATTGGCGTCGTAACCGCGAATCTCACTCATGGGGCTTGCTTTCCGTGTTTGGCATAGAGATGCAGTTCCAGTGCTTCCGGGGTCATCGTGGTTACATCCGGTTCGGCGCTGGTCAGCCGAGTGTGGCCCAGGTGGCGTGCGATTGCTTTTGCGTGGCCTTCGCTTTTGGCGGTGACCGTGCAAGCCTTCCGTTCAGAGCCGTCCGTGTCCGTCATGTAGACGGCGTATTCACTTTCGCGCTTCATGATGATGATCCTCATATCGTGCATGCTTGTAATCGAGAGCTTCGCGTGCGCCCTGCCATGAACCGGCCGGGGCCAGTCGAACGCGGACACGATCCTCACCGAAATTCACCACTGGGCCGGGCCAGCGCCATTCCATCTTAGCAACGGCCTTGGCGCTGCCATCCACGAACACGGAACAGCCGTTGAGGGCCGAGCCATGGTCGCGCATGGCCGCGATCACGGCCTCGCGCAGAGTCTCCGCTTGGCGGACGCAAGTCGTCGGCTGATCTCCGTTCAAACGCGGCCAAGAGAAAGCATAACGGGGCATCAGATGATCTCTCCATAGAGAGTTTCGAGAGCAGCAAGATCGAGCAGCTTGGTAGGGTAGAGCTTAGCATGCTCTTCCGGAGAAAGCTGCCGAAGCGTGGTGTACTTGCGAGTACCCGGATCGTGCGGCGTGAAAAAATAACAATCCGACTTGGGATACCATTGGCAGCCCACAAAGAGATAGGCTGGATCGAGAAGGATCACGTCCCAACCATGAGCGGCAAGATTAGCCGTGTGGTGCCGAGTAGCTTCGTGAAAAGGAGAAAGGAGGTCGGACCACTGAGCAGCCGTGACCTCCGTCTGAAACTCTTTGTGAGCGAGACGCTTTTGGAGAATAACGGTCATCGCCCCGCCATGGTAAAATGCCCGAGGGCGTTGCAAACACGTTCGACGCCGAACATGCGGTGAAATTCTTCACGAGTGATCAGACGGTTCGCCGGGTATTCGCCCTGGATCAGGAACGAGACGACGGTGCCCTTCTGCTCGCCAATCTCAAAGCTCCCGTAACGCTGTCCATTCAGCGCCCGCCGCTCCGCGAAACCGTCCTGCCAATAGATGTCGAACAATAGCCCGTCATCCGAGAAGCCGTGAAAGCCAACGCGGTCAACCTCGATGGCGACACCATTGACGTATTGCCCGTTGGTGTCGCTCAGCGAGAAGGATACGAACGTTGGCTTGCGCTTCATAGTCATCCTGAAACTATTCTTTCAGTGGAAACGTCTAAGTGAAATTATTCTTTCAGGAGCATTCCAGAGTGCAGCAACTAAACCATGGAGGCTGTTATGGTTTAGCTTTCGTACGACAGCCAGTCAGCTAGCTGCACTCAGGAATGCTAGGGAAGGTAGGCCGCTCACACCTACATCGCCGCCGTCTGCTACAACGTAGCGCGCACGGAATCTTTAAGCCTTAAAACGACTTCCCTATAGACTCAATCTACCATAGATTTGGAGTATGTCAAGCCCCTCCTAGGAGCTTCAACGCATCATCCATGCTCATACCGTCGAGCAACTCATTAACGCGAGCGCGCTTCTCGTCCTCGATCTTCGCCCGATTGTCACGCTCTGCACGGTCCGCCGCAATAGCCAGCTTGCCTGCCTCGGTTGATCCGGGATCGACCGTGATATACAGGGTGACCTCACGGCCCTCCCTATCGACAAATACCGGGGTGCCGGACTGCTTCACGATGACGGTGAAATGATGCTTGACGAGACGATTCGCCGTCTCAAGATCGAGTGAGCCGCCGAAAGCGCCGCCCGTGACCTTGACGGAATTCTGCCCGTAGAGGCGCGTGTGATAGCCGATGGTGATCTTGGTCATTACTGCCCCCGCCGATGGTCAACGATTGCCTGCACAATGACCGCGATAGCGGTACCGCGCTTCGGAGAAGAACCAATCTCCTTCTTATAGAGGGCGATCAGCTTGTAACGGTCATAATTGTTTTCACCCATGCCAATGTTAAGGCTTTGAAGATTGGTGTGAAAATCAGACATTCGCGTTCTCCTCTATGAACCCAATCTACCACGAATCGGAGAAGTGTCAAGCAAAAGGACCTGCATATTATGCGGGTCCTTTTATAAATACAAAGATGACATGGAAACACAGAAAACCAGAACCGTCCCACATCCAAGGTACTTGCGTCGTATGCAGTAAAAATCCTCAGAAACCCAAAGGCAATGGTGCTTTTCGTGCCATGTGTAGTACGTGTAACAGCCGCCTCTACCGGAAAAGTGGCTACAGGACTTTCTCAAAATACCGAAAATCAGTGGGGATGATCTGCGAGGAGTGTGGATTTGTTGCTAAACACACGTGTCAAATGGATGTTCATCATATTGATCGAAATCACAGCAATAATGATCCGGCCAACCTCATGACCCTCTGTGCATGCTGTCACAGGCTGGAACATTTTGGACACACGGAGATGGTGCCGCAGGGAGTGGTGCATCCACTGGGACTCGAACCCTAGATTTCTCGCTTGAAAGGCGAGCGGCCTTACCTTTAGCCGATGGATGCGTGGCAGGACGCGTCGGACTCGAACCGACATTCTCCTCTGTGAAAAAGAGGGCTCCTATTCCGTTTAGAGGAGCGTCCCGTAACCAAAATTTGTGGTGCTTCCAGCGGGATTCGAACCCGCGTTTTTGCCTTGAGAGGGCAACGTCCTAACCACTAGACGATGGAAGCGTGGCGGGAATGACGGGACTCGAACCCGCAACCTTCCGCTCGACAGGCGGACGCTCTAACCATTGAGCTACATCCCCAAAGGGGGTCTTATTTTATGAGGGCATAAAAAAAGCCCCCACTCGTACATCCGGAGCGGGAGCTATCCAAAGAGACACGAATGTCTCTTGAACAGGTCACCGCGTTTGCGGTGACCGTGTATGAGCACGGTTACCGCGAGAAAATATCTTCCTCGCGTTCGTCAGAGGCCGTAAAGGCCATGATGGTGTGCATCGTGCTCATGATCCTATTTATATAACCGACGAGATTTGGCGCGTCAACAACTATTTTCGGATATTTTGGTTTTAGTGATCCTTGCGGAATCCACGCAGCTTGATCGTCTTGTCGGCTCCCCCGAGCTTCAACGCCTTCTTAGGCTTTCGCTCCATGTCGAAACCATCTTCCTCGTAGCCGCCCTGGGATACGAAGCCGAAGCTGACGTACCATTTCTTCAGGTTCTTTGTATCCATCGTCTCCGGGCTGCTGTGCTTATCCATGTAAGCCTTGGCGGTCAGGTCCAGCGTGACGCCGTGTTTATCCGCGAGTCCGCATAGGAACTGCATTGCGGCCTTTCCCGCGCCCTGGCGCTTCTCTAGGGCGAGAACATCCGAGATGTGAACGCCGGGACCGAACGGGCTAACCTCCAATGTCGCGATGTTATTGAACACGCGAGCGTTCCGCGAGAACGGATGATCGGCCGTTGCTTCGTAGTATTCGTTCATGAATGCTTCAACGTTCGGCGGCATCGACCCTTCTTCCAGGGGTGTCGATCCTCCACTCAGCTTTTCGATCTGTGCTTCGATGGCTTCAAGCTTTGTGATGATGGTTTGTTTATCTGACTGAAGCCCGCTGTTGGTGAGGCGATGAGTAAGACGAAGGCGTTCAGCTTCGAGACGCTTTAGCTCGACGTTCTTTTGAGCTTCAGTACCCACGCCTTCAATGAGATTCAGCATATCGCGCATTTTCACAGCAATCTTCCTCCTAACTGAACGATCTCTTCAATGGACAGCGGATAAGCATCGTCCATACCTGAAGCGTTTTCGCAGATGATTTCGGGCAGGTTCAATTCTTTTGCGACGGCAAGTCGATGATTGCCGTTGAACGCGAAAATCGAATGGTCACCCTTCGGCATTTCAAGACGGCTCTTGCCAACCTGAATGCAGTATAGAATTTCACCATCTTCTTCAACCTCTGCCTTGAGGTCGGCTACCGTGTAGCCGTCATCTCCGGCTCCGGAATATGGATCGTCGTAAAATTTGATGGCCGAAGGAGGTAGATAGAAAGGATGGAATGGTTTCGGAAATTTTCCATCACCTTCGATCAACGTCATGATATCGCGCATGTTCATTGCCCGACCACCGTAAGCTGAATGTTGTTTTGCTCGCTATACGATCTGACCGCAGCAAGAACTTTAGGAGGAATGCTATTTTTGATTCTGATCTCAGCTAGATATTTCGACAGCATCTGGATGTTTCCTACAACGAATGTCTCGTCCGGCTCGTTCTGACTGTCCTCGACCGCGTTTTGTTCGTACTGTTGTAGTTCGTCTGGTCCGCAAGACCGCGATGCTACGGCCTGCCCGTAGTTGTAGACGGCCTGTCCGTTTATGTTGAAACAATCATTCGGGATGCCGCTTACGACGAAACAGCAACTACCTGCGATATTCCATCTGGCGTCATCTCGGCTGAAGCTCAGACCGGTGAACCATGTTGCGCGACCGTACTTATTGACGTTAGGGATCATGGCTTTTGGAATGTAGTGTTTGGTGCGACCAACCATGGCGTCGCGACGGATATAGGCGAGAGCGCCCTTATCGTCCACCCAGCGATACAGCGGGGCAGACGCGGCTACACGACTATCAACGATAGCTTTTATCTCGCGAATATCCATGACGTATTTAAAGCGCGTCGGCCAGACCGGTCAGCGTCGCGACTGCTTCCTGGCTCAACAACAAACGACCTGATTCCAGCGTTCCATCCAGTTTGTCCAGCACGGCAAGCATAATCGGGTTCGTATCGAACGCGACGTAATTGCCGCCGTGAAGGCTCCAAATGATATCGAATGATGCATCATCTTCGTCTGTAAGCTGAACGACGCCTAGAGCGAGTGGTTCATTCGCAATGCTGGGATCAAAGTATTCCGCCTTCAAACTGCCGTCCATCAGCAAATCGATTATCAGGTTAATCATCTCAATCTCTCCTAAGATCAGTCTAATAGTTATCCATTTATGCTCATAAATAATGGATGTTTACTGATGGCCTTATCGGCGCAAGTCTCAATATCGAATTCGATCATGACAAGATGAGAGACGAAATTCTTGCTTGCCGTGAATTCTGGATTGCAGCGCGGCCAAGGGCCAAGGGTAGTCTGGCGCAGGAAGGTTTGGATGGCGTAACGCCGTTCATGTCTGCTAGTCGGGAACAGTATGAGCAAAAGATAGCGCAGGGAGAGGCGACAGCCGCGAGAAGAGTTTACCTCAAAGATTATGACGGTCTCTCAGCGCAGTCCTTTCTCGTAACCAAATCAGTAGACCACTCTCGGTGGAAATGGTCCGCAATGGCGAAAGAACGATGTCCCTACACGATAGAGGTTGTCGAAAGGCTGCCGTTCAAACGAATCGGCACAGTGGCTTCGATCATCTTCGAGAATACGTTCTTGCCAGTTCATCGAGATATAGAACCAGATAGCTTAGATCGTTCCAAGAGCCTTGGTTTGGCTCTTGTGCCGGTGACGGGTGGCGTTGGAACACAGATTTGGCACCCTACCGAGAAAAAAATTCACGAGATAAAGGGCAATAGCACGATCTTCGATGATGCGATGTATCACGGCGTGGGTTTCGCTCCCATGCGCATCATTGTCCGAGTTTTTGGTGAGCTAGACCTGGATGCGTTGCGCCCCTATATCGATCAGGGCACCGCCGTGTATCTCTGATCAGAGAGTGATAACTGATTCTGGGACTGCCTTTGACAGAATCTTCTGCCAGTCAATTTCCCCGAAGATACGAAGGATGATCCTTCTCGGAACGAGGCTTGTCCCATGGTACATGGCGTCGTTGAAAACTGTACAGTTACCTTTGATTTCGTAACGCTTCTTTTCGACTGGATGCCAAATCTGTGTTCCAACTCCTCCAGTTTCCGGAATCAAACTCAGGCCCAGGCTCCTCGACTGGTGATAGTCTTTCTGTTCGGTATTGAAGTCTCGATGCGTTGGAAGAAATGTATCCTCCATGATGAGACAGCATACAGCCCCTAGCTTTCCTATGGGAAGGCTTTCGATGCATTCGATTGTATAAGGACAGAGAGTGGCGATCTCATCGCTCCATCTCCATAGGTTTTCGTGGACTGTTTTTGTGACGAGAAAAGAGGGGTTCTCGAAACCGTCGTAGGTTCGTAGATACATGCGCCGAGTTGCGGAAAATTCTCCACTCTTTGTCTCGGCCATCTTTGTATCGTAATACTCTAGGCGTTCGTAGTTCGACCTTGACTCGGACATAAAAGGAGTTCGGCCCGCAATACCATCTTCGATCTGAACGTTATTGGGCCTTGCGTATTTCCACAGGTCCCGACAGGCGAGGATTTCTTCAGAAATCCTTGGGAAGTCGAAATCCAAGTCTATGGTCGCGCCGATGAGTTTTGCCGAATCAATCATTGCAATCCTTTGATCACTGGAGATTTTCTGACATCGGAGGGTAGAAAATCCGTTGTAGGCCGCCACGCCGATGCACGCTCGAAATAATCTATTAATGCGTCGTGCTGTAATGCATCGATTTTCGCCGCAGCAGACTCTCCCGGAAAGTTGTTTACAAAGTCTGGATGAGCTATCGAGTAGTGAGTGAATAGCAAGAAAGAGGTTCTGGTTCGGTAAAGAGTTCGTCCAGCTTTGCGTTCGTTCAAGAATTTGCTGGACATTCGTCGCATCGAAATGGCATCGGTTAGATCGGTTACCCAGTCTTCGAAACGCGTCCATTTGCGTTCATCTATTCGGGTGAGACCGTATTTTTCCTGATCTTTTTCCATCTTGCTGACGGCTCGCTCGCTGCTGATTTGCAGCGCCGTCGTGTTCGGGGCATCAATCGGACAATCTGGACGGTTCAGATAGTCCAAGGTCTGTTGCATTGATTCGACTGGTTCTCCCGGCAAACCCAGGATGAAGAGACCAGAGATGTGGACAGTCGATCCCCATACTGATTTCACATGTTCGAGCGTTTTCTTGACGCGCTCAGACCCTAGACCCTTGCCGACTTTCTTTCCTGCTTCATCATGTAGAGTTTCGATACCGAACACCGCGCCCCGCATCCCGGCGTCCATCAATAGCTGGGCCATCTCTGGGTATTTCCAAAACAAATCCAGACGAGCGTACGACATCCATTCGATTTTGAACGGCAAGGAGGTGAAGACTTCATGTAGAAATTTGACCTTCTCGATGCTATCATTGATCGTATCGTCGGTCATAATGTAGCGAGTGGTGCCGTACCGCTCATAGTTGCGGATCATATCTGCACGCATCACGTCGGCGTTTCGCGCCATATCTCCCCATTTTTTCCCGATCAGTGCGTATGTGCAAAATGCGCATTTGAAAACGCAGCCGCGAGCTACCTCCATGGGGAGTGTTTCGCCATGCTTTACGAAGGCATGTTCTGGCCATTCGATGCGAGAACCAGAGAATCCATCATAGGGATAGTCCTTCTCAAGCAGAACGGTCAGACCTTCCATCAGGTGGGTAACGATATTGTCGCCATACTTGATGTGGTTTGCGAGCGCGATGATCGATGCTTCGCCCTGACCGCACACCCAATAGTCCGCCATATCGGGATAGAAATGCGCGATGAAGGGCATTTCTGTTGTGATGACTTGCGATCCACCAGTGATAATTTTGGCCTGAGGCGCGATACTTTTGATCTCAGCTATGAAGCGTCTTACTTTATCGGCCGAACATCCCCACCAGATGATGTTGTCGTTATTGTCCACTCGGCTGAGAAGGGTAGTGGATATACAGACCAACAGTGTATCCTCTGAAATGAAATTTCGTAGGACTTGATGCCTAGTTTCCCGCGATACTGTATCTACGAGAAAAGTAAAATAATCGATACTAGCTACGGAAAATCCGACTTGTCGTAACTCGGTAGCGAGACGATGAATACCCGTTGATCGCCCAGGACCCTCGGAGAAATGCGTTCCCCCAAAAAATACGACATCGAATTTTGCTTCAGGCATCAGTAGCGGAGCTTCTTCAATTCTTCCAGTTCGCCCATGTAGACGGCCTTCAGTTTGGCTGGTGACTTCAAGGTTGACTGGTAGTCGGTAATCGACGCCTCAAGGGTTGTGATTTTCGCAATCACCTCTTTCTCGAAATCTTTAGTCCAGCGATACGTTGGAACACTAACAACGCGATCCAATTGTGCATCATCCAGGGCGATTTTGGCCTTGGTAGTGATCGCAGTGACCTCTTCTTCAAGAGCGCTACGATTGGGAAATGTCCCGAGCTTCTTGGTGAAGCCAGCATCAAACAGAGCCTTCAGCGCCTGCCAATAAGTGAGGTCGTAGCTGGTATCGGCTACCATTTTCTTATAGCGTTCTGTGTACCAGCCGAGCCGCCAGACGGCAAAGTCGCGAACAACCTGTTCCGGATTTTCGTACGGCCGAACAGCAGCGCCGTTCCAGTCGATGACGACGATGCGCTCCGTAACCTTGTCCTTCAGACCGAAGAAGTCCAATACTTCTTGTTCCCGCCATCCCTTGAGGGTGCCGCGTTTGAATTTGATCGTGATGTCGATTTTGTCTTTCGACCGGTCGGTGTAGCTGATGATCTGATCATTATCTTCCATCTCAATCAGTTTCTTACGGAAGTTCTCGACTTTCACGCCTGGAGGAAGCTCGGTGATTTTGACCGTGCTTGTGTCCTCGATTTCGGCTCTACCGCTAAACTCCCACTGATTAGGTCCAGTGTTCTTTACCTTGACCGTGAACCGCTCGTAGAAGGGTTCCATGCCACGAAGGGTCTTCTCGTCATTAAGAGCGTCCTGGGTGGCTTCGATCAGTCCCTTGAGCGAACGAGGTAGGATGCTGGTGGACCAGCCCACAGCGATGCCCGCGATGCCGTTGAGAAGCACAATCGGGAGCAGCGGGAGAAAGTGGACCGGTTCTTTGTTCGAACCGTCATAGTTGTCCTTCAGCGGTACAAGATCGAGATCGCGATACAAGATCGCCTCGGCCGCCTTTGCGCGCCTCACCTCGGTATAACGCGGCGCACCGATGCCATCGATTGGAGCAACACGGTTTCCGAACTGGCCAAGTCCTTCAATGAGAGGGACATTGTTGTTGTAAGGTGCCGCTAGTTTGCCGATGGCGTCGTTGGCCGAGACCTCGCCGTGCACGTACAGGCGTTCGTATCCCATAAGACCAGAGAGTGCGAATGTCTTCAGCTTCTCGGCTCTACTGCGCAGCAACCAAAGGGCAATTCGCTGGCCGTGCTTCAGGCCGTCCTGCACATTTGGAATGGCTCGGTGGCTTAGAACGTAGATCGCGTATTCGCGAGATGATTGAAGGAGATAATCGCTAGAATTCATGGTCATCCAAAAGTAAGCTTAAAAACACAGGCATCGACGTGGTTTTTGAAGAAATAAAGCGTGTGAAAGCTAGTAGGTTCCTCTATCCAGCCAATCACATCGCGGGCAGTCGATAGGATATGCAAACGCATCTTATCGTGGTTTATCGAGAATTTCAGACATACCATATAAGGGCATTTCGTAGTCATGAAATCCCGATATATGTTTGCAACGTCTTGAATAGAATAGAGAGATGGTCGTCCAACCATTGCCACGTAGCAGAACGTTCCAAACGAGAATACCGAAGGTACTCCAGGTCTCGTGTGGTGTTCAAGAATCCTATGCAGTTGCTCTACATACCGATCCATGTCTTCCGGTCGTCGGCCCTCTTCTTGTTGAACAGCAAGTCCAGACATTCTTTGAGATCGCCCGTCATGGGTCTCAGCTTCGGATTCTCCAAGGCGAATTCCCAATCTGGTCTCTTCAAAGCTGCCAAACCCTTTGCGCGAGTTATGTCCCATCCCTTGAATTTATCGGGATCGAACTCATCGTAATTGTCCGCGTACCAGTATTTCCTAGTTTTTCCCTTCACGGCAATAATCAAAGGGGTGTCGAACACGTACAAGAAAGGTTTGGTTTCGTCCTGGAACAGATCGGGCCAGAGCTTGAAGAAGAAGTTCACCAATAGAGCGGCGATGTTCTTTCCATCTTCGTCTGCGTCAGTGGTGATGAACACTTTGCCATAACGCAACATGCTACGGTTCACGCGCCCACCAGGAACTAAACCGATGGCGTTCATGACCTTGGCGAGGGCTTCATTCTTGATGATGTCCTTAGGGCTCTCGTCATAAACGTTGAGCACCTTACCGCGTAGCGGTAGACCACCATGAATTTCCGGGTCTCTTGCTTCCACCATTCCGGAAACAGCGCTGTCGCCCTCTCCCAGGAAGAGGATGCACTTAGATCGGTCGAACCCGCATGCGTCGTTCAGGTTCTCGACCTTGATGCGCTTCTTCTTAGCCAGCTTGGCAAGTTCGGCATCATCCTTTTTCTGAGTGCGGTCGGCACAGCGTTGATATATCGCGTCGATCCACTCTGGATAGTTCCGAATGACCTTCTTGAAAAAATCAGGATCATCAAGCGCCCGTTTGACCATATTCGAGGATTCCTCGTTGATCAGGCGGGTCTTGTTCTGGCTATCGAAAGACGGTTCTTCCATCTCTGTGATGTTGAACACCATGAGGCCGTCAGCCATATCGGAACGGTTCGGCGTAAGCTTGCGGCGCTTGCTCTCTCGTTCGAGAGCCGCGATTAGACCAGAAAAGAAGTGACGCTTGAACGCGTCGATATGCGTTCCGCCGTTAAACGCGGGGATCGCGTTGACAAGAGAATGGGATAGCTCAGACCCGTCAACCGAAAAATTCGGTACCAACCAGAACTGACTAATGAAGCCCTTTTCGCGAACAGTAAAATTAATTGGCTTCGTATCGGGGAACAGCGTCTTTTCGACCGTGCCCTTGGTCGTAACCTTTTGGCCATTGTATGTCACTTTGAGGTTTGGATAGCACAAAGCGACTTCGAAAATACGAGCACGAACAAAGGATTCCGGTAACCTCAGCTTTGGGAACACCTTTTGCGAGAGCTTGAACTCAACGCGCGTTCCTGTCGCCTGACCACGCTTAGCTGGCGTGATGAAGGGCTCTTCGATAAGCAGTGAGTTGCCGTCACCTTCAGTAAACCGCTGTTGGAAGACTTTCTTGTCCCGGCAAATCTCCAGTGTAAAATATTCAGAGCAAAAGTTTACGACTGATGCGCCGATACCGTTCATGCCTCGGGAATTTCCCCGATCTTCAAAATTTCGACCAGCTTTGGTTTCTGACAGAAGAACAGTCGCCGCGTACTGGTTCTCTTCTTTGTCGAAGTTGATGGGAATACCACGTCCGTTGTCGGTGACCGAACAGACCATCGTCTTGGGATCATAGGTGAAATGTAGAGTATCGCCGTGTCCGTGCGTGACCATTTCGTCCAACGCGTTGTCCAGAACTTCGCGAACGGCAGTGAACACGGCCGGGACCCATTCGGAAGCTACTGGGTGTGGCTTCCCGTCTAGATATTCCAGAACTGTTTGTGTGTGCGGATCGCGCGAGCCGAAATACATCTCATTGCGGAGTCGGGCGTGTTGGAAGTCGTTAAGTTTCTTCCAGTCTTTTGTCTCTGTCATGAAATCCATTTAGTCTTTGAAATACATCATGGATTTAACAGGCCGTAATAAGCAGAGTCAATTGCTTATCAAAGCAACAACAAAAACGTAGTGAAGTCGTATAAATTACTGCTTGAGTTACTACTGTTTGTCAACTGAGTGACCGTGGAGAGCCCGCCAACAGTACCAGTTGCATTGTTTGTCCCTATCGACCATCGAAAAGAACTGCCCTGAACGGTTCTGCACCGATCAGCCGTTAGTCGCAACACGTTCTCTGTCCCGCCGCCAGGGGTTTTGGCCGTCAGCGTGGCACGTAGAGGAGGTAGATCGCCAGCTTCTTGAGGCGTACTCGCAAGCGTGACTGTGTATTTGTTCGCCCCATCAGTAGCGATATATCGGGCCATGCCGATCTGACGCACAATAGAGCCGACAACAACAGATGAACCTGTGTTGAACTGAATACCAATCCCCGATGAGCCAAAAAAACTTGGACCAAGTGGTCGCATGGTGTTCTCCTTCTTTTTAATATTTATGGAAGGAGTCCGTCATGTATAAATACCAGTAATACACGGACTATAACGGGAGAAAGCCGATGGCTATCAGCACCTACTATACTATCAGTATTGCCAACTCCACTGGTGCTGCACCTGCCAATGGCTTTGTTGATAACAAGAAAATTGAGCAGTATATGGCTGCGGGTTCAAATCCGACCACGTACGCGCACTGTCAGGCAAAGGAGCGTGGCAACGTTCGTTGGCAGTTCATTGTTGAGCAAATTCTTCGGATGGCCAATATCTATCCGTCGCAGATGGTCGCAACCGGCGCATCCGCTACCGCCGAAGCCGATCCTTTTGTCTTCCATGCCGAAGTAGAGCGCGGTGATAGCGTCCTTCAGACCCCGGACGAGAATAACGCAGGTACGACATTGGTTGGCATTGCCGCTCTGAAGCGCTGTGTTGCCCGTGGCCTGATTGAAAGCCGCACCAGCAATCGTGATATTTTGGACCCAACTCTTGCGACCACCCCTGGTAACACGACCCAGGCTGCGCGCTATGGTATCCGTGTCGAAAGCTTGACCACCGGTCCTGCTTCGGCAAACTTGACAGCCGCCGAAGCGCTTATTACGATTACTGTACTGTAATTTTCGATATTTGCTTTCAAAATTCGTATTTTTAGGATTTTCGATGACGCCTGATGTTCGCCATCAGCACGTGATTGTACGTGCTGAGATCGCTAATCCTCCCATGCCGAAGGGATTTTTCTCCCGTTTTATCGCTCGTAGATCGATGACGACCTGGATGAAGGCTCTAATCAATCGAATTGAGATGAAGCGCATGTTCGGTCCTCGTGCTGAATATTGTACAGTTGAAGGCAATCGCGGCATGACCGCGTTTGCTATCATCGAGACTTCTCATATCTGCATCCATACGTGGGATGAGTGCGTACCGGCTATTCTTCAGTTGGACGTTTACACGTGCTCTGATCTGGTCGTCCAGGACGTGATTGACATGCTAGAGCCATTCAAGCCAACCAAAGTAGAGTATAAGTTCCTCGACCGCGAGCATGAGCTAACTCTGGTATCCGAAAAAACCACATGAAGCTTTTTGTCGGACTCCTGACATTCTTGCTCGCTCTTATCATCTCGGCCGTAGCAGCATATTTCTCTGTGGTCGGGCTTGCGGCGTTGTTTGCTGGAGCGTTTTGGTCTGTCGTTATCATGGGTAGCGCACTTGAAGCGGGTAAACTTGTTGCGGCCACTTGGCTCAAGTTTAACTGGCACAATCCCGGCGTTGGTATTTTCCATAAGACCTATCTAGGTCTCGCTGTTGGTGTGTTGATGATAGTAACCGCCCTGGGAATCTATGGTTTCCTGGCCAAAGGTCATCTCGAACAGGAAGCACCTCTTGCCAGCGTAGAACTCCAGATCGCGCGAATCGATCAGCGAGTTTCACAGACGCGCGAAGAGCGAGAACGCCTTGATGTTAAGCTCAAGCAACTTGATCAATCCATCAATACTATTCTGAACAATTCGAAGAACACTCGCGACGCTCAAGCTGGTCTCCGTGCCCGCCAACAACAGCAAAAAGAACGTGATCAGATTCAGAAGGACTTCACTGCTCGTACATTAGAAATCAACAAGCTAACAGATGAGCTTGTTCCCCTACGTACCGCCGCAAACGAAGTAGGAGCGAAACTAGGTCCGGTCAAGTATGTCGCTAAGCTTTTCGGATGGTCGGATTCAAATACTGCCGTTCAGCTTGTCATTCTACTGATCATGTTTGCTTTTGATCCTTTAGCCGTAGTCCTTATTCTCTCCGGTACGATAACGATGAGCGAATGGTTCGCTCAACGCCGCCCTAAAGAGATCATTCTGCCTGCTGCGGCCCCGGCTGCGCCAGTGGTGGATACGCCTGTTGTTGTGGCTCCAGACATCATCGAACCAATCCTGGAGTCTCTGATCGAGGCCGAAGGCCAGTCTGAAATGACCGAAGCTGCCAATCAGATGACGGTCGTTATGGTCCCTACTATGTCGGCTAATGCGACGCAGATTGAGATTAAGTCGCCTAATGCGACGCCAATTGAGATTAAGTCGGACAAAGAGACGTTGATTGAAATCCTGGAAAGGAACCCTCAACTCCTTTCGATGCTCGCTGAAGCTACTGAAGTGGATCAAGTTGCGGAGCCAGCAAATACCGAAATCGAAGCAGAAACGAATAATGATATCCCAGTCCAAGCTGAGGTAGCATCAGTAACCGAGACCGCTGATACTCCACGTGTTGGTTTTACCGAGTGGGCTCGTGAAATTGTCCGAGGAGGATCAAAGTAAATACTTTATCCACTTCCTTCCTAAGGGGACTTGATTGAATGACTGAAGTCGATCCGAGTTTGCAGTGCTCGTTCTGCACGAAATCTGCCAAGGATGTTAAAAAACTCATCAAAGGACCAGAGGTCTATATTTGTGATGAGTGCATTGATCTGTGCCATAGTATTCTTTACTCGGCAGAAAAACCTGAAACTGCGGCTAAGTCTGCCGTTGATGTACCAGCAAAAGTAACACCGAAAACCATTAAAGAGCACCTAGACAAATACGTCATAGGCCAGGACGAGGCAAAGATCGCGGTGGCTGTGGCTGTCTACGATCATTACAAGCGCCTTGACCATGCGAAAGATGATGAAGTTGAGATCGACAAGTCCAACATTCTCCTCCTCGGTCCAACAGGCTGTGGAAAGACGCTTATTGCTCAATCCATTGCTCGACATCTCGATGTTCCATTCGCGATTGCCGACGCCACATCGCTGACGGAAGCCGGTTATGTCGGTGACGATGTGGAAAGCATCATTACGAGACTTCTACATTCTGCCGATGGGGACGTTAAGAAGGCTGAACGCGGTATCATCTATCTCGATGAAATCGACAAGAAAGCCCGCCGAAGCGAATCCTCCTCGCGTGACGTATCAGGAGAGGGCGTCCAGCAGGGCCTCTTGAAGCTCCTGGAAGGTTCTGAGATCATGGTGCCTACGAACGGCAAGAAGGGTCCCAATGGCGACTTGGTGAGGGTGAATACGAAGAACATCCTTTTCATCTGCGGCGGAGCCTTCGTTGGCCTCGACAAGATCGTAGAAAAAGAAATTAGCAAGGAAGGCAGTGGCATTGGTTTCGGTGCCAAGTCGGTCGGCAAGAAGCCGGATGCCGAGACGCTGATGCGTAGGATCGAGCCAGAACATCTCCAGAAGTTCGGGTTGATCCCGGAGTTGGTCGGTCGCTTGCCGATCATTGCTCCTCTTATCGAACTCACAGATGAGCAATTGATTCAGGTTTTGACCGAGCCTAAGAACGCCGTCACTCGTCAGTTCGAGAAGATGTTCAAGATGGATGGCGTCGAACTGACGTTCGATACAGATGCGTTGCGAGCTATCGCTAAAGAAGCGAAGAATCGCAAGACTGGCGCTCGTGGCCTGCGCGCGGTTGTTGAATCGGCACTGTTGAAGCTCAAGTATGAATTACCAGACCTGCAAAAGGGTGGCGTCATTCGTGTTCTGATCACGGAAGATGTAGTCAAATCTGGCGCTCAGCCGTCGTTTGAATACGCTCCAGTGATAGTAGCAGCAGTTTAAGCACAGTATTATCGAAATATATTGCGACCGGTGTTGTACTAAATTATTGTCTTGTCAAGACCTATACTGGAGTTTATTGGTTTAATGTCTAATCATAAGAACGGTGCCTTCGAAAACAAGCGTGGCCTCTCTGTTGAGGTTCGTAACAACAACGTTGAAGGCGCTATCCGAATTCTCGGACGCAAGGTGAAGCAGGAAGGTCTCATTCGTGAGATTCGTGCTCGCCAGTTCTACGAGAAGCCGAGCACTGTCCGCCGTCGTAAGCACGCCGAGGCTGTAGCTCGTCACAAGAAGAACCTTTCTCGTCAGGATACCTGATGACTGGTCTCAATAAGCTGGCACAAGATTGCCACGCAGACAACCAGCATTGGTGGCACGATCCCGCAACTGGCGAGAAGCTGGAGCGCAACAAAGGCGAAATGCTCATGCTGATGGTCTCGGAAATTTCTGAGGCTATGGAAGGCGAGCGCAAAGGCTTGATGGACGATAAGCTTCCCCATCGAAAGATGGCAGAGGTCGAGTTGGCGGATGCGCTGATTCGAATCTTTGATTACGCCGGAGCATACGGTTATGACCTTGATGGAGCAGTCGCTGAGAAGCGCGCTTACAACAAGGTTCGCGCCGATCATAAACCAGCAGCGCGACTAGCTGCTGGTGGTAAGAAATGGTAAAGAAGAAGGTAGAGTGGGTACCAGAGGTACCTCCTACCCATGGGAACTGGCTCTGGACTAAAACCATTCCGAGAGGACCTGGATGGTCAAATTTCAGAGCCAGAACCCAAACGTGGTTTAGTACCGATAGCGAAGAGCGCTTCCGTGAGCAGAAAAAACCTGCCTTGGGGGAAGATAGTGTTTCGTACGCCTTCAATCATCATGGATTTCGCAGCGACCCGTTCGCTTTTGATGAGAAATGCGTAATCTATGTTGGATGCTCGACGGTGGCTGGTATTGGTATTCCGGTCGAGCAGACTTGGGCGCATATCGTTCACAAGCATATCGAACAAACAACCGGCGAAAAGTTAGCGTATTGGAACCTCGGCTCGCCGGGAGTAGGAAATCGCGAGATCGCTCGACTGGTGTATCAGTTTGTGTCTCAGGCTAAACCGCTTTTGGTTGTTTGTTCTTTCACAGACCTAAGTCGGCGCGTCACGTATCCACAATATAACAAGACGCATAATCGCGGATGGTGGGTGGATGAGTGGGAAAGAGAAACTGATGCGGATGATTGGTACGAGTTTGTAGCTAATTTTACTCTCGTCAATCAAACTTGCGCTTTGGCCAATGTGCCGTGGTACTGGTTCATGGCTTGGACAAAAATTACTGAGAATTCACGAAAAACCTTTCTTAGAGATGACAATTACCTCCGTGCCGAATCCGCCTACCCATTCCTGGATTTTGCTCGCGACGAGGTTCACTACGGCGTGAAAACTGCCGCAAATGTCGCTGAGCAAGTAATCGCAGGGCTAAATATTCAGTCACCTAATTGGAGATAACTTATGTTTTCTGCTCTACTCTATATGTTTATTGGTGCGTTCGTTGCTTGGTTCATTCTTCCTGCCCCGCAGTTCGTAGTGGATTTCCGCAATTGGCTCTTCTCGAAGGTCCCCTTCTTGAGCACCCTGGTTAAGAAAGACTAATCCTTGATCAAATACCAATAGAGGGCCTAAAATGGCCCTCTATTCATTTGGGTATATAGAGTAAAGGCCGTCAGGCGTAAGCTTTACATCTCGATCAAAGCAACGATTCCGTTAGCTACTACTGCTGCGCCAGCGATAAAGATCGCTGCGCCAGGGCTAACGCAGGCCGTAACGGCCACCGCTGCCCAAGGGGCGGCAAAAACACATGCTCTCGTCACTGACATCAGATTATCCCCAAAAGGCTACAGCCGGGCGTAACGCCCGGCTGTAAGGTTGATTAGGCCGCTTCGACGGACTTGCCGTCTTCGTCCAGGAGCTTCTGGAGTTCGTCCAGCGTCTTTGCCTTGAGCGAATCGTCCTGCTTCTCCGACATGATCTGGAGAATGCGCTGGTTGCGAGCCGCCTTCGCGGTCGCTTCTTCGCGGCGCTTGTTCTCGGCCTTCTTCTCGTTGATGACGAACATCACGATATCGAACTTGAGTTGCAACGTCGCATCGCCGGACTTGGTGTCGTCCACGAACGAGCGGCCAGCGCCTTCCTTGATCTTCTTGTCGAGCGCGATTGCAATGTTATCGAGATTCGGTCCGCCGACAGTTGACCGAAGCGGCAGATCGAAGAGGTCTTCCGCTGTCAGGTAGCCCTTTGCGGAATCCCAGCGAAGCTTCTTACGTACCGCCTGCAAAAACATGTTGTCCGACATTATCTTCTCCTTCTCTGTTGACCGTTACACCATCACCTTGATGGTGCGTGTAAAGTTGCCTTTGACCCGAGCAATGATCTCGGCCCGCTTAGTATCCGAGAATCCTAGCCCGGACAGTTGGTTCGGCGTCTCCTCAGTCTTCATTTTGGAGCCGACGATCTCTAGCACCTTGCGATGCTTTTCAAGGTCATCCTTCAAGAATTCATTGAAGAATCCGCGAGCCTGACCTTCGTTTTGGCAATCGTCAAGCATGAAAAAGTAATGCTGATTGCCAACCTTCTCGCCATCCCAATGGTTTGGCGAGCGCATCAAGACGTTAACCTTCTGGAAGGCTTGTGTTTTGACGCCCCAGATTTCACGCGACGCCTGGGTGGACTGCAATGATTGAATCATTTCAATCCCGTTGGCGTGCGTATACTTGAACTTCGCGACGGTAATGCGGCCACTGACCGCCTTATCGTAAACGAACCGCTGTACGTCCCCGAGGAAATCGATTTCGACCTCGAAACCAATGTCCTTGCTCTCTCGTCGCGCGAACTGATTGACGGAGAGTTCGTATTCCCCTTCCTTCATCGTGCGTCGAGTGGCGTAGAAGATGTTCTCCACCGGAGTACGCGAAGAACCGCCGCCAGCGTTCATGTCAACATCCAGCCGACCGCCGCCCGGAGAGGCAGAGCCACGAGTACGAAAGTAGATTTCGTACTTGCTGTGACGAGGCGCACCCGGTTCGATCAGATGGAAATCCAGATCGTCGTAGTTGAACCACGCCAGACGGCAGCACAGATCGCCGGTAACATTGCCGCCAGCCTGCTTGACGCGCTCCTTGATCGAGTCAGCCATGTCGCCATTGTAGGACCACGAGAAATTGTTGCCCCACTTGAACAGTCTGCCTGCATCCTGATCGACAGGAGCAATCAAGCTGACGAAGTTCGGCGTATGCTTGTTTTCAACCATGATTTCGAGCGAATTGATATTCGGCACGACATCCTTGATGAATTTCTCGATGGGCATTTCTTCGATCTTGCCCAGGTCTTTTGGCGTGCTCGCCTTTGTCGCAATATCCGCGAACGGATCGCCGTCCTTCATCGCCTTGCTGGCCGAACGATCCGCGAAAATGATATCTTTCACGCTGATGTCGGTCAGCGATGCATAGCGACGGCTCAACGCCGAGGTTAGGCCAAGCTTCTCGACCTGATCCTTCGCCGCCTCAACCATCTTGGGAGAGACCAGCGCGGTGGGCCGCTTGAAACTCGTCGGTGCCATGATCGACGTTTCGAACTTGCGCACGGCCTCTTCGAGGTCCTTACCGTCAGACAGGTCGATCAGCAACGTGCCGATAGCGGTGTTGCGGATGCGAGCGCCTTTCTTGTTCGCGTTCGCCCATACCCAGCCATCACGCTGATCCGGTGCGAGCTTGTCGAATTGCCTCTTCAGCTTCAAGAAATCTTGGACACCTTCGGCGTATTCATTGCCGCGATAGAGCGAGCCCTGTTTGATGATATCGACTACCGTCTCTACGGCATCGACAGTCAGTTCGACCACGCCGCGCAGAAACACATCGTGATTTCCACGAATCTCACCCAGCTTGGTGCCAATAGCCTTGTTGTCCATGAAGAACGGCACACCGGAATTGCGGCGCGGAAGATCAACGTAGAAATGCTTCCACGTGATGATCGTGCCATCCTCGGTCTGTTCGCGGTTCTGATCCGTTCCGACCTTGGACTCGAAATGGATGAACTGGTTATCGATGGCCTTGGTGTGAACGTATTCCGACATGACCTTGGCCACGGCGGCATAAGCCGGATCATCGACAACAAAGTCCCAAAGCGAAACAACTTTGCCCTTGTCATCGATAGTGACCGCGCCGCCGATGGTGCGGATGAAAGAACGACAGCACGAACAGTCATGCTCGGTGCGCTCCCGAAAGATCGGATTCGTTCCGGCCGGGAAAGCATTCAGGTAAGTCTGCCAGATTTCGTCACGGTCGATCTCGACGCAGAAGAGATCGCTTCGCGAAATATTTGCGAACTGCTGCGTCACTGCGTGCTTTAGTTTGTTGAAATCAAGCGATGTCGTCATTTGCTTTCCGGTCCCTTCAAGAATCTGTGGTTTATCTTACATCTGCTCAGTAATTACAATCCGAGCAGGTAAAAAATTAGCAAAAGCCGCCGTTAGACCGCATTCGGCCGTTGCCGTCGTAGATATCGTGCAGCCGTTCGCCATCGCTTTTCAGGCGGGACAGGTCTCGCTCGATATGCACGGCTGAGTGAACGAACTGCATCTCCTTGGAAATCCAAGAGAAAGGCCATTCATTGTCAATGGCTTCTAATACGGCTTCGTTATTTGTCATAGTTCACCATCATATAACGGACTAATCGTAAGGCCGACGCAAGTAAGTACAGAGAAACAACTGTCACCAGAACCCATTTCGGTACGTCGTAGAAGATCACGTACAGCAGCAATAGACAGTTGATCACTACCACGCCCGGCAAGAGAGGGTTCATGAAGTTGCTACCCGGTCGTGCGCGTCCTTGGTAGTACAACAATACAAAGAACGGGCACACGACCAGCAACACTAACACGAACATCGCCAACACTACATCCAAGCCAGTGATCACGGTCTACATCCTCTCTGGAACGTCAATTCCAAGTAGGTATAGACACTGGCTCAATATTTTGAACGTCAGCGCGCAGAGGCACAAACGAGACCGTTCCTCTGGAGAGCCGAGGACCGGACAATTCGTATAGAACCGGCTGAACTCTTGCGCGAGATTGAATGCGTATTCCGCGATTTCATTCGGCGCATAACGATCTGCCGCCGTTTCCACCCTGGTCTGGAAATCCAGACACGCGACGAGCAGCGCGCGTTCTTCCGGCGCAGTGATGCGAAATCGCCAGTCTGTGGGGATCGTCGTCTTTTCGAAGATCGCGCGCAGCCGAACGCAGGCATACTGGACGTACGGACCGGTCTTACCCTCGAACGAGAGCATGCGGTCAAGATCGAACTTGTATCCGGAAATTCGCCACGTATTCAGGTCCGCATACTTGACCGCCCCCACGCCGATTTTCTCGGCCGCTGCGGGAGTTGGCGCGCGTTCGGCGGCTTTCGCGACCGACTGATCTAGAAGGTCCGACAGCAAAGCTACTCCGCCTTCGCGGGTCTTGTACGCCTTCCCGCTCTTATCGTTTACCGTGCCAAAACCGATATGCACGAGGTCAGTCGTGCTGCCATCGTGCTTCGTGGTGAAGCCAAATTTACGAGCAGCACGAAAGACTTGTTCGAAATGTAGGTTTTGGCGTTGATCGACCACATACAGAATACGATCCGGTTCGAGCTTCATCCGCTCTACGATGGTTGCGAGATCGGTCGTGCCATAGAGATACGATCCGTCGCTCTTGACGAGCAGCAACGGTGGGACCTCTTTCTTATCGTCGGGCTCGCTGACTCGAACAACCAAAGCCCCGGCGTCTTCTTCGGCGCGATCACCAATAATCGCGAGCATCGGTTTGATGGCCCATTCAACATCGGACTCGCCCAGCAGAAGATCGAACTTGACCCCGAGGCGATTGAAATCTGGTTCCTGGCTGGCCTTTGATAGCGCAGTCACGTGTTTCCAAATGCGAATCGCATTCGGTTCATCATGCTGGAGACGCGCCGTTGCCTCTTGGGCAAGTTTCATTCGATCAGGATCAGCCGCGCATGCCGCTGCGGCCTCAGGATAGAGCTTCAAAAGCTCTTCCGCCTGAGCAGGAAGGGAGCCATCGTGGAGTTCGATTTCGGAAATCAGCATCCCCATCTGGAGACCCCAGTCACCAAAATGAGCGTCGCTGATCACGTTAGCGCCCAAGGCTCGGAAGATGCGCTGTAGGCTCTCCCCGATCACGAGAGATCGTAGATGACCGACATGCAATGGCTTTGCCACATTGGGTCCGCCAAAGTCGATGATGATCGTTTTTCCGGACTCGCGTGGAAAGATTTTGTGGCTGAGCAGGGCGAATGACTCAAGATAATGATCCGCGACGCGGATATTAATGAACCCATTCGCGGCAACCTCTGCCGAGCCGATCTGCGTCCAGCGGCTAAGGCCATCGCAAACTGCTTGAGCAATATCCAACGCCGGACGGCCGGTCTTAGCCGCGACTTCCATCGCCGCATTGGACTGAAAATCGCCGTGTTCGAAGCGCGCACGAGAGAGCCGGGCAACCGAATGACCGGTTACGCGCTGGAACTCTTTTGCTACGATGGTATCAAGGTGGTGCAACATGCTCATTGAACCAATCTACCAGAAAATTCTTCTGAGTCAACCGACAGCGGTTCCAGCCTAAGCTTGTTGCAAACGCTGATAGTTTGAGCACAGCCCAAAAATCCGGTTAAATGCGGACTAAATACCTTCTCGCGGCAAATGTCCGAGGGAGTGTAATGCAAATGCTAATCACACATAAATTATTCCTATCTTGGCTCCTGTACATCACTGTGGTGATCTTTGCGATCATCGGGATGACTTTTCTTGGTCTGCCTCAGATTATGATCAGGCACGATCATTCTCACCTGAGCCTTGTGCTCCTAGTGGTGTACGTCTTCGGAGAAATATTCGCAGGCGTGCAGGTGCTCTCTGTATCTAAACAACATCGTAGTCTTACCGAAGCACTGAAATGGCTTCGAGAGAATGCTCTATCAGATGTTATGAGTACCGATGACGCGGTGGTTCTTGTGAGCCAGAATGGTAGTCATTTTAGAATAGCTGCATCTCCGTTCGCCAACCACGTCTCTGCTTTGTGCGACCGTGCGAAGAACGATCCCAAGCATCGCATCGATCAACGCATTCTGATGGATGTTCTCGCTTCGAAGCTGGAACGCAACGCGAGCATTGGTGAATTCTTCGCATCGCAGATCATTTGGATCGGCATCCTTGCCACTGTAGGCGGCGTCGTGATGGCGTTCTGGCCTTTCATGCAGGCTGGCGTGAACTTGGATGCTATGAGGAATAATCTAGGAGCATTCTTCGCTGGTATCGCGGTTGCCTTCATCCCTTGCACGGCAAGCTTCTTGTTCAAAATTGCTTTGAACGTCAATGGTCGCTTACTCAACGAGGGCGTCGAAGAAACTCTCGACGTGGCCACGGTCATCAGCGAAACACATATCATTCCGTATCTTGAGAACCGCTCATGAGATCGCGCAGACGCAAAGTAGACGACACGGCCGATGCCATTACAAACTTTGCGCTGACGTTCGCAAAAGCTGTTCTTGTGACATGCTTTGCGCTGTTTCTGATGATTTCTCCAGAACAGAAAAAAGACGACGGCGTGAAGCCAAAGATGGAATTTATGATCACCATGGAATGGGCAACTGAACTCAATTACGACGTGGACATTTGGATGAGAGACCCAGATGGAAAGATGCTGTATTATTCCAACAAGGAAGTTGGCTTCCTAAATCTGGAACGCGATGACCTTGGTTGGAAAAACAACACGGTCGTTGTCGATGGCAAGAAGGTCGTTGTCCCTAATAACCAGGAGATAGTTGCCATTCGAGGTATTCGCCCAGGCGAATACGTAGTCAATGCTCATCTCTACGCGGTTCGCTCAGGCCAAGCTTCTGGAAACGGGAATCGCGACTCGTCCGGTGGTGATACTGGCTATCATCCGGTTCCTCCATTCGATGTGAAGCTTCGAATAGACAAACTGAATCCCAGGGTGAAGAAAGTGTTTGAGGGATCAAGCACAATTTCGAATAACCGCGAAGAGGTTCATTTGATAAGGTTTACCGTGACACCAGAAGGCGAAGTCGTAAATCTTACTAAAGAACTGCCGGTCAAACTACGTGAACCCACTACAATGGACCCCAGATAATGGATTTCACCTCTGGTACAATTACCCTGATCACGATGTTCTTGATGGTGATTTTGCTCATCGGGGTCATCTACAGCCGTCTTCATTGGGCAGCCAAGTCAGGATTCATTATCATGAGCTTGGTGTGCGCCTGTGTGTCGTTTGTGACATTCCGCGCCGCCCTTGGATGGTCGGTCAAGCTGCCTAAAGCGCCCGCAGAGTTTCAATTCATCTTTGGTGCTGCGCGTGAACCAATTTCGGGTAAAGGCGATCCTGGGGCAATTTACCTGTGGATCATCGAGCCGGGCACCAAAGAGCCGCGTTCGATCCAGATACCCTATTCGCGCGAAGCCCATAAGAAGGTCGAACAGGCCAAGAAAAAAGTTGGCGAAGGTAAGACCGTCTATATGAAAGGCGGGACGGGCGATGATGACGAGGATGGAGACGAGGCCGAGGCTGGACAAGAAGGCAAAGGTAAAGGCAAGAAGGGAAAGCGCAGCAAACCGGGTAGAGACGCAAAACTGGGCAACGGCGCGACCGGGCAATCTGACACGGATGATGATAGTGACGCGGATATAGACTTCATCCCTCCTCCGAACACGTTGCCTGAAAAAGATTGAAAGTTGCTTTTAACGAAACGAACTACTAAAATTCGTTTTCGTAATTTCGGATTGGATTTTCGTTCATGTCAAATACGGCAACTGATACTGCAACTCGGATGACTATTAAGACGCCTTCCATGTGGAAGATCATCCTTCACAACGATGATTTCACACCTATGGATTTTGTCACCAAGGTGTTGATGCAGGTTTTTCACAAGAGTGTTGAAGAATCAACGCAGATCATGCTGACTGTTCACAGTGCGGGCAAGGCGACGGTTGGTCTTTACACCAAAGAGATCGCCATCACCAAGTCAACTCAAGTCCGAAATATCGCTGAGCAGTTCAATCATCCACTGTTGTGCACGGCCGAAGAAGCATGAAGCGCGAGAAATGCTGGAATTGTTCTTCCGACAAATATGTCGAGACGATTTCGACTGAGCATTGCCCAGCGTGTGGAATCTCCTGCGACTATCATGGTGCAGGAGCGAATGAGTTGTACGATCAAGCTTCCGAACGAAAACACCGTAGAGCGGAAGAGGAGATGAATGCTCTCCTGGACAAATTGGGATATTAGCCGAATAAATATCCACTATGAAACTACGTGACTTGATCAGAGAAGCCGACGAACCCGAGGAGTATGAGGAAGAAGAGTCCAATATTCCAGCGGTTCTATATCACGGAACTAGCTTGGTATCAGGCTTATCGATTCTTCGCTCTGGGATATTGAAGGCCAAACAGGCAAGCGGCATAGAGGACGCGGGCGTTTCACTCACGACTGACCTCAACACTGCGAAGAGCTTTGCTTGTGATCGAGATGGTCGTGAAATCATGAAGTTCGGGTTGAAGGCCGATAATAAGACAGCCAAGTACATCAAATGGGTCACTGATAATTATTCAGGAAGCCATTACGAGAAAAAAGGACTGATCTTACAGCTAAAGTCATCTCAACTCTGGCTAGAGCCTTATTCCCACTATGGGATGGAGGAAGAGGAGTGGCGTTCCTACTCTGATATCACTGGAATTTCAAACATCTTGATGGCGTTCTACGCTTCTCCGCAAGAGATAGAAGAATGGTGCGTTCGTCTTCCGCAACATGCAGCCAAGTTCAAACAACTGCTTTCGTCTGAGAAATTCGTCGCGATCTAGTTCCTCGTCCCCTGAGATAAATACCTCCAGAATTTAACCTCTGGAAAAGGGGAAGTGAAATAAAAATGTCGCGTCCTAAGCCTTCAGTTATCCTAGACTACACAGACCCGAAATCCTACAAAGCGGAACAAGTCCTGAAGGCAGACGCGATCTACGCAGTCTTCTATGAAGGTGCGCCGATCAATCTCCGATCTCTAAACGTTTTGCTCGATTATCCAGGACCAAAGTACAAGAAGGTAAGCTTCTCGAATCCTGGTCATGCCTTTAATCTCGCTGACAAATTGAACAAACTGTTCAAGAGCGAGAAGTTCGAGGTCTTCATGCTTTCCCAGGGCACAAAGATCATCGAAGATCGGCAATGAATCGAGTCCACATCTCCGTCATCAAGCACATTCGAGATTCGAGCAAAGAAGATGGCGGCAAAATAGCCGCTACCTTCGCTAATCTCACGGATGAACAGGTTGTTCGGCAGATGTTCTCGAATTACCGTGGCCGAGACGAAAAGGCCAGAGGTCTCCGTCTGACCAACATTGGTCTGGAGATGATGAAAAGCTATTTTCATTATTACGAAATCAAGCTCGCGGAAGGTCGTCGGGTTGCCCCGAATGAAATCCTTTACCTGGACCGGCGAGCCACCCTCCCCTACTTTTATTCCAACGAGAAAATCGTTGTGTTCGAGACCGAGCTTGGCGTTAAGCTAAAGCTGGCTGATGGGGAAATCGCCACCCTGATCCAGATGGAAGCTGGATAATTTCGTAATTTCGTCTAAAACCACTTGACCAAATCGACCTTCGGGGGTACCAAGGAAGGGTCAACGGCGGAATCTAACGCCGCGAGACGAAATCGCAAATTAGAGGGTTTTCAATAAATGGCAAAAGCTAAGGTCGATTCGCTCACTGTTAAGCCAAGCGAAGCCGCAGTCGCTATCCGGGCAATGATGCCCACCAATCGCGCGATCTTCATGTGGGGTCCGCCCGGTATTTCCAAATCTCAGGTTGCTCAGCAGGTCGCGACCGAAGAGCGTATGGCGTTCATCGATATGCGTCTTTCGCAGATGGACCCGACCGACCTTCGCGGCATTCCCTACCCGACCAAGGTCGGTGGTGTGGAAGGCGTCCGCTGGTCTACCCCGTATATCATGCCGCGTGATCTCGATCTGAACTTTGTGGTCGCGGTCGATGCCGAAGATACCCCGGTCTATTTCGGCAACCCGGTCGGCTCCAACGGCGTGCATTACTGCACCAGCCCGAAGATCGAAGTTCGCGCAGTGAACGCCGATCCGAAGCGTCCGCTTCATGCGGTCGTGAAGGCGAACAGCGAAACTCTTGATTCGTTCGTCGTCACTCTCTATGACGAGGCGGAGTTCAAGGCCGACGCCGCGAAGGCGGCTCCGGTTGCTGGCAAGGTCCGCATTCTCGTGAAGGGCGAAACCCGCGCTATCCTGGCTCTGGAAGAGTTCAACTCTGCTCCGCCGTCCGTGCAGGCCGCAGCGTACCAGCTTGTTCTGGATCGTCGCCTCGGTGAGTACGAGGTTCCTAACCTCGTCTACATCATGGGCATGGGCAACCGCGACACCGATAAGGGCGTCACCTACAAGATGCCGACGCCGATCATGAATCGTTTCGTGCATCTTGAAATGCGCGTCGATTTCGATGATTGGCAGCGTTGGGCGCTCCTGAACACTGTCAGTTCCGAGGTTGTCGGCTACCTGACCGCGTTCAAGAACCACCTGTTCGAGTTCGAACCGGGTACGGCTGCACGTGGCTTCGCTACGCCTCGTTCGTGGGAATTCGTTTCGGATATTCTGATCCAGAACGAAGACCTTCCGGACATGGTGATGCTCGCCCTGATCTCGGGTGCGGTTGGCGACGGTATCGGCGTCCAGTTCACTGAGTTCCGCAAGATCGCGAAGGACCTGCCACAGGCCGATCACATTCTTTCCGGCAAGCTCAAGAAGATGCCGAAGAAGGTCGAGGTCTCTCTGGCCTACGCTCTGACCACGACGCTCTGCTACGAGTTGAAAGAACGCGTGGAGAAGATCAAGCGCGAGCATGGTGCCAAGTGGATGCAGTCGGCAGATCGCGCCGAATGGCTCAAGGAAGCGGATCATTTCCTTGCCTTCATCATGGAGAATTTCCAGCCGGAAATCTGCATCATGGGCTCGAAGGCCGCCATCCAGGTCCACAAGCTGCCGTTCGACACGCAGAAGATGAAGAACTTCGACGTGTTCGCGGACAAGTATCGCGGCCTGATCATGAACTAAGCCTCTGAGGCGGGCGAAAGCCCGCCTCTTTGCTTTCAGGGGCCGACATGCATCCATTAGACGACATTTTTTCCGGTTCTCGTTCGGTGTCATCCTTTTCCGACACAGAAGCCTTTGAGTTGATGCGGGATATCGGCCGCGAGCTTAAAGCGCGTCATGTCTGGAACAAGAACGTCTACGAAGGCAACGACGAGGTTTATCGCCCGGAACGCGACCGCTGGATTGAGCAGGCGAACAACGCTCTCATTTACATACTGGAGAGTTTCACTACCATCCAGTGTATAGCGGCCTACAAAGTTCTGCTTCAAGGTTTCCTTCTACCATTCGATCCCAACATTATGAATGCTTTCGACCTTTTCTCGGAGCGTCATAAGACTGAGGTATTGAAGCCAGATGCGTTTGAAACCCTTGGAAAACAGTGGGATGAAGCCGCAAGCGGCTCTCACTACGACGACGAATATTGAACCAAATCGCTTGACCAAATCGATTTTTTCGTTCATGGTCTGAGGCAATTATTAGAGGATTTTCAATGAGCGATCTTAACGACCCCGTTTACCGTGAGATTGTCGCCGCACGCGTCAAATTGCTTTTCGAGAAGCCATTCTTCGGTAATCTCGCCGCGCGATTGATCGCGGTAGACGCAACCGACTGGTGCAAGACCGCCGCTACGGACGGACGGCATCTGTTCTACAATCGCGAATTCATTAAGAGCTTGGACAAAGCCGAGCTTCTGTTCCTGATCGCTCACGAAGTTCTTCATTGCGTGTACGATACGCTCGGCCGTCGCGGTGGACGCGATCCGAAGCTTTACAACATGGCCTCCGACTACATCATCAACTACACGCTGGTTGAAGAAAAGTGCGGAACGATGCCGAAGTCGGGCCTCTATGACAAGCGCTACACCGATGAAATGGCCTCGGAAGAGGTTTACGCGCTGCTCCAGAAGGATTCGGTGACCATCCGCATGCCGCTGGACGAGCACCTGGAGCTTGGTGCTGACGGCGATGATCAGGATGGCGATGGCGACGGTGATGGTCAGTACGTCGATGTGACCGTGACTGGCAAGAACGGCCCGCCGAAGCTGTCGGAAGACGACATCCAGCGTATCCGCTCGGAGATCAAGGCTGCGGTCATCCAGAGCGCCCAGCAGGTTGGTGCCGGTAAGGTACCGGCTGGCGTTCGCCGCATGATCGATGAACTGCTGACCCCGAAGATGGATTGGCGTTCGCTGCTCGATGCTCACATTCGTAGCTCGATCAAGGACGACTACACCTTCTCGCGCATTTCGCGTCGTACGTGGTCGATTGCCAAGGAAGCGGCTGACGGTCTGACCGACCGTTTCGACGGCGGCGCAAACTCCGTGGATGACGTGTTCGATGCATTCGGAGCGGGTGTTGTCCCAATGCTTCCGGCGCAGGATTTCATGGACACCGTTGATGTGGCGGCTGCCATCGACTGTTCGGGCTCGATGTCGGAGGAAATGCTCAGGGATTTCCTCTCTGAGGTCAAGGGCATCATGACTACGTTCCGCGACTTCAAGGTACGTCTGTGGGTCTTCGATACCGAGATTTACAACTACAAAGAATTCACCGCCGAGAACATTCACGAGATCGATGAATACGGTATGGCTGGCGGCGGTGGCACCATGTTCGAGTGCAACTGGGAGCACATGAAACGTGAGGGCATCGAGCCGCAGCGCTTCGTGATGTTCACGGACGGCTATCCAGGCGGCACCTGGGGCGATCCGAACTATTGCGACACGTTGTTCGTCGTTCATGGTTCGAACCACAACCTCAAGGCTCCGTTCGGCATCACCTGCTATTACGATCCGAAGGACAAGAAGTCGTTCGCTCAGAAGGCGGCTTAATAATAATTCAGGCGGCGCGATCCCAGCCCTCTACCCACAGGAGAGGTCGAGCCTTGGGGAACCCAGGGCTTCCCCGCCGCCTGAATACTACTCCACCAGTGCATATTTTCGCATTGGTAATTAACTTTTAGGTCATTTTAGATGTTGCCAGAAACTGTTCGTTTTACTGATCTCTCCCTTGCTCCGAGAGACATCCTAACGCCGCGTAAGAAATTTGACGGGGCGTACCCATTGGATTGGGTCCGCCATCAGTTTTCTCGCGAATACGACGGCAGAGCAAATCTCAAAACTCTCGATGCTTGGCTTGAAAAAAACATCACCGGTCGGTGGGGTTCTTACAGCCAATACACTGGCGGTAGCATTCAGTTCGTCATTTTGTTCGAGCAGATCAACGATGGTCTCATGTTCAAATTGATGGACGGTGAGAACGAAGCGTTTAGCGGTCGAGAGAATTATTTCTGATATTGTTTGCCGAAACCAGGAGGTTGTAGTATTCGTTCATGACTTACGGAAGGTTCTTCTTACTTCTTTCAGTTTTATCGATTTCATTGAAGCTTGCCGGTTTTATTAACTGGTCTTGGTTCTGGGTCCTTACTCCGGTTTGGATACCAATTGTTCCGGTTCTTCTGGTAGGAGCATTTTACATTGCTGGGATCGTGGTTCTTTTGATCTTGGCTTCATTATTTTCAATCCAAGACGCATTGCGTAAAAAGGTTTACTGATATGGCTCTCGTGCCCATGGTTCTCGAAAACGACGGTCGCAACGAACGTTCGTTTGACATCTACTCCCGACTGCTGCGCGACCGCATTATTTTCTGTGCTGATCAGGTCGAAGACGGTATGGCTAGCCTCATCGAGGCGCAGCTTCTGTACCTCGAAAGTGTTGACGCCGATAAGGACATCTACATGTACGTTAACTCGCCGGGCGGCGTGGTTACGGCAGGTCTCGGCATCATCGACACGATGAACTTTATCAAGCCGGACGTGTGCACGGTATGTATCGGTCAGGCCGCGTCGATGGGAGCGATGATACTTTCTGCTGGTGCCAAGGGCAAGCGTATCTCCCTTCCGAACTCCCGCATCATGATCCATCAGCCTTCTGGTGGCGCTCGCGGCATGGCTTCGGATATTGAAATCTCCTACAAAGAGATTCAGCGCCTCAAGGAAATGCTCAATCAGATGCTTGCCGATAACACAGGACAGCCGCTTGAGGTCATTGAGTCGAAAATGGATCGCGACACGTTCTTGTCGGCACAGGAGGCCATGGAATTTGGTCTCATCGATAAGGTTGTTGCGAGCCGTTCCGATATCGCGTGACCGAGAAGAAAACCCGCAAAGACGCGCATCATAAAAGGGTGCGCGTCGTTGGCCGAGCTATATGTGAAGCAGACAGCGGGCCTTCTTATTGTCTCGACAAGGAACCTCGCCCTTGCACGATAAAAAATTGTCACAGTATGCGCCAAGCTCGCGCGGCTATTGACGCGTACATTAAGTCATTGAGGTGAGTAATGCTCTCAGTTCTTCGTTTTATCCTCTTTAGTACAAACCTGTTCTTCCTTCTCGCCAACGGTTCGAAAATCTATTTCACGACTCATTCGCTGACGAGCCCTGGCGCGTTGACGTTCTTAGGTCTCGGTCTGAATGCAGTAACGTGCTTGTATTTTCTCCCCTCAGTTGTCAAAATGTTCTGGCAGTTGAGAAGCAACAAAGCAGAGTAAACATGCGAATGGGTATCGATCTTTTCCTTTGGACTCTATTTCTTCTTCAAGTCAAGCATCTGATTATAGATTGGTGCTGGCAGCCCAAGTATGAATGGTCCAACAAAGGCACCTACGGTCATTTCGGTGGCATTCGTCACGCTGGTAAGAACGCGATTGGTACAGGTCTCGCGCTATACATTGGATTGAGTGGATCGATTAGCATCGGCAACGCTTTCGTCCTAGCATTGCTAGATTTTGTGATCCACTATCATGTTGATTGGTCGAAGATGAGCCTCAACGCCAAGACCGGTTGGGGTCCACTCACGCATCCGCAGTTCTGGTGGCTCACCGGATTTGATCAGTTTCTACATCAGATCACCTACATCGGTCTTCTCGTGATCGCGAACCATCTATGAAGAATCCTATGAACCCCGCTATCAGAGAGGCCCAGGGAGCTTTCTGTCAGTCGATCCTTGACAGCATTCTTCCTGCGATTCGAGAAGCGGCACGTTTCCAGGGATACGCCGTTGCCGTCCATGGTAGTCTCAAACGAGACATAGACCTCGTGGCTGTTGCTTGGGCAGACCATGCCTGTACCGCCGACGAGTTAGTGACGGTCATCCAAGGCGCGGTAGGGGGCATTCTAGGCAATTGCCTGCGTATGTCGGAAAGCTCGAAGAAGCCGCACGGTCGTGTGGCTTACACGCTTATTCATCCAGGCTTCTGCGGCGAGATTGATCTCAGCGTCATTCCGCCCACTTGATTAAGCGGTCAAACTATCCATAAATAGGATGGATGGCACACTCCACAGCCTTTGCCCGCTTCGACGCTGGCGCGGTGAACGACCAGCACTTCGTGACCTCGCTGAACCTCATCCGCGCGGGCATTGATGAGGTGAGGGCCGAACTGCTCTGTAGGTTTATTGAGTTTTGGTGCCAAAAGAACTGTCATGGTCTCTGGCGTATCGAGCTTGCCGACTACTACATGACTGTTTCGTTTGAAGACGAACGAGACGCCGTTCTGTTCAAAATCAGCAACGAGTACGGATATTATGAGGATCGCTGGAAAGCGATCCTCAATGATAAGCCACTAGTTTCGTGGATGTTCTAGCCGTCTACGGCTTCTGCCCTTCGCGTCTTGAAGATGTTGCGCAGGATGCCGGTCTCTTGGGGATCGTCCGGGCTTTCGTTACGCTCGACAACCTGCCTCAGAAATGCCGGGGGCTGAGGCTGAGGTCGCAGTGGTTGGCGCGGCACATAGCGTTCCGGTGGCTGCTGGCGGTCCCTTTCGACGCCTGCGACGGTCTCCGCCAACTCAATTGCGATCACGTCTGACAGCGCCTGTAGCGCGTCCGGTTCTTCTGTTTCGGTGGGCTGGAAGATCGACCGTGGTGGTGACGATGCCACTGGGTGCTCTTCCTCGGGCTCGGGGAGATGCGCAGTGGCCACGAGGCGAGCCTGATGGTCCATCAGGTTCTCCACGCATTCCCGGACATCATCCGACGCTCTCTGGAGTTCGGCGCGCTTCGCGAGTAGTGCCACCTTGGACGTGACTGGAACTCGTACGCCGACGATATTCGAGTCGATGAATTTGTCCGGGGGACTGGAGTCGAGGTTAACGCGAAGATCGGAAAGTTCCTTCGCGATCTTCTGCATGGATTCCTTGGCAGTGTCCAATCGCTGACCGGCCTCGATGACGCCGTTCAGCGCCAATTTACAAGCCGGAGGATCGATCTCCGAATCCGTTTCGGGCTTTCCTGGGGCTGCGGCGATTGCCGCTGCTGCTGCCGTTACCGTGGCTGTCGCGGCTGCGATTGCCGTCTCTTTCCGCTCATCGGAGCCGATTTTTTCACTCGCCGTTGTCTCGACCATAGGTTTGCCTCTCAAATTGATGTCGGTAGGTGCAGCGTTTTACCAACTTCCGACCAAGAATGCAAGACGGACCAAAAAATAGATTTTGGTATAGGCCAGTTCTAACGGGTAGATTGGTGCTTTCATTAAGTGATTTTAAGCATCAATGTTTTACGAATTTCCAAGCGAACTGTCGCTTGAAGAGGTTAGGTCTGTAATCACAGAGCATAACGCAAGGACCGGAACTACTGCGTTTATTGAAGCCGACCGTGGAGATCATGTCGTCTTCAATTACATCGTCGCGTTTGATGGTTCATTCCCACAGCCAGATACGGATGATCAGTCGCTAAACAGACAGTATTCTATTTTGCGAGAATGCCGAGGCTTGATCGTATGTAAAAAAACAGGCCGTATACTTGCGCGTCGGTATCATAAGTTTTTCAACGTCAATGAAAAACCTTTCACGCAGGCAAATCTGGTAGATTGGAGTGCGCCACATCACGTCTTGGAGAAACTAGACGGGTCGATGATCACGCCTTTCATCTCGGATAGTTGTCTACGTTGGGGGACGAAAATGGGGTTGACTGACGTAGCGCTGCCTGTCGAAGATTTTATCGCGAAAAATTTGGGCTACGTAAATTACGCGATGTCTGAACTGACGCAAGAGCGTACACCAATTTTCGAGTGGTGTTCGCGCAAGCAGAAGATCGTGATCGATTATCCTGAAGATGCTTTGATCCTAACCGCAGTCCGCAATAACGGTGACGGATCGTATCTTTCGCATGGCGAGCTTATCAAACTGGGACGAAAGTTTTCAATTCCAGTTGTCCGAGCGCTACCCGGTTCGATCCAAAGTATCGAAACGTTCATGGCGGAAGCTCGCGATCTTGAGGGCTCGGAGGGTTATGTGATCCGCTTCGATAATGGCCACATGCTGAAGGTCAAAGGCGCATGGTATTGTCAAATCCACAGCACCAAAGACTTGCTGCAACAGGAAAAGGATGTGTGGGCGCTAATCCTAGAAGAACGGATGGATGATGCTCTTGCGTTCATGGATGATGCAGATCAAGATCGCGTTAAACGATACGTAAACGACTTCGAGACTGAAATCGCTTTGACAGCCGGAAGACTACAAGCTTTCGTAGAGTTGAAGCGAATCGAGCTTGCTGGTGATAAAAAGCGTTTCGCTACCGAAGCAGTTTTGACTCAACCGAAAGAGCATAGTGCATTACTGTTTGCGATCTGGGATAAGATCGAACCGGTAGAAGTAGTCCGAAAATTCTTGTCCAAGAATATGCACACTCGCACTAAAGTGGAATCCGCGCGATGGGCCGTAAATGGGCTATCGTGGGACAATTACCGAGATCGCAACGTTCAACTAGACGACTAACGAGAGAGACTGATGCTCGAAAAGCCATACGAAGGTTTTGCTACGTTCTTGAAGAGCCCTATTGGCGATCTCTCTCGTAGGATCGGCGTGTTCGGTATTCCATACGATGGATCAAATAGCTTTCGGCCTGGGACACGCTTCGGGCCGAAAGCAATTCGGGAAGCCAGCATGATGCTCACGGACGGGGCTCATCCGATTCTTGGAGTTGATCCCGTTCCGTATGTAACGGACCTCGGAGACATTTCTGTATCTAACATTGATGTTCAGAAGAGCCTGAACACGATTGTAGAGAGCGTATGTAATCATCCAATGTTCCTGTTGGATACAGCCAAACTAATGTTTATGGGCGGCGATCACACGATCTCACTGGCTTTGCTCGAAGCATATTCGCGAAAATACAAAGACATCACCCTTCTACATTTTGATGCACACTGCGATACGTGGGCTGACCATTTTGGCGACCCTATTGGGCACGGCACCTGGGTTCGAAATGTAGTCGAACGTGGCTTCGTGAAAGCCGAAAACGTTATTCAGATCGGCGTTAGATCGCCAGTCGATCCTGTCACGCGAGAGTGGTTACGCAACCGAGGCGGTACGGTGGTATCTGCGCGTGATGCTTTGAGTAGAGGCGGCGATAGTCTTGCGAGAAAGCTTTCCGAGAAACAGAACATCTATCTATCCTTCGATATCGATGCTCTGGACCCCGCGTATGCACCAGGAACGGGGACGCCAGAAATTGCCGGGCTTAATCCGCATTTTGTGCTCAATTTTCTTGATCGGTTAACGGGTGATCAATTCATCGGTATGGATTTGGTCGAAGTGAGCCCACCTTATGATCCAACTGGCACCACTGCACTTACGGCGGCGACTTTACTTTGGACAATGGCGTGTATGTGGAGTCATGGTTGGACTGGATAACTGAATTACAATTATTGCGTGTGCGAGTTGCTGATTTTGACACCCTTAGATATGAGGTGGCAGCCGCGAACTTTCTCCCATCAAATGATGAGGGACGAATAGTCCACTGGCTATTTGCGTACTCGATAGGAAAATGGGCCTTTAAGAACGTTATTCATGCGGAGACCGGGGTCTGTACCGGAGCACTGTTCCGCTTTGAAGACGACCACTCGGCCGTGCTATTCAAGTTGCGTTTCGGCTGTTCTCGTGGTAAACTGGGTCCATGGATAGAACTCACCGCAATCTAGTCGTCTTCACCGGGGCCGGAATCAGTGCTGATTCGGGTATCCAAACCTTTCGCGACAAGGATGGTCTTTGGGAGAACCACAGCGTTGATGCTGTTGCTAACCTATTGACGTGGAAGCAGAATCGGGAACTTGTTCACCGTTTCTACAATGAGCGGCGCACCCAACTGGCGAATGTTGAGCCCAATAAGGCGCATTTCGTGGTTGCGGACTGGCAAAAGCGCTACGACGCCAAGGTAATCACTCAGAATATTGACGATCTCTTCGAGCGCGCCGGGTGCGCGAACGTCATCCACGCGCATGGCGATCTCAAGAAGATGCAGTGCACCGCCATGGGCTGTCCTACCTGGGACATTGGCTATGCCGAGTGGTCCGCAAAAGAGGGTCGTTGCCCGGCCTGCAATTCCCTCAAGGGCGTGAAGCCAAATGTCGTGTTCTTCAACGAGATCGCGCCAGAATACCCCAAGCTGTGGAAGATTATCGAATCGCTCACGAAGGAAGACGTGCTGGTCGTGATTGGAACCAGTGGTCAGGTTATCGACATTGGCGACATCGCAGAGTCCTCTTACGCAACTACGGTCCTCAGCAATCTGGAGAGCGCAGAATCTATCCGTGATGAAAGCTTCGACCATGTGCTACACGGTCGTGCGTCAGAGCGCGCAGCCGATCTGGACGCGCTCGTGACCAAGCTGATGACCTAACGGCGAGATACCTCAGGGATTGCCGCAGCGGCCTCAGCCTCGCTCGTAAAACGAGCGTGGCGTATATTGCCGTTTGCCTCTTGTTCTAGCACCCTGCCATACCGAGTACCCTTCCGGGTTTTGACCTCGGTCATGATTCTCCAGCCGTCGCGCTCATGGTGCATATCACGGATAGGGGCGTACGCCTTAACTTGATCCGGCCGCACCACGAAATATCTAGCCATTTGGGATCAGGTCGTCCGGGTTGATGTAGACGATCCCGTTCTTCTCGCAGCCGTCCTTCACGCGATCAACCATATCGTCCACGAGCACGGTTAGTCCATGCTTGCGGCACATCGCGCCCTTCCATTCCAGATAATAGGTTTCGGCCTCGGTTAACGCGGCACCGATCTCCCCGCGCTGACGGGCGTGACGATGAGCGGAAAACCTCTCCCAAGCCTCATCCTCGATATTCAGCACGGCTTCGAACGCTTCCGGCCCAGGCGCATTCGGATACACCGAAAGCTCATCAAACACGCCATCCTGCATTCCGTGCGTACGGAAGGTCACGATGACATGGCGCTTATCGGGGTGCGCCTTAATGAAGGCGTGCATCGCCTCGCTGTTCCCATGACGAGCCAAAGTCTCGTCAAAGTCCCAACCAATGGCGTCGTGCTGTGCAAGAATAGGAAAGGTCATACTTCAGTATACTCCAGTTTCAATTTGCTTTCAAGCGAATCACGAGACTAGAATTTGGTTTTTAACAGAAAGCTCTTTCATGACGATTATTGTCAACATCCTGGGGGCACCGAGCGCGGGCAAAAGTATTGCGGCAATGCGCACGACTTGTGACCTCCGAGTCAAGGGTGTCAGCGTGGAATACTGCAACGAAGTTGCTAAAAGCTTCGTATTCGAACACCGCAAAAAAGCTCTGACGTGCCAGCCGTATATCTACGGCAAGCAGCTAAAGAACATGGAAAGCCTCATGGGAGAGGTGGATGTCATCGTGACAGATAGCCCGCTCATACTTTCCAGTTATTACAATCTGCGTAACTGTCCCGGCCGATATCCTGCCATTTTTGATACGCTCGTGGCCGAACATTGGAAGGCTCTCGGCGGCCTGACTTTCTTCCTCCATCGCGCGCACGCTTACGACCCTATCGGGCGTTACCAGAGCGAGGAAGAGGCTAACGAAATTTCGCTTGAACTATTGGAGCTAGGTCGGAAGCACATGCCAGTAATAGAGATGCTGGGAGATGATGAAGCCCCTAGCAAAATCGCCGCAAGAGTGCTAACCGAAATTGGTCTTAAATCTGAAATTCCAACCATTAGGAGACTTTAAATGGGATTCGTCCCTGCATTCGAATTCTTCGGCAACTTCTTTATGTGGTCCGTGTTCCTGTTGGCGTGGGCCGCCTGTCTTCTGTATCTGGTCGAAAACAGTCATGCTGGATGGGCGAGCTTCACCGTCTTGGTGACCCTGCTCTTCCTTCAAACGTGCACAGACTTTCATCCATTCACTCTAGCCTATCAGCATCCGACCACTGCGCTCGGATACGCTGTCCTGTTCTTGATCTCGGGGATCGGAGTAGGAATCTACAAGTGGTGGCGTTTCGCGGTGAATCTGAACCACGACTACGAGGAGAATATCGATACGATGCTTCTCCAAAATGGAAAGACGTTCGACCAACTCAGTGAATCGGAGAAGAACAGCTATATCGATTCGGCCGTTCGATACGTGACCAATGGCAATCAATTCGCCTACCCGCTGCATCTATATCAGCACAAGGCCCGCATCACTACGTGGATGACATTCTGGCCGATTGTTGGACTTTGGACACTGCTCAAGGACCCAGTTCGCAGCTTCTACATCTACGCGTACCAGCAGATTTCCAGCACGCTTCAAGCTATCGCAGACCGCGCGCAGGCGCGGGTCAAACCAGAATACATTCGCAAGTAAACAGCGTTCGATCAAAACAAAGGGCGGGGATTTTCCCCGCCTTTTTTCGTTGCGAATAAATAGACATAACTCTCTTGGAGAACTCAATGTCTGAACTTCCGCTATATCAACCTTTGAACGTTGAAATTCCAGCCTCGGTTATCACTGAGGTAAAAGATTTGGCTCCTGCTCTTTTGAGTGAAAGACAGGCTGCATCCGAGGCGTATTTTTTCGCTCCGCCATTCGAAATAGTATCGCAAACCGATTTGGATCGCGTAACTCGTGGCGACTACGACATTAATGGTCGTTTCCATCTCGATCAGCGCGAACTACCGTGTGCGCATGGTTTCAGCCTGACTGAAATTCCGGGTAACAAGCCCACACGCAACGGACAGTTTATCTACCGTGGCACCCTGCGTGGAAAATGGGTTTGGCGCACGCAGATGCTCAGCCACATTCCGGAAATCAAGGCGTTCGTTGAAAGCCTTCCGTTCACCGATATCGATATCGTTCGTATCATCATGCTGCCCGCACACGGCGTGCACGTGCCCCACTACGATTCACCGGGCCAGGGCCTCGCTAATGCCGGACACGTTACCCTTTCGTTCGTTATTGCCCCCGGCGAGAAGACCAAGGCGCTGATTGACGATAAGATCGTTGATCTGGCCGCGCCCGCATACTTTTTCCAGGATCACAATGCCTGGGGTATGGTTGCCGGTGAGGAAACGGCATTCGTCCTGAAGGTCTGCGGCTGGATGGATGCAGACAAGCTCGAAGCGCTTTTTGCTAGCTAAAAAACGCTTGCCAAAATGATTCTCCATGGTATTCTTAGCCATGGAGAAAAGTCCGACACCTGCCGAATTGGTAGAATCCGCTCGCCGCAAGATGCCGCATATGCGCATCTTGGACGCGAACGAGAAAGAATCCCACCGCCTTGCCGCCATGATCCTGGCCGGTATCTCGATTAAAGGCGAATCATTTGGCCCTCATGTGATGATGGGCATCCCCCAAGCTCTTATCGAACTCTCTCGTACCTCCACTCAACGCGACCGGGCTCTTGCATGGGCCAAGGCCACATCGCCTGAGGTCGCCGCCATGACCGAAATCCTTTTCAATCAGGCGGATGCGTGATGATGCGGCGAGCCCCGTCAATCGTCGCCAAAATTCTTCCGTCTCTCTGAGGTCTCATGCCTGTATCATCTATTCCGAACCGCCCCTTCATCCTCTTGGGTGCGCCCTATTATGACCCTGATCGGTCAGTCATCGACATTCGTCTCGATGAGACGCGGCGCGCTGCTTTTTGGATTCACAATAACGGGCTTGGCTTCGTCGTCTCTCCCAATCTCATGGATTACATCCCCGAATATGGCACCGCCCATTCGGATCGCCAGTTTTGGCTCAACTATTCGGTCAAGATGGTGGAAAAGTGCGATGAGTATTGGATTTTTCCTCTCGACGGATGGGATCGTTCTGAGGGCATGCGCATGGAAATGGAAATGGCCCGTAAGCTGGATAAGCCGGTCAGGATGCTGGTTCGAATCAGCGCCTACGACGATCACCGTCCGAATTTCAACATCGAGACGCCGCTTTGGAGCGATCTTCTACCGGAATAAACTTCTTTTTTGACAAGAAGATATTCCTACTCCATGGTGAGCTATCGCCATGGAAATTTTCATTTATGTCATTGCCGCCGACGAGCAGGGTCCAGTTAAAATTGGATTCAGCAACGATCCCAATCGTCGCCTCAAAGAACTCCAAACGGGATATCCCAAGCCTCTCACTCTTTGGCATCAGCAGGAATTTTCTCCTAAACAAGCCAAGCTGATGGAACAGATGATCCACAAGACACTCAAATATCGTCGTTCTCACGGAGAATGGTTTAAGTTGAGTGTGGAACAGGCCATTGCTGAGGTAGAGTTTCATCTTATTCGGTACGGCGACGAGCCGAATCTCCGCAACTACCTTTAAGCCTAAATAGACAAAGAATATTTTGTCGGAGACTGTTTGTGTCGCTATTGAATGACATTTTTGATCGTGACGTGCGTGTGCTCAATGGGCTCCTCACGGAGACTGTGAGTTACGCCGAGATGTTCAGCGATGTTACTCGCGCATTTTCTGGTCAGCGACCGGCAGAGATCGAGGCTGAGATTGCCAAGGCTCGTGCGAAGCTCAAGAAGAATGACCGCGTAACGTGGTGGCTTCGCCTCTGGAAGATTGGTTTCATGGATGCGCAGTCAAAGCGTTTCCCCGAGATCGTAGCTCCACATGTTGCTGAGAAGCTTGCCAACGAATATGCGCGCCGCGCTCATTGCACACCAACTGAAGCGTTGAGCCAAGGCTGGATGGTCTACCAGGATCACACTCTACTTGCTACGCTTGAGCAGCTTTTCTCTTTGCCGATCCCGTCAATCCAGAGTCATGTTTTCCGCTTCGATGATCCGGAGCGTATCCTTGCTAATTTCCGCAAGTTCGAAACTCGTTGGCAGCATGATCAGAAGGATTCTTTTGAAGACCCTTCGTCTACCGCTATCTTGAAGTTTGCAAACGGCCTTGCTTGGTTCAATCTCGGTCGTGCTCACTGTCCGCTAGAAGCAAAGGCAATGGGTCATTCCGGCAACAAGCCGCGTGAGATGTCTGGCGACACGATCCTGAGCCTCCGTGAAATGTATCACGAAGATGGTCGGACTATGATGAAGCCGGTCCTGACTTTCATTCTCGATAAAAACGGAATGCTCGGTGAAATGAAGGGACGCTTCAATCAGCGCCCAGACCCTCAGTATTATAACGAGATCGTTGCGCTTCTTCGCCTGCCTCTCGTTCACGGCATCAAGGGTGGCGGCACGTCGCCGGAGCATAACTTCCGTTTGTCTGATCTGGAGAGTGACGTTCTCGATAGTCTGCTTGCTGAGAAGCCGGAATTGGGCGGCCTGTGGGCAATGTATAAGAGCTTCGGCGTTGAGGACCCTCGTGTTCAAGAATGCCTCGTTGAACTTCTGGAGAGCGAATCTATCAAGCCGCCCGTGTTGGAGCTAACGTCTGACGCGAAAGAGTTCATCATCACTGAATATTCGGACCTGGATCATTTCGCTCAGGCCATCAAGGATCATCTCCTTGAAGAGATGCTTGCGATCTATTCCGGTCGCGCTCATGAAATTCATCCTGTTGAAAATCTTACTGACGAAGACATTCGTAACATCCTCGTCAAGCTAAGCCCGAAAGAATACGCCAAGGTCATGATGGCCATGGGCGTGAGGGCGGTCCCTCAGTACGACAGCCGATTCGAAGCCGCCATGCGTCTTGCGGGTTCCCGTCTTCGTGAGAGCCACTTCTATGAAGAGATGGTTGCGGCAGTGAACGAATCAGCCAAGCTCAGCCACAATGATCTCCAGGCCCTCCAGAACCGCATCCAGACCTATGTGGATGTTGGTTGGGCATTTAAGGGTCGCTGGCAGCACGCCCATGTCGGGCGCGACTGGGATGCTCCTGTGCAGCTTCGCGTGTCCGCTCACGATCTGATCGCTATGGTCACTGCATCTGATGAGCACGACGAAGACTATCTCGGTGACGTTTACGACGTTCGCGAGGCTCGTGATTGGGACACTCTCAATGATGACGAGACCGCTGAACGTCGGCGCGATGCCAACTTATCCGATGCGATGGAATGGAAAGCGCAAGCCTCGTCCGATGAGGTCGTGCACGAAATCATGAGCCGAGTTCGCGAAGGATTTGATCCAACGCACGCTGCGGAACTCTTCGCAAAAAAGATTTCCTGATACGGGTTGATCAGGAAATCGTTTGTCCTAAAGCTATTAATTAGTAGCTTGGTAGGACAGATGATCAACGAAGGCGATAAACTTCGCGTTTACGACCACAACGATTGGTACGACGAAGGCACGGTTGTTTTGGTGTCAGCCACTGAGGTTGATGTGGATTTTGACGATTGGGTTCAGCGATATCCCGTCAAGGGAATTCGCGAAACCTGGATCATGTACCAGAGAGTGCTTGTTCCATTGGTTCCGGGAAGCATCGTTACGGATTACCGGATTAAGTCGTCCACATCATTTTGAAGACAAGGGCGTCGGTCTCGTCCCTAAAATACCAGCGTGGTCCCATTCTACTCCAGCGCTCGATGGGAAGCTTATCGTTCTCCATGCGTGGATCGACACCAAACATGGAGGCGCACCATTCCTCCATCATTTTTATACGAGTGACCTCGACCCAACGCATTTCGAATATTCGAAATTGCGCGTTAATCTCCCCATAGAGAGACGGATCACGTTCCAATTCGATGAGAAATGGTTCGTTCATATCTGGTCGCTGCTGGGGTGATGCTTCGGCCGTTGATAACGAGCATGACGCCAACGATTGGCGTCATGTACGCTATAGACGAACGATCTTCCTTCTTGAAATAGCGCTGCAAGCGTCGCAGGAAACGCATCATGGTTAGATTGCCCCCATCAGGTCGTCCTTGGACATATTGAACTCCGAATCGGCCCACAGGTTCATCAGACGAGTCTTGGTCTCACCAATCTGTTTACCCTGCTGAATGCCAGCCGCGATCAGATCGTTGCCGGTCACCGGGAACACGGGTACGTCCCAGCCCATCACGGCCTCACCCTCCACCCTGCGATCCTCCAGGATAGACAGGGCAAAAATCGCATCCTTGGTGACGCCGTTCAGCGCGACCATCCGCTTGAAGTCCAAGTCCTTGCGGAAACGATTCTTGGTCAGAAACTGCGCCAGCTTCGATTCATCGGTGCTCCACTTCCACGCGCGAGCCAGCGCGGCCATCGTTTCCGAATCACCGATGAAGGTAGCCATCAGTGCAACGGGATCGCGCGTATACTGATGCACGCGCCGAACCTCGGCGCTATACCCGCGTGGCAGACCGCATGGATCGGCCAGACCCAAATTCCACATAGCATCCAGCATCTCCGGACCGCCGTCCGTGGACAGCATCCGGGAGACCTCGGACCAGACACGCTCACGCGAGATACGCTCCAGACCCTTGGCATTGCGCATTGCGGCGGCGCAGGTATCCTGGTCCAGTTGCTGACCGGGGGCAATTCGACCCTGAAACCGCAGCCAGCGCAGAATACGCAGGTAATCTTCCTGCATACGTTGATCCGGATCATTGACGAAACGCAGCCTACGGGCCTTCAAATCCTCTTGCCCGCCGAACGGGTCCAGCAGTTGCCCCTCGAAGGTCATAGCCATCGCGTTGATGGTCAGATCGCGACGGCCCAGGTCCTCGTTCCAGTCACGGGTATAGTTGACGGTCGCGTGGCGGCCATCGTGCTCCGTCTCGGTACGCAGGGACGTGATCTCGTAGACGCCCTCCGGCAGGATTGCAGTGATCGTGCCATGCTGGAGACCGGTCTCAGCAAACCGAACACCGGCAGCCTTATACAGAGCGATCTGCTCGTCAGGCGAGGCATCCGTGCACAGATCAATATCCTTGGGCTGAATGTCCATCAGCATATCGCGCACACAACCACCAACCAGTCGGATATCGAAGCCCGACTTCTGGAAGGTATTGCGCAGATGTACCAACTCTGGGATATGAATCAATTGCATTGAATCAATCTACCAGAAAACGAAAATATGTCTACTGTTTTGGGGAGTTATTTCGGAGTGAAGGTGTCGCGAACCGTCACTAATTTGGCAGGTTCATCGTGCCACTCAATGGGCACCGCCGTGAAAAGTAAATCCACGGTTGTATTGTCATCATGCACACCCTTTACGATAGTGTGGACAACCTCGTGTTCGATGATCAAATCGTGATCGCTTTCATGAAACAGAAAACTTATCGGCTGACCGAGGAGTTCCTGAATTTCATAACCGAAAATTTTACGAGCGGCGGGATTTGCGGCAATGATCAAATCGTGCTGAATGACCAATATTCCATCTACCGACTTGTCCATTAGAGCGCGATATCGCTTGCGCGCCTCTTGAGCGGATTTTTGAATCTTTACGAGGCTGTCAATGCTTCGGATTAAGACGAGGATGCTTTTGGAACCGTCAGACCACACAAGGCGAGACATTTTCGGTTCGACCCAAATAAGATCATTATCCCTTTTGCATCGAAGAGGTCTTCTTGAAGATGGCATCCAGGACGAGGTGTGTTGAATATGATCCCAAAGAGTTGCCGCATCAGGGAGCGGTGCGCCAGCCATGTCAAATACTTCAAGAACGTTTTGAGCGTCGTATCCAAACATGGCGGTCGCCGCCGTATTGCTCGTAACAATGCTCCCATCCTCGCTACAAAGAAAAAGAGCATCGTTAATAATGCGCGCGGTGTTTTCTAGCTGCGTAAACGCATCATCGATTTTTGATTTTAGCGAAGCCGCGACATCTCGTGCGGCTTCCGCAGTATCGGTTGCGGCCTGGATCAAAGTGAGTTGGCTCTCTGCCATCTTCGCGGCTGTCAGAGCTTCCTTCTGTCTCTTTTTTGTTTTGAAAAACATGGACCACATCCTCGTACGCCGATTACTGGATTCTGCCTTTGATTTCGTACAGAACTAGCTTCAGATGGGTCAGCGCTTCAGACAGACTTAGGTTGCCCTTGTAATAGTCATCAATGATCTTTTCGATCTTGTCATCTTTCTTCTGGATGTCGGCAACGAGACGACGCCTCTCCAATAGAAGGAGAGCAACAATAAGAGCCAGAATAGCAACAAACGCCTGCGGTCCACCCGCAAGCATGGCTTCTAACAATTTCTGAATGATACTTTCAAACACTGGGGGTTTTACTCTTTTCTGCTCTACTTGCAGGTATTTAGCAAAACCCAGGCATTAAGAACCTTGTGCCCAAAACAGCTTAAAAAGAACCGCGACGTTCATATCTTCGAACACAAAACGTACACCTTGATACTCTCGGTCGATACGATATTTCTGTGTGACCCATGAAAATCGGGCGAACATTCCGACCTGCATGTCTGTATTTTCTGACAACCATTCACGCAGTTCGGAAATCAAATTTGGTTCTGGAAAAATCACAACGTTGAACATTTTCTCTTCGTCGGAGATCGGTGGCTCAACGCCCCTTTGGACAAGATCGGTGATATCTGGAAAAAAGCCCTTTGGCTTTCCCATTAGAAGGAACCCTGACTTCATGTGTCGCCACGTGACTGGGTAATCGAGTACGCCCGATTCCAACATCGTTATTCAGAAGTATGTTTAAGGGGGCAATTGTGTCCTGATTCGAACAACGTTATGATAGAATTAAGACCATATCAGTGTCAAGGCGATGCAAGACATCGCAATCACCAACCCGAGATACAGACCAACCTTCGCCAAGCATTGTCTGGATTTTAGAACTGCGAGCAGCGTCTTGCAGACTCAATCCAACAGCGGCTTCTTCTAGGCCGTGTTCGCACATCGTCTCCTGATAAGGTCCAAGCCCAACATAGCTAAGCTCAAACCGACCCGAATCACCCTCCAGGACCACTTGATTATTGTCTACATGTGCATCACGAAGAACGCTCTTGGTCAAGAATGCAAGAATGCTTTCCTCAACTTTTTCTTCGGATGGCGGCAATACATGCTTAGAGATCGCTTTGTCAGAGAAAGGAACAAGATCGGGCTCCCCGCGAATATGCATCTGCCAATTATCGACCTGACTGAGAGGCTGAATCTCCTTCAATAGGTCTTCGATATTCCCCGCCAGTTTGTCATTGTTCAACAATTCAACGAATACCATATAGTATCCCTGTTGATCTGGCGCGGGCGAGATTTCAGTGTCGAGGATTTCAACGGGAGACCGTTGGATAAACCTGTTCAAATCTTCTGCCGCATCTTGGTCGCCAACGTAAAAACCGATCACGACCGCACTCTTATCGATTTTGCTTTCGTATTCATCCACAGAAATGAGCGGGAGGAGCATGTCCTCCAGATCGCCCTGGCGCATTCCTTCAAATAGATTAGCCACGCGGCGGTCCTCCCATTGGCGGTTGTGCCGGTGGGGGGCCACCTGGACCTCCCGGCGCTGGTGGGGCCATTTCGGGTCCACCAGGAGGAGGCAGGCCACCTTCTTCGGGAGCCGTATATCCGGTCTCGTCGGTTACGCCGGAGTCCTGTGCGTCCTCAACGTCCTCGCTGTCGATTTCATCATCATAGAAGTCAAGCTGACCAGCATTGATTTCAACAATCAGACGACGAGGAATTGAAACGTGAACGAGCCAGACCATGCTGTCCTTCTCGCCTTCGCCCTCGACGGGTTTTGCGTCTCCGCTGTCGTCTTCGTGGGCTTTGCTAAAATCAACTCGCACGCCGTGCTTGAGCAGACGAAGACCTGCACGCGGATCGGGCATCTTGTCGTAAGGATATTTGAGGGTCATGTCGAGCCAATAGCGTCGAACCTTCGGCCCTTCAACAATCTCTCCATCGATCCAGTTCTTAAAAACGTACACGTCCATGGAGTCGAGCACGTCTTCCATCTGAACCAGCAGATCGAGAAGATGCGGGGAGTCTTCTAGTTTTTCGATATCAAGCATTGATACTCTCAGGAAAATTCCAGTTATTTATCTCTTTCTGTGGACAACAAAAAACGCGCGGCCCCAGAGCCGCGCGTTGTGATAGAAAAGATGACGAGCCTAAGCCTATTAGTAGGCCGCGACTGCGTGTTGCTGAGATCGCCGCCTCGATGAAGCTACGACCGGTAGGGGATCATTTTTGAAACCAAGCTTGGAAGCCGCTGCTGAGGCAATTTGATCCGAGTCTGGATCGACGTTGGCTCGGCTAAGGGTGACCTTGTGTCTTCCTTGCTTGATCGTGGTTCGAGATAAGGTGGTCACGCCAGTTCGAGAAGAGGCACTGGCGGATGGCTTAACGCCGAGAAGCCTACCGGCTTCCATTACCGCATCTATGGACGGAGAAGGTCCCTCCAGGTAGTTGATCAGCATCGAGCAAGCTCGCTTGATCTCATCCACCGGTAGAACCTCACGGGCCGCCTCGGCAACAGCCTGAAGCTTGGCGCGTGCATCAGTGACCTCGCGCGGCGGCCTTCCGGCTTTCGTCGCTTTGGTGTTTCGCTGATTTTCGTGATCGTAGATAATGGCCTTAGCTTCACGGACTTCCTCAAGAATACGAGAGTGGTCCAAAGGCCGAGCAGATGTAGTGCCGTCCTTCGACCAAATACGAAGGTGCGGTGTGAAGCGGGATGGCTGGCTTGATGCTGGCTTCAGGGCATACCATCCGTCCCTAACGCGCTTGATAGTGAAGAATGGATTCCCGTTAGGGTTCGTAAGGTACTTCTGGAGTTCTTCGGCCATGGAACCTTCGATGGTCCCGCCGAGACCCCCTCTTGATCTGAAATCTAACGGGATCACGTCATCTTCTTTGGTGTCATGGACCGGCTGAAATTGGACGGTCTTGTTCGGCGTGATTTTGACCCGCATTCCCCGCGCTCGTTCTTCGCGGAAAAAACTATGGTGGGCTGGTTTGTTCAATGTGATCGCGAACATTTTGGTACTCCGTGCGTGATCGACTTCTAGGTAGGGTCGCCGTTAAGAAGCATAATATGCACAATGGCTTACCCCTGCAAGCCTTGATACGAAAAGCACCAAAATAGCATCATTTGAGGTCGAAATTCGGATACCAAATTTAGGCGTAAATAGCCTCGATTTTCAATTTACCGGCATGTGTCGAATCTATGAATGTCATTCTTTTCAAGCCTTTATGATTTAATTCAAGGGCTTATCGTGGTTCAATAAACAGAAAAAACCGATTTTGGTAGGAATTTTACTCGCGCGTTTTGGTCGATTATCACGAGTTCGTGAGGCCATCAAAAGAACGCTTGATTTGCGGAAGTTTGTGTAAATACGCGCATGATTCGCAGTCGAGAAATTGAGCTTGAGGCACGGATTGATCCGGCAGCCGTCTCCAAAAACATCGCATTCCATGATCGCTTGAACCCAGGCTTGTGGGACGAAAGCGACGATATGTTGCTACCCGTGCGAGCGCGCCTGCTTAAAGCAGCGATGGCTTTTTACGATTTTCTCGAAATGCCTGAATTGAAGTTGTCCGACGTTGTGGTTACCGGATCGAACGCCGCATACAATTACACCGATTTGAGTGACATCGATGTCCATCTCATCGTGGATTACAGCAAAACCACGTGTCCGAAGTTGGCGGAGAACTTTTTCTCTGCAAAGAAAACCCTCTGGAACGTCAGCCACGACATTTCGGTGCGTGGCTTCAAGATCGAGATGTACGTCGAAGACCAGCGCTCACCCGCTTACTCCAATGGGGTATTCAGTATTCTTCGCGGTAGCTGGTTGAATCATCCCGAACCTGTCGAACCGTCCTATGACGACGCCGCCGTGCTCGCCAAAACCGAACATCTAGCAGACGAGATAGATGCTCTGTTAGATGGCCAGCCAGATATGGATCGACTTTCCGCGCTGATGAGCCGCCTACGAGAAATGCGCCAAAGCGGACTCCGGGATGGTGGTGAATTCTCAACAGAGAACCTTGCCTTCAAGAGCCTCAGGGCGCTGGGTTACCTAGATCGCCTTCGTGATGCTAGGACGCAAGCTCAAGATAGAGGCTTGAGCCTTTAAGCTCACTCCATGTGCAGATTTAGCGTTTCGAACCGCTAAATACTTGCTCAAGAGGAGTGATAGTTGAATGCCGGTAGGTTCCGCTACTAACACGTATGACAATTTAGAGACGGAATCCGCAGCGTACCTTCTGGTTTCTCTGTCTGGAAACGATCCAATCGGTTTGCTGACGCAACAAGTGGATAGCGAACTGCCCGTTCGAGGCGTGGTCGCTTCTACCCTCGCTCCTATCACGGGCAATTCTAATCTTCGCGTCTTTATCGTTGGATCGGCCAGTAACTCAATTCGGGAGTTCACGTCCTTCAACAATATTTCCCATGAAGGTTTCGTTCCTCATTGGCAAACTCCATCCTCTCTTCTTTTAACGTCTCAAGAAGGCGAGCAGGCATCCTATTTTCTAGACGCGGTTGATGTACTAACGACGATTGTTCCGGCAGGAACGGCGTTCATTACTATGCCTACGAATGTAGTAACGTATGTCAATAGTGTAGTCGTGAACGGAGACGCGATTTCATTTACGAAGGGATCGGGATCGATTCTATTTGATCCTCTTCCGGCTATTTCCGTAATTGAGGTATATACGACTAATCGTCTGACCTACACTATATTGAATGGGGCATTGCCGCCTGGACTTGGTATCGCTCCAGAGACCGGTGAAATCGTGGGCACGGTCGGCAATGTGAATCCTCCCGAGCTTACTACCTATGGATTCACTGTACGTGCATCCAACGGTCTTCGGTCGCGTGACCGCACATTTAGTATTGCGGTAACTGGTGTGGACTATCCGACGACGTATGAATCGCGCTCACTACCGGCACTTCAAACTCTACCCGACACAACAATTCAATATCGTCGCCTTGCACGATTGAAGCGTGGTCAGAGCTTCGCGTATACACTCGACGTTATCGATCCTGACGGAGATCATCCGACGCTTTTCGTCAAGAAGGTTACGGGTCTCCCCGACATCGGTGAATATTTTGGCGGTATGCCGACAGGTCTCAAGCTGAACGGCTATCAGATCGAAGGCATGATCGATCCATCGATCCCTGCCGGGCAGTATTTCTTTCAATTGAAGACCAACGACAACACGACGGTCTTCACGTTTATGATCGAGGTACTGTATGAACTTGCGAGTAAACTCGAAGCCACCCCTAAGATCAATTGGATCACTCAAACCGATCTAGGTACGATTTACTCGGCCGAGCCGTGCTTCTTGAAGATCGAAGCACAGATCATTGGCGGCGAAGATAATGCAGTCATAACCTATTCTATGGCCCCAAGCTCACGCGGCTTGCCGCCCGGTTTGATTATAGTGCAAAGCACTGGCGAAATTCGCGGGATCAACGGCTTTGTCACTTATGACAGCAAGTATAGCTTTACGGTCAGAGCCGAATCTGGTCCGACATTCGTAGATAGAACATTTTCTTTGACTCTAAAATCTAGAATTACATCTCGCACGTTCTACGACATCGGTCTGAAACTGATGGTGGTTAATCGATATAACTTTCTTAGGAACTACCGAGATTTCATCAACACGAATATGCTATTCAGAGCAGACGATGCCAACTTCGGTATGGTGCGTGAGCCGCGAGTATACGTGGTGCGCGGGTTGAATGCTAACGGAGTGAGCCTCCAGACCGCAACAAGCGGTGATGGTAGCCCACATCTTATGAATCCGGACTATCATGGCTCGCTCGATCTCATTTTGGGAGATCATAAAATTGCGGTTGTTCGTGATCAAACCGGGGCCGTAGCATATGAGGTCCTATATCGAGACGTGTACGATCCTAATACCGGTTCAGGTGGTTTCAGCCGAACGAACAATGCTCCAATAGAAGAAAAGGTCGTCTATCCGCAGTCGAAGTCGATTGAGTACATCTATCCGATCAGCCTTGAAAACATCCGTAAAGACCTTGCGAAGGATATTCAGTTTCCAGCAGTCAATCTTCTGGAGACTACGACTTTGGGACCATCCGGGCCGGAAGGTCTTCCATTGTGGATGCGCGCAGAGCAGGTTCGCAATGTGCCATCCAGCGTCTTGGGATATGTTCCTTCCATCGTAATTGCCCACTTGCAACCCGGACAAGGAGCCAATCTTCTTGAGACGCTGCGGGTCCATGATGACGAGCTAATGAACGATGGACACGTGTTTACATTCGACCGCTACGTCGCGACAGTCAATCTGATCGTCAAGCAAACGGCCTTCGATGGTACGATTACGTCGTTCGATAGCTCCGATATCACCTTCCAAACAGTGTTCGACGGTCAGTTACTAGAGCCGAATAAATACCTCTAAATCTCCAGGGGTAGTTAATTAATGGCTATTGATACGGGTCTTCCACAAACTTACGATCCGAACTATCCAGTTCCAGGTGTAACGCAGCCTTCTCAGCAATTCCGTGACAATTTCACGGTCATTAAGGCTGCTATCGAAAACTTGCAGACCGCTACACCCTTAGATGGAAGCGTAATCGAAGTCGTTCCCGTCATCGGTGACGCTGGCGGTCATGTATACTTCAAGGCGAGCTATACTGGCAACTCTTTGACGTTGCCACAGGGAGCACCGACGACCACTGTTCGTCCTGGTATGCTCCGATACGATGAGGGCCTTGTTCAATATTACAACGGCACCGATTGGATTTCTCTTTTCACCCTCGGTGCTAGGGTCAACAATGGTCTGAACGTCAGCTATCAGAGCAAAGACAAGTTTCTTGTTGGAGACGCAGTTCAGGTCTCCGCTCCGCTCATTGTCACCAGCGACTATATCCGTGCTCCGCAAGGAACGACAAACACTCGTCCGGTCAATCCAGTATCAGGAACGTTCCGATACAATAACGACCAAAACGTATGGGAGTTCTTCTCTCAGGATCGTTGGGCTCTCCGTGTCGGTCGCGCCGAAATCACCCAGTCTCTGACGATTGAGAACAATCCAGTTGGTCCGACAGACGTAATCAATCTAGCCTATCTGAACGCTCGTCTGGGCGATCTTCCGATCAATAACGGTTCGGCTGGTATTCTCGCATCTGCATTCGATGACAACGTTGAAGAAGGCATTAACGCGGTTTTCGACGGTACTCGCGGCAAGGTCAACCTTTCAGCGAAAGATTTCACGATCACGCTGGCCGGTACTGTCCAGGGTAGCGCTACTGTTTCGCATCTCTCTGATGTCACGATCAACACGACGAGCAATTTCCGAAGCGGCTTCACGGTTCAGAAGAGCGGAGTCAACGTAAGCCCTGTTGATGGCACTCACTTCCTAAATTTCACTGGCAGTGGAGTAACCGTCACTCAGACAGGAGAGGTGTCGATCATCGACATCCCGGCTATCCTGACGGCGCGTGATGTTCGAGATCAGATCGGCGGAACCGTTAAGGGAACGGTTCGTGATCAGAACACACAACTTGAGACCGAAACTGGCATCACGACTAATTACGACGCATCAAATAATACGGTCGAGCTTGGTGTTCGAGAATTCGACGTAACGCTGACCGGTGCCGTCACAGGTACGGGCCACAGCAAGCGTCTCCAGGATATCGTTATCAATACGACATCGGACCGTATCAAGGGCGTCCAAATCCTTACAGCAGGTACCCCACTTGGTGATCCAGAAACGGTCAAGGTATTCAATCTGCTGGGAGACGCGATCACCGCCGTCCAAAACGGAAATCAGGTTGACCTCACATTCAGCAGACTGTTGCCGTCGCAAGTCCGGGATATCGTCGGCACCTTTGTGCGCGGTACTGTTCGTGATCCGAATGTCACGTTGCCTGCCGAAACCGGTATTACGACGAATTACGATGCGACCAACAACGTTCTCGAAATCGGCGTCAAAGAGTTCGATGTCAATCTTACTGGCGCAGTGACCGGCACGGGTCATTCATCGCGCCTTGGTGACATCAATATCTTTACATCTACTGACCTCATCAAGGGTGTCACCGTAAAAGATCACGGGAACACTATTGGCCTCGATCAGTCCGTACAAAGCCTCAATTTCACAGGCTCAGGCGTCACCGTTTCCCAGTCGGGAGGTGTCGCTACAGTTGACATTCCACAAGCAATCACCGTCACCGATGTTCGTAACACAATCGGTACGACGATCAAGGGAACAGTCCGCGAGGCAAACTCTAATCTGGAAACAGAAACCGGCGTCACCGTCAATTATGATGCGGGAAACAACATCGTAGAACTTGGCGTCCGCGAATTTAACATCAACCTCGCAGGCGCTGTCACAGGTACGGCCAAAGTCTCTAAGCTTCGAGATGTTACAATCAATACGACATCAGATCGTATTACCGGCGTCACTATTCTGGACGAAGGCGTTCGCTCGGGCGATATCGCAGCGGTTAAGTCTATCAATTTTGTCGGAAGCGGAATCACGGCAACCGTCGTCGGTGACACGGCTAATATTGCGGTCATACCAGACCTCGATGCTGGCGAAGTTCGCGGCATCGTTACTAACTTGATTTCCGGCTCTCAACTCGGCGTCGATGTTACTTACGATTCGCCTAACCAGAAGATCAAGTTTCAGACGAAGCCGATTACGCTGACTCTCACGGGAGCCGTTCAAGGTACTGGAACTATCTCCTTCACTGGTGGCCAGAACGACGGCAAGTTGTTGATGGTCACATCTGGAAGCGCATTCGGTTCTGGTCTTGAGGTTCGCGACGAAGGCAACGTCAAGGGTACTGCGGTTTCTTCGATCAACTTCGTTGGCGGCGGCGTAACCAGCGCGGTTACGGTCGATGGTCAGCTTGCTACGATTTTTATTCCGAACTCACCGGGCAACGAAAAATTTATCGTACTTGATAACGGCAGCGAGAACGTCCCCAACGCGCGAGTTCTCTCGGCTGGTACCGGCATCAGCATCAACGACGGCGGTCCTGGCGGCACAGTCACCATTAGCGCCCAGAGCGATGCCATCATTGCAAAGAGCCAGTTTCTCTACAATGGAGAACTGATAGCTGAACGCGCGATTATGGATATTGTCAGCACTCAGCAAATTACAGCAGTGCTAGAAGACGATGTGGAAAACAACAAGGTAGTCATCCAGATGTATAGTCTGATGGATGGTTGGTACCGAAAGCCGATAATTGACTGCGGACTTATCACAGATAAATACGGCAACAGCATTGACCTTGGCGATATTGGCGTTGGCATCATCGAAACTGCCCCCAATATGGGCCTTCTCACAGATGGAGTTTGACAAATACTATGGCTAATGAGCTAAAGCTTCGTAGAGGCACGGACACCGAACACGCAACATTCGTTGGTGCCAACGCCGAGTTGACTGTCAACACTGACCATAAGTCTCTCCATGTTCACGATGGCGTTACGCAGGGCGGTTACGAGGTAGCTCGTGTTGACTTGACTAACATTGACAATTCGACATTCGCCGCAAAGGCAGCCGCAGCCGGTATCTCAGGTGGCACCGGTGGTGGTGGCACCGGAGATGGAGCGCCCCTCGACGCCACATATTTGACTGTGAGCCTTAACGGAACTCTCACTAATGAGAGAAGACTACAGGCTGGCCTCGGTATTACGGCAAATGACGGCGGTGCTGGCGGTGGTTTCACGCTTGCTGCTGACTTTGCCAGCACGGTCCCTTCCAATCTGGGATCGGCTTACGTTGGCGTATCGAATAAAGTTGCGCGCGCTGATCATATTCACTCAATGCCGACCGCTACTGATGTTGGCGCTGTTCCGGTAGCCCGTCAGGTTATCGCAGGCACAGGTCTTTCTGGCGGCGGTGCACTTAGCAGCAACATCACGTTGAACCTTGCCGCTGGTCTGTCCAACCTGTCGGATTTGTCGATTGTAAATCTGACCAATGGCGATTCGCTCCTGTACAACAGCGCCACGTCAAAGTGGGAAAACAGCCAGCACACGACTAAGCTGACGACTAAGCTGAACTCGTCAACGGTCGGTGTTTCGAACGGTATCAAGACGATCAATTTCACAGGCGGTGCTACACTTGTAGCCGATGGTACTGATCCATCGCTTGTAACCTTGAACGTCCCTGCAAGTCTCACGACCTCTCAGGTTCAGGACATTGTTGGCGCACTCAACACTGGTAGCACTCAGAACGGCATCACCGTCACCTACGACAGTGCTAACGGAAAGATCAACTACCAGACCAAGAATTTCACGATCACCCTTCAGGGCGACGTACAGGGCACCGCGACTGTTACGAACCTCGGTAACGTAACTATCAACACGGTGGTCGGCACGGACGCTGTTGCCCTTGGCACGGATACGACTGGCTATTACGTATCTACGTTGGCTACCGGTACTGGTCTCGGTCTCACAAATGCCTCCAGCACAGCCGAAGGCGCTGCGTATACGCTTAACTTGGATACTAACGAAGCAGGTTTCGTTGAAGCCATGCAGGACCTCGTTGGTACGATGGTCTCTGGTATTTCTCAACAGCTTGGTATTGCGGTCATCTATGACGACACGAACGGCAAGCTGAACTTCAACGTCAACGATCCGACCATCACCATCTCTGGTGCCGTGTCGGGTAGCGCCACGATGACCAATCTCGGCAACACTACTATTTCGACTACATTGCCGAACTCTTCCGTCACTCTAGGTACGCACACGACGGGCAACTATGTTGCGACCATGACTGCCGGAACTGGTATCACTCTCACGAATGGTATCACTGGAAACAATGGCGCACAGTGGACTGTCGCTCTCGATACGGGCTCAGCTAACTTCGCAGAAGGCGTGCAGGACGTGGTTGGCGGCATGGTCACCAGCAACACATCCGCTGGTATCTCGGTCACTTACTATGATGATCCAGTCGTAGGCGTCGGTAAGCTGAACTTTGACGTGAATGACTTCTCGATCACACTCGCTGGTCCGATCACGGGAACGGCCACCGTTACCAATCTGGCGAACACGTCTATCACCACAAGCATCGCGGCTGGCGCTGTGACCCTCGGTACTCATACCTCGGGCAACTACGTCGCTACAGTGTCGGGCGGCGGCGGCATTCAGGTGACCGGCGCTGCCGGAGCCGGTACGGGAATCACCCTGGCTATCGACGCAGCCAGCACGGCTCTCGCTGAAGCGGTCCAGGATATTGTTGGTGGCATGGTCACCCCTTCTGGTAGCATCGGTTCGCAGAAGGGTATTTCGGTCGTTTACGATGACACCGGGACGGGTGGTACGGGCGGCGGTAAGCTTAGCTTCGACGTGAACGATTTCACGATCACCCTATCAGGTGCACTTACTGGAACAGCAACTGTCACTGATTTGGGCAACACTACGCTCAACGCAACACTCGCAAATGATTCCATCACGCTTGGCACTCATACGGTTGGCAACTATGTGGCCACCGTTGTGGGCAGCGGTGCGGGTATCACTGTTAGCGGCTCTGGATCGGAAACAGCGGCGATCACGATTTCTTCGAACGCCACTGCCGCAAACACTGCATCGACTATCGTCCTCCGTGACTCTTCTGGTAATTTCTCGGCAGGTACTATCACGGCGGCTCTGACCGGAAACGCTACCACGGCTACCAGCGCGTCTCAAATCAACGGCGTCTCGGGCTCAAACTTTGCTCGCATCGACGCTACTCCTCAGCTTGGTACGCTCATCATCGGTTCGAGCACGGCAGGTGCGGATCAGGCCAACTCTGGCGTGTCTATTCGTGAAATCGGACAGGTAGGCGTTGCTCAAAGCAGCTACAACTACGCTCCGGCCGTGAACTTCAACTGGTCGGGCCGTACGCAGGCTACGATGGCCATGCACTCTGACGGCACGTTCCATTTCCGTCAGACTGGCTACACTGGCACTCAGTATTCGAGCATTTACTGTAACGTGATGAACGGCACGGCGACTGCGGCTCAATACGCCGACTTGGCCGAGCGTTATTGCTCGGACATGCCATACGAACCAGGAACTGTTGTCAGCTACGGTGGCGACAAGGAGATCACCGAATCGACCGTCGCGGACGATCAGGCAGTTGCAGGTGTTATCTCGACCGCTCCAGGATCGATGCTCAACGCTAATGCCGGAACAGATGAGACCCATCCGTATGTGGCTCTCGTTGGACGTGTTCCGTGTAAGGTTATCGGCAAGGTCAAGAAGGGCCAGATGCTGACGACTAGCACCACTCCTGGTTTCGCCAAGGCTTCAACGGCTTTCACTATGGGATCGATCATCGGCAAGGCTCTGGAAGACAAGACAACGACCGGTCAAGGCATTATCGAAATCGCCATCCAACGCCACTAAGAACAAAACGTGAACACTAAGGCGGGCCAAGTGCCCGCCTTTTTATTTTGTAGTATTGGAAAGCAGAGTGCTAGATTTGGTTATAACTTGCTCAAGGCATTTACTATGACCGACAAACCAATTTCTATGCTTGAAGATGTTTACATTTCTAAGTCCCAAGCCCACCCGTTTCATGACGTTTGGAAGTTTCACGAAACCTACAACCTCATCCGAACCAAAACTCCAGGTCTACCCGACAAGGCCATGCGCGAGCTTCGCAAAGACCTTCTTGAAGAAGAATACCAGGAATACCTCAACGGCGAACTGAACAACGATCTGGTCGAGATCGCAGACGCATTGGGCGACATCATCTATATCGCTTACGGAACAGGCGTCGCATACGGCCTGCCGATGGATGAAATCTTCAACGAGATTCAGCGCTCCAACATGTCCAAGCTGGGCGAAGACGGCAAGCCGATCTATCGCGAAGACGGCAAGGTGCTGAAGGGTCCGAACTATTCGAAACCCGATATCAAGGGAATTATCGCTCGCCTCGCAAAGACCAAATGACCCCACCCAAAGAACGCTTCGTGGTCTATGTAGACATAGGCAACATGCCTGCGCTCAGGGTTACCGACTACGTACAAGAAGTACGAGAGCGATGGGTCATGGAAGCGAAGCTTCGGGGTGATGACGCGTGGTGGTACTTTGTCCCACAACGTTCAAGCGAAACAGGCGGGGCCTCCCGCGTTGAACGCCTATAAATACAGTTATGTTTGGATTATTTGGTTTCGACCCTACCGGGATGAGTGATGAAGAACTCATGCAAAAGAGCATGGATATTCACGCTCGTCTCGTGTGGGCCAATCGTTTTGGTGGCGCAGAGATCATCACGCGGTTGCAAGAATTACTGGCGATGATTGAATTTGAGCGCCAGGAGCGAGTAGTCAGGTTCATCGTGACGGAACGGAGCAACATGTTCCCAGACGTTATCGAGTCTGACCCTGATCTGGCGAATGCAGGAAGAGAACAAGAGCCTGTCACGAAGGGCAAGATCGTTCCTGCGTCCAGACCTAAGCCTGTGATCACGCGTTCTAATAGACCTGTTGAAGAAAATCACACGTTCGGTCCAGGGGCCGACAAGAAGAAAGATGCGAATGATCCCAATTGATGACGATGATGATGGCGAAGCTCTATTCATTAGCTTTCATACTCGCATAAGTCTCATTAGACTTGCGGATAATGTAATGCTGCCGTCGCGGCTTCATATCCGTGCTGACGTTTGTCCCAACGATGACGTGACTGAAGCACAACTCAACAATGTCATGACAAAGGTGAAGTTTTGGTTCGATAGCATCGTTTCTCGCAGTATTGCTTTTTCGAGTGACAATGAAGAGGCACTAGGAATAGTCATCAACGATGAAGGCAAGAATAGAACAGCAAACGTTCTGATGATTACGCCGGGCGATCCTACCGATGATGTTCTAGCAGCGCTTTTTCAGGCAAAACTCAACGCTCTTGGCGGGGATGCTGTAGAATTCGGACTGGTCGAAATAAAGTCTGACAATCCCATTGGCTTGAGCTTCACCTTCGTAGGAGACGCCACCAAGTTACTTCCGTCGATGGATCGTTGGATGGGAGAGCGAAACTATTTTGACAAGCCATGGTGGAATAGGGATGATTCGTCTACATTGGACGTTATCCCGCCAGAGGATGCTGATCTGACAAAGACGCCGAAGTGGGCATTCAGTTTGGATACGATGGTCGAGACTGAGAAGGACGAAGCCGAGATCGTTAGGCCAGCATTTAAGCCAACGATCATCGACGGCGGGAAGAAAGAAGACGAGTAGTATTGATGACTAGAGTTGATGCCTGGGGTCGGACGATTGTTGAGTTGGCCGACATCGAGAGCATTCTCTATGCCGGTGGTGATATCCAAGGAGTTCTGGTCGATCCTTCCGAGGCTGTAGAGCGTTTCAATGCGCTCTGCCGCTCTCAGGATCGTTCTGAGTTCGTCCTTCACACTCCTGGCCCGATGGCGTGTACTCCCGAAGAGGAGCATGCCAGACGGAGAAGCGAATGGCTTGTTTGCGAGCATCTTCGTGATGTAGACGTGCGTGAATTCATATTGAGTCTTTGTGAGAGAGACGATCAGAAGACTCGCGTCAACGAAGAGATGGACCTGTTCGAGGTGAGGGGTCTTGTTCCGCTTCTACAGACGATGATGTGCCTCGTTGATCACTTCCGCCAAAACAAGATCGTGTGGGGCGTCGGTCGTGGATCATCCGTGGCCAGTTATGTCCTGTACAGAATCGGCGTGCATAAGATCGATCCAATCAGGTATGGTCTCTCGATTGGTGAATTCCTGAAGTGAACGAGCATCCGTATTTTTGCGTACAAAATCCTGCTCCTGGTGGGACCAAAGGTGTGTTTGTAGTTCACCATTTGGTCGTTGGTAAAGTGCACGGTTCGGACGAATCACAGTTCCGACTAGAGCATGCAATTCCAGAGAACCACTTTGGAAGCATTCCTGAGGCGGAAGATTTCTTCCTCAAATTTATGGTTCAACATGCACATCGTTATGGTGGAGAACCGATCAATAAAGAGGAAGGTATCCCGTTCGTTTTGAATGCTAGTAGCTTACGCATCGCTACGATTTCCAAGCGAGGTAAAGGGAACGTCATCATTACTCACGGCGGGACAGCGCCCTTGCATCTCATACGCCGAAAGCTACTGGGCGATCCGATTTACCAGTCAGATATTATTCCCCCATACCACGCGCTTGTACTCTACAAAGGGCATAACCAGTACGACGGCGCTGCCGTGGTGTCCGCACAAGACAATGATGTTTGGCTCAGCGTGAATCCTCGCGCGGCAACATACGGCGTGCTAGTTGATCTAACGGTAGCTACTCATCCAGAGTAAATATTGGATGGTCGAAATTATCTCATTCACATCTCGACAAGCACTCCGTCATCAAGCTCTAGACAAATTGGGTTTGAAAATCACTCGGCATCTCGCCGGAGTGTTCTATGAAAAGGACATCCTCGAAGTTCCAGTCCAGGGACTGGTCAAGAAAATGTGCGAAATCATGGTTAGAGATGGGTTCAATTACGAACCAGAACTTATCGACAAAATCGGAGATATGCCCGAAGCTATGGCATCGATTACGGATACGTTCGTCTCAACTCTAATCCAAAATGGCTACCTGCCAGAGGATTTTACCCTAGACTAAACGCTTGACGTTCGTCCGAATCGTGGTAGATTAAACCCACACAGGAGAACGCCAGTGCTCGACGCCAATCAGATCAAGACCCAGCTTGAGCGCCACATGACTATGCCTGTGGAACTGGTCACGATTCGGTCGCAGACCGAAATCCGTGTTCACTTGAAACCGCTGCGCAATGCGAAGGGTGCGATCATGTCGATTGTACAGCGCGAGCAGCTTACGGAACACTCGTTTTACGAGTGGAAGGCCGCACCGGGAGACTCGCTCGGTCATTTCGTCGCTTACGCCCTGAACACCTGATGAAGAACCCTTACGATAGGGACTTGCGGCGCGGTCAAATTAAGATCGCCTACGAGGGCCTGCGCGGCAACGGGTATTGCTTTCGTGTAAAGCTGACTGGTCATGCTGGTATGGACGCGCTCATGTTCCGCACCAACATCACGAATTGGCTTCTCGCTGAGGCCACCGGCACGCCGCGCTTTGGTAACGGCTTCGATGGGGTTGTGCTTAACAACCCGGCCGACAAGGACTTTTTCATCATCTTCGACAGGCTGTCGGATATCGCCCGCTTCGAAGAGCATTTCGAGATCACCGGGTTCTCGCCTTCCGGGCGTCCCCTTCTTCATCGTGCAGTATAGGAGAATAACATGAAGGTCTATTCGTGCCCGGATGCCGTTCCTGCCCCGACGCCAGACTTCCGCAACTACGACGCCAAGGTCGAGCAAAAGCGCGAAGAAGAGCATCAGGTCAAGCTGGCTGAATGGCTTCGCGCCAACGGCTACAACGGCCCGTATACGGGCAAGATTTTCAGCACTCCCGTGGCGGACGGCCATGCCAGCTATATGGTTGGCGACAAGGGTCGAAGCGGTATCCTCATTCATCTGCCGTACGGCGACGCCTATTCCAGCCGGGATGTTGGTTTCTTGCCCAAGTCAGCAATCATTGCGCGGATCGAAAGCTTGGAAAAGATGTCCAAGCTGTTCGGCACCGACGCCGATTCCGACCATGGTCGCTGGTGGGCGGCCAGGAAGCTCGGTGAGATCGTTCATTACAGCAACGGTTTCGGTGAGTTTGTGCGCGGCGAGATCGTTGACTACAAGGGCGAAAAGATGATGCGCCCAATCGCGCTGGTCGGGAACTGGAAGGCCCACGACCTGCCACGCATCGGCTCTGACGGCAATCTTCATGAGGGCCATCATGTCACGACGATTCGCAAGGGCGAGCCCTATCGTCCCAATTTCTCGAACATGTTCGAGGCTGGACGCGTGCAGGGCGCAAAGGACCCTCGTGGCGAACCCGCAATCGATTTGACGCCGCCCAAGCCCAACGCGGAACAGGTGGAATTGAAGCGTCTCAACGACATTCGAGATAAGGTGATCGCTGCGTTGAACGGCGATGGCCTGTTCAAGGCGGTTGAACTCCAAGAGCGCCTTGTCTCTGTGCGCAAGATGTTGTCCGTCGAGCTTTAAGCTTGACGTTCACCATTTTCGTGGTAGATTGAATCGACAACAGGAGACGCACGCGATGGGTTGGCTTTTCATGCATCGGCCGAAGGGCTACACCGAATGCTCCTGGATCGAGCGCCAGTTTGGCGCGGAGTATTCCAAAAAGATCGTCGCGGTGTCGTCGTCGCTCGGCGTGACGCATGTCGTTATCCAAATCCCTGCCCATGAAGAGACCTCCCTGGTTCCGGATGAAAACGGCAACGTTCGCCTGTGCTTGGTGCTGCTCACCAAGTGGGTTCGCGGCGACGATTACAACTGGGGCTACAAGGACATGAGCGAGTTCTCGGGTCCTGTCGAGGCCAAGTGCCCGCTCAAGCTGCTCGACATGCTATCGCCGTTCAAGCCGGAGGCCATTGCCGAGGCCGAGGCCAAGCGCGCCGCCCATCCCAAGGAAGAATTTTTCTATCACCCCACGCTTTCAGCGCGTGATTGGCGCGCGGCTAGCCGCAAGAGGGCGGAGGGCCGCAAGACTCTGACCGTGGGCGTGACCTACAAGCTTCCCCACATGGTCCGATGGAATGACGGCAGCGAAACCGACACCCTGACGCTGATCGAGCGCAAGGGCCAGCGGATCGTGTTTCGCCGTCCGGACAATTGCCGCGTCCGGATCACGCGCGACCTGCTCGCCACGCTGGAGGCAGTGGCGTGATGACGCCGGAACAGAAAGCGCAAATCGACGGCATGGATCGCTACGGCATGGCCAAGCTGTGGCGCTTTGCCGACTCGGGCCATCCCCTGCTGTCGGGCGATGCCGGTTCCTACTTCAAGAAACGGTTCTTTGATGATCTCGGCGGTTTTTCGCCGGAGATTTCCAAATCATTGGGTTGGTGATGCATGAGTATGGAAGCGCAACTGTTCGATGGTGACGCATATAATGCTCACATGTTTGACCTGTGGATTCCAGTAGGGCCGTCTTTCGCTCCGACCGAGGACTATCTGGACGGCGTGATCATCCAGGAGGGCGATTACGAATTTACTTTGAAGGGTGCGCCGGATTGGACCTGCAAGGTCATCGGAAAGAACGGCGCTGCGCCTCTCTCGTCCATTTTGCTGCCGGTTGCTGCGTTGCCGGATGATCAGCGCAAGTATTGGGGAGACTTTTTCCACCGGGTGTGCAACAAGCTTTCCGATAAGGGATTTGAGAAGCGCCGCGAAGCTAATCCCGATCAAGGATTGACCGTTACCCTGCTGAGAGCCACCTGAATGCCTATTCCGTTTACCCAATACTTACGCCCCGATGGGCGCAAGAAACCTGTAACTATCTCCCGCCCGGCCGAGATCGAGCAGATGGCCAATGATATCATCAACGCCGGATACTGGTTCGAGTGTGAAGAACTGGTCAACGGCGTGGTCTCATTCACGATTACCGATGACGATGATGATCATGCCGCCGAGGTTTGCCATAACGGCCCAAATGTGCCAGACGTGGTGGATAGAATGATCTCCGAATTTCACATCAAACTGGGGAAGAAACATGGGAACGTGGTCGCCTGATATCCTCGGTAGCGATGGTGCGATGGATACGATCATCGACATCGAAGGACTGATTGGTGTCAATGATTTGTATCCGCTTGACTTCAACCCTTCGGAGACGCGAAAGGTGCGTTCGCGCTTGGAAGCGAGCGAAACTAAGATCATCGCGGGTAAGGTACTGCGAGGGAAAACTGTTCCCTGGAGCACCGAAGAGTGGTTGGTGATCGCCGCTGCCTATTTGGCAACTGGCGCGACCATTCCCGATCAAGTCCGTGATCATGCGCTCAACGCATGCCGAGAAGAAATCGCTGACCTCACGACGGTCAATTCCGTGGGATGGAGCTTTCCCGTTGAACGGATCAAGGTTCTTGAGCGACATGTCGAGGATATCCAGGCGCATAAACCTGGACAGATCACCGAGATCGCTCACGTCGGGCTGTTCGAGGCAATGAGAGCCGGATGACGATAAATAACCGGTGTTAATGGAGGCCGGTTATGTGGTTTGATGGATGGGTTAGAGAGTTCGGCAAGATCGATGTGACGGAGATCGCAAAGGCCGTCTCCGAGGTTCCTGATGAGGTTTGGGCCAGTGACTGGCGACGCAAACGACTCAGCAACTTTCAGCACACCGAATCTCTCCACTTTATGTGGTCGCCATTCCTGTACGATAAATTCTCCGTCTACGATAAGCGTGCGCGTTGGGAAGAAAGCAATTTCGGCCGTCTCGCGCTCGATACATTAGAGCAAATTCGCACGCTTGTGCCGGGCAAACTCGTTCGAGCGATGCTTACGCGGCTCTATCCCGATTTGGACATCAAGGCTCATTTCGACGGCATCCATCCGATCTACACGGAATGCCATCGTCTTCACTTGCCGCTAGTCACGGAACCCGAAGTGCTCATGCATTTCACGGATGAGCACACCGCTCACATGCCGGTAGGTACGCTGGCCGAAATTAACAACATGAAAGTACATTCCGTCACGCATGGCGGAAAGAATCTACGTTATCACTTTGTGTTGGACTTGCTCCCGGACAATTATCCGGGTGATCTTCCAGTTGAGTACCACACCGACTATCAGCGATATCTAGCTGAAACGAACTCACAAGATTTGAACAAGTGGTTTCCAAAGTTGGAAACTTGGCGTGAGCACTACGACGTAGAAGTGGCTAAGTGGAAAGCAAGAGCCGTTTAACGGCGACGCTTAGCCAAGTCTAGTCCCTGCTGGACCATGCCGCCAATGTTGCCCTGAGCGATGTTGTTCACGAGGCCACCTACTCCGGGAATCTGAGAGGCGATATTCGAAACTGCGCCCATCGGGTTTCCGCCAGCAATGCCGCCGATTGCGTTACTGATACCACCAGCGCCGCCAGGAATCATGCTGGAAATGGCACTCATAGGATTGCCTCCTCCACCGGCAATGCTGCCGATTGCATTACCGATACCGCCAGGAATTTGAGATGCGATACTGGAGATCGCGCCGCCAATCGGATTGCTACCTGATCCAAGGCTAGAGATCATCGATCCAAAGTTAGGAGCACTGCTGCTCGAAGGTGTCGATGCGGGCGCTGATTGGGCCGGGGCGGAAGGCGCTGGCGCGGACGCAGCGGTGTCTGTGGGGGCCGTGGACGCGTTAGATGCGCTCGGCGCAGTGCTGGGCTCGCTAACGCTTGGAGCGGGCTCAGACGGGCTCGTAGCGGGTTCTGAAGGCTGAGACGGCTCGGTCGTCGCGGTGGTGTCGCCCGCATCCGCATAAGTGGCCGTATCCGTGCCTCCCGTGTCGCTTACTGATGAGGTGTCACCGCTACTGTCACCGCCACTGTAGTCATCGTCTTCCGCAAGCATGGATGCAATTCGAGTTCCCTCTTCTTTGAGGTAAGCTCGGAACAGGGCTTCCGCACCTTTATCGTTTTCGGACAGGAGTTCTCGGATCGCGCGTTCGAACGTCATGTTCAGCCTCAATGATCGTGGGGTTGGTCTTGCCCAGATTGCGCCGGGTCTTGCGCCTGAGCGCCATGAATACCGAGAGCCCGGCGCTGCTCAACAATCGCTGACGCCATGCTGCCAAGATGGAACGGAAGAACCTTGAGCGTGCGAATCAAATGTTTGCAGCAAATGCCCTTCAATTCAGGATTGCGAATATGAGGATAACGAACCTCAGGAATGATCGCAGCATCAAGTTGCGTGCAGATGTACTCGAAGCCCCAGAAAGAGAAACTTGGGCAGCCGCAATGCAGACGAAGGTTGCCACCCCATAGGAGAAGGCGAGCCACCTCAGGAGCTTTCAAGTTTGCGTCCTGCATCTGTTCGGTCCATTCATCGAACATGATATACGTCTCCCAACCATTGAACTTGTTGGGGACAAAAAACTTCATGACGTTTTGTTTGTAGCCTTGGTACTTTACAAAGGGGATCAACGGAGCCCAGTCACGGAACGGGAGCTTGTTTAATGGCTGCCCCGCCACGTTGTTGGGTAGAATTTCCCCCATGATGTCCTTGTAGTGCATCTCATTGAGCACCGGCTCGGCATCATCTTGAAAGTAGGCGTGAACTTTTTCGTACATGGCTCTATTTAGGCTTTAATGCCTGTACTGAAAAACGCTTGACGAAACATCAAATTCTGTTATTCTGAGGATCACAGCGACAGGAGCGATTCATGACGCAGATCACCGACACCGCAGAGAGCCGCACCACCTTCAATATTCCGGAGGCAAATTGGGCCAAGTTCTCGGCCAAGATCGAGAAGCTTTCCCGTAAGTCGGTGAAGCTGATCGGTCAGGAGATCAAGCCGTTCGTGTTCGGTTACGATTACCAGAAGGACTCGAAGGGCCGCGATTACAAGGTCATTCAGGTCATGCTGACCGCCGAGGTTCCCCGCGTGGACGGCTGGACCTTCGTCGCCCGCCTCGATCATTCCCAGGAAGCCGGTACCTTGATCCGCACGGTTCCCAACTCTGGCGTCAAGCTGCCGGAGCGCTACCGCAACTGCGAACCGAACTGCGACCACTGCAAGGTGCGTCGCCAGCGCCGTGATACCTTCGTGGTGTGCGAGGACGCGACCGGCAATTTTCAGCAGGTCGGTTCGTCCTGTCTGGTGGATTTCTTCGGTCACGACGTTTCGAAGATTGCAGCCTTCGCTGAGCTTCTGAGCTACGCCACCGAGACCGGTCGCGGCTTCGAAGAACTCGATGAGAGCTTCGGCGGCATGAATGACCGCCGCTACATCGATCTGGAAGAGTTCCTGAGCCACGCCGCTCGCTCGGTTCGTGAGCAGAAGGGCTACGTGTCGATGAAGGCCGTCCGTGAGGCGGAAGAGCGCGGCGTCTATCTGACCAGCACTCGCGAAGACGCGTTCCATTCGATGTTTCCGTCGCACAAGGAATTCGAGCCTCAGGTGACCGAGGCAGATCGCGAGATCGCGGCTGCGGCTCTGGATTTCATCCGGGCTGAATGCGAGAAGTCGAACCTGTCCGACTACATGCACAACGTGTCGGTCATCGCGAACAGCGAAATGATCGAGACCCGTCATGGCGGCATCGCTGCTTCGATCATCTTCTGCTACCTGCGCCAGATCGAGCGCTCGACGCCGCGCCCGGCTGCGATCAACGTGGACATGAAGGGCATCGTCGCACTCTTCGATACCGCCAAGTCGAAGCTCCGCAACCCGGCCATCGTGCTGCTGACGCAGAACGACCGTGGCAATGAGGTTGAGATCAAGCTGACGGTCGCTGGTTCGAAGGCCAAGGTTCCGGGTTCAATCAATGTCACCGATTTGGGCAAGTATCCCGACAATCAGTGGTTCGGTCGCATCGGTCTGGACGGTTCGTTCAACGGCACCCGGATTGCTCCGGTTGGCCTCAACGATACCCTGCTGGCGCTCTCGGCCGATCCGGTCAAGGTCGCTACCGAATACGGGCGCAAGACTGGCAACTGCGCGTTCTGCCGCAAGCCTCTCAAGGACGCCCGTTCTATCGAGGTTGGTTACGGCTCAACCTGTGCCGCCAACTACGGGCTGGCCTGGGGCTCGACCAAGGCCAAGAAGTCGTTCATCGCAGCGGAGGTTGCATAGTGTCCACGATGATCACGTTCCTGAACGGGCCGAGCCGCGTTGGCAAGACGTTGCTCGGCAAGGAAACACACGAATATCTGTTCGATGACGATACCGCGCTGGTCCGCCTCAATGGGTCCGAATATTCGGACGCGGCATCCGTGAATAAGCTGATCGGCGCACCGGCCGGGTACGTCGGCTTCGAGAAGGGCGGCTTGCTTACCGAAGCATTGCAGCGGAAATCGCCCCAGGTGGTGCTGATCGAGGAAGTCGAAAAGTTCGATCCAGCAGTGTTCAACGCCATGCTGCAAGTTCTCGACAGCGTATCCAAGTAATTCATCACAAAATAAAGGAATCGACCATGCCTTGCCGTTCTGACTATATGGAGCCGAACCTCCGCGAGCGCGAGCTTAAGCGGGCTGCTGGCCTCTTGGCCTATGTTCTCACCCAGCTTGGTGCGCCTGTCCCTAAGTGGGTGGCCAGCGAAGCCGTCAACGAATACGCCAGCAATGGCGAATCCATCACCGGACTGTGCAAGCTGCTTCGCTCGCTGACGCCGGAGAAGCGGGATGCCATCGTGTATAACGCACATGACGCGACCGCTCGTGATCTCGCCAACTGGTGGGAAGAGCATCAGGCGGAGGACCGCAAGCGAGAAACGGCAGAGGCGGCCGAAGCCGAGCGTCTGCGCAAGAAAAAGGCGATCCTCGACGGTCTCAACATGACCGAGCGCGATCTCAAGGAAATCTTGGAGTAACAATGGCCGGTTATCTGATCTTAGCTCTGGCGGTCGTTCTGGTCGTCTGGACTATTCTGCATAAGATCGCAATGATGCATCGCGAGGCACGGGAGATCAAGCACAAGGCCGCGCATGAAGCTTCCGTTGCTTATCGCGCTGAGCGGCGGCGTGTGGCCGAGGATGCAGTTCGCGGCGCGCAGCGTCGTCCTGAAATCGTCATCCAATAAAATGGAGCCCATTCAAATCAATTTCGACTGGGTACTGCGCGTTTGTGACCATGTACGCTATCACGAAAATAGTGTGGACATGGGTATCTCGACGCGAACCAATCCGGCGTATGTGACGGGCATTCTAGACTTCCAGCCTAAGAATATCTTCGGCGCGGCATGGTTCTTGGATGCATGCGGTTTCGAGTTGTGCTTCGAAATCATCGATACTTCGTTCACCATGCACAAACCCAACAACGAGTTCTTTGAACTGAGCGCGAACGATTGGGGAGTCAGCTTCCGGTGGAATCCGTATGTTCGTCGCATCGAAGTCGAGGACAATGGCCAGGGGAGAAGCACGTTTCAAAGCCGATATGGCAACCCTGCCGAGGTTCGTCTTTGGGGTGATCCCGAGGCGTTCGCACGGGCAAAAACATTACTCGAATTGGTTTTACCGCTTCGCGAAGACGTTTACTACCATCGCTTAAATCCGGTGGGCATGGTGAACGTTCAGTCGGCTTGGCTGGAGTATTCTAATAACGAGAACAAGTTCGCAGGTGGGATTAACGATCTCAAGTTTCTTGAAATGCGAAAGAAGCAAGAAGCTGGAGCGTTTTTTATGAGGTTCGGAATTAGTTGAAGCTGGCACCTCTGCATCTTACAGTGACCCATTTCATTATGGGTTTTCTGATGTCGAGAAAAACACACGAAGTTACGGATATCTCACCAATTCATGTTCGCGGTAAAGACTATTGGGTCGTGAACATGTATTGGAACACGACCCTTCCCGAATTCGAAGAATTTGAAGACTGGTGCGAGAAAAAAGGAATTGATATTTCGCCCGTCTACAAGATCAGCCGAATACAGACATGGGAGTTATTTGCGTTCGGCGTCAAGGACGAGACTGAAGCTTTAGAATTTAAGATCAGATGGAGTTAACATGACTAACCGATTGAAAGTATGGATTGCCGTTCTACCGGCGCTGATTATCTCCGGCATCATGCTGGTGCATTTTCTGAGCATCGAGCAAACGAAGACATTCTCGCAGGAGTACATCCAGCAGAAGGTGAATGAAAAGCTGCCGAAGCCAGTTGCGTTCAATCGGTTCAAAGTCACTTCAGCCAAAGTCGAATTGACCGATCAGGCCGTCAAGGTCCTTATCGATGTCGAGGGGAATAAAACCGGCAACATGCATGCCGTGGTGAGTGCCATCGGCCGCCCCCGATACAACCGCAACACGGCCGAATTCTTCTTTGAACCAGACGCGGTAACCGTCGAGCAGATCGACTGGAAGGGGCAGAAGCCATCCGATGTGATTGGCTCAGCCATTGGCACACAGACAGCAGTGTTCGCTCAACGTTTCGAGACATGGCTGATCAGTTACTCGCAGACCATCGCGATTTCGACCTTGCAGGAGATACCAGTATTCAAGATCAAGGACGAAATGAAATGGGCCTGGGTGATCAAGTCTTCGCTCAAGCAAGTTGAGATCAAGAATGGTCAGCTTGTCGTGACCTTCTCCATACTGAATCTCACCCTGTCCGTCTTGTTCTTCTTCCTGATCGCACTCGCTTGCGTTGGTCTGGCAATCGCAATGATCGCCAATCCCGCACTGTTCCTGGGTGTTGGAATTCTCTCGGCCATCGGATGAGTCGCGACGAACGCAAAGAAATTCGTTTTGAAGTCATCATGGATATGATGGTCAACAACGCATGGAGAGGCATCGAACCGCCGAAATTTCTAGTCGTTCTTCCGCTGCCACCGTTTGAGAGAGACGAACAGCCCGTCTTGGATTTGCTTTACTGGATTGAGTGTCAGCTTGATCGAAGCAAATCATATCCTATCCAGTCGTGCTCGTCTTTTGAATACGTCCTTCATAACGAGTATTTCGCGGTTTGGGACTTTCAATATAGCAAGAAGATCGGTTTCGGTTTTGTGAGCGATCATCTAGCTACGTTGTTCAAAATGTTCCACGAGTGACTTGCCAAAAGTTTGTTACATGGTAATCTGCGACATGATGGATTTTTTGACTATAATGCAAGAGCGTGGTTTCGTGCATCAGTGCACGGACGAGGCCGGACTACGTGCGCAGCTTTCGAAGCCGTCAGTCGGCTATATCGGATTTGACTGCACAGCGCCATCGCTGCACGTCGGCTCACTGCTGCCGATCATGATGCTGCACTGGTTTCAGCAGTGCGGTCACACACCTGTCGTCCTGCTGGGTGGCGGAACGTCCATGGTGGGCGACCCTTCGGGGAAAGACGCTACACGAAAGATTCTGACTGTCGAACAGATTGAGGCTAACAAAGACAGCCTTAGTAAGGTATTCGGGCGCTTCCTCAAGATACGCGATTTTACAGAGCCAACCGGCGCATGGGTGCTCGACAATGCCAATTGGTTGCAGCATCTGAACTTCATCTCGTTTCTGCGAGAGGTCGGCACGCATTTTTCCGTAAACCGCATGCTCGCCATGGACAGCGTTAAGGGGCGACTGGAACGTCAGCAGGAGATGTCCCTGCTGGAATTCAACTACATGGTTCTCCAGGCATTCGATTTCATGACGTTGAACCGCAGGTTTGACTGCACGCTCCAGATGGGCGGCTCCGATCAATGGGGCAACATCATCAACGGTATTGACCTCGCCCGCCGCATGGACGGTAAGCAGTTGTTCGGCCTAACGTGTCCGCTGATCCAGACCGCTTCTGGTGACAAGATGGGAAAGACCGCAGGCGGGGCCGTCTGGTTGGATCGCGAGCGAACGAGCCCCTTTGAGTTCTGGCAGTTCTGGCGCAATACCGATGACCGCGACGTGGAGCGCTTCTTAAAGCTATTCACGATGCTTCGGCTCGACATCATCGAACAGATCATGTCTCGCGACATCAACGCCGCTAAAATCATGCTCGCCAATCAGGTAACCACGTTGGTGCACGATCACGTGGAAAACCTATTCACGTCCTTTGAGGACGACGGTACGCCAATTCCGGCTACACGTCGATTCTCGATTGCTGAGCTTGGGCCGGGCGCATCAATGGCGACCGTCTGCGTCGCCATTGGTATGTTTCCATCCCTCTCGCAGGCCCGCAAAAATGGTTGGGCTAAGCCTCTCGTGGCCGGTGAACGCCACGTGTTGACGAAGAAAAAGATCGTCGTGGAGATCGTAGCGTGAAGGCCCTGCGCTGGATGCTCAATAACACATACATCCACGTGGATGGGTGGCACGCGCTGTTGTTTTGGCTTCTCGCAATGATCGGAATTTGGAAAATATTAGAGGTGATATTCGGGCGGTGAGCTATCTCTTCTACATGTCGTGCTTCGGCACGGTTGAGCAGACTGATGGCATGAGCCGAAAAAACGCTCGTGCTGTCGCGGCTTATCTGAGAGACCATCCCGTTGCGTATCCTCTCTATATCGTCAACGTGAAAGTTACGGGCCAGTGGCGCGAGAGATCGTAGAAACCTGGGACATCCGGAAGATCGACTGGAGCGCGTGGCATTGCGTCAGACTCGATCTATCCAGTACCTCAGGTGAATACGATAAGGGGATTTGGGATTGGTTGGACCACGATGTGAACGCACGCGGCAAGTGGACTGCTGGTAATGGGGCATGGGACTTCTGGTTCTCAGACGCCGATACGGCGCTCGCTTTTAAACTGAGGTTCGGATGAATGAAGGAAAGAGGATGCGCCCTCAGTTTGAAGAGTTAGTACGCAAGCGAGAGGTCGCATACACGTACCAGGACCCCGATTCGGGCGAGATCACGATTATTGCGGTCGAGCGACTAATGCGCGATCCAGACATGCTCGCGTTGGAGATTTTTCTGATACCGGTCCTGTCGGAGATTGCTGCGCAGTTTCGAGATGAACGCGGCATCGAGCAACATCGTCTCGCAAGAATCACGGCCGACGATCTCGACAAGTACCCGATGATGATCGCTACTTGGTACGATGGATCGCACCTGACCCTGGACGGCCATCATCGATACGTGAAGGCCCACATACTCGGACGCCAAGACACTCAGGCTCGCATTATTCCCGAAACCATTTGGGGACGATACGTGGTGGAGGGCGCACCGAAGATCGACGTAGACACGCTTTGCAACAGCTTTTCGGGGATACTCTGATGATCAAGCCGAAGCACCTCACTGACGAACAGTGGGGGCAAATACTGGCCGACGATGCGATGGGACCGCTCAATTCGATGAGCCCGGCACCATGGCAGGGCTTGGTTATCCTTGTTGGCATCGTCATCTGTGCATTGATTTTGGGATAGAACGGATTTGACATGATTACCGCACTGGTTATTTTTGCCGTCTATATCGTGCTTAGCTTGCTGATCGGCTTGCTTCGCACGATGTCGGCCGCCGCTTACTTTTTCAGTGCCGGGTGGCGCTGGAAGCAAATGGTCGTGCACACGCTTTTAACCGCAGTGTATTGGCCCTTCATATTTGCTTCCTGGCTTCGGAACGCGATGAATCCGGAAGAGACCGTCCCCGTGCATATGTGGCATGATGCGCTGGCTGAGAAGAACAAGCTTTACGGAGACCACGCGCAAGCTAAGACCAAGCTGGAGGTGCTTGAAGATTACATGCGCTTCCGTGGCTTTGGTGACGATCTGGACAGCATCGACAAACAACTCGCAAAAGACAGTGAACATAACCTGAGCTATGCCGAACGTGATCGTCTCACGGGCTGGACCAAGGGCATCTTTTGGGGCGTGCGCACGGCAGAAGACGGACCAAGCTGGAGACCTGAAGAATGAAAAATCCGAAAGAGCTTTTCCTCGATTATACCGATAGCAAAGGTGTTAATCGGTATCGAACACCCAGGCAGGTGTTGGAGTCTATCGACACTGCCGGTCAAGAAATCAACTATAGCAACTACGACAATCATAACTTGGGAATTGCAAAGAATATCGTACGAATTTTTTGCAAGGAACATGGCCTGTCTTTAGGCCCGAGCAAGAAACAACTCGAATATCGGATTAAGCGAAAGCAAGACGCAGCGTTGCGTAACTTTCAGAAAATCGAGGACGAGAAAGACCCCACTAAGAAATTAAAGATGACGCTGGCTCACATCAAAAAGTTCATTGGATGAACTAGCCGAAGCGAATTTTCGCTTCGACCGCCTGAGTGTGATGTTGAATGTAACCGTAGATCATAGTCGCCATTCCCGAGTGGACGACCTCCAATCGAATCCCCTTCTCAACACACCACACATAAAATGGATGCTTTCTACAAAGGTACTGCGGAACGTATGGGTGTCCAGAATCTCCCTTTAAAACCACGGTAGCGAACCAGTAAGGGTCGCGAAGACCTTTGTTGTATTCCTCCGGCGTCAGCGAATTCGAATGTTCTTTGATTGAAAAAGTCATGCCGGTCGAAGGGTGAGAGACCCGTTCCCAACGGAAGCACTCATGTCCTTGGTATTGATATCTCCTAGTGTCGAAACTTGGAGAACCGCTACCATCTCACTGAGCTTCTTCACTTTGATTCCGATATCGCCGTGCTTGGGTTTTGAAACCTTGATCGAGCCATTCTTCTGCGTGACTACTACGCGTTCCTGGCCGTTGAGATCAGCAGCGTCCCACAGATCACGCGAAACGCGAATTGTAGTTGACCATTTGCGTCCTGCACTTGATCCAGTCTTCACCGCATTAGAATAAATCGACACTTCGCTTTCTGTACGACCTTTCACGGCCTTCTTTGGCGAATGCGTATATTGTCGAGGCTCTTTCAACACCTTTTTCAACAGGGAGATATTGGAGTGAGACGGCTCAGGCTGCGGTTCGATCTGAGGTTCCGGACGAGATGGCGACGGTAGTTTTTTCAACATATCGAGAAGAAACTGCTGCTGGTCTGCGAAGCCAGAACCAACGGCTTCGGTTGTCTTGGCGATCAATGGTCCAAGGATAGTTAGAGCCTTGATCTGATTGCTCGTGTTGGCGACCATATAGCTGGTCTGTTCTGCTTGGAGTTCGAGCGCAGCACGAACATTCCCAAGTTCAGAAGCGATCAATCCCATATTCTCTCTGATACCCTTCAGCGTGTCTAACAGGTCTCCTGAGATTTCTGGATTCGCCACTGTTTCTGTTTCTGTTTCTGTTTCAGACACAGATTCCTCCAAAGGTTTCTTGGGGAAATGGCGATTGATAATGTCATCGAGATCAGCGCGTTTCGCGGTATCGTGTTTGACGATCTCTTTTGCGACCCGAGCGCGCAATTCCTTGGAGGGCGGCACCGGCACGCCGTTCTCGACTACCCTGAATACGTTTGCCAATTCATTTTTGGGTTGAACGCCAGCTTGGCCACTCAGACAACGCTTGCAGATATTGTGCGCGTTGGATCGACCTAATAGCCAACCGAAATGGCTGAACTTTTTGCTTACAACTTCGTCTGGCAGGTTTTGTAGGGAATCAAATGTCCCTATCCATCCGCACTTAGAACATGTGCATGAAAATATGTTCTTTGAACCATTGCCGAAACGTATTCTGCGCGGTTCCCAGCGCCTTCCGTGGGGGATGGCCATAAGCTAGGGGTCTCCATGAGGACTAATGTCATGAATCTACACCAGCCAAAAACCCTGAGCAACCCCCTCCTGCCTACCGTTGGAAAACGGCGTCTCCGAGCAGTTTCAGGTATACGACATCATTGGTTTCGCGAACAAAGAATCGCCAACCAATGATGCAAGCCATCGACACCCTCTGTAATCGAATTGGCTCCGATAGCACGTTTCCAGAGACGGAATTCATTAGCTCGGTGTGTAATTCTTCTGCCGAGTTACCAGGGACGCCAAAGTAACCGAACGCCAATGAGTAATCGATATACTCGACTACGTAGTAGAGATTGCCATCGGTTAATCTTTTGCGTCTTGAGACAAATTTGATTCGCTGAAGCGAGTCATTCATTCATTCGAGGCTAGGGCCGGGGTTAATCCCGGCCCTGTTCCTTTCATGAATGATTTATGCAGCGGCGTTGGCGCGAACCTCTTCGAAGGTCCAGTCCTTCACGATGTCGCCGTTGTCGTAGATGGTTACGAGGAGATCGCGATCCTCGTTGCCCTCCAGCGGCACGGTCTCGAACTCGCCAGCGTCGTTCTTGACCAGCGCCAGCTTGCCCTTCTTCGAACGCTTGCCAGGATCGGTGGCCGGGTCCTTGAACACATCGATCCAGGTACCATCGACCAGCGCGGCCGAGCACTTCATCGCGAACTTTTGCGTGTCGCGGTCGATGCCGACCGTGTGCAGTCCGCCGCCCATACCGAAGGCAAGGTTCTCGGCCGAGTAGCCAGCCGCCAGCAGGTTCTTCAGGATCACCGGGATCGTGTCCGGTGTGATGCCGTCGCCCTGAATGACCTTCACGTTCTTGAGAACGCGATAGCCCTTGCTGTTGACGGTCGAACCGAAGCGCGCATCCAGACGCTGAATGGCCTGGATCGGAACGACGGTCGGATCACCCGAATCGGGGCGAACCACGACGACCGCGCCGCTGTCGATCACCTCCTGGCGAAGCTTGTCGCCCCACAGGTTATCGATGGCGTTCCACAGATCGTAGCTGTCCGAAACCACTGCCACCATGGTGCCGGGCTTGGCGAACTGGCGAAGCATGTTGCGATACGCCTCGACCTCGTTCTCGCGGCCCCAGGACGTGATGGACGAATGTTCGGCAGCGGGGATCGACAGGCCGCACATCTGCGCATCGTAGAACGCCATCGCGCCGATGATACCCTCGGTGTTGTCGGTGCCCATGAAGTGGACAAGGTGACCAGCGCCAGACAGCGATGAATCGACCGCACCGCGCATACCGAAATCATGCAAAGCGAACAGGATCGCTTCTTCGGGGATATCCGACGATACGTTCAGAGCTTCCATGATCATCTGCTTGCAGTACCAGGAGCCGGTCGAAACCGTCGTGGCGTGCCAGACGCGCAGAAGAAGGGTCTCGAACCAACTGGTGAGCCAGCCGAGGTTCGGGTCGTTGTTGATCACCGACAGCAGAATGTTGTGCGTCGGGATGACCATGCCTTCTGGCGCGGCCTTGATCGTCAACGGGATACGACCCTTGTATTTCTCAACGATGTACATCCAGCCGTCGTAGTTAAAGGGCTCGCCGTGTGCGGCCCAGAACAGCTTCGCGACCTCGACCATTTCGCGCGTCACGCGCGTACGCAGGTGCTTCTTGATTAGGCCCTGTGCGCCGAACCAGACCGTCTTAGCCCACCGGCCGCCACGGCTCTCGATGTAGCTATAAACGTAGTTGGTGTTCGGCGGATACTGCAAGTAATGGCTGGCCTTGTAACTGTCCGTCATGATGCACGGATTGTTGAACATTGCGAGAGCAAATGCTTCGCGTTCGGCGCGGGTTGCTTGAGCGAGTAGGGGAACAGAAAATAGGTTAGTCATAGCCAAAGGCTCCTTTGGGGTAATGTTCATGCGCCGAGTATATCTCGCCGTCTTATAGAACTTCTGGTAGATTGGGAATAGTGAAAACGATTACGATATACTGAGGAGGTTGCTCAGAATGTAGTAGTGATCTTCAAAGCACATGTTTCGCTGAACATCCGCGATGGGCCACCACTGAATATCTTCTGACTTGGCCACCTTAGGCAGTTCGACGTTATCCTGAAGTCGAAGCAGGAAAGCGTCAGTGATAGTCCGACCTCTTGACGAACGATGAGGATCATCGAAGCGCCGATTTGTCGTCATCGACATCCGAAGAACACGTTCCGGGATTTCGATCTTCGTCTTGTCCCGAACGATCCGAATCATACCATCGTTGATGGTCTCTTCGGCCTTGATGAACCCGCCCGGTAGAGCCCACAGGCCGCGACCAGGAAGGCTGCGTCGCTTGATCATCAGCACGTGTCCGGACTGCACAATGCAGGCATCCACGGTCTGGAAGATCGGCTTATACGGCAGACCCAAATAGGGCTGCTGTAGTCTACGGACGTGTTCGTACTCCGCGATCAAATCGCGATAGCATTCCTCGTTCGCGAACTTGTAGAGAACGTCCAGTACCGGCTGCTCCAGTTCGTCACCGACCGACAGACAAAAGTTACTGTACGTGCGAGTATTGAAGAACAGATCACGGATCGGTGTGGCGCTGATGCTGCGGAAATTTCCAACCTCCATAGCTCCCCACTGAGGGAACATCTTGAGGTAGAAGCTCGTGTGGTCTTTGCTGTGACCGACGAGCGCGACCTTGGCTGAATTCTTCAGACCAAAGTGGTCTTTCGCTTCGTTCACGACATCCTGCACTTCCAGGACCCATGCCGAATTGTTGTACATGTGATCGTGGATGGGTAGGATCAGCACGCGTGACCGAAGCTCTGGCGCAAGGCTAGCTTCGATCATCCGTTTACGCTCTTCGAACGTGAACGGATTGTGATATGTGCGGGGCTCATTCGAGGAGCCGACCAGAACTGTGAGCGCGTCAGCACTATCCAAAGCACTCTGCAAAACGTGCAGATGGCCGGGGTGGAAGGGCTGGAAACGGCCTATGAAGACGGCGAGATTGTACGGGGGTTTTTCGACACGCGCTGGCGTGCCTTTTGTTGTGCTATTGCGCACGATTAGACTCCTAATCGGTATGTTACGGGAAGGCGTCTATCGCCATCCGTGATTATTTATACGACTATTTCGTTCAAGACGCAAATAGAAAACACTTGACGTTTTACAAAACTATGGCATGGGTAAATCGACCAATTTCTCGGATAGCCAAAAAATGATGCGCCGCTTCGCACTAGGTAAAGAAAAGTGGCCCAACACATGCTTCATCGAATCACAACACAAGAAGACCGAGCATCAGCTTGAGCAATATCACGTGCATGTTCTGTATTGGTTCGTGCGCCGACCGAGCACCTATTATGAAAAGTATCGCAGTAACTTAGTAAGCCGGAGAACGATTGGCACCCGCTCATTTCGGGTGAGCCAATACATGGTAAAACATACCGCTCTTGGGATGAAGAGTGATGAAGAACAGTCTTGGCGAGTGGACTATAGCGCGATCAATTCACCCAAAGGATGGCGCATAATAGATATCAGATTTCGTGGAGATTTCGGACAGTTCGAAAACGATCTTTGTATTGTGAAGTTGTTTCGAGACCGGAAGAACCACCGAAAAATCGCTTGACGAATGTCTAAACCGTGGCATGATGCGTAATCTGATTCAAACCGTGGGCGTGATCATATGAAATTTCTCAGCGTTATCGGTGACGGACTGGCCCTCATTGGTGACGGCCTTGCCGCTATAGGCAACGGCTTTGCTTCGGTATTCGGAGGCAGTGGAAAAAAGTCCACGCCTGAGGACGATTACTTGGATCGCCTCCATGCCGAACAAGAAAACTCTTACACGTGGACACGCGGAGCGGTGAATAAAACCGAAAGCGTGAGCATCAGCATCACCGATAACGGTGTGCGCAAGTTCGTTCGGACGGAAAACGGCAAAGTGGTCGAGTCCGAGAACGTCGATGATCCGGAAGCTTTCATCAAAAAATACACGGATCAGGCCGACGAACAATTCGCCGCCATGGACGACGTGTTCAAGGACATGGGCGAGAGCATGGACAAAACCTTCAAGAGCATGGACGAGACGTTCAAGAAGGTATTCAAAAAATAATGTCCAGCGACGGCGTACATCTGACACATTGCAACTTCGGTGAGAACCTAGGCTCGTGCAAATACGGGGAAGATGAAACTTGCCCCGCTTTGAAGCCCGACTCGCCGCACGAGCAGGCAGCCAACGAACTCCGCACGGCATGGCGCAACGCTGTTGCTGCTGGCCAGACCGAATCCGGCTTTTACGATTGGGCGGAAGCCAACGGTGATTGGCGCGACCTCATGGATACGGTGTACGCAAAACTGGAGAATAACGATGGGCGCTGACATTTACCTCAAGAGCATTTCGGACGCTGCCAGAGCAAAGTGGGAGCCCCGGTTCAATGCGGCCTGCGCGGCTCGCGACATCTTTGCACAGGAGAATCCGAACTCCGGCAACAGCCGCGCTTATAAGAAGCTCCAGGAAGCCGTTGGGGAGGCGTATGACGCGATGTATCCCGACGATGGATACTATCGCGACTCCTACAACGCAAGCAGCCTATTCGGCGTCCTAGGGCTTTCCTGGTGGCAAGCTGCGGACGTGAACGGAGGCTCCAAGCATTCCCCTGTCGGCAAGCTGATCAACAAGCAACGCCGCATGTCTGTCACCAGCATGAAGCGGCTCAAGAAATATCTCGAAGAGATCGATTTGGAGGCGCGCGTCAAGGCATGGGCGGCGGAGAAGAGCAAGCCCCCGAAGGGCCGGGCCTGGGACAAGATCAATTTTCACGAGAAGGGCAACAGTGTCAAAGAATGGCACCAAATGTTCGCTAACAAGCGCGAAAACCTGATCGCCCTGCTCGACAAGGCGATTGCCCGCAAAGAACCATTGTACTGCTCCGTCTGAGGAACCTCCCATGAGCCGCGCGAAAACCATCGAAGCCATTGCCGAGCATTTCACAGGCCCACAGGTCGCCCACAACAGCGTGTTTTTGAACATGTCCACGGGCGGAGTGGCGAAGATGGCGCAGATGTTCTTCGACACGCGCAAGCAGCTTGGTATTCGCGGATACGAGACGAAAGAGGAAGCCGTAAAAATTCTGGAGAGCTTGCTTGATTCTGATGAAACCTGATCAGGACCTTTGCCTGTCTTGGCGCTCGGTTATACCGGGCGGCGGCAACTATGGACCAACCGAAGCCAAGCGCGTTGCTATTTCCGATCAGCGCACTATTCGTGTCTTCTGGATAACTGATCCCCTCCTTATGTCATGGGAGAACAGTCGAACTCACGACCGCATTCGCTACGAATGCGGCCGGTGGAAGCTGACATTGCTGTCCAGACGAGCGACGCGAGAGGTCAGCTTTGACCGCTTCGAAGGCGATTTCGAACATTTCAACCGAGATACCTTGCATGCCAAGCTGTGCGGTGTCTTTGATTCTTAATCTTGGCAGGAGAGCAAATGGGAACGCGCAGTGATGTGATCGTAGAATGTACAGACGGCAAGGCTCGCCGCATCTACTGCCATTGGGACGGCTATCTGTCCCACAATGGCGTGATCCTGCGGGATCATTACACGTCGCAGGAGCTTGCAGAAGCACTGGTTGCGCCCGGCGATATCTCTTCCCTGGGGCCGATGTGTGACAAGCCTCCGGGGCACAGTTACGACAAGCCCGTGAAAGGATACACCACCTATTATGGTCGAGATCGTGGCGAGGAGGATGTTGACACCAAGGTGTTCGACAGCATCAAAGCCGCTATCAAGGCTGGTGACCTCAACGAATACACCTATGTGTGGAAGGATGGCGGCTGGTTTCTCTTCGAGGATCGGCGCTTAGGCCCGACATATACGCCCCTGGCCGAGGCCATTTCCAAGGCCGAGTCTGCCGACGAAGATGAAGACGAGGACGCGTAATGGCGTCCTACACCGAACAGGTCACGCTAGGCGACGACATATACACGGTTGCGGACTTTCTGGAGAGCGTGCGCGATCATTTCTTCACCGACTATGACGGTTTTGGGCATCCGGTGAAGAATGGCAAATGTGCGCCTGACGTTTATCTGTTGCCGAGCAAGATTGAAGAAATGCCACCTGATGCCACGCACGTCGTGTGGTTCAACAAGTAAAAGGGCGGCTCTAGGGCCGCCCTTTCCTTATGCAGCCTTCTTGAATCCTCGCTGAGCTTCGGTCCATGCCGCGTTGATCTCCTGCATGGTCTCCGTGTCCCCACCACTATCCGGATGGTTCTTCATGGCCAGCTTGCGCCAAGCCGTCCTTGCCTCGGCCTGGGTACAGTTCCGGGTCACCCCAAGGACCTCCCACCAGCTACGGGGGGCGCTGCGGGCGGTGGAGCGTGCCCGGCGATGCGCGCCTTCCTTGCGCTTAGTATCTTCCTCGTAAGCCTTCTTGCGGGCGTTAGCGGCGGATTCCTCCCACTTACGGGTTTCTTCCTCACGCTTACGCGTGCGATCTGCCGCGTTCAGTTCGGTCTCATCCCAAAACTCGATAAGCTGATCCGCGATCCATCCGGCGAGTTCGTACGCCTGACCGACGCCCACGGTCTTAGTAGTGTCGTACTTGTCCGTCATGACCTTCAAAATATCGTCAAGGAGAGGCGCGTTGAAGGTGCGCTGGTTCGACTTGACCGCGCAGATGTTGTCGCTGTTACGATGTTCGTAGAACGCGATGTTGATCTGATCGCTGTAATCGCGGCCACGCATGTACACGATGTAACCCTGCTCGCGACCATTGTCGTAGCGGGTTACCTTCGGCTCTGCCGTGTAGCGATGATACGTGGGGTCCCAACTCTGCTCGATCCCAGAGCCCAGGCGGTCACGCAAGTAGGCAAGAACTGCCTGTGCCTGGAAATCGGCACCATCGGGATTCTGAAAAAGATCAAAGCCGCTCATATGATTCTCCGTTTCTAGCAATCTACCAGGAAACGAGGTTTCGTCAAGCGTTTTTACAGATTAGATATGATCAAGCCCGGACAGATATCCCCATCGTGGTACATATCCCAGGGATGTTTGCCGTAGAACTCGTTTTTGCTCCAGGATTCATCTTCCGCGTCGTACCGCCACCACGGGGAGAAGCCCAACACCATATGGGTGCGACAGGCTCCGGTGTTCTCCAACGCGAATACACCATGTTCCTTATAGGTGTCCCAGGTATAGAGTTTGCCGACTTCCAGATGTTGTGGGTCATGGCCGTCAAGCTCGAACATGAATTCCGGCGCAGTCCGGATCGGGATGTTCATGCGCACGTTCTCGAAAATGGTTTCGTCTTTGTGCCACCGCTTGTCGTAGCCCATCGGATTCCGGATCGGATCGTCCGGATTGGCGACCTTCACGACCGGTTCAATGGCGTGAATGTTTGAGACGCGCGACCGAATAGGTGAGAGGGTGAATTTCTTCAGAATCTCTCCCACATAGTCGGTCTGCGCGAAAGGGGTTGGGATACGAAAGCCATATGTGTCGAAGTAACTGTTCTTCTTCACCGCGTGACCATCGGTTTTGTTCCAAAAATATTGCCCTACGTCGTTCTTCGGCGTACCCAAGGTGGACTGGTGGATATTGATGCCATCTTGGTGATCCGGATTGTAGACCAGCGAGACGCCCGTATAGGTGTTGTTCTCCCCAGATGTTCTGATCCATCCGAACTCACCAAAGGTTTCGAAACCCTCAGTGACAGACTGTTGAAGCTTGGGGTAATCGATCCACGTTCCTTCGAACTCAATAACGTCTGGGTACTTGCGAGACGGCTTGCACTTTCGAGCCACATCGCGCCAGTCAGAGACCTCTCTGATGTACGAGAATGTGGTAAGGTGAAGGGGAACGTCTTTCAGTCTAATTTTGTCCACGTAACTTCCATTATCGAGTGAGAGTAGTTATTATGTCATGGCACTATCGAATAGTGAAATATCGCGACGACAAAGGCTACGGTCTTCACGAGGTATACTTCAATAAGCTTGGACAAGCATATGCGATGACCGCCGATCCCTGCTCGTTCGCATGCGATGCCGAGGATGGACCGAAAGATATCGTCAGTAGTTTGGAGCGCGCCATGATGGATGCCGTGACGCGCGAGGTCTTCGAAGAGCCCGAGGAGGGCGGCTGGGCTTCTAATGATTGAATTCATCATCGAGACCGTTGACTCCAACGAACATGGTAGCTCGCTGTACAGGACACTAGATGTTGCCATTAACAATCTGCTTGAGATAGTCTGGCGACTTGGCGAGCTTGGATCGGAGAATCCAAGCATCCGGATAATCGATTGGCAGACGACCAAGGTCTCATTTCAGACCAATGAAGGCGCTGTCGCGTTTAAGCTAATTTGCGATAGGAAGATTTTGCATGAAGATCATTTATAAGACCGGCGATCTGCTCGCCGCACCCGAGAGAGTCATCTGCCATGGCTGCAACGCCCAAGGCAAGATGGGCAAGGGGATCGCAAAGCAGGTTCGCGAACAAGAACCGGCCGCGTATGAATTCTATATGAATGCTCACGCAGGAGCGATATCCCGAGGTGAGAAGTTTATTCCACTCGGCACGGCAGTTTGGGTGATGGGCGAAAAGCACGTCATCATCAACGCGATCACCCAGGAGACCTATCGTAAATCGTACGAACCAGATGGCGTGAGATATGCGGACTACGATGCGATTCGTAAGGTCATGCAGCAGATCAACGCGACCGCCAAAGCATCGCAGGTTCAGGGAGCTATCAACTACTTTGGTCGTATCGATACCGTAGCTTTCCCCCTGATCGGCGCAGGACTAGCTGGTGGTTCTTGGAAAATTATTTCGGAAATCATCGAAGAAGAAAGCGTCGATTTCCAACCAGTCGTATACCTGTTCGACGGCGTAATGCCGACCACTTAATTTTGACCTTTTCGATTTCCCCTCGTACGATTTAGATCATTATTTTATTTGAAAGATTTTCAGTGACTGACAGTCCTTTAGAGAAGAGCGGCGTATTCCTGTTTATGGAAAATTTCACTGCGAGTAGCTGTGAGAAAGCTATTCGGTTTGTTCTAGAAAAGAATTTGACCAAGGGCGATGAACGCCCGAAATCTCTGACCTTCGTAATTAATTCTCCTGGCGGAAGCGTGCCAGACTGTTTCGCTTTGATCGACACGATCAAGGGTTCGAAGATTCCCGTGCACACCGTTGGTCTCGGATCAATCGCAAGCTGCGGTCTTCTGCTCTTCATTAGCGGTAAGCCCGGCCACCGCGTGATTACACCAAACACCTCCATTCTTTCACACCAATACTCGTGGGGCCAATTCGGTAAAGAGCACGAGCTATTCGCGACCATGCGTGAATTCAGTCTTCTTCAGCATCGCATCATGGAGCACTACAAAAAGTGCACAGGACTGAAAGAGAAGGTTATTCAAGAAAAGCTATTGCCTCCGGAAGACGTATGGTTAGACTCGAAGGAAGCAGTGAAACTCGGCTTAGCCGACAAAATTGTTACTACATACTGAGGATTTTCATGATGCGTTTATTTTTGCTCTGTGTTGCGGGTGTTGTTATCCCGTTTTCTTTGCTGATTTTCTTGGTTATCATTCCCGAAAAGCGTGAGGCTAATCGTATTCGCGCGGAACAGCGGACGTGGTGCACCGATCATGGATACGCCAATGCTAGTATCACAGAGAAGCATGGTTCGGGAAAGAACAGCTACACCTTGGATCAAGTCCTGTGCATGGACAAAGATCGTCGTTTGATTTTGCCTGAGTGAACACATGACAAAGATCATCCACATCAATCGAAACGTGATCCAACAAAATGCCAAGCATGGGCGCACAGAACCCGTGTGTCGGGTGCAAGATGGGAAGCACATTCGATATGCCATGGAGGTCGAAATTCACGGACCATCACGTATGGTCTATCGTCCCGATAAGCCGCTCTCATGCGGTGCTAAATTGTGGATCGAAACTGACGCAGAGATCACGCTGATCGAGGAGAAACTATGAGTTCTGTAACACTAACTGAAAGCGCGAAGACACGCCTAACAACGTTCCTTCGTGCTCAAAACGAGACCACCGCGTATTTCACTGTTAACTCGAAGGGGTGCGGTGGAAACGGATACGAGATGGGCGTGATCGATGCAGAAGAAATTGCTGAACAAGACGAGACAATAGTATTGGACGAAGGTCTTGTATTTGTTATTGATGGATTTGCTGTTCCGTCTGTTGTCGGCACAGTAATCGACTGGAGCGAAGATACCTTCTCCGGTGGATTTGTATTCAACAATCCTCAATCAGTGGGTAGCTGCGGTTGCGGCTCATCATTCTCCACGGCAGAACGCGACAGCGGTAGTTGTTCATGATGAAGAAAAAGTCATTTTACAATGGATGGGAGCTTCCTGAGGGGGAGCGATCACGACTGCTTTCGCTGTTTCCGGCCGTCTACCCGGATGTTGTCGCGCACCACATCACGCGCACCTTTGGGGTGACCGAGGACGAGCCCCTGCCGGAGGAAACTCAAGCCGTAGTGGTAGGTATCGCCAATGATGGCGAACGCGTCCAGGCGCTTGTCTGCGAGGTTGGCGGCACTACCACGCGACCGGATGGCAAGACCTACCATGTCACATGGTCTCTCGACCGTGAGCAGGGCGCAAAGCCAGCCATGTCCAATGACGTGATCCGGGAAAAGAAATGGGATGCAGTCCCGCGCATCCCATTCAAGGTTATCCCCAAACTGTTTCAGTGATCATTTTTTGATGTCGGCAGTCTCAGCCTTTGCGGCAATTGGGACTTCGACATCAACTATACAGTCGTTCCACCATTCGTAGCCGGTGATTGAGGTATCCCATTCCGGTATCATGATGGTGAACCGAAATGTTTCCCCGGCAACGTCATCTGCCATTGGCCGTCTCGCGTTTTTTGTCTTCCGGTTTGATCCGTTTTTTGGGGGGCGGAATTAAGCCCTCCTGGATTGCTTGTTTTCGAGCCGATACCTTGGCTCTGACAATGGCCGACGAGCGCTCACGGATTCGTTTCTCGGACGGCTTTTCGTAAGCTTCACGCTGCTTCATTTCGCGGAAGATACCCTCTCGTTGCATTCTCTTCTTCAGAACGCGCAGAGCTTGATCGATATTATTGTTACGAACGATGACCTGCATCACTGGCTCCCTAAGTCGCCCAATTGATGGTACAAACTTGTGGGAAAGTCAACGCAGCATTTGACGTGTCACAAAACTGTGGTAATATACAGACCCTATTCTTTCACATGGTCATTCAATGAAAATCATTTCTGGTAACTCCAATATCCCTCTAGCAAAAGCCGTTGGCGAATACCTAAAGTTGCCGCTGACCAAGGCTATCGTTCGCCGCTTTGCTGATGGGGAAATCTTTGTTGAAATTGAAGAAAACGTCCGAGGCGAGGATGTTTATCTGGTCCAGTCAACGTCGGCTCCGACCAACGACAATCTGATGGAGCTACTGGTCATGACGGACGCGCTGCGGCGTGCATCCGCCAACCGAATCATTGCGGTTATTCCGTATTTTGGTTACGCCCGGCAGGATCGAAAGTCGGCCGCCCGCACGCCGATCTCGGCAAAGCTGGTTGCTAATCTCATCACGCACGCTGGCGTTGATCATGTTCTAACTCTCGATCTACATGCTGGTCAAATTCAGGGATTTTTCGATATTCCGACCGATAACCTGTTTGGTGCTCCGGTCTTCACGGCAGATATCCGTCAGCGTCTGAATTCCACGTCAACCACGGTTGTGTCGCCCGACGTGGGCGGTGTGGTCCGGGCCAGGGCTCTCGCGAAGCGCATCAATGCGCCGTTGGCCATCGTGGACAAGCGCCGCGAGCGCGCAGGCGAATCCGAGGTCATGAACATCATCGGAAGCGTCGAGGGGCAGACCTGTATCCTCGTTGACGATATGATCGATTCTGGTGGAACGCTCTGCAACGCGGCAGCCGCCCTGCTCGATCAGGGAGCGACCGATGTCTATGCGTACATCTCGCACGGCGTGCTGTCTGGAACGGCTGTCGAACGCGTCTCCGGCTCGAAGCTGAAAGAACTGGTGATCACCGATTCAATCATGCCAACCGAAGCGGTTCTTGCCGCTCCGAACATCCGCGTCCTGTCGATCTCGCCATTGCTGGGGGAGGCCATTGCGCGAATGTCAGGCGGGCTCAGCGTCTCCAGCCTGTACTCTTGAGGGATTTCTCAGATGAAAATCATCCGCATCATACTACGCGAATTGCGCGCCTTCGGGCGCGCATCCATGATTTCGGAGTTTCCGCCAGAGCTTCGTAAGAAATGGGAAGATACTTACCGAAGAGATCAGGCTAGGTCCTAGATACCGACATCTCCAGTCTTCCGAATCGAATCGATATCATTATCATCTAGATAGACGACACCGACGAGTGGATCGTTCAGAACATTCTGCATGCGGCGCAGCCGCTCCAGCCTTTTCCAACCGGACATGCAGGGGTACCTCCACGAAACATACAAATCTCTCTTATCGGGCGTTCGAGTTGAAGGGCCGAAGAACCAACGACGAAGAGGCGACCGCGAATCGTAGTAGGCTGCCGCCTTATCCTCCATATCTTTGTCCTTCTTGGCCCGATAGTCCAAAATGAATTTGATCGAAGCTTCGATGCGTTCGATCCATATCGGCTTTTCGAGTAATTCAATTTTCATTTGGTCTCCTCGCGCCCATGCAGAGTCTTGTATTCATGCTTTGGGCAGTATTTCCAATGCCCAGTGCTGACATAGCCAGCCGCTTCATCGTCGGACAGTCGGGCGATCTTTGGGTTCTTCAAATCATTCAGAGTAAATCTAACACATTTCATAGCTCGCCTCCTATTGCCCGTTCATGTAAGAACAAACCGCCATGACGATTGCCTCGGCACCTTCTTCCATCGCAGGCCCGCTATGGTCTCCTGCCCAGGATGCCTTGGCGAACGAGCATACCACCAGCCCAGTCGATTTTTCTCCGGTCACTACAATGTGGTGACCAGAGCCTTCGAGATTGGTCAGCGTATTCCGCGCCCAATTAGCCGCATCAACGATATCGCTCTTGATATCATCGCTCACTGCGTCATAGGCGGCTTGCGTAGCGGCGCTCGGTTTCATGTATCTTCCCTGACCCCGGCACGACGATATCCAGACATCGAGAACGGAGCGTCAGGAAGATCGACATGTGTCGGAAGCGCATCGATATCAGACAGGTCCTGCTTATAAAACCACTCTAGGAATGGTTCGAACAGCGGACAAACCCAAATCTTGTGCTTGTCCAAGTCGGCCTTTGCGTAACCACCGGGAGAGAACACCGCTCCCTCCCCGGTTTGCAAATCCAGCACGAGTTTGTGCTTCGAACTCCAGCCTCGGCCACGAATGATTGACCGATCATCGACTTGAGATCGTAGAGCCCATTCTTCGGCGGTGAACTCACCGATCATGAACTTACCCCAGTTCATAGGGCAGTTGGTTGCTTCGATGAATTTGGTCCTCATCTACCAAGCTTCCGATTGATCACGCCCGCCCACCCGAGAAGCGTAGAGATCGACAAGACCCACGCGATAGCAACTAGGAATGGGTTCGAGTCCCAGTAAAACACAGACGCGTAGTAGGCCGCTACGACGCGCGGACCAATTAGCCATCCGATCCACGCAAAGACGCCGAACGTCACGGACGTTGCGAACAGCAGCGTCAGTCGGGGAAAGATCATCATGAAGATGAGAAAGAACACCCCGTGATCGTGCCAGAAGTTCTGAGTAAAGTTGATCATTTTGGTTTCCATTTTTCAATTGCGGTTAACAGAGCTTCGGTTTCCGTATTACTCAACTGGCCTTGGAAACGGTCTCGTATAGACTCAAGACCTTCCAATGTAAACTGACGATGTTCTTCTTGGAGCCGCTGGCGTTCAGCATATTCGATTTTCGAACGTTCGGTAGAAATACGGCTCTCTTCTTCGCGTTGCTTAGCGCGCTCCGCTGCTGCTTTCGTATCAGCTATGATTTTTTCCTGCGTCGGCAGCTTACCGTTTGCGATAAAACCTGGGATGAGCAGAACAAGTTCATCCCGTCCTTCAACAGGTGCGCCGCGCATACGGTAGTTCTTTTCCGGATAAACCCGTTGAGGATCGTCACGTTCGAAGTCGTAGACGTGCATCCCGTCCCGCCCCAGGCTGACGATTTCCCAAGGATTACCAAACCCTGCCGGGCACTGAATGTGTGCTCGTAGAACACCATCGACCCGGACCTCGTATCGAGATTTTTGGTCCTTGAACGTGTGGAAGCTGTACTCACGTGTTGTCGGGTCTACCCGTGTGAGTTCGACCGCCGTTCCGGCGACATCGTATACGCGGACCTCCCCAATTTTCATTGGCTTTGGCTTGCTCACGGAAACGGCTTTCCCGTAATAGCCGAGCGCGCACGGCCTTTCACGATCCAGCACGGAACGGGCGAGTCGATCTCGCTCATGAACTCGAAATAAGGGTCCTTGCGAAACACCCCGGCGCGAAGATGGCCGCGAAAAATAATAAGGGCTTGCTCGCGGTAGGACAGATCGCCATTCGCATAGGCCCGAATAACTGACCGCTCATTGTCGGTGTACGGCGCGCGGGTGGGTCGCGGAGCAGTTCCAGTTACCGCATCCGGCAGCAACGGCAATATTCGCTTAAGAAACGTCATGCCGATTTCTCCATCTTTGCCGCATAGCGCTTGCGTGCTTCGATTGAATTCTCATTGAGACGTATCGCGGTCTTGTTGAACTCGAACGTGTCGCTCTTGCCTCGTGGCGATCCCTTATCGCCCCAGCGTTCCCTGAACCGTCCCACGTCGTCTTCGCTGCTGAACCACACATTCGTCTCGACCGAGTGGCCGTGATTGCAGGAGTGTTCGAACCAGTACCATGGCGCGGTCGCATTCTCGTCGCACCAGTCGAAAACCTCGTCCATGAACGGCGTGTCGTAGATACACGCCCGATACTGGCCATAGAACCAACCCATACATTTCGGCGGACCGAAGAACGCGTTCCTATCTTCCAGACGACCAACCTTGCGGTCGGTTAGTATCTTGCCGTCATATTCGACAGCCGCGATGTCATCCGCGTCATAATCGTAGCGCCGAGGCATTATTCCTCCTGAACCTTATTGTGGAAGTTGTCGAAAAGCCGGGCCAGCGTAAAGTTCTTTTCGAACTCGTCCGTGAAACCGGGCGTGATCGCCTCTATTTGGTCCACCGCGACCTCTCGATAGCCCTTCCCTCTGGACTTGGTAATGCGCAGGTTATCGAGCTTGAGGGCTGCTCGCGCCCCCATGATTCCGCCGTCGTCCTTGTATTCCTTCCAGGTCAGTTTCTTCCCGCGCCGTCCCCAAAAGTTGTAATACGTGCTGGGATCGCTGGAGAGTATAAAGTACCCCCATACCTTGTCGTGCCCATCGGAGTTGTTCCAAAGAAACGACAGAATCTTATACTGACCGGCGAGAGACATCAGGCTCCTGCCTTTGCTTCGGCAGCCGTCCGCAGCAACCGCTCACCCATTTCGATAAGCTTGGCGGCCCGGTAGCGCGGCTTGTACCCGGTATCGTACAGGAAAATGAACCATCCCTGCTCGTACTTGATTTTCGGCGCAGGCTTGCCGTTAGCCGCCTCGTACGCGGTTGCATATGCGCCGATGATTTCCGCAAACTTGATCGCCATGAAGTGTTCCCAATGCGTTCCGGTGCAAACTCTACCACGAAATGTTCTTTTGTCAAGCATAAGGTAGAAAAGAGCGGTTTTTTAGAGCGCATAAATAAAGCAATAGTAATCTGGCAATTTGGATGGCACGACAGAAATCTTTCCGAGGATTCAGCACGATTGACGCCGAACGCACCATGTCTTGGGTGCTGACGGATATTGATCTCATCAAGCGCGATCTTCTCAATCATTTTATGACGAGAATTGGCGAGCGCGTGATGCGCCCTAATTTCGGGTCGCGCATTTGGGACTTGCTGGACGAGCAACTAACATCCGTCATTCGACAAGAGATCATTGATGATGCCGTGCGCATTTGTCAGTCCGATCCCCGTGTGAAACTTGTTCGCACCGTTGTTGTCGATTTTGACCAGGGTGTGCGAGTTGAAAATACCCTTGAGTTTCTTGGATGGGGTATTGTGGACACGATGTTTGCTACGTTTCAGAAGAACCAATCCATTGCATATTCAGGCGACTGAGGAGTTTTAACGTATGTCTTCCGTTCAACGCCAGAGCGAGTTGTTCGCTGCCCAAGACTGGCAGGTTCTATACCGCGCTTTCACGCAAATCAATTTCAACTCTTCCGATCCTCAGACGATCTCTGCTGCGCTTCGCGAGTACATCCGCGTCAACTATCCTGAAGATTTCAACGACTGGATCGAATCTTCCGAGTTCATCGCGATTATCGATCTGCTTGCGTGGCTTTCCGGCATTCTTGCGTTCAAGACCGACATCAATGCCCGTGAAAACTTTCTTGAGAAGGCAGAGGCTCGCGAGAGCATTTTGCGCCTTGCCCGCTTTCTCTCCTACAATCCTCGCCGTAATCAAGCTGCTCGCGGTCTCCTGAAGGTTCAGGCGATCCAAACAGACGATGACGTTTACGATGCTCTTGGTAACAATCTACAGAATCGAATTCTGAACTGGAACAACCCGGACGATCCGGATTGGTTTGAGCGTATCGTCCTGGTTCTGAACAGCGTGTTCGTTTCCACCAACCCGTTCGGCGTCCCATTGAAGAATGGAACACTGGCTGGTGTGAAGACGCAGCAGTACCGCATCAATTCTCGATTTGCCGACCTCGATCTTTCTTACGCTGCAAAGGTTGGCGGCGATACGATGGATTTCGAAGTCATCAATACCGATTTTGACGAAACGCTTGGCATCACCGAGCGTACCCCGAATACCGAAGCCGCGCTCCACATGCTCTATCGCACTGACGGAAACGGCAATGCTAGCGCGGACACTGGTTTCTTCATGGGTTTCCGTCAAGGCATCTTGAAGCGTGCTCAGTATAACATTTTGAACCCAATCGAAAACCAGACGATTGATATCGATGTGGCAAACATCAATGATACAGACGTTTGGGTCCAATCGCTGGACGACAACGGTGATGTCACTGCACAGTGGGAGAAGGTCCCCCTGATGTTGAACGAGAACATCACGTTCAACTCGATCCCTGCTGACATTCGCAAGGTTTTCTCCGTTACTACTCGTGATGAAGATCAGATCACACTGCGTTTCGGTGATGGTCGTTTCGGTGAAGCACCAGTCGGGCGTCTTCGTGCATGGTATCGCTCGTCTAATGGCCAGCAGTATCAAATCCGTCCGTTCGAAATGTCGCAGATCAGGATTGATGTTCCTTACTTCAATCGTCGCGGCGTTCAGCGCACGCTAACCATCACCTTGGGTCTGGAATCTCCTGTATCGAACTCTGCTCCGGCAGAGACAGAAGAACAGATTCGTCTGCGCGCTCCGCAAGTATACTCGACACAGAACCGCATGGTCTCTGGTGAGGACTACAATGCGTTCCCGCTCCAGTCCAACCTTGCGACCAAGATTAAGGCCGTAAATCGAGTCTATTCGGGACATTCGCGTTTCATCGATCTGAACGATCCGACCGGAAATTATCAAGACACCAACGTGTTTTCCGACGATGGTATGTTCTACAAGGAACCCCAGACAACCTTCGTTGAAATTCCGCTCAGCGATAACGTCAGTGCAGATGCCATTCTGGGTACGTACATTCAACCATCGGTAAAATCTAGCGATGCGTTCAACTACGTTCACGATTTTCTTATTCAGGACACGCGCCGTGGAGCGATTCCGGTACCGGGTGGGATGACTTGGTACCGCGTAAGCGATGGTCGTTTCAGCAGCACGGGCTGGTTCAACGCTAACTCAGACCTCCTTCTCCCCGGAGCGATGCTTTTCATTACTCCTCCGGGCGGCGGAGATGGGCAGTGGGTCACTGTAAGTGATCGCACCGGTACGCCTAGTTCCCCTCCAGGAGAAGGCTCCCCAGGCCCTATTATGCTATCCCAGGGCATCGAGAGCGGCTGGATAGTAACAAGAATTCTGCCGCGCTATGCTTCCACGCTGTCGAACACAATTACGCAGGCGATTCTTGCGAAACTGGTCAATCGTCTGTCTTTTACGCTCTGGTATGATTACAACTCTCCAGACGGCATGAACCACTGGACCCTGCGCGATCCAGCCAATCTTGATGACCTGCCAAATCGTTCCGATACGGCAATCAAAATCATGAGTGCGGATTACGTTAGTAACGCATTGTGGCGCTTCCGCACCAAAGGTCTTCGCTACGTATTTGAAAGCATCGAGAACGTCCGCTTCTATTTTGATGGTCAAAAAGCGGTCGAGTCCCTGCTTCGCCAGCAAGACGAAGACTACATCCGTGTGCTGAAGGTGAACCCTGATCCAAACACGGGTCAGCCGCTGAACCAAGACTATGATCTGACCGTGGATCGAATGATCTATTACGCCGATGGTTTCGGTGATCCGAATCGTATCGTTATCCGTTTCAGCGACAAAGACGCGGATGGCTATCCAGATGTACCGAACACCTATTACAACATCGTAAACCCAGATGACGCCAAGAACTCGTATCTGTTTTGGTATCGCAAGCCCGATCTTCTGTGGGCTCCGTACTATTCAATGGTCGTTTATGAAAGCGATCAAGATCGACAGGTCGATGATTTGGTGGCTACGGGCACCGTTGCGTTCCAAATCAACGGCGCTCGCCCATTCAGCTTCTGGCTTAAGACGGATACTGGCTGGACATTTCAGCAAAGAGCCTTCCGCTATGGCGTTGGCCATGGTCCGAATGTCGGAGCGAAATGGATCAAACAAGGCGGAACGGTTGGTCCTGTTCCGATTGGCGCTAGAATGTATTTCCAGTGGAAGCATTTTGCTCCTTCTGATCGCCGTATCGATCCGGCCAAGACCAACATCATTGATATCTTCGTCCTGACATCCGAATACGATTTCCTCACGCGGGATTGGATTGCAAACGGAGCTTTGGCGCGTAGCCTGCCGACAGCACCGACTGAACTCGATCTGCGTATGTCGTTTGCAAACTTCGAAAATTTCAAGATGTTTTCAGACGAAATCATCTGGCGTCCTGTCCGCTACAAGTATTTGTTCGGAACCGGCGCTGACGCGATGCTTCGCGCTAAATTTAAGGTCGTTCGTCTGGCAAACTCCTCAATGAGCGATGGCGAAATCAAAAGCCGCGTGATCAAGGCCATTGATGAATTCTTCAAGGCCGAGCGATGGGACTTTGGTGAGACTTTCTATTTCACCGAGCTTGCCGCCTATGTGCACCAGCAACTTGCGATCTCCATCTCGTCATTCGTCCTTGTCCCTGAATCCGATACCGGAGTATTTGGCGACGGTTTTGAAGTACAATCGCGCAGCGATGAGCTTTTCATTTCTACCGCTCAAGTAACGGATATAACTATTATACAGTCTAATACTCCTACCAATCTGAGAATGGCATAATGGATAAGCGCAGGTTTATAAATCAACTCCCGGAAATCAACCGCACTGAGCCGCTGAAGAAATTCTTTGGCTCAACGGTCGATCATATGTTTCAACCGGGTAAGCCGGAGCAGTTGAGCGGGTACATCGGCCAAAAGCCGAGTTACTACGATCCGCTGACGGAGTTTTATATTCCTGAACCCAGCGTGATTCGAAGCGAGCACCAGCTTGAGCCGATCATGTACAGCAATCCTTCGGAAGGCGAAAAGCGAATTCTCTTCTACGAGGATTTCATCAACTATCTGCGGTCTAATTCGGGCAACGTGTCCGATCACAATCGCCTGTTCTCGGATGAAATCTACAGCTATGCGCCTCCAATCGATTTCGACAAGCTGAACAACTTCCGTCAATATTACTGGTTTGGCGACAATCCAAACATCCTTCCGCGCCTGAATCTGTCGCCGGGCTACACCACGACTTTCGCTAACGGCAATCAGGCAGCTTTTCCGATCCCAGAAGCGGTAGACGGTATCGCGAGTGACCGCGAATCGGTCATGCTGTTCGTTGATGGTCTGCTTGTTGATGCGGAAGTGATAAACGGTTTTGCAAACGCTTCCGTTATTCCTCCCGAGGGTGCGGAGGTCCGAGTTTATCGCTACGGCAACCTCAAATTCATGCTTGAGGGGATGGAGAATTGCGACGTTAGCGCGTTCAACTACCAAGGCGTAACCACACTCACGTCCAATATGCGTGTGTTCCTTGATGATGCCCTTTGGTATTTCCATTCGTATGATCATTACCCCCTTGACCAGCAGCTTCGTAAAGAATTCATTGGTCGCTTCTCGCTTCCAGCATTCGAACGTTTCGGCTGGGACCTTGGTATTCGAGAAATGCCATGGGATGCTGACAAGAAATACCCCGAGTTCTGGGTAGAAGGCGTCGGCACCAAAATCATGCTGGTCGAGTTCGAAGTCGTGCCGATGCATGTAGATGCAATGCTGCCGATCCACTCACTCATTGATCGCCGTTCGCGTGACCGAAACCACTGGAGCCGCCTGAACTACTGGGTGCACCATGATAGTTTTGCGTGGTCCGATCAAAAGTTTCCAGATCGTCGCGGTGCTCGTCCTATCATCGAATTCATTCCGAACATCGAGCTTTTCCGTTACGGTATCAATCGTCTCCCAGACGTAAGTTGCACGCTGTCTGGCGAGCCTAATTACTGCTCGGTAGTTCTCCATCGCGAACGCGGGGTGCGTGTTGGGCGTGATCCTAGCCCGCCTGCTGGCGTGACGTTAACTCGTATCCCACTCGCTGATGCCAGTGGTAAAGAAACCGGAACAGTGTTTGTCGATGCCGACTACCCAGTCGGCCCTGGCGACCGCATCTTGGTTTTGGAAAACACAAACGGAACGCTAAAAAATTGCATCCTGACCGCTGTCCTTTTGAGGGACACGAACACGCTGGTTATGGAAGTCACTACCGTTCCGAAAGAGGGCGATATCGTAGCTTTGAACCCGCAGGGTTATGTGCCTTACGATGAATTGCCGAGATACAACGACAATCGAGAAATCGCACGCGATCCAATAGAAGCCGCTCGTCGCTTCGTCTACGGTCTCGATGCGTTTCCTTATGATTACTCCGACCGTATCATCGAATATTTCTTTGATGGCACAATCTGGAAACTCGCAGACCGTCGCGACCAAGTTTACTACAAGGTGCCGCATTTCCGCATTTACAATTGCTGCCAAATGCGTCGAATGGTGCATCCGCATCGCGTCAAGGACCCCGGACTGATCTATGGCGGTTGCGCCATTTTCATGTTCACAGATGGACCGACGTGGGACCCGATCATTCAGCGTTTCGTAGAGCACGACGCGAAAGGTGAACTGGTATTCGAAAATTCTCTCGTGACCTGGGCTCGCGAGCCGACGTATGACTTTTTCAGAATCATTGGCGACAGAATTGAAGGCGAGACGATTGATCCGCCGAAATACAATGGCGTAGGTGGCGATCCTGATACGTACTATGGCGATACTAACCGCGATGCGACTAAGTACGACAGATTCTTTACGTCATACGGACTGGCCAACCACTACACGACACAGACGCTTCATAATGGCGTATTTTCTGTGCCCTCTCAGCTTCGTGCCAATGCGGATAATGACTGCATCAGCTACATCACTGGCGCACAGTTGCGTGAACACACAACGACGATCATTCAAAATCAACAGAATTTTGTTGGATCACCGAACGCGTCTAACAACTACCGCGATTCGAAGAAGGATATCAATCTAGGGCGCACGCTTGTTCAGCATCGTTCGCCAATGCTCAAGGCTATGCTCCTCGCCAGCGACAAGCGGTTCGATCTGTTCGACTCGATCCGATTCGTTGACAAGGAATACGTCCTGTTCCGAAACAAATTCGTTAGCATGATTTCTGAACTTCTTAGAACTGGTGATCGTCTGGTATCGGATGGCGCTGATCTTTGGGTTGACACCATCCTGAGCCGCATGACGCTCGCCAAGACTCCGGACTTTCCGTTCTCGCTGTCTGCGATGATTCCCGGCGCATTCATTCCGCCTACCGCAGCCTTCATGGGACTGCTGCCTTGTTACGAGCCGGAAATTCAGGTCGATACAAGCTTCTCGACAAACGTGACAATGATCCGTGGTCATGACGGAAGCAGAACACCCGCGTTCGGTGACCTTCGCGACGATATTATTCTTGTGCTTGAGAAGCGCATTTATAACAACATCGCAGCCGTGTTTAAATCGGTTGACGATGCTTTCGAGTACGCTTTCGATTGGTGGAATTATGTCAACGGAGCGTATCGTCCCGCACTGACTGACGGAGGTGATCTTCGTCAGAAGACCAGCACATGTTCGGCTTCTCTGCCGCCGAACAACGCATCCGTAGATTCCGACTCCTCAGTAAACCCAGAATTTTCGGCAGCCAAGCGCCGGTTTACACGAGATGAAATCGTTGACATCTACACGCCTACTTTCATGCGCTGGGCGCAGGTAAACGGTCTCGATTTCCGCGTTAACGATGGCTATCAGGAAGCCGATCCTTTTACTTGGAATTATCGTGGCGTATCCGACAAGTTCGGCAACTCAATGCCGGGCCACTGGAGAGCGATTTATCGCTGGTATTTCGACACGGATCGTCCTCATCAGGTTCCATGGGAGATGCTGGGCTTTAGTACGAAGCCGACATGGTGGGAAGCCGAATACGGCCCCGCTCCATACACGCGTGGAAACTCTGGACTTTGGAGCGACATCGCAAATGGCATCATCCGCAATGGTGCTCGTGAAGGGATTGACCCCCGTTTCGTCCGTTCTAATCTTCTCTCGATCCTTCCGGTCGATGACGATGGAGCGTTGCTCGACCCCATCGCGGCAGGAATTGTCCTACATACGCCTTCGTACGACGATGCAAAACGTGCATGGAAAGTTGGCGATCACGGTCCTGTAGAAAACCTGTGGCTGAATTCATCGTCTTGGCCTTTCGCAAAAGCGATGATCGCTGGTCTGATTCGTCCGGCTGAGTTCACCGAACTGTGCTGGTCAAAGATCGACGTATCCGACAACGGTCAAATTCTACCCCGCGATGGCCGACGCGTCGGCATCAGCCGCAACTATGATAGAACAGAAATTCGAAATCCGGACATTTCCCGCGTTCATGGCGAGATCGGAGCCAGCGGCGAACCGCTAAGCATGCCGGGTATCCAGCAGTGGGTTTCGGAATACCTGATTTCAAACGCTCGCTCCCCGTCAGAACTTGGCGAAGCTCTGCGCGGTCTTGAGGTGCGTCTTGCGCACAAGATGGCTGGCTTCACCAATCCAAAGAACCTCCGTGTGTTTGCGGATAACTTTGGTATTATTCCAGACGAAGATATCGAGGTTCTATACCACGAGTCGCCTCCCCTGAGAGAGGTGATCTACTCTGGTGTGATCATCGAGTGGACAGGAAATGGTTATCGGGTTGTCGGTTATGACGGCTCGAAAGAATACTTCTGCGTCGAGCCGGGCGAGGAGAACGGACCCAAGTCTCTGATCTCTATCGGCCAGGACCCTGTAATCTACGAGTGGAAATCGAACGTCTACTATCCGGTTGATCGAATTGTTGAGCACGAAGATTCCGCTTACAAGGCTATCATCTCGCATACCTCCAGCGGCAAGTTCGAACCAGAATTCTGGAAGGCTGAGCCCGGAGTTACCAAGCGCTTTCCAAGAGCATTTGTCACCGATGTCGGCACCGGAACACTCGAAATGGTTCCGTACGATACCGTGTTTGAGAGCATCCAGGATGTTGCGGAGTTTTTGCGCTCCTACTCTCGTTGGCTTGAGAAATGCGGATGGGTCTTTGATGCAGTAGACGACGATACCTCAGAGGTTCAGGACTGGAACACTGCAACTAAGACGTTCATGAGTTGGGCGCAGATGAAGTGGCAGCCGGGCAATTTTATCGCCCTCAGCCCTGGCGCATCTTCACTCACGTTCGTTTCCGATCACGGCCTCGTCTATGGCCTGGAAGATGTTCACAACGGCGTCTACGGTCTTCTAGATCGTACTGGACGCCCGATTGCGCGTCGTTCCACGTTCGTTTCCCGTCTGGACGAGACGACAAAGATCATCACTACAACTGATAATATGTTCGCAGCCCGCGCACGCGTAGGCGAAGCCGAGCATGTCATTATCTTCTCCAATCTTACGATCTTCAATGACGTAATTTACGTTCCTTTGTTCGATCTTAGACAACCACGTCTGCGTCTCCTTGGCATGCGCTCGTCGGATTGGAAGGGACGCCGCGACGCACCCGGTTACATCGTTAACGGCGCAGAGCTTGTTCCGAACTTCGAGAAAACCACGACTGATATCCGAGAGATGTTCGAAATCGAGAAGGCTGATAACCGCGATTTCCGCGAACACGCTCGTCACGTCGTCGGCTACCAGAACCGCTCTTACTTGGACAATCTGCTATTGTCAGAGACGGCGCAGTTCGAATTCTATCAGGGCATGATCCAGCAGAAGGGCGCTCCTGGCGTCTTCAATAAGCTTTCGCGTTCTGATTTCATCGACCAAAACCGCGATCTTCGTTTCTTAGAGGAATGGGGTCTGCATGTCGGGCGCTATGGTGCAATTGACAAGAAGACGCTTGTTAGCTTCCGTCTCATCACGGCAGACATCCGCAACAATCCTCAATATGTAGATTTCGGCTCGTCCCACAGCAACGACGGAATTATCGGTTTTGGATCGGCTGACACTCGTTGGGTCGAGATGGCTCCTAACACAAGGCAGGTATTCCCGACCTACGGTACGCCGAAGGTTTCTGCGGCAACGATGGCCGCTGAGAAATTCCTCCCGACAGCCGGTTACGTTCGTCGCGACGAGGTTGATTACAGCGTATTCCGTCCGTCCGACCTCACGGCCCTATACATGGGCAACAAGGATATCACCACCGGTTCTCGCCTGTGGATGTATGAACGACGTGGTGACAAGTCGTGGGACGTTCTCCAGGGTTATACCATCGGCTCTTCGAACAACGCAGTGCGCTTTATCGATACCGTTCGAGAAGATGCAGTTCTGCTGAATACGTTCCGTGTGACATTCACCGAGCCGCATAATCTCACGGATGCCGATCTCGGTCTGAACATTCTCATCAGCGGCGATACCCACACGACGCCTAACTTTGAAGGATTTTGCGAACTTGCCGAGATCGATTCGGCCGCGAGCATCATCATCAACGGCACTGGCAAGAAGGGTATCAGCTACGAGGAAAGCCCAGGCTCGGTTACCGTGCCGACTTTGGCTATCTTCCGTTCTCTGCGTTTCACAACCGTTAGCCAGATGACGCAGTTCTTCACGCGCTTCACGCCGATGCTTAACCAGATCGTCTACGTGGACGATGCTACTCCGAACAACTCCGGACTACAGAAGCGTTGGGGTGCGTATAAGTTTAACGGCAATATCTGGGCAGTATATCGTGCTGAACCGAGGAAGATTGAAACTCACCGCATGTCGTCGGCGTTGATCTTCGATCTGATTACGAAGCAAACCGATATGGCGCTTACCGCCGAACCAATGCAGATGGACAAGATCACTATACTTGATCCTACTGCTGGTTTGATATCTGGTGCAGCGGAAAAGGAACTTACCTTCAAGCTTGAATATGATCCGGCTCGCTACAGCATTGGTCTGAACGATCAGTGGGGATCGAATGAAGTTGGTATGCTCTGGTGGGACCTCTCGGCAGTTCGTTATCTCGAATGCCAGACAGATATCACGGATTCCACCGACATCGTTCGCAACAAGGTAGAAATTGATTACCGCGTCGCTAACTGGACAAAACTTGCTCCAAACACGTCGGTTGACATCTATGAGTGGACCCGAACCACAGAGGCCCCGGCCGAAGACAACCCAGACATGGCTCCAGGAGCCCAGTACGTGGAGAAGCTGGAGTACGACAACCGTACGAACCAGATGGTTACTGCGTACTATTTCTGGCAGCGCAATGTCGCTACAACGCCAGTCGGTGTTACTGGCCGCAAGATCAGTGCCCGTCAGGTCTCGCAGCTTCTAACCGACCCGATTGGCCAAAACATTCCTTGGGTATCTCCGATCACCGTCAGCGGTCTGTTGATGGGTGGTCTGGAACAGTATCTCAATGATGCGACAACGGTATTCCAGTTCGAGGTAGCAAAAGACGATTACGATGGTGTCATTCATAACGAATGGCAACTCATGCTTCGTGCTGACAAGACTGCCGTTCCGCCTGCTCCTATCTGGAAAAAACTTCAGGATAGTCTTGTTGGCTTCAACGAGTTCCGCGTTCGCACGCCTGATCAAAGTGTTCCGGCCCGCCACCGAGTTGGATTGGAAATGCGCCCGGTCCAGAGCATGTTCGACATCTCGGTTGCCCGAGCTATCGGCGCAGGCCGCCTTTCGTTCACAGGCATGGTGAACATCCTACTCGGACGTTCGAACATCATGTTCGACCGACCAAGCGCGGTGTCGTACCTGAAGGCCAAGACGCCGACTTTCGAGAAGCTGGTTTGGTCGATGCCGCAGGGAAGTGATCTGATCGAGCCGCCGCCCGTCAATAGCTATGACTTTGCTACGGATTCGGTCGAAGGGCTGCACGAATACTTCTTCGAACTCTATGGAGATTATGTCAACGGCTTCCGTCCATGGGACAGATATACCTGGGATACTGTAGCATTCGATTTCGATACTACTCTTCGTTTCAATTACAGTAAGCGTAGCCCTCGCGTGCTTCTGCGAAACTACAACGGGCCGTTGAAGACGTGGAGCATTTGGGAGATTGATCAGTCCATCTCTGATCCGGGTGAGCGCTTCAACCCGGACAAACTATTGAGAATTGCGTCGAACTTCGACATCAAGGTCGCAGATCGCACTGCTCTCGCTACTCTTTTGACATTCGAGCCGCCAGCCGAAGGTACCCGAATTCTAATTGAGAACGACTCCACAGCCGGTGGCTTCTGGACTACATGGTTCTATCGCCCATCTAGCAATCTTTCTGATGTTCAGGGCCTCGTTATTCAGAACACCCAGACGTACAACGTTCAGGATTTCTGGACGATCACCGATTGGTATGCAACCGGATACTCGGCTTCGAAGCCGCCAGTTGTGTCCTACCCGACCATGGTAGATCGCAATAACACCGAAGGCACCGATCCGAGAAACGTGTTCGTCCGCATTGCCAACGATGGCGCTGGATGGGCGTGGACTGCTTTTGATGGCGATCATTGGGTCGTAGTCGCGCGGGAAAAGGGCACAATCAGGCTTTCGGACGAGTTCAATAACACGGCTCGTGTCCCATTCGCTCGTTCGACATTTATCAACCTCCCCGATGTCGTGAACCGAGATGGAAGCTGGGAACTGCGTCAGATCATTCATGCTCTTCGTCAATTCATTCTGACGAATGCTGAGATCAATGAACTGTTCTTCTCGATGATCCATTTCCTACACAGTGTGCAGGATCAGGTTGATTGGGCGTTCAAGACCAGCTTCCTCGTCGTTCGAGATTTCAACGAGCGTCTGGGTCAGCCTCCAATTCAGACCTACGATCCTACTGGAAATCTGCTTTCGTACATCGAAGAGGTCAAGCCGTATCATTTGAAGACGCGTGATTTCTCACGCATCTTGACGCCTGATATCGATGTTGCAGCGGTGCACGTGACCGATTTTGACAAGCCTCTGTACTTCGATCCAGACACGCAGGAATATCGCACGCTTCAGATTTCTAACGCCGCTGACGCACTGGTTCTTCAAAATCAGCAGCCGTGGAAAAATTGGTACGACAACTATCTCAATGCTAGCTTCGATCCTGCTGATTCGAACTACAATCCTGTTCGTCGCCTTAACATTTCGCTGCTGTTCGACCGAATTGATCCGGGTCTAACACCACTTGAACAGGGCTACGGCTGGGATTACCCACCGATGGACGTTATTCCGTTCGATACGCTCTGGAACGTAAGCGGCTTCCAAACTCCGTCCGCTCTATCGCGAATGCTCGCTTTCTATGAGCCTCGCCTGGGTATGCGCGAGAAGGATGTCGAAACGCTGTTCAATACGAACTTCAAGGGCTTGGATGTTGAGGGCGGAGAACTTTACGTTCCGCATCTACCCGATCTTCGCGACTGGGATATCAGACCGTACGACACTCTGCCGCTTGAGACCGAGATCATCACTGATCGCGATGTGGATATCAGCGGCGGTCTTGCTGAGGAAACTCAGTATAACCCGTATGCGATCCACCGCACGGCCTTCGGCTTGGTCGATCCGTACCATGACCGCAAGCACCCGGAAGAGTTCGTCCCAGTACATGGAAACGATCACGTAGCGATCCGCGTCAAGTCTGAGTGGGTAAAGGGCGCTCCGAACCAGTATACCGCGTACGTTCGCACGGCCCACATCCGTTCGGCAACCATCGAACTGAGCTACCAGAACGTAGCCCAGAGCCTAGAGTCGGTGTTTGTCTATCGCGACGGCATCCGTCTTAAGATGACCGATGATTACACCATCGACCACTTTGCTCGCACAATCACAGTTCAGATGAGCGCTCCTCGTCCGAAGGTCATCACGGCTCACATCATTGGGTCCGCTGGCACCTCTGCGATTGTCGAACAGCGTTATTTCGACTGTGTAGGCGGTTCGTCGTTCGAACTCTTCGACGCTCCTGTCGGCCCGGTCGAGGTTCTTCTCGATGGCGTGGTTATGGACGATGATGCCTACACCATCAATGGACCACAGATCGTTCTCGATTCCGTTCCGGATGTCGGTCAGCAGGTCACCATCAACGTCTACGGTCCGCCGTCAGACAATGAAGTTACTGTGATGACCCGTACTCATCAGGAAGAATTGGCATACAACGTCGGTCAATCCTGGAACCTCGCCAACCGTACACTTCTTCTCGGAGCAGGAGCCTCATTGGAGCACATCGGAACGATTGTTGAAGGAAACGGCGTGCGCTTAACTCCGCCATTTACCCGATATGGACGTTTCGATTTCGAAAACAACCATCGCCAATTGCTCATTAAACCAGTCGCTGATCTCAGCAACCTTCAGATTTGGATTGATGACCAATTGTACACGGGTGCTATCGCTCGCGGTACGTCTGTTGCCGATGCTCTACAGAATAACAATCTTGCTCCAATTGTTATTGTTCAGGACAAGCTCGTCCAGACAAGTCCGTCCGTCAATAGCAATCGCGTAGTCGTGTGTATCTTCGAAGATCACGATTATGTCGTAAGCGGCGGCGTACTCACAGTTACGAAGCAGTATGCCAAGTCAGATTACGATGTGAAACAGAGCGGTTGGGACACCTATCAGTATGATATCGTCATCCCACCAGATGACAACACCCGTATTGTTTCGACAACCTTCGAAAATCCTGCCCTGATGGGCATCCAGACCCATAGCTTCCGTGGTTCTGGCATCAGCGAATACTTTATCCCATTCAAGGTACCAAGCATCGACTATCTGCTGGTTACTAAGAACGGCAAGTTCTTGACACCAGGATTAGAATTCTCTGCTAGCCCAATTGATGACCGTATTCTGTCGAACTACGATTTCGATTCAGGCGGTTGGGATTCGTACGATCATGACTCGTTCATGTTCACGGATTCTGGCGGAACCCTGGTCTACATCCCAGGCACCCAGATCGCCTCGGACAAGATCGTTGTTATGGCCTTTACCGGTAATCCGGCTCGCCTGCCTAACGAATGGGTTGCCATGACGAAGCAGTCTGGCCTTGGCCTCATGGGCGACCTTGCGTTCTCGGCAGACTGGGACGTTGCGCCTATCGACACCTTCAGGCTCGAATCGACGGTTCCTGCCGTCGAAAAGACCGAGTTTGGCATGCGCAGCGTTTATAAGATGAACGGAACTTGGGATGTGATCGAGTTGTCTTACCAGCGCACGGGCACCCTCGTGGACGATCTGACCGATGATTCGGACACGATCACCGTCCATTTGAACCCCTACAAGGTATCGAACTTCCTGATGCCTCCTCAGGCGTTGCCTCAGCCTTATGACGGTTCTCCCGGCGTAATCTGGATCAACGGCGAGCGCATCGAGTATTACAACATCGACCAAAACAACAATACTGCGACGCTGACAGACTTGCGCCGTGGTACCCTAGCAACTCGTGTTGGCGAAGAGCAGCGAAACCTTTCTGTTTACTCTTCCAACGGCACAACCACAGAATATCCGCTACAAAATGCTGACATCAATGGCAACATTGAGGTATCAGTAGTAGATGTATCTGGAACTACGACTGCTCTCAACTTTGGTCTACACTTCTCCGCCTCGCGGAACGGTTCTGACCTCTTGATTACCCTGAATGAAGCTCCCGAAGCTGGATCGAAAATCCTGCTGGCACAATCTGCACCTGCCACCGTTCACTTGGCCGGTTCCGTAGTGCGCCATGCAGTTCCGTCCGCCTACGAACGATCTCCCTTCATGATCAAGGAAGAGGGCGGTTTCTGGTCAGAGGTGGTCGATTAAAATCGCTTATAATAAATACTCTAAATATCATTGGGTCACATGAACAACGTCTTTAATCCGGAAGAATTTGAAGAGACGAGGCCAACAGTAGTTGGCCATCTTCTCATTCGCGATGTAGATACTGGGAAAATACTAGTCAATCAGCGCGGCACTGTGGCTCAACAGGTCCAACTTGAAGAATCGAGCCATGCTGACAAAGGTGAATAACTCGATAGAAGGTCACGTCTTAATCCGTGACGCCAACACTCATGAGGTGCTGGTAGACAAGAAGAATGCTATTCATTTCGAGAACATGTCCGAGGCTCTGGCGCTCAGTCTTGCCAATCGCTCATCTGGCAATCTTCATGAAATGGTATTCGGAAATGGCGCATCTACCGTTTCCGGTATTGGCGCAATCACGTACTTCCCTCCCAACGTGGTAGGGTCGGACGCACGACTGTATAACCAGACGTATTCAAAGATCATCAACGATCAAAGTCCCCTTAATAACGACAGATCGCACAACTTTATCCGTGTGCAACACTCTGAAAACAACGTGTATAGCGATGTTATCATAACGTGCTTGCTTGATTACAACGAGCCATCTGGTCAAGAATTATTTGACGACGCAAGTTCTACTGAGAGTGATTTCGTCTTTGACGAGCTTGGTCTAAAGGCATTTAACACTACTGCGGGCGCAGGAAAGCTTTTAACGCACGTGATCTTTCATCCCGTGCAGAAATCGCTGAATCGCTCAATTGAAGTTGTGTATACTCTTCGGATATACTTGACCTAATCATCGCAAAAACTGGTCTAAAGCCGGTTATATAAATACACCAAACGTCGCCACGCGACTCTATTGCTATAGGAGACTTTTCATATGTCCTATACCGTTAAAAAGTCGAACGGAACTACACTGGTCACAGTTGCTGACCAAACCATCGATACGTCAGCCACCTCGGTGTCGCTCGTTGGTCGTGGTGCCGTCAACTACGGTCTAGCCTTTGCCCAGAACTTTGTTTACCTGCTTGAGAACTTTGCGAACGCTTCCGCGCCAGCACTGCCAACACCGGGCCAAATCTGGTACGACACCTCTACCGGTACCATGAAGTTTTACGATGGTGCTGCTTGGCACACCTTCGGATCGGGCCTCGTTAACATTGGCGGCACTCGCGCTTCCGGTGCTTTCGGCGTAGTCATCAATAACGGTTCGGAAACTTGGACTATCGCTGGTATGCTGTCGGAAGGCCGCATCATCACGATCTGGTCTCACTCCGCCATTGCTTACAACAAGCTCCCCGCCAACATTACAGTTGAAGGCGTTTCCTACGTCCTGGCTGCTCGATTCCCCAGCGGTATCGACACCGGTATGACCATGGCTACCGACCCGAACGATTACGAAATGGCTGGCCGCGCAACATCCGCCGAATACGCCGACGTTGCTGAGCGTTATGCTGCTTCTGAGCCCATGGTTGCGGGCGACGTTGTTGAAATCGGCGGCGACAAGGAAATTCAGCTTACCCGTGGCGAATTCTCCGGAGCTATCTTCGGCGTCGTTTCGACCAAGCCTGCCTTCAAGCTGAATGCCAAGGCCGGTACGGATGAAACCCATCCCTATATCGCTCTGCTCGGCCGCGTCCCTTGTAAGGTTATCGGCCCAGTAAAGAAGGGCGACCGTCTCGTAAGCTCTTCTGTCCCAGGCGTTGCGATGGTTGTTCGCGACACGATCCGCCCTGGCTTCAATGCTCACATGGTTCTCGGGCGCGCGCTCGCTGACAAGACGAGCGAAGAAGTTGGACTCGTGGAAATCGTACTGAGTGGAGTGCGCTAAATGACTTACGCTACCGGTTCTCTTATTACTGCGGCAGACCTAAACAACTATCTTTCGACTGTCCGCACGATCTATGGCACCGGTACCGGAGACCGTGGCTATGGACAGACGACATATTCACAGGCCGCAGTATCTGCTGGTGGAACAATCAATGCTGCTCATTGGGCAGCATTGACTAACATGTACAACGCATGTGCCACCCACCAGGGTTCGGGCTCAACGTATACGGCTCCAGCCACCACAGGCCGCGCATCTATTCTTTCTAGCTTGGCTTCGAATATTACGGCCATTGATACCAACCGTCTGACCGCTGCTACTTCGGACATGACCCTCGCATCTAGCGCGGGATCGTCTGTTCGCAGTGGTTCTTGGGGCACGAATATTTCGACCGTCGTTGACGTGACCTGGACGAATGAAGATTCGGCCCGGTTCTTCTTCAACTCTGGTGGTCAGATTCGTATCCGCATGTCACAGCCTGCCGGTACCGGACAGGACACTGTATGGTCAACTATCTTTTCGAGCGTTGGAACGATCACAATCGGTGCCAATACTTCTTCTAGAAGCGGAACAGCGGGTACTCTGACCTCGTACGGTTATTACCAGATGCCTTCCGCACAGTCGATCATGGTCAATGGCACAGATGTCGGTACCGGCGCTTACGCAACGAACGACATGCTGGTCTACGTGAACCGCTTGAACTACGTTGGAACGAATGGCGGCAACGGCTCAGGCTTCCGTATTCAGATCAACTTGCAGGATCAGCACACGGGCGGAGCGGACACGGTTGGTACCGGCACAAGCGCTCTGTTTGACGTGTATCGCTGCACATCGACGCTAACCGGAATTGCCGCACCCACTTTCGCGGTGAATCAGGCTTGGACTGTCTACTAAGACGGTCAAAATATTTCGACTCTTGAACCTCCTCGATGTATGCTAACCCATACGTTAGAGGAGGTTTTTTTATGGATGATCGGCTTCAAAAAGCCCTGAGCCACGCCAACTACAAGCTAGGTATTGTTCAGCAAAAAGAGAACGCCAAGCTGCGTTTCAGCAATAATTGCCTGTACGCGAAAAATGGCGGAATTTTTACTGTCACCCCGCAACTAATTGCCTTTGTCGATCTACTCGTTAAGCGAGGCGATACCGGGACGATTATCATCGACAACAACGGCAATCCCGTCATGATTGAAAATCTCGAAGAAGTCATGGACGAAATGCTCGCCAAATATGCAGAGGCGACCAACGAGTTTCATCACGACTACGAAACTATTCGCAAGGCACGGACAGTCAAGTCACTGCTGGGGGTCTGATGTCACGCGGTTTTCTAATGTTCGCGCACAATAACGAAAAGATCGATTACGGTCTGATCGCTCTCGTGAACGCGCGAATGATCAAGGCCAATCTGAAAGAGAACAATATTACGCTGGTTACCGACCAGGGTACGATTGATTACCTTAACGCGGCGCATACCGAAGAAGTAATCAACAAGGCATTCGATCATATCGTAGTCAGGTCTTGGAAGGACGCCCATGAGGGTACTTCCGAGCGACGTTTCCATGACACTCTCAGCACGACACATACAGTGCCATGGCATAACGGCGGTCGCCGTAGCGCGTATGAGTTGACTCCGTACGAAGAAACCGTGTTGATCGATTGCGACTATCTGGTCCTGGATTCCACGCTCGATCTCGTATGGGGATCGAACAACCCTATCATGATCAACAAAGAAGCAAGGACGCTTGATCATCAGCTTCCAAGCACGGAAGAACGCTTTCTCGACCCATTCACGATTCCGATGTATTGGGCAACCTGCGTTTATTTCCGCAAGTCAGAAACAGCGGAACTTCTCTTCGATCTGGTGACCGCCGTGAGAGAGAATTACGAATTCTATCAACTCGTGTATGGCTTCAAGGGCCGCATGTTCAGAAATGACTACGCGTTCTCTATTGCCATTCACATGATGAACGGTTTCATCGAGCGCGACGGAATACCCGCGCTTCCAACGCCCGCTATATTCTCCAGCTTCGACTGTGACGAACTGTATGGCGTTTTGGGTAAGAACGAATTGCTGTTCTTCGTAAATGATCCCAAAGAACGTTGGATGTTCAGGCTCACGAAGGTCAAAAACATCAACGTGCATTGCATGAACAAGTTTTCAATTATTCGCCACGCGGACAAGCTATTAGAGGTGTATCAGTGACCCGAGATTTCAAGCGAGAACGCGGATATCTCACGTTTGCCCAGAATGGCGGCGAAATGGATTACTTGCGCATGGCTTACGCCTTGGCTCTAAGCCTCAAGGCTACCCAGCCAGAAGAAGCGTCACATCTCTCAGTTGCGATTACGCCGGGAATGACTGTGCCTGACAAGTACCGAGCCGTGTTTGACCACGTTATCGATATTCCTTGGGTGGACGAAGCACGCGATAGCACCTGGAAGCTTGAGAATGAATGGAAGGCGTATCACGTAACTCCGTATAAGGAGACGGTGAAGCTGGATGCCGACATGTTGTTTCTCAGCGACGTGTCGAACTGGTGGTCTTTGTTCGAGAACGATATTTTTGCTTGCACGCAGGTCGAAACCTATCGCGGAGAACTCGTAACGAGCGATTATTATCGAAAGACGTTTACGGCAAACAACCTGCCTAACGTGTACAGCGCGTTCACATTCTTCCGCTACAGCGAGATGGCAGAAGAGTTCTTCAATCTAAGCGAGATCATATTTCACAATTGGCAGACGTTCTTTCACGAGTATCTGGAGCCGGATACGCGTCCAAAAATTGTCTCGACCGACGTAGTGTTTGGTCTCGCCATGAAGCTCCTTGATATTACCGGAGAATGCACCTCTACTCTACCAGCACCTCGCTTCGTGCACATGCGTTCACAAGTTCAAAACTGGCCTGAAGGGATCGCTTCAGAAGAGTGGATCAAACATGTGCGCCCTTCACTCACAAGCGATCTTCAACTCAAGCTAGGGCTTTATCGCCAGCACTTACCCGTGCATTATCACTGGAAGAGTTTCTTGACTAACGAAATGATCACTACCTTCGAGAAGGCGCTTGGCATCTGATGGCAGAAAAAGAGCTTGATTCATGGTTTGACGAAATCGAAGCTGACATTGCTGCCTCCGCCGCTGAGGAGCAGACTTTCGTCTACATTTATGAGGACGAAGACGGCGGCGTCATTGCAATTTCGCCGCGCGTGCTCCCAGAGTACGAAGGTCTATACACGCGAAGTATCTGGAACGACACTCCAGAAGCAAAGCAAGAGTTGAATGGCTTAGTCTATTACGACAGAGTAGGTACTATTCGAGCGGTTTGTTTCCATCCCTCTGACGAATTAGCACGTCAGTACGATTGCGCCACCATCCCGCGAGATATTGCTGAACAGCTTAGTTCTGGCGAGCTTCCAACAGACGATTGGATCATTGGTTACACGACGACGGATCGCGTGAATCCGAAATTGCTTCCGCGTAATTCAAAAAATCGTCTCGTTAAACTCATTCAACGCGATGGCTGGGCAAGGATAACAGACGAGCGCCCGCAGGGTTCGGCAATTCTATTGCTGCGCATCGGCGTCGATGAGCGCAAATTCATGCTTCGATTGTTACTCAGCCCAGGCGTCGAACTAGCGTCTGAGGTCGAAGAGTTCACGATACTATTCACCGCACCTGAGGACATGGCGACGATCTATCAGGGCGCGAAGGTCAAGATGTCCGACCTTCGGAATGGAGACTTGATCTTTCCGTTGGGTCTTGATCCGTCTCAACCGTATGACGTGTACATTCCGGATATTTTCGATGGCGTGCAACGTCAATCGAGCTTCTTTGTCTCGAACCTGCTTCCTCTTCCTGAAGGTCATTTTTGCGACGTTGTGCGTGTTCCTTGGGAGACCGAATACGCGCCGGGTCTGGTCGTTGCCGTCTATAGGGATGAGCGCAAAATCCAATTCGAATTCGACAAGAAAGATGGAGCAGTATACGACCGAGACCTGAACGATATGCCCGTATTGTTTACGATCCGCGACAATCCAGGTTACTTGCTGCACACCGCCCGTATATCGTTCTACCATCTAGTACAGACTGGATATCTTGACATCGATATTCCGGATCATCTGATCATGGATCGATTCGACATCATGTTGCCGTTGGTCTTCGAAAACATGGTAATGAAAGATCGCTTCGTCGTCGGTAAAGAAATTATTGACGAAAATTGGTATGAGGTGCCTCTGACGTTTGAGGTGCCTGATCGCGTCGGATTGACCGCCACGCCAAAGGAAGACACAAATGAGATCGTGTTTGAGGTGGAATATGAGCACGAAGCCCAAGAGGGTATAATCTTTGGCTTCGAATATCTACCATTCGTAATGGCCAGACGCGGCGATCTCAGCGAGTTTTACGAACGCTTCCAAGTCCCAGTTGAACCGCTAATGCGAGATGGCCGGGTAGCGGTGCAGGTTCGCACCGATGTGAAGTTAGATTTCGGTCTTTGGACAAAACGAATATTCAAATCTTGCAGGTTAGTGCGTTAAATCGACTTTCAGTTTAGAACGAGTTACCAATAGCAATGCCATCCTTTCATGTATCTGAATTCGACAGCTTCTTTTTAAGCTACGATGAGCCCAACGCGGACAAGCATTACGCCGATCTATGCGAAAAGGCTCCTTGGGCCAAGCGCGTGCATGGCGTTAAAGGCTTTGATGCCGCCCATAGGGCCTGTGCCGAGCAGTCCGAGACCGATTGGTTCGTAACTGTTGACGCAGACAATATTGTCCGCCCCGAATTCTTCGATGAAATGGTAGAGTTCGATCCCAAAGCGACCCCGAATAGGTGTTTCTCTTGGAATGGGGTAAACATGATCAATGGTCTTATGTACGGCAACGGCGGCCTAAAGCTTTGGTCAAAAAACTTCGTGCTAAACATGAATTCACACGAAAATGCCGATGACCCCCGCAAGGCTGTCGATTTCTGTTGGGAAGACGATTACAAGCAGGTCCACAAGACGTTCTCCGAGGTTTGGGTCAACGGTTCTGCCTATCAGGCTTTCCGCGTCGGTTATCGCGAGGCGGTCAAGCTGACCCTAGATCGGGGAGGGCGCGTCGATCCTGAGCGGATGAAGAAGCAGCTTCACCCGGTGAACCTGCGCAACGTCCGTATTTGGGCGTGCGTCGGTGCAGACTTCGATAATGGCATGTTTGCCATGCTCGGAACTCGTATGGGTTGGGCGCACATGTGTGACCTAGACTGGGATTACACCCCGATCCGTGATTACGACTGGTTCCAGAGCCTCTGGGGAGGCGTTGTGGACATGCTGGGCGGCGAGTCCGCCATTAAGGAAGGAAGCCGCCAGGGGCCTCCGCAGGGCCGTATGGGTGAACTGTTGGCCCAGTACGGGGCAGAGGTGTCCAAACAGACAAAGATAGCCCTCCCGATCCTGAGCGCCGATGAGTCGGAGTTCTTCCGTGAGAGCTTTCACTTGCGAAATGACTGAGGTTAAGATCAGGAAAAAGATGACAGGGTTGGATATCTATACGATGCTCAATTGGATAGAATTCTACCGAACAGATAAAGTAGAACCCCGTTTTAGAAACCTGAATGATGACGGTACGCGCACTTTCTCGTATTATTTTCATTCCGAACGCGACGCCGTTATCTTCAAGCTGAGATTCGCATGATTAAGGTTTCGTTCCGCAATAAAGTGACTTTTGATCGAATCAATAGGATGAGTGGGTGGGTTCGCGATTATCGATCAAACAACGTCACCTATGATTTCGCGCACTATCATCACGATGGCACTGCCACGTGGACGTATTGGTTTTCGTCTGAAAGAGACGCTGTGATTTTTAAGCTGAGATTCGCATGAACGATAAGATCAAAAGCGTCTACCTGACGAACGCAGAACAGGTGAAGCCCAAGCTGGATTCAGTCGGGCCGGGTATGTGCATCGCAAAGTGGCATCAGGTATCGATAAATCTCACTGCGGGCCTGACGCAAAGCTGTTATCATCCTCGCGTGCACAAGGTGCCGCTTGATGAACTCGCCGTTAACCCGACCGCGCTCCATAACACGCAGCATAAGAAGCGCATGCGCAAGATGATGCTGGAGGGCGACCGGCCGTCCGAGTGTCAGTATTGCTGGAATATCGAAGATCAGCCTGGAGACCATCTCAGCGACCGCCACTATCGGTCTGGCGAACAATGGGCCATGGAAACGTTCGATGAGATCATGGAGCATCCTTGGGATTGGGATGTGTCGCCGCGATATGTCGAGGTCAATTTCAACTCTGCCTGCAATTTCAAATGCAGCTATTGCAGCCCCCATCTGTCTACCACGTGGCGCGAGGAGGTTGAGCGCTTTGGTCCGTACCCTACCACCTTGCCTCACAATAGCATCGAGCACTTAAGGCAGAAAGGGCTTATGCCGATCCCCCACAAGGATGCCAATCCTTATGTGGACGCTTTCTGGAAATGGTGGCCTGAAATGTACAAGGGCCTGAAGCATTTCCGCATGACCGGAGGGGAGCCGTTGATGGACAAGAACACCTACAAGGTGTTCGATTACATCATCAAGAATCCAAAGCCGGACCTTCAGCTTGGTCTCACCTCAAATTTTTGTCCCGATCCTCGCCTGTTCGCTAAGTTTATCGAACAGGCCAACACGATAACGGATCAGTGCGCAGTTGAGCATTTGATGACGTTCGTGAGCGTAGACGCGTACGGCAAGAAGGCCGAGTACATTCGTCACGGCATGAACTTCGACTACATGCTGGAGAACTCACGCAAGTATCTCGAAAAACCGGCGCGTCGATCTATCTCGTACATCATCACGATGAACGTTATGTCGATCACTTCGCTGCGACCATTGTTGGATCAGATCATTCAGATGCGGCAGGAGTTCAATGATGATCGCCAATTGATCTGGTTCGATCCTCCCCTGTTGAGTACGCCTGCGTGGCAGTCAATCCAGATTCTTCCGCAGCGCTATCGAGACATCCTGGCCGATGATATCGAATACCTCAAAACGAAGATCGAAACGTCCGACACGTTCTTGCGAGGTGTGAAGGATTACGAGATCAGCAAGCTTGAACGCGATCTCGAATGGATGCGGGCAGGTGATCAGCTTCCGCCAGAGAAGCTGAAGCGTGATCGCGCCGATTTCTTTCGCTTCTTTACTGAACATGATCGCCGTCGAGGTACGAAATTCTTGGAGAGCTTCCCAGAGATGGAAGACTTTTGGGAACTATGTCGAACAGCAGCCCAATAGGTTTTCCTCTCGACATGAAGTGCACTCCATGTATGGAGAAAATCGTACGGAGCATAACTTCAGCTACGGCAAAATGTCACTGCCGAACAATGATGAAGATATTTTCGTACGAATGCGAACTGATGCCTCACCCTTGGCGGCACGGTACATGGAACACGCACTTTCTCGATGCGGCAGAATGGGTATTTGAGCAGACGAACGGCGCGTTTAGTTTCGGACATGGGGTAGGGAACTATTACGTTCATTTTGCCGATCCGAAAGACCGCGTGCTATACAAGATGTTCTGGAGTGACCAAATTTAATGCCTAAGAATAACATCGAAAGCTATCTCGACTACAAGGCTCGGGTAATCGATCCCGTATCTAAGTCGTTCTGCGCCGCTAAGTGGAACAACGCCACTATTTGGCTTGCCGGTGGCCAAACTGCTTCGTGTCATCACCCGCCATCGCATCAGATCGAGGTCGAAGAAATCCAGCACAATCCAAGTGCCATTCATAACACGCGGCACAAGAAGAAGATGCGTAAGCTGATGCTCGAAGGCGAGCGTCCTAGCGAGTGCGAATATTGCTGGAAGTTTGAAGACCTTGGTCCTGAGGTGGTGTCGGACCGTGTTTGGAAGACTCTTATCTCTACAGACAAAGAGATCGCAGCCATGGCAGCGGCTGACCCAGATGATGATGCATCGCTAAAGACCCTCGAAATTGCTTTCGACAGGACGTGCAACTTTGCTTGTTCGTACTGCAATCCGTCATTTTCCACCACGTGGGTGAAAGACATCAAGACGGACGGGCCGTACACCGGGCTATCATCCGATAAGCGCCAGCACTACACGCACACCCATCCTAGCGCAGCGCCTTTCGGGCGCGCTCAGCCAAATCCGTATATCGAGGCGTTCTGGAAGTGGTGGCCTGAATTGACTCAGACGCTCCAGCAGATTCGCATCACTGGCGGCGAGCCGTTGATGAGCGTCGATGTTTGGCGGCTATTTGACTGGTTCGAGAAGAACCCAGGCACGAAAATGCATTTCGCGATCAATTCAAATTTGGGCGCGAAACAAGAGTTCATTGATCGACTGGTTACGAAGAGCCATGCCGTGGATAACCTCGACATCTACACGTCGTGCGAAGCATTCGGTGCACAAGCCGAGTACATCCGTGACGGAATGGACTACAAGCAATGGAAGGCGAATATTCATCATCTCGCAACGCATGGCAACGTTAAGAGCCTGCACTGTATGATGACGATCAATAGCCTGTGCCTGTTCTCGATCACTGAGTTCTTGGATGACGTGATGGAAATGAAGCGCAGTTATCACCATAACTTTCCAGCCATCACCATGAATATCCTGCGTTGGCCGACGTTCCAAAGCCCTCTCGTGCTGCCGCTTGCTATCCGGCAATCCATCGCTGACAAGCTTGAGGCTTGGCTGCGCAAGACGTTGGCGGCCGGTGAACTGTGCAGCAAAACAAACCGACCGCTGTTTCAGGACCACGAGAAGGAACACACCGAGCGCTTGATCAACTATCTGCGCAACGCGGATGAGCCACATGCCGACCCGGCTCCGATGGAACGGCTGGTTGCAGATTTTAAGAACTTCTACGAGCAGTATGACAAGCGACGTGGAAAGGACATCTACGCGACGTTCCCACCCGAGCTTGGTTCGTGGCTGCGTGGCGAGTCTGCGGAAGCCGAACCCCAAGAGGACATTGACGGTTGGTTCGACTCAGTCATGGGTAATGATGATTGACGATCTTACGCCAGAGGAACAAGCCCAAAAGAGGCTGGAAGAGGTTCGCGCAGAGATGATGCGGTTTCCGCATATCATCACTCTCCCGACAGGCCCAACCGCCGAAGCGCGGCTCTTTTGGTGTATGGATCACGTCGGTTCAATGTATACTGACAATTGGACGTATTGGAATGAGGGGTATATCGGGGGACTACCGGAAAACGTGATGTATATGTTCGACAATCCGAAGCACGCGATACTGTTTAAGCTGAGATGGCATGGTGCTCAGCAATGACAAAGAAGGCTGACGAATCCTGGCAGGACTATCAGGCTCGCGTGCTCGATCCGGTATCGCCGTCGTTCTGTGCAACAAAATGGCTCGACTCAACCATCTGGCTCGGCCATGGCGCAACCGCGTCATGCCACCTACCGCCTGCACACAAGATTCAGCTAGACGAGATCGCCGTCAATCCGTCAGCGCTTCACAACACCGTGCACAAGAAAAAGATGCGCAAGCTGATGCTCGACGGGCATCAGCCTTCTGAGTGCGACTACTGCTGGCGAATTGAGGGGATTAATCGGAACAACGTTTCTGATCGAGCTTTCAAATCTTCCCGATACGATCAAACATCAATCGACCAAATCGCCAAAATGCCATGGGATGCGGACGTGCATCTGGAGACGCTTGAGATCGCATTCAATCGTACCTGCAACTTCGCATGTTCGTATTGTAACGCTGGGTTCTCCACTACATGGGCCAAGGATATCAACACGCATGGCGCGTACCAGAACCTCGTTAGTGACGGCGCTGGTGCGTTCCAGCACAACGGAGCATGGGCCGAGCCGTACGGAAAACGCAATGAAGGAAACCCGTATATCGCTGCATTCTGGAAGTGGTGGCCAGAACTATCCAAAACACTGAAGCAGCTTCGCATCACTGGCGGTGAGCCTTTGATGTCGGTGGACGTTTGGAAGCTGTTCGATTTCTTTGAGGAAAACGGCACCAATGGGGTTCAATTTGCGATCAATACCAACCTGGGCGGGAAGCCAGAACTGATCGACCGGCTGATTGAAAAATCGCATGCCGTCCCGGACCTGCAAATCTTCTCGTCCAACGAAGCCATGGGCGCTCAAGCAGAGTACATCCGAGACGGGATGATTTTCGACACCTGGAAGGCCAACGTCGAAAAGGTCATGACCCATGGCAACGTGAAGCAGCTAACCATGATGATGACCATCAACAATCTCTCCCTGTTCAGTTTGCCTGAGTTCCTGGACGTTATGATTGAGTGGAAGCGGCAGTTTGGCAGCGAACGCGTACGGTGGAGCGCCAATATCGTGCGTTTTCCGAGTTTCATGAGCCCGCTCGTCCTTCCGCCAGCCGTACTGGCGGAACGTCGTGACACTTTAGTGACGCTCTGCGCCCAGCTTAAGGACAATCCTCTCGTATCGTCTTTCGAGATCGAGAATATCCAGCGGCTGGCAGACTATCTCGACGCGGTTAAGACACCTCATCCAGGTGCGGACGAAATGGGCAAGCTCCAACAGGATTTTAAGAGCTTCCACGCACAGTATGACGTACGACGAGGTAAGAGTATCGACGTGTTCCCTTCCATGAGGGATTGGCTCAATACTATCCCGACGACCAATCTAGGTTTTCGCCAGGAATTGATCAGCGGGTCTGTAATCTAACGCCTAAATAGTCGTATGATTACACTCTTTCAACGCTTCATCGACTGGATCAAATTGAAGAACAAGTTGCGTAAACTACGCAAGCGCGATCCGTTCATCTATTGATACTGCCCAAAGCACCCTGATCCAAACGTACATTTAACTGCGAACATCACGATAGTGATGGCGACTACAGCCACGAGCGAATATCCGAAGACCATCAATCCTTCGCCCTTCCGCATGATGCGACCCACGTCTTCAGGGTCGCATTGCTCGTAACAGCAAGCGCGTTGCTGTGTGGTTAGGCAATGACAGTTACGTGGGCGCTGCCAATCTTGTTCCGGTGCATTAGTATTGTGGGGTTCACCGGGCATTGCGTCGCTTTTCGTAGGTGATTCGCTATACCTGATCGTTACCAAACAAATGGTTTTCGTCAAGGGATTTCCGTAAACTCTAGTTCATGATTCATCAGCCGAAGCGCGTCCGACCCCTCTTTGAAACCAGTGGTCGTTTCAAGGAGGATTCTCCGAACAAAACGTTCTGCATGGCTCCGTTTACCCACACTTATATCTCGCCTCAGAGCGAACGGCGGCTTTGCTGTGCGTCGAGAGAAGAAGCAAGCTACATCCGACAGTATATCGACAGCGGGTCTGGCGAAAACACATCAACCGGGTATGCTCCGAAGACGCTTGAAGAACATTGGAATAGCGATGCCTTGAAGAAGGTTCGACTTGCTCATATGGCGGGCGAGGTTATTCCTGAGTGTATGGTCTGCAACGACCGAATACTGAACATTGATGTCTACCGTAACTGGTTTAATCACCTGTTTCACGAAAAGGTAGATGAGGTGTTTGCGGCCACAGATGACACCGGACATCTCAGCTTGCCGGTCATCAGCTTCGACTATCGGATCAACAATCTCTGTAACTTTAAGTGCCGTATGTGCGGTCATCAACTATCGTCTTCTTGGGAAGCCGAGAAGCGCAAGCATGACGAGTGGTCTCCGATCTATGACCCCTGGATGGTGCCGGAGATGAAGGCTCAGATTGAAGAGTTCCAGACCGGAACGGTCGAGGTGGAACTCGCGGATGCGTGCAAGCAGGGGATCGTGGAAGAGCTTTACTGGGTCGGGGGCGAACCGCTGATGTGGGAAAAGCACTGGGAGCTTATGCACCACATGGTAGAAAGCGGCCACTCCAAGAACGTCTACGCGCGCTACAACACGAACCTGTCCAGGATCGATTGGAAGGGCGTGAACCTGTTTAAGGACATCCTTCCGCACTATAAGAATTACCTAATGTGCTGCTCGATTGACGCGACGGGCCGCGTCGGTGAGTACATCCGCACTGGGTTGAACTGGGACGAATGGCTCGTCAACTTTAAGGCCGGACTTGAGGTCCCAGAGTTGCGTGATCGCATGAAGCTTGATCTGACGCTGACCCTTCCGGGCCTCCTCCACATGAAAGAGTTCTTCGATCTAGCCAACGAACTAGATGTCGATATCTTGACGAAGATCGTTTACGCGTTCGATCCGGAGAAGCTAGTTTCGCCTTTCGCGCTACCACGTAAAGTGCTGGATGACGTTCTTGATGATCTGCTCTGTTACATGGAGCCAAAGGTCAACCACCGTACTCAGACCTTGGTGACGACACTACAAGACATGCGCACTCGCCCAACGTTCGAAGAACAGTTCCCAGATCGATACGAAGAAGCGTTTTACAAGGGGCGCGAGTTTCTGCAACGTCTCGCCCGGCATCGCGGCGATGGCCAGAACGGTCGCATTACAATCGAACAAATATTTGAACCCTATCCGGATGTGCTCCGCTGGTGGATGAAAAACTGATGACTAAAACTTATTGTTCTCTGCCTTGGACGCATTTGGCTAATGAAGCGAATGGCATATTGCGGGCTTGCTGTATCGCGTCTGAGAAAATTACCGGAGATGACGGCGTTCCGTTGAAACTCCAGACCAGTTCTGTGAACGAAATCTTTCATGGCCCATACATGAAGAAGCTTCGAAAACAGTTTCGCGACGGTGAGAAGCCACAGACGTGCAACATTTGCTGGTCGGATGAAGCAAACGGTAAAACTTCCAAGCGCATGATCTACAATAAAATGGCTGACGATCATGGACGAGTAATCGACTATGACGCCGAGCCTGGGCTTCCGGATGACTGGCAGCTAATACTGAATAATACTTGCAATCTAAAGTGCCGAACATGCCATCCACACGCATCGTCTAAGTGGATTAAAGAAGCAATTGATCGCAATATCAGTTTCGATCCAATCGGTAGCCAGAAGATAATCTCGAATGATAGCGCCTTCTGGAACACCCGCGACGAGTGGATGCCGCATGTACGATCTTTGGAGTTCATGGGAGGCGAGCCCTTCTTCATGAAGGAGTTCGCCACTGTACTAGATGAGTTCATCGACAAGGGATACGCGAAGAACGTTCGCATCCGGATGTCTTCAAATTGCACTCAACGCCCCGAAAAGCTGATCGAGCGCATTATCGATAATTTCGCAGGGATGGCGATTGGCCTAAGCGTTGATGGTGTCGGCAAGCGGTTTGAGTACCTTCGACATCCAGGCAACTGGTCCCTTGCTGCATCCAATTTGGAGTATTTTACGAACCTCCGAAACTCATTAGACGACCGCATGAAGTTCGACTTCGGCATCACGCATACCGTGTCGCTGCACAACATTTACTATATCCACGAACTGCATGAGTATCTTGATACACTCGGTATCGAAGACACCGTATGGCACAATCTTGTTTACTTTCCGCCGTGGTATCAAGTGAGTATTCTACCGAGAGCAGCAAAGGATGTGATCTGTAATCATCTCCGGTCAAAGGTTTGGAGAGAGCAAACGCTAGCTGCGGTCACGCCCCTGATGAACCATATGGAGAATTCCGAGTACGACGAATATCTCATGAAGCGAGCCGTAAAAGAGATCAAAGAGGGCGATGCGTATCGCAAAGAGGATTTTGCGGCTACATTTCCGGAGATGTACAAACTAATAGAAGATCATTGGGTATGAGCACGTTTTGCGTTCTCCCATGGTTGCATCTAGCCAGTCATCCCCACGGCGGCGTCACGTTGTGCTGCGTGAGCAATCACGACAAAGGCGTCAACCGATCTCGCAATTTTCGTGAAGATGGAAGCACTGAGTGGTTAAACCTGAACCAAAACTCTACAGATGAGATCATGAATAGCGACTACTTTCGGCAGGTTCGAAAGCAGATGCTTGACGGCCGAAAGCCGCTCGCTTGCATGCGTTGCTTCCGTGAGGAAGAGAATGGCGTGAAATCTAAAAGGCTTGCCGAGAATGAAAATTTTGCGGACCTAACTCGCGAGGTTGCTGCGCTAGAGACGGACAACGACGGACGGATTGCACCCAAACTGCGTTTTGTGGAATTACGACTTGGTAATATCTGCAACGTCAAATGTCGCTCCTGCAATCCCGCCTCTTCGTCTAAGTGGGTGGTCGAGTACGCGCAACTCGAACAAAAGTTTGATTTCGTTCGATCATACCAAGGCTTGACCGGTTTCGATTGGCCGGAGAAAGACCTGTTCTGGGATGATCTGTTTGAGAACTCCACCCACCTGGAACTGATCTACATCAACGGTGGCGAGCCGACGCTGATCAAGAAACACTGGGAGTTCCTGGAGCGGCTGCGCGCCTCCGGCAAGGCCAAGGATGTCGTGCTCTGGTACAACATCAACATGACCAACCTTCCGGAGAGCGCCTTCGAGGTGTGGCGTTCGTTCAAGGAAGTTCGTATCTCCTGCTCGATTGACGATCTCGGAGAACGAAACGCGCTTCTCAGATATGGCACGAAATGGGCGGACGTTGAACGCAACCTAGATCGACTTCAGAAAGAAACGTGGATCAACACGTCGGTCAATCAGACCATTGGATGGCAAAACCTACTCACAGTCCCCGAGTATTACCAGTATATGAAGCATGGTCGTGGCCTCCACGTGCATTTCAACTATATCTACGATCCAGAATATTTGGCTCCATGGATTTTACCCGAGCGCATCAAAATGGCTGCGTTGGCCAAGATGGAGCCAGTGCTGGCGGATTATGATTTCAATAGCATCAAAAGCCAGCTACTAAATAACCCCAGTAATCCCGACCTTCTACGCCGTGGCATCACATACAACGGCGCTCTCGATGCCAATCGCAGCGAGAAATCAGAAGATGTTTTCCCAGAATTGTATGCTCTTCTGAAGGGTCTAAATGACTGATATACTATCTAACAAACATTTCTGTCTCGTCCCATGGACTCATCTGCATGCTTGGCCAAACGGCAACACGTATTTGTGTTGCGTTCAGGACTCACAGAAGCCGATAGCAAAGATCGGCAAAGAAACTGGGCTCGCAGACGTTTGGAACAGTCCGAAGCTGAAGCAGATTCGTTTGAACATGCTGGCGGACAAGGCGTCCGATGAATGCTCGCGCTGCTACGAGATGGAGCAATCTGGTTTCCGTTCTCTGCGCATTGACCACAACGAATCGTTCAAGCATCACCTGGAGATCGTTTCCGAAACGAAAGAGGATGGCACCGTTGATCGCATCAACATGCCGTACTTGGATATCCGTTTCAGTAATATCTGTAATTTTCGATGCCGCACCTGCGGACCAGAGCTTTCCTCTAATTGGTTCGATGACGCAAAGGCGTCAGGTCGCAAGCCGAGCAAGCGTATCCTGCGGCCGGATGATCCGGAAAAACTTTGGGGAGAAATTGAAAGCTTTCTGCCGACCGTGGAGAAAATTTACTTTGCGGGGGGCGAACCATTGATGATGGAAGAGCACTACCGCATTTTAAAAATGCTCGCCGCGCAAGGTCGCTTCGACGTGCACCTCAGCTACAATACTAATATGTCGCAGACCGCCTTCAAAGACCTCAAGGTGTTCGAACTTTGGAATCAGTTCAAGTATGTGGTTGTCGGGGCATCACTGGACGGCATGGGCGAAAAGGGCGAATACATTCGCAAAGGTATGAAGTGGGATCAGATCGTTGCCAATCGCAAAGAGATGATGCGCGTATGCCCGAACGTTAATTTCTACGTTAACTTTACTTTGAGCGTGCTGAATTTTCTCGACATGCCAGCCTTCCACCGCACGTGGGTAGAGGAAGGACTAGTAGAGCCGAGTGAATGGAACATCAATCCTCTAACATATCCTGAATATTTCCGTCCATCCGTGGCTCCCGACAATCTTCGCGAAAAGGCTATCGAGCTATACGAAGATCACATGGATTGGCTGAAGAGTGTTGGTGGAAACCAAATGGCCCTCAGTCGCTGGGAGGGCGCGATCACTAGCCTTCGCCAGCCCCATGAGCCGCAATGGCTGGGTCGTCTTCGGTACAAACTTAAGCAAATGGACGATCTTCGTGGAGAAGATTTTGCCACGACCTTCCCGGAGCTTGCATGTCTACTATAAGCGATACCTTTTGCATCCTGCCTTTCATCCATCTGGAAGCTCGCGCTGACGGGTTTGTGGCTCCCTGCTGTATGAGCACGCATTTCTTCGAGAAGGAAGACGGCACCAAGTTCACTCTGGCACGCGACAGCATGACGGACGTATGGAAGTCCAAGTCAGTTCGTGATCTCCGAGGCGCGCTCGTAGCAGGAACTAAGCACCCCGCATGTTCGTCATGCTGGCGCGAAGAAGCCGCTGGTAAGACATCCAAGCGCATTCGAGAGAACAAGCGTTGGTGGAATAAAGTGGAAGCCGTACTGAGTGTCCCAGAGGACGAGCTTCAGCCGATCTTCCTGGACCTGAAGCTTGGAAATCTCTGCAACCTCAAGTGCCGTATCTGTTCGGTTGGCTCTTCCTCGAAATGGATCAAAGAGACCATCGACATCTATGGCAGCGACGTGATCACCAATGCGGCGAAGAACTTGTCCACGGCTAGTTTCCCGCTTGAACGCAAGATGCTCATGAATTGGCACGAGCACAATCCGCGATTTTGGACTGATCTTGAAGAATGGCTTCCGCATATTGAGCACTTTGAGATTTACGGCGGAGAGCCGTTTCTCATTCAACGTCATTTTGAGCTTCTACGACACGCGGTTGATAACGGATGGTCGAAGAACCAGACCGTTCACTACAACACGAACGGAACGATCTATCCGGAAGACGCCATCGAAAACCTATTCCCGCATTTCAAGCGCGTAGACATCATGCTCTCTATCGATGGCACAGGAGAACAGTTCGAATACCAGAGATATCCGGCTAAGTGGCCGCTAGTTGAGCAAAACATGAAGCGTTTCCTGGAAACCATGGGGCCGAAGGATGTCCATGTGTGTCTCACCGTATCGAGCTTGAACATTTTTTACCTGCCTGAGTACGTCCAGTATTTTCGTGATCTCAACGTGCGGGTTTGGGTAAACATGCTCTACAATCCAGACAACATGACCGCCATGAACCTACCACAACCAGTCAAAGAAGCGATTGCCGTAAAGCTTTCTGGAATGAGCGTGGACGAGTGTTCGATTTTGTTCGAGCCGCTTGACGGCATTATTAGCCTGCTGCGCGCCCCAGGAAAAAATCTCCTAGACTCGTTTCTCCAGACCGTAGATCGGCATGACAAATACCGAAAGGAAAGTTACGCCGCTGTGTTTCCTGAATTTTGGGCCATACTGGACAGCAATAAATAAGTAGGCCCTTAACCGGAAGTCTCATGCATCACCTTGCGGTAAACAAGAATATGACCCGCTTCTGGATTAAAGACCAGATACCAGAGGCGATGGCCGGTAACGTTCGCGATTATGGCAGGACAATTACATGGTGGCCGAGCGACGCCAAAGAGACCTATAAGGCCAAAGGCAACTTATATAAGCCAACCGATTTCGGCTATACTGTGAATAGCCGAGGCTACCGATCCATGGAATTCGATCCGAAATCTTCTAAACCAAAACTTATGTTTGTTGGGTGTTCGTTCACGACCGGAATTGGTGTTCCGTACGAGTCCGTGTACACGTCTATCGTGACCGATATGTTGTCTAAGCACTTTAACGTAGAATTTGAACAACACAATTTGGGTTTGCCCGGCTATGGTAGCGATGCAATGGCACAGGTTGTCTATCAAACCGTTGATATTATCAAACCCGAACTCGTCGTGGTATTGTTCCCAGGCATGCAGCGCCGCCAATACTATAACAACTACCATCATCGAATTGCTTTAATCCCCAACGTCCTTCGAACTAATTTCTTTGTCAACGAGCAGAAGGCACTCATTACTCTTCAGACAGATGCTAATGATTTCTACAATTGGGTGATGAACTGGCAATTCATCGAATTGGTTCTCCGAGGAGCAGGCATCCCGTGGATTTGGGGAGATTTTCAGCCCATTAACGAGATAGAACCGTTTCTCTATGATTACGTTAGGACTGATAACATGGTCGTTGACCGCTTTCCGTCATTCATTGCCCAGGGAGATTATGGGAGAGATATGATGCATCCTGGCCCAAGAGCACATGCGGCTTACGCCAAGTTTGTGTTCGATATGGCGAAGGATGCACTGGAGAAGAAATGGTCATCTACGGCATAAGCGCTAACGAGCACGACGCAAGCCTAGCCGTTATCAAAGATCAGGAAATTCTGTTCGCTTCCCATTCTGAACGATACAGTCGTGTCAAGAACGATGCCCATCTTCACCCAGACCTGATCAGCGCTGCTCGCGTCCATGGCGAACCCGATCTCATCGTTTGGTATGAGAGGCCGTTTCTGAAGCGCACTCGGAAGCTATACGCGGGTCAATATGACAGCGTGATGCGCACGGACGGCGCGAGCTATCTCAAGCAACATGGTCTTACCGCGCCGGTCAAATATGTCGGCCACCACGAAAGCCATGCTGCGGCTGGTTATTTCACAAGTGGATTTTCTGACGCGATTGTTCTCGTCATTGATGCGATTGGCGAATGGAACACCATCAGCATGTGGCACGGCGAGGGCGATGATCTAACCGAGCTTTGGTCTCAGAATTATCCCCACAGTCTCGGTCTTCTGTACAGCGCCTTTACTCAACGGATCGGCTTCAAACCGAACGAGGAAGAATACATTCTGATGGGTATGGCCGCACTTGGCAAACCCATCTACGCGGACATCATCCGCCAGGATTTCGTTCAGAAGGCACGGCTGCCGGAATTTCGTCTGAAGCAAAACGTTCATCGCGGAATACGGGATTGGCGTCCAGAGATCACCGACAACGCGAACATCGCCGCCTCTATCCAGGAAGTCACCGAAGAATATCTCATCAGCCTCATCGACTGGGCTTCCTTGCAAACCGGTTCGCCTAATCTCGTGCTGGCAGGCGGCGTGGCGCTAAATTGTGTTGCGAATTCTCGCATCGCGACCGGAGGAGCATTCCAGAATATCTGGATCATGCCAAACCCTGGCGACGCTGGCTCCAGCATTGGCGCTGTGGCGGCCTACCAGCGCCAGCAATTGAACTGGCGCTCTGCGTACCTGGGCCACGACATAGCCCGCCCATTCGACCGCCAGGGCTGCCTGGAGGCTCTTTTGGCGGGAGAGGTCGTAGGCGTGGCCAATGGCCGGGCCGAATTCGGCCCTCGGGCGCTAGGGAATCGTTCTCTCCTCACCGACCCTCGCGGCCCGGCGACGAAAGATCGCGTGAATCGGATCAAGAAGCGCGAACCGTTCCGGCCGTTCGCTCCGATTATCCTAGAGCAGTTCGCCAACGATTATTTTGAGATGCCCGTCGCGACGAGCCCTTACATGCAGTTCGTAGCCCCCGTGAGGAGACCCGATCTGTTTCCCGCCATATCACACTACGACAACACGGCCCGCGTCCAGACCCTCACTGAGGATCAGAACCCAATGTTTTATGGCCTTCTGATGGATTGGTATAAAGCTACCGGATGCCCAATGCTGTTGAATACTAGCTTGAACATCAAGGGCGAGCCATTGGTGAATACTTGGGATGATGCTCTACGGTTCCAAGCTCTTCACGGCGTAAGAATGTTCTGATATGGGAGGCAATGCCTCTCAAAAAATCACCACTAGATTGCAACGCCTGGGATTGGTGCATCCGAAAAGAACGGTTCGCGATTCGCGTACCGCCATTTTTGTTCTTGTATCGGGAGGGCGAAAGTCGCAGAGCATTTTCGAAGATCAATCTCGAACCTATCCTGCAACTCCGCGAATGGCTCGACGGCCTACAGGACGAGGACGATCAATACCGAGTGCAGTACCCGCCTATCCAACAAGTTGACGCGCATCGCATACTTACTGGAAATCCTAATGCCGAAAGCGTTCCGTTCTGGATCAGCTTCAAGCGAGAACACGATCTTCTCATGTTTCGCATCCGTTTTTACGGAACGGATTGATTACTTCTTTTGATTACGACCTTCATCGCCGCGACCATTACCGCCATCACGAGGGTTCTTGAGTTTCGTCTTGGGATGACCAGCGAATGGTTCATGGCATGGCAATCGCGTCACGATTGACTTTTTCTTTTTCTGCTTCCATTTACCGGGCTCGCCTTCCGTGTTAGCGTGCTCTTCCGGCTTCGGCGGCTCTTCCGCTTCCTTGCGCCCATCTTCCTTACCGGATTGAGCCTCGGCACCAGTGTACTCGACCGGATCGCTTTCGTCCGGCTCTACCTTGTTTTTACCTGCCATGATGAATGTCCTTAATATTCGTCGTTGGTTTGAGCGTCAGCTTTTGCCTGGGCTATTGCTTCTGCCTCGTCATCGTTGAGACCGATATCCCACGTGAAGCCGACCTTGAATTTATCAGCCCACCGCGAATCACCGAAGGCCGGTAGTAGCTCGTCAGTGATGGCGTCCCTTCGTTCAAAGTGCAAATGCGGAGCGTAGTCTCCGTCATCAAACGGACCGCTGCTACCAGAGAGACCTAGATAGTCTCCGGCCTTCACCTCAACTCCGGCGAACGTGTCTACTTTGCTCAAATGCAAATATCGAGTCGTTGAGCCATCTTCGTGCTTTATGTAGACACGTCGTCCGGCCGGATTACGGTCGATCTTTGTTACGGCGTGCGTAACTACACCGTTTCCCGCAGCATAAACGAATGTTCCTGAATCAACGGCTATATCGTAGCCCGTGTGAGTGCGCCCGCCAAGACGGTGGGAGCCCGGCACATCAGTTACTTTCCCGCGTGTTGTTGGCAGTGCCCATTTGATCGATTTGACAGCATTCGCAGATTGAGTGAATGCACCCACCATTGATTGCCCAGTTGCAAGTGAGGTAATCATCCGTACAGCATTGGCGGCCTGGGTATAGGCGGCCATTGTTGACTGTCCAGTCGCCATTGTTAGCTCATTAACAGCACCAACGGACTGAAAGGCAGAGATCGTCTGTGAGGCCGTGATGCTTGGATAGCCGAGGACTTGCAGCGTGTATGTCCTGGTGTCCTGTGGTGAACCTGTCGTATATACGACGCCAAGAGTAAACTGATACATTCCAGAACTCGTCGGAGTACCTGAAAGAACACCAGTGGAATTGTTGTATGACATACCGGGAGGAATGGTTCCGCTTACGAACGTAGCAAACCGTTCGCCTCCGCTGTTGTCCTGTGTCAAGAAACGCTGTCGCGAAGGAATGCCGAACATTATGCTCGGCATCGTCGTCGGAACGTGCCAACGAAACAGCGCGGTATTTCCGGTGATAGACCCGCCTCGCGTTCCCGCTATGTTGTCATACCGGATGACCCGGTATTGTTCGATGACCGGCTCTCCGGAATCTGTTTGCACCCAAGCTCGCACTGTAAACGAACCGCTCCATGATCCCCAGAACGTATTCGGATTGCCAACGAAGCTTCCCGTCGTTTCATTGATGCTGTAGCCCCACGGAAGGCGACCGCCAACAAGGGTGAACCGCACCGGACGGCCATCACTAGATGTGGCCTGAAGGGGCGAAGCAAGCGATGTTATAACCGTAAGGTCATTGACGGCAGACGAATCGATGTCCGGACCAACCCAGGTTATTTTTGCATTCGTTGGCGCAGTATAGAAACTGTTCAACAACCGATTTGGAGATGTGGCAGCCGCCGAGCCGAGCGTTAGCTTATCGATGAATGCATTGTTTACGATAAAATCTCGCACTTCCTGCTGCTGCTCTGGTCCGCGCCCGATGTCCTTACCCTGAAGGTACAAGGCGCTCACTCCGAGCACGAAAGGAGTGGCGTAGCTCGTGCCGGAACCAGAAGAGGAGACGCCGCCCATTGACGACTCTAGGCCGTAGAACGTTCCCAGTGCATTTCCAGGAGCGAATACATCGATGATCGATCCATAGTTGGATGACGGCCATATAGAATCGTTGATCTGGCACGCACCAACTGTGATGGCTGGTTCGTATTCTGCCGGGGCATAGTCAACTATGTCCAGGTTCGCTCCCTCGTTACCAGCAGCGATGAACATGACCATTCCGGCTTGTGTAAGCGCATCGAGCGCCGACATGTACCAAGACATATCGCTAAGCGCTCCAAAGCTCATGTTCACAAGCGATGGGCGATTCACCCCAAGTTCCTTCTTACGATTGTGGTGAGCCAAACACGCTGCCATCGCGGCAAGAACGGAATTTACACTGGCGCTATTGTTGTGGAACGCGCGAGAATAGTAGAGCTTGGCCCCTTTTGCTGGACCTTGAACGTAACCAGCCGCAAAGCCCGCGCACGTATCCGCGTGTAGAACTTGCGGAGACTCATCGCCGTAATTGATGCCACTAATACTTGCGGCATCGTCAAAAATGACCGTGATACGGGACGCCGGGCCACCCTCGGTCGTGTTGGCACCGAGAGACGACGGGTACATTGTCTCACCGTCGATCACATATATGTCTACTCCTGTGCCGTCCCGCGTGTACGAATAGCTAAGATCGACTTGCCCGTATTGCGATGCGGTGAGCGCGTTGGTCTCAGCCGAGATGCGCGCCAATCCCCAATTGCCTCGGGTGAAATGCATCGTCAGACTGGGACTGACTCCGAAAAAGGCAGCATTTAGCGCACCCACCATTGACTGCCTTGCAGCAAGCGTGATCCGAGTATCGTCACGCACAACAGAAAGCACATCCGCGTCCGCTTCAATAGCCGCTGTGTCGTCCACTGACACGTGCCAGTGATCCGGGAACAAGTCAGTGTAATCATTCAGGATGATCGCTGAATTCGCGGCGAAGAGGTCAAGGACATGCTGTTGATCAGCACCCTTTGCTGTGACGACAATGTACTGCATCGACTATTTAGGGCTTAGCCGATGTTGCTTCCGAAGCCGCCGCTCGCCGGGGTGCCAGCATCTTGACCGCCACCGCCTCCTGCTGGGTTGCTCTGGTCTTCCTTTTTAACTGCCGAATCGACTTTGATCTTCTTGTCAGCCGTCGTCCTCTTCTGACCATCACTGTGCTCGGTCGTTGCCTTACCTGAACGACGATGGCGACCCGCTACTGAATGCTGATTGACGTTCTTGTCAGAGTGCACATTGAGACCGCCTTCACCTCGAATGTTGACGCCCTTCTTCGAGTACATATCGATTCCCTCATCGGAAACCTGAAGCCAAGAATTTCCGTTTTTGGAAATCATGTAGATGTAGCCACCGGTTTCGTGGATCAAAAGCTGCACACCGCTCCTGGTGCGGAAACGAACGAATTCGTTCTCGGGGTTATCATCAATGTGCATAGTATTACCGCGCGGCGTGATAAAGCCGAACACCTTTGATGGTGCCTCGCGGCGGGCAGACGTTGTGGACGGACCGCGTTCCGGATCGGTGTAGAGGCCCTGCTTACGAAGGCCGTTGTGCAAAGGCTCAAAAATAGGACGCTTCGGGTCCCATGGGTCGGCCGCATGCACGTCATCTTTTTTGTTGTATTCCACCACAGGGGCGAGATGATTGACCTCCGGATTGGTTACCTTATTGAGCGCGAGACCCGGCACCATGTGGTTCATGAATTGCTGGTAAAGACAAGCGAACCAGAAACCACGGCGCGTGTCACCGTTGGCGAAACAGACAAGCACCTCGTTGTCTTTGTCCGGGGGGACCATCCAAAAGCCATAGCTCTTCTGTGAGCCGGACATCTCGTCACCGCCGTCCTCATGCTTCTTTGTGGCACCTGCCGGAGTCGCGCCAGCAAACGGAGAAGCATAAGAAACGATGTAATGCGTATTCTCGTTACCGTGGCTTCCGCCAAGCTCGGGAATGTAGACTTTTAGACGCCCCATCCGCTGTTCATCTTCGTTGTCAGTAACAATACCAACGTAGATGGCAGTCTCGCGGGGCCTACCATCTGATGTTTCTGTGACGAAATCGGGATTTTGTGTATTAATTTCGGGCATATCGTCCTTTTATCAGTATCCTGGAAATGGGCTATCAGTAGGCTGAACGCTCGCCAATGGAGCAACGTCTTCTCTTGTGACGGCTCTCAGTCGGCGTGCTCTCAACGTTTGAGTAAAGGCTCCGTTAGCAAAGGAATGTTGAACGTACCAAGGTAGATATACTGTATTGAATACCTGGCTGTCTTCCCAAATGATCGGAACACCCTCATCGGTCATGCCCTTCGGATATCTAAAGTAAAGAACAAATCCTACATGCCCACGTGACCAATCGACAAGTTGTTTATCTTGGTTTCCGTTGACCATTACTGTTTGATAGTCTCCGAGCCAGAACGGATCACCTTTGATCTTCAGCGTCAGTTCCTTGGTTGGCGCGTAAAGCTGATCCAGCAACGCCCCATATACCGACTTAGCCCGATGCCGCTGGCCTGTATGACCTTTTAGGTTCGCCTGTCGAGCACCTTCTCCAGAGCTTTGACCCGTGCTGACGATGGCCGTATTTGTGGCGCGGTCAGTGATATCTTCGGCGTAACGGATTCCGGCATACTGGGCACGTCTGGCTCTGGCTTCGTTCTCGTACTCGGCTTGTAGTGCAGTAGCGATAGTTCGATATTCGTTCGTCAAAGCCTGCGTTTCTTCCGCAGTAAGGTCCGGCATTTCCAGGCCGTTTTTGATCCTGATGAGATTTTCGCGATTGTCTCTGTCCTTTTGGGCGTTCTCGTCGTCTTGTTTTTGTTTCCGCTTGTCGGCTTCTGCCTTGGGATCAGACGGCATGCGAGCATGCCACACAACGTTATCACTGTAGTAGTTGTCGCCATTGCCTCGCGGCATTGAAGCGCTAAACTGGAAATTGAACTTTAGGTCGAGGTGGATGACCTCCGTGTTCAAGCCCGTGTAGAGGTATTCGTACCGTTTCTTCAGACCCTCGTAGCCATTGACGATATTGAGCGCAGCCTGCCCGTTGCCCGGTTTGGTAGTCTCATTAGAGAGAAGCCAATTGTTTTGAGCCTGGAACGGCTTGATATGATAAGTGACCTTCATCTTCAAATTCTGGTTCACGTAGTCATATCCGGTAATCTCTGTTTCCGCATAGATACGGAACACGAGCGCGTCTCGGTAATTACCGTCCCCATGGTCGTTAGGGTCAACGATTGGCTTCTGAGAGTTCTTGATGCGCGCCTGAGCTTCTTCAGAAACGGCAAAGATGGCATCAACGATATCAGGAAGTTTTTCACCTCGGGTCAGGTTGAACACTCCTTTGTCTCGATCATCAGTCTTGAATCCCTTGTGGAAAATCGGATGAAAGTCAGGATTTTGCCATTTACCAAGGACACTCCAGCTTTTCGGGTCAGTACCATCTGCCAAAGAATGCACGTTGATATCGTAGATGATGGTCGGTTCATCCAACGGAGAGGTGTTGGTCTTCTTCTGATCTGCGCCATTCAAGTGGTCTTTTAGCGCAGTAAAGAATTCGCCAATCGTAGTAGCCTTAAGAGTTGTCGAGGAAGGTGCATCCCACGGCACCGTTTCTTCAATTGGTCGGGCAGTGATTCTGTACGTGGCTCCGCTGGCATCGAGGTTCGTCTCGACATCGCCAATCATGATCTTCCACGTCCACTTGCCGTCCTTCGGCATGCCATTGGAAGAATCGAGCCAATGGATAATGTTTCCCTGCTCGTCATACGCTTTGAATCGGACCTCAAGACGATAAACGGACTTTTGCCAGTTGCTACCGCCGACAGCAAGCACCGCATCATACATCGAGTCGAGAAAACTCGTCCCGGCCGGTTCAGTTATGGTCATCGTAATCTTCGTGGATACAGTACCGCGCGATTTCTCGTTCGGTGTAACAAGCCCGTCAATGATCAAATCTTTGATATTATAGCCCGTCACGCCGCTCTCAGCGATGATGATCTTTCCGTCATCCTCACTGCTATAGGTCGCCGTATCTCCTATCGCGTATAGGGTTATGTGATAGGCCACCTGGGCAAACGGACTTAGTGGATTTTCAATGAAATTGTATTGGGAGCCAGTCGTTGACTTGCTGTATGGGATGTCCGCTGGCCCATTATTGGCAATGACGATATCTGTTTCTGCCATTATGGCTGTCCTTTGGCTGCCTGAATTGCCGTCAATGACGGCGCAGTGATTGTGATTCCAGCCTTGAGGTCCCAGATGGGATCACGAATGATGTCCATGTTGCGCACCATGAAAACCCACCAATATTCCGGAGTGTTGTAGAGTTCAAAACTTAGCAGATCGGGGCGATACTCGTGCTTCGTTTTGACCGTGATGAGCCTATCCGAAGCGCTGTCAGGGATTGCTCTGTGAACGTAATTCTTGATCCTCCATGGCGACTGTGGAGTGTCAGCATACGGGGACGCAGAAGCGTACTTAACCTGCATTAGATGTAACCTCCGGTCTTGAGGAGTTCACCCGAACGAAAGCTATCGAGCGAAAAATCCTTACGCATCATCTTTGTAGTAGGCTGGGACACGAGAGAGCAGGATAGCGTAAACAGTGCGGGCAGACGAACTATGCCGCCGCTTATCGTATTGACGGCGACGGTCTGCGCGCTCTCTTCAAATGTGTAGTTGTGGGATTTCAGGATGACTCGAATGTTATTGAACATGTACTTGCCGTAACCCTTCAGTAGAAGGATCGGCGGCGGGAGACCGGCAAGATTATTGCCTGCATCTTTCTCACCAAAGTACATCTTTGACATTGTTTTCAAGAAGTGGATCGCGGCGAGTGCGTAGAGCCCTTCCTTCTGGTTCTGAACTGTGAATTTTCCGGCCAGCGAAATCGTCGTGTTCGGGGTACGCGAGTATGAATAATAGTCCATGTTGCTGTGGACCATTTGCATGTTCGCATAATCAACTTCCTGCGAAACTGTAATCGTCGGCGTATACGGGAAGAGAAGCCCACCCGTGTTTAGCAACGGGGACAGAAGCTCGCCATTATATTGAGTTCGAGTCTGGGCTGCGAGCCTGACTCGGAAGTCTTCCTTGGCGGTGTCCTGCTGGCTAGCATAAGTTCTAGCTTGGGCTCCCACATCCGTCTGAGTCCCATTATCCTGGTAACCTACGTAGCCATAGCCTTGCCCTTCAACGCCAAATGTGTCCTGAAATGTATTCGGCCCGATTAGCTCTGCCATCTATCTCCCATCCCAAGCCGAACGGCCCGGTACATGTCGTCCTTCAGAACAGAATCCTCACTAGGACACAGTTCTGCAAATGCCTTGATGTCTCCAGAAGCGGCTGCTTGGCGCATCGCAGTAGCGCTGGCGTCGCCGTCTTGTCTTGAGACTACGTGAAATTGCACGCTCTCTAAGCCAAGGTCAGCCGCATAGCGGACTACGTTACGAGCCAAAGCTTCTCGGTCTTCACCCACAATCAATGTGGCCTCAGCGAAACCTTCCTTGGACAACATCTTCGCGGCATCGAACGCATTCGTCGCAAGCTGGATGTCGGTTCCTGGAAAGGCTCGGCGTAAAAAACCGAGCTTCGTCTCAGGAGACAATGGATTCCTCTCTGGATCGTGGGTCTGGGTAGCGAAGAGTCTTATCTCCGCGTCTCCAGCAACCGCCCTCATCTCTTCTAAGAGTTTCCGGTGGCCCGCCGTAGGAGGGTTAAACCTCCCGCATGCAAACACAACTCGTTTGGTTTCCTTGCTCATAAATATTTAGCCGTCCTTAAACTTGGGTGTTTACTTGGCATTACTTTAGACGAAATAGTCAAACCAAAAAATAAATTTGCGAATACAACTACTTCCAGATTATAACTAGGAATCTCGAACCCCCTGAGGTCATGCAAAAACCAAAGTATATTACCAACAAAGACCTGCTTCGTGAAATTCATAAAAGCAAGACGACCTTTTGCTATTTCGAAAAGCCCGAGTATGCGAACTTTGACGTAATTGCCATCACACGTGACGCGATTACACCCGAGCTTATCGAAAGAGCCCTCACCAAGAAGTGCAATCCGAAGGTGAAAGCAGGCGAAGTTGTTAGGACCGACTACACCAAGGATGATCTGGTGATTCGGTTGATGACTCACGAACACATTCCCCTCGACCCGGATCGAAAGCGCAAAGCGCGCAATACCGACGTGTCGTACGCCCGGACAAATTTTCCTCCCTTCAAGCATTTCATCATTCGCGATGACAAGCTGATCGAGGTTGGACGATCACATTGGAAGGGCATAACCGAAGAAGGCGCATTCTGTCTCGACAAGGGCGCGATCTCTTCGGCTCTCGCTATGATGTTCATGATGCTGGTGGACCGTTACTCTCGTCGCGGTAACTGGCGAGGTTACACGTATGTTGATGAAATGCGTTCACATGCGCTTCTTCAACTTTCCCAGGTTGGTCTTCAATTTGACGAATCCAAGGGAGACAATCCTTTCGCGTTCTACACCACGACCATTCAGAACTGCTTCACGCGAGTTTTGAACGTAGAACGCCGTAATCAGAACATCCGCGATGATATCTTGATCATGGCAGGCGTCACGCCTTCCTACACTCGTCAGATAGAGAACGAGATGGAGTACCGCATGGGCACAGATGCTTCGGCACCGCCCGTAAAGCGTCGTCGCGGTCCCCCACCAAAGCGAAAGCCTGCTCCTGTTACGCCAGATTAATTTCGCTTTCAGATACTAAGCCATGTAACGTCTGATCATTCATTGATCTATTGGTTACATGGCTTTTACTTTTAGACTACTGACGTTTGCTAAGGATGGGTCACTATAATGGCTCGTCACGGAAACACTCGGATCGTACAAGACGACAAGCGCGAAGAAGATATGGCGCGCATCTTCGGAACGCACTGGAATGCGCATCGCGAAGCGGCTGATTCGCATACCGATGAGGGCATTGAGTTAGAGTTCAAGTCGCACTCCAAGCCAAGCGTGTCCACTGCTCGCGACCTCGGATATGCGTATCTGGATCGTATGTCGAAGCGTTACTGGGTCCTAGGTCGATTCATCAATCACGATTCAGGCCACGTTTGGCAGTCATTCCGGTTTATGGCTCCGCAGCATCTAAAGGGATGGTTCGATAAAATACGCGGCAAGTTAGACGCCGACAAAGAAGTAGCAAATCGTGTGGTTTCGGTACTCCAGGCCGCCAACGTAGATGAAGCTATTATCGAGAGAGCAGCCAAGCTTATGAAGGATGGGGCTCTTCTCAACGATCCGAATATTCCGGCAAAGTATATCGAAGCCAATAGCATCGAAATTACTGAGAACCATCCGGAAAGACTAAAAGAGCTTATCCAGCAATTTCCAATAGACAATACTGAACCATCTAAAGAAGATGGCGATATGCATGACGACATATTCGTCTTTGTGGACAGCAAAATTGACAAATTTATTTAAGAAGGCTGCGGTCTTCACCGACATTCATTTCGGACGCTCAGGTAACAACCCAATCGCGATTCAGGACAGTATGGATTATCTTCGATGGTTCATCGAAGAGGCAAAGACGCGCGGCTGCGAGACCTGTCTCTTTGCCGGTGATTGGCACGACAACCGTCATGCTTTGCATATTTCAACCATGGCTGCCTCTCTAGAGGGCATCCAGATGATCAATGATGCGTTCGAGCGCACCTACTGGATTCCGGGCAACCACGACCTGTTCTATCGCGATAAGCGCGATGTGAGCAGCATCGAGTTCGTTCGCTATTTGCCGAACATCAAAATTCTACGCAACCCCGAGACTATCGGAGGCGTGACGTTCCTGCCTTGGTTAATTGGTGACGAACACAAGAAACTGAAGAACTTGGACAGCAGGTACGTCATTGCTCATCTTGAGGTGCCTGGATTTCTTATGAACGCGATGGTTGAAATGCCGGATTCGCCACACGCGGTGCAGGCGGACTCCTTCCCAAAGCAGGAGTTCGTGTTTACTGGGCATTTCCATAAGAGACAGACCAAAGGTAACATCTGTTATCTTGGAAATGTTATGCCGTTCGACTTTTCAGACAACTGGGACAGCGAGCGCGGCGCTATGTTTTTGGAGTGGGGTAAAGACCCCGAATTCGCCTCTTGGCCAGATCAGCCTCTGTTTAGAAGCATGAAGCTTTCGGAGATGCTTGACGATCCTGGTAGATTGCTACGTCCAAAACTTACCGCCCGAGTAACCATCGACAAGGACATCTCTTACGAGGAAGCTCAAGTCGTTAAAGATACATTCGCGGCACAATATGGGTTGCGCAAAGTAGAACTGATCCACGCGGCAAAAAGTGAGGCGGATCAAGAGTTTATCGGGGATGTTGTGTTCCAATCTGTAGACCAAATCGTGATAGACGGTTTGCTTTCAGTACAGAGTATTGGTATGCAACCAGAGACGCTTGTTCACATCTACAAAGGTCTGAATAGCTAACCAAATAGCCGCCCTCTTGCAAGATAAGCGAAAGTCATCTATCTATAGTGAACTGTAGCGCCCAACCTTGGGGGCTACCTCTAACGAAGGATCATTAGATGGAAGGCAACAAATCGACCGGGCAGCCCGGAAACGACACAAGTCTCCTCAATATGACGAGCGACATCGTGTCAGCGTATCTGGCCAACACTCACAACAACGTTCGTCCGGACGACGTGGCCAGTCTCATCAACACGGTTCACACCGCTCTGCTTACCGTCTCATCTGGCGGCGGCAGTGGCAGTCGTGAAATGCAGCAGAGTGCTTCTCCGCAGCGCGGCGAGCCCCCTGTATCGATCAAGAAATCTATTACTGCCGACTACCTGATCTCGCTCGAAGATGGTAAGCCCTACAAGTCGCTGAAGCGACATCTGTCCGGCCGCGATCTGACCCCAGAGCAGTATCGCGCCAAATGGGGTCTCCCGCCGAACTATCCCATGGTAGCTCCGAACTACGCGAAGGCTCGGTCGGACCTCGCCAAGCAGATGGGCCTCGGACAGAAGCGCCAGGGCGCGGCGAAGAAGACCGCCAAGAAAACCACCGGCCGAGGCCGCAAGAAAGCAGATTGAAGCACGGGCCGCAACCTATAGCTGATATCTGCGAAGGGCTGTCGTTCTACGGACGGCAGCCCTTATCTTGTCAGTAGTCTGCTTTATAGATGGTCTGCCCTTCAATGGCCGGACCGTCGTAGAAATACTCTCCGGGATTGAATGCTTCAAAGACATGCTCCGTACTGGCACGGTAGCGGTTCACGATGTAGGTTTCGCCTTCAACTGCCGCCATATGATCGGCATGCTCGCGAGCGAACTTCTCTGATCGTGTCACGTAGTCCATCTGCCGTAGCGGTTGGCCGGGAAGCATTGCACGAAAAATAGTACAACGGCTCAGCGGGTATCCCTTATCTTTAAGAGATGCGCCACGACCAGAGGTACGACGTTGCTCAACGTCGCCATCAGTGAAATTATCAAACACCTCTGTAAATCGCATTTATTGCTAACCTTCCGACCCGTGGCCTATGATCAGCTTATATTTAGAGTTGATCATGATCCGTATTACAAAGCTTACACTCAAGAACTTCCTATCTGTTGGCAACGTTACCCAAGCGATCAATCTTGATAGTGCTGGATTGACCCTCGTCCTTGGTGAGAACACCGATGGCACCGGAGGAGTCACGCGTAATGGCGCTGGCAAGACATCTATTCTTCAAGCGATCAGCTATGCCCTATACGGGAAGCCGCTGACGAAGATCAAGATTCCAAATCTCGTCAACAACATCAACAACAAGGCCATGCTCGTAACCATTGAGTTCGAGCGTGATGGTAAATCCTATAGGATTGAGCGCGGACAGAAGCCTGTAACGATGCGCTTCTACGTGAACAATACTGAAACGAGCAGCGATGATCAGGCGCAGGGCGAGAACCGCCACACGCAAGAAGAGATCGAGCGTCTGATCGGTATGAGCCACACTATGTTCAAGCATGTGTTGGCACTCAATACTTTCACCGAACCTTTCCTGAAGATGACTGTAAGCGAACAGCGAGCAGTAATCGAAGAGCTTCTTGGTGTTACCCAAATCTCTCAGCGTGCCGACGAATTGAAGAGGATCATGAACGGTCCTGATGGAACCAAAGATCAGATTCGCGATCTCGAAGCGGACCTGAAGGCAACCACCGAAGCGAACAGCCGCATCGAGGTTACCATCAAGCAAGCCGAGACGAATTCTTCGAACTGGCTGAAGCATCATGTTCATGCCGTTGCTGAACTCGAAGCGGAAATACAGGCCGTCCAGGACATAAACTTTGAGGCTGAGATTGTAGCATTCGATGCGTTGGATGCGTTCGATACTAAGCTGCGCGAGCTTCGAGTAGTCGAGGATGCGGAGTCGCGTGAGGCCGCGCGTCTTCAGCGTGAGGTTGATAGCGTTTGTTCGCAGGCTGATCGCTATCGCAAAGAAGCAACCGCTCTTGATCCTGAGGTGCAGATTGCACGACTAAGGACAGAGATTTCTCGGAAAGAGAAAGACGCCGAACGTCATTCTTCTCAGGCCGCGCGCTTGACAGAAGAACTCACCGTAATAATGCATGAGATTGAGCACTCCGATGAGCACTCGTGCAGGACCTGCGGCCAGGGCCTTTCAGGAACAGATCACCTGAAGACGGTACAGGCGAACCTGGAGAAGCAGAAGGAAACTCTAGAAGCCAAGATCACCCGTGAACTTGCAAGCCTCGATAGTTTGACCAACGAGATCGAAAACGTCCTCAAGGTCGAGATGAACAAAGTCCGTAGCGACTCTGAACAACGCGTTACTGAACTGATTGCGCGTGCAGAAGAGCAACAGGTTCGGTGCACCGAGGTGCAAGCCGACGTAACTGAACAAGATAGTAGGTGGAAAGCCGCGAAGGATGCGATCAAGGCTCTTGGCGCACGACCAGTCACTACCTTTAAAAGTCGTGATGAGGTCTACAAGGCCAAACAGTTGTACGAGATGCTTGTTCGCGATCTTGAAAAAGAGAACGAGAAGGTGAACCCGTACACGCAGCAGATCGATAGTCTAAAGGAAACTCTCCAGAAGATCGACATGGCTCCTCTCAATGATCTCACCGTCCTGATGAAGCATCAAGACTTCCTGCTCAAGCTGCTCACGTCCAAAGACTCGTTTATTCGCAAGCGGATCATCGATCAAAATCTCGCCTACTTGAATTCTCGCCTGAACCAGTATTTGGATAAGCTCGGACTGCCGCACGAAGTTCGCTTCGTATCTGACCTGTCAGTAGAAATCACACTGCTCGGACGCGATTTCGATTTCGAGCAGCTATCGCGCGGCGAGATGAACCGCGTCATCATGGCCACCTCACTGTCGTTCCGCGATGTTTGGGAAAGTCTGAATAATTCGGTCAACTTGCTTTGGGTAGACGAATTGATCGATAATGGGTTGGACGATCAGGGCGCAGAAGCGGCCCTTGAGATTCTGAAGGGATTGGCGCGAGATCGCGGAAAGAACGTGTTCCTGATTAGTCATAAAGACAACTTGAGAAGCCGTGTGTCCCGTATTCTGATGGTCCACAAAGAAGACTCGTTCACCAAGTTCGAGGACGATGCTGTTGTATAAAACAGGGAGCGAAGTAAGTCAGTACATCCTGGAAAATTTTCCGTTCCGGTTTGACTTTGGCTTCCCCCTCTATATCAATGCATCCGAATGGATCGATAAAGAAACCACTTGGGTGAGCTTGGTTGAAAGGTTCACCTACGCGTCAGACAATTCAATTCTCTATGAATTACGCAAGGATGCCGATTACGCGCGATGGATGCTGAGAGGTACTGGTCTACCTACTTTGTTCTTTCGTGACGAAAAGCATGCAATTTGGTTCAAACTGAATTGGGACGGCGCAAAAGATGATGGCGAATAACGATGCTGATGGTATAGTGGGCGAACCATGGGCCTGGAGTAGGCACAGGAGTAATTGCGATTGTTCGTCCAGCGGGTAGAACGCAAGTAGAAATCCAACACGCGGTCACGCGTGGGGATGCCGAACGAGTCACCCGGTACTGAGCCGGGGTTGGACTGCAAGTAGGCCGAACGGGACGGACTCGGTAGCCAATGTCAATCGCACCCATGTTGAAAAATGACAGATTATCTTCAAAATAAAATTATCAGTTCTTTTGATCGGATCAGCGGAAAATCCCGACGAGTCTTTTCAAATGTGCTTATTGCTTGCGTACGGCGTATTCCATATCGAATCCGCTACTGGGTAATTATATTGGCATGGGCCGACGCCACCCAGGGCCAGTGGAGTGATCAAGAGGTGCCCGGCGTGTATGCTCATCAACTCCTGGAGCGGATGAAATGACACGGAAGCTTCGGAATCTCACTAACGAGGTTCGCGTTGTTGACACCGACATTTACCTTGCTCCTACGTACGCCGCACTAGCATGGCTCAATGATCGAAAGCTGGTGAACGATAAAGATTGGAGTATTGACATGCACGGAGGACGGCTTGGATATACTTCTTTCTTCTTTGCCGATCATCGTTTAGCTGTAGAATTCAAAATCGTTTTCGTGTGAGGATAATTTGGAAAAAATTGAAACACCTTGGTCGGATGATCAAGTCAAGAATCTGAATGCATTTCAGCGCAAAGGCACGTTTCATCCTTTCACGTGCGGAAACGACCGTAGCGACGAAGCTCACAAGAGATACGCTGAAGAGCACAACGAGCACGATACCGGTCTGCTTGTAGCTGGCAACGACGGTTGGCGCTGCCCGGTGCCGGGTTGCGGATACACTCAAGGCTGGGCTCACGCCTTCATGGCACAAGAACTGCCCGATGACCCAATGGGAAACCTACTGGATGGTTTCCGTAACTTGGATGCTATCAGGAAGACCGTCCTCGCGCATATGGGAACGCCCGACGAAGTATCCCTGGAGCCCGCTCTCGAAGCTATGATGGACATTGAGCCGGGCGATACATCGGCCGGATGGTTCGTGCTTGGTACGATCCGTTACTTCTTTTTCCTACGGCGATGGAAGCTTGATGATCCGGCTTACGCGGATGTGCTCGACAAATTCTACTCGGATGGCGCTGCCTCATGGAGCACGAGCGCCGAGTATCACACCAAGACGGTCGCGGCGATCTCAGCTTGGTACAACTTTGAACTCCCGGTTATGGCGTTCCCAGAACCAGAAGAGCGCCCGACGAAAGCTCCTAAGAAAAAGCCCCCGACAAAGGCCAACAAGGACAAATACAAGAAGACCTCAACAACTGAGGCCGAGCACGAGCTAGTCGAGGATCAACCTCGTTCGGCCAAACCAAAAGACGACGGCCTGGAAAAGCGGATGGCCAAACGGATTGCCAAGCAGAGAAGCTGAAGATGCAAATCACAGTTTCAGCATTTGGTTGGGCAAAGCGCCACAAGCGAGACTTCGAAGCAGTCATCTCGCTTGAAGACCCGGACGCGAAAAATCGTCTACGGTTCACTAAGAAGCCTCATCCGCAGCATCTTGTTCTCCCGTTCGTTGACCTCGACAGGCCAGCGCCGTCGCCCTATACGGATTGGCCAGTCTTCAAACAGGCTACCGAAGATCAAGTTCAACGAGCCCTCGACTTCGGAAGGGACAAAACGAATATCCTTGTCCATTGTCAGGCTGGTGTCGGGCGCTCAGGCGCTATAGGGCTCGCATTGTGGGCTCAGCATCTCGGGCCAGGACGTGAACAGGAAGCCCTTAAGAGCCTCTTGGAGCAGCGTCCAGAGGCCGTTCCTAACCTACACGTCACGGAGATCGCAGATCGTCTCCTTGGCCGTGAAGGAAAGCTTCTATCCGCACTCACGGATTGGGATAATGGGATCGACGCCAATCAGAGGCGTCGAACTCTAAACCGTCGTTACCATTTCATTTTTTATGGGTTGGAATCCGACGTATGAAGTTGACCAAAAAGACCTTTTGACTGTTAGAAATTCAGACGTTACGTTCGGCTTATTGTTTACTACCAACTCATTGCGGAGAGATAAAATGGCTAAGACCTATTGGATTGTGGAACTCAACTACGACGCCGATCCGGATTACGAAGCCGGAGCCGTCAAAGAACTTCTTGACGAAGAACTCAAGAGTCTTCCCGGCTCTACCCTGGTTGGCAGGCAGATTATCTCCACCTGCATGAACGAAGCTCTTAAGCTTAAGCTGCGTTTCTCGGAAAATATCGAGAGCATTGCGCGCGCTTAATCAATACTTTCACCCATTGCTAATCAGTAAATAGCCAGATGGTTTACGGCCTCAATCGGCAACCCTGAGTTTGGTCCGTGAGCCTCCTTTAGGAGGCTATAGTGAAATACGTTCTTACTTTATTTTTTGCGTGTCTTTTCACAACACAATGCTTGGCTCTACCAACCAAGCATCGACCGATCATCGCGAATGGTGCGGGTATTCCGCTAGACGCGTGGGTTGAATTCTGCAAGGCCGACAAGTACAAAAAAGAATGCACATTCGGTCAGGACGAGCCCAAGCGCATCGTCCTGACTGAGGAGATATGGTCGGCAATCGCGGTCATCAACTCGAACGTCAACGACACCACAACCTCGATAACAGACCCGCTTCATTGGGGTGTGGAAGATCGTTGGGACTTGGCCGAGGACGGATACGGCGACTGCGAAGATCATCAGCTTCTAAAGCGTAGTCTGCTCGCTGACTTGGGTATTCCTCGCCGGGCTATGAGGATCACAGTCGTCCTCGACAGCGAGCAGCGGGGCCATGCCGTTCTTATGATCAAGACGGATCGCGGGGACTTTATTCTCGATAACCTGACACATAAAGTTCTCTCTTGGGAGGAAACCACTTACGTTTACCTACGCCAAGAAGGACAGAATAACCCACAAGAATGGGTCAACCTACACCCGGACGAGAGCGCTCCCGACACTGTTTCGACTAATGGGGCCGACTAGACCCCATTACTTTTCAGCAGCACATTCCCGGCAAATCCAATTGCCTTCCCTATCGGCGTTCTGGCTCTGCTCGTGCCACCAATCACAGGAGGTACAGCAGAACACCAGCCGGTCGAATTCCTTGCAGAACTCCATCAGGTTATCCGCCCCATCATGGCCCATGTTCTCCAACACGCCATCCAAAGAATCACAGGTTCCTGCGATCCGGTGAGCGGCCTTTCGGGCAACTTCTGCGTAGTCGATCATGTGTTAGGCCCGGTCAGCGTGATCGAACCGGCAAAAGTGGTTCAGCATGGTCCGGTCTCCACCGAGCAAGCCGCGCGGATTGTCCTGCTTCACGCCATCAACCACGGCCTCAAAGGTCCCCTTTGAATTCGGCGCGATATTCGCGAAGCCAGTCGTCACCATGATCGCGGTATTGCCATCAAACGTCTCCTGAACGCGGCAGGTTACCACGTACGATCCAAGCGTCCAATCGGTGCGGTTCTCTACCGTTCCGGTGATCTTGATCTTACCGTAGCTCGTGCCGGAAATGGCAACGCTCGTAACCTGCCCCGAGACGCGTTCGTTGAGAACGTATTCATCGATCTCAGGCTTCGCCTGGAAGCCCGCGAAGGGCAGCAGAACGGTCAGGTATGCGATATAGATGCCGTATCCGATCATACCGAAGGTGGCAGCCTTCTTGATCTGATCCTGATAGAGGACGAACAGACCGAAGATCGAAGCAATCGCCAACATCACTGTACCTTTCCAAGCTTAAGCATATCGTTGATTTCGGGGGTAAAGTTCGGGGAACAGTCCCCTAGGCGGATGTTTTCCATCAGACGCAGGCCCGAACCATCAGCGTTTAACCGCAGCCGGGCGGTCTCTCCCGGATTGATGTAACCCAGGTTCACCGTGGTCTTCACCTTGGAACTGCTATCGTCGGCGGAAGCGGTAGTCCGGTACTGCATATTGCAGGAGATGGTCAAGTCGTAGATACGGGCCGGACCATCGTTCTTCACAGTTGCGGTAAAATAATCCGGAACCCCCGATGGCTTCTGATAAGCCACGTCGCTAACGGTAACGCTGGAGGTCGGGAAATTGTTGATCTTTTCCACGCGAGAGCGGCGACCGGTCCCGGCGTCATGAACCCAGACGAGAGCGAAAAGAACAGCGAGAAGAATCCAGTTCTGGAATACCCAACTGACGATAACCTTGATGGACATCCACCCCAAGGTGATGACCGCCCCGGTCTCGATGGCCCGAATTAGCTTGTCAGTCTCCGACATAGATCACTCCTGTTAAGAAGTATCCTACCAGAGATTATCAATCCGTCAAGCGTTTTTCAGAAAGGCTATAAACCCGGAAAACGAGGTTTTCTCGATCAGCCATGCGCAGCATCAACAGGTCGGACTCTGACCCGAGGTACACGGTGTAATGTGTACGATGCACTTTCTTGCCATTTTTGGTGATTTTGTATTTGCCGAAACTGGATCGGACTATATCCAGAATTTCCTGCATCACCTCGGTCTTATTCTTTCGCCACTTATAGGTGGTTCTAAATCGTACCTCGAACTTATAGCCCTCGGCGGCGCGCGGAGAAACCTTCGCGCGCACTCTTCTAGACCAACCGATGTTCCTGGTTTGGAAACCCATTAGACTTCATGCTGACAGTCGAAGGACAGCATCCTTGTTGTTTGAACAGAACTCTTTCAGATCGGTGATCCGATATTTTCCGTACTGGCCACCAACATAGACTGAATAGTTCGTGAAGACGAAATCATTCGCTTGTTCCTCAGGGACAACAACGAACCAGCCGCGTAGGTTGATTTTGAAACAGATCAACCAGAGATCACCGTCCTCTCCTGCGTCAAGGCACTGCTTAATCCATTCTTCTAGCTGCGGTACCGGGCCGGGCTGAAGAAATTGATGAAACCTGAAATCTTTATAGAACTTGGATTCAAGCACGAGTTTCGGCATGTGGTCTGGCGCGATGATATCCCCTTTGTATATTTTCGACTGGGTGGTGCTCAGAAATCCGCTACGAAACGCGTTCTTTCCTCCAACAAAACTCCCTGAGTTGGGCACTCGGGTGAACGACCCATCGAATACTTCACCAAGATACTTACATAACTCTCGTTCTGCTCCATTACCTTTACTTTTACTTTTACTTGGCATCTGCCTCCTTGATGAGTTCAAAATAGTAGTCAGGTCGCTGAAAAATCTGCCATACAAACATGTAAGGCAAGTTTAGCTGTTTTCTGGTTTCGCTTACAGAGAACCCAACTTCTTTGCTGTGTAGTACAGCCTTGTGATCTTCCAATTTACGCATGACATTTCTCAGCGTTTTCGCTCGACCCTTTTGTACATTTGTCTTCGCGGTCACCGCCCTCATTTTCTCGCTTTGATTGAACCTGACGCGACGTTGGCGGGCTGCTTCTCTGTCGAAGTTCGCCACTCTCTTGGCAATGTGCTCAGGAGTTTGTCGTTTGCCTAGAAACTGCTTCTTCGCATTGGACGAAAACAGCTTTTTGTTATCCTCGGAATGATGGTGGCCGAAAAAGCCGTTTTCCGAGCCAAATCGAGAAGGCGGTTTGCCCGTTTCTAAACAGATGTTTGTAAGACAACCTTCTGGCTCTTTTCCGCGCCGTCCGATACTCTTGATGAGTTCTTCTTCGATGCGATACGCTTCTTCCTCAGACGTGATCTCATTCACATGCAGTTCGCATACTGGCTCTAGACCGGCTTCCAAAATTTTTGCGATCACCCGATCTTTGAACTCGTTTCCGCCACGAGAAGAGTTCCATCGCCAATGGTTTGAATATCGGTGACCTTTTCCTTTACCAACATAGAAAGGGCTTCCGTCGCGTGGATCGCGTAATATGTAGACGTAGTACATGTTTCTATTTATATTGGCGGAATTAACACCTTTTTTATTTCGAGGAATACTTTATGTCCCTTCGATCTTCTAGTTGGACAGCGCGCGTCACATTGCCCGCCGCCGACACGCTTCGTCTCCGTCAATACATCTCCCAGGAGATGCATTACTTTAATGCTTTGGTTGCCGGGTTCGGTGGACCGATGAGAACCATGCCTGAAACCTTTGCCGCCATGACCAACCGGCTTGAAAGCCTGTTTGGTGAGGTCGCGCAGAGTTACGCGGATGTGCGTTCATTGAAGGAAGACGATCTTCCTGCTCGGTTCAAGCCTTATGCCGATCTTCTTTTCAAGGACGGCAAGTCTGCCATCGATACGAGAACGATGCTTCTATTCGATATCGCTCGTTCGGTATCGAGCATCGATCCATCGGTACGGCGTGGACTAGCAGTTGAAATGCTACGTCACGCGCGCGAGCAGTCGGCTCATATCGCAAATCCTCAAAACCGAGAAGATCAGGTCTACAAGTTTGCCTTGGAGACGGTCACGCAGCTTGAGCCGCGAAACAAGCGCCATCTCCAGCTTCCAAAGTCTGCTCTGGTTACAGCTACTAAGGATGGGCGGATGGCGATTGGACTGCCTTACATTCGAACCCCTCTTCACATTTCGGCTCCAACAACCAGTTGGAATTACGTTACGTTGCGGGATGACGATGACGGCACCAACCCAGGTCAGTGGACAATCGAACTGAGCCAGGAAACATCAATGTATCTGCTTCGAAAGATTGATAGCAGCCATCGTAAGCCAAAGAAGCGTATCGGCACTGATACGAAAATGGCTCGCGCAGGAACCGACAATCGTACTTACCGAGTGAAATAATGCGTTTGACAAACTTTTCAGCCGCTTGGATTACCCTGCTGGTCGCTATTCTCACGGGTTTTGTGATTACGGGGTCATGGGTTTTTATCATTGCCTTCGCTTGTCTCGCGACGATTAACGTTGTCGCGGTCCAAGCTCTCGGATATTTCAAAAATAGTGAGTAATCAGTTAGACCACGCTAAAGAGAACGCAAAAGCAGATTGTCCCAAGTGCAAGGGAGATGGCATCTATTTTTACGATGAAAATCACGCAACGATTTGCGATCTCTGTTGTAAACACGATCAGGGGTCGTGGCTGCTAGAAGAACACTACGGGATGAACAACGGAAAGTGGTGTTGTCTCGGCGGATGCGGACAGACCCGCGACAGTAAGTTCTAACATAAACGGAGCCTTTCGGCTCCGTTTTTTGTTAAAGTAAAGGTAAACCGGTTTTTTCAACGAGCTTGATTCGTTCATCTACCAATTTCATAATCTCTTTACGTTCTTCAACGCTCAGAGTCCAAGCCTCCTCGCGGGTCAAGCTTCCCCGCATATACCACATCAGTTGCGTGATGTGCTTGGTTAGTTCCCTAGATTCGTACCGATAGTCGTGTAGAAGCTCCTGAACGGCTTCTGGTGTTTCACACCTCAGGAGCCGCGAGCGAAAAAAGTTGTCGGATCGAACTGAATTTCGCTTTCCCAATCGTGTCCACATTCCTCGTTCGGGCACTTAACCTTGATGCGTCTATCGATACCGAGTGCGTTGATCTCCCTCAGCTTATCATCGATCTTGTTAATGAAATCTGATGGCGCTCCCATAATGAACTCTGAAATGGATTTCTTATCAGTAACTGCGCCTTCTGGAACTACGACCTTGATCACACAATCAGCCGCAGCCGCGACATTCTCTTTGGTCAAAGTGTCGTAGCTTTCATTGATGGAGCGAATACGCGTGGCTTCTTCTGCTCCAAGGTCGAGTGATTGAAGCTTCCTAGTCTGCTCGAAAGCTATAAGAGACATCTTCGTAGCATTTTTCAGATTGAACGGACGTAGGTAAGCGACGATTTCAGACGTGAGACGGACTGAAATTTCGCTAGGCACATCGGTCATAGAAGCAATGATGCTAGGAAGATCGCAATCGAAAGAATTCTCGGTCTTGCATTTTGGGCAAGTAGTTTCCACGCCCATCTTGTTGCCGTAAGAAGCAACTCGGATCGCGAGCAGCAGAACGTCAAGGTCTGGGGTAGATACCAGCTTTGGGTTCTTGATCGACGGAACACAGCTTTCGATAAGCTTTTCCAACGCGTATCCGCTCATAAGAGCATCAGGGGATTTCATTAGAATTTCGTCAGCGGCGCGCATTGGTAGCACGGGCAGTTCGTGCGAGTCGGTGAACTCAATCATCCCCGGCGGATAGAACGCTCCCTTTGTCGGCAGCGCAATATGTACTCCAGGCATTCTGAAATACTTGGCGAGTGGATTTCCGCCTCCCTGCGGAGCAGCAGCACGACGTGGCGGCTGTGGCGTAAAAAGCTCGTCTTCTGAAAATTCGTCTTCGAGATCATCAACTCTCTTAGTCATTCGGCACCCTTTGGTGGTGAGTAATAGTCGGTTATTTATTGTCGAATAAACGCCCATCTTATCGGAGGCATAAATATTCCGAAACAAGAGAAAATAATGTCTGACGACAACACACCTTCGGAACATCAATGGTCTCGGCTCCTAGCCGAAATGCAGCGCGGCAACCAGATATGGGGCGGCGTCGCGCGCTCTATCGCTAATGGAGGCGGCGGAGGTGGCCTAGGCGGCGGCAGCTTCGACAGCTTCATGAAGGGGCTGAAGGAATACAACGACAAACAAGACATGGCGGCAAATCAGCAACGTCGTACTGTCAACAGTATGTTGGATGACGCCCGTTCGGGTTTCAACCGAAGCGTTGATACCGTTTCTGGAAAGTTGAAGCTGCTTGGCGAAGGATCAGACGGCGCTCTTAACGCCTTAAAGGGTCTCGCTAAGGGATCGTTCCTCGGTTCTATCGTTGGCCAATTAGTTGATTACGGCACGTCGATGCTGGACAACTATCGAAAGATGAACGACGCCGGTCAAGGTTTCGTTGGCGGCATGCAGGACATGGGCAAAGCAGCAGCGGCTGGCGGCGTTACCATGGGAGAACTGGTACGCGTTACTCAGAAAAATTCGGCCGCAATGTCGCAACTTGGAGGTCCTAGCGGTTTCCTCGGTCTTGCCACGGGCGTACGAAGAAATTTGCAAGATTTCAATATGCTCGGCATGACCGTCTCGCAAATCAATGACTATATCGGTGACTATACTGAAACCATGCGGGTGCAGGGCCGACTCGAAATGACGAGCCGCGTAGCGGCGGCTGAGCAGATTTCTAAGCTGGCCACTAACGCATCAATCCTGTCACAAGCGTTTGGCACTAGCCGTGAAGAGATTCTAAAGCAAACGGCTGCTTCTCAGCGAGATGCTGGAGTTGTTTCGTATAGGGAAACTCTATCGGACGATATGAAACGTAAGTTCGATGAAATGATGAACTACGTTACTCCACAGTTTGCGGCCCTGGGAGGAGAGGCAGGACAATTCCTCACCAAGTTGACTACTCAGGTAGCCGGGCACATGGACAATCCGGGCATGATCCAATCGGGTCCGGCCAAGGACATGATGGATCACGGTATGACTGACATGGTTTTCCATCTTCGCGATTTGATGGAACAAGCCATGAAGTCACCCACGGAATCGAACAAAAAAGCCCTCGCGGATTATCGAGTTCTTCTCGGCAATACCATGTCCCAGCTTGCACCCGCGTTGCGACTAATGGATTCTACTGGGCAACAATTGGCCTCTATGGGACCCGCAATGGAGAGGGTGATCACGGCCAAGCAGCAGGAAGATGCCAGGAATATCGCGCTGATGGCAGATTCGCGGGCCAAGCTCACTGCGGCGGCGGCAAGTTTCGAAGACCTTTGGCTCAGGGCGACCGGTGATATTCGTCTGAAGATGTACGGCATGATGGAAAGCGGTATGACCGCAGTCATGAAAGGCTTCGAGAGCTTCAGAGGTAGCGGCGGTCTTCAGAAACTTGAGCAGGCTCTCAGTGGAGCGGCTTCGTCTATTTTCAAACTTTTCGGCGCAACATTCTCCGGAAACTTTGCACAGGACGTTGCTACAGCGACCGAATCTTTACTCAAGGGAATAACAAAAGCCGCCAATGGTATCGGATGGCTTGCGGACAAGCTGGAGTCACACGGCGGGACCATTCTAGCCGTTGTCGGCGGCCTTATGGGACTAAAGCTAGCCTTCGGAGCACTTGGACTGATCGGCGGAGGTTCGGGCGTCTTCGGGATACTTGCATCCGCGCTCAGCAGTCTTGTCGGAATCTTAGGAGCACCAGCACTTGCGGCTATCGCGGCTGGCATTGGTGCAATGACGCTTGTGGCAAGAAGCGGGCTCAATGAAGACGAAGGCCCACATCGCGCAAAGCTAGATCAAATTCGCCAGCAAATGAACATGCTTGAAGGCGAATTGTCCCGAGCGCAGGGAGCAGGCAACCAGAGCAAGATCAACGAACTTCAAGGCAGAATCGAAGCACTCAAGCAAGAGAGAGCAGCCGAAAACGCTTATCTGGAAAAGATTTTGGCCGACAAACAGGCGGCTAGTCTCGCCAGTCAGCGCCAGAGTATTCAACAGGACATCGTTCGTCTCGAAAGTGTGAGTGAAAATCTCCGCAATCAAAACGCCATCGACGCGCAGAAAAACGCTCTGAGAAACGTGAACGATGCATTGGATATTGCCAACAAGCGAGCCGATGCTGCACAGCAAGCAACCAATGAGGCAATGGGCCGAGCACAACAGCAACGAACAATTAGACAGGTAGAATCATATGAGGCCGGATTGCCCCGTGATACCGGGGCATCTGCCATCGTTGGTTCGAACCAAATGTTGGGTAATCAACTTGCTGCGTTGAATACAGTGATGGGCGGAGTGCTTCGAGGATTATCGACCGAAGAACAGGTGTTCATCCTGCAAAAAGAGCTTGTTAATCTCACAAAGAGACGTGACGCGGGCGGCGGAGCGCCCGTTGATCCCGCTCTCACGAGAGAAATGGAGAGCGTCAGCAACGTACTTCGTTATCTAGGCGGCGCGGTTGAACGTAACACCTCGGCAACACAGCAGGAAAGCCGCACGAACGCTATTGGCGGCGACATTGGGCAGCAAGTAGCCGGAGCGGTGGAACGCGTCAGTGCTGCTACTCCAGTGACTCAAGCTGTTGGCGACGTTGGAAGCCGGATCGACGGAGTAGCAGACGAAATCAATGCCACGAGGAGTGTGCTTGCCCAGAATATTGGATCATTAGCACAATCGATGGAAAACCGCCGCAGCGACGCACGTAGTCAATTCGACGGTCAGATGGCGGCTATCATTGGTCTCAAAAAAGAAGTCAGAGACGCTGGAGTGCGAACAGCGCAGTCTGGTGGCGAGTAATACTATCTTCGGCATACTTAAATTGAAGTCTTGTCTCGTTTTTACTAATGTATTGTAAGTATACTCGAAAAAGTTGAGTATTTTAGGAGTATTGTATGTCTTGGAAGAAGCATTTTCGAGTAGTTCCCAACCAATCGTCATCCCAGGGACCGTCTGTTTCGTCCCAAGGTAATGACGAAGGTGGCGGAGCAGGAACTGCTTCCAAGTATTCAAGCTATCTTCCCGAGGTATACGCTGGTCATCCGAATCGTATTCAGCGCTACTATCAGTACGACGATATGGATAGAGACTCCGATATCAACGCAGCGCTCGATACTATCGCTGACTTCTGCACCCAGTCGGAGGAGCAGAACGAAAACCCGTTCCAGATCAACTATGACGAAACAGCCAACGAGACTGAGGTCAAGTTGCTGAAGACCTGTATGGAAAAGTGGGTTCGCTTGAACGATTTCAAGTCACGTCTCTGGTACATGTTCAGGTCCTGCATCAAGAACGGAGATGCCTTCTTCTTACGTGACCCCGAGACATTTGAATGGCTATGGGTGGATCACTACTCTGTTCTCATGGTGAAAGTAGACGAAGAGCGCGGCAAGGTAGCTGACGAATATCTACTTCGTGGTCTCGATCTGAACCGTCAAGCAAAGTTCGCAACGAACAAGGTCGATACATCACAGTTCGGTCTCACTCCGCTTGGTAGCAGCAATGCCTATGGCTCACGTTCCGGCGCGGGCGTGACGGGCGGTTCCTTCCAGATGGCTGGAGCCCACATCGATCAGCGTCAAAACCGTCCTGGACAAACTCAGAGCGTCGATGATGTTCAGATCGTGAATGCCGACCACATGGTGCATTTGTCTCTTTCAGTCGGCATGGACATCAACTGGCCATTCGGTGCCTCGATCCTTGAGCCTATCTTCAAGACGTACAAGCAGAAAGAATTGCTCGAAGACGCTATTATCATCTACCGAGTTCAGCGCGCTCCTGAACGCCGAATTTTCTACATCGATGTCGGAAATATGCCTCCCGTTCGCGCCAAGGCTCACATCCAGGCGATCAAGAACGAAATTCATCAGCGCCGCATTCCAAACCGTACCGGTGGTGGTTCTTCCATTCTCGACGCGGCCTACAATCCGCTCAGCATCATGGAAGACTATTTCTTCGCGCAATCAGCCGAAGGTCGCGGCTCCAAGGTTGAGACGCTTGCTGGCGGTGACAATCTGGGAGAGATTGGCGATCTGAGTTTCTTCACTAAGAAGATGGCTCGCGGCCTTCGTATTCCGTCCAGCTATCTGTCCCTCGGTGAGGATGACGGCAACAACGTTGCATATAGCGACGGCAAGCTCGGCGCTGCGCTGATCCAGGAGTTCCGTTTCAACAAGTATTGCATGCGAATGCAGTCCCTGTTGGCTCCAGTATTCGACGCGGAATTCAAACGCTTCGTACGTGAAAACGGCGTGAGTGTTGATTCCAACCTGTACGAGCTTCAGTTCAATCCTCCTCAGAACTTCACCAAGTATCGTCAGATCGAACTCGATGCCGCTCAGGCTTCGGTTTATCAGATGGTCGCGGAGAACAAGAAGCTGGCCGAGCGCTTCAAACTCAAGCGTTTCTTGAACCTCACTGAGGAAGAATTGCTTGAGAACGAAACGCTATGGAAGGAAGAAAACGCATCCAAGCTTAAGAAGGTGTCCGGCACAACCCCGGCCGAGAGCGACAATGCAGCCGATCTGGGTGCCATTGGTATGCGCTCTGGCGGCGGAATGGATGATTTCGGAATGCCGGATGAAACCGCAATGCCTGATCCGGGTGGCGATCCTGCCGCTGCCGGTGGTGCTCCTCCTCCTGCTCCGGGCGGCGCTCCCGCTCCTCCGCCCCCACCGGGCGGCGGACCGGCGATGGGCTAATAAATAGTTCATCATGAAACTCTTCGAGCTAGCACAAGACGATCTCGTCACCGCTTATTACGATCCCTCCAGGGATCGTATCTCCTCTCGCACGCTTGGCGACACCCGTAAGCCAAAACTTACGCTGCGCAAAGTGAATCGTCTTAAAAAGATGCGAGCGCTCGATACGCTTGAGAACCTAAAGCGGCAGGATTTACTTGCCGTTATGTACGGTGCCCCTGAGGGCGAGGGCGGGGCTCCTCCTGGCGGCATGCCCTTCTAAGGAACCATAATGTTCAAGGTCTACACCAAAGACATTCCAGACAAGTACACCGTAGCAGACTATCTCAAAGCCAATACTGATTTCGTTGAACGCATGGATTCGTGCGTTCCGGGCCGCAAGTATCCAGACATCATCGAATTTGACGGAGGCTGGATTGATTATCCGGCGCTGCAAAATTGCCTGTCGGACGGCTTTAAGCAATTCGGGGAATATGGCTGGCTAAGGCAACAAGGCGAAGGCGTCACTTATACTGGCGTGTCGCTCGTCTACAATCCCGACCATCAGGATGGATTGGACGTGCATCGTTCGACCCTCGGTACACAGAAGATTTCTGCCCAGAATTTCTTCTGGAATTCACACGAGACCCACAAGATATTCAAAAACAGCTACTTTGATACGTACGGTTTCCGCCATCGAACACCATTCGCGGAAACAGGATATCTCAAGGATATTCTAGACACCTTCAACCTCACGATGGTCCGCTCTCGCATCTCGACAGTGCACGCCAAGTATCACAATCCAGAGAAGATCGACAAGAAATGGCACAGGGATGAGCGTGTTTTTGAGAACATTCGAATCAACATCCCAGTGACTTCTGCTCCAGAGTTCGTCTTTGAGCTTGAGGGTCACGCTCCGATTCATCTTGAGGTTGGTAAGCTATACAGTTGGGATACCAACATAGCTCATGGCGTGTATGAGACATTAGCGACAAAAAATACCCGAACTCACATCGTGCTCGGATTTTCTCCCTGGTGGTCATACAACAATGACGATGATTACTGGTTCAAGAACGAGTTTTACGGCAAACACCCGTTCGACATGTACCACGACGGAGATATTTGCAAGCTATTGAAGATGTCTAACGTCTAAAATCGTTCTTTTCCTATCCTAAACACTACGCATTTTCTCACCCAACTAAATACCCCAGATGCCGATTTGCATCGAGCAACCTGAAATTGGGAGAGAATGAATGCGTTCTATTCTTGAAAAGGCAATTGTTCATCTGCTCAACGAAGAGCATGAACAGGCCCAGGCGTTGTTCCACAAGTTTATGGTGGAACGTGCGCGCCAGATTCACGAATCCCTGCGCAACGGTGAGGACGCTGTTCTTACTGAAGGCTGGGACGAGAATATTACATCTGAAAGCTACTACACCGAAGACGATCTGAGCGGACTTGAGGATTCTCCTGAAGGTTCGGCTCCGGGCGACGACGAAGCATTTGATGCTCCTGTCGCTGACGACGAAGGCAACATCCCGAGTGGCGATGGCGAGTTTGATGATCCAGTCGGTGACGACATGGGCGCAGACGATATGTCTGTTGGCGGCGATGACCTGGGCGGAGACGACCTCGGTGGCGACGACATGGGCGGCGAAGGCGATATTGCCGACGACCTAGCTGACATCAAGGATCAACTCGCGTCTCTGACGGCTGAGTTCGAGAAGCTGATGGGCGGCGATGACGAAATGGGCGGCGATGACCTGGGCGGAGACGATATGTCTGACGACCTCGGCGGCGACGATTTCGGCGGCGGCTCAATGGACGACGACATGACCGACGACGCAGGCACTGAGACCGACATGGCCTCCGATGCCGACGCTGACACCATGGATGCTTCTGACGACGAAGACAACAAGTCTCCGTTTGGCGAGAGCCAGGAAGAAGAAGATGACGACAAAGAAGACCTCGAAGAGGAAGACTTTGATGACATCACCGAGTCCATCGTAGCAGAGCTTGAGAAGGTTTCTGTCACCATGACTGACGGCAAGGAAATCGCTGCTGGTAAGTCTTTCACGCAGAACAACACCTCTGTTGGTCTTCAGAAGAAGCCGAACCCTCAGACTGACGGCAAGCCGGTTCAGATCAAGGCGTCCGAGCACAAGGGATTCGAGCGCGAAACCGCTCCTTCCGTGAAGGACATGAAGAAGCGCAAGAACACCAAGACTAAGGCCGAGGACGGACGTTCGACGGTTTCCAAGGAAGGTGACAAGGGCGCACTCATTAACAAGGACTTTGGCAAGGGCGGCGAGGCTAACACCAAGTCACCACTGGCGAAGCGCTAATCATGTTGAATAGCGCATCCATGTTTCTGACTGAACGACTTTCATTTGATCAAGCGGGTATCGTAGTTGAAACCGCTGAACCAGCAAAAGAGGGGGCTCAACGCCCTCTCTATATGAAGGGTATCTTCATCCAGGGTGGCGTGCGCAATCTCAACGAGCGGGTTTATCCTGTTCGCGAAATCTCAAACGCGGTCGATCATGTTACGTCCGTTCTTCAAAAGGGTGAAAGCGTTCTTGGCGAATGCGATCATCCAGAAGAACTGACAATTAATCTCGACCGTGTTTCGCACATGATTACTCAGATGTGGATGGATGGTGCAGCAGGTTACGGCAAGCTTCAAATCTTGCCGACACCGATGGGCAACATCATCCGCACTCTGATCGAGGCAAATGTCAAACTCGGCGTCTCTAGCCGTGGTTCTGGCAATGTGAACGAGAGAGGCGAGGTTTCGGATTTCGAAATCATCACCGTCGATATCGTTGCTCGACCATCTGCGCCGAACGCATATCCAAAGCCCGTGTACGAGGCCCGAAATGGCAAGCGCGGATCGGTCATTGATGACCTTTCCCGTGCAGCATCAAATGATCCAAAAGCCCAGAAGTATCTACATAAAGAACTTCTGGAATGGATCAATAAACTTAAGTCGTAACCCCAGAGGAGTATTTCTGATGGAAAACATTGCCAACATTCTTGGATCAAACACTCTCCCGGAGGAGCTTGTAGCTACTCTTCAGGAAGCATTTGACAAGAAAGTGGCCGAAGCACGCGAAGAGGCAGAAATGTCTGTTCGTGAAGAGTTTGCCGCTCGTTATGAGCACGATAAGGCAAATCTCGTTGAGGCCATGGATCGCATGCTTTCTGATGTCGTGAAGACGACAGAAGAGGCTAAGGCAGCCGAAATTGCTAAGCTTTCCGAAGCACGTGAAAACCTTTCTTCTGCTATCACAGAAGCGAAGGCTCACTACAAGGACAAGCTGCGCGAGCACCTTAGTGTCACAAAGAAGTTCGTCAACGAACAGCTTATGAAGAGCGTCAAGGCGCTTCACGAAGCTAAGACATCGACCATTGTTAAGCAGAAGAAGCTGGATGAAACCTTCGAATCCCTCAAGGCCGAAGTCATCGAGCAGCAGTCTGCCCGTATCAAGAAGATCGATGAGTTCGTTGTCAATCAGGTATCTCGTGAACTCAAAGAGTTCAACGATGATCACCGTCAGCTTGTTGAGTCGCGCGTAAAGCTCGTGACCGAAGGCAAGAAGAAGCTTGCGGAAACGCAGAAGCGCTTCGTGTCCGAGGCTGCGAAGAAAGTCGAAGGCGCAATCAATCATACCCTGAAGCGAGAGATGTCTCAGCTTCATGAAGACCTTGAGCGTAATCGCCAGAACATGTTCGGACGCCGCATCTTTGAGGCAGTCGCAGCAGAGTTCATGACGAGCTACCTCGCTGAAGGTACAGAAATCCGTAAGCTTCAGAACGTCCTGGAGTCGAAGGACCAAGAACTTGCTGCAACGACGCAGAAGCTCGAAGAGACCTCAAAGGCTGCCGAATTGTCGGCCCGTAAGTCTCGTCTTGCCGAAGATCGCGCAGTACGTACGAAAGTCATGGGCGAACTACTGTCTAACCTTTCAGGTGACAAGCGTTCGATCATGGAAAGCATGCTGGAGACCACCAAGACGGACAATCTCCGTACTGCTTTCGATAAGCTCCTTCCAGTTGTTCTCTCTGAGGGCAAGAGGAAGGCTCAGCCTGAGAAGAAGGTTCTGGGCGAATCAAAGCCACTAGAGCGTCGTGCTCCGACCACTGTTGTGACCGGTGACAAGGCAACTCGTCTGGTAGAGAGCGTTCAAGCCGAGGTCGAAGTCGAGTTTGAGCACGAAATTGGCACTATTCTGCGTCTCGCAGGGCGTGTCTGATAAGTAACTTTTGAAAATTCATTTCGGCTAAGGCCGGTTCGTCAAAACTAAGGAGCGAATAATGAATAAGCTATTTGAATCTCAGTGGAAGGCTACGAAAGCAGCACTCTGCGAAGGTCGCGATCTTACCCACAACATGGACGGTACACCGAACGCTAACAAGCGTAAGATGATGGAAACCGTTCTGGAGAACACCCGCAAGGAACTCTCCCGCCTGAACGAAGCTGCAACAGCCGGTGCCACCAACAGCGCCAACGTTGCAACTCTCAACAAGGTAATTCTGCCGGTCATCCGTCGCGTTATGCCGACCGTGATCGCGAACGAAATCATTGGCGTGCAGCCGATGACTGGACCAGTTGCTCAGATTCACACTCTGCGCGTTCGTTATGCCGACACTGTTCCCACGAACGGTACCGGTACCAACGCTGGTAACGAAGCTCTGTCTCCTTTCGACATCGCTCGCTACTACTCTGGCAACGAGACCCCGGCAAACCCGAAGGCCGCTGCTACAACGGCTCTGGAAGGTAAGGGCGGAAACCGTCTCTCCATCCAGATTCTGAAGGAAGTTGTCGAAGCAAAGACCCGCAAGCTCTCCGCTCGCTGGACCTTCGAAGCTGCTCAGGACGCACAGGCTCAGCAGGGCATCGACATCGAAGCAGAAATCATGGCTGCTCTCGCACAGGAAATCACCGCAGAAATCGATCAGGAAATCTTGGTCTCCCTGCGCGCTCTTCCAGGTGCTGCTACTGCCGTGTTCAAGCAGGACACCGTGACCGGTACACCCACCTTCGTTGGTGACGTGCACGCCGCTCTCGCCATCCTGATCAACCGTCAGGCAAACCTCATTGCTTCCCGCACCCGTCGCGGCGCTGGTAACTGGGTTGTGGTCTCCCCGACCGCTCTCACGATCCTTCAGTCTGCTACGACCTCGGCGTTCGCACGCACGACGGAAGGCACCTTCGAGGCTCCGACCAACACCAAGTACGTCGGCACGCTGAACAACAGCATGCGCGTGTACGTTGACCAGTATGCTGCTGACAGCACACCGGTTCTCGTCGGTTACAAGGGCAACGAAATGGACGCAGCAGCATTCTACTGCCCATACGTTCCTCTGACCTCCTCGGGCGTTCTGATCGATCCGGCTACTTTCGAGCCAGTCGTTTCCTTCATGACCCGTTATGGTTACGTCGAACTCACCAACACCGCTTCGTCGCTCGGCAACGCCGCCGACTACCTCGGTCTCGTTGGTATCGACACTGCCACGCTTTCGTTCATCTAAGAACAAAACGTGAACAAATAGATTGGGCCGCCTTCGGGCGGCCTTTTCTTTTGCTCTGTAAATAGACGCATGCGTAACCCCGACACATACTGGAAACGCGACGCGATCCCCTTAGGGAATCAGTTTCCAAACCAAACCTTTCATTGGTTTGGGTCGGACAGAGCCCATACTTACAAGCGCGAATCATCAATCTATGGTCACCGCGATATACTCTATCAGTTCAATTCACGCGGCTATCGCTCTATTGAATACGACGCACTATCCGACTCCAACAAAGTTCTCTTCTTGGGAGATTCGGTTACTATGGGCGTCGGTCTCCCGTATCAAGATGTTTGGACATCGCAGCTTGCCCATCGCATTGGTCTGGAGCAGCACAACTACGGCGTTGGTGGCTGCTCTAACGAACTAATTGCCCAGATCGCATGCCAAACAATTCCTCTTCTTAAGCCAAAGTTGGTTGTGGTGATGTTCACCTCGTTATCTCGGCGCAGCTATTACACTAGCGATGGCCTTCGACACGACATCCGACTAGGATCAAATTGGCCTGGACAGCCGATTGAAGAGAAACAAGCCATTGCGCATTATCAAGCGCTCCAGAATGACAACAACGATTTCTTCGAGTTTCTGAGTCATTATCGGCTTATTGAAGCTTACTGCGGTCTCACCAATACTCCGTGGGTTTGGAGTAATTGGAGTAAAGAATATGATTTCAGTATAATGGGAGACTACACGGACTCATCTCGATATGTTGAGATGAACGCTACAATAGATTTTGCCCGAGATGGCTCGCACCCCGGACCGAAGACGAATGCAATGTTCTCTGATGCGTTTTTTAAGCATCACGTTATCGCTTCGGAATTATCTCTTCGTACTCAATCCTAGCCACGAACGTACCTTGTTCGTATTCGGACAATTCGAATTTTGTCTGGCATCCCGTCAGTGTGAATGCGTGCTCTTCGTCTTCCCACACCATAATCTCGAAGCGATATGAATGGGACGTAAACCACTCAAAATCAGACTTCTTCGCAGGACGAACATCGACTGACGATGAGTCAAAGTCATGCGTGAGTTGTTCGATGGGGAACCTGTGACCGTCCCGCGTCTCAAGAAAGTGCATGCATAATTTTCCCACCAATGTCGAGAGAACGCCATCAATCCAGAAGCGTTCCCGATCATTGATTTTTATGTTGCGCGGCAAACTGATGTCACTATCAAACGACATTTTAGTCAGGAATATTAGGACTAAAGTCACATCTAATATCAACGGGAGGTTCTCTAAATAATCACGTGCGGCAAACACAATCACCTTTACGAAGGGAGGCCCTCGTGGCTAGAAATATCAACAAGCGCTCAGCAAAGCGTGCAAATAAGCCGAACCCCCGCCAAGATCGCAAACTCACACTCGTGTACGATAGCGAGAGCGACGAGCTTTCTCACCCGAGAAAGACAAAGAAGAAGGTCCAACTTCTTCCACGTAACTTAGCTCAGGAAGAATACGTTGATTGTCTTATGGATGTCAGTAAGCACGTAGTGTTTGCGATGGGTCCTGCGGGATGCGGCAAAACACTACTTGCCACCCAGTACGCCATCCATGGCATGCAAAATGGTCAATTTGAAAAGATCATCGTTACCCGCCCAGCAGTCTCCGTTGACGAACAGCACGGCTTCCTTCCCGGTAGCCTTGTTGAGAAGATGGCACCCTGGGTTCTGCCGATCATGGATGTGTTCAAAGAACACTACAGCCCCCAGCAGATCGAAAAGATGGTGCTAGACGAAATCATCGAAATCGCGCCACTCGCCTATATGCGCGGTCGTACCTTTAAGAACGCCATCATTCTTTTTGACGAGGCGCAAAACGCTACGCCTAGTCAAATGAAAATGGTTCTTACCCGTCTAGGTGAAAATAGCCGAATGATCATCACGGGCGATCTTCGCCAGCATGATCGTGGCTTCGAAGAGAATGGTCTGAAAGATTTCGTTCAGCGCCTGGAGACTCGGGGCAGCGAAGGCATCGCAGTTTGTGAATTCGACCCAGGTGACGTTGAGCGTCATCCAATCATCGAGGACATTCTGTCGATCTACGGCGAGAACTAATCTAACCCCATTGCTGCCGCACCGAACAGCCCTCCCGCAACGGGGGGGCTGTTTCGCGTCAAGCCCCGGCCCGGCTCCAGAAAGCCCGTACAAGCCCTTTAGCAGCCCCGTAGGCGGCCTTGACACGAGAAGCTATGGCTTTGGCCAGCGGATACACTGGCGTGCCTCTGAGGTACGCGTAGACCCATTCCTTCATTCCCACCCATCGATCATATCCCGACTTGAACCAACCGATGGTCATCAGCTTGTCTTTGCTGACCGCGAAGATGCGATCCGCGATAATGATCCCGAGAATCTTCGCACTCGCGAACAACAGTACGCCCGTCACGAAATGCATCGACATGAGATAAAGCGCGAAGAGCTTTAGCGGCTCCAGAACCAAGAATGGAACAAGAAACAAGATCAGGATCGCGTAAGGGTTCCAGTTCGCAATCTTCCCTTGTAGCCAGAGGAACGGGCTAAGGCCGCCGATCCAACGCGCAAACGGCACGACCCACGAACGGAAAAAATCGTCCAGCAGAACGATGAAGATGATGATAATGGAAAACGGAATGGTAAGTATGCGCCTGAGAATGCGCTTCTGCTCGACGGTCATCTTAACCCCAATTCTGCCTTAGTGGCGGCTACGGGCGTGACGCAGATTGTCCGCCATGTCTTCGTACAGAGTATCGACCGATACTTTGCCCATCGGGGAGACGAGTGGCGCTTCGGTCTTACGCGTAACCTGGGGCAGAACAATGAGCGGAGAGAAACACAAAACGGTCAGCGCGGCGAGAACGTATTTGGGCATTTTATCCTCCTGAGTGCGACGGTGCGATATCAACCACGCCATCTTCTGCGGCGATAACGACTGACTACTTTGCGGGGTTTTGGCTTGACCATCGGACCAGACCGAAGCTCACGTAACCGGCTTTCGAGTTGTGCGATCTCCGCCTTGATTTTGAGGTACGGTATAGGGCGTGGGCGTGTTACCACAGCCCAAACAACCACATAAGGGCCATAACGCCAAGGACGACGACTGCCCCTGCGACCACCAACGCGATTGGCGGCTCGTTAAGCCCCATCTCCTCCCTAATATTTGCCTGTTTCCATAGCGGAATATCGTCACCCACCATTGAATCTTTCGTTTCTGGTCTAATGACTAAAACTACCATGGAATTAATATTGGTCAAGTCCTAATGTTCAGTCTTCATCGGCCTCTAGGAAGACCCAGTGCTCGTTACAACGAGCTTCATACTTGTCTTGGGCTCCAAGCTCAACCTCGTTCGCCAACTTCCTTTCGGTCGCAGCGGTCAGGGTCCTAGCCATGTCTTCTTCTGACATGCCAGACAGGTCGATATCCTCATAATCGCTCCCAACCAGAGGTTCAAACTTCTTCCAGGTCTTCCGAGCAGCACGACCGCACACGGTACAGTTGGCAGTGACCTTAATGACCTCATCGGCCATCGCCGTCAGCAGCGCAGTGACCTCAAAAGGATCACCTCTCCAATCCATATCAAGTCCACCAGCGACGATATCAACGCCTTCGCTCAGTTGGTCTTGTACCCAGGCAACTACATCACCTGACACGTACGGCTCATTGAAGAATTGTATTTCATCCAGCACGATTAGCGATCCGGAATCAAGAACACCATCCGGAAGCTCGGTGATACTCTCGGCCGTTGCGCGGAGACCATCATGGGAAACAATCTCGGTCTCTGCATATCGATTATCGAAAGCAGGCTTGAGAACAACTACTTGGCGCTTCATGCCATTACGCGCCCAAAGAACGCGTTTTAACATCTCCGTAGTCTTGCCCGCATACATGGGTCCGCAAACCACAGTCAACTTACCGTAACTCATTCAGCACTCAACCTCGAATACAAGGCTCTCTTCCAGCCTATATCAATTTCTTCTTGTCGAAATCCATTTTCAACGCTGATTTCTGTGACGAACATCGCGTCGTGCCCATAACCCATGGACAACGGGTTTATAAGATGTGCATTTCCATCCTCATCTGGCAAAACATAAGTCCAGATGTTGTGCTCTTCGTCGTAGATCATCTGCTGACCTTCGACGCGACTTACCCAAGCTGCACATTCATGAGGATCGACAAGCATAGACGGTTTGTTCAGAATCTCTGCTATCTTCTTGTCACTCATGCATCTGCGTTCGTCGTAACGATTCCAGCCATTGATCTTGCATTCGCGATCCATCTCGGCAGTCCGAAACAGTTCCATAGCCTCTTCAGCTTCTTCCAAGCTCTGTGCAACCAAGAACCAACAACGAGCGCCCGGAATCCATTCCGCGTTGACTCGCCTTGGTCTGAAGTCACGAGCAAAGAATAACCTATCGCTCGTATCAGCCATGATAGAAACGGGCCAAGAAATGCTCGGCTTCAGTTTTCTTATAGAAAGTGATCTGAACCTGAGTTTCCTTGCGAGCCCAATCAGTCCCAAAAATCTTGAAGGATGAATTAGCGGCTTGGTTCTTTAACCAAACGCTCACCGGGACAACGAACTCAATACCCGCATTTCCTTTTTCAAAAAGCTGCGGTCGATCCTCAACAGCGAAGCACACAACCCAATGCGCTGGGGTGTGCTTCTCCGGGATGTATTCCATAAACATCAATCGTCTCCGACAAGCGAATCGTAAATATCAAACCATGAAACGACGCGGTTTACCTTCGGGTGTTTACGCCCTTGATTGTATTCACGCGTAAGCAAAAATGTTTTGTGGCCTATTTCTGCGCCGCGCACCGAATGGATGAAATGATCCTCTACCCACACAGATGGCGGATACATGGATAATAGCGGACCCTTGGAATCACCTAGGCCGATGGTGTGCACATCCTCCCAGGCGAAACCAAAAGTATTCTCCAAACACCTACGGCGCTTCAACCGAAAGATCGGATCGTTGCCGCACGCCGTGATGGCGACGAAGCGAAATCCCTTCTGGTAAAGCTGCGGAAGGACCTCCAAGGCACAATCTTCCGGTGGCTGCGTATCAAGAGCACCCGATTCAGAGAACTCCCGAATGATCTCATCCGCCGTCTTCGCGTCCACATCGAGGAGAGCGCATATGTCATGCATGTCACGCAATCTTCCGTTCATGGAATAGCCCTTCATTTCACACCAATCCTGAAAGGGATCAGCGTATTTGAGAACCGTCTCGTCAACGTCTGTAAGGATGAGTTTCAACTTAGTCTTCCGTGGTCTCGGCTGCCGACTTTTCTGCTTCGACTTCTGCCTTCCGAGCGTCAGCCTTGTCCTTCAGTTCGAGGTATTCCTTCGACTGAGCAAACGTCTTTGCCTGACGCGAAAGCCAAAGGTCCAAACCTTCCTTGCACTTTTCCATGTACTTGCCGAGGAAATGCTCAACAAGCTGTTCATCGCTAACAGAATTGGCAGCGTCGCCATTGTCGTAACCGTTCTTGATGGCAGCGCTTTGCATGATGTCGATGATCACAGTGGCTTCACGCATGACCTTGCTGGGAATGCGGTCGGCAACCCATGCGCGCTCGAACATTGCAGTATTACCGGTCTCGTCCATCCAACCCTTCTTGTGAGTCGGGGTGTTACCAAAAGAGTTCTTGGTCGTTGCGGGACGGAAGTATGTATTGACGATTAGGAACGGACGGTTCCTCAAATTTCTCAAACGATCACTCATAGTATTTCCTTATGGTATTAAAATTAAATCTTAGCGATATGAGCCAATTCAACGCAGCAAGCCGCGAGATTGATCTCTGGGTCAGCTACCAATGAATGGTTCACGAGGCTCTTACGAATGGTGAGCAATGCCTGATCTTTCTGATCTTCCGTATCGCCCCACAGATCAAGGTTGCGATAGAAATATCGATAGATGTCCACGTACTCTTCAACTTGAGCCTGAGAGGTAATCAGCTTCCGAGCGTCAAGATAACGTCCCGTCTTGAACAGATTGGCCATCTCAATCAGATAGTCTTGCGTGCCAGTAAGTGCGTCCATGTCCGGAGCGCTCAATACACCACCCACAGTGCGTTCCTGCGCCAATCCAAGACATTTGCGCATATCAGGGAAAGTAGCGCTAAACAGCTTCATCAGCCCGTCGTCGTCAAACTGAACGCCCTCGTTTGTGAGAACGTGCATTAGCCTAGACAGGAACTGCTCTTGATCCAGAGCTTCGAAATGGAAACCCTGACAGCGGCTCTTGACAGCAGGAATGATCTTCTCCGGATAGTTGCAGGTCATAACGAACCTACATACATCCGAGTAAGTCTCCATTTCAGTGCGAAGCATCTTCTGCGCCAGCGGTGAGATCGCGTCGGCCTCGTCAAGCAGGACGTACTTGATCCCGGTTGGACCAAGAGCCCATGTACCTACGAAGTTGATGATCTTCGACTGAATGTCTTCGATCTTGCGTTCACGAGAAGCAGGAATGAAAAGGATGTCTCCCTTCGGGATACCCAGCATCAAGAGCATCAGCCATGCAAGGCTGGTCTTTCCCGTGCCAGGGCCTCCAGAAAGCATTAGATGAGGTAGAGCGCCATCTGCGATCCACTCTTCCACTTTCTTGCGCTGTTGGGCGTCGCGCCAAACATACTCATCCAAAGTTTTCGGACGATATTTTTCAGTCCACAAAGAAACAGCCATCAAACCAATCCGTCAAAATGCAATGATCGAACGTAACAAACGGAGGCAATTGCCTCCATAAGATTCGTCAGTCGAACTTCAGGGCAACTCGTCCGCTGGGGTTCTGATCGCAAGCCATCATCACCGCATCCGGCCAATCGATCCTCCAAAGCTTCATCGGCTCGCCGTTCTCTTCGAAATCGATGCCATTGGTCCAACGACCGTGTTCGATCAGGACCCACTCGCCAATATCGACGCCTTCTGCATCTGGTCCTTTAGCGTAGACGCGGCCCCAACGAGCATGAATGCCGCGATTGGTGCGATTGTCGTCAGGAATGATGAGACCACCAAGGGTGACCGAGATGCCATTTTCGAGGTCTGAAACGAAAACTTGATCACGAAGTGGACGGAAAGTAGCTGCGTTAATAGCCATTAATAATCTCCAAAGTAATACCGGACTGTACATTCTCGGATGCAGACAGTTCAATATTCCAAAGAAAAACCCACCGGTCGAAACCAGTGGGTCAGAGCGAGCATCTAGGTTTTAGCTTAGACTCCAGGGTTGTCCGCTACTGGTCCTCGAAACGACCACATATCCGGAGTATCCCTAGACGCTTAACTCAATTTGCCGGACCTCACGACAATAACGGCCCAAGCAAACATATAGGTAGAAGAATTACTCTTCGTCGTCACTAATCTTGCGCTTCGTCGGCGGAGCTTTCTTCTGATCAGCAAGCTGCTTCATCGCCTCAGCCGGTGTCTGGAATACTTCATCTTCCAGCTTCGAAATAGCCACGTGCTTGACTGCCTGCTTACTCTTGTTGTGATATTCAGCAGCAATATCGGCACGGGTCTTGATGACCTTACCGCCTGGACCGAGGAGGTCGCCGCGCGCATTCATGCGTGCGTTTCCTACCGCAACCATATTTCCGTTTTCAGCGAGATGTTGGGCGAAGTCTACTTCCACACCACGCATTGATCTTCCGCGCATCTTATTCTCCTTGTGAGCGTTCAGTATTTATCTGCGTACTTTTAGACGCCATAATAACCGGCTTTCTACTGTGATTTAGGCGATAAATATTGCGCTAGCAGAGGAGAGGATAGTGGCGAAGAAAAGCCGTACATCTGTCTCGCGCGCCGACGAACAAGGATTCGTCGTGGCACGAACAAACCCCAATACAAATAGAAGCGTGGTTCTCTATTCCGGAGAGGAAGCCGGTTTCGATATCACAGAAGGCAAATGGACAATCTTTTGCACCGATCACGGAACGTTTGCGAATGAGAGCAATCAACGCCGCGCTCGCAAGTTAATGCGAGAACCACATCAGTGGTGTCCGGAATGCAAGAAGCTTCAAGAACAAGCTCCCGATCTTCCTGCCAAGCTTGTGCCTTACGATCAGAAAGATGCAGACCAAAAGGCCAAAGAACTTCGCTTCATGGCCAACATCGTCAAGCTCAAACCAGAAAAAGCCAAGCTGTTCGAAATCGCTTATGGCGTTTCAGCAGAGAGATATTGGGACTAAACACCCGATATAAATACGGACGATGCAAGAAGAGAACAATATGAATAACCCGCTAGATGACCTCTGCGCCGAGAAGGCACCGTTCAGCTTTGACATCGACAAACTGAGAGACTGGTACGACACATACCTGAAACCTCTTGAGCCGAAGATGATCGGACCCCAAAAAAACTGGGGAGGATGGGGCGTCTGGACCTCGACGGGAGATTGGCGCGACGGTTTCGTTCTAGGGAGGCGTCAGCAAGCCGAGTCTGGTATTCTTGAGGCTCAGCCTGGATTCCAGAACTCATTCGGTCAGCGGGTCCCCACAGAGCTTTGCAAGGGCTATATGGAAGAGGTCATGAAGACCATTTGGGACCTCAACCTTCGTCAGAGCAGGGTTCGATGTGCCAAATTGCCCCCTGGCAACTCCATGCAATGGCATCGCGATCTCGATGCAGACATTTACATGGTACGCCTGCATGTACCGATTTACACTAACCCCGGCGCGGTGTTTTCGATCAAGGACGAAAAAACCGGCGAAGAGTTTTCAAAGCATCTTCCGGCCGATGGTTCGGCCTACTTCGTATCCACCAATGTCATGCATCTGGCGGCCAATAACGGCCCTGAGGATCGCGTCCACCTGATAATGGATGTACTGGACACGGATATTAGCAGGCAACACTCATGGCCCGCCTTCCTCAAGCGTTGCCGCGCCAACGGGATGGTTGCCCGTAAAGGCGCGTCAAAGATTTAATCTCGGGTTCTACGAGGCGGGTCCCAATGAATCCGACGATACCACTCACAATTGATAGGTTTCGAAGACCCATTGCGCATGGCAGTCGTGAACGGATACCAACGGTTCTTCGTCACGCCGACATATAGATGGCAGCATTTATTGTTGTACCAGAACCAAAACTGCCCGAACATTAAGCCTCTACCCAACTCTTCTGACTAACGATCTTCTCACGGAACTTGCGGAGCGCCACCGGCTGGGTATAGCCAACGACCGCAGCGAGACCTTTCGCGTGAGCTTCGGCTTCCTTAAGCGCATGACCGCGATCTTCCACGCTGACCCTAAAGCCGTCGTAGCAATTGTAGGTGAACGATGTGAAGGGCTTTGCTTTACCCTTACCGAACACCTGCACCTTGAAGGTGGAACAGTCCGTCATACGAGTGGCCCGGTCGCCGTTCGGACGACCCTCGACAAACTCGTGAATTTCGATCTTCTCCACGCTCATTGATTGATCCTCTGCATTGCCTTGGCGTGGTAGCGGTCGCGCGCCGCCCGCTGGTCAACGATCATTTGATCAAGAATGGCCAGTTCAACGGGATCGGTCACCCTGTCCCGAAGTGCTTCGAGATCATCGAGCATTTCGTCGTAGTTTGAAACAATCTCAGCCAGTACCGACATTCAAGCCCCCACGAATTCTGCGTTCATCTTCTCTTCGGACGGCATCTTCATACGAGTGCCGTTGCCGAACACGACGTTGTGGAAGGTCAGCGGGAAGCGCAGGAACGGGTTGCCCAGCTTGCTGACCGAGTAGACCACCGAGTTGGTGATCTCGAAGCGTGCGCCATCCTTGAAGGTCAGGAGGAACGAGCCCTCCAGACCGCCCAACGAGACGGTGCGGCCGATGATCTTGATCGCGTCGAAATCGCCCTTGGATTCCAGAATCGAATCGATCTTCTCCAGGTTCTTGTAGACAAAGTGCTCGCGAATGGCGTCGGCGCGCTTTGCCGCCTCAGTTGCAATCAGGCTGTCCGAGTTGGCGGATGCCGACCATTCACCATTGTTGCGCTCGGTGATCTGGTACACAAAGGAATCCGCACCAGCGAACTGACGGAGCACTTCGTCGGCGCGACGAGCCTTCTGACGGTCACCAGCGAGAGCCTTCACGTCGGCAGCAAGCTTGAGGGTCGCTTCGAGGCGCTTCTTGAGACCAGCGTCGATGCGTTCGATCAGTTCAGCGTGCGCTTCATTGGTGACTTCGACCAGCGTGGCCTTCACGGCGAAGATGGCTTCCTTACCAGCGCGCGGCGCTTCGTACTTGGCCTTGCGGTCCTCAACCGGCTTTGGCTGGCGCTTCACAAGCTTGTTGCGGAGCGAAACGATTTCCGCGCCGAGCGGGGCGATCTCGTTCAAGAAGGCGAGAACGGTGCGGGTGAACTCGGTGTCGAGCTTCGCCTTCGCGATCTTCTTGATGCCGCTCTGGACAGTGTGGGCCTCGGGGCGGTTCAGGTCGTAGTAGAGGGCCTTCTCGGCTTCGGGCAGAGCGCGGCCATAGTCGAAGCCGTTGGTCACAATGGCTTCCCAGGCGTGCTCAAAGGCGCGATTGAACGTATCCTTCACCACGTCCTTGTAGATGGTCGGCGCGATACCGTCAGCTTCGATGGCGTCGGACAGAACCCGCATCGCGTTCTCGACCTTGGTCGTATAGTCGCGCTTGCTCCACTTGGTTTCGATGGTCAGGGCGGCGGCAAAGATCGGGAACTGAGCGAGGGTCATGGGATCGTCTCCGTTGATAGACTCAATCTACCACGAATCAACAAAACGTCAAGCGTTTTTACAGCCCCTCGTTAAATTCCGCGTTGTCATTCAGGAATTGCTCGGCCGAGTAATTACCGGAGGGCCGGATAGGCTTCGGTTTACCCTTCGTGACTAACACGGTCAGTCGGTTGACCTCCTGCATGATCTTCGCCGCCTCGGCGTTGTAGTAGGCGACTTGCGATTCGATATATTCCTTTTCGTGGCGCTGATCCCACGGCTTGAGCCTCCAATCCTCGGCTTTTTGGCGCTCGACGTTAGCTTGTGCAATGAGCCGCTGGATCGCACCCCACTGCCGTTTTTCTTTCGCAGTTTTAGGCGTCATCGTCGTCACCCTTGATCCATTGTTCGAAATCCTTTTCTTCGGCCTCACTAAGACCAAAGCCCAGGTTTTTTACCGCCGAAAACGCAGCGCGGCGACCATCCTCGGAAAATGCTTCGAAGTCGAGAATGCGCCACGGCTCCACCGGCTTGATGCCGACGTATCCGATAATCTTGGAATTGCGATGGTGTGACTGATGTTCCTTCATCGCCAAGTTGATGATTTCTGGAAGCGACAAACCTTTTGTCGATTGATCCTCATAGTCCTCGTTTTCGAAGGTCTCGATGCGACCTTGGCGGTGTAGTTCTTGAAGAATCGCGTATTTCTCCGACAGAGGATCACCGTAAGTATCGGTGTCATTTGGAGTGAGGCTTTCTGGATTGAGGTACCGCCCGTAGATTTGGAACCTCAACAGCCGCGTATAGGTCTGACACGAAATGATCGTGTAGTTGCGAAAGTCGGTGACGAAGAACCCGTACTCGGATGGCCGAAGGCCATACGGATACGGCGCATAAACGCTTGTCATATGCTCGCGGTATTTCCCTGAGCCACTATTGGCTTCCCAATCGGCCTTCATAGACAACCACGATTTGAGCGATTGCTGAATCGCTTCCGGCTCACCCTTGAGGAAGGCGTCCGTCGAGGTCACCCCGTCGATACCACCGAACACGTTTGTCCACCGCTGCATGCGGTGCTCGATGCCGTCAGGCAGACGCAGCGTCCAAGCAACATTTCCACCCATCAGTCTTCCTCGCTCTCGGTTTCGATCTTGGCCAGCACGAAGCCATACTTTTCGGCCTCGAAGCGGAGCTTCTGGATGGCCGCATTGCGCGCCTTCTCAGCTTCCTTGTCGCCTTCCCCGAGCCGAATCAAGCATTCCTGGGCGGTCTTCTGCGCTTCCTTGAGATCGGTGACCTTGCGCTCGATGCTTTCCGCATTGAGGCCGCGAGGATTGCGGTGCACAAAATCTTCCCTAAGATAAAGAATTTCCTTGCACAATTCGATCAGCGCCGCACGCCACTCCGGCGTCAGCTTCTCAACTGGAATGCGGTTCAATTGGTATTCGGAAAATGACGGCACGTAGCGAAATTCATTCCACTCACCGAGGTTGGTCCGAGCAATAAGAGCGGCATTCTCGCGCACGAACGTCTTCTCGGCACGGTTGCCAAGGTGGTATAGCATTTCCGTATTGTAATGATTCTTGGCAGTGGAGGCGTCGAGAGTGATCTCTTTCGTCTCATATTCGTCGCGCGAATAGAGGCCACTCGTCCGGTCAGCATTGGGGTAGCCCTTCGACCAGTCGTCGCAGTCACCGGTAAAAATGCTCGCCAACGCCGTCAGGCGCGAGCGGTGCAGAGACGGCCAATTCGAAATCAGCTTTTCCAGGGTCTCGTCAACCGTCAGCATACGGGGTCATCTCCAATGAGTTTTCAATCTACCACAGTTTTGTATTTCGTCAAGCACTGCCGACAATAAATAACACCATGTATAACTCTTCGAGGCGGTTCTAATGGTCAACCTGATCTACGGTATCTGGGATTTCAACAGGAAGGTCAAAGATCAGGTCGTGCTCGATCACCTTGTCGATCTCGGGAACATAGTCGAAGCCGATTGCTTCCCACGTCCGTATTTCAGGGAAAAGATGTGTCACTACATCTTGAGGAAGGCCGTCGCATCTCAAGCCACGCATGCGGTCGTCATCAGATCAGGGACCACGATAAGTGATTTTGCGAAACTGGAAGCAGAAATCATTGAATTCTGCGAGAATACCGAGTTCGCCATCGCCGGGCACCTGATGCAGCACGACCACGAGAGCTATCCGTGGATTCATAATCAATTCTTCATCATCAATATGGATTTCTATCGCCGGGCCGGTGCACCAGCGCCGACATTCCCTGACGTTATGAAATACATCGCGATCAAGTTCGATGATGGCAAGACGCCAGGATCATGCATGTTGCCTTCCTTCGTTCGTTCCGAGGAGAACATTCACGACGATTACACGCCGTTTTGGATCAAGCCGGGCAACGACTATATCGATGTCATCCCCGGCGAGCGGTTCGGTCAGGTCTATATCGCATGCGCATTGCGGATGAAACTATCCATCGTGAGTTTGCCACCCAACATTCGTCAGATGAAAGGCTTCGTGTACCCAGACGTATCGGATGTCAGCTTCGGAAAAGCCATCACTGCTGTTCGATCCGGTGAGACCCCAGAAACGACTGATCTCTATCCGGGCCAGAAATGGTACGTGACTAAAGTTCTCCCTCCTCGGCCGAAGAAGGTGTTTGTCCGGAACACCGAAGAACTGTCTTCGCCACCCAGCGAAGAACGTTTCAATACGGTCGCCGCACCGGCTGCGGGTTTCAAACCCCTAGCACTCTGGAACGATTTGGGCGAAGCGGAAAGCAAGATCGTAATCTATGACTCCAACCAGGAATCCCTCACCTTCTGGGAAAACGTTATCACCAATTGGGATGGACGAGATTTCGCGGCCTTCGTAAAGGCGTCTATCGATATCACCGATGAAAGATACGATATTGGCTCTTTGGAGAAACTTATAAGCGATGTCCACGCACACTTCTCCGGGGAAGATGCGTTTATCGACGCCTGGAAGCGTTTCCAGGGCCTCACTCATCAGTTCGTGCTCTGCGACCTACTCGAAGATCAGGAGCCTCTGCTGGCCTCCCTAGGCGATTCTACGCTGCTTTCGATCAACAACAACTTCTTAAATCGATCCACGGTTCGCCTCAAGGGATCAAAAGAGGTGCGAAACGTTTTCGAGCGGCTAATCGGGGCGCTCGATCCAAACACTATGGTACTGGGATTTGCTCCTCCACTGGAGAAACTATGGCGGCGGGCTGGCGACATGATCGGTAGCAGCGACACCGATTCCGTGTAAGTCTTCAAGAGACCCAGAAAAAGTGTAGTTGCCCGTGTGCATGAGCGTCATCCATGGACACAACCACACTTTTCTTCCCATCTTTCTGACATTTCTACAGAAGAAATAGTCTTCCGAAAGATACCGGTTCGTGTCTGGGCAGATGATGCAGTGAAAGTACGCCATGATTTGGCGCGAACCTTCGAACCCTTCCGTTCTGCTGTGGTCTGGCGTGTAAAGAAGCTCCGGATGAGCCGCATCGTAATCCGTGAATACTTCCCGAGAGATCATCATGAAACCGGTACCGGTCTCTGAAACCTCTACAGGTCCTTCTTGGTGAACATCAACGCCAGGAAGAGGAGAGAACACAAAGTCCCCCACGTAGTCTTTCAATGAACTGGGACTCACGCCGCTCAATACTGCCGCGTGAACCTTGTCCCATGCGATGTGCTTCTTCGGATATGCAGCAGCAAGCACGTCATATCCAGAACCAGGAGTCTGGAGACTTAGCATCATGAGAACGCTGAATGGATCAAAACCAATATCAGCATCAATGAAGAGAAAGTGAGTGCATGCAGAACGCAAGAATATATCAACGCAAGCATTGCGTCCTCTCTGGACAAGACTTTCACTGAATATGAATGTCGTCTCCAGTTGAACTCCTACGGACTTACATAAGGCAGATAACTCAGTCATAGACTGTGTGAATGAACCCTCACACTTACCACCATACATAGGTGTAGCAACCATGAGTGATACAGTCTTGAGATATTCTCTCGATACTTTCAGTTCGAATGTCATGCTGTATTTATCTGTGGTTTTAACTGATTCTATAGAGCCCAAGCTTACGCTTGTGCTGCTGATTCCATGAAGCATTTCGTCTTCGACTTATGCTTCATGATCATCATCCTTTAGGAGGATGAATACATTTCCGAAGATTTTATATACTTCTATTCCCCCTGCCACTCACAGAGCTTTATAGCCGACAGTCATGTCTAGCATCTCGGTAAGAGGCAGGGGAGAATTGTAGATTATTTCCGTGAGTTCTACAGTGGATTGGCGATGTACCGGTTCTACCCGGAGGAGGTGGCTACCCGAAACCCTCCCTTTAATCGCCCTTCTCTGCGCGCAAGCGCGCTATAGCGGTTCAGCATTACTGCTGGCATCTGCCCAAGCCAATCCTACTCGACCGGGGTCAGATAAGCTCGTTGTCATGTCAAGACATTGCGAGCTATCTTTTGGTGCCTTTTTGGTGAGTGCCAACTCAGCCCAAGCAGCAGCGATCTTGTGGGTCCAATTACCTCAAAGGTCCCTCCGCAGCAAAGCTTGGGACGCAGATTTCGGCCGGGCCAGCCTCCTTTTGCCCTAATGGTATGATCGGACTGTATGGGGACTCGCTCTTGAGACTCAATATCTCCGGAGAAGTGTGACGAAGTATACCCTTGACGATGCTACCGAAATACGGTTTCTGTTTAGAGGATATAATGGTCGAACCGTTCTGTTCGTTAGTGTATTCTTCTTAAGGTTACGATCAATGGTTAACACAACCAAAAGCATCTACGTCGGGGTGATGAGCATCGTCCTCGCTCTCGTTCCGCTGTTTTTGTTTGCAGGGTTCTGGGTATCATCTCAGATAACCGTTAGCATCGATGAGATGAAGAACGATCTCTTCAGGCGTTCAGACGAAGTAACTGCTAACTTTGATACCTATTTTCGTGAGAATATCCGAGCGGTCGAAGCCATCTCCCGCCTAGAGATGTTTGATAATCCAGAAAAGAATCTTCGATTGCTTTATGACAGTGCGGAGAGGCTTGTTCGTGACGTGCCGACGTGGGATGCGCTCGCCTTGGTCCGAGCGTCTGACGCAAAGATATTGTTCACGACCGCTGCTCCCTTTGGCACAGAACTTCCTCCATCGAAAATTTCGGTCGAAGAGTTTTCTCGGCTTCGAGAACCGAAAGTTTTCTCTATAAACACGCCAGGGCAGATTCGTGGCCAACCGTTTATCATGCTGGCGGTGCCGATCAAACGCCAAGAAATCCAGTATGTGTTCATGCTGCTGATGAAGCGATCCGTCATGCAGAACCTGCTCATGAGCATGCCTGATCCACCCGGCGTGATCGTTACTGGCATTCTGGACGAAAACTACATTCATGTGGGGCGTTCCAAGGAGCCCGATATCAGGCTTGGTAAGGAAGCAGATCGCAACCTGCAAAAGTCTATCACTGAAAACGGCCGGGGGTCGGGACCGACTACGCTATACGACGGTAATCAAGTTTTCGTGGCGTACGTCAAATCGAAACTCACGAATTGGGCAACTGTCACGTCAAGTGATCGCGGAGTGTATAATGCATTGATTAGGAGTCGCGATTGGTCCGTGGTGTCCGGTGGTGTTCTCTGCGTTCTAGTCAGTCTCGCCGCTCTCGGTCTATTCCTGAACCAGCGCCGCCGTGTTGAGACGGAACGACTTCAAGCCACCCTTCTTGAACAGACCAGCGCTACGTTGGAAGAGCGTAATGTTTTGCTTCGTGAAATCTATCATCGCGTTAAGAATAATCTCCAGGTTATCCAGAGTATGCTCAGGCTTAGCTCGCGAAATCTTTCTGAAGAGCAAAGAGAACCCTTCGAAGACGCAATCACTCGGGTTGGCGCGATGGCGAAGGTTCACGCTATGCTCTATCGGTCAGATGATCTTAAAACAGTTGACGCTGGAGAGTTCGTTCGAGACATCGTGGGTGAGATCATGGCCGCATATGGCGCGGGCGCGCGTGGGATCACGTCTGAGGTGAAAACCGAGGCAAATATCTTGGTATCGCTCGATAATGCTAGCCCACTTGCTTTCGTTGTCGTTGAGCTAATCACGAACTCTCTCAAGCACGCCTTCGGAGGCCGCACGTCTGGCCGAATCAGTATTGATATTAAGGTCGAGGACGAAGCCGGATTGCTCTGCGTTTCGGACGACGGCGTAGGCGTTACCGAGGGTTATCGTGACACTCGTTCGATGGGCCTGCGTATGACTGACAGGCTTGCCGAGCAGCTTAACGGAAAGATGGAGTGGCCAGAGGCGGGCGAAAGCCGCTTCTGTCTAACCTTCCAACTGAACGTAGGAGAGGCCGAGGCCGCCCGGCTCAAATTTGCTACGGGTGCCCAACCTGGAATTACCCCCATCGCAGCTTGAACATCAATGCGTCGTTGGCGTCGCGAAACGTCCAAGTGACGGCGGCACCTGTCCAAGCAAAGTCATCCGTACAGTTCTTTTGACACCATTCGTTGATGATCTTGTAGGGTAGATTCATGTTGGGCTCTCGGCCGCCCGATCTGGCGGTATCCCACACGATTTGATTCCAGTTTGCGTCCGGGATCATAACTCGATTGTTCATGAATTCCGGAACATACCAATGCTCTTCGCGGAACTCGAACGACCCGTGTAGATCGGGCTTATAACCTGAGCGATCAGCCGGATAAGCATCGCAATAGCTGAGTATACTTTCATCCGAAATAACTGGACGACGCTTGTAGGCTTTTCCGCTCTTCGTGCGCACCTCTTCGATAAGCTCGCGCAGTATCGTCTGATTCAGATGGTAGGCGGGATCGGTCGTTTCGTCTGAAAATGGAGAAACAACCATGACCTCGTAAGTCGGCCTCCTCGCTTCACCATGCAACAGTGCGCCAAAGGACTGGTCGCTGATCATCGTTACGGCACTGATCCGCCAGTCATTCTCAAATGCTATAACGGCATGGCGAGCAGAACCCATCTCGCCCATGATCCGTAATTCTCTCATATCCAGAGCGCGCCGCCACTCTAACGACAGCGCATGCTCATGGAATATTACTTGCTCAAACCCCTCGTAAGGAGCGAGCAATTGCTCATTACAATGAACAGTCTCACGGAACATCTGCATATGGAACCTCTCACGGAGGATGCAACGTAACGCAAAAACCTATTATTTGAAAGTCTAGTTTGAGTATTGTTTAGGCGTGTCTTACACTGCCGCCAGCCGAGATCGAACCGCCAACCCGGCCGCATTTCACCGAACCGCCAGCCGTCAAGCTGCCGCCGACGCAATCACAGGTCACAGAACCTCCCGCGCTTACGTTACCCTTTATCGAGCCTGCCGTCACGGAGCCATCAGCGGAGACGTGTTCTACTGTGCCCTCAAGTATTCTGACTTCAAGGATGCCGCCTGCAACGGCGGGATCGCCTTCCATGAGATTACCGTCGATGTAGACCTTGTTATTCACAATTGAGATGTTGTTGCCGGTGACCTTGACGCCGCCGATGTTTATCGTAGCCATGAAATACCTGTTGATGATCTTGTATTACTTATCGATGCTCTCAGAGGCGTTCGATCACAATGCTCTGATGGTAGTCAAGCATGATGTGGCCGTCACTGTCCTCTAGGGACAGAGAACTCTTGTACACCCGCTGAACGTTGCAGCTACCGCTGTCTTGAAAAGTAATTGTTTTCGGGGTGATCTTGCTTGCTACCGACCAGTGGTTCCAAGGCCGCCCCAATCCGACCAACATCACGGCGTTTGTGCCTATCATCGTGGATACGCGATCCATGAAGTCGTCTACAGACGATACCTTCTGGTTATAGAATGGCCTATAGAGGCGCATCGTCCGATAAGGCGCTATGCATTTCTTTGCCGTGTTGGCCAAGCCCCAAAGTTGTTTAAACCTCATACCACTGAGCAGCGCCTGAGAGAATAATTCGGGATGGCTTCTGACCATATAAGTAAAAAGAGCGGCGCAATCTTCTTGAGAGAAATCTTCGTACAAGTAGTGCACAGCATTTACAACACTATATGCCCCGCACAAACCGTCAAAACTACCTTGCTTCCATGGCTTCTTCATCGCAATACAGAAGACACCAGAGTTGATCATTTTGTCCATAAATACAGTATGGTCAAGCCTCGCTCTTTATTTGCTCATCTAATGGTATTTGCTCTAGCTATCTATGTCCCTCTACTTGGGATGTCTTGCTACATGGGTTATTCGTACATAAAGAACGAAGAACACAGCATCATCGAAACAGCCATGTCCGCAGCCCGCCGTATTGATGGTGAAGTTGGCCGTGACATCGAATCTCTTAAGTCTGTCGCGATCACCCTTTCGGGTTCCCAGGCTCTCGTAGCAAACGATCTCGAAACGTTTGAGATAAAGCTCCGGGACCGAGAAGGCGGCTGGGTTAGAGATGGAGATGGAGGATGGATCGTCCTTATCGACCGCAACGGCCAGCAAAGGGTCAACAGCCTCGTTCCACACGGACAACCACTACCGAACGTCTCGTATCAAAACGACAAGCTTGGTCTGGATCAGGTATTCGCGCATCGCGAGACTCGCGTGTCTGACCTTATTCTGGGGAGCATATCAAAGAAGTATATGGTTGCGGTAACCGCGCCAGTAGTCATCAATGGCGAGGTGAAATACGCTATTTCAGTGGCTGTGCCAGCAACGTACTTTAAGTCTCTGGCGAATACTCCTAATGGATGGGTTACGGCGCTGGCAGACAGCAAGGGCATGATCATATCTCGCTCTATCGACAACAATAAGTGGGTCGGTCAGCAGGTTTCACATTCAAGCTGGGAGCAGATGCGCGCTTCCAATAATACAGAAGAGGTTTGGGGCGATAATATCCGCACCCTCGATGGTAACCCGGTCGTTGGCAGCTTCAGGAGGTTTTCGTCTGGATGGCACGTCCTAGTCTCGGCCTACCCCGAGGTTTACATTGAGCCCGCACAGCGGTTCGGCCGCTTTCTACTCTGGATGCTGCTCCTCTCGGTGATTCTGCCCATTACGTTTGCTACCATTCTTGGCCGCCGCATTTCAGGTGCTCTTCATGCACTGGTCAAGAAAGCCCAATCCGTTGCTCATGGCATTGAGACGTATCCAATCGAAACTGATTTGATTGAGGTCAATACTGCTGGCAGGTCTATGGATACGGCACTGACGAATCTGCATTCCGAGATCAGTCAGAAAGACAACTTGGTCCAGGTTCTGAACACCGAGCTAGATACGGTCGAGAAGAAGCTCAAATAAAAAGGTGCGGACGAATCCGCACCTTGAGGGTTATTGTTTAATAAAGTGTGATGGGCCAAGAACGACTTGCGGTCGCACTCCCCTATTTAGGCATCATCTGTTGGGACTTCTCTACGCTTATCAGCTTGAGTTGGCGAGCAGGGTTTGTGATGGCATAGGATAGCCCGTTAGAGCTTTCGTTTATCACGAAACCATCGAAGCCCTTCTGCTTGAAGTGATTCACCACATCCTCCGAAACTAGGAGAGCCCATTCTTCGCCAGCATCGGTTTCGATGTTGTACGGTTCATCTACGTCCGGAGGATTGGCTGAGTAAATCTGGTAGGCTTCTTCGATGTTTTGAGCGACACGCAAGTCTAAAGGGTTCTGCATCTGCATCGAGAAGACGCTTATGTAACCTCTTCGAGCATAATCTTTGGCGTATTCCAAATCGTCCGTTACATAAAACAGACCTGGATGACCCAAACTTATTTGGGTGGCTCCATCAAACGTAGGGCTACCGTGATAGACGGTTTTCCGAACTAGGCTCTCTTTGATAATATCCGCGTATCGCATCGGTTATTTAGAGAGCCTAGTTCAAATTGATTTTTGTGCCTGCTGCCAAATGCTCCCAAGCCTTAGCAATACCGTACTGACCAACCCAGCAAGTGAACGTGATAAACCGATTCTCCAGCAGCCCGCCATTGACGAGCTTACGAAAAGCATAATGCAGTTCGAGAGTATGCCTATCTCGTCCGTCTTTCTCCATCACGCACCTCGGAAACGATCCAGTACGGCTTCAAGCTCGCTGATCAGTTGACCTGACGATTTATCCTTCGCGATAGCTTTATCGAGACTTCCATAGTGTTGCTCCAGACAGTCGATCAGCAGCGTCTTGATCTTTGCCTCGTCCGGAGAATGACGTAACGTGCTATTCGCATAAACGTTCTCCAAAACAGCTTCCTTGTCGGCAAAATGTTGCTCAAGCTGATCGATGGTCCATTCGCCACGGCGAATAGCCTTCAACTGCTCGCGGTTGCGCTCCAGGTCGAGGTCACCCTCGATCAGAATCTGCTCAACCTCAGACAGCAGCCTGACGACATGATAGGCGAATTTCACATCATACCCAACCTCTTGGATAGACGCTGCACGCTTCGGATTTGATGCATTCGACTTGCCACGCAGCTTGTGCATCTGGGCGTAGCTGTAGCCCTTGAACTTGTGCCATGCGCCCTTGTGCAAGAATTCCTTTCGACGTTCTCGGATCATCTCCGAGATCGCCGTAGAATGGATCACGCAGCGCCGAGGCGTGAACAGGCTGTCGATCATGTTAGGGTTATTTTCCATACACAGACTGACGTATTTCACGATGGAGTACACCGAAAAATCGTATTCCTGGTTGGAATCTGGAGCCTTGACGTGATGCTCCTGCCACTGCTCGAACCGCGCAATCTGGCGGCCGAAACCTGGGATTTCTCCAGCAAGATGCGGGAACACCAGTTCCTTTGGCGGCATACAGAATCCATAAAGGTCCATATCGGATGTATCCGACGAGACTCCATACGCGACCGAACCCATAATGGTCAGGTAAATTGTGTTATCCGGCAACCATTTCGGTGGATGAATAAGTTCGTGCTCTTTGAGCTTCTGCAACAACATGATAAAGAACCAAATAAAATATGGTTCACCATATTCCAGCAGACTATTCTGGGTCAAAATGAAAGACGAAAATCGCGTACTAAAAATGTCCCACTGGTCGCTTTCCTTCGGAGATTACGAAGAGAAGCGCACCAAGCCTGCACGTCTGTATTTTAAAGGATGGAAGGGCGAGACCGTCTCTCCAATGAGCACGTTCGAAAACGAACGATGTATCGACTTTCTCAAAGCAATAGAGATTGATCGCTATTGGCTCCAAAGCGATTCGTACGATAACGCGGCTCCGTCGCCAATGGGTTCGTTCAGCGCGGAAGGCATCTGCGTCTGGTTTATGGAAAATATCGATCACGAACGGTTTAAAGGGATGCTTGACGCAATCCCTCCCCGCGAGAATTACTACTACATCAAGAATTCTAAGAAGACACTCACCGACGATATAATCGGCCGCCTAGAGGGGCGCAACTGGATGCTATGTCGTCCTGAATGGGACGATCACCAACATCAGGGTGAAGCCATTTTGAGCGTCCAGGAACTTGCTCCAGCGGACGACGTTTGGATCAAGATGATGCTTGAATGATTATCTTACCGCAACAGGGTCGGTGACAACGATTGTGCCATCTGCCCGGCACATCACGTTGTCTTCCTTCATATCAAGCCTGATCTGTTTGGCTGGCCATCTACCAGCCTTCACCAGAACGCCCTTGAGCTTGCCGATAATATCCACGAACGTCCTGGTTAGACTATTGTCGGGCTCTGCGCCATACGCGCCGTTGCAGATCGCCTGGGCCGCAGCAAAGCAGGGATTGACCGAATCGTCATAGGTTGACGGATCGATCTCGTTCAGCATCTCCATCCGGATCATGAATACGTCAGACGTGACCTGCATCAACTGGCCCTTGAAGCGAGGCAGATGCGGGTTGTTCGAATTCGCAAAAGCGTACTCAACGAACTTGCGATAAGCGCCGTCGAGATTGGCTACCTTCAAAACGTAGTTCAGTTTAGGATGCGAGAACACGGCCGAGAACCAGCCTGTTCCCAATACGTGAAAGCCTAGACCTTCCATGTACTTTTCGAATTCCATCATATTTCCGAACTTCTTCGCCTTGTGGGCTTGGATGTTCTGTAGCTCTTCGATGGGCTTGATACCCTTCTGTTCAAGCTCAGTGAAGAACTCGTCCAACGGGTCGGTATAAGCAGTCTCTACGAGGTTGATGAAATGGCGCATCTCATATTTAGGCCGGATCGGCGGTGCGGGTAAGATGGCCGACTCGAACATTGAGCGGCCTGCTTCGTGCTCCGTTTACCGGCGTCCAACGCGCCCACGTGCCAGTCTCCCGACCGTCGATTGTCTCACGATGCCGGGTCAGCAAGGGTACACAAATCGCAAACGTGCGACTAGCCTTCGAGATGCGAACTTGTTGCTGCGTAGCGCCATCACGGTAGTACGCGATGTCGCCCAGCTTGTATGTCATGCGGCCGGTCATGTCAGGTTACAAGCTGCCCGTCCGCAAGGGCTTCGAGCCGAGTGATCAACTTCTCAGCATCATTAGCGCAGTCGCCCTGAGAATAGTAGGGCTCCATCATGTTGATCAGGTCGCGCATCTCGTTAATGATATCGTCAATATCGCCAGTGGACAGCGTAACGAGGCGTGCCGCACGTTCTGCCGCCTTGCGGGCAGCGGAAGCATCCTTGATCCGCTTGAGGCGCACCGCAGCCCTCTCAATCTGCTTGCAGCGCTTTTGCCAAGCCTGCGCCTGCTCAACTGAGTGCTTCATCGACATATGGCTATAGACAGCCTGTTCGCTCCCGAAGGGTTTATTGCAGTGAATACACAGATGCTGTTTCATGGAAGCTGTCCTATTTCACGCAGACTACCATGTTTCGACAAATTGTCAAGACTCGCTGAAAATGTGGCTCCTGGGGCAGGGATCGAACCTGCGACCATTCGATTAACAGTCGAACGCTCTGCCGCTGAGCTACCCAGGAATACTACTACGCTTTGATCGTCAGGCTGACCGGGCAGGACTCGAACCTGCAATGAGGTTTCCCTCGACAGATTAACAATCTGCTCCGATACCATTCCGGGCACCGGCCATCACCTAACAACAAAAAAGCCGCCCTGCGGGGCGGCTTGCATCTGATAACAGATCGCAATCCCCGCTTATGCGTGGCCCTCGATATTATTCGAATTGTTGCGATTCATCATCATGATCTTATTTATACTCGCAGTATTAGCGAACGTCAACAGAATAGTTGAGGGAAGAAACCCAATGATGATCGAAACCACGGGTGGGTTCGGTCGGTGGTGTTTCTAAAGCGGCTTCGGCGGTTGCCTTCTGAGCCTTCACAAAAGCCTCGACCTTTGCGCGACTACGACCTACCTGCTTGTGAGCCTGACGAATAGTCTCTGGCGAAACGCCTAGTTTCTCCGCAAGATAAGAAATCTCGTGGGGCTCTTTGCTGACTAATTTGCGATCCATGTCCATGAACATATTTAGTAAACTGGCCTATTTTTTCGTATTAGCCATTCCCGGCTTTACGCACTGTCTCATCAACATCTCGACGCCCGTGTAGAGGAGCGACATTGTGCGTTCTGGGTCCGATGAATCGACCTCTACGAGCGCCGGGTTCCCCGTATAGTGCTCAACCACCTCAGGGTCTGCCGATCCCATTGAAACAATCACGTCCGGCTGCGGTTTAATGTCATCCATCCAGATAGCGTCACGCGGCGTGTGGGGATAGCCGTCCAGCACGTAGCCTTTCTGAACATCCTGCATGACAAGGCGACTGCGTACGAGTTCTGCCATCAGGTAATGCGGGACGGGCGCACCATCCGAGATGAATTCGCTGATCTTCAGAACAAGATCATCTTCCTTCCCGAGGCTGTCTAGCATCTCGTGAATCGTGAGGTGCGGTACTTCGTATGTTTTGCTCAGTGCTTCGGCGTACTCAGCCTCATCACCCAGAACGATGATCTTGGGCCGGATGATGCCTTCAGGATCGATCTCAACACCGTGGTGTTCGAAGAACACAGGAAGCTCGCTGTAGCAGACCGGACCGCGCATGACCTTTACCCCAAGGTCTTTCGCAAGCTGCTCTTCGTCGCCCGTGGCTTTGCCTGGAATCAGGATCAGATCGACCCCTTCCAGGTCTTCGATTGAATTTTTGATCAGGTCCGTCGTGATCCAGGCTGCAACTGCAATATCTAGGTTTCGGATTTCATAAGTGAAGTCTTCCGTACCTAGGGCCTTCATGACGCGATCAAGTCCGGCTTTGGCGAGCTTGCCGGTGATCATCAAGACGTGTTGTCCGGCTCCTGGACGAAACTCTTTCAGGATAACGTTCTGTTCAATGTCCATTTCATCGAGATCACACGCGGCGTCATGATGCTTAATGAACGTGATCGACTTGGCGTCGAATACGATAATCTTCCGAACGCCATCCTGGTCCATAATACAACCGTCGTAGCCTTCGTTTCCAAGGCTATTCATTAGGTCATGTGGATTATCGGCTGAGGTCAGCGTGTATGGGCGGCGCAGGTTTACACGGCATTCAAAGACGTTCGGACCATAGTTGCACGCATCATCGAACGTCGTGAATAGCGAGCCGTTCTCGTGGTCAATGATCAGCTTATGGTTGGGAGAACCATGGAATAGAATACCTTGAAAAGCTTTGCTCAAAGCAACGCCGTCGATGAAATCACGCATGCTCTATTTAGGACCCACGAAGTCGCCCGAAAAAAAAGATATCGACCGCGCAATGGTTGCGATTCTACTTTGTGATCACTCTCGGACGAGCCGAGTTATTTTCATCATGGATTTTTTCATATGTCTCTTTCCAAAGTAGCTGAACTTATTGTTTCCGCACAGACTCAGATGGCCGAAGCTACCAGCATGCTGCTGGCGCTGATGGCTCCCCAGAAGTCTGCTGCCAAGATCGGCGGTACCGATGTTCTGCCGACGTACAACTCCCTCTTTGAGGACGTACTGCGTGTCGTGAACAAGGTTGGCCCGACCAACTATCACATCGTTGCCGCTCATCTGATTCACGATCTCGGAATCACTGCACAGCAGCTTCGTATCGTGCAGCCGAAGAATCGCGAAAAGTCGCTCTTCGTTTTCCGCGTCGAGTGGGCAATGTGGTATCTGTCGGATTCTGTCGCGACCTTCCCGGCCCGCAGCGGCCACCTGCATCTGGACAAGGCCACTGGCCTCTATTCGATCACCCAGATTGGCATCGATTCCCTGCTTGCCGGAATCAGCGATGACGAGAATCGCGCGATCATCAAGCGCGTGAATTCAAACAGCGTACTGCGTGCCGCTGCAAGTCGTCCTGCACGTATTGCGGCCAAGGCCGCTAAGGATGCGAAGATTCAGGTCAAGACGGTTAAGTTCAAGAGCCCGTTCTCGGCCTAAGACGAATAATTCGAGAGGAGTTTCGGCTCCTCTCGAATCGTTTAATCGATAGACCTTTTCGCTCGGTCCAGGTCCATCTGAGCCCGCACTTTGGCGTCCATTTCGCGCTGGGAATATTCGGTCGGATCGACCCCCTTCAGCATTACCACCTCGCTACGTTGGAGGTAGTCTTCGGTAGGATCGCACTTTGCGATGTAATATTTGCTCATAGTTCATTGTTTCCTTTCCCTTTGAGAAGGGGGTTCCGGACGCCTTGATTTGCAAACGTCCCACGCGTTGGACTAAATTCATCCAAAACGGTTTCGACAACGTGCCGTATTTGCTTAGGTTTCTTTACCCCTATATCCCACAGGGACTTAACGACGTTCAGCCCATAGCTGTGGATTAGCTGTCGAATTTCAGGGGGATATTTGTCAACAGCGTCCATTCGCGCGCGGCGCTTGGTGTCAATGAATTGTTGGTGTTCCTCTGCATCTAGCATTGTCACCACCTCCCTGAAGATTTCGTATAAGTGCCGTCTCGATGCCGGTCTACGCCGCAAAACCAGCGCCATTTGCCGTTACGGCACCTGACTGGCCAGAACGCGAACATAGCGTAACCCAAAGGCTCCCAGACGCAAACGCCTTCGCTATCTATCAGCGGATCGCCCTCGTAGACACCAACCGACACGCCATTGCGGCCTTCGATCCAGATTTGTCGTCTGCTCATTTTTCTTCCTTAATGGCGGCGAGGCCGAATTCAGTCAGAATGAAATAGTCATCAAAGCGCGCACCTTCTCCTCTGACCAGACCGGCATCAAGGACTTCGCACAGCGTCTCGTTCGTCTGATCATCGTCGTCAAAATCGCTGCCATAGGCACCATCTTGGCCGATTTTGCGAAGCATTGCCAACTGCTCTGGGGTCGGTACGTACATGGAAGTATTATCGCTGGTCGTATTCGAGGACGTATTTCTTGGCCTCTTCCTTGGTCATCTTCTCGCCAGACCAATCGTTCTGGATTTCTCCGTCAAGCTGATCGATGAGTTCACAGAGAACTGCTTTTCGCTTTTCATCGGGACGATCAGCCATGGCCGACATGGACTGTTTAACGTCAAAATAACGCTTGGCGATTTCTTGAGATGATTCTGTCAAGCCTTCCCATCCCTTGATGGTGCCCCATTTCAAAAGCAACTTTTCGGCCATATCCCTGCTCCCTTGGTTGTGGGGCACACCTCTACCATAAAAGCGTGCCCCCTAACAAGGTTAGCCGTTGAACTGTGCTCTCATTTGAGTCAGAGCATAGGCCGTATCAGACAGGTTGTTCGAGTAAATCTTGAGATCATGCGCAGCATCGGCCAGGGCACGATCATCGCCATCCTTCTTTGCTTGCTCGAATTTGGCCCGCCTGTCGGAAATCGTCTCCTCTAGACGAGCAACGGTTTCTTCCACCTGAGTGATCTGTTCTGCCGTGACCGGATTGGCTAGCTCGAACGTTACGTAATACTCAGCGTTCGGGACGAACAGTTTAGCGGCTGCCTCATTCAGGATGGTCATGCTGAGATCGAATTGCGGAGTGTTTCTTCCGAAAATCCCGTTCTCTGAAGCCTCTTGTGCTTCGTTCGATCCCGCCCATACAGCATTCATTCGAATCTGATGACGAGCATCGCTGTACTGGTTCTTTGGTGTGTACTCGATATGATTTGCACGAGCCTTGCATTTTACTTTCTGCGACAACTAATTTCTCCTTTTAAAAACGCAAAAAAGCCCCGACACCGGCATCCCGGAGCGAGGCTTTTCAAGTTGTATGAGAAGAATACTGATCCAAATCAGATTGGTCAATATTCTAAAGCATCCTATTCATTTCCTCCAATGAAGCAAATGTTAGCTGCTCTCTCGGCACAGCGTCGCCCTTGTACAAAGGAACGATCTCTGCTCGTCCATCCAACAGTAGATATTTCCAATTGAATTTCCAACGCTCTAGCTCGCCGTCCGGAATGATCTTGCAATAGTCCTTGCTGCGCATCATCCAGCCATCCGGCTCTACGGACGACGCCGCATTCGCTGCGCTCACACCGATTACTGTTGCTGCCCCGGTCGTCAGTGCTGCACCTAATAGCTCGCGTCTATTCATTCGTATCTCCTGTTGGTCGGCTCGATGAGCCAGGGTTTTTCATTAGCCGGGCAATCTCAGCTTTCATGTCTTCAGGCGAAACCCCGTACGGATGGGACGCTATCCACTCGTGCAGGGCAATAGACATCCGATCTTCGAAGCTGAGACCATTCTTCGAAAAATCAACGTAGATTACTTCGCCTGCCATGCTTAACCCGGCTCCATCTCCGTCTGGAAAACGCGATCATGTTCGGAGCACAGATCACAGAGATCATCGAACGGGAACGTCTTCTCTAGCTGATTGTGGGGCAACTCTCGCAAGAAATCGCAGAGCAACTTATGGAGATCGCGATCTGCGGCGGGGTTCAAACATCCAATCGCCGCAGATTCATCGAAATACACTCCATTCTGAGCGCCAAATCTCTTCAGATGAGGAACAGTCTTCGAAGCAAGTCTCCACCAATCGGGTCGATTTTTGATGATCATTAAGCCTCTCCCATTTTTCATCGCGCCGTTAAAGATACTTTGCTACGATTTCTCCTTGGGCGGTGAATCGAATAAATCCACCGTCATCGTTTTTACGCTCATCAACTAGTTCGTCGGGTAGCTTGCCGGAAATCACCGGCCACATCATATCGCTTACGCGATACCATCCATCTGCTTGAATGGTGCTGCGCTTCATGAGAGCGACTATGCTCTTCTGGTTATTGGTCAGAGACATTTTTCGTCCTGATTATCTGATCGATGTACTGTTTGGCTTTTTCAAATGGAAGATCACCGACATCAACGGAGTATATCCGCCGCCCGTCCTGGGTATCGATGGCTTCAAGAAGAAGTTTGCGACGATACATGATTGCCTCTGATGATGATCCACTCGCATAGCATAAAGACCTCGCTCGTACGAGGTCTTTTATAGATGTCAGCCCCATCTCAACTTAAAGAGGAGAGCATCATTAGCATCTGCGAAATGAACACGCAGTGCTGCAATGTTGCGACCGATAGGAGATAGAATTGACCATCTTTTATCAACCATCAATGCGACCGAATCACTCTCGCGATAGAACGGCTCGCCTAAGTTGTCGATCAGCCAAGAATGCAAGCCGTCTATGTCGTATGTTCTCGTCCATACGTAGTAAGGAAATTGTTTTGAATGGTTTATGTAATCCATTTGGGGTCAGCCCCATCTCAACTTGAACAGCATCGCGTCTCGTTGATCCGCAAAATGCACTCGCAAGTTAGCGATGTTCCGGCAACCCCAGATAGGCGTCATGATCGACCATCTCTTACCGACCATCAAGTCTTCATCTTGATCGCGATAAAACGGTTCGCCCATGTTCTCCACGAGCCATGAATGAAGCTCGTCAGTATTGCCTACGGTGATCCACACGCGATGACAAAATAATTCCAAAGCATCCATTGGTGTAATTCCTAAAAAAAATCCCCCGCTTTCGCGAGGGTTTTTTCGAAACGATGAGATTACTCGTTTTCACGACCGGTCTTTCGGGATTATGACTGACTTGCGGCCAGCTTTCCCCGGTTATCCACCCACCGGAGCTTGCGCCCTCGACAGGTATCCAGCCAATGTCGCCATTCTTGCTCGTTGGTACTCCACCAAACCCTTGCGAGGTTCGGCTTCATCGGACCAACAGCACGAGAGGCAGTTCTCGTGTCGCTGCATGTCACTCAACAGTTCTTGCTCCACCGACCTTGCGAGCCGTTCACGAGGGCTACCTCGTTATGAAACCTTCTCTATCAACTCACCTTCGGCTTGCGACCTCCGGGAGACCGAGTTCCCTTGCCAGGGCTCGGCATTAGACATCTTTCACATACAGCCGGGACAGACTTTCGCTTTTTGTTTATCGTATCTGGTATCGCAACCAGAGACCGACACCTGGATTGGGTGTTGCTCTACTACTGAGCTATGCGAAACCACCAAGACGTGCTGTCCCTGCTGCTTCAACTCTCTTTCGAGAATCAAAATACAACACGCCTCATCCTTTTCATGCTGCTAGCACTACTTGGGCGTTCACGGGCATGACTTTCATCAACACCCTCGGATCACGCCTCTATTCCTAGAGACACAACCCATCGAACTGCCGGTCGCCCTTAGCCGCTAAGCCTCGAACAAACCCGACTTCCCGTTCACTCATAGGCTTCTTGTAGGTTCGCATTCAGGTCAATGACTGCGACGCCATTGTTAGAACCGCCATGCTTTCGCAGAGGCTGCATTCTCTTCTGGATGCCTCCAGACCTAATCCTACCGTTCAGCCACATCTCCTGTCCTTCCTGTGTAGGTCGGCTCAGAAGCTCACATCCAGCATGAGATGTGAAGATGCGGGGTTGTTTGGGCTGTCCATCATCTAGCTGGGCGAACCATACTAGACACTGGGTAGGGGTTATGTGGGGTTTACCCCAATTCACCGGTTGCCCGGCTTATCGTTCCAAACTATGGTCAACATACATACCAGTTCGCACCAATGCAAATAAAAAACGAGCCCTAGCGTGAATTTTTTAGAAACTTCGTCACGTGAGCCGTCCGATGCTTCTTTGAGGTCGGCGTGTGACGTTCTGAACGAATGTAGAGTTGCAAGAGGATTACAACTCATCGAGTTCGCAGATTTGCGAACCTATATCGGAATTTACTTTAGATCGCGCAATGCATTTGTGTTAGCGGCGCAGAGTAGGAAGTTCGATAGAGCATTTGCAACAGAGAACGCAAATGCTGAACGCAAAAACCAGCGACAAATCGAGAGAGAGCAGCGCCCCGCTGCTCGGGAGAAAGCATATTCACGTAAGCAACAAAGCAAGCAATTGCGGTTACGGCAGGAAATCGCCGTCGAGAATAAAGGTCCGGCGTTTGGTATCACGCGCAACGAGAAAGGTTTTGTCTATGTGATGACTAATCCAGCTTTTCCTGGATGGGTAAAGATCGGATCGACAACTGATTTACAATCTAGACTGGCAGGTTATCAAACCGGTGATCCGCACGCTTCATTCGAATATAACCACTACAAGTTTTTTCCTTTGAGAAAACAAGTAGAAGCTAAGCTGCATCTCCAATTTGGCAACCGGCGAGGAACGGGAGAATGGTTTGAAATAAGCATTGAAGAGGCCATTGATGCTATCGACGCCTTCGTTCTCAGCTAGCCCCAACGAAGCTTGTAGAGCAGCGCATCATTCTCGTTCATGAAATACCACCAGAGGTGCCATATGGCTTCGTAGTCCACCAAGATGGACCAATCAGACTCGTCATACACGCTGTTGATGAGCTTGCCTTTATTTCGGCGTCTAGTATGAGACAATTGTTGTTCGGCCCATTCTTCACGGGCGTCTATTTCTTTCCGCCACTGCTCATTGTCCTCAAATATCGTATCCGTCTCGACGCGATAGCGATAATATCGTTGATTCACGAGCCAGCGATTGCCTCGCTGCTCCGGCCCATACATGGTATCGTACGACTGAATCAACATCAGTAGCTACATCCGAGTTTGAAGTGGATAGCATCGCGCTCGTGTTTGAAATACACGTTGCGACAACAGCGAGCATACTGCCCGATAGCCATGCCGGGAAACGCGAGATAATCACCTTCCGCTATATTTTCCTTAAGCCAGTCCTCTGCCTTCCCGATATAGGCGAAGCAACCCTTCTGATCATCCTCGAATTCCGGATAGCTTCCAGCCACCACGAATGGGTAGCTGGCGATCTGCTCTACGAATTCTTTCTCGCCCTGAGCGATGAACAACTGACGAATTGCTTCGAACTGTCGTCCTTCTTCTGTGGACAATTTGGGTTCAAGAATCACCGAACATCATCCTGGCTAGAATGTATTCACGGCTGTACTGGAAACGAACCTCACCGTTTTTGATGCCGTAGAAACCTTTGCAGTTTGCTAGGCACCATTCTTCCACGTCGGTTTTGCGTTCCCTTGTGTATTTTACGGCTGGGACATCATTATCGGAATTTTTGTCCCAGGTCGGAAATTCCGCATTGGCGACAGATTGCATTTGGTTCGCGCTGAGCTTCAAGCGATCCGGGAATGGCAAACATAGCTGATTGCGCCCCTTGATATAATGGAACAGCTTATAATCGCCCGGCATTTGGCGAGCGAACTTGGTAACCTTAGGCTTTCGAGCGTACTCGGGCTTTGGTCGTGGGAGTTGATGCAGCGGCTCAAAAATAACTCCTTGCATGAACTCGAACCAATGCTGGTTTGGATCATACTGCTTTTTGAGCACAATTACGCCGCCACCCACCACCATCATTGAGCGGGAGTCACAACAGACTGATTTCTTGGCTGCTTCCTTCTTGGGAAGCGCGTCTTCAAGGAATTCACTCAGCATTTTGGTAAAATACCAGAAAAAAAGGCGGGACCAAAGCCCCGCCCAAAAACTAAGGACCTAAAAGGATAGAAAGATTAGTCGAGGAATCCCGATTGGGCATTCAGGGTAGCGACTTCCTGGGTCGGAAACGGACCTTCCGGCTCACCGAGATCGAAACCACCGAAGCTGACCTGATACCACCAACCGGCATCTGGCATTTGCGCTTCGCTCTTGGCCACAACCTCGAAGGTCTCGATGGTCGGCGCAAGCGCGATATTGAGGTTCATGTCGAGATCAACATTGACAGACATTTGGGCTTCGCTCCTTACAGCGTGTTGAGATAGAGTTGCAGGTACATATTCTCGACCATCCCCTTTTTGGACAGGGCAAAGCTGAGAGAATTCCAGTCGCGGCTCATGGTCCGGTAGACGCCTCCCGGAGTGATTTCCTTCAAGTCGCGCTCGATCAGATGATCGATGTTCAACGGCTGATCGAACATGACGCCGTGTTCTTCAAAGTAGGACTTTGGCGTGATGTAGACGATGGTGCCTGCTGCCGCGCCCTCGTACGTGCCAGAGAAGATGAACTCGTCGCCCTTGCAGTTCTTCCACTCTTCGGCGCGTTCCTCTTCCGTCATCGCTTCCAGTTCGGCCGCACGGGCATTCCACGGACGCGGACCAATTTCGCGCTTCTCGCCCGTGTCAACGACCGTGACGCCCTTGACGCTTTTCTCGACCAGCCGATCACCATCCGGCTTCACGCCGTATGGATGCTCCGCGATCTTGAAGCCAGCGTCGGTCGCAGCGTTCTCGAAAGCCAAACCCTGCTTGTGACGCACGAACGCAAACCAGCAATCGTCGCCAGTGTCGCGCTTCTCGTGAACGGTCTCCCAAACCTCGTTGGTGCCAAGCACGGCTTCGAGATCAGAGACATGTGCGCCGACGAACTCAAGCTTGTAGAACATCGCAATATCGTCCGACTCCGAGATCGTCATATCGATCCCATTGTCATCGACCAACGGCTCACGTGGAGCCGAATTAGCCATCTGTTCCATCAAATCCTGGATCGACATATTGCCGTGTACCGGATCGGGCTCCGGTTCAGGTGCCGCCTGCGGGTTCAACACGCCGCCGATGATATCCTCGATGCTACGACCCGATGCCTTCTCAGCCGGGGTGCCAGCAGCCGGAGCACCGCCGCGAACGCGCTTTTCAGCGTCCTTGCGGTCCTTGTCATTGTCCTCGTAAGTACCCTTGCTCGCGAGCACCTTGTCGATGGAAATCGTCCCATCAGCATTGCGGGTCGTCTCGATGTCGGTAACACGGGTAGTAGAACCGGGAGGCGCGAACGAATCGTCGCCGGAAAGCTTGCCAGCCTTCTTCGCCGCCTCGTATTTCTTCTTGTATTCTTCGTCCTTTTCCTTGTCTTCGTCGCTGCGCTTGTCCCACGGGTCTTCTGCATTGATGCCATGCAGTTCACCGATGGTGCGCTTCACGCGGTCCGGATCATCTTCGTCTTCGGACGGGAGAAAGTACGGGTCCTCTTCCAGCTTTTCCATCATATCGGAATGACGGTCAGCGAGCTTGTTTGGTCCGACGATGGTAATAGAATACTGTTCCGCGAACGCATCCTGCTCGGAGCGTCCGTCGAATTCGTACACACCTGGAATGGTGGTCATGTTCTGGAAGCGTTCGTCCATCATCATGTCGGTTGAACTTGGACGAGCCAACCGCACCCCGGCAACGCCGGAAGTCCTGGTAAAAAGGTCTTCCATTTCGACCAAAGTATCGGCCGCGCCGACGATCAAACTGGTTCCGTCGCGCTTGGCGTAAATTGCCATTCTGAAATCTCCCAACTGCGAATCAGAAATAACCCCGATTTACGAAATGGTCAACTGAAATGTCTGTCCTACGGCGGTTCCGGCTGATGCCCCGCTAAGAACCACAATACCAGTTTCTAACCAAAAACCAACCTCATTTGGTTCGTTGGAGACGTTGAGAATATTGAGAAAATAGCGTCCTGGGGGCAGTCCGACAGTCAATCCATGAGGGGTCGAAATGGCTTGATCAAAAACTATGACAGGATTGATCGCACGCCGGTTAGGAAACCATTTTTCGCTCATATTGGTCGTTGACGTTACCGGCCGCCCGTCTGGTTCCGCGCTGATCCATGCCTGAGCGGAATAGTCCTGTGCCTTGCCGGTGTGAACCAGAAACAGCTTGGTTTTTCCGCCTGTCGGAACGACAAACTCCATCACGACCATCTGCGATGCCGGAATGCGATAGCGCGGCAAACGAGGCTTCAGATGGTCATAATATGGTCTGGCATTTTGAACATACCGGTGCATACCGGGGCGGGTATTGGACTTTCCAGCAGCGGATGAGCCAAAGTTGCCAATCGAACTATTGCTGGTTCGTCCTGCGTAGACGGCATCTGCAACACCCGTCGCCACGACACCAGAAACCAGCTTGGCGATAGCCGGTGATACGTTTGAAACAGTGCCGCCACCCGCTACGCCCTGGATGGGAACCGCGATGGCGTCTCGCCTTGCGGTGAGGTTTTCCGTATCAGTCTGTGCGGATACTCCAAATATATCAGCGTACGTTGCGGAATTAATGGTCGCGTCAGATACTTGACCGGAACCACTTACGCCAGAAATGATGCTATCCGCATCGGCCCGAACCGAGGTTGAATTGATCTGGCCAGAAGCCGAGATACCTGTGAGCGAAACCCACGTGTCGCCATTTACATCTGAATTACCAACGAGTGAGTTCGCGGCTACTCCCAATGCCAGTACGTTCGCATCGCCGTTTTCTATAGGCGAACCGGCAATAACTGTGGCCTGGACGCCATCCGCTACCACCGATGTGTTGGCGCGAGACGCTGCAATGCCCGCCGAAGCTGCTGCGGAGACCCCAGAGACGTTTGTAGCTGCGTTGCCGGTGACGGTCGGGCCAGTAACAAGACCTGCGGCGCTGGCCCCGACAATGGTGCTATTCGCCGTACTGAGAACGACTAGATCATTTGTCGAGCCGTTTGCTTCGACTCCAGAGATCGTAGTGTTGAAGCTACCAACCCCAGTGATTGGACGAACCGCGCCAGCGCTCTGAACACCAAGGATCGATGCGGCGGACGAACTCGATACAGTAGAAGTTCCAACCTGACCAGAGGATGAAACGCCCGTTAGAGTGGTCTGTATCGCTGGGATCACGTTTCCAACGGACGACGATGCTGACGTACCCAATAGAGATACGTTGGCATAAACCTTTTGATCTGTGATTCCTACCTGGGTCGAAGCACTTGTGCCGGAAATATTCGTGCTAGACGTGATGGAAGGAATCGTCACGCCAACATTACCCGAGGCGTTTACCCCCTGTGGATCGACAAGCGTAATTCCGATATTTCCGATAGTAACAATACCGATCTGGGCAGTTGCGCTCTCACCCGAGATCGAAGTGAATGACGTGACGCTGACTGGAGCGTTGCTAGTTTGGGCAGTTGCGCTTGCGCCCTGAAGATCAACGACGGCTCGGCCGACGATACCGACAGAACCAGCGATACCAGTCGTTGCAACGCCCGCGACCGATGCCGAAGACGCCGTAATTTCTCCTGTTGTGCCGGTATACGCGGTAGCAGATGCACCGTTGATAGTAATCGTTCCGTGACCAATGACGGATGGCAATCCAGCCTGACCATTTGCTACAACGCCATCTTCGAGTCTGAAAACAGTTCCTGCGGCTTGTTCCGTAGTTCCAACAAGACCCTGTGCGCTCGCGCTCGTGAGCGATACGTTGGCGGAAAATGTCTCTGTTGTGGTTCCAACCGAAGAGCTTGTTTGGACACCAGTGATGCCAATGCTCGATGATCCCGTAACGCTTGTTGTTCTGCTGACGCCGGATGCCGAAACACCAGTCAGATTGACATAGCTAGAACCTGTCTCGGTAAGCGCTCCTGAAAGAGCATTAGCCGAGGCTCCCGTGATTTGAACGTTAGCTGATCCGCTCTCAGTAGTAGTACCACTGACTGCACTGGAGGATACGCCGACGACAGGCGTGATAGCAAAGCCAGTCGCATTAGGAGACCCAGCTACACCATTTCCTTGAATACCCGCGATAGAAGCAGATGATTGTGTGCTGACGGTGGTCGCGCCCGTACTTCCGGTGCCACTAACACCGACGACAGACGCTCCGGTATTGATCGCTGAGGCAACTATGACTGGCGAAGCCGCGCTGCTACCAGAGACGCCCACGATTGCCGCCGAAGCGTTGCCGATATTGGCAGGCTGTCCTGCGTTTATGGATGCCGTGACGCCGTTGACGGATGTAAAGGAAGTGGTCGTCTTGTTAGTTGTGCCCGCAGACGTTCCGGCGACAACACCGATCACCGTCGCAGATGCAGTCGTCGTTACCGTATTTGATTGTGCAACAACGCTAGCCGAGGCACCGGAAATCGCTACAAACGCTTCACCCGAAACAGTTGGCGATCCACTACTTGTTGCGCCTTGAACACCAGTAGCGGCGATTTGAACCGAACCGATACCGGTAAGCGTTTGGGCCTGACCACTGGCGGATACTGATGTAATCGCAACATTTGCCGATCCGATTTTCGTAGGCGATCCAACCGCACCGGCCGCGTTAGCCCCAGAAATAGGCACATTAGCGCTGCTGGAGATGGATGTCGTGCCAGATGACGTTGACGCCGAAACGCCCCCACTTACCGCAGCCGATTGCCCGCCCACATTTGGAGAACCGACGAAGGTTGATGCGGTCGTGCTGGAGATATTGACGTTGTTAGAACCACTCTCAGTGGTGCTTCCAACGGAGGTCGCTGCGGAAGCACCCGACAGTGAAATGTTGTTCGTTGAGCCAATTGTAGCAGCGTTTGCAGTTGCTGTTCCAGAAACTCCTGAAATTACAATGCTAGCTGTGGTCGTCCCAACCCCGGTAGCGACTCCAACATCAGCGGAGCCGGACGCCGAGGTCGCAAGGACGTTTCCATTTCCAATGTTTGTTGTCGTGCCAATTGCCGATGCGGCGCTTACTCCGGACAGCGCTACATTTGACGTGCCAGAATTAACTGTTCCTCCCACCTGACCCGTACCGGTCGTAGATGGCGCAAGGATGTTTGCATTGCCAATTTTAGCGACAATCCCGACCGCCGTTGATGCCTGCACACCAGAAGCAGAGACAACTGCGCGGCCAATAGTAGTCACGCTGCTTATTACAGACGATCCTGCTACGCCCGAAACTGCTACGTTGCTTGTCGTCCTGTCAGTGGCAACGCCGACAGCGCTCGATGCCGAAACACCAGACAGTGCCTTGTTAGCGCTGCCGATAGTCGAAACCGTGCCAATTTGTGTGGCAGCAGAGACGCCAGTTATGCTCTTATTAGCCGTGCCTTGCGTTGTCGGTGCCGAAATCGCTGTTCCAGCCGTAACTCCAGAGACAGCGGTATAACTGATTCCGATTTGTGTCGGAGAGCCCACCGCGCTGTTGGCAACGATGCCTGATACGGTGATGTTAGCAGATACACTGGCGATGGCTGGTTCAATCGCGATTAGAGACGCGGCGAATGGAGCACCTGCGCCGAGATTACCGTTAACTTGTGCTACGGAACCCGTTGCTGAAGCGTATGAAAGTTGGCGAGATGCTGAATAGATAAGACCGTCTAAAATCTCAGTAAAGCCAGCGGGAGGAGATAATGCTCCATTACCTTCCCAGTCGTGCGACAAATACAATACGAGTTCGTTATCAGCAGAAGTGGTGACCGAGCTAACGACACTTGTCTGGCTAAGACCTGTAGCTATTCCGATAACATCAATCGGATCACCAGATGCAACAGCGCCCTGGATCGTGATGATTTCACCCTGAGTATAAAAGTCTCTATTCTGTGTAAAGGTGTATGAGCTTCCTTCACTAGAAGCTCGCTTCCAGTACACAAACATTTTACCGTAGAAGTTACTTACGTCTACCGCTGTCGGAAAACCAGTCAGCAACGTCCATCCTGCTGGTGCAGTGAACGTTCCGTCGTTATAGAAATCAACGCCAGAAAACGTATGAGCGATCATAATATCGCCATCTACGGTTCCCGTAGGCTTGTTAAGAACTAAGCTGCTCGTACTAACATACGCAGTGTTAGATACTGAACGAACTGTAGGTCCAGCGTATGGTAGAATTTCAAAGCTCTTAACTGATTCAATTGCTATAACGGAATAGTTGGTCGCTGCAAGCTTTGTGAATCCGGTTACGTTCGGGGTACTCCATGAAGTACCAACCTTGAACCACGTTTCAACACCCGATAGTGAACCACTATAGCGTTCATCGCCAAATGAAGTGGTATCGTAAATGACGACGATCTTTTCGCCAGGAACGAGCGAGAACGATGCTGAGTGATTGACGTAATCAGAGGTAACCGTTCCGCTCATCTGGAACGTATCAGCCCCGCCAAACGTCAGTTTGATAGGTGTTCCCGTTGTATCCGCTGAGCCAGTATTAGTATCCCACTTGCCAAATGAGGCATGAGAAATACCGAGGGTACCTCCTGAACCAGACTGAAAAGTTATGCGAAGATGCCCATCTGATGCTTCAACAACTGTAGCAACAACGCGAAACGACATATTAACGTTCGTATCGTTGGTGGCAAGTGTCGCGCCATAGACAACTGCCGGACCAATCGACATTGGTTTACCAACGGCAGCCGCTGTGCCAATACCGCTAGATGTGCCAGAACCAGATGCGTAGACGGGACGAGAGTAGTTGATTACATATATCTGGCCCTTGCCACTACCATCATCATACTCGCCAGCAATGATCCACTGTCCATCTGAAGAGATGTCCACAGATATCCAAATACGTTGACCGAATCCTGGCTGATTCTGCTTGACAAACGAAGTACCGTAATTGCTAGAGAACCAGATATAGTCGGTATTATCAGCAAGTACGATATATTGGCCAGTGTCGGATACACTGATGTTGCTCCAGTTATTGAATGAACCGCTAGTTGGGCAATCAGCCCACGAGGTACCGCCATTTGTCGATACCTTAGCCGCATTACCTGACCCGATGATAACGACTGTCTGACCGTCGCTAGAGCAATCGACGCCATTCCAGCCGGTTGGTCCTGCTGTCAGTGAAGACCAACTCGTACCACCATTTGTCGATTTCTGAACGTAGTTGCCCGTATCCCCGACTGCATATAGTACAGAGCCGGTAGATGATGAAGCAACTCCAAGCCATGGATGCGAGCCTGCAACAGCAGTGAACGTCGTACCTGAGTTGTGTGATACATATACACGGCCACCTGTATCAGCATCACCAGCGATGATAGTTGATCCATCGCCAGATACTTCAATTGAAAGCCAGTAATGTGAGCCAGCAGATGTTGCTTCAGTCCATGATGCACCATAATCGGTTGATACCCAGATGCTTCCACCGGGTACCATTGCTGCAACAACTTGGCCACTATGAGATGTAGCAACGCCCTGCCAAAAATTCGATGTACCGGCAAGCTGAGTCCATGTAACGCCGTAATTGACTGACTTTAGAATACAATCATTGTATGGTGCAGCATACATGATCGAACCATCACTATTGGTTGCTACTCCATTGAATGATGCAGGGTTCGTTCCAGGGAATGAGGTTACGCGACGAGAGATATTAGGAGAAGCAGTTACAGTAGAATTGCCAGTTGCATTACCTACACCAGTTATGATGCCTACAGCGTTACCTACTGCTGTTGCTGAACCTGCGCCAGAAGCACTGCCTTGCATGATTTGTGCAAGGTCTTGAATTTCAACAACGATTGTACCCCAACCAGAAGCAGTACCGCCCGGTGTCTTTGTTGACAGGGCAAACGAATTGACAGCACCATTCGTATCGAAGCTGGCTACTTCTGCGAGCGAATCTACCAGATTATTTCGCAGGACCATTCCGGTAGGTGGCGATTCCAATGTCGTGTTAATGGAACGATGACCGCCGAATGCAGCAATCCACGACGTGCTATTGGTGCGCTGTGGAGTCAATGCAGACCATGACAGGGTTGTGCTGGTACCGACCGCAACAACGCTGCTGCCGATACGAATAGCACCACCGGTTCGTGGTTTGTAGACATGGACTATAAGTTCTTGTGCGTTCGTCCATGTACCGGATGTTGTATTAGTGGCCGTGGCAATACGATAGCCTAAGATGCTGCCAAATAACGTTGTAGTGTTAGTCGTGATGCTCGTGAAGCCAGATGCAAGTGTTGGCGGCGTAGCGTTCTCACGCATCGCGTAGATCACGATCAAGTCACCGACTTCGTGAGTCGGAATACTTACGGTCGTTGCGGTTGCTGAGTTCGCAGCAGAGAATTTAAGTGTGGGTCGATAGGCGACGCCGACTCCAGATACGGTTGACGTGCCAGCGGCATCACCACGCGGTGCTACGGCACCAACAGCGGATGCCGTTGACGTACCAGCAGATGTGCCAAGTGTTTCATCCCATGCAGTAAATCCAGAAGGGAGTGATGTTGGAGCAAAGTCAATTGATCCACCAGTAGGATTTGGGCCAACCGCGTCTACCATTATACATATTTTTTGGACGGCAGCCGGACTCATGACTATGCCACCAGTACCTGCTACTGGATCGCCGCCAAAAAGATATGAACCATTTAATTCGAAATATACTCGGTCAGCCGTGAAATCGGCATGAACACGAATAGTATATGACGTGTTAGCCGAAATGGCATGTAACCCATCGTAAGTGTTCGCAGGAACCGTGCTAACAACACCCCAGCCCTGACCACCAGCCGAAGGATCGATGTAAATAAGACGTACACCACCGTTCGCATTTTGATTTGGTAAGTTCGTTCCAACTTGAGCATCTATCCAAATTCGAACGTCAGAACTGTAAAAATTGTTCGATGTAAAAGCAAAACTATATTTGCCGGTAGATTTACTTGTTGTACTCCACGTATAGAGAGAGCCAAGATTTCCTGGCCCAGCAACGGTACGATTACCATTTGAGAGAACAAGACCAGCATCTGTCTTGACTGAGTCGAAAGTGCTTCTACTCAATATGACTGCTGTACCGTTGCCAGTTGCCGTACCTACGCCTGCGGCAGTGCCGACACCTGATTGATAATTGTGAACATAATCCCATCCCGTATAACCAGATGGAAGAGATGTTGGATTAAAATTAACGGTAGCAGATGATGGATGAGCTTGAATACTAACAGCCATACACAGTTTATGTGTACCCACTGTAGTCATTGATATACCACCGGTACCAGCAACCGGATCAGCACCGTATAGAAGCGAACCGTTTACTTCGTAATATATTTTTCTGGCGGTAAAATCGACGTGAACACGAACGGTATTAGTAGAACCGTTTGTTATTGGATGCGAGGTATCGAAAAAATTGGTTGAAGATGTGTCACGAGCGTTCCATCCCCAACCGGGAATGATAGGATCAAGATAAGTGAGTCGCACACCAGCATCAGTAAACTGACCCGGTTGCGCTGATGCTCCCGATTGCTGATCCAAATAAATGACAAGATCAGAAGTGTAGAAATAACTTGATGTAATTTCAAAACTATATTTTCCAGTAGTTTTGGCAGTGGTACTCCAAGTGTAGTTTCCGGCACCACCCGTTCCCGAAACAGTAAGGTCATTATTAGAGAGAGTTAGACCAGTTTCTGTCTTGAGTGGATCGAAACGAGTCCCAGTTAGAGCTACGCCTACACCAGAGGCAGCACCAGTTCCAGAAGAAGTGCCATCGGCTGATTGAATGCTGGGAGCATCCCAAGAACTGAACCCAGATGGAAGACTCGTTGGGAAAAAATTTATAGTGACGTTAACGGATATTGAAGCACTCAAACGCGCTGCTGGATAGATATCACCAGTACCTGGAATCGAAAATCCTCCAGTACCAGCTACTGGATCAGCACTATTGAAATATGCTCCGCCGTTAAGACTGAAGTAGACCTTACGAGCAGTAATATCGACGTGAACTGTTAGAATGTCTGGATTGGATGATGGAGCGTTTCCACCGAAATTATTGTTAGTACCATTGGTGTCGTTTATGACCCAGACAGAACCCGAACGATAGATTTCAAGATATCCGGCTGCTGGAGCAGCCCCGGATGAAGGAAGGTTACTAAGATACAATCTGAATGTATTGTTATCAAAACCGTTAGGAGTAGATACCGTGAAGCTGAATTTTCCAGTGCTCTTGCCAGTTGTTCCAAATACATACAAAGGAGCATCTGTAACGCTAGACGCGGTGAGATCACCGTTCGACAGCGTTATGCCCGAGTCTTTCCTGGTGGAATCAAATGTAGTCACGAGCGAGTGGCTCCTAAAACAAAAGCCGCCATTTTAAAGCGGCTTCCGCATATCTACTTGGTAGATGTCACGATTAGTCTTCTGTAATCGCAGTCGCTGTGGTCAAACGAGGAGTCACGCCGGTCGAAACTGAGATGGACGGGGATACCGCGCCAGAGTAGAGAATTTTGGTTGCACCTGAGGAAGCAATACCAACTGAGAAGAAGGTCACGGTCGAGGTACCACCGGTACACGCCGGAAAATCGATATTTGCTGCTGGTGAAACCGAGTTAGAGGTAACTGTCCAACCACCGGTCGTGCGGGCAACAGCAACACGTGCGTACGAGGTATATGCGGCTTCTGAGGTTGACTGGGTTCCTGATTCACCTGGGTCAGCGGTGTGAAGGGCAACATAAAGATTCGTCAGAGGAGACGTTGCTGCGTTATCGGCCATATTAGCGATAGCAGTAGCGTTGAAGATCAGCTTAAGCAGATCATTTTCGAAGGTATCACCCTTGGACATTTCTTAAATTCTCCCGGTTTATACCTATTTATGCTTCAAGTTTTGGTAGTAACACCGGGTTTGGTATGATCACGTGAGCCACGAATACTCACAAAAAAAAGGGCGGAGATTAAATCTCCACCCGATTTTGCCATCTTACTTTTACGTAGATCAGGTGATGCGAAGAATAGCGGTCGTGGAGTTCGCGGTCGGCATAACAACCGTGAATGTTCCGTTCGACACGTTCTGAGTGCCACCGAAATCATGAACCGAAACAGCGCGACCGGAGATACCGGAAGCTGCACCAAGGCGGCTCGAAGTGTTGTAGATTAGCGCGGCGTTTGCCGAGAATGTAGCAGAGGTCCAGTTCGGATCGGGAGAGAACGTCAGCCATGCAGTCGTGGTCGTAAGCTGCGGAGTAGACTTGGCGAGGGTGGTACCACCAGCCGAGTAGCCGGTACCGGTCACTTCGTCAGAACCGCTCGTAAGCTGTGAGTAGTTGGTTGTGGCTGCGCCGTAGGTGCCGCCGTTGCCGGTCTTTACGAGTGCCATCTTGATCACGTCAGCAGTGAAAACTGGCGAACCCGATGCAGTAGCAGTCAATGCCTTAGAGACAACAAAGGTAGTAGCACTGGTGATTTCCGAAACCACCGAACCGGCAGCGAATCCTGCTCCGCCCGACGCGTAAACCATCCCGACAGCAAGTCCAGCGGTTGAAGTAACGGTTACAGCGAATGCACCAGAGGTGCCGGAAGCAGAAGCGAGAGTTACGTCAGCGTTGAAGCAATGAGCGGCCTGTAGAAGCTCCTGCTTGAACGATGAGCACATAGCAGTTGTAGTGGCCATCTAAAGGTTTCCTCCGAGAGAGTTATTTGCTGGTATTTATGTTCACTGACCCTTACGGGCGAAGTATTCAGCAGCTATCGGGTTAGACCTGTCGGAGGAGGCATACCAACCACGCTCGATGTCCATCTGCGTGGCAAAGTCAGAACCAAGCATAACGCGAACTACATCTTGCACTTCTGGGTTAGCAAAATGTGCTTCGAATAGGGTTCCTACAGTTGCGGCAACAACCTCTACCAAAGCAGCCTCGATTTCATCGAAAGGCTCAAATGGTTCGATCAGGCGATCAAAGCCAATATCCTGTAGCTTCTGGCGTTCGCTGCTCTGTACTGCCGTGTGATGGTTCAGCGTGATACCCAGGATCGTCGCTTCAAACACAGCCTTCTGGATCATCGCCTGGGGGTTTTCACCGATCTCGATCAGGCCAGCGATGCGATTTGTAGTGATGCGCGCCCATGTTGCTGGCGGCAGAGCACCATTGTTCGCAATATGAACCTCGTGATTAACCGGCATGAGTAAGCTTCTCCGTAAGCAATTATGGTGGTATTTATATTGGAGAAGCGGTCTTCATCTGACGGATGTGAAAGGTCTTGTATTCGCTCGCGTCAGAGGTCAGGCTGACCTCATAACCGAGTTTTTGAGCAGTGCCCCTTAGAGCCCTGGCCATTTTCGAATAGAGACTGTCCTTCTCGCCATTCTTGCCATGCAAGATGACCTCGGTCGGTTTAATTTTTGAGAGGAATTCTGCCAACATAACGACGACGGTCGCGAATACTCTAACGGACGAATTACCAGCCCGACCCGTATTGTGCATGTCGTCATCCTGCACAAAGTCGAACGTGAAAACGCGCTTCCCCTTCTGGCTCAAGCTGTATTGATAAGAAAAGAACAAATCGAACGTCAGGCCGTTAACGTCGAACGTGCCCTCCCAATTTCTTTCAGATTTTTCTACCCATCGGTAAGGTACCGGGGTCTGAAATAATTCGTTAAGTGGGGCGATGTCGGATAATTTCATCTTGTATTTACCACAAGATGGCTTGACGTTCGGATAAAATCTGGTAAGTTGGTGCCCCGCAATTCAGGTTACATTGGAGACGATCATGGGTACACGAGGTGCAATGGGTTTTCGTGTCGATGGCACAGATCATGTTACATACAACCACTACGACTCGTACCCGGACAGCCTTGGCGTCACCATGGTCGAGTTCGTCCGAACATACCGGGCCAATAATGGCGCGGATTTCATACAGAAAATGCGGTCGGAGGTTCAGCATCTGATCCCGGTCGATACCGACAAGAAGCCGGATGACACCGCCAAGACGTTCTTAAAGCTCGCTGGCATGGTCGATCTCAGCGTGGGCAATCAGAGTACCGACGACTGGTACTGTCTGCTTCGCGGCACGCAGGGCGATCCGTTGAAGATGCTTGAGGCTCGCTATTACAGTCCATCGAACGGTTTCCTGAAAGACAGCCTGTTCTGCGAATACGCCTACATCGTCAATCTCGATGACGAGACGATGGAGTTCTATATCGGCTTCAATCTCGCAGGCCAAAAATTCAAGAACCCCGGCCGATACTGGTCTTCGGAAGCGTCGGAAGATTCTGAAAAGTATGGCGCAATCGTTCTTCGAAAGACCTTTCCGCTCGCGGATATGGCTGAGAGCGATGTGGCCGCAACCATCCGCGAGATGGCGAAGGCCGAGAAGCAGCATTCCGAGACAAAGCAACGCTACGAGAAGCGACAGAAAGCAAAGGTTGCTTAAACAAAAAGGGAGGGCAAAGCCCTCCCTGATTACTTGATCTGATCGTTTAGGTCGTTACGCGCCAGGAGCGGTAACGGTCCACGATGTGATCTGCACGGTCTGACCAGAGTTGATGCTGGTGTTGTCCAGGTTGAGATCAGCGCCCGAGGTAGCAACAGTGCCCTGCATAATAGCAGTGCCGCCGTTGTTCACGATGCGGAAATAACCAGCAGTACCGGTAGCGACGGCGGCTGCCGAAAGCGGAACCGGGTTGAAAGCCTTAGAGCCAGCGGATGCGCTAGACATGAAATCGGTTGCCAGGGTGTACTCCCAAAGCTTCGTGCCTGTGCTTGCTGCGCCGCAATTGGCGGGAACTGAACCGGTCCAAATCTGAACCTTGCCAGCGCCACCAGCCGAAATAGAGGTCTCGATGGAATCGAGCATCGTGTTTCGGAGCGTAGTGTCGAACTGAAGTGCCATTGTAAAAACTCCTCACAAAGGGTCTGTGGGAGTATTTATCTCGCACCCAGAATGACCGGGTTTTATGCGGTCATTATCGTCGTCGCGGGATTTAGGAAGATTTGGGTTGCCTTCCCTTCAAGGTTTTGGACGTTCAAAAAGTAGTCCCCTTGTCCGACCTCGACCGAGAAATGGTCCCCTTGTACGTTCAAGGGAAGGACTTTAACTATCAATCCGCGCTTGTTGAGATACCAAAGAGCGCCGTTCTTTACTGACGCACTCATAGGGGCACGACTGATCCAAACTCGTAGCGTGTTATCCTGGAAACCATTCAAACTCGGCAGGCGCGATAGTCTCAATTGCATCGGCAAATTGTTCATCTTGATGACGAAGCAAGCCGCCTCCATGCCAAGAACCTCATAGCGCGTGCGCTTGATCGGCGGCGTATCGAATATATTGTACGGATAGAGAGGAGGAGTGATCTTCTTCTTCGATCCCAACAAACCGTATGCACGGTCACCCGGCATCACAATATCAGAGATGATTGGTGTGCTAACAATGGCTACCTTAACCGTACTGATGCTCAGTAGCGGTGCGACAAGATCGGTGATTGATCCCGACACGGGTACATTAGCGGAGATCGTGCCCGTTGGCAGTCCGATGCTTCCGTTAGCAGTTCCCGAAGCTATACGGTAGCCAATGCTATCCGTCGAAAATGGCTGCACGGCACTGAGCCCGTAACCAAATATTCTGGTCTTTGCGCTTCCCGAGCTTATTACATCTGGCAGAACCATATCCGGCATGCCGGTCGGAATATAGTTTGTCTCGTTATCGAAATCTTGCAGCGTTTGATCTACCGATGCCGAGACGGTAATCGTGCCGCTTGCCGCGCAGGTGATTTGCAGCACGGTCGCAGCGGTCAAACCAGCGATAGCCTTCGAGCTTGCAACGTTCGTGAAGATGCCTATCGCCTGGGTCGCTGGTCGTGCGACTACAATTGGACCGGCAACGTCGATAGATGTAAAGTTTCCAATCGTGCTCTGACCGTAAGTGACATTGGTTGCGGTACCCGCAGTCGTGCTGATCAGTGAGGGAATCGTGACGGTTCCTGAGTACGAAACCGTCACCATCACGGATGCTATGTCAGAGAACGGTTCGATGACCCCGAGTGGGGTTCCTGATACAACCGCGTTGGCCGCTCCATTCGTACTAAGGGGACCAATTAGAGCCGCAGATACACCGGAAACCTGCGCGAAGCCAAACGCATTTGACGATGCGTTATTGATCTCTGACGTGCCCCAGACCCGAATTTCCTGGCTTCCACCCGATGCTTGGGTAAAGTCGTCAAACGTCTGGGTTGCGGTTGCTGAATTGATGGAGCGCGTGATCGCAGTTGATATGAAATCGCCAACAACGCTATCTGCAAGTCCGTCAACGCGTTGAACACATCCATCCGCCGTGCTAATAAATTCCTCAATAGTGACATCAACGGAACCGATGTATCGCGCATTACCTTCCGCCGACGATATGATGGGCGTAAGTGTAGTAGTGTTCGAACTACTGACCTGCGCCGAGGAGGAGGCCGTACCCGTAAATGCACCAAACGTTTGCGTAACTGATGATCGTACTAGGTTGAGCGTAATTGATGCGCTCGTGGCTGGGCCAATAAGCTGGACGGCATCGCCAGACATTGGCGAGAAATTGTTCGATATTGAAGTAACGTTATCGAAAGTCTGTGTCGCTGAGCCCGATACTATGATGGAGCCAGCCGTAACGGACGATACCGGCCCAACAAGGCTTGAGGTCGTCGCTGACACGATGCTAACGCCGGTCGCTACCAAAGTAATCGGGGCTACTGATGTTGTCGAAACGATACCAGCTACGGCAGAAATAGAACCCGTGCTTGTGTGGCCTTCGATGGTTTGGATTGCGGAGCCAGTCGAGATAACGCTAATGACTGTTGTCGTCGTGAACGGCGTAATCAGATTAGACGCCGAGACAGACACCACGCCTCGGACGGTAGATGCAGACGAAACATTCGAGATGATTTGAGCTACAGTTGCTGATACTCGAACATCGCCATCAGATGTGTTCGTGAACGGGTCAATAACAGATGTTGCCGACGCACTTGCCAACACCGAATCGTATGAATTGTTTACGAAGACCGCGAAGGACTGGTTTGCGACGCCGGAAACAAAAGTGTCGCCAACCGCCGCGATGTTCTTGAACGGACCAATTCCCGCGAAATCTTCATCATCTGTGTGATTAGAAGCCGGTAGGTAGGCGGAACCTGTTGATATGACGGACACACTTGAAGAGGCCGAAAACGCCCCAACCGTCTGCACGACCAAACCGGTAACTACCGTCGCGCTAGTTGCTGCTTCTACAATTGGAGCAACAAGTTGATTGGCCGTTATAGATACTTTATTCGAGGCAAGTGAAATTGTGGTTGCCGCATCAAACGACTGTGCGGCGGATGCCGCAACCGTGCTCGACGCATTAGACGTACTCGCGAACGGTCCGCTAGAATTAACGATCACGCCCGATACTTGAACGGTACCGCTCGAAGATTCTGTAAATGGCTCCAGAGTTAGGGATGCAGTAACCGAAACTTTAGTTGAAGCATTCGACGTGTTTGTGAACGCCGCAAACGACTGCGATGCCAATCCAGATACAACACGTTCTGCGCTCGCTGTATTGGTGAATATCGCGATTGTTTGTGCTACCGAAGCGGCGTCGGTGACGGCCACGGATGTGGTCGGTGTAAGCACGCCCATTGACTGTGCGGCGGAACCCGCCACGGTTACTGCCGCAGCCGAACTAGTTGTAGCAGCACCAACCTGGGAAGCCGTGCTAGATGATACTCGGGCGAAACTGTTCGCGGTTACCGTGAACGGACTGATAACCGAAACGGTTGAACTACTGACAACTGCCAGACCAGTTCCGGCGTCAACGAATGCACCAATAACCTGCGATCCAGAAAGCGTCGCGACGGCGGACACAACCGATGTCGATGTTATGGGAGCGACTGATAAGGCCGACGAACCAGTTGCTCTAACAAAGCCAATCGAGGCGCTAACAAACGGGTTAATTTGGCATACGGTCGAGGAGCTAACGATTGTTGATTCAATAGCGGAGCTTATGAACGTCCCGATTGTTGGCGAAGCCGAACCGGATGCCGTTACGAGTCCGTTTGCCGTATCGCTAAAACCAGTGATCGTCTGGTTGGCCGACAATGATGGAACAGCGCGCAAAGTTCCCGCAGACGAGAACGATTCGATTGCGTTCGCGCCCGAGGCCGAAGCGATTGCTGAAATAACCGTGGTGGTCGAGAAGGCCCCAACCGTTTGGCTCGCGGACCCGAGGGCATAATTATTGGCCGTGTTCGTGAATTGACCAACGCTGGAGGTAGACGAGGCGGTTACGGTAACCGCACCAATGTCGGAACTCGTAAAACTAGCGATGATCTGATTGTCGTCTATCCCGACCAGGATATTGATCGGAGGAGTTACGGGATACGAACTGCCATCTTCGTCAAGAAGCGGGTTACTACCGTCATCGACAAGCAGAAAACCCTGGTCGTCACGCAAAAGAGTGCTGTCGTCAGCGTCTTTTGAATTGAATATAAAGTTTTCAAAGCGGGATACTGTAATGGCCATGAGTTACCGCTCTCGCATACGGCGAGGGCCGACTGTCACGACTTTTACTAGAACGTCAATTTTCATCTGATCCCACCTGGAAATATTTATGGAGGAATCGATATTATTGTAACCCAGTTCAGTTAGGCGATTCCGCGCATCCAAGCCGAATGAGAATAGAATGGATCGGTTACGACCAGAACGTCACCGCGCATCATGAAATTGTCTGGCTTTAGATCGAAGCGAATGTCTGGCGTCTCCAGCGCTCGTAATCTATCCAGGGTTTCCAATACGCCCTTATTCTGCTCTAGCAGCCCCATATTTCGGGGATCACCGTACTGGTGACAGTCGTTTATGAAACCTTCGGGGTCAAAGTGAGAGACCGCGAATTCTTCCAGGCTTGAAATCAGATTGCCGTAGCCCGAGCTAATCGGATTGAGGCGTTCCATGCGAACTGCATGGATGCGCCCCTTCAGGATAGGGATCAGCTTCCCTCGAAACTTGGGCAAATGAGGATCGGAGCTACTGAAGCAAAATTGCAGAAACTTCAAATAGGCGGGGTCATCCAAGAAGACTTTGATCACGTAGTTCAAGTCGGGCCTAGAGAAGACGATCCCGAAGCCGCCAGAATGAATAACCTTGAAACCCTTCTGGGCAAGAAAGCTCTGAAACGTTGCTAGAACATCGTGGTTCTTCGTGCTTCCAGTCAGCGCCTGCTGTACGTCATCGAGTGTGCCGTCCCGATAACCCTGGAGTTCGTTCAGTACCGACTCATTGGTGAGGTCTATAAGCTTTCTCATCTCCATCTTATTCGCCTCCCGCAGCAGGCATATCGTCTTTACGAACAACCTCGCCCAATAGCTTGACACATGCCGGGTTCATGACCTTCCACTCAAGCGCGCCGTCAACGTCCGCGCTATGATCGAGACCGTCATGCACATGATCGCCATTGTACGGTCCCCTCAAGACAAAGGAATCGTACCCCTTCTGTTTGGCCAGAGTCTGGAAGGACGTATCATCTGCAATCCTGTACGAGTCCGTATAGATGCAGTGATCGCGGAGAAATGCTTCATCCCCGTGTAGGACAGTGATGATCTGTTCTGGCTGAATGTTCGTAGGTAGCCGGTCGCCGCCGTTGGTTCGCCAAATCTGTACTGTGCGAGTCACGATTTCGACCATTTGCTGGTCAGTGAGTCCAAAGCGCTGTTGCAGCGTATTGATCTCGACCACGTTCTCCGGGCCATTCTCGACCATCCACAACAGGCATGGCTTATTCACTTTTACCTTGTACGCGAATGTTTTGCCATCCGGGGTGTGTGCATTTCCGTCGTTAGCCTTAATCGCATACTTGTTGGCGACGTATCGAACATCCGTGAACGTCGGATATCCCAGTTTGGTGTCCGCAAACGCGTCGGGGTTGCCGCGCCCCGATCCTCGGTAAAGGGTGATAGGTGAGGTCCAATCGTAAACCTTGTCGGAACGTTCGTTGATGATCTCGTGGTATCTCATTTAGATATTTAGACACTTAGTCCGGCTAAGGCCGGTTCTATAAAGTCCGCCTTTCCGGTAAATAATCAGAGGGCAACCGCCCTTAGGGGCGTGCAGTGTTAGGTAACCGATCTTTAGGCTCAGCGCCGTTTGCAAGCTTCCCCTCTACGGATGTAGCGGGAACGGCTGCTAATACGATTGGTCTTGTCCAAACGTCGGGTACGGCTGCGGCCATCGTCACGGAGACGGCGAGCCAGAATATTGCGGCGTTCGGCAGTTCCGGTAGCTCTTCAGCACGTGTTACGGTCACGGCAAGCAATACTCCAGCATCATTCAGTGAGACCGCCAGCGCTACTGCCACCACAACGGCTATTGCTACTCAAGCAATTGGCGCATTCGGGCAGACGGCAATCCTTGCGAACTCGATCAAGTCGAGCGCTACCCAGGCGGTTGATCAGTTTGTTAGCACGTCAAGTAGTAGCATTTCGGCAAAAGCCAACGCCAATCAGATCGTTGACCCCTTTGGTGGAACGTCGATTGGTTTGAACACCGTTGCTGGCTTCGCGATCCAAACCCTGGCCCCGATTGTCGGCTCGGCAAACAGTTTGACTGTCGTCAAGACGACTGTGGCTCAAACCCTGGACCCAATAGTCAGTTCGGCTATTAACAGCGTCAGCGTAACCGTTACAGCGGCCCAGACGATGGACGCCTACGTGCAGTCCGCGAGTTCTAAAACGAACGTTGGTGGTGTTGCGGCTCAGTCAATCGATGCGGTTGTTGCTTCAGGCAACGTCGCTACTCTCATTGTAGCGCAGGCCGATCAGACAGTAGTCGGGTTTACTGGAATAGTCGGTACGAACGCTTTCTATGATTTGTTTGTGTCAATTGACCAGACGATAGCTCCATTCGTAAACCGCAATAATTCGCTAACGGGCGAATTTGATGAGCTTCTACTTGACGAAGATGGTGAGGTTATCGAGAGCGAGGAATACGCTCTTGGTGCTGTTGGTATCGTTCCGATCCATGCGACAGTCGATGCTACTATCGACAATTTCACTTCGCGAACAAAAGCTTTCGCTTCGGCCGAACAGACAATTGGCGACTTCTCCTCCGATGCGAATGCAATCCAGGTCTATTTGCTCAGCGGCAACTCAATCGTTCCGCCGTTCATCTCGGCCGCGACTTCGAGTGAAATCGTCACAGTTACGGCTGCGCAGAATATCGGTTCCGTTACCAGTAATGGTATCGGAGTGGTTCCTGATCTCGCCGCAGGCGCATCGACCATTGCTCCCGTCACGTCCGTTGGTGTTGTTAATGGCCTCGCGTCTCTAAGCGGCACGTCAACCTTCACCAATGCGACCCAGACTGCTTCGGCAAAGGCACTCGCGAGCCTATTTGGGCCATCCACGATCAGCCCGGTTATCTCGGCTGCGGTCGCTGTGGAAACCGTCACCGGTACTTCGACTGCCACGTTTGACATCGCGTCGAATGGTGCGGCCAAGGTTACGAACAATGCGTCTGGTACTAATTCGATTGGTCTGTTTTCGATTGATGCCGAGGGCACTGTTGAAAACATCCACGGTATTGGCACATCGAACCTGGGCGAGTTCATCTCGAACGGCTACCTCTTCAATACGCGTAACGCGAGTGGCACATCTGTCGTTGATGAATTCACCACCGCGTCCGCCGCCAAGGTAGGAATTCTAGGCAGCGCGGCATCCTCGTTCGTATTCACCCAGAGTACAAACGTTCAGGCGCTGGATGTTGGTTCTCTCAGCGTACTGATCGAGCCAATTACCGGCACATCCACATCTCGTGCCATCGTTGGGGCGTATGCGGATCAAAGCATTCCACAAGAAGCTCTGGTCGCGGCTGGTCAGACTATTGGTACGGTTTCTGCTAGCACGCAAATCGCGCCATTCTCGAACGTCACGCTTGGTGTGGTTCAAAACCTTGGTTCGACTGCGAACCAGATTGAACCGTTTGTCAATAGCGCTACCTCGTCAGGTCTAGTCAACGCAATAGTAAGCGAAAACATTGATCCGTTCGCGACCGTTGCTAGCGCTCAAATTGTCATTGTTGGTTCGGCCGCGAATAACATCGCTCCATTCACGCAAACTGTCCGTATCGATCAGAGCGTCGATGTTGCTCCTGCGCTTCAAATCGATCCGTTCACAAACGTCGCAAGCGGTACGACGCCAATCCATAGTACGGTTTCGCAAAGCTTCGTTATCGTCGCGTCACAAGGCCGTGGTTCCGTCAGCGGAAATGCCGCTAATGTTTCCCAGACGATTACGCCGTTCACCAATGGTGGTCAATTCAAGCTTCTGGTTAAGGCTGCTGCGGCAACCAATTCAATCGGTTTGTTTGAAAGCTTTACCACCATTGGTAACGTCATCGGTGGTTCGGTCACACATTCGATCAACGCCATCACATCCGTTGCGGAAGGATTTGCCAGGGTCTCGGTTAATGTTGCCCAGACCGTGCAGCCGGTGTTGTCCGATGGTCACGGGCTTCCGATATTTGAATCCATCAGTGGTACGGCCAGCCAGACCATTTCGGCGTTCACGGAAATCGCTGTTGGCGGTTACCCGCCGATCATTGGTGCTTCGGCATCCACGATCTCTGCCTATTCAAGCAATGGCAATCTGTCGAGTATCGCGAAAGCGGCAGCCACCAATACGGTTGGTGCATTTACTTCCACCGGTCTTCTGGGGTTGGTCGCCAGCGGCACCGCTACAGTGTCCATCGGAGCCCTACAGAGCGTCACAGAAGGCGCTGTCCAAGTTAGGGCGACATCGGCCACCGCATTTGCCGAATTCGCCTCTGCGGGGCTCTCTGTCGATCTAGTCAGTGCTTCCGGTGCAATCACCATTGCGCCGTTTATCTCGACAACCTACGTCCGGGCCAGCGCATCGGGTGCAAATACGGTCGCGCCATTTGCCTCCGAATCCATCGCCCGCGTTACCGCAGATGGTTCTGCCAATAATACGATTGGTCCGGTTACGTCGGCTGCACAAGCTACCGGGGCCAACGGCGGCAGTGCAAACCAGATACTTCCGACTATATCCTCGTCTGGCGCTGCCAAGGCAAGGATTGTTGCGTACGACACCTCACGCGTTGGGCCGTTTACGAGCACAACGGATGTCTCCGGTATCCTGCGCGGTACTGCGTCCGATACGATCCCGGCAACCCTGTCGAGTGGTTCCGTTAAAGCCGTCATTGCTGGCTCTGCCGAACAAAACAGTGGATACTTCAATACCACGGTTATTGCCGATGCGGTTGCCACGGCAACCGGCTCATCGACCCTTGCAGTCACGTCATTTGCGTCCGCTAACAGTGCTGCTCGGCTATCTGGCGCAAATACGATTGCGCCGTTCACCAGTGCGGGTACGCTCGAACGCAAAGCCGGTGCATTCAGTGTTGCGAAGATCGGTCCGGTTGTTCAGAACGCATCCGGCAGCGCGCTGGTCTCCGTCACCAGTATCGCCGCAATCTTGCCTGTCACGTCGGTCGGCCGGACCAAGGCTACCGTCGAAGGCACCGCGAATAGCACTGTTCCCGAGTTTGGTTCGTTTGCGATCCCACATACCTCGGTCTCTGGTTCCGGTCAGAGCACAATCGGTGGCGCATCTCAGAACACCAACCTCGATCTTATCGTTAAGGGCCGCGCACAGGCTACGACGTTTGGTCCGTTCACCTCTATCGCGATCTCTCCCGCACCGATCCGTGCACGTGGCCAGAACACACTCCACGCCACGATTGATGCGTTTGGTAGCGTTGGCATCACCAGCACTGTTGAGCAGCTTCTCGCGCCATTCACCAGCGATGGCTTCGCCGGTCCATACATCCATGGAACGGCGTCGAACATCATCCTTGATTTTGCTCCGCGCATTGTCGGTAAGGTTTCAGCAACCGTAAAGGCACCGAGCTATCCGTTCCATATGGCTACGCCAGTTGGCCAGTCGGTCCTGCTCAAGAACCAGTACGACATCCCGGCCGGTCAGGCGGTGTGCTTCATCCTCCAGGTGACGGACGATCCAGTAAAGCTGCGTATCCTTCGTATGAAGCCAAAGTTCGGCCAGACCTATCAAGATGGTTCTCTGCGCATATGGCTGAGCAAGCTTCCGCTAGGAACACCCATTCAGGATCGCGCATGGCGGCCACAGCCAGAAATGACCGTGTTCGTATATCCGGACACCATGCAGGTCCAGGAAGGGCCGCTAAACATCAGCATTCCGCAGGGTGATTACTACGTCAACATGCTGAATATGGAAAATCGTGACAACACGGTAATGGTGTTCCCGTCGCCGCATTTGATCGCAGTGACATCCTAAATACTGGGGATGGCATTCAAACTAGCAGACAGTATTCAAGAGACAGCGACCACACCGGCTTCGGGCACTGGTCTTTCTACTGTATTGGGCGCATCGCCTAACGGCTTTAAGACATTTTCGTCGTTCATGTCTGTCGGTGATACGACGTGGCTTACGCGCCGCATGGGCAATGACTTCGAGACTGGCGTCTTCACGTACACCGCCGCCAACGAACTGACGCCAACCCAAATTTTCGAAAGCAGTAACGGTAACGCGGCTGTCGTATGGACGGCAGGTATCAAAGCTCTTTTTTGTGATCTTCCCGCATCTAAAGCCAAGAAAATCTATGCATTCGAAGACACGACGGAAGCTACAGGCGTTGGCACAACTGCCGCTGCCTTGTTTGCTGGTGGTGTTGAGATCGCCAAAAAACTTTTTGTGTCCGGCGTAACGACCCTCTCTTCAGCATTGTCAATCACTGCCACTACGGCTTCATCATCGTCAAGCACCGGAGCGCTCGTAGTTGGTGGCGGTGCCGGTGTTGGCGGGAATCTGAACGTCGCGGGGAACGTGAACATTGAAGGGACTTTAACCCTTCCAGGTGGTTCCGGCACGTCTGCGTATCGCGAGACGTTTACGCCAACGGCTAGTCAAACTACGTTTCCTACAACGTACGCCTATACCCCCGGCGCAATTGACGTTTATCGCAATGGTATACGCCAAAGCAATGGTAGTGATGTTATCGTCACTACCGGTACCGCTGTTGTATTTGCGGTCGCTTGTAATGTCACCGAAACGATTGACGTTGTGTACAACACACAGGCTCCGATCTCGTCTAGTTCGCAGACAATCTATGAAGATATCTTGACGGGCTCGGCGGGCCAGACCGTACTGAACACCACAGGTAACTACACGTCAAATTCTGTGATGATGTTCATCAATGGCACAAAGCAAGTCAAGGGCGTAGATTTTTCTGCTCCGGGCGGCAACGCAATCACACTTACCGTTGCGCTTATTGGTGGCGAAAAGGTTGAGATTGTTTACTGGACGCTCTCCGGCATCAATGCAAACAGCATTCCTTCAATGGCCAATGCCTACGCGCTACAGATGCTTTCCAATCCTTTTATGGAAGTAAGCCAAGAGAATACCAATACACAGATCACTCATGTCAGTTCGGGCGCTGCAAAGTACACAGTCGATCAATGGCGTTTTGCTTATGTGCACGCGGCTAACACTGCGGTTGTTAAGAGTCAGCAAGTTACTCCTACCGGTGGCGGGTTTGGCAATTCTATAACGAAGAGTATGCAGACTATCGCCACCACTGCCTTTACTTCTCCCGCTGCGGGTGATCTGACTTTCTTCTATCAGCAAGTCGAAGGTATCAATTGGTTAAAGCTTGGTTACGGTAACGCTGCGGCCTATTCAGCAATGGTTGGATTTTGGATCAATTCGACAGCGACTGGCACAGGTACGCTCAGCATTCGAAACAGTGCAACGAATCGCAGTTATCTGCAAAACTTTACGGTCAATAGCTCGAACGTTTGGGAATACAAAATTCTACTTGTTCCTGGTGACGTGACAGGTACGTGGCTTACCGACGCAAACACTATCGGTTCGTACTTTGGTTTATCTTTTGGCGCAGGTACCACTTATCAAGGTACGAACAATGTTTGGCAGGCAGGTAACTACATTGCTACGTCAGCGACTACAAACTTTTTCGCTACGGCTAACAATCAGGTAAACATCACTGGCATTACATTGATTCCCGGTACCGATATCATTCCTTCATCGCTATCGCCTTTGTTGAAAAGGCCGCTAAATGAGGAAATGAGAATATGTCAGCGTTGGCTTGAATATGTGGGTGTTACAGTAATGAATGTCTCTGCTCCTTACTACAACACCGCATGGTATAAAGCGCAAAAAATGAGAAGCCCTGATCTCTCTATTACGGCCGGTACGGCTGGAGGTGCAACCATGGCAGTTTCTAACTACACTCCATTGGACGGTTGCAGACAGACGGTTTCTGCATCTGCTGCTGCGGACGTTATGGTTAAAGTAGATGCGAGGTTCGCATGACCATTGCAGCAACACTCGCCCAGCTTGGTAACTTTCTAAAGAACGGAGGCACGCTTGACTCCGCTACCTACCTTAATGCGCAAGCTTTCACGGTGGGCGATGACTCTCTGTTAATCAACGGTCGCATGGAGTTTAGCCAAGACCTTGGAACTACGTTAACGACACTGACAAGCGCAAGCATTAAGTATGTTGCCGATCAGTGGATGGGTCTGTACGTTCACGCTGCGAATACTGCTGTCATCAAGAGTCAACAAGTATCTCTAATAGGTAGTGCTGCGTTGGGAAACATGTTCCCCAATGGAATGCAGATCACCGCTACGACTGCATTAACTTCACCAGCTTCAGGCGATTGTGTTCAACTGTATCAACCGATTGAAGCTTCTCGCTTGGCAAAGTTGGGCTATGGCAATGCTCTCGGATCGCCTTCAACCTTTACGTTCTGGGTCAATGCTACAGTTTCAGGAACGGCAACCTTCCAGTTGAAGAATGCCGTTCCTAATCGCACGTTTCTTTATAATTTTGCGGTTGTGGCAGGTACTTGGACGTTTGTGTCGATCCCAATTCCGCCCGACGTGACTGGCACGTGGACAACGACTCTAGGTTCTCTTGGAGCGTACATTGGCTTTTGCTTTGTTGGTGGTTCAACCCTACAAGGCACAAACAACGCATGGCAGGCCGGTAACTTTTCTGCCACGTCTTCAACCACGAATTTCTTTGCAACAGCTAACAACGTTGTAGCGATCACTGGAGCTAACTGGCATCCGGGAAATACCGGGCCTAGTGCAGCACGTTCTCCTTTGATAATTCGTCCACCCGAAGACGAGCAACGTTACTGCCAACGTTTCTTTTGGGCTTCTACTTTGGGCATGGCTGTAGGTGGCGCACAAAGTACAACCTCTGGTATTTTTGGAGCTACATGTCCTGCTGTAATGAGAGTAACAGCTACGTCTATAACACTGACCGGTACCGTTTCAGTTGACAACTTATACAACACTGCGACCTCAGGTTCAACACTCTCAGGGTGGTATGCTACGCCTGAGAGAATAGGTGTATTTGTTTCCGGGTTTGGTTCTACTATGACCCCACCGCAACCGCAACGTATTATAGATACTTCTACCGGCGTATTCCGAATAAGTTCGAGGTTCTAAGATGAGTATCAATCGTATTCTCTCACAGATAGCCAACATGTTCTCGTTTGATGGCGACGCTATTCTTTCCGGAAATCTTAAACCGGGCGTATCTGGTACTAACAATCTTGGTAGTGCGGCTGCACGTTGGGGTATCATCTACACAAGCGATTTGAGTATGAGCAACGGAATCGGTGACTACACAATCGTTGAAGGACACGACGATCTATTTCTGTACAACAACAAGACGGGCAAGGTGTTCAAGTTTGCTTTGATTGAGGTCGATCCAAAGGATGCACCTCCAAAGAAAGACGCAGATGCCGATTGATGTAGGTGGTTCATATACGGTTGGAGGCGTTAACGGCTCTATTGCATTCTCAGTTGCAGCAGGCGCTAACGCAGGCATCCAGATAGACACATCTGGTCGAACGCTTTTGCCAAATCAAGTTGGCTTTGTAGCTGGCTGGAATGGCACTGATCCAGGCTGGCAAAACATGGCCTTCAATGCTTGGGGTAAGAATACTTGGTTCAACAACACGGTCTACAACAAGGGAAATGGTTTTAGTACATCGACTACGCGCTTCACTGCGCCTGTCGCTGGCGCATACATGTTTATGTTTTCAAGCTACAACACGAAGCAAGCACCCGCTACTACTGGACACATTTGGTATGTTGCTTTCGGAGTCAACGGCGCGGTATACGCCAACTTTGCGATCAGAGGTCATACAGACCCACAAGGTTACTCCGCAGATAGTCAGCACGAAGATATCGTGTATCTGAATGTTGGGGATTATGTCGAAGTCTTTTTTCAAGAGAACGTTAGTAGTGGTTGCCAGTGGTACCCTAACCACTCAGTGTTTGCAGGATTTTTGGTAGGATGAGCTTTGATCTCAACGGGACGCAACTTTCTTACGATGGATCGGCGCTAAACACGATCTATGGTGGAAACCAGATACAGAAAATCACAAACACGGGCTTGTTGCAGAAATATGCCACGCATCCAATGTTCATGGCTACAAATCCAAGTGCCGCATGGGTTTATCCCGGTGCGGGCACGTGGTCTCCTATCACAATGAACGTGGCGTCTCCGAACTATCAAACATGCTTCAACACTTCAACGTATTTGTTTACGGCACCAGTTACAGGTCTATATCTTTTCACAGGTCAGACGTATCTTTTATCCGGTGCTACAACAAGCGATTATGTTCATCCGATGTTTTGGGTGAATGGCTCAATGGTTACTCGCCGCCCCATTACATCTGGCGTGTATCGTATGCGGGTTCAAAGCGTCACTGCGGGATACAGCGCAGACGGTGATATCAACGAATTGATATCACTTGTAGCAGGTGACTACGTTCAATATTATCATTTTTTCTCAACTGCTACTGTTGGTTGGTATCCTCCGTATTCTCAATGGACAGGGACGTTAGTCGCATGAGTGTTGATATTGGAGGCGCGACAGTAGCAATTTCTACTACACTCAACATGGGTAACGCCTCAACCCCCGTGAAGGTTACGTCTTCCGGTTATATTCAAAAACCTTCTCAGCCTTGCTTCATCGCGGTTGGTACGGGAGACTGGATTTACCCACCGGATGTGACTTGGAATAAGCTTACTATAAACTCGGCGCTATTAAACGTTCAAAGCTGTTACAACACTACATTGTCACGTTTCACTGCACCCGTGGCTGGAGTGTACTTCTTTACAGGAGAAGCATACATTCTCAAAGACGGAAATAGCATAAATTACTATTGCCATCCGTTGTTTTATGTCAACGGCTCAAACATAATGTTTAACCCTTCGAACGCACCTTTTTATCGCATTCGAGGTCATGGGCAAAGCAACGGCGGCGGATGTTATTTAACGGGAAGAATTAGTCAGACCTATAGATTGTCTGTCGGAGACTATGTGGAGTATTATCTCTACACAAACTCTGCCAGTACCATGCGTTACTATCCGCCACAAACCCGTTTCACTGGCGTTCTTCTAGGCTAAAGGAAAAAGTCATGCCTCTCATTTCAGTCGATATCAGCGAAGTAGAGTACAAAGCTCTTACTACAGTAGCCATTGATCCCGAGGAATGGATCACTAATTTGGTGAAAGCGCGTGCAAGTATTGCGATGGATGAAATCTACCACACTGAAATTCAGCGAATGACGGCTGACCCGACGATCAAATCTATTCCTGCTGATAGAGATGCTGTCGTGTTGGCAGCCAGTGTTCTCACCGCACAGCAGCTTCATGAAAAGGCATTGGCAGATCATGCCGCCGAAGTCGCACGTATGGCAGCAATAAATCAGGCGAGTAAATAACCCCAACTTCTCGACTTGACAAATTGGAAAAACGTGGTAGCTTGTGTTCATGAACAAGCGCCCCGACATTTTACTGACGACCGGCGAATTCGCGTTCGATAAGAGCGCCAAGACCCTGCGTGGGTTCAGCGAATCGTTCGGGGGCGGGTTCCCCACCACGTTTCGGGTCAAGTCCAATCATACCGGTAAGGTGGTAGAGTTCAAGCACATTGGTCCCGAGCACCCTCGCTTCGATCCCGACCATTGGGACGGCGAGCAGGCCATCTATGAGCCGGTCGAGCCGCAGCACAACGTCGCGCTCTGCGTCATCACTCACGCCTATTGAGGTCTTCAAATGTCGGACACGTTCCCCAAGACCACTATCCCCATGATCCACATGAACGGCACGTCGGCCAACGAATTGCAGCGCGAGGTTCGCGAAGCTTACGACGCGATCAAGGTTGCACGCGACAAGCTCGCCGCGATGACCGTACATGGCCGGGATCACTATCCGAAGCCGGACAAGGATTCGTTCAGCAAGGCGCAGGCCGAACATCAGGCGCGCTTCGTCGCGCTCGACAAGATCAAGGAAGAGTTGCAGGACATCTGGCTGGGCATCAACGAGCAAAAGAGGACGAAGACGGACGACCACTTGGAGGGCTCTTGACCGTGGGACGCCGAGACGCAGTAGCATTGCTGTTCGCGCTCTGGAAGAAGGAGAGGTATGAAGCCAAGGGATTTCGTGCCTTCGTTCACCATGGCATATTTCCCAGTGATGGGCGGTGGGAAGTGTATACTTTCCCCAAAGATGGGACGTGCCCGACGTGTCACGGAACAGGGTATACACAGTCATGAGCAATCTACCAGCATGGGTAGGCGCGGACACCGTTTACACGCGGCTCCAGCGCATCAATACTACCCTATGTAAGCGCGCCTACGAGGCAGCAGCGGCTGCTCGTCCGCGTGGCCGTAAGAGGGTAGATTATACGATCCCGGAAGATGTTCAGGAGAACATCCAGTCGATGAATCGCGGCGATGAAGAAGCCTGCAAGGCGGCTGTCGCGCGCCACCTGTCGCTGGCATTGTCGTGAAGCGCCCCACTGACGAACAATTCGCGACTGCCGCCGAGTGGCTGTACGTGAACGAAGGTGAAGAAGGCGAAGCCGAGGCTTGTGCCGCCGTTCGTCTTTGGATTCTCGATCAAACCAAGAAACGCGCTGAACAAGAAGCGATTAAACAAGTCGCTAAAGAAGCTGGACGAAGCGTCAAAGACGTTCGGACAGTATTAAGACGCAGACAGGCAGTAAAATGAACGACGACGACAAATCGTGGCCCGATACGTGGCACATATACAGTGATCCCCTGGATGGGATCGTTGACGCCGAGATCGTCAAGAGCCTTGTTGATCTCGGCAAGGCCATTGACGGCTACAATCGTCGCGCCGAGACTATCCAGCAACTCAAAGATTCCTGTGGGGTATCGTGAAGAAGGATGCAGAACACCGTCACGTCATGCGGCTCCTTAATCAGGACCCCGTGTTGGCGCATTTTGACGAGATGGCTTCGTTCCTGGAACGATTCGAAGATTGTTTGTCAAACGACACGCTTCGGGATAAGGCGCGTGCGTTGGTTGCAGAAGCCAAAAGGTTGCGCAAATAGCTCATGAAGGTGACTAAACGCGCACAACTCGTCACATTTAATTTTCAACTGGTCACATTTAATTTTTCGCTTAAAGTTATTTAAATTTCATTTTAGCATGGTGTGCTCTCGCGCAAATCCCCATTTAGGAGCGCCTTGTGCCTTGTGCAATTATTGAGATAGGATACTCTTCTGGCGTCGTAATTAAAGCGAACATGACCGACCAAGAAATCGCTTGTCAGTACAACATGACAGTCGGAGAATACCAAGTGATGAAACGAGAACTCCAGCGGGTCGGGGCTTATTTCATCAATCGGAAAACCTGCATACGGCTCAATTAAGCAGGGATAAGTTCAATCTCACTGGTTCTTTTCCATCAGGAAGAAGGAGGCTGGGATGATGATCACACCGAAGCAAGCGATTACAGCCCTGGAAGCAACGGAAAACCTGCGCTTTCATCTGAAAGAACTTATCAAAACTCAGAAACAATACGATTCACGCTGCTCTATGCAGCAGCGTGCGCGGCAAACTCTTAAGTCTCGTGCTTTGGCTTGCCGTTTCTACAAAGGTAATTTCGAGATAAGTTCTGAATGAGGTTGCGATTAAACCTTATTACGGTAGGCCGTAACAAGGGTTAATCGTTAATACGAACGATCTCGTGAAACTCGCCGTCCACCGTGGTCGGAGCTTCATAGTTCTTGCGCATGTCGGCCATCACCACATCAGGAATATGCTTGCCGGTCGCAGCCTCGCGGTCCTTGACACGCTGGACTCGAATGGCGTCGTCCAGATCAAACACCACAGCCGTGCGTCGGTATTCCTTCGGTAGGTTCGACAGATAACGGTTTCGCGACTTTTTGAACAAGTTGGTGCGATCCAGAATGATGTTCTTGCGCTCGGCCACGGCGGCGCGGAAACGCTCCTGCACCATCTTGTCGGCCTTCTTGATCATCACGCCGATGGCCTGGGCATAGGTGACGCCATTGTCGGCCGCATACTGGTCAATGATGTCGTCGGATGAAATACAGACGTATTCCTTCGTCGTTGCGGCCAGATGCTTGGCACGCCACGTGGACTTTCCACAACCAGGAAGTCCAATCAAGATAATGCATTCGGGTTGAGAGTAAGACATACCCGGAACATACCATCTATACTGATTTTGTCAAGAAAAAGCCCGGCACTATACCGGGCTCTTTACTTAGATCGCGCCAGCACGTCGTAGGAGAGATAGGCGACGATGTACGGCACTCGTTGTGATCTGCATGAAGCGAGCGATAGCGGTCATGCCCCATCCGGATTTGGCGAGCGCTTCAAAGATTGACACGCCGAGTTCGGAAAGGTGGTGAGACGGACCGGGTTTGAACCAGTTCGGGTTGGAGGTCTGCATGTTATGCGACCCCATGCTGAGCGAGCTTGAAACGGGCGACGCGGCGCTCGGCAGAGGCGTAGGAGATCGACATCTCCTTACACAGAGCGTAGGCGGTAGCGCCTTCACTGGCCCGCTTCTCCAAGTATGCAACGCCAACGGCCGTCAGCTTTCCAGCGGAATTCTTCCAGTTCAAGTCGTTCCGGTCGCCTTCGGCAAGCGCGGAGACGGCCTGCGCGCGGCCCTGTGCGGCCAGCATCGCCTTGACTGTGGAAATGGCGGACTCGGTACGAGCTTTGCTCGCCTCCAGGTCGGCCAGCAGTGCGGTTAGATCAGACATGGTTAACTCCACGGGGTTGATAACGACCCTTACATAGTCACCTGACTCACCTGAGTCAACACCTATTTGTCGAAAAGAAACCCGTTGATTAGACCGGTCGCTTCTTCGTGGAGCAACATTTCGAAATGATTGGTGGGGATTTGCACGTAGGTCGGGCCTTCCAGTGCCAATTGCGAGGCCACCGTGACCACACCATCGTTGTCCTCTATCAGGAAGGGGTTGTTCCCCTCTGTACTGACGAGGCTCATCACGGGGCACGAGAGAGGCTTGCGGCGCATGTCTGATATGGGGCCGCTGGTAGGATGGATATCGTTGAACAACTGGTTAGGGGTGAACCAGCGCAGAAAGCTCGCCGCGCGGCTGCCGCCGAATGGAGTACCCATGGTGACGATCTTGCGAATCGGAACGCGGTGGGAGATTGAAACCGCTATCACGCCACCCAAACTATGACTGACGATGTTTATTGGGCGAGTTTCGCTCTGGGCTTCTTCAACGAGGCGATCAATGATTGCACGCACAGGAGTATTGGCGAAGTATTTTGCTTCGAAATGCTCGTGATCCACTAGCTTGGGGCGAATGTACCTGAAGCTTACAGGCGACGAGTTCGCGCCGTGAATGTACCACACAAGTGGTCGGTCTTTGGCCTTTGGCAATACATCACCTGCAACATCTAAAAATATATGAAAAGCGGAGAAGGTGGGATTCGAACCCACGGAGCCCTTTCGGGCTCGCCCAGTTAGCAACCGGGTGCTTTCGGCCTCTCAGCCACCTCTCCTGCTTTGATGTATTTACTCACTGACCGTTTTTTGGTCAAGGCTATTGGATGTTGAACCTTGCGTCAGGATACTGCATCGACCACTCGAAACCATTGCAATAGAACATAGAAATTCGGACGTGCGCGTACTTTCCTGGCGGTAGCTTGGATGGTACCTCGAATATTTCGTCTAGCTCGCGCGGACCGTTTTTGATCATGCCTTTGATGAACGGGTAGTTGTACATAATTGCGCCGGTCATGCCTTCCTCCCGACGCTCAATTTTGTTCTGTGTCTCTACTCGGCACTCTGCTTTCATCATAACTTCGAGGTGCAGAAAGTACGTGTCTCCTGGTTTTAGAACAGGGCTATCTTGACCATTACCGTTGTGCACATAGGGCGGGTTTTGCACCTCAACAACGCTTACCGAATTGTGATAGGCGCGAGAAAATTCGCTGAATATCGCGGCAAGTCCGAAAAACACGAACATAAGAAGAGCGATGGCTGACGTGACAGAAATGATTTTCTTCATTGTTGTTTCCTCCAATATTGAATCATTATTCGGTATTTAGGCCCAGTCATCCCCATCTTAAGCGATAAGCAACCGCGTCGTTCTCATTGTCGAACAAGATAAAGTTCGGAAGGAACGCGGCAGAACCAGCGCAGTGTCCGATGATCCATGCCCATATCTTAACGACCTCTGCTTCGGAGAGTGGTTTGCGATCAGCAAAACATCCACCTGTGCGGCCCTGACGGATCGATGGTACGCGCCAATCCTTTGTGTTGCGGTCCGGATAGCGCTGTTGATACGCTTCAAACCAAGACACGAACTGATCTCGCGACTCGCGGCTCGTGAATGCAAGAAGCGTTTGTTTCGGCATCAACATGACGAAGCCGTAGTCGCGAGTCGTCTCACCCCAGATGGCCTTCCATACGAGGAAATGAAATTCATTCTTGCCAACGTTAATGTCAAAGGTAGTTAAGAAAATCTCGTCTTCGAGTTTGAAATCGTCGCCGTAGTAAGATTCGGCCTCCTCATCGTTCCGATCACCTAACGACATCCGATAAACGGCTGGCACGCCAGTAATGGCGGAGTCGGGGTCTGATTTCATCGTGCCCGAAACAGATATACTACCTGCACCATTGCCGAAATTCGGAGCAATGCCACCCACGAGCCCACCACCATTAACAATTTGATATGTTGGTTGCTGTGCCATTACGCCATATTGGCCTACTGTTGGTGGAATCTGTCCAGCTACACCGTTGATAGGAGACTGCATTTTGACTGGATTGTTTGTCGGAATATTTTTCACTGGTCTCCCAAGAAGCTTACTCAATAAATTGAATGTCGTCGTATTCATTTGCTGTCTGCGTAACCCCGGTTGAGATAGGCCGCATGATCTGTTGCTTCCTTCGTGAGGTTTGCGAGTGAATGCTCGGCACAGAACCTTAGAAAATGAATACCTACGCCCGAAACGGGTTCTTTCTGAACAGCCTGGACGATAACAGTGTCCATCAGTTCTTTAATCTCTTCGGGCTGCTTTGTGAGGTCGATCAAGAGTTCATTGAATTTGAACTCATCCATGACCAGAACCTCTTTCTTGATCGGCTCACCGTTCTCCGACATGCCAGCGATCTTCTCCCACTTCTGGAGCATAAAGTTGTTCCAGTTGAAGCCGCCTTCTTTGCGATCTTCCCAAGCTTCTCGGATGCCGGTCTTCTTAGACGAACCCTCGTAACGCACACCCGGATATGCCGGAAAGATGCCATCACCAACGTCGCCGCGCACGATCTTCACGAACAGTGCTCGCTTCCACCATTCCGGTTCAACTTCATACTTGAACGGGACCGGCTCATAGTTAGGATCGATCTTCTTCTTATCCTTCTCGGCCGTGTCGTGCTTCTTCTTCTCTTTCGCAATCGTGTCTTTGACCTTCAGCTTGCCCTTCGCCGCGTCAACACTGAACACCAACTCCTGGCCCTTATTGTCAAACACACCTTTGTCGGTAATCATGCGCTCATTCACGCCGTCCATGATCGATACTGTCGGGCTGATTAGCTGGATGAAATCGGAGTCTCCGGACAGGATCACATGCTCATCATCCGGATGAAGCTGAATCCATCGTGCAATGAAATCGTCCGCCTCTACGCCCTGGCTCTGAAGAACAGTGCAGCGCGTTTTCTCGGCAAGATAGTCGATTGTCTTGTTGAGAGTTTCGAAGAAAATCTCGCTCTCTTCTTTCTCGCGCGCGGTCTGATCCAGGCGAGCTACACGACGAGCCGCTTTGTACTGCGGATACACGTCAAAGCGCCAAGAGCGTCCCTCTGAGCAGAAGACAAAATGATCAGCCTTCATCTCTCGATGCAACTTCTTCAAGCTTCGGAAGATGATGTGGAGTGCCATGCCGGATTTGGTGAACGCATCACCGTGGGTGACGTGCTGGCATCGGTGAAAAAGATTTGCAACATCGATAATAGCAAAACGCATTTATGAAATACCTCGTTAAAGGGCAGAGTAAATCAATCCAACTCCTCCGTAAATATTCGTCGGTGCTGCGACAAAACAACGCACCATGGAGGACTATTATGTCTAAGCTCTATACTTGGCGTCCAGATAAGCCAGACCACCGTGACTACGCATTTCTTGATCACTACACAGTACATGCAACTTCTGCTCAGCCGCAATCTGTTGATCTTCGTCCGCATTTCGGACCGGTCTACGATCAGGGACAGCTTGGTAGCTGCACAGCCAATGCTCTTGGCGGCGCTCTTCAATTCATGCATATGAAGTTGTTGAACGATCAGACCACTTTCTCTCGCCTGTTCATCTACTATAACGAACGTCTCATCGAAGGCACAACAAAGACCGACGCTGGTGCTGAGATTCGTGATGGCGTGAAGACCCTGGCAACTCAGGGCGCGTGCTCTGAAGCGGAGTGGCCGTACACGATCAGCAAGTTCAAAACCAAACCGGTGAAGAAGTGCTACACTGATGGATTGAAGAACAAGATCACGACCTATCTCCGTATCACCGATCTCGCTTCGGCTCTCCAGTGTCTCGCTGATGGTTTCCCGTTCGTGTTCGGGTTCTCCGTCTACGATGCGTTCGAAAGCGATGCTGTGGCGAAAACTGGCATCCTAAATATGCCTGCGAAGACTGAAAAGATGCTTGGCGGTCATGCAGTATGTGCGGTCGGTTACGACATGCCAAGCAAGCGTTTCATAGTTCGAAATAGTTGGGGTGATGCTTGGGGCCAGAAGGGCTACTTCACCATGCCGTTCGATTATGTCACGAACCCTAACCTTGCCGACGACATGTGGACAATTCGTAAGTGACAGTGAACCCCGACGAATACTTTCTTGAGTTTCCGGAGATTACTTTTGACCGGGAACGGCTGCTTGATATCCTGCGGGAATACCGCTGGGATCATTGGCAACGAGAGGACTTGATCGACGGGGAACACAATTGGCGTCAGAATATCAAAGCTCGAATGCTGTACTACGAACACCCGTACGTCAGAGAATTAGCTTCTCGCTTCAACATACGTCTGTATTCGGCGCACTCGCTGTTTGTAAAATCTCCTGTCGGCTTCTCTTGGCATCCTCACAGGGATGCCGATTGCGGTCGGCAGATGGCGCTAGTCTTCGACCTTAGCGAAGACCCGCAGCCAATCATTTGGCACGACGATGATCTCAATCCGGTCGTGCAGCACACCTACTCGCCGTCTCACCCAACGCTGATTCACGCGCAACACATACACAGCGTACCAGCAAACACAAAACCACGTGTGAGCTTGTTCTTGAGCAACTATACGGACAAGTATGAGACCGCGTTAGAAAAACACCGAGCGGGCGAATTGATCCTGCCGCCCGGTGCAAAGCAACAACGCTAGTAACAGAACCATCCAGGACATTTGGTGCACTCAACACCGCTCCATTTCGCTACCACGTTGTGGGTGCAATTTGGGTCGGCGTTGTACAACTGGGTCTTGTTCAGACTCTGCTGTTGCGCGAGCGCTTTCAGCAGTTTGTTTTCATGACCTTCGTCAAACTCTTCGTAATCGGTCATTGTCAACGTACGCTCCGCCACGCAATCCTCCTTAGTAGGTTCGCCCAATCGTCATGTGCAGGGTATAGCTGGTGTATAGCCCGAAGTCCTTGCGGATATCGAGCGCCAAATCACAACGGATAGGCAGAAACCAGAAATGATCCGGACGAGGTTTGTCCGGATTCTGGCCCGTCTGGATGACCTCGTTCGAATACTCGAACTCGACCCGCTTACCCTCGTGTTGACGCCATAAGTGTTCGGTACCGGCAGGCGGATGCTCTCCCCGCACGATGGACACGTGAGCGCCCCACGCGGGATGACAGAGACCCTTAGCGGGCAGATGCAGTGGGTTCAAGACGTGCTTGTCCACCCAGTAACGAGCGTACCGGGCGATCTCGTCATCAGCATCGATCACGCACCACCATTTGACGCGGTTCTTCATATTGCCGCGCGGCGGGTCGTATCGGATGACTCCAGTTGTCTTGAACCAATCACTCATAATAGAAGCCGAACCTGATTACCTTTTTTCTCGTTGCAATCACAGCACAGTATTTGAAGATTGCTGTGATCTACACGATTGTTCCAGAATAGCCTGAGAGGGTACTTGTGGTCAACGTTCACCAATTGAGGCGAATACGTCATATCTACTTTGCAATCGGCGCAAATACGATCTTTCCCTCTCAAAAAATCTATTCGACATGTTTGCCATTCGAAACTCTTGTAGAACTCCTGTGCCTCTAAATACGTTCGCGGTCTGGTTGCCTCAGGAAGACGCCGAACCTTGGTCTCATCGAACTGGTCGATCAGCCGTTTGGTTTCAGCTTCCGATGTGTATGGGAGACGTTTTCTCCGCTTCCACCCGTGCAATCCCATCAGCCGAACGCCAGCTTCGCCAATAGCGCGTCATGAGCGAGTGCGAAATACGCGTATGTCGTCGTCACGTAATATCTTCCGTGACACATTTCCTCACACCATTCACGCGCATCCTTCCGCTCACCTCTGAGCTTCCAGCCAGCCATCTTCACCTTGAACTTGAAGATTTTTCCGTTCTCGTCTCTATCAAAACCTGGAAAGCCATTGTCTTGAAGAATCTTGAATTCCGTAGCGGTCAGTTTGCGGGCTTCATAGAACGGAAGAGGTAATTGCTCCGGTATGTCGTAATTTACGAGCTTGCGATATTCTTTCTCTACCTTAACTGGAGCCGCGATAGCCTGCCGAACTCTATACCGATAGATGTCATGCCTATACCCGCGAAAACCCCTAAAAAGCTCGCGGTCAATTTGCGAATAGTCTTCCTTACCAGTAAGGAATAGCGCCCCGGTCATAAACGATAGCCAGTGCTGATCCTTGTCGTATACGCCCTCTAGGACGAGAAAATCATCAGCGCCGACTTGCGCAACGCGGTGATCGCTAAGTTTGCCGTGGTAAAGTTTCCGTTGAAGTTTAGTAAGTTTATCGTGGGGAAATGGATGAGAGTACATCCATCTTGCGTATCAGGAGTCGTTCCACGCCTTCAATATTAAGAGGCGTGGATCGCTTCGAAAAGCTCAAGCTGGCTCGTGAGCATGTGCTTGATGTTCTCGTAGGCGGCTTCCTGTTGCGGAAACAACTTGCGAGCCTTCTTGAGCATCGGCAGGAAAAGGTCCGTAACCTCGCCCATGTAGGTCTTCTGCTTCGCAGGCGTGAAGACGCCGACCATCGATTGCAGGTTATGGATACGATCCGCACCCTTCGCGATTGACGACAGCGGGCATTCAGCCATTTCCTCGAACAGACGGGCTTCGTCCTTCTTGTCGCCCCTCCAGGTCTTGGTCATCCGCCACACCGCATCGGCTACCCTCGTGCCGAACCGACGCTCGATCTCTTCCCGCGAGACATGATAGTCCTCGGACACATCGTGGAGGAAAATCACGCATAGCGTTTCCTCAGCGAATTCTAAAGACGGCAGGAGCGTCCTAACGTAATGGGCGATGCTGATTTGATGATCGAATTCCGGCGTCACCCCGTCCTTGCGGGTGCCCTTGTGGTACTCGGCCGCGAACTCCATCGCTTGAAGGGCCTTCAAATAGCCCTTCCCGAGAAGCCAGTAACGGAGACTGACGCGTCGCTTTGCAAACTTGTCCATTGAACCAGAATACCAGAAAATCGCTGTCCGTCAATCTTCTGGTTGCAAGAAATCCATCTTGTACATCACAACGTCCGAATCGCTTTCGAATAACAGGCGATTATCAATGAACCACACGAATCCCTTGCATTTCGTGACTATCCATGCCCAAGCCTTATTTTTGTCCATACACGGCACAATAGTACCGTTAACAACCTTGTTGTGAGGCAGGGTCGGGTAGATATGCATCTCTTTTTTGAAGCCCTCGGGAAAATGACGGTCCAGATCGTCCCACCAATGGAGAAACGCATCCTTGGATTCTTCGGAGTTGAACGTAAGACGAGGTTGCACGGGGGTGCAGCTTGTGATGAAGGCATAGTCTAGAACGTCCGGGTAACACCTTTTCCAAATCTGGAAATGGTAACCGACAATCTCGCTCTCGATCTTGAAACCGGTTAGGAAAATCGTTTTCTCCATGTCGAATTCCTTACCGGATTCCAGTAAAGTAGATGCGTTTGCCCAATCCTGATAAAGGTTGGTGCCTAGTCTCAGAGCCATTGAACTGGTTCTCCTAGATGCGATTACTTGATCGCGTAATATCGCAGTCAGTGGAACTTCGCAACTCCACTATAGCCCCGTGATCTGCTCCGCAATGATTTCAGCAGTAGCCGCGCTGAGCGTCAGTCCGAGGTGACCGTGACCGGTATTGAACCAGAAACGGTCCGCCTTTGCCTTGCGCACGACCGGCAGCAAGCTTGGCGTCATCGGACGTAGACCCGCCCACGGCACCGCATGTTCGGTTGATGTCTTGAGGTTAAATTTGGCCCAGTTCAGAAGAGGAGCGATGCGGTCCATGCGGATGTCGTAGTTAAGTCCATCAAGCTCCGCCGTTCCAGCCACGCGAACACGATCCCCAAGATGAGAACAAACAATCTTGGCCTGATCATCCAGGAAGCTCAAGTGCGAAGCAGACCGTGTTGGAATGCTGATGCTGTATCCTTTAACGGGATAGATGTTCAGTGGGTCGCCAATCGCCTTCGACAGACGGGCGCTATCCACGCCAGCACAGATCACGACGTGATCATGTCGATTACCAACATTGATCAATTGCTGTTCGGTCAGTTCATGCCCGAAATGAAACTCAACTCCGTAATGTTCTGCAAGTCGCGTACGCAATTCCGTGCATAGCTTGTGAGTGTCGCCGCTCATATCGTCAGGCGTGTAGACGCCACCAATAATGCCCTCAGTGTTCAGAGACGGCTCAATACGTTCTATTTCGTACCGGCTCACCACGCGCCGTTCTAGGCCCTTGTAGACGGTATCCACGGCATGTTTGGCCGCTTCGAAATAGGTCTCGTCACGATAGAAATGAAGGATGCCCTTTCGAACGAGGTCGAACTGCAATCCCTCTTGCCGCGCAATGTCCTGGTAGAGTTCGCGCGCTCGCAGACCCAAAGTGATCGTCTCTTGGGTGTCTGCCTCATATCGGCCGGTGGCGGTGTTCCACAGGAACTCGCCAAGCCATTTGAGTTTTGACCATGACGGGGTAGGACGGATCAAAAGAGGAGCGTCTTTCTTTAGCAGCCATTTGGCTCCCTTTCTGACGTTCCCCCAAGTCGTCCACACCTCGCTATTGCTGACACTGAACTGACCGCCGTTAGCAAAAGATGTTTGCATTCCCGCATAGTCGTGCTTGTCGTAAACAGTAACCTCGCATCCTCTGCGAGCCAGTGAATAAGCGGTCGTTACGCCCGTAATTCCCGCACCGATGACGGCGATTTTCAATTCAGTATTCCCAATAGTTTAGCGCGGCAGATGATTTACTAGACGACCCGAGAACGGAACGATTTCAGCGCCCTCTTGCTGTTCCTCGCCTTCGGAAGCGACCGAACGACAGATGTCCTGGAACCACGCTTGATGGATTTCGTCATCGTTGAGACCAACATAACCGTTCAGACGAAGATATTCGATCCAGAACTCGTTCCAGTCGAACTCACAGTACCAGCCGTTAACGCCAAGCTTCGGATCGTATCCTTCGCTGACAATGCCGACCCATGGCTCTTTCTTCAGGGTAGCGACCTGCTTCTCATACTCGCGCTTGGTGATCTTATCGTAGGCCAAATCGATATCGGCTTTCGCGATATCCAGATCGGTACCAGCGGCGAAATCCAGTTCAGCGCGCTTGATATCGTGGTCGTAGTTGTTGATCTTGCCGTGCGCGAGTTCGATCTTCAGAAGCTCTCGCTGATCTTCACCACCACCGTTGATCTGAAGCTTCTTCAAATCAAATTCATACAGGTCGATCTTGCCCGAGGTATAGTCGAGGCTGAGATGCGCAATACGCCGCTTCGTCGGATCATCCTCGCGGATATCGATCAGAGCACGCACAAGCTCTTCGCCCTCAAGATAGTAATTGGCCTTGGCTTCTTCATAAGTGCGACCCTTGAGGCCCCAGGCTGCGGGAAGCCAGTTGAACGGAATTAGTTTAGTCATAGAAAATCCCCTAATGAGCAAATATTTAATAAACCGCACGTGACAGATCGAGAAGGCTCTTGTATCGATCCATATCAACTATGCCGACAATTCGAACCATTAGACGACGCGACGATAGAACGGGAACTCCGTGAGGATAGCTATCCTTGTAGAAGAAAACTGAGCTTTCCGTTTCGTGGATATCGTCGCCCACTTTGAATTTCATCTGCGCGCCGCCGTCGTCAACCATGATGGTCGTGCTCACCATTCCGGTTTGCCATTCGTCTTTCTGTGCATCAACGTGTGCGGGCGCAAACCCACCTTCCGCAATACTCATGATACGAGCGATTGTTACTTGAGTATAACCCAACTGCTGCGTGATGTCTTTTAAGATCGGGAGATTGATGTCGCGCCATTCCCACTCATGTGGCTCGAAGCGCCAGTGAATGAGACCTGATCCGGTAGAGACAGACCGTCTCTTATTGCCCTTGGCATTATTCGGAATATGGGTGAGGTTGTAACAACGCCAAGACGGATACTTGCGCGGAACAATAACCAACTTATCTTGGTCAGTCATGTAGTAGTTGGTCAAATCGTCGTAGTATTCGCGAGGTGCTACAAGAAAGTAACGATCTGGATTCTTGCACTCATAGATGTGAATGGGCGTGTCCAGCCATGATTCCTCTGTTGCCAAAAGTTCATCACGCAGCCCATCGCGATCAAATTCAACGTTCAATGGGCAGTAAACAGGCAACATCGATTTCTCCTCTAACCAAACCACAACTTGAAAATCAAAGCGTCTTTCTCATTCTTGAACATAAACGTTGCGCCGCTCACATCCCAAATTGAATCTTCGATGAGAGAGAACTGATCTTGGTAGATATCTTTCACCTTTAGACGTTCAGCCGTACAATGATCTCCAAAATGGTCCCTGCACCATGCGAACGCTTCGGAATTGAACGGCGATAAACAGACAAAATCTTCGTTCGGTTGAGGGAGAAGGGAAGGTACTTTAACCCGGTATGGAAACCGTGCCTCAACCTCTAGCCAAATATCTAGTAGAAAATGTTTCATGTTGTTCCAAATAAATGGGGAGGAGCTTTGTCGGCCCCTCCCCCGGTTGCGCATGTCCACTGTGAAGGGCTTCCATACGTCTTCCCCAACTCGCTGCGCGCGTGCGCTTGAATAATCACCTCCGGTTTCTGGATATCCGGCAAGTCAGGGCGATCACCCGCGCGATGCGCGCAGGTAATAGTTGATCGTGGCATGGGGCGTTTCAACCGCCACGTTCAGCACGCCACGACTTGTAATTTTCAATTCAGATACTTTGTCCCCAGCAAGGTTCATGACCTGGAGGAACTGGGATGTCGTCCAGAGGAGATCGCCGCGCAAAGCACCGGTCACGCCGCTCTCGAACACCATGCTGCCACGGTGAGTGGAAGAGTTCTCTTCGCCAATGAAGAACAAGAGGTTGCTTCCATCGGTGGTCGCACCGAACGTCTTGTTGACTTCGGAATAAAGCTTCGCAAGCTGTGCAAACTCGGCCAGCTTACCCTTGTTGGGGACGAACGTAACATCCCAAGGAAGACTGCGAATTTCGGCCTGCTCCGGTACAAGATCGGGGCTCATGGCGCGGAAGTTAGAGCCGACGCCATTGGCATCGCGAAACTCAAACTGCTCAACCGTGCTGGTTTCTTTCCAGGATCGGCGCTTCACACTGAAGCTTGCCTGATCGGTCCGGTAGCTGGAGAATTCTAGTAGGCCCTTGAGAAGGTTCAAGTTGGTGATACCGAATTCGCCTTCGAACTCAGGGATCGCCTCCTTCATCAAACCTTCGATGAATACTGTCTTGTTTTCATCAACTGCCTGGAAACGGGTCTCGGTAGGGGTGCCTGTGATTTTGATCGTGTCGATCAGACCTGCCGTCTGCTTGACCAAATCAACCAATGTATCGCGCATGAAATTGTCCTTTAAGTATGATCCATTTAAGCCCAAACGATCAGAGCTATCAATATTTTTCGAGGTAAATATCCGATGGCAAATCATCGGAAACCACCCAAACCGAAGTCCTGGCTATGCTTGCGCGGGACCTGTCGCTTCTGCGGAGAAGACATCATTGAGGGCGGAAAGGTCAATAAACGCAAGCACTGGCATCAAGAATGTGCCGACACATGGCGGATCATGAACAACCCAACCGACGCACGAACGTTCGTGTTAAAGCGAGACGCCTATACCTGTCAGGAATGCGGGGTCCAGGATCGTCAGGGATGGTTTGAAGTCGATCATATCAGGCCGCTATTTGAGGCCAATGGTGACTCGACATGTTGGATGCCGGACAATCTAGTTTTGCTCTGCGGCGGCTGCCACCAGTTGAAAACCAAGATCGATATGGACCGGTTTAGGAAACGTTAATCGCGCCAGTATCGAACGATCTGAACAGGAGTGTTTGGTAGTATTCGAACTTCTTTCTCTTCTTCATAGTCCGGATTAGCGTTCATGGTAAGCGTTACCGGCCAATCGATCTGCGATGTAGTCAGGAGAGCTTCCATCTTCCAAGTTACTGGACCGTGGCCTTCATGATCATGCCCGCCCCAGTGGGCTTCGGCGGCGTTTTCGTCCCATGACCAATAGATGCCAGGGTGCTGCTGTTCTGGCGTCCAATTCTCGCCCGCAGTGATCTCTCGCCACGCTCGAAGATGCTCTCCTCGGATCATAGAACGAAGCTTCCCCGCAACCTGATATACTGCGTCCTCGCACCAATCGTTCAATAAAGAATCGAAGTCTTCAGGGTCTTGGCCGCCGTATGGATCGAGACCAGCTTCGGCTCTAATGTAGTGCCGAACCGTCTCCAATCCGTTTCCTGGAAGGGACTGTTTCAAATTATTCTGGGCAACCGACAAATCGATATTCGCATCTTCAGCGAGAGGTTGGCGTTCCAGACTCTGCTGGACTGTTTGAATTTGTGAGAGGATATGGCGCATGTCCGCGTTGCGGTCGTTCATGCACGTATTTACATCCACCACATCTTGAACAGCATCGCTACCGTGTCGTCGTAGATGTTGATCGTGCAACCGTACCAGTCTTCAAGGACTTCGGCCTTATCGTCATACTGGGCCAACCACCCAACGATCTCTGGCTTCAGCACCGCCACACAGCATCCGTCACTAATGTACTTGCGTATTTCTAGAAGACGTTCATCTTCCCAGAATACGATCTCAAAACTATGGTGCTGCTCTACGTCAGAGGAATAGCATTGCACGACGTAGCCCATATGAGCCGGATGGTAAATTCACAACAAATTATCCTATGTACCTCATCTCTCAGGTATTTACTGGGGTCTGGAGACGCGATATGAGCGCTGATTAGTGCGCGTCAGTTTGGATAAGAAGTCGTTTCAACCCCACCAGAGTTTGAACCGGAAGGCATCGTCTTCTAACTTGAACAGGTACGCGACGCGCCAATCGGCAGGTGCGTACATTCGCATAGTAATCTCATGAGCACCCAAAACGTGTTCGGACACCCAATCTCGTATCGCTTTCTCGTTGTTTGAGTAATCGGATATGAAAACTTGGTAAGATTTACGCAGAGGCATCTACCCCCACCATAGCTTGAAACGAAACGCGTCATCTTCGAGTTCGAAGCGGTACGCGTATCGAACAACACATGTTATTTCGTTCAAAACGTAAGTAGAAGCGTATGCGCCAACGACGTGGTTCTGAACCCAGTCTAGGATTTCCAGCTTACTATTGGAATTATCAGATACCTCAACGGTGTGTCTCAGAACGGGTTGTATAGGGACATCAGACCTCATCAACGGCAGGGGACTGATTTTCATGAGAACGAGTCGTCCCCTTCCACGAATCTCATTTTGAAATGCAAGGCAGCCTTGGCGTCCGTGAACTCCACAACGATAGCGTTTAGCCCGTATTCGATCTGCTTTGTGTGGCCGTTCGCATTGAGCCAGTCTTCTATCGGAAGACGCAACCGCATACGAATACCGTTCCCGTTCTTAACGAGATTCGTATCGGCCGACGTTAGCGTGAAACGGTAGATCGTCTCTTCGATCATTCCTAAACCATTCGTTAGAACGGGAGCATGCTCGTTGATCCCTTGAGCGCCATGAACGCGATAATGCTCATCATGGCGACCCATCCAAGTAGGAGGACCGAAATGGCCCCAGCGAATCTAGCCTTAGTCATGCAATATACCTTACTTTGAAAATACAAAGAAGTCTTCAGCAGCAACGTCTTTGGTTTGAGACAGGTCCCAGTTCAACACGCCTACAAGGTTTTCAAGCTTGTTATCGATGATCGTCTCTTCCATCAGTTCGTGGTCGAAAGGCAGTTCCTTGAACCATTCCGGAATATGGGGTTCGTCAATCGGATATGCCACCGAATCCATCTTAAGTACATTGGTTTTTAGTTTACACACGATGACTTTCGATCCGTCACCGATCCGCATGGAATAACGGTCCCCAAAGGTCTCGCAAAGATGATTCCAGTTCAGCGCTGCGCGAACGTGGCCCGGCATATTGACCTTACTGCCCTTCTGACCCTTCTTCATGCTGTCCGTTGCCTTGGTGGCGTGAGACTGAGCGAACTCGTTGCCGTACTTGGACATCGCCTTGACCGCTTTGGGCGTACCCTTCTCCCAGCCTGGACGTTCAACGAACAGACGCCGAAACTCACGGATCGCATCGAACATCTCCTGCTGATCCTTGCCAGTCAACAACGACATCAACAAGGTCTCCAGGAACGTTTGCATGAACTTGGGAGTGTCGGCGCGCTTAAGATCAAGACCCATGGCCTTGAGCTTGCCCGGCTTGCCGTCCTTGTCGAGACGCTTGTTGTCCTTGTCGTACATCAGACAGGCGTATTTCTTCTTCTTGATGAACAAACCCCTGCTCGCTACTAGCTCGCGTCCAGCCGCGATAACGCCGCCGCGCTCCAGCGTTGTATTGAACGTGCGCCGCATAAACTCGGGGAACGAGTCGTTCACCACGTCAGCGATCATGTTGTAGAGATCGATGATATTCTCTCGCGACCAAACAAAGTCTGCGTAGTCGGGGTGATCCTTCAGCAGGTGATAGGCGCTGAAATAGCACGAGTCGGTATCCGCATAGATGATGCTGTCGCCCTTGTAGTCATACTTTCCAGTAATGACTTCATTGACCTTGGCGTTCATGTGTCGAACAATACTGCGGCCGGTCAGGGTAACTGACTGACCAAGGCGTTCGTCGTAGAAGCGCAAGCCTTCGTTCAGTAGAGCACCGTAGAGCGAGTTCAGCAAAATCTTGCGAGCCTGCTGTCGTTGGTTCCAGAACACATTGAGGGCCTTGTATTCGGCCTTCTTGGCGGGATCGGTTTCGGCCTCGGCAAGGTCGTAGAATTTCTCTTCTTCCTTCTGCATCTGCTTACGCTCGGCGTACCACTTGGCGAGCAGCATCGGGATCATTCCGTCTTTGTCGGTGCGGAAGATCGTGCCGTTAGCAGTGACACACAGATGGTTCTTCGGATTGAAGATGTAGTCGTACCAATCCCGGCCACTCATCGTGCGCTGGGTGCCGTCCTCCAGGTCTACAGTCAGCGCAGCGCCATCGCGCGCCGCCACGTGCCCGTACTCGAAGCTGTGGAAGATACCATCCCACGCCTGCGCGCGCTTGGCCTCACCAAGTTCAAGAACCTTTCCAGCGATGTACGTGGTCGTCTCGTCCGATCTAAACTGTCCCCAGATCGTTTCTGGGCTCATGTTTAGGGCGCGGATCGCAGATGGATACAGCGAGTTGATGTCACAGCACGCGAATTCATCGTGCAGTCCGATTTTCGGGTCAGCTACGTACGCGCCCACAACTGGCGTACGTCCATCATCCTCGTCATCATCGTCCGTATCGATGCCCGCCCGCTCGTCAGTCGTCCGCTTCCTATCCGGGACGATGAAGCCGAGGTCGTGCATTTCCAGGATGATTGCCTGTTCGACCAGTGCGACCGAACCAAGGGTTGTCTTGAACAGAACGCAGTTGCCGTGTGCGATCTGGTTGGACAGTTCGATGAACTTCTTCTTGTCATCGATCTTCGGCAGAAGCATCGTATCTTGGCGAGAGTATTCGATGAAGCGTCGAAAATCTTTCTTCCAAAGTTCATCGAGCGTGCCTTCGTAGGCTACCTTGTTCTCGCCAGTCTCGATCTCGCCAACGTAGTCGAGACGATACGAGTGAAGCTGCTGTGGATTGTGCTTCTGGTACAGACGCAGATAGTCGAGATGAGGACGGCCTGGGAATTCAAACGTCAGGCGCTCATTGCCGAATTTGTCCGGAGCGACTTTCTTGATCGGCTTCTGATCCCAAAGGCAGAACGCGCGGGTGTAGTCTTCACCAAGCGTACGTGTGATGCGATTTACCAGATAGGGCCAGTCGAAGTAATCGCCATTCCACGTCGATGTGATATCGGCGTCTTCGATGATGTTCATGAAGCACTTAAGAAGCTCGCCTTCATCATCGAACAGGAATGTATCATCGAACGACGATACAACGGCTTCGGCTTCATCAGTCGTGAATGTCGGCGGGCACAGTACAAGACAGACCAGCTTATTCAGCCAGCTACAATAGACCGAAATAGCGTTGACGCGATTGAACGGGTCTTCGACCGGCGCAAAACCCTTATCGAGCGAGAACTCAACCTCGATGTCGAAGAAGGCGACATTCATCTTCGGCGTTTCTACGCCGCGATAGTTGTCCGCTAGGGTACGGAAGATCGGATTGATATCGGATTCGAAAATGCGACGCGTCGCGCCCATCTTCGCGACATCGCGACGAAAATTCTTGCCGCTGCGCGAGACGAACTTTTTGCAACTATCGCCAAAAATGGTTTGGTGAGTGCCCGATGGGTGTTCGAAGTAGAAGACGTGCTCCGGGGCAATTTCGTTATAGACCCGCTCCCCCTTAATCCGTTCAACTACTTTTACAACGTCTTTTTGCCTGTCGTAGATGGCGTCAATGTACAAATCATCACCTTAAAAAATCGTCTTAGTATGAAATCAATATAGCTCAAAATGTCTACCGAAAGCCACTTTCAAAAAGCGATCAACCCCTTATTCGACGGGTCTCGATGAGTTCTGGTTCTCTGAATTCAACGTGGGCGAATTGTTCGCCGCCCCATCTCATCTTGAAGCGGAAGGCGTCCATCTCAGTCATGAGAAGAATACGAAAGCACCAAGCGCCGCTCATGTGATGAATCAGATAAGGCTCTGCTAGGTTATCTTTAGACCAGTCTTCGATCTGTTTAATCATGCGCCGTTTGCGCGCTATTGGGGCTAACGGTTGAAACGGCGTTCGTACGTCAGTGTCGAATATTTCGCCATCAACCGAACCGACCCAGCAGGCGTGCGTGAACGAACCACGACTTCGCAGTTTGACTACCGGGGGAGGCCCCCAGTCGCCAATTGCGTTCACAACCGATACCTTATCGACGTAGCGGATGTTTGGATGCAGTTCAGGGGGAGGTCTGATACCGAGCATGTGTTACACAAAAAGAAGGGCGGCCGAAGCCGCCCAACTTATTTCATATACTGCCAAGAGTAAACTCTACCATCAGTCTTGTCCACGCAGAGGTAGGGCGCGTGCCCTCCTCCTATGGTGTCCATTCCGTGGCTTGAACAGACCTCGTTGACCTTACTATTTTGCGTAAAGATCAAAACGAGAAAGGTGGCTATTAAGCCGCCAAAGAAGATGATGAAAGCAGGTAATGCCCAACGGGGCATTAAGCGCGGCCGGTAACCTGGAGGATCGTCTCAACAGCTTCGAGACCTTCCTTCTGCTCTTCGATGTTCGCCTTGAACGCAGCGGACAGAGCCTTCATGAGAACGCCCGGCTTGGTTTCGAATTCTTCGGCCAGATTCTTTGCGGTGTCGCGGAGACCTTCCTTGAGGTCTGCAACTTCCTGGAGAACCTTCATACCAGCGTCCATGAACGAGTTCAGCTTCTGCTTGTCGTCGGACGACAGATTATCAAATGACATTGATCAAATACCTTGTGTGTTGTTTGCAAAACAGTCCGGACCAACTCCGGATGTCCGAACCATATGTTCGGGGTGGAAGAATTGTCAAAATTAATTCGATTGGCTTGACAATTTGCGTGGAAGTGTTAGTTTGAAGTTGCGTTTGTCAGACGCCTCCAATTCCGCTTCGGGCGGCGCGAGTTAGCGACTCACTTGGATGTTACGGGGTGATCCTCAAAAAGACATCCTGAGGTTTGGTAGCTCAGCGGTAGAGCAATCCGTGAAACGGATGGTCGTTGGTTCGAATCCGGCCCAGCCATTGAAACAGAGAAGGCCCGGCGAGCGCTCGCTGGGCCTTTTTTCATTTCACGAAGATGTCGTCGGAGCGAGCTTCGATAATATCGGCCATTTCTTCAAACGTCAGCTTCATACGGTCGTTAACCGCGCTCAAATTGCTGTAAACGAAGTCGATAGGAGCCCCGATCAAGTGCGCGTTCTTTGACCGCAGCCCCGCTATTTCGATCACATCAGGGGGAAGATTGGCATCGAAGCCGAGACCGAACGAATACCACGGGTAGGGAGGCGTGCGCGGAGCCGGAAGCGCCCAACGGTCTGGGTCTACCACGTCACAGAGAACGCCGAGCACACAGAACCGATTACTCGAATCGCGAAGGCGTAACTTGCCTTTCTTATAATTTCCTGACCTCAAGGCGGCCAGCCACTTGTTACGAATATCCATATTTCAAATCATCCAAAAAATACTCGAAACAGACTAGCATCCTTTTCGTCGCGAAACCAAATTTGCGGATTATGAGTTTTCAGGCCAAACGTCAGCCATACCCCCTCGGGTCGTATAAGAGGACGTTGCAAATCATCCATACGTGCAGGATATCCCAGACGGTCCTTGCACCACGCGTAGGCTTCAAAAATGGTGTTGTCGTCTTTTGGTTCGAACTTTACGATATGCGGATATTCGGATTTGGCCCTGTCAAACCAATCGGGAAAGTCTCCCCATAGGCTGACGCTGGCTGGCGAATCTATAGGCATTAGAACCACGTCATCTTGAACGCGATTGCGTTTCTGTGGCTCTTGAAGCGAAGGGCAACTTGACTGCCTGTATCTTTGGGGAGGCTAAGCGCGACGTATTCCCCATTCAGCGAATATGGTCCTAGGTTGTCCAACAACCATTTACGGATGTCCTCGCGCAGCACTATGAACCAACCGCTTCCCTCCATCCGCCAACAATCGGGGTCTGGAACGATTCCATCGGTCTCGGCAGCGCTCATCAGTGACGCCGATGCAGTATCTCCTTCTTCTTGCGTTTCATCGTAAGACACGAACACCAGCATCTGGAGATGATACCAGTCGTAGTTCAACGTGATGATCTCCGGAGTATCAGTCAAAGTTGCTTCTGTGGACATCAGAGATTTCCTCTAGGATGGCTCTAGCGGCCACAGAGGGACGCGGTGAGGCCGTGATTGGTCTTCCAACGACAAGGTGTTCGATCCGGCCAGAATCGCTTCGGTGGCCGTTAGAACGCGTCTCCTACCATTTCTGCCTTGGGACTGCCGCATATCCCCACTTCTCCTGTATCGCTGTCCTGGCTTCCCACTCGGACTTAGCAGTAAACGATTCCCCGTCAGGCTGATAATCTGGATGAAATTCGGATATTCCACTCACATAGTCAGCGAACCGGAGCTTGAAGAGTATGGCGTCGGGTTCGGTAACGAAATTGAATACGCAATAGCCGTGACTCACGTCTCGAATAACAGCTTCTTTCCTATCTTTCGCGGGCGGCCACACGAAAGTGTAATGCGTCGATTGGTCGGTCCGGATCACCGTATTGGATATTTCCATCTCAATGAACGTGCGAATTTCTACTTTGAGCTTACGGGATCGTTCATGAGCAGCATCTTTCGGCCAATCGTTTCTTGCGCTCAACACATCAGAATGGATCGCAACTGAAAACGGAAATGTGCTGGAGACATCCCATGTCGAGTGGGAGCCCGATGAGGTTGAGCCGACGTAAATGTCGCGCGTGAAATACCATTCCGGGTCTAATCCCGGTTTGGACTCGCTGCGTGCTCGATCATAAGAAGAGAAATCTATCGGGTATGCTAGTAACTTACCCACAAGCGCTCCTTACAGTTTCTCGCCCTTCTGGGTGCCCCGCCAGCCCTTCCAACGCGGGAAGCGAAGCGAATACGTCACCCCATCTTCATCCAGCGATAGAGCGTCAGCCCGAATTTCGGCAATCATACCGATTAATTCGTCTTTTCGTTGCCAGAAGTCAACCCGTTGTTCGTCAGTAAAGCCACCGCCGACCTTCACGTCGATCAGCTTGCCGGGGAAGGCGTTATCGATGCCACGGCAGCGCATCCGTCCCATGAACTCGCTGTACTTGCCATCATCGTCGCCCTTGATGATTTCGACAACCTCAAGACTTACCTCAATAAAAGGCTTGCGCTTGAGCCAGTTCTTGGATCGCTTGCCGCATTCATACCCGGCCTCGGGGTCCTTATACATGACGGCTTCTTCGTAACCCGCCGCGATAGCTTCTTCGGTGATCCGCAGGGCTTCGTCCCAACCGCCAGGAGCGTCGAGATCGACTTCCACCTTTGGTACCACATAAACGTAGTCACCAGAGGTTGCATTCATCATTCCTGATGTTTGTAGTTGAGACAGCACGTTGTGGCGTTCGCGCAGTGGCGTTTTGCAAAAGCCACTTTTGAAATCCGAGAGCGGGATGATGTCGAACAGAGCAAGGCGAGTGCGCTTGGTGTCCTTCGAATCCTGGTCCCGGTTGATCTGCTTCATCAGCTTCTGGAAGCCCTCCTCAGAGATGATCTCTCCGTCGAGCACAACTGACCCAGGAAGTTGCTCCATCAGCTTCGCCAAGGCTTCGCGAACCTCAGTGAAATTCTCGTTCAAATTACCGTTGCGGCCCACGTACTGGGTGACCGTATTCGACTCTTTGTCGAGCACGCTAAGCAACCGCACACCGTCCAGCTTATAGTCGAGCATCTTCTTGCCGCGCAGATGCTTTTCATTGGCCGGGTCGCGCCCGTCCTTGGCCATTTGCGCCATGAAGACGGGGATCATGTATTCGGAAGCTTCCGGGTGAGCATCGGATAACTTCTTCAAGACCTTGTTGATCGTGCTGGTCTCTACGCCGACATTCAAGTCTTTCAGCAGGACACGGCGATAGAATAGATTCCAGGTTTCGACATGAGAGCGGTCCAGCGCGGCCAGGATGGCATCACGCGCGGCGTGACCGGTTAGCTCACGTTTGCGGAGACGATTGGCCAATACGAGGAAGTCATTGAAATCCAAGCTTCCCTGCGCGCCGTCATCCTCATCGATCTTCGGCACCTTCGCGACGCCAAACGAAATGAGAGGATCGCAAGCCAAGCGGGCTCCAACGAAGAAATCTCGTTGTCCGCTCATGAATGCGTTGTATAGAATCTGTTCTTTGTCGTTTCGGCTCGATGTGGCCAAAAGCTGCTTGATGATGTCGAGTGCTGTCATAACGACAGTATACCCCGAAAAAATCAGAAATCGCCAGTATATTCGGTTCCCGGCTTTACGATACATGCTTGGCAGCACGGACACGACACAACCTTTTCGCCCCCGTAAGTACCGCTCTTCCAATCGTTTTGATCGACCTCGATCTGCGCATCACATTCAGAGCAAGTCACCACGATTGGGGGACGGTATCTCTTGCCTTGCTTGATAATCTTCATGGGTTGGCATCCTGTGTAGTTGATGCCGCTGAACTGTCGAAGCGAAGCCGAAACAATATCATGTCCTTACTATCAGCGAACCAAAAGTAGGCCGGATCAATAGATGGTTCGCCGTAGGTGCCATGCATTGGAATGAAGCGCGGATAGTAATTCCAGTCTTGAGAAACATTCTCATAACAAAACTGGAGCATATCGCGCATTTCAGATACTACTGGTCTGACGCGAACTAAGAATAATGTTTCATGCGCAAAGTAATCAGTGTTAAGCGACATCCTAATAGCTTTACAAAAAGCTTTCGAGATTGTCGATTTACATGTAGCGCTTACGACGAGTGGGATTTTTTAATGGATCACTGCCCGGCATAGACCGACCGCGCTGCGGCGTGACCTTATTGGGTTTGATGTTCGCGGTTATTTTGCTGCTCACTTTGTCCATAAAGCTTTCATCCACCTCGGCATCCGCCTTCATGGGATGAATTCCACTTCTTTCGAACATGCGAAGCATATCGTGGTCACGGGGAATGTTATCGAATGGTCCCATCGTCCTGTAGACGAACTCGCCATCCTTGAAATAGAAATATCCCCTCACAGCCGTCGCCATCATGGCGGGAAAAATCTGCTGATGAGTGAATCGATAGGCATCGCCCACGTATAGGTCGCCGTCCTTGGAGATTACGAAACGCTGCGGTCCGCCCTTTGTCAGTGCTTTGATAGCTCCAGCCGATGGGTTGTGATGCACTATCTCTTGAGCGAGCCGTTCGGACACTTTCTGTGGCGAAGACTTATTCGGTACTACTTTGATTTGACCTGACGAGAACGGAATGTAGTGATTACTTAACAGGTAATCACCGCCATGTTTTCCAGCGTCCAGGTAATTCTTCAGAATGATCCCGTCGTACTTCGACCGATCTAAGCGATCCAGGATGTCATTGAGACGGTGCTTGAATTGGGAATAATTTTGGCCCTTGGCGTCAACCACATACGGGCGCTGGAAGGTCACATCACATTGAAGGACGCTGTTTCCAAAGGTCTTGGCCACCTCGGGACTGTCTGAGAAATGAAATCCTGCTTTGTTCGAAGGCGTGTTGCCGTGACTCGAACCACGAAACTGATCACCGAACTTCTTAAATGCGGCATCGGTGCCATGGTAGACACGCACGGTTTGCGCGGCTTCTGCTAAAAGCTCAGACCAGCGCATCAGACGAAGTTTCGCATGAGCTTCATGATCGCTTCAAGCTCACCTTTGCTGATAACCGCGTAACCCTGATCGTTGAGTAGGTCTAGGAGCTTCTGGGGAGCCTCCAGATCGATCTTTCGGTATTTGTCCGGCAGTTGCTCCCACGGCATCATGAGCGGGTGCATCTTGTTCGAGATGCTGAATGTCGGGCCATAACGCCAACCATTATCGGCGCGATCCTTGAACCACTCTTCGTGTTGGCGCTTTGCCCACTGGGTGCACATAGCCAGATATCGGTCCTGCTCGACAGTCACCATTGGGTGCTGCTGGTCCAGGCGTTCGGGCATAGATGCGCTGACTCGAATGTCGAACTCCATATCTGGATGTTCGCTCTCCCAAGCGTTGATGACCTTCTCGGCCTCTTTCTCGTTCAAATCGCGGGTCAAAGGTACAATATAGTGGTGGGAACCTTCAGTTTCGCGATGCACCAGAGAAACCGTTCTAGGCGTGCCGCCGTTGTCAACGTTCGGTACCGATATGGTCACGCCCGAAGGGGCGTTCTCGCAAACGCAGTTGTACCAGTCTTTCACGACTTTCTTTTCAAGCTCGTCGTCTGCCGACAGCGCAATAAAACGAACTATGTTGACCGGATGCATCATGATTGCTTTGCCCAATATTTCAGATATTTAGCGTTAAGCGTTGATCAGAATGCGATCCACGATACCCCAAAGGGTCGCCGCAAGGTTTCCGTCTTCCGGATAGATGTCGGAGAAGTCTGGGCGATCCATACGCGCCCTGATCCAAGCGACGTTGGCCTTGAACGTTATTCCCTGCGCTAGGGTCTCTGCCGATCTGTAACCGGCCGGTTCGTCTCCGCTTCCAAACTCTATTGGCTCGACCACGTTAAACCAGTCAGCATCCGTAGGCTCCGCAACAAGCGATCCCTCAATGAATACTGTTCCCTGGAATCTAGCAACGTGAATAGCGACCGTGTATAGATGTTCGCCATGTCCATACCAGCCATCGGCTCGGAACGGTTCACCGATGTCGGACATCTTGTCTTGTGTGTTGCCAAGCAACATTATGCTACGAAGGGCCATGGAGATATTTAGTGAGTATCGAACTTAATTTTTTGCCGCCGAGGGACGTTTTTCCGTTTGGAGTCAGCATGACAGGCTGCGACTTCGGTTGGGTGATCTATGAGAAAACAAGGGAAATGTTCGGTCGGACGGCCGAGCCACGTGAGTTTTGGTTGGAAGAAGGCGAACCAAGCGGCGTCTGGTATCACACGATGGGTCGATTTTGGTTTCGGAATCAACGTGATTGTTTGTTTTTCTACCTGCGCTACCACAACGCGGAAGGATAAATAAAAGTATACTTTATTGGAGTAAGTCCCATGGCAAAGATCGTTACAGAGACCGTCCTCATTACCGTTTCCAAGCTCGTCCGTGACGGAACGGCCACCGATTCCATCGTTAGCGACGATTTTGTTGCTGGCATCGAAGCAATGGCTCAGGAAATGGTTGGCGATTCCTCGGCAGTTGTCGAAGTTCAACGCGTCGAAGACTAATCTTCGATATCGTAGCTACCAAACGACAAATGAATGGTGTGATTTACGGGTGGTTTATCGTATGTCACGCCAATTCCATTGAACAACGTTTGAGAGATCGTGTTGCCAAGAGCAACATCGTGCTTCACGATCTTCATATCATGGAACCGAAGGCTGTACGATGGTTCGCCATCTGAGCGCAGCATGGTTACTCTCAGCAACCATTTGTCATCCGTCTCTAATGCTTTGACGAACCGAAATGTAGAGCCGTCTTCGCTATCCTTCGTTTCGATAACGAGCAATTTTTTCGAAAACTGCATCCCGAGATCGGTTACAGAATCTGTAAATTTCTCAGCGGTCCCATTGAGCTTGCTTATCAGATTGCCAAAATCGATTTTGAAGTAACCCTTCAGAGTAAACATCAAGCTGCCTTTTTATGTCGAATAGGGGAACGCGTTAGACGCTGCACCTCAGCGAGAAGCTTCTTGTGCTGTTCCTGGAGATCATCCATTTCTTCCTCTGTCGTTTCTTCCAGCTTCATCATCTTGATCATCATCTGACCCTGCATGCGAAGCATCGCATCGATCTTCGCCTGAAGCAAATCGGTGTCGCGGTTCTGTGAGTTCTGAAGCACGAACACCATTAGGAACGTCACGATTGTAGTACAGGTGTTGATGAAGAGGGAGTGGGAATCCGACCAACCAAAATGAGGACCAGTTAGAGCCCATAGAATGACAGTGAGGAAGGCCCAAAGAAAAGCCATTGGTGAGCCAGCCCATGATACACAGGCGCGGCAAAACACGTCGAAAGCGTTCCGCATAATAAGTCTCCTGAAGGTCCTGCCGAACCAGAGGAGACTCAAGTTCGGCTATCTAGTAACACACATGATGAAGTAGTTATGCTTTCGCCATAAATGGTTGTTTAACCTCACTCTTTAAGCCGCATCCCATACTATAACGACACACTCACGATAGACGTTTTCTTCTTCTAGCTTTTTCTCGTCAGTGGGCTCGATGACGCGGGCGATGGACAATTGCTCTACCCCGCATCCACCGACGTAGACGGTCGAGTTAGGGTCTCTTGCTTCGCTCAGGGCGGCGATTAGTTGAGCTACCGTCATGCCGCATCACGCAGATGCTTCGGGCGACGACCACGGCGCTTGCCCTGCTTAACGGCCTGACCAGACGTGGAAAGACCGTAGGTGCTGGCGATACGCGCAGGCTCCATGCCATCAATGATGATGATATCCTGGCTCGGGATGGTACGACGAGAGCCGTCAACCACGCTTGCGCAGACAAAATCATATCCAGTGGTTGATTCAGCGGTTTCAACGATCACAAAGGTGCCACGGGATGGGATACTGTTGTGTCCCGCCAAGTCCTTACCCTTGTAGAAGGCTTCGATCTCGGTACCTTCTTTGACAATATTTGCGCTAACCAATGCAGTGAACAAATCTTTGTTGATCATATTAAATCTCTTCTCGCAATACTGCTTTTTCAATTTGAAATACATTCTCAGAGGCCATGATCCGAAATTGGAGCATGTCGTTCTGATCGTTAAAAAATGCTCTTAGAGGATACCCGCCTTGCAATGTGCAGCGGGGAATCTCTTGACCTTCAGGCGTCGGGTAAGCCCCCTCGGCCAGTTCTATTAAACTATCCCATTCGTCTTCTCTCATCCATCGGAGACGCACCATCCATCGGTACTTCCCCCAGAACAGAGTTTTCCGAATACGCACGGTTGCGTCATCGATTAGGGTAGTTCGTTCCTCGTCGCTCATAGGAGCAACGATTTCAGTAATAAACGGCTTGCTCGTCTCTACAAATGTGAGCGCGTCGTTTTCGGTTTCGAAATAGAACGAACAGAATGCACCCTGGCGGCGTGTCTTGTACGTTCCTGCTATCTCCTCACAAGCGGCAGCCGCTACATCCGCTCCGTAGGCCCAACGACGACTGGGAAATCGCGTGAACTCAAAACAGTTAGCTTCTCTCTTGCTAAGGTACCGTTCTAAATGAACTTCAACCTTGTATGCGTACTTTCGAAAGAACAATTTTGTAAGAGGAATGTAGTTGACGTACGAATGCTCGCGGAGGGAATCCCTCAGTTTATCCATGATGTAGTATTAGCCTCAAAAACTGTTAGGTACTCAAAATCGACTGTCCGAAGCCACCCAATGTAGTAGCTTTCTTCGGCAAAAATGATCACACGACCGAAAAGGTCGCCAACAATCTGTCCAATAGCAGGCGCTAGTTCAATGTCAGTGCCGTCCACGGCACTCTTGACAGTTCCTCCGTTGAAGCGAGCCCAGCGGCCAATATTAGGACCGTCACCGAGGCTGCCAAACACATATGGGTTGAAGGACACAGAGCGGCCGAGGTCGAACGGCACCGTAGTGTCGAACTCTTGGTCGGCTAATTCTGCGAGATGGTCTAGGAAAGCGTCCGGATAGGCGGATGTGCCCTCACAATAGAGGTCGTCCTCATCGATCATGGTCGGTACTCGCAAACAATAGATGAAAAAACTGGAAGTATAAAAGTAGTAACTTCAGAGTAATCGGGGCAGGAAAACCCTGCCCCGATTTTGTATCACTCTACAATGAGAGTGTCATCACTCAAACGCACGGCAGCTTCGCCGCCGTCCTTCAGTCGTCCGATCACCATCAGGCGGCTCAATGGCACCTTGATGTTGTCGTTGATAACCCGAGCGAGCGGACGTGCGCCCATATCCGGATCATAACCCTTTTCGGCCAACCACTTCATCGCGGGATCGGTCACCTTAATGGTGACGTTGCGACGGGAGGCCATATCACGAAGCTGATTGAGGAATTTCTCAACCACAAGCGTGATGTTCTCTGGCTTCAAGCGGTCGAAGCGAACAGTCGCGTCGAGACGGTTACGGAATTCCGGCGTGAACATGTCGTTCACTACAGTATCCGAAGCAGCGGAATTATCCTGGCTGCCGAAACCGATCTTCTTCTTCTGGCCTTCCTTGGCACCCGCATTCGAAGTCATGATCAGGACCACGTTTCGGAACGAAACGCTCTTGCCAGCCGAGTTTGTCAGTCTGCCGTCATCCATAACCTGGAGCAGCAGGTTGAACACGTCTGGGTGTGCCTTTTCGATTTCATCGAGCAGCAGCACGCAATATGGAGACGAGTCCACGTCATTTGTCAGCTTGCCGTTGCCCGCTCCACCTTCGCCGTAACCGACGTAGCCCGGAGGAGAACCGATGAGCTTCGCGACCGAATGCTTCTCCATGTACTCTGACATGTCGTACTTCAAGAGAGGCACGCCGAGTGTTTTCGCCAACTGGCGAGCCACCTCGGTCTTGCCAACGCCGGTCGGACCAGTGAAGAGATACGATCCCGAAGGCTTGTTCTCTTCGCGAAGTCCAGCCCGCGCCACGAACATCGCGCTTACCAGTGCGGTGACAGCAGGGTCTTGGCCAAACACGGCAGACTTGAGGTCGATTTCCAGACGACCGAGCTTTTCGGCTTCGTCCTCTTGTACCTCGGTTGCCGGAATCTTGGCGACCTTGGATACCTCGAACTCGATCTCGGGAACACCGAGTACCAGCTTGCGATCTGCTTCCGGTGCGACCCGCTGACGAGCGCCAGCATTATCCATCACGTCAATCGCCTTGTCAGGCAGATAAGCGTTCGTGACGTAGCGGTGCGTAAGCTCGACGGCCTTATCCAGAGCCTCATCCGTAAAGGTGATGCCGTGGAACTTCTCGTAGACCTCACGAAGACCACGCAGGATGAGCTTGGAGTCTTCCGGAGACGGTTCGTTCACGTCTACGCGCTTGAAGCGACGCAGGAGAGCGCGATCCTTTTCGAAGTGCTTGCGGTATTCTTCCAGAGTGGTAGAGCCGATGCAGCGCAACGTGCCCTTCGCCAGAGCAGGCTTCAGCAGGTTAGCTACGTCGAGCGATCCCTGCGAGCCAGCGCCAGCACCCATGATGGTGTGGATTTCGTCAATGAACAGGATGGCGTTCGGAATGAATTCCAGCGCCTTGAGGACCTGCTTCATACGCTCTTCGAAATCACCACGGAAGCGTGTTCCAGCGACGAGGTTGCCGATGTCCAGCGAATAGACAGTGGAATCCTCGATTGCAGTTGGAACTTCCTTCCGAACGATCTTCAGAGCCAAGCCTTCAGCAATGGCGGTCTTACCGACACCCGGCTCACCAACCAGCACGACGTTGTTCTTCGTGCGACGAGCGACGATCTGAACAATATGTCCGACTTCATCGGCACGTCCGATCAGCGGATCGATGCGGGAATCCAAAGCCGACTTGTTCAGGTTTACGCAATACTTGTCGAGAAGCTTCTCGGCGTCTTCGCGAGTATTGATTGGGTTGGCTTGCTCAGCGCCAGGAGCGCCGGTCATATCCCCAGGCTGCGCGGCTCCAACGTTGGCGGTGCCGTGGCTCAAATGCTTCTTCAGCATCAGCGCAGTAAGGCCGTGCTGGAGCAGAATGGTGACCGCGTGGCTGTCGTCCGAAGGATGCTGAAGCAAGTGGATCAGCAGTCCGGTCGGCGTAGCAATTGGTGTTGCCGAGAATAGTGCCGAGCCCACACATCGTGTGATCACCTCATCGAAGCTCTTCGTCGGAGACGGAACTGTGTTCGTCACCTCAATGAAGGGGCTCGAAAAGAACGTCGTCAGCGCGTCAGAAATCGACTCCTGATTGACGTTGAGAATGGTCAGCAAATCCTTGACTTCCGCCTGCTCCATGAGCGCGGAAAGAAGATGCTCTAGTGTGACAAACTCATGCCCGTACTCTTGGGCAATACCTGCTGCGCGATAGATTGTATTAACAAGTTCCTGGCGTGAAGAATCTTGCGCCTTGTTGCTCATGAAATAAAGCCTCGAAAAATCAGACTCAGCAAAAGATTGAGCCATGTGAAAATGATAACTCGATGGACGATACTATTTCAAGTTTCTCGTGATTAAGAACCAAAAATGGTTTCGGACAACGGTCACCTTTTGGCTTGGGTTGACCCGCAAGTCAACCCATAAATGCCAATGACCTTAGTGGCTGGAATAGCGCCCGTCTTCGCGACGAATTGGCTCTGGAATGGGCATCGCCACTTGGCCTGAATTGGTCTGACGGAGCGTCTGCTTATAGGGGCGCTTACGAAGAGCCAGTCCAATAAAAAGACCGACTAGAGCGAAAGCGGTGAAATACCGTGGAATCATTTGGGGGACATTTCCTTCAGCTTTTGGACCATCGCGCGTTGCTCGTCCGTCAAAGACGGTACGCGCACTGCAATCTCTACGATAAGATCGCCTCGCCCATCCATATTCAAGATAGGCATGCCGCGTCCAGCACAACGAAGTTTTTGTCCAGCCTGTGTCCCTGGCGGAAGCGTAACCTTGATCTTCTGCTTGTCGATGGTTTCGACCTCAACATCGATCCCCAGCATGGCGTCGAACGCATCGACTTCTTCCAAAACTACGAGGTTCTGGGCCACACGACGGTATTTGTCGTGAGGATTTACGATGATGTCCACGTACAGGTCCCCTGGCGGAAGACCCGCGTAGATGCTTTCGCCTTGGCCGCGAACGATCAGACGATTTCCCGAATCAACGCCAGCAGGAATAGATACTGTAGTGTTCTTGCTGCCCGAAGGAGCACGGATGTTGATGTCTAGCTGTTTGCCAGTGAATGCATCCTCAAGCGAGATTGCGCATCGAACTTGAAGATCATTGTTTCGTTGACGGCGATGGGCAGAGAAAGCACCCATGAAATCATCAAAGTTGAATTCACCAGCGCCAGCATTGATGTTCCATTCGAAACCACCATTAGCGGTGCGACGCGGGCCGCCACCAAATGGCTGCCCTTGTCCGCCATCGAACGCAGAGCGCTTGTTGGGGTCCTTCAGCGTCTCATACGCGTTGGAAACCTCTTTGAACTTCTCCTCGGATTCCTTGTTACCGGAATTCCTGTCAGGATGGTATTGGAGGGCTAGCTTGCGATAAGCAGTCTTAATTTGCTCGTCTGTGGCATCTTTCGCGACACCAAGAACGGCGTATGGATCACTCATTTTCCGCGCTTCTTGATCTCCGGAGCCGGAGCCCGGCCTTCCAATGTATTAGTAAGATAGGCAATGATTTCACGTTGTTCCTTAATGTAACGTTCCATCTCAAGCACGTTCAGCGATAATGCTTTATAGCCATCTGGCGTCAGCACGAAAATCGCGTAATCAGTCTTGGGACGGTTCTGCAACTCGATCAAAAGCTTCTGAAGATCAGCTTGGTTGTAGACCTTCCACTGGAAGGGATGTGTCGTGATAGGGGCTGCTTTCGGGATCGCAGGAGCATCAAGACCAACCGAAATCGGCGTATAGGTGGTCTGGCATCCGGCCAAAAACAATGGAGCTAATATCACCAGGGCTTGGATCAGTTTCATCGTGATGACTCCTCAAGTCGCTTCAGGAGGTCGCGCGTTGCCTTGTTAGCGCGGTCCTCCAGCATGCGGGGATGTTTTGAGCCAATTGACCCAAAGTTATGGTCGATGATCACACGAGTTGCCTTATTGAAATCATCACGAAGCTTGTTCGTGTTGTTAAACAGGGTCTCCGTGTTTTCTTTCGTGCGCTTCGCGTCTTCTTGCAAAGCAGTAACGGTAGCCTTCAACTCTTTCACCACGATCTCTTGCTGGCCGATCTGTTCATGAAGCTTTCCGTTCTCATGATTTACAAACCAGAGCGCACCAGCAAGACCTGCGATGGCAACACCAATAGCAATATAGATATAAGTAGTAATACCGAACATACTAAACACCCGTCAATTTGTTTCGGGTATTTATCGGAGATCAGACTGCGTGAGCGGTTGCCACAATACTGAACGGAGTAATATTCTCCGAGATCGTTGCTTGGCTAATCGAGCGCAAGATATAATCGTATGAAGACCCACTGCCTTGAGCCGGGAGATATACGCTTGGGGAAGTCGTGTATTCGAGTTGTGCACCCCAAAGACTGATACCGTTTCCTACAGAGCCTTGGTAAAGATTAGGCTGCGGAGCATCTGGTTTGATGATGTAAAATTCGCCGCTCAGGCTTTCGGCCGGACCATCGAAGTTTCCTGTCAAAGAGATGCGATACCAACCATTGACGGCGGTCACCGTGGTGGTGCTGTAACTAAATGAGCCCGTAGAGGCACCAGAAATAACAACTGTACCGTTGGTGAGATCGTACGCGATATACATAGACGATCCATTGCTACCGACGATTCTGGTCAGCACACCGCGAGCATTTGAACCGGTTGATTGGCCGTAAATCGAGAAAGTAACTGGCGTCTTCGTAATAAGACCGGAAGACCAGGAGTTGTTAGTAACACTGTGATAATCGGGAGCACTATCATTGGTTTCGTTGATACGGGCGGCGCTCTGTGCCCCGTTTAGTGGCTCTACGACAGCGTTTGTAGTGATGTTGACAGAAGATGACGGATTGAAAAGCGTTTCTGAGAAAGAAGCGTAGTTGGCGCGAACGGGAAACGAGAACATACCGATACTATTGGTCGCGAGGCCGCGCGTTTTTTGATCCGCAAATTGCGTGAACGCATCAACAGTGTCGGTGCCGACAAGCGCGACGAGACTTTGAACCGAGGACGTATTACTGAACAGCCCAATACCCCTCGTGGCGCGGGCTTCGTTAGAAATTTCACCCGACGACGTAGCTGCAAAGTTTGGAGCTAGTGTTACAGATGAACTTGAGACCTGGATTAGACCAACTCCGGTATCATCAAAATTATCAAATACGGATACGCCGATTAGGCCGCCAATGGTGTCTTCTTCAGTAACAGAGACGAATTGATCCGCCGACGTGTTCGCAACGATTTGCGCGAGCGCCGTGGTAGTAGAGGCCGATGACCAAACATCTCCAATGTTTCTTGCGCTTTGACCTTTGATGAGATCGACGTAGCCTTGGCTTGACGTAATCGCAATAGCGGCAATCTGATTGCTTCCAGAACCGATGTACTCTGCTGCCAAGAACGGACCGATTTCATCCACACCAGTTGCTGTGAGGATAAGCAGTGCGCTCGATGTGCCGGTAAAGTCTGGCAGGGCCATTGTCGTGGCGGATGACGCCAAACCGTTGGCGGAACCATCGATGGAAAATTCGTCCACCGACTGACCTGCGGAAGCCGCCGTGTAGATGGCGAAATTCATATCAGACGTGAATTGATCAATGTCGTCTGCCGCCACGCCGAGGTTTTCAATCGTGCCGCCAGTATCAGACAGAACATCACCGACGAGCGACGTATTGGCGCTTGCAACTGTAACGAAACCAGAGCCTTCGGTATCAATGGCTGGGATAGTCAATGTCTGAAGGACAGACAAGAACGAATTCGCAGTGGCTTCTTGAGTCGGAACGGGGAACGAATTCTCACCGGAAGCTAGCGAGACAGGACCAACCGAGGCTACGATACCGAAATTATACATATTCGAGATCACCCCGAGTACGTTAATGTCGCCATCCCGGACACCAAAAATAGCGTCCTTCTCCAAAATCTGGAAGGTCTTCTGTATGTACTTGCCGTATGGATCGGTCGCTCGCACCGTGACAGGTCGATAGACTCCAGGCCAACCGCTTGACGCCGTACTGCGCGTGAGCGTGCTCCACACGATCTGATTGCCAACGACATCAAATCGTCTGTCTTTGGAGTTTTGACCGATAAGGCTGTAACTGAACTGAGTATCATCCGCGTCGATGGCGTTAATCGTCGCGACGTATGTTCCCGGTGCGGAGTATTCGTCAACCGCTTGTGGTCCGCTGAGTACGATGTCTGTTGGTGCGTTATCAAGTCTGTAGATTGATTGCCCTGCGATGGTCACCGAGATGTCGCTGATAAGATCATCAAAAGAATTACTTGTGACGAACACAAGAGACTCGCCCGCGATCATAGTGAACGGATCGGGACACGTGAATAGGCCAACTCGATTTCCAGCAGACCATGTTATTGAGCCGACATCAACCTGAACGCCACTTGAACCAACCTTCGTTATTGTAACCGACGCGTTGCTGAGTGGAGCCACACCAGCGAAAGCCTGTGATCCGGCAAGGGCAGATGGGAAACTCAGAACGTGTGTGGCTGGCATTCGATGAATGAGCGCGCCATCTCTAAACGCTCCAGGAGCAAAGAAGGCACTCTCAAACGGGACGGGACTGACAACCTCAGCGTTGATTGTTGTCGCATTTAGGGTACCGAAAGAAGCCGCATGACCCACAACGTTAGGAGTAATCGTAATGCTGTTGGTCGTCATCGTGGCAACTAGAGAGCCGTTAGCGCTCAAACGAAGCGCTCCGCCAGCGGTCGAGAGACCAGTGCCTTGACTGAAGGTAAAGGATATCGATGGTGAATTCTGTGACCCCGCCGATGCCAGGAGGGCACTGGAAAGCGTCATGTTACCAGAAATAGGCCCGCCATTCTTCGAATAGAACTTAGCGATGTCGAATGTCTGGGCGTTGAGAAGACGCCACTCGTATCCGTTTTTCTGATCGTCTCGGAAAACCTCAACCTCTTCAATCAAAGGATTGAAGCGGATGGAGCCGAGCGGAGGCAGAAGACCATCGGGCGCTCCCGAGGCTGTCGGAAGCGTGACGTAATCACCAAGAAATACGACGCCGCCTTTTCCGCGACCATCAAGAATATTGCCCATTATTCACCAGAACTATCTGATGTATTTAGACGTAATCTCTAGTGTCGCGAAAGGTGTGCTTAATGTACTATTGTAAAGCAGGTACTTTGCGATAACCTGCACGGGTGATAATCATTTCAGCGTCAACTACTGCGCCATTAATTGGAATAAGTGACATTCGCGAACTAAAAGTAGCTCCATTCGTAGCTAACACAGATGGGGGCGCACGTAGAACACCCGTGAACGGAACAGTCAGACCACCGCTAGTATCCTGCGAAGTTATACTCATGGCGACGGAGCCTTGCGTATTAGTGCCTGCGCTCAGAGCGAATCCAGCTATACCGGTGATACGGTTGAACTGAACTTCCATCCATGCTTCGTACAATTCACCAGCCAAACCACCGGGTGGAGTGATGTTCTGACTAAAGTTGTCAGCTACGTTGGCAGTAGCAGTGCCGGAAAGAACCAGCTTTTGTGCCGCGCTACCATCCAGAGTAGTTTTGCTGTTAACTCTTGTCAAACCGTTAGCCGCAGGGAAGTAGCTCCAAGAAGTTGCGACCTGCCCACTGGCAATTGTAGTGCTGCCCGTAAAGAACGGATTGAGATAAAGGTTTTCAGAAGGTGCGGCAGCCAACGGATCGTAAAGAATATCTGTCGCGGCGGCATAAGTCATTATCTTGTTGCCAACAGCTATACCTAGCGGTTGAGCGCCTGCACCATTTGGATGGGTACCATCGGCTTGCAGTTGCGTTGCCGGATTAGTGACATACAGTTCACTATCGAGCCAATCGATATCGGTCTGTGCTTTGATCCAGTTGTTGACCGCAGTCTTTGTGTCGTTCTGCGTCTGACCCCAACCTGCGGCAATACGCGGCAGAATGGTGATAACCAGAACCTTGATACCCGCAGCTTTAAGGGCATTAATAATCGTGCGCAGGTTAGTCGTGATAGTTGACGCCGAAAGACCACCCGCTCCAATATCGTTAGTTCCGACTAATAGAACAACCAGCTTTGGAGCTTCATCGATAACGTTCTGTATGCGAGTAATTAGCATTGCTGTGGTATTACCCACAACACCTTGGTTCCAGCCAGTTGGCCCTAAGCCGTTCGATCCTACTGCTTTGCCGTAAAATTTACCACGAGAAGTGAACTGAGACCAATCAGCATAACCGGGAAAACCTCGGTTTGCCGTTATACTGTCGCCAAAATAAACGATGCGACTATTCAGCGGCAGTAGGGTCGGTATTGTAGGTGGAAGAAAAGCGCGACCAACATGCGAAAACGCTCTTGGCGCACCGACCAGCTTTAACGATGCAGGTCCGAGAATCATTACCGGACCTTTAGCGGCGTGCAGCGAACAATAGCCGTTCCGCTTGATGAAAGTGCCCTAACCGCAACTCCAGCTACTACCGGAATGACTTCTGAAGAGTTTGCAACAATTCGGATCGATGTTCCGTCATCCACTGCTGCGTTTCCAGCCGTGTTCACGAAAACATCTACATCAGTGTGAATACGAACAAATCTACATCCAGTAGGAGGCGTGATAACCGTAGCCGATGCAGTTACGCTCGTTTTGGTGCCATTAGTGTGATCGAAGATTGGGTCTTGATCTGCACTTGGCGTTGCCGTTACGGGAATTCCTGCCTGTACCGCAGCAAGAAGAGTGTCTTGCTTTGCGGCAGTTGCTGCACCGGTTGGTAGCGGAAGACTAGAAGCTGAGACGCCGATTATACCTTGGTCAGATGCAATGACCACGGATAGTGAGCCAGCAGCGGCTTTCTGACCAATGCTGGTCGGGAAAAGAGCAAATAGGCTGTCCTGTTTGGCGCTTGTAGCTGCACCTGACGGAAGCGGAAGAGCGGTCGCGCTAACCGCTATAACGCTGTGGTTCGAAGAAAGAGTAACTGATAGCGATGCAGCAGTCGTTTTTTGACCGATGCTAGTTGGCAGCAGTGCAATTAAGGAATCCTGCTTAGCGCTTGTAGCAGGGTCGATGGCCGTTCCGACTGAATTAGCTAGGCCATGAACCGGGAGAAATGGACCAGAGCCATCTCCAGCCACGTCGATGGCGGTAATTACACGATTGGCACCGAGGCCATCCTTGATTGCAAGTGTGGTGATAGACATTGTTTACTCCCAGAAACTCGCTCTATTTATTAGTGTCTCGCGATTATAACGGCTGAGGTATCAGGTCGCCTATGATGAGCTTATCGTCCATGATGCTGGCAGCACGCACGTTAACCCATTGCGTGATTGTGTGCACACCGCCGCCGTAATTTTCAAATGAGAATGGTGCCGCACCGAACGGCACAACGAAATAGACATTCTTGAACGAAATAGTTAGATCGGCACCTGCACCGTCCGCCATCAAGCGCACGCCGAATGGGCCACCGTGAACGACAACATCTTCAAACGTGATGCTGCCGCCCCAATTATCCGCAACGAACATGCCAGCCGTAGCAGCTACGGTACCCGCGCGAATATACGAGTTTTTGATCGTCACTGCTGCACCGCGCGTGCCCGGAGAGTACGCTTGCAATACGTCCGCGTGATCGTCATCGATACCGAAGGCTTCGAAATAGCAATGATCGATGTTCAGAACGCCGTCTGTGATACGAACGCATTCTCGGGAACTAACACGGCAGTAAGAGATCGTGTTAGCGCCGGGTGCGAAGATCGTAGAACCGCCGCTTTGTTCGATAATACTGGTATGCGATAACGTCTGACCGCTCGTCAAACCCACCGTGGCTGTCAGTTCTGTCATTCCGGTGAACATCGGATCGTTGAAGGTCAACGGAATATCAACGGCTGTCGTATAATCAAGCCCGTTACGGGTTTCGATCTTGGCGACAGCGTAATTGATGGTCGGCAGTGAGGTGAAGCCCAACCCAGCCATATCGGAAACATCCGCCGATTCCGCCGAACCCGGCTTGTAAAACGTGCGGGCATTCGTGGACGAGTTGTTGTATTTCTGCGATCCGGTATCCTTGGTGTCGTAACTGACGACTACCTTGTCACCGGGCGCTAGGTTCAACGATGTAACATCCAGCCAATCCGAAGCTAGGAACCCAGGCGCACTAGCCAATGCACCGAAATGCGCGCCGTAGGTTAGCCGAATGGGCGACGCTAACGTATTAGCTAGCTGTGACCCGCTCTCCGAGGGCGAACTGCTGTCCCACTTGGCAATGGATGCCTGTTTGAGCGACAGTGATCCTGTTGAACCTGTTTGCAATGTTACCCGCATTTGCGACAAATTAGCAGCGGTAACATTGCTGATGACACGAAACGCCGTAAGTGCGTTGGAGTCATCAGCGTTCAGCGCAGGACTTGCGTCAAACATAGTGACAGGTGTCAATGAGGCAGTATTTGTAGCTGTTCCGCTAGCAGCAAAATTACTGATGGTCGCGCTTGAATTGGCCTTCGCATTCACAAATCCAGTTCCGCTTGCAGAAATCGGCGCGAGGACAGAACTTGCGGACAGATGCGCCAGAGCATCGAACATGATGGATTGGCTGAACGCACCGATAGTGTTACTGGCGCTCGCCTTCGACACCACCGATGCGCTTGTGCTTGTAGAAACCACTGCGAGCATAGAGTTGTTAGCAGGCGAAACGATAAAGGTATTGGATAGCGATGATGGTTCAAAGTTTTCGATATTGGAGTTGGCGTCAGAGCCTACAGTTACAAAGCCGCTTCCGCTTGCCACAATCGCATTAATAACCGAGGCGGCAGTCAGGCCAGCCGGAGCATCGCCAGCGATTGTGTTAACGAATTCACCGATAAAGGACGAATGATCATAAAGGCCAAGGAGGAACGTCGAGGTCGTCGTGAACGGCGAAAGTTTCACGATTGGTCCCATGGCGGCAGTTATGATGCTCAGACCGAGACTGTCCTCCGCCGCGCCGACAATCGATACCTTACCGGAGGATGTTGACGGGAACGGATTGATCTCTCTGACGATTGACGCAGAAACGGTAGTAAAAGAAAACGCGCCAGAGATATACGGCCCGGCAGTTGCTGCACCCGTTCCCGCCCGAGGAGGAACAGTTACGGAGAAATTCTTTGTAATTGTCAGACCATCGTCGTCGGTGGCTTGGACCGAAAACTGACCACCCTTGAACGGAGCCGATCCGACCTGAATGATATTTCCAACAATCTGAAACTGCTGCTTCGCAGTATCGAGAAGAGCATAGTTGAAATTGGTACTATCCGTATCAATGGTCGATACCATGCCGACAACCGAACCTTGCGGCCAGAAGTTTCCTGTCAGCACGTTGGATGGTGCGAAGGTGATATCTATCGGAGATAGATCGGCAGACAGCGGCGTAGCCATCGCCAACGTAACACTGATGTCTGAGTAGTCGTCATTTGAGATTGGCGGCGCGACAATTTCAAGACGATCTGCACCATGCAGGGTAAAAGAGTCCGAGGCAGAAAACGTACCGATAGTAGAATCTGCCTCGAACGTTATCGTCCCGATAGTATCACTGATGTTGCTTCGAACACGACGAATTTGAAATCTAGCTGTCGAAGACGCTGGGGTTCCAAGAGTCGCAATGGACCCAGCCCAATACTGAGGCACAAGCAGACGACGTGCAACGATAAACCGGTATATGACCTTAAGAGGTGTAAAACCACCGATGTATGAGAATGAAATCTCTCTCGGAACAAACGTATTGACCGAGGTCGCGTTTAGGGTCGTCGTGGTGACCGTAGTAATGGTCGCAGCAGGTGCCTGGAGAGATGTAGTAAACTCCACTGCGCTTTGGCTGGCCTTGAACGTAAGACTACCCTTCGCGGAAAATTGAATATTACCCAGATTGGTACCAGAAATACCAGTATTGGTGTTAGAAGCGAAAGAAATCGCCGGTTCTAGCGCAGTTCCGTAGGTGGCGTATAGATTTCCGCTATTCCCAAACGAGATGCCACCGTTCATCGGCCCACCGCTCGCAGGATAGAAACCGGCAGTATCTAACTCAAAGCGGTCCAGCGTCTTCCAAGCGTATGACGCGTCGGCCAAACGATAGACCTCTATCTCTTGGAGGTCTGGATTGAAGCGAATCGATCCAAGCGGCTTCGCGCTTGTACTCACCGCCGATGAGATCGGCAGTGTGAGCGCGTCGCCAAGTAGTAAGATAGCTCCACCCGAAGCGCGGGCATCAATAATTTCGGCCATTATACTTCCACACGTGTGTGGGTATTTAGCCGTTCGGTTTGATATGCATAACCAGTACCAGACTGATAATATCTATGGCCGGTGAGCGAATCAGGTCGGCAACTCAGCAAGTCCGTTCGTACCCACTCCTGAGATCAACGTTACGGTATCTGCCTCTACTATGGCGTCACTTTCTCCATCACCATCAAAATTTTCGAGCGTTTCGATGGCGTTCATTTCAACGTATATATTAGCCTCAGACTCCGCAGAAATGTTGGTCGTGGTCATATTACCAGTCATCATTACGATATCGGATACGCTGGCGATTGATGTTACGTCTCCGGCGTCCTGAGTGATTGCGGTGCTAACAAGCGCGATACCGAGAGAAGCGGCAGAAATAGGTGGAAGCTGAATAGAAGCGGATACCGATGCTATAGCAGCCGCAGATGCTTCCCATGTAGTCAACCCGATGCTTTGAGCAGACGTTAGTGTCGCCAAAGCATCAACTGTACTGGTAGAAACCACAGGGCGGATCGGATCATACGCGGACATGTCAACGATGTTGCGTACGGTGATGGAGAATGTCTTGTCGTAAGCCAGACCGTCTTCATCAATAGCGCGAATTCTAATGGAATGCGACGAATTGATGCTCCAATCCAGTAGGTTATCGCCTACTACGATTTGATTACCAATAATAGCAAAGCGATCATCTGCCGAGTCAAGCATTTGATAATTGAAGGTGGTGCTGTCCGTGTCGGATACTGAAATGATTCCAACCACAGTGCCTGGGCGGGCGCGTTCTTCAACGACGCTCGGACTAATGCTGATGTCGGTCGGAGCAACGTTCACCGAGACAGGAACACGCGTCAGTAGTGAGAATGACAGCCCCGTTATGACATCCGGCTGCGCGACGACGATCTCAATGATGTCACCACCGTCGAGTTGAAACTCTCCTCCAGGCGGAGACCAAAAGGTCCCAAACACCGACACCGCCGCGAATGAAAGAACGCCGATTGTCGTTCGAATGTTGCTAGAAATTTTGTCGATTCTAAAGGACGCGCCCCCGATACCGAGAGGCATCCCTTGAACGAACGCGACCGAGCCACCCCAGCCGTCGCTGATTAAAACTCTATGAGCGATGACCTGTCTGAAAATAACCTGTCCAGCCTCAAACGGACCTGGGAAGAACCCTGAAATTTCCCGAGGCAGGTAGGTATTCAATCTTGCTACGTTTAGCGTCGCGGCGGTGATGGTTTCGAAAGTCGCTGTAGTCGCCTGCATAGGCACGTTGAGGGTCGCAAGATTGATGTCGAATTTGGCGACCTGAACGCCGTTTACGGATGTAAGCAGAACGTTATTCTCGTCTGTCGAGAAACCGGTCTGTGTCGCGCCCACAAAAGACAGCGATGGGGCGCTGATGCTGCCAGATGGCAGGAATATACGGGAGTCACCCGTCATAGTCATATTACCAAGAACAGTACCGCCCGTTTTTGGCAAGATAGTGGAAGTATCTAGCGAGATGCGTTCAACAATACGCCATTCGTGGCCACCCAGACCGTCCGAACGATAGAGTTCCAGTTCGGTTGTTTCTGGGTTGTAGCGCAGTGATCCCACTGGAGGCTGCGCATCAAGCTCCGGTCTGCCGAAGGCGACCGGGAACGTCAGTGTCTCTCCAAGTGTAATAATAGCGCCGCCAGTGCCGCGCGAATCAAGAATGTAGGCCATCGATTATTTAGGAGAAGTGATAACTCTTTTTAGAGCCAAGAGATGAGCGAATCGCCTAGTATGTCCCATACTCAAATTTCCTGGAGAACAATGCTTCGTCTCGTTCATTTTTGGCGTATCGCTATCGTTATTGCCGCTCTGACAATCTTCTTCCTTTTGCCGACGTTCGCAGCCCACGCAATGGGTGTGGGTTCCACAACTTCATGTCGCACCTATCTGGCGAACCGTACGAAACCAGACATCCGTCAGTACATCCTCGGTTTCGCGACAGGAGCCAACGAAATTTCCGTGCTTATGACGGGTAAAAATTACTTGGACAAGGTTGCAGAACAGACCGTTCTGGATATTGTCGCGAATTACTGCACTAGAACCCCGGACGTGTCCGTACATCAGGCGGCACGGAACTACTTGCAGAACCTAAAGTAACTGCTATACCTCAGTAAAGAGGCATAGAATGATTTTTGACGAAAAGCTCAACGGCCACGCAGTTGGCATCATCATGAAAGAACTGGTACGCCGTGCGCTCGGCGTGATCCAGGCTGAACGTATCTCTTTCGAATCCCACGCCAAACAAGGCTACACGGATGTCGAAGGTGAAATGAACGACGTATTGACCTCGGCCGATCTTAAGGCCCAGGACATCTACGTTCGATCCCTCCGGGAATGCTTCCCAAGCTTTGGGATTATCTCGGAAGAGGGCGTAAGCGAGCCCGGCGAAACCTATTTCACCATCGATCCGGTAGACGGCACGCGGGCGTTCGTGCGTGGACAATCTCATGGCATCGGCACGATGATCGCGTTGATTCACAAGGGAGAATGCGTCGCGGCCTATATTGGGGACGTGAACACGGGCGAGATTTTCGGTTTTCGTCCGGGATCGATGGGATGCCACCGGATCACCAATTTCGAGGCGGCGCGACGGCTCCCCACAAAGATGTCATCGCCTCCGCTGCAAGGCTACGTTCTCCTGCGCGACCCGCTGGACGAATACAGCGTCGAATCGCAGAAGCTCGTGAAGCAATTCAAGAACTATCTGGTCGATGGCGGTAGCATCGGCATCTGGCTGGCACGTCTTTGGAAACGAGAAGTGACGGCGGCATTCATTCCGGGCGGCACCGAGACCCCGTGGGACCAGAGCCCAATTGTCGGCATCAGCCAGAGGCTGGGGTACTTGTTTCTAACCCCCGATCCGAATAGTGGCCAGTGGACTGATGCGAAGATAACGCTCTCACGGGATATTCAACATCGCGACAACGATCTGCTGATCGTCCACCGAGACGATTATCCTCTTCTTCAACTCGGATAAACGGAGCTAGACGTGGACGATTTTTCTGACCTCAAAGTTGGCGACGTAATCACCCGCATGCTGGGTGGAAAACTTCCGATGAGAATGGAAGTGGTAAAGGTCAGTGAGGACTTGATCACGTGTAACTCTGCCGACGATGGCTTTGCAGGTGGGTGGACTTTCGACCGCAAGACCGGTGTCGAAGAAGATGCCGATTTGCAGTGGGGAGTCCGTTTCGGTCACACCGGCTCTTACCTGATCAAAGAAACGGTTCAGTGACCAAGTATAATCCGAAAATGGTCAAATTGTTATTGAAGCTGGAGGCTGAACCGCCAGAAGCGACGTTTAACAATTTAGATGACATGATGGCTTATTTGGATAGCGAATCGCCGCCAGAACCAGAACCAAAACTACCGACATATGCAGACAAGGGCCGTATCCTGTTCTGGTTCGATCCGTCTGCCGAAGACGACGGCGAACAATTCGAGGTTCTAGATTGGGATGGCGACAGCGCTGTCATGTGGCTCAACGAAGGCGTTGGCTGCGACTATGCGTTGAACGAATTCTTTGACCTGGATATTGAACTGGCTGGGGTCTACGTTCTCGAAGACATCTACGGTGTCTATTACCGAGGGTCGTCGTGGGGCGACGACGATGATGAAGAATGGTACTGTGGATATCTCCGCCGCGCGTCGCTCCAGGAAATCGAGGGCGAGGCTCTAGATGACCGAAATTAATCCCAACATCGAGAAGATTTAACTATGTCGCAGATAGACGAATTGATGGAAGAAGATCGTTATCTCGGTGATGGTCTATACGCCAAATTTGATGGTTATCAAGTCGAATTGTACTCTAGCAACGGCATTCACAAAACGAACCAAGTATTTCTTGAGCCGTCCGTAATAGACGCTTTCGAGAGATATTTGTCTGACCTGAAGCAGGCCATCGCTTCTCCAGTGCCGACATGAGAAAGATATTGCGTCTTTTCCGACGTAGCTTCCGGCCGACAATTTGGTCACAATCGCGTTTCATTGCCGTGCGACGCCTGCAATTGTTTTCTGCCTCTGAGAGCGAATACGGCAGAGAACATATGCGCAAGGCTCGCGAAACTTTCTGGACTCCACTTTTTGATTGACAGCAAAACCAACCTCCGATATAAATACACCATCATGACCCATTTCTTCAGCCAGTCATCGTCGTCATCTAGCGCCTCCGGGGTCCCCGGATCGGTGATGCGATAGCGCGTGCGCTGAAACATCTCGGTCAACGGACCCCGCCAGATGAAAATCTGAGCGGGGTTTTTCTTTGCCCGGAAAAGAAACAAGGTCCAACAGAAAGGTGAAATGAGTGTAGCGATGACTAAGGTGACTGACCACGTGAAGGGGATGTCTCGATTTAAGTTTTACAGGGCCGGTGTCCTGTATTACCAGACGAACGATTCTGGTTTAGAGTTTCCCGTCCCGATAGTAGATGTCGAGGGCGCAACGCTGAACGATGAAGAGAAGTCGATGCATCTCATGCGTTGGATCAGGAAGCACCTTAGCACGTTACAGGAAGCCACGGAGGCGAGAGCTTGACAGAAAGACGTTGTAATTGCCGCGCTTGCTGGCCCGGTTACCAGTTCTTTGTTGTCTGCAAGACTTGCGGCAACAAGCGGTGCCCGAAGGCCACAGACCACGAGCTAGCCTGTACAGGGTCAAACGATGCCGATCAGGATGGCAGCGTATACGGGCCTGAAGACAAGCTGAGCGAACGGTACCTGAAGGCTCATGAGGAATGGCGGAGAAATCCTGTTCCGCCAGACACATCGACTTGGAGCAGTTGGTTTAGTGGCTAAGTTCGAGAAACCCGACAAGGAGGCCGTCCGGATCGGACAGTTCTTCGAGAAGGTGCCAGGACGTTGCGGCGGCCGGACGACATTGATCGGCCGCCGCATATGGCCAGAACTAATAAGGAACAGCTATTTGTTCGACGGTGACACCGTTGAAGACTTGGCGGAGAATTGGGACTTAACCGTCGAGCAGGTTCAAGCGTGTATCGACCATAGGGAGGAGATAGAGAACGTCTAGATGTGCTTCGCGGAAGTGTGGCGGAGCCCGGCTGAACGCGTCGGTCTTGAAAACCGAAGGACCCGGAAGGGTCCCGTGGGTTCGAATCCCACCGCTTCCGCAAAGCACATTGGAAATGTGGGGGAGAGGCTTATCCCAGGACTTTGCTAAAGTCCCGAGCCCGAAAGGGCTCCGTGGGTTCGAATCCCACCGTTTCCACCAGTTTCGTTACGGTTGACCGAGTGGATTAAGGTTGACTCCAGAAGATAGAGCGGGGAGTGGTGCTGATGGACCTATACTCCGCCGCCCGTGGGTTCGAATCCCACACCGTAAAGAATTCAGTTAGGATGGTTGGCAGAGTCTGGCTTAATGCACTCCGTTCGAAGCGGAGCGGACCCGAAAGGGTCCCGTGGGTTCAAATCCTACACCATCCGCCACCCTTGGACAGGTGGGAGAGAGGCTTAATCCAGCACGTTGGAAGCGTGCCGCACCCGTAAGGGTGCCGTGGGTTCGAATCCCACCTTGTCCGCTGCAATAAATATCCGTATGAATATGCGCAAACTCATCAATCTGATTGAAGCACCGCTCGCGGATATCACCACGCACGGCAATCCTTTGGATGACGAAGGCTCGTTCAGCCAGAACGACCGTGCTCATATTCAGAAATCAATCCGCAAGCAGGTCTATAAGAAGAAGCTCGCGAACGTGCCGTTCAATCTATACATCTACGTCGTGAATATTCCTGGACTGGATCGGTTCGGTGAGAAATTCCCTGAGGGCCGCCTCGATAAATCACTCCTTCAGAAGATGGCTAAGTTCAGCCCACAAGCGGCCGAAAGCATCCAAGATTTGCAAACAGATATTGATGACAATTTGTTTTCAGACCCAACCAGCATCCATTTCGTAATGGGCGATAATTTTTCGGACGATGATCAATTTCCGCCTACGTCGTGGATAATGATCCATCGACTAGTCCACGCCATGAGCCAAGGCGGCGATAAGCTACCAGTCAGAGACATCAACTATTTTGTACAGCAGAACCATGAAAAATATAGCAACGCAAAAGACTGTCCGTGGAATATTCAAGATATTCTGACCATGCGATCCGCAGTGAGCAAACGTCTCGATTCAAGTGAAGTAAACATTGAAATGGCCACGCAGTATTTTCTGACGGGGGATGTTGGACTGCGGAACATGCAGTATTTCGATCAAAATGGCCAACGTGAACTTGGCGAATTGATCGCTGGTTTCAAAGAAGACGCTGACCTCATGGTCAAAAGTTGCCAGGGAGCGGTCTTCTATATCTGAGTGTTACAGGCTTATGATCGTATTCTTGACGATATAGTTTTCCAATTGTTCCCAATCCATTTCACCAAACACTCTGATGATGATACGGCGCGATCCTCCTGCGGGAATCTTAGTACCGTGCCACATTGCGTCATCGAACAACGTAGCATTACCGTTGATCTGGTAAACCTTCTCATCACCAGGATGCCAAATCTGAGTGCCGATACCACCGGTCTCCGGGATCAGGCTCAATCCAAGGCTCTTGCTCTTATCGTACTCGCCGTCTAGTTCTGTGCTCCAAGCGTAGTCGCGATGCGTGGGCAAGAAGCTGTTTTCGAGAACGAACGCAAATACGACTCCGACTGATTTGAATGGCAGGCTTGCGATACAATTTCGAGTGTAGCTGCAACGCTCCATCGCCTCTGGTACCCACATGAAATCGGAATGCGGGGCGGCTTTCATGGTCGCGAATTGATCGTCAGACCATGTTCGGGGATTTCGTCTCAGGTAGAAACGATGAGGCGAACCGATTGTACCCTGAACGGGTTCCATGCCTTCTTCGACATAGGGAAGTCGCTTGTAATTCTCGATGCTCTCGGAACGAAATGGTAGTGTTCCGGCAAGGCCATCTATAACCTGGAATGCGCGAGCCCGTGCAGGCTTCCATGCGCTTCGGCAAGAGAGTATTTCCTCGCCCATCTGTGCGTAATCAAAAGGAAAGCGGAGCGTAGCACCAATCAATTTGTCAAACATCAGAACTCCGGAAAAGACCCCACTCCCCGCATAGCTTTGGCACGCTGTTCTGGGGTCTCTTTATCAATTTGTTTTTCACGTCCAATATTACGATCCCAGAGTTTCGGATTGCCATAAAATTTCGCGACAATCTCTTTCTCTTTAGGGTCCTTCAAGTCGATCACCGCGCTATGATGGAGCCCTTCAACGTTGGGCAACCAGCCATCGACAATGTATCGGTCATCCACTAGCGCGAAATCATGACCGTCGAAGTATTCCAGTCCAGGGGCGGGGTTATCTTCGCAGGAAAAACCGAAAAGCTTTGCTCGTTTTCCATAGGCTCGACGGACATAATCGGCCCAATCCGTACAGATGAACCACTGGCCGCCGCTCGGAAACAATGAAGGTCCATTTTCTGTCCCTTCTTCGTCTTCTCCGCCTTCGGCCCATGCTCGTTGGCTCTTGATGTTATAATTGGATTCGTCGCCAAACCATTCGAGCGGATGACGATTCGCGTTTTCCACGAGCGAGATGTAGCGACGAATCGACATTAGGGTTTCTCTGGCGGAGGATTCTTCGGCTCACGTCCGCCGTTGTCTACGAACTCAAAGTGCATCGGGTCCAGGCGGCCTTTGTACCAACCTCCCCACATTGCGCCCTGACGAGTAAATGCATCGATAACCGGCTGAGGCATATTGCCCTTCTGGTTGAGACCGTTCTCGTCCGCATTCAGGTCGATAGCCGCACCATACGCGTGATTAGACCACTTCGTTGTTGAACCGCGCACGAGACGATGATTGTACGCACCAGCATAGTCGGAGACGCCGATTTCATCGATCTTAGCCTGATCGTGGCCGTAGTAGTCCCAGATTTCGTTGAAAGCAGCCAGGAGAGCCCCAGCGCACTTCTTGTGAAACATGATGCTTTTGATCGGCTTCTTGTCGTAGTACATCTTGAACGGCGGTACGACCTTTACAAGCTGTGCGTCGATCTGACCTTTAGCGGGATCGCCATAGAAAGCATTACGAGCTTCTTGATTGTCTTTGGGCCAATTTGTCATAGGTGATACGCTGCCTTCCACTTTGCCAGCCATGCTTTGCGCTCGGCCAAACCAACAGTTCCGCCATTCAAATGCTTGGTGACGCCAACAACGTCATCGCGCTCCGCATAAGGCAAGCAACCACAGTTGATGAAATCAGCAACGCCGCATTCGAGAAAGAATTTCGGATCAGTTACGATATCCGGATCGTTGAGCACATCCAGGCCAGTCGCCTTCGCAAGACGCTCGTAGCCTTCGCGGCCAGTTGTCTGTGCAGCACCCCGGCCTCGGAAATTCCAGCCATCATCGGTGCCGATACGATTGCCCATGCGACCGTTGTAGACCTTATTGGCCAACGCTCTGGCGTTGTGCGCATACGGAGCGGCAATGGTCGTTGTAGGAAAGCGGCTCGGCCATACCTGCGTCATGCGCTGTGCGCTGTAGTTGAGGTTTTCCTCAATCTCGCTACCGGCCCCGCATTCGTGACTGATCATTGCGCCATCACGTGCGCAATGATCAGGTTTGAATGAATGTTGTACTTTCGAAATACGTCGTCAGCCGAGGCTGCAATGCCATCTCGGAGCCCTGGAATCTTATCGTCTCCATGAGGCCACAAGTTAAACAGAGTGTTGATAAAGGCCATGAAATACACCGAGTTGTTGTTCGGTGTATTTATGATGACCATTTCGGATTAGTCGGCATCATCTTCGTCGGCTTCCGGCTCGTCTTCATCAACCGCATCAACAACTGGCCTCGCAGTCTTGTTGACCAACCATGGATTGATGATGAACTCGTAATTCGAGTCGAGCAGAAACTTAGCGACGGTCTGTAGGCGAACAGAAAATCCCATGTGAGGGATCGGCACTCCCTTGTCGATCATGAGCACACGAGATGGAACACCAATGAGGCAGAAACGACTCAGGTTGTCACCGCACTTCATGTAAAGACCGCCACCGGAATTGCCGGGTACAATCGGAGATGTAGAAAGATAGTACGGATATCCATCATTGGGTTTGGTGCGGCTTAGTAGTCCATCCGTCATGAATGGCGTATGTCCGAGGCCACTACCCACCGCGAATACATTCTCGCCAATATCAGGTCTCATCTTGAAGTCGATGCGAGCGACCGGCAGTCCTATCGCACCAACAACCTCAACTAGTGCGAGGTCCATCTTCCGGTTGAACAGAACGACCTTGCCCTGAAATGTAGTCTCTTCGATATTGTCGATGTTTTCGTATTTGTACGTGATGACATCGATCTTCTCGAAGGGCAAAACGTCAGTTGTTTTATCGTCCTTCGCTGATACGGTGCTGACCACGTGAAAATTAGTCAGTACGTAGGTTCGGCCAAACGAAAAGATAACTGTGCCCGATCCGTTGCTTTTGCCCTGCTTAATCTTCACTGTTGGAGAGTAGGTGTCATTTACAAGCTGAGATGCTGCAAACGTAGGTGATATGAAAAGTAATGAAAGAAAAAACGCGATACGCTTGAGCATGTTGCTCCCTGTTAAGAAGGTCTTTTATTTACACCAATAAGATCAACGCCCGTGATAGGAATACATGCATGGCCTGCTCAAATAAATATCCGCATGATGGAAATGCGTGCGATCATCGATCTCTATGAAAGTTTCAATGAAAGTCTTCCGATTACTTGGCAGAAGACTGACTCCAAATGGGTCGGCAAAGCGCAGGTTGGCGACACGCCGCTGGAATTCGTGTTCATACGTTATCTGAAAAATTGGGATTGCAAATTCCGCGTCGATACCGACCGCGCCTCCCCAGAACTCGCCTCAACAGCAAGACACGATCCGTACAAAGCAACCGGCGCTGCGGGATCGTCATCCATCAAAGTATTCTCGACCTTCATCCAAGCGTTGCGCGATCTCGTTGGCGAACATGCTCCAGACGTGATCTACTTCACCGGACAGAAGAGCGGAGTGGACGACGGCACTGGCAAGGCCGGGCTCTACTCACGTTTGCTCCAGCGTTTCGCCTCTCAAATTCACCAGTTCGGATACGAGGCTCATATCGAAGACTCCGGTCCCTACCTGACTTTCACCATCGAAAAGATTTAGTTGACGCCAGTAAATAATCTGGTATTTTGAAGACTACTGGCGGGAGGGAACACCTGGGCAGTCGTGCATTTGGCTAGTCGGCAGTGTGCCCGTGTCAGATGTATCGCAACGCAGCCCTCCCGCTTTCTATTACTTTTACCAACAATACAGCGACAGGATGGATTTCTCGTCGCCACCCGGAATGGGGATCGTTACCCCTAGTCTGGCGGATCGTAACCGAGGACGTGGGCTGCCACGGTGGCCTTGGCTGTATTGCTGGTAAAAGTAACTCACGACGAGGAGAAGCAAGTCTTCTCCTCGTTTTTTCTTATTGACGGCGCAACATAAGTCTGAGATAAATAAAACCATGTTCAAGAACCTACTCCAGCAACTGCAACTTACCAACGAGGGCCAACCCCGCGTGCAGTGATGCTGTGACTAGCAACTGAACCAAAGGTGGCCCTCCGGAACTCCGGCAGGGCCTTTTTCATGTTCGCATGTAAGGCTCCCGGAGAAATCCTGGGGGCCTTTTGTTTTGGAGAAATGCAATGTGCACCAGCGTAGGTTTTCGACAACACATCTACACGACGCCCCGACAAATCGGGAAGCTCGTGGGAGGTCTAGATCGGGTCGTCTTTCGGGACGGTTACGAGAAGAACGACAGTAGAATTTGGGATTACTGCACCTGTTCGGTGAACATCCCAAGGACTTTCAAAGCGGCCGGATTCTCGGTCGTTGACGACGAAGACGGCGACCCGATGCGATACATCGTGGAAAAAGAACTATCGAAAGCAGAGTTGAAGAAGATGAGGAAAGGAGGTGTGAAAGTTTGAGGTGAGATTAGCTGGGGGATGGCGCAGTTGGTAGCGCTCCTGATTCTGATTCAGGCGGTCGTAGGTTCGAGCCCTACTCCCCTAGCTAATCTCATCTTTGGTGTACTTTGATGGAGGCTACTTTAACGGTAGAAGGACAGGTGCTGACCCTGTTAGTTCTGGTTCGAATCCAGGGCCTCCATCAAAGTACATCTCGCGCTGACGGTGGAAGGGTAGACACGCGGGCATGAGAGGCCCGTGCTCGAAAGAGCGTACAGGTTCAAATCCTGTTTGGCGCACCAAAATATTGTTTGTGGATATGGCGGAATCTGGTAGACGCAGTAGGCTCAGAACCTACCGAGGTAAACCTCGTCTCGGTTCGAATCCGAGTATCCACACCATTGTCTATGTGGCGGAGTGGCATACGCACCGGGCGAACCGGCGTAGATTGATAGTTGTGGCGTGATCGTCGGCGGAAGTCCGGAAAGAAACCGAAGGAGCCTCACAGCATCAACTACAACGGAGGTTCGATTCCTCCCTTAGACACCGCGCGGGTATGGCGGAATTGGTAGACGCGCTGGATTTAGGTTCCAGTGTCGAAAGACGTGGGGGTTCGAGTCCCTCTACCCGCACCACTTTAAGACTATTGGGGCGTCGCCAAGCGGTAAGGCACGGGATTTTGATTCCCGCATTCGGAGGTTCGATCCCTCCCGCCCCAGCCAGTCTTATTCGGGAATCGTCTAATTGGTAGGATGCTGGATGTTGACTCCAGAAAATGTGGGTTCGAGTCCTACTTCCCGAGCTACAAGTAATAGTATAGCCAGACCAAACATTTGCAGGAAGAAACCGTAAAAAGTGACAGACAAATCCTTCCACATACGTGTGCCGTATGGTACCGAGTTGGCCGAAGTTGGATATCACAAAGAGAAACGAGCCTTTTCTTTCGGTTTGAAGGACAGTATTATTGATTGGGCGGTTGACCAGTTTGGTTATATTCCAACAATGAACGTAATCATCGATGGCAGGGACACTCACTATAGTCTCGGTTTTCGATCCGAACGGGACGCGGTTCTGTTCAAAACGTTTTGGTGTTAGAAAGGCACATCGTGCGCAGACGTGACAATTTCCTTCGCGACCTAGACCACGGTCTCAGGATACGCGAGTATCGTTGGCGACAATTCGAACTGATGTCTCTCGCAGTGATCTGGGGCATTGGCGCGGCATCGACCGACCTAATCGCGTTGAAGGTCATCGGCGTATCTCTCGCGCTCGTCATGATCCAGCAGGGCACTCAAGAGGCGAAGCGTATGCGCGCTTGTGGGCGTTACTATCAGACGAATCGTTCCGTAGAGGTCCTTGGATTCTGAAGGGGCCATGGTTGATCCACGACCCCCTCGTACTATGCGTTAATTGCCTCCGCCTGAGGTGCACATATTCACGCGAACGTTGTCAGAGCAGTCGTTATTGGTCAGCATGTAGCGTGGAGTCATATCGACAAGATATGGGCGCGGGTAATATACGACCCTGCTGGTATTAGGAGTAATAGTATTTCGGCCTCGCCGTACGTTGTCGTTCTGGGCCGAAGCATTGATACTTGAAGCGAAGACGAAAACGAAGGCAGTTGTCAGTGAGCGACAATTCATGATGCATTCCATTTCTTCGATCTTCATTGGGCGACATTGCCCACCGAAAGGCCAACTTCTAAATGCGTTCATAATATGGAAGTTTTTGGGTTACCCACAGGAAACACGTTATGTCGGAATCAATTGATCCAAAGGCGCGTCTTATCGCGGCTCTTGCTGAAAATATGAGCGACCGCGACTGGGCGTCGAACATCTTGTCTCAGTGTCGGCAGATGCGTGAGGCCATTGAGCAGATCGAGCGCATTGCTCGGAGCCGAGAGGGAGGTGAGCGGTAGGTTTATTTTAGATCAATCGTCCGCCCGGATCGAATATATTGAAGGGCTTGTTCGAAACGAGCGGCACCGTCATGCTTTACTGACTTGGCTACTAATCCAGATACACGGTCGATTAGCGTTATCTGATAGATATTTCCGTCCCAAGTCCCGCAAGCCCAGCGGTTGCCCGCGCGACGACCGTTAGGTAGCTCGCTTTGGCAGTGATAAGCTCCTTTGCTAAAGAAATCCCAATGGTCGGCAATACGCTGGGAGCCAGTCGGCGTGTTATCCCACGTTTTGTCAAACGTGTCATAGAACGAGGCACCGTATGGGCTCTTTACGATACGATCCCAAGACAAGAGATGCGAAAATAATTCGTCGTTAAGATTCCAAGTTTGATTAACCAACCGTTGAGCGAGTTGTTTGGACTCGTCATCTTCCTCTTCGCTCAATTTCTTAATTCTCGGCTTGAACAGCTTCTGATCGCCCTTGTCTGTTTTCAGGACTGGTTGATTGTGGTCGTCCTTTGCGAAGCCCTTGACTGTTGCTTTGCGATTTTTGAACTTACCCACCATTACTTCATCGCCTACCTCGATATCCGGTAGGTGCAGGGTGTTCTGGTTTTCGATCAGGTCGATAAGGCCACGCATCTTCATCGCATATTTACCCCGCTTGAGTGTTGCTTGGGGTTGAGCTATCCTGTTGTTTACAAGAGGAGCATTCATGCAAGTAAATTCTGGGCAGCGCACGCTCATTCTGATGAATCAGCTTGGCGACGTAGAGATTTCCTGGGACTCGGACCAGGACGAGACCATGCGGGGGATCATCCAAAAGAAGATGGACGAGGGTGTCCGGTTCTTCATGGTGAACGTGAAGGGGACCAAGGTCTCCCGGAAGCGGCTGAAGGACATGGATGACCTTCAGCGGTATCGTATTAACGTTGCTGATCATGATATTCAGAAGCTCTTTGAGTCTGGCAAGATCGAGTTCTCTCGCCGCGATACGGACGAGGTTCACGTTACGACGCATTTAGCGGCGAGCGCGAACGAGGCCGCCTCGGGCTCGTCCGTTGGGGTTCAGCAGTTTAAGGGCGGCTGATGCCAGCAGCACCGGATATCCAATATTTCCTAGACTGTTCCGTCGAGTGCTTGCACATCGCGAACGACACGCATTGGTACTTCATGTATCATGCGGAGGACGTGAACCAGTACATCGACGGCTATCCCGAGGGTAGGCGGCGGAAGAAACACCGCGCGCACATACACACGCTTGCCGATATGGGTCTGTATTGCGAAGAGCGTTTAGTTAAGTGGCGCGCGGAGAAGCCAGAAGAACGCCTCGCTGCGTCGCGAGCCGTCTATGAATCGACCGGCTCGCAAGTCGAAGAGATTATTCGCCATATCTCGTCATCGATAGTCGATTTCGGTTTGACCGAGGTGACCGATGCGGCGCTCCGTAAGGTCGATCAGCGCTTCGGGCTATGGAACAGCCTCAGCGTTCTCAAACGCGGCTGTGTGCGCGCCTATAACGATCTGGAGGGCTATTCCGTGCCCGGTCTGGATCGTGCGCTCAAGATTTCGAACGATCTTTATGAGAGTCGTCGGCAGAACCAAGTTGTCGCGCTTGATGAGCTTCGTCGCAGCCTGGGCGCTGAGCCGGGCGCAAATGATTTGGCCTATCGAGAGCAAGACGTAGAAAAGGCGTCCGCTTATATTCGCCAGCAGATCAAACAGGATCGAAAGGTGGTTCGTCGTTCAGTGGCGATGAGCGAAAAATTACTCGGCAAGGCGACCACTCGTCTGTTCCTGAGCGGTGACAAGATTAGGATCGAAGGCAAGCACTGTACATACGAGATCGAGAAGACAGGAAAAATTCTGTCCTCGCATGGTGGGGCTAAACTTTCAGTCTTTACAAAACAAGATGATATTCATCTGTGCAACCTGTGCATCTACACGCCGGGTGTGCCGTTGATGGATCACGTGTCGAGCATCATCCTGCACATCAAAGCAAACGAGGAAGACGAAATCCTCAAGACCGGCAACGCCTATTCGGTTGCGCCCATCGCGTACGAGCAGGAGTGGCTTGTTCCGTATCTGCCGCAAAAGAAGCAGAAGATGGGAAGTCTTGAGGCCGGGATCATCGCGCACCTTTCCGAGCACGGTTACGTAAACCTCGAACGGCCTGAACGGGAAGCTCGCCTTCGTGATATTCGACCTGTCGTGGCGAATCTGATCTTCGACTCTTTAGGTGAATATTTGCCGCCGATGCCGCTAACCAAAGCGATTTTCACGTCTGGTCGTGATTGGCGTGTTCAAGGTCTCTCGGAGGCCGAAGAAAACTTACTTGGCGAACCGATTTTCTTAAGCGATCCTGCCGCCAGAAATCAACTCATTGCGTGATCAAGATGACAGATGAAGACAAACTGAGAAACGAGCTTACTAAGCTGTCGAAAATGATTACCAAATATGGGTGGGACTCGACTGAGCCTGAGTTGTGCGCACAACATGCGCTCGTTCACCAGTTGCGACAAAAGATTGAACAACGCCGTTGCCCTTCTCGCTGATAGGTAAGCGGGGTTAAGAAAATTGCATTCACCAAAATGCCAAGCTAAATGAATGCATATGGAGCGGTGACAGAGTGGCCGATTGTGACACCCTGGAAAGGTGTTGTACGGGTAACCGTACCGAGGGTTCGAATCCCTCCTGCTCCGCCAACAATCCAAGGTCATGCACGAACTCGTAGTCGAAATTCCGTATAAAGATTTCCCCCATGTCATGGAAGAGAACATCGTCTCTTTCGGATGCGGCGACGGTCTACAGCGGGAGGTTCACTGCAAGCTCGACTCCGAGTTGATCGATTGGTTTTTCGAGACCGGGACCAAACCTCCTGTGTTCGTGAGCAAACACGTCATCCAAGAAACTCGAACGATGCACCCCTTTTTCCAAGAAAACATGCTGAAATTCTGGTTTGCGGATCATCGCGACGCCATTTCGTTCAAGCTAGCCTGGGGCTAATATTTTCGTATTTGGTCTTGACGGTCTCGCGTGCTTCGACTATATCGACGCGGTACCGATGACGTATCGAGCGGTTACTTCGCTTTGAATGCTAAAAAGACCGTCCGAGCCTAATTCTCGGTACAATGGAAGACGTGACGTAGAGCAGGGTTACTTCGTATGATAAACGAGAGGTCGTTGGTTCGAATCCAACCCTAGGCCGCAAGGTTTAGGTAGCTCAGCGGTAGAGCGCTAGCTGACCCGGTTCGCCTAATTCCGTCTTCCACTTAAGCACCCTGATTAGGGCGGTTCTTCGCAAGAGGGGCCGCCTTTTTCATTAGGAGATTTCGATGTTGTATCGTCGTTGCTATGACAAATCCGGCAATATCCTGTTCGTCCAAGAGGTTATTGCACAAGCGCTCGATGACAAGCAGCGTCCAATTGCATTGCAACACGCAGACTACGCGATCAATCCGAATGGTCGTTTGATCATCAAGAATAGGAGCGGACCGACGTTCCGGTATCAACCTGCTCTTTTGATTCGCCATGCCGCGCGTTTCGCGCGTGTTTTCCTCGGTAAACGTGCTTGACAGATCATCAATTTGTGGTAGATTGAGATCGTTGTCAGCAAGGGAGATTTGCATGGTCCGGTTTCAAAAGGCGTCGAAGAAGAACCCGCTTCACAGTTCGGTTACCGCCTACTCTCCCGGCCAGCGCATCAAGGTGGATTTCTCCAAGCATCCGTTCGGCAACAAGGACAATCCAATCGAAGATATGGTCGTGATCGATACCGGCTGGTGCAGCACCAATGGCAGGCTGACCCCGTGTGTCCGTGCCGCCCAGTCGCCCAAGCATTATCCAGTCATGATCAACCCGCTCGATCCTTCGGATTGCGGCGAGATCGTTGCTTAATTTTTCGTAATTTGGTATTGACGCGGCGGGATTGTTCCAGCTATAAGTGTATTGTGTTCGTGACGTAGGGCGCGGTTACTTCGCTTGTCAAATAACGAATGGCCTCTGGCCATAACCGTTCCCGCCTAATTCCGAATACACTAGAAAACGTGACGTAGAGCAGGGTTACTTAGGATGAATGTTAGGGTTTTAACCCCGACAGAGTTGGCGTCGAAGCCAACAGCCTCACTCTAGGGTGGGGTGTTACCCGGTTCGGCTAATTCCGTTTTCTACCAGTTCTACTAAAGCGGTCCAAGGGGGCCGCTTTTGCATCTGATGGAGGTATATGTCATGCGAACAAATGTTGCGAAGAAGCCGTCTCCGATTTTCACGGCTGGTGGTGCTCAAGCGGTCAAGACGACTGTTGAGGGGAATCTGCGTCGCACCGTCATGACCTGTCTCCTGTGGGAGGATGCGTTCTATGTGGACGGCAAGTCCGTCTACGACCGCATTGTAGAGCTTGCGAATGGTGTGAAGCCGGAGACCCTGGCCGAGATCGCTATCGAGGCTCGCCACGAGCAGAACCTCCGACACGTCTCGCTTCTCCTGTGCTCGATCCTCGCGACCCAGCACAAGGGAGCAATCGTCGCAGATACGATTGCGAATGTCGTGACGCGTGCCGACGAGCTTGCCGAATTGCTGGCGATCCATGCGAAGCAGCGTGGCGTTGGTGTGGACAAGCTCAAGAAGGTCATGTCTCACGCGATGCGTAAGGGCCTCCGCAAGGCGTTCCTCAAGTTCGATGAGTACCAGCTTGCCAAGTACAATCGCGACAACGCGATCACGCTTCGCGACGTGTATTTCCTCGTGCATCCGAAGCCGAAGTCGGTCGATCAGCGCGCCCTGTGGGAGCGTCTTGTCGCTGACAAGATGGCTACCCCGGATACTTGGGAGGCAAATCTCACGGCCGGTGCGGACAAGAAGGACACTTTCGAGCGTCTTCTGACCGATGGCAAGCTTGGCTATCTCGCTCTTCTGCGGAACCTCCGCAAGATGGAGCAGGAGAAGGTCGATGCGAAGCTGATCAAGGAAGCGATCACTGCCCGCAAGGGTGCTGGCCGCGTACTCCCGTTCCGCTTCATCACGGCGGCTCGTCATGCGCCCAAGTTCGAGCGTGAGCTTGATCAGGCACTGATGGGTGCGCTTGCCGATATCGAGAAGCTGCCGGGCAAGACTGTTCTGGTGGTTGACGTGTCGGGTTCGATGGGCGCGATGCTCTCGCGCAAGTCCGAACTGACCCGTCTCGATACGGCTGCGGCTTTGTCTGCCTTCGTGTCTGGTGTTTCGGAAGAGCCGGTGGTTTACGCCACGGCTGGTTCGGATAGCCGTCGCATCCATGACACTCGTTTGATCCCTGCTCGCCAGGGTATGGCGATGGTTGATGCGATCCGCAAGGCTGCAAGCGCCCAGGGTGGCGGGGGAATCTTCCTCGTGCAGTGCATGGAGCAGATTGCGAAGGCCGAGAAGAATGCGGATCGTGTGATCGTTATCACGGACGAGCAGGATTGCGATACCAACCCGTTGAACAAGCCTGACAAGGCGGACGCCTTCGGGAAGCGCAACTACCTGATCAACATCTCCACCGAGAAGAACGGCATCGGCTACAAGCCGAAGTGGGTTCACATCGACGGATGGTCCGAGAACGTGATCAAGTTCATCGCGGCTCATGAGGCCAGCGACAAGTAAAGAGAGGCCGGGGGAAACTCCGGCCTTTTTCATTTGGAGGGACAAATGCCAACCACCAGAGAAGACATTCAACGATGGCTCCAGGAAGCCAAAACAACGGGCGCTAGTCACCTGTTAGTGGTCTGCGACACTTATGATTGGTCTGACTATCCAGTGCGCGTGATGCCCGGAGAAGACGTTCACAAGCGCGCGGCCGAGAACAACGGCCCGAACATGACGAAGCTCATGGAGGTCTATAAGGTCTCGATGGACTGGGAATCGCAGTTAAATGAGCACCGCTCGTTCAATTACTAGGAATCAATCATGCCTGTGGTGAAGCGCGGTCTAGGGAAGACCGAGTACGGCCCTGGAGTGACCATTGAACTGTCGGGCGACGAGGTGGCTACGGCCATTGACGCGTTTCTCGTGGCTCACCAAATCTACGTCAGTGGACCGCGAACAATAACGGTGAATGACGACCTATGCCGGGACGGCGAGGTCTATGTTGATCCGAGTGGGTTTGTGATATCTGACGGACAGAAATTTTCCGGCAGAGGTTAGCAAATGGATACAAAAAGACTAATTGAGGCTCTTCGCGACACAGCAAGCTCGTGCTCGTCTTCAACAAGCATAGGAGACGCTTTCCGAAGGCTCGCTGATAAGCTAGAACCAAAGAGCCCTAGCGAGCCCGCTGGGAACGGTCATAAGCCGTACTGCACCAAAGATCGCTGTCACTGTGGGAGCCAGTAATGCCACTCGAATATTATGAATTGAAGCGCGTCACCATTCCGGATTCAGACGGGCCGACGTTCGCTACTGCGGCGCTCATCACGTGCAGTCTATGCGGCACAACCATCGACAGCAGCGGTGGCCCAGGTCACGGTGCGGTTTGCATCAAATGCGCCGAGATCGTTCTTCGCGGCGAAGCTCGCGGCGCTATAGTTTACGGAGAGGGCGAATAGCCTCGCGGATATTTGAATCCGTAGGCCCATCGCCAAGGAAGAGGAAGCAATGGGTGTCCGCCAAGGCGGACACTGAGCCACATTAGCATAGCCCATGCCGGGTATCCCCGGCCAGCCACTCCGATCATCAATGCGGTGTCAGCGTCCCATCGCTGTTTTGCCGATCCACCAGCCCAATAAGCACGGTCATGCTCGACGCATAGATCATTCCATGGTGGATCATTCCTGAACAGAACTTTCCATAGCCATGTCATGCCACCGGAACAGCCGTCTGTTGTGAACGGGTAGTCTGGCGTTGTCATCAGTCTTGTCTCATCGGTGACTGCTGATACCACTCATTGTGCTTCGTTGGGGATTGCTCATGCATCTCGCACTTGGCTTCGAGTTGTTTGAAATCTTCATGTGTTTGGAAGAAGCCATTCCACTTCGCAGCGTGCTCTTCGCACGCGGAAAAGTCAGTTGATACTGGTGCGGCAGAAAAAAGCGATCCGGCAATGTAAGTAACGATAAAAATTTTCAACACGTTATTTTTTTCCGTCTATAGGGAAGAGCGCATCCGCAATGTTGCACCCGATTTGAGTGACGATAATAAAACCGACCAAGCTCCACGTAAGTTCGATTGAGAACATCACGGAGGCCAGAAGGTAGATGAAACCACCAGCCGTCAGGTTGAAGAATAGAGTCAGATACTTGTTCATGCCTTTATTAGTACCGAACGACGTATCGTTTTCCAATATTAAGCTGATTGCGGACAATCGTTTCAGCTATAATTAGTCTATGTTGAAGTATTTGATTATCGCATTGCTAGCGGCAAGCCCTGCATTGGCAAAGAACACTGCCAAATCTACCCCGCCCAAAAGCCGCCACGACGATAATTCGGCTCTCGATATTAGTCGCGCCAATACTGATGGAGACGATCTGGATGATGACAGAAACGTTTATCCTCTAGATGACAATGACAGGTACGAGAACAAACTGTATCAGTTTCGGCGTGGTCCAGAGTTGTACAACTATTTCATCATCGACCGAGACGGCGCTGGCGGTTTCATCGATAAGGGCGTTGGTATTGGTCTTCGATTTCAATTCTGAAGTAAAAAAGGGCACCTTTCGGGTGCCCTTCTTTTGTTTGATTGAGATCGCCTTAGCCTTGCCAAGTTCGAAGGTTTCGCAAGATCAATTGCGAGACACGGCGAGCCAGATACGCATGACCACGGTCATTCAGATGAATACCGTTGCTATTGAAATACATGGTTGTGTTAGTTGACGTAAAGAACACGTTTCCAATCGTAGGGGTGGTGGACGGATCGAAAAATACCATTCTGTCTGGATCGGCAGCGTTGTTGAACCCGTTCATGATAGCGTTGAGGCGGTCGGCCGGAAGAGAGAGACCCGGCATCGTCATAGGCATCTTGAAGATGAACGCGTTGGGTAGCGCGGCACGAAGACCGGCAGTATGCTGAGTTACAGCATTCTGAAGATCAGTGATGTTTTGACCACGGTCGTAGAGACCATAAGTGTCAACCAAAATATCGAGAGTAGGAAAACGCTCGACATCGACAACACGATCACCTGCGGCAAGGCCGCCAGCGCTGGTTGTGAGATGCCCCTGGCCCAAAACACCACTAGGCGTGGGAGTTAGACTTCCTAGAGCCTCACCGAGCAGGTACGCGAAGCCATTGCGGATCGAGCTAGCTCCCATACCGTAAGCGAGATCATCGCCCCAGACCATCAGACGAGTGCTAAGACCGGTCGCCGGGCTCCAGCAACGGAATGGGTTGTTAGAGATCGTTGAACCGCCTGTGCTCAGACCCGCGTTCAGGCCCCGAATCTGGGTGGGGCCAGAGAAACAAATTTCCCAACGACGTGGTTTACCGTTACCTGTACCAAAATCGTATTTGACGTACGTGCTTGTGGAACCGTCACCGGAAACATCTAGGTCGGACAGCGAGACCCAGTATTGGCTTTCAATTCGAACACGAACCTTTGTTCCTGGTGCCTCTCTTATACAAACGTCAACAGCTTCCGCATCCGTTTCAAAAATCAGAGACCAGCCATCGGTGGCAGTGGCACCAGCTTCGGTAATGTAAATCGGACCATAGAAACCGTTACCGAAATTGGTTAGCGATCCAGCGGAACCAACGCGCATACGACTGTCTGTTGGAAGAATAGAGGGGAGGGTTGTTGTCGCGGGAGTAATAATCGTGGAGTTGACGTTACTCACTCCCTTGGTAACCGCGATTGTAGGGTTCAGTAACTGAGCAGGAGAAGCAATCCTGGAATTGTTTACGATACGAAATGCATTGAATTGTAGAAGAGACTTCCCATCATACGGGAGAACTACCGGAACTGTAGTGACCATAATAAATTTACCTCCTAGTTAGGCATCGATTATTTAGCGTTAAGTGGTGGAACCCACGATGCCGTTGAATGCGACATAGTTTCTTGATAGGCTCGCGACTCAGAAAAGGAGACGGCAATGCAGTGTAAATTTTGTGGACAAGATATCGAAAAGCCGTGCCGAAATGCCTCGGAACTTTCCGAACGGGCCAGTGCTGGAGTTGGTAGGTGTGAAACCGCTATGAAAAAACAAAACACGCAGGACAGTCCGTCGATGGACAACGAGAAGGGTTAATTCCTTGTCTAGCGTCCTATCCCTCCCAATCATCGTTCAACGCATTACCGGCCAGATGACCCAAAGATGGTGCCTATGGTTGGCGTATGAGCTTATAGGTTTCAACGATAAGTTGGAGCATTGGCACCTTTCTGACGACAAGATAACGCCGGAAATTGAAGAGTGGTTGAACGAGAAGGTCGGGCACTATTCTATCGATTGGAGTTGGACGCACTATCCTGGCCAGCCGGGATCGATCTACGCCTTCAAAGAAGAGAATAAAGCTATCCTCTTCAAGCTTGCTGGCTTCCAATAAAAAAACGCCCCTAATGGGGCGTTTTTGTTAGGTGGTGGGAACTAGTCGGCTGACCTTGTAGGTCTCCGATGCGGCGATATACTCACCAACGTCAAAATCGAGATCGACCCAAATCGGAAGGCGCTCGGGGACCACGGTGGCCCAAATAGATGTGCATCCCTCAAGTTGTGCTTGGGCGATCATGGCACTAACCAGAGCTTCGCCCAGATCAATCCACAAGTCAGTTTGTGCGATACGCAGAACTCGTACCCGATACACATCTGGCTCGCTCTCGTAGCCCATCACAACGGCGGCGATCTGTCCATCAAGCTCGGCCTTAAGATAGGTGATTGCGGGGTTCTCGGCCAATTCCGCATTCGCAACGTAGGTGCGGTTGTCTACGGCGTTTTGCGACGGGAAAAGCGTGCAGTTTGGACGAACCAAGCTGTGGCTTGCTGCCCATGAATTTGCTACTTGTTCAGTAGTCGGTGAAACGGTAATAGTCATTAAAGGGTCTCCCAAAGGATTTGTGAGTATTTATCGTGCTGAAAGTATCTAATAATCGTCTGTGGGATAATGCTGAGCCAGCGGCGGTCTTGAACATAGAAGTGAAAGCTCTAGGGTTTTCCACGTACACAGATGAAGATCAATTGAGCCATTACGAAGCAGTCGAATTAGAGTTGCATGGTTTCTTGTTCTCGGTACGCACGTATGTTGGTTTCCCCGCAAAAACGTGTTCGATCTATTTCCCAATGGTATCTAATAGACCGGGCAAAAGATCGTTGGAGAACTCCACCTTCCTGGTCAGCCATATCGTTACTGAACTGGGGCTTTCCCAAAGCGACATAGGCTGGCACCGGGCGGAAGATGTAAACAAGCTTCGTTCTTACCGACGAGCAGGAGGAACGGAAGGAGCGGGTTTTTCGAACTGATCCCAGTTTTGAAACTTCTCAGGAAGTGCGTCTTCGGATTCGGCGTCCCAATCCACCGGCAGCATGCCCCAGTTTCGGATAATGTAGTTTTCGCGAGTGAGCGGAATCCCATCGCGATGTAAACCAAATAGGATAGGATCGGCGTTGATCTCGTCGTCAGTGAACTTTACTTCGTCGGTCATTTTTTTCCTCCCAAGTCTACTGGCGCAGCAGATGGTTTTCCGGCCTGATCTGATGCCCAATCAGGCATCGCAATGCCACCAGACAAGTCGTGAATTTTCTCTCGAACATCATGAGCGCTCATCTTGCCTGATTGGTATTGCTGCCACAGAGACTTGATTTGCGCAAGATGTTTAGCCTTGCCATTACCCTTGCCGTTGAACAACCCCTTGGCGGCTTCCCAAGTAATAGACTGCATCTCGCGTGCCAAAAGATTACGTTCTTTAGCAGCGCGGCGGTACGCGTCCGCATAGAGCGGATATGTGCCCTTCACGCCGTTAATAACAGAGCCCTTCGCTGCCACGAAAGTATCCGAATCTTTGTGACCGGCCGGAAGAGAGTTCTTGAAGTTATGCGCAACCTCAGTCGTGTTTCCGCCGAGGGGATGAAGAAGGCCACCCGCGACCGCGTGCGTATCAATCGTCACATCGCCGTGCTGGCCGTTCGGATCGACAATATTGTTGTAGAAATTACGAACCTTATGGCGCTCACCCATCAATTCTGAAATCTTTTCCAGATCGTCGCCTGCATTGATCGCTGCAACAGCCTTTCCGATTTCCGCCAGAGAGCCCCAGCGCACCGATGCATGTGCCTCTGGGTTCTTTGTGCCATGTCCGTAAGCATCACGGTTCGTATAGGGGCGTCCTAGACGGCCTTCTGGCTCAACTGTCTGATATGAGTTCGGATTGTGCGCTTCATCATAGGTACGAATCCAAGCCGCAATGTGATCGATATCCTCAAGCTGGGACAGTTTCTTGTCTTTAATCGCCATATGGATCGGACGATTGCGGTCGTTCATCCAAATGCGTTGCGCGACCGCCTCCATGGCATCGGTCCAACCAGACTTCTGCTTACGCAGGAATGCTTCAAGGACGCGATCACCAAGAGCAACATTTTCATGCCATGCCTTCTGCGGAGATAGAGCGGCGTACACCGCAGCAGTAGTGCTGTGAGGAAGACCGTACTCGCGCGCTCGTTCTTCGGTCAGCTTATTCGCGCCGTCATACCATTTGCGGGCGCGTTCACGAACCGCTTCTGGCATTTTGTCATGGAGCCAAAGCAGATTATCTTTGACGTGATTGATAAAGTGGTCTGCTACCTCTTCATGGCTTCCGCCATGGAGATCATGCGGGATCGCGGCGTATCCCTTCACAAGGTTTACGTTGTGCTCAAAGGACTTGGGGTCTTTCTTGGCGGAATCCACATCAACTGTCAGCGCATGATCGAAGGGATTTTCGGTCGCTGTCTTGCCGGTCGGTAGACGAGTTGAAATACGATAGGGATTCCGGGTAATCCCAGTATTCGTAAGCAATTTTTCAATAAGGGTGATGAACTGGCGCATGGCTCTATTTACCCAATGATATTAAGGGCAAACGCTTGAGCAATAGCCGACTACCTGATACAGTCTAGACCGAACCAAGAGGCCGAAATGGCAAGAAAAGCTCGTCGCAGACCTTCGTGGAAAGCCTATGCGAAGGATAAAACTCCTAACCGTCAACGCCCGGCACCTTATCGGTCGGTATGGCAATCGGTTGCCCATATCCAAGATGAGAAGGTGCGCGAAACCGCGAGGGCGTTCTTCGAACATGGCAGGAAAACCAGGGGGCAGCGCAAAAAGCCACTCACGCCGCTTCAACAGCGCATGCAATCGGGCGGGATGGGGAGATTAGCATAGATGGGTAATTGCGCATTCGTTTCCTTCAAGAAAAACATCGATCTCAATCTGTGCGTGGAAAAACTGCGTGAGGTCAACGCATCACGGTTCGATGGTTGCTTGCGCATCGAGCTTTACGGCGACAACGGGATCAGCGTTCTGACGCCAGAAGACGAAACTTTTTGGTTTTGGCGCATCTCTCCGAGGAAGCTTGAATGGAAGCATCCCAGGGGTGATATTCAGTGGTGGCTGTTCGAATACATCGCCTCATACATGATCAGGAGCATCTATCCGCTCGCTCAGATTTCCGACGAGGGAATTGACGAGAAAATGGCTCCGAATTTCGACATCAATTATCCAACCGCGCTATCCTGGTTGCACGGCACCGCGAATAGTTTGGAGGGGAAAATCCCCGGCGACCGACACGCTGAGATGGTTTCGGCCGCAAATGGCGTGGCTGAACTGCTGAAGGAAACCACCCATTCCTTCATATTGGAAAAACAACTTGACGATGACACAAACCACAAGTATAAATACCCCATCATGAAGAACTTCTCGCACCAGCATTCGCATCATACCTCGGGGCTTCGGCCAACCGTGATGCGATAACGCGCGTCTTCATCGGTTGAGTTTTCGAAGCCCTCGGTCGCAAGATCGGGGGCTTTTTCTATGGTGACTAGACTCGGTAAGATCAGAGGACCGCCTGTGAAGCGGTTTAAGCGGGGGCGGTACCCGTTAGTCACCCCACACATACATATGCCAGTTTAGCTCAATGGTAGTAGCGTCCGACTGTGGATCGGAATACGGTGAGTTCGATTCTCCCAACTGGTACCAATAAAAGGAACCAATATGTTCCAAGACAACGTGATTACCAACCGCTAGTCGATCATCTCCCAAAACATTCGAAAGTGGAGAAGGTCTTCGTTGTGGATTTCGATGTAGAGCCTGTTCTCTCCGTCAAAGCGGCGAGTTAGCCTCGGAAATTGAACCTGGAGACGAGCGATGCATCGAGACGCGTGAAGATAACGAGGATGGCCGTCGAGTTCGATATATGCGTCGTCAGGCTCTACTCGATAATGGCCTGGAATGTTACCGACCGGGCACAGAACCATCGACCAAGCTGAGTCATCTTGATGCGGAAGCCAAAAGTTGGATTCATAAGCAGACGCGTGGATGGAGATTGAATCACGACCCGCTATGACTTGCAGGGCCAATCCTTTGCCATCTTCCTCGTCAGGTTCCATGCCTAAAAATACCACGAAAACACAAAATTGCAACTGAATGGAGAATATGATGTTAAGAGGAACACGAATTTTGTCCGGCGACGAGGCCCGGCTCTACAATAAGGTTGTCAATACTCTTCGGGAGTGTCTTCATCGACGCTGAATTCGAGGAAATTATTGTCCCAAGCATTTGGGAGAGCGCCACCTTTGATGAAAAAGTCGGGGCCGAGAATTCCCAGATGATGTGGCGTTTCCAGGATAAGGGCGAACGCAACGTGTGCCTGATTCCTGAAGTTACCGGGCTCGTTCAGGAGACGTGGCGGGACGATTGGTCCAAGCGCATGAAGACCCGCAACGTCTTCTATGTGCAGCGCTGCTACCGCTACGAGCGCCCCCAGAAGGGCCGCTACCGCGAATTCACCCAGTTCGGCATCGAGATGCTTGGTTCGGCCGAATCAGATCAAGCAAAACAACTTTTGCGACTTTGCTTGGATAAGCTTGGCATGGCCTATACTTGGAGCGATTCGGTAAAACGAGGTCTATCCTACTATGTCGAGGACGGTTTCGAAGCCGCCGTGGAAAGTTTAGGCGCTCAAAAGCAAGTTGCTGGTGGCGGAACTTACCAGGAAGGTGTAGGATGGGCGGTCGGCGTGGATCGACTAATGCTTGCTATGGGGGCGTGATGCCTACAGAAAGAGAAACAGTAGTGGTTAAGACCGGCGTGAGCTACAAACTCTCTACTCCGTTAATATGGGCAGGGGTCGCTCTGGCGGTCGCTCTAGTGTTTACCCTATTCTTGGCGATCCCTTCGGCCAATAAGCATTCAGCGCTGAGGGAAAAAATTCATAACGAGTTCTGTGCAAGCCGTGGATGGGATGCCGTCACCAATTATGGGCATAAATGTGTGGCCAAAGACGGCACGGAACGCCTGATACCAGACGCGGTTTGGAAGCCACTAAGAGACTTGTGACCATCATGTCTAACGGCGATGCACTGAGAAGAGCGCGAGCGGAAATCTCGCGCCATCACGGCAACAGTGAATTTGCTGCTGTCGCGGAGAACGAATCTCTTCAAGAGATGCTTGTTCAAATTCAAGAACTCAAAGATGAGATGAACGAGGCAAAGAAAGCCGCCATGATCGAGGCTGCAAAACCGTACCTCGAAGCGATCAAGAACCTTGAAGAAAACTACGCTCTGTATTTGAAACTTGCTTCTGGATAGTATAGACATCATCCCGCAAATAGGGGAATTACTGTATGTCTATCTCAGGCGATAACAAGTCGATCAAGATACCCGCTCAGCATTACGTGGGCTTCAACAAGCGTGGTGACGACGAGATACCTCTCGGCTTTATGACTCCAGATGGTGACGACGCAGCAGCGGTAAAGCGCAAGTCTACGGTCGATTCGTGGGCTGGTGGCGGCAATAAAAACAAGATTCCCGCACAGTCATTCGAAAACAAGCCGCTCAGCGGCTTCAAGCTAGGCCGTAACATCCGGCACAATTACAGCGGATGGGGCCAGGGCAACGTCAAGTGGCGCATCGAAGACCCACGTGGTTTCGAGCTTGAGATCACCAGCCCGAACCTTGCTTCGATCCTCGCCTGCACGACTGTCGAGAATGGTGAAATCCTCGAAAAGTGTACCTGGGGTCGTCTGGGCGCGGACAACATTCTCCTGCCGATTTCAAGTGAAGCCTATAAGGCGGCATCCGCTAACACCGAGCGCGTTTCGAAGAAGGTTAGCCTGAAAGACGTTAAGGGCGGTGATCGCGTGATCATGCACAACGGTGTCGAAGGTCGATACCTCGGCAACATGTTCTTGATCAAAAAAGAAACCTATCAGACACGCAGCTTCCTTACCGCCACAAAAAAGAGTTTCATCATCGAAACCCAGGGTAAGGACAACAAGACAGTGTTCGTCGCGGTCTCGTCCCCTAAGATCAGCGAGATCACTGCCGGAGAAGCGATCACTCCTGCTGATGCGGAAAAATACATCAACGATGCGTGCAAGAACGGCGCGCAAATCGAAGGTTCTGGCTACATCACATGCGTCGCTGTATCAGCGGCGGCTCCTGAGTTTTCATACGCTCTCAAGCCGTTTGGCAGTCTCTCAGAAGCCATGGCCGCCATTAATAATTATGGCTGCATCATCGGACAGATGGGCGAGACGTGGGGGCTATACTCCAGGACCATTTACCACAACAAACCAGCGCATCTTAGCCTCCTTCACATCAAAAGTTTGACCGAGCACAATAAGCTCGATCACATCCTTTCCCGCAGTAGAAACAGCTATAGCTTATGGGGTCGCGACGAACACGCGACACATGAAATTCAACCGACTGATCAGATTAGTTGGTTTGGCTTTCACGGCACGTTTAAGACCGCCAACGGCTATGAAGGCGAAAATTATTTCTAAGGTGATCCATGCTTGTTGAGACAGCCGAGAAGATCGTGATGGCCGTTACTCAGGACAATGCGAAAGCAAACGTCATCGAACTGCTTCGGCAGTTCGGACTAGCGGCGATGCATGACTCGAAGGTCCAAAACGAACTAATGGACGAGCACAGTCCTGATTGTCGTTGTGAGGTATGTAGGTTCTGGTCTTAGGAAACAAGAAGAGGAAGAGCGACGGCTTATATAATCACCAATCGCTCTTCCCTTACGCTTCTCGCCCCCGGCCGGGCTCCGAACGGCATCCGCCTCGCCCCGCGTCTCCGAGTAGATGAACGCCCCGTGAGCTACGTTCACCGTTTGCTTTTAATGGTCCAGGCGAACATCGCTCACGCACGAACGCCTAACGTCAGTCTGGACCTTGATAGATGAGACTGAACCCACGCAGTTACTTAATACCAACGCAACTTAAAAGCAATACGCTGTGTCTCTGTTCGGAAAAACCAGTAAGTGCCGCGCTGAGGTAGTATGAACGCTGACGTTACTGCCGGATTGAGTGATATCCAACCGAGCCATTGACCACCACCATCAGCGGTCCGGTACATTCTCCTGCAATTGCGTGTTTGATCCGTCGTGGCAATCTTGCCTTGAAGATAATCTCTGTCACGTCTCCTGGATCGATAATCGACTGGTCGCTGCTCGCTTAGCAACGGTTCACCGAACTGTTCCGCACACCAGTCAAACATCTCAGGGGAGGAGCATTTTTCAGCATCGATGAAAAGAATAAACGGAAGCTCTGCTTCCGCATATGCCCAAGCCAATTTGTCCGGGATATATCGAAGCGGAACGGTGCGAGACGCAGGCTGTTCGAACTGCCATGCGCTCCGTTTCTTCAAACCATTCTTTCCAAACCGTCCCATGTCCTCTTTCATGCGCTCGCGAGATTTCTCAATCGCATCATTGATCATTTTGTTCGGCCGCGTGGTGAGCTTCTTGATCTGCTCTGGCGTGTATTCGCGTCTAACGTAAACACCTTCCGCTATCTCATCGAAATCACGCATGATCATTCCTACCTAGTGGTGCGGGCGGCGGGACTCGAACCCGCACGCACGAGGCGAGGGATTTTAAGTCCCTTCCGTCTACCGGTTCCGGCACGCCCGCGTTACTATACTATACTGTGAACTTGACGCCCTGGGCTAGCGGGAGATCACTGCCATAGTTGATAGTGTTCGTGGCGCGACGCATGTACGCCTTCCACGCATCAGAACCAGACTCGCGACCTCCTCCGGTATCCTTCTCACCGCCGAATGCGCCGCCGATCTCTGCGCCAGATGGACCGATGTTGACGTTGGCGATGCCGCAATCCGAACCGGCAGCGGATAGAAACAGTTCGGCCTCACGCAAGTCATTCGTGAAGATCGAAGACGACAAGCCGTGTTCGGCCGCGTTATTCATCTGAATGGCATCTTCCAAATACCTATACGCGGTGACGTACAGAATAGGCGCGAAGGTCTCCCGAAGCATGATGGGAGTTTGTCCCGGCATCTCAACCAGAGCCGGTCTGACGTAGATACCAGCGCGGCCGGTAACCTCCACTTCTTCGCCACCATGAACGGTCCCGCCTTCGCTGCGAGCTTGCTCCAGAGCCATCTGCATCATTCCGAAGGCATTCCTGTCGATCAGCGGGCCAATGAGCGTGTCGGGCTCGCGAGGGTCGCCAATCTTCACGCTCGAATAGGCTGCCTTCAAGCGCTCTAGGAACGGCGTATAGACGGTCACATCCACAAAGAGCCTACGAAGCGTCGTGCAGCGCTGTCCAGCCGTTCCCATGGCAGCAAACGCGATACCACGAATGGCAAGATCAAGATCGGCGGCCATCGAGACAATCGCCGCGTTGTTGCCGCCAAGCTCCAGAATGGTGCGTTTGAAATCACCCGACGCTGCCGCAGCAACCTGCCTACCCATCCGAGTCGAACCGGTTGCTGAAATGACTTTCGTATGACGATGCGTCACGAGATGCTTACCGATTGCATGATCACCAATGATCAGCCCGGATAGGCCAACCGGAGCATCCGATCCGAACTGCTCACACGCCTGAAGGAATAATCGCTGCGTAGCGAGGGCCGTGAGAGGGGTCTTCTCGGAAGGCTTCCATACACACGCGTTTCCGCAAACAAGCGCCAGGGCGGCGTTCCAGGCCCATACAGCGACCGGGAAATTGAAGGCCGAGATGATCCCGACCACGCCCATTGGGTGCCACGTCTCCATCATGCGATGGTCGCGGCGCTCGGTCGCGATGGTCAGCCCATATAGCTGCCGCGAGAGACCAACCGCGAAATCGCAGATGTCGATCATTTCCTGAACCTCACCGAGACCTTCCGAGACGATCTTGCCGCTCTCGACGGTGACGAGCATTCCAAGCTGTTCTTTGTTCTCTCGAAGGAGATTTCCAAAGATACGGATCAGTTCGCCCCGACGAGGAGCCGGGACGTTCCGCCACTGCTCGTACGCGGTCTGGGCATCTTCCATGATGGTGACGAACTGTTCCATGTTCGTCTCTTCGACGCTGGTAATCGCCCCGCCCCATATCGGGGATACGCTTTGCAGCGTTGCTTCGGACGTGGGATACGAAATCTCGAAGTGCTTCAAAAGATCATCAATGGACATATATGGCCTTTCCTTTGCCCTGTCATACCGCGTTTACGCGAACTAAAATACCATAATTTTCAATACAACAAAGCCATTGACGGCAATTTTACCCCATGCGAAGGTAAGTTACTTTTTGGAGGGTAAATCCGATGCACAAGACAATGCTTGAAATCATGACTGGCCAGTACAAAGGCTATTACCAGGACCCGGAGACTGGAGACCGGTATTACAAGTCAAAAGAGAAAGACGCGAGCGGACAGCGTATCTTGAAGAAGGTCAAGAAGCCGATGTCCGAGGAGGGTCGCGCTGCTCGGCGCAAGCCAAAGTCCGAAACGGGCATGCTCGCCATACTGGAAAAGCATCGTGAACGGCTTGCAAATGTCATGGCTGGTCTTGAAAAAGATATCCAACGACTTTCCCAATAAAAGTTGTTGACACTCGAATCAGTCTGGTTATATAAATAAAACTGTCAGACGGTCCAACCGGACGCGTCAGAGGAAGAATTCGATGTTCAACGCTCTTTACCCAATGCCGTGCTATCCCACCAGGGGGCTTTCTGCCCTCGGGCTGGTCGCGCGCATCTTGGTGGTGTAAGCGAGCAGAACCCGAAAGCAGAAGAGCCCCGGCAGAGAAATCTGACCGGGGTTTTTCTTTGTCTAAAGTTTAGTGATGACGATTGATGAACTGTCTGCGGACAGTCGGAGATCGTCTTCCATGGGCGGGTGACCGGAGCGGCAATCGGCGGAGGCTGTAAACCTCCCGGCTTCAAAACCTACGTAGGTTCGAGTCCTACTCCGCCCACCAATACTGACTGGAGCAAGAGATTACTCTAGTCGCGTGCGTTAGATGTGTTCTGTCAGGCGTTGGGAAAGTCTGGTAATCCGCCTGTTTTGGGTACAGGAGTATCCTCGGTTCGAATCCGAGACGCCTGACAGAGCACATCTAACACCACGAATGCGGCCATGGCGGAACTGGTAGACGCGCTACCTTGAGGTGGTAGTTCCCAAAAAGAGTGGAGGTTCGAGTCCTCTTGGCCGCACCAAGCATACAGAGTTACAGGGTGTGGGAAAGTCTGGTAATCCGCCTCTTTCGGGAAGAGGAAATCGCAGGGTCGTAGCCTGCCACCCTGACCACAAGTTAATAGAGCGTTGTTCGAGACCCATCGGGAGGCAAACTCTCATATGGACAAGGACAGCCTCCCGGTCCTTTGAGTAGTCCGGTGGGTCACGAACAATGCTTTCGGCGGTATAGCTCAGCGGTAGAGCGGCGCTTTCATACGGCGCATGTCCCTGGTTCGATCCCAGGTTCCGTCACCACGTCGGCGTGTTGAGAATGGCTAGTCAGCCGGGTTGCAAACCCGGAGTATGCAGGTTCAAGTCCTGCCGCCGACTCCATAGGTTTTGAAGGGGACCGTCATGACGGATAACATCGTGACGGTCACCGTCAGAGAATACGAACCGGGCCGTTGGGTGGCTATGTCGAGTAGTTCGCCTTACTTTTGCGTCGAAGCCGACAGCCTAGTTGAAGTCAGAGAGATCGCGCTCGAAGCTATCAAATTCTATAGCGGAGTTATCGAGCGCTATCGCCGTCTGCCTGTCGCAGAGCGGTTCAAGCTAGACTAATTGAGTTACAGCGCGTAGGGGAGTCTGGCCGTCCCTACCAGTTCGGGAGACTGGGGATCACAGGTTCGAATCCTGTCGCGTTGACGGTTGAGTGGCGAAATGGGAACGCTGAGGTCTGCAAAACCTCCACGAGTGGGTTCGATCCCCACCTCAACCTCCAGAATACGCAAATAAACCCTTAGGGGGCGAATGCTCAGCGCTCGGCAGAGCACCGGAGAACAGGATGCCGGTCCAGGTAAAACTGGCAGCTAGTTAAATGGAAGCGGGGACGTTTCGATACAGCCGTGTGCTATGGTGAATGGTATACGGCGAAACGCTGTTCTAAACCCAATTTCAGCCCTTGGTAATGCTTGGGTGCTGGCTGCGTCGCGGGTTCGAATCCCGTCGCCTCCACCACTATCAGAGATGAAGAATTACGTGGATTTCGTAGCCGATCAAGAACGTCACTGCTGATATGACCGCAATTCCGAAATAGATCAAAAACAGCTTTGCTATCCGGTTCACGTGCGTCCCCTTTTTTCAAATTCCGCATACGCCTGCCGGAAATCTTCTAACTCAAATTTCTTGAGTTCTCCGTAAGGCGGGTAAGGAAAACGGTTCTCCGACAAGCAAAGCGCAATACGTTCGTCTTCGGATTGAGGATCACCGCCGAATGGCGAGTTCAATTTCATGATCTCAATTCGTCCGAGCATATTCTTCAACGCTTCACGCAACAGCGTTATTTCGTCGGCTTCTTTCACCGCACACTCCTCAACTGGCTTCGAGTGTCTTCACGAAGTCGAGGATCGCCTTTCTCATCACAGGCGTCATCCTCATAACACTGAGCGCAATTTTTTGAACGTCAGGCTGGGCCATTGCCTCCTGGATCGCGCGGCCTTCTTCACTGACCGTGCTGGTATCCTCGGTGAAGAACGAAACGCCTTCGTTTAACGTGTCTGCAATCTGCACCAGCCTGGAGTAGCTGACGCGATTCGTGCCCTTCTCATATTTCTGCACTTGCTGAAAGGATACGCCGATCTTTTCTCCCAACGTCTCCTGGGACATCTTTTCGATGAGACGGCGGGCTCTGATCTTCTGCCCAATGATTTTGTCGTGACCGGTTGCTGAACGAACGGACATTCACTTTTCCTCTTGCAGTCTCAAATCGACGTATTCTTTGAGCAAGTTAGCTATGGATTCTGCTCGCCAAGGGGCGATTACACCAGTGTCTTTCAATGCCTGTTGAAATTCTTTCAATTTCTCTTCAGTTTTACTGATAGCCATGGCGCTCTACCTTTCTGTCAAACGAAAAACGGCGGCCGAAGCCGCCGTTCTCATTCTCGTTCTTAGCGGTCGAATGCGGCGCTCTTCTTCTTCGGCGCGGGATCGGCAATCTTCGCGCCGAGACGCTTCTCCGCCTGATCAACGCGCTCGACCACCGCAGCGGCTCCGCCCATCGCAACTTGACCGATGGAGTCCACCGCGCGGTCGATCTTGCGCGCGGTCTGCACAGTGGCATTTGACACCGTGTTCGTCACAGCGTTTGCTAGCTGTTGCGGAGTCTGGCCGCTGCCGGTCTGGCCGCCGATGAGGCTTCCGAGAGCATCCCACAGACGGTCAGCATCGGTCTTCTCTTCGACTGGCGCGTTGAGCAGGGCCAGATGCTGGGTCATGCCCTGAGCAGTAACGAGCAGTGCTTCACCCGAAACACTCGTCTCGCCGCGAACGACCATCGCCAGCTTCGAACGCTCGACCACTTCCCGAATGGTTGCCGGAATCTGACCTTCGAGTTCCTTACCAACGCTGGACAGATCGGAGTCCTTGTCGATCAGGTTGCGCCCGTAGAAATGAACCAGCTTCTCGACCGTCGCCGCATCCGGAGCCGGAATACGAATGACCGCATCCAGACGACCGGGGCGCAGCATGACGGGCTGAATCTTCTCGACGTGGTTCGTCGTCAGCACCACCATGACTTCGGCATTCTTCGACAGAACGCCATCGATGGTATTGATCAGATCGTTCGCTTCTTCGTCGCGCTCTTCCATGATGCGGTCGATATCTTCCGCGAAGACCACGGCGGGCTGATAGCGCACTGCGAATTCCAGTGCCGCTTTGAGACCCTGCACCTTGTCGAGGTTGACGAAGGTCCAGCCGTTGTCCTGAGCGAGCTTGGCCGTGATCGAGGCAGTCAGAGACTTGCCGCAGCCGTACGGGCCTTCAAGCAGAACACCACGCTTCAGCGGAATCTGATGCTGACGGCAAAGGGCGGTATGCTGGATCGGTCCCCACAGCGAGGTCTCGACCTGCCGGATCACCTCATCGTTCAGCAGAAGCTGATCGCGCTTCGCGCTGGCTACGTCCATGAAGGTCGGCGGCTCCATCACTTCGAGGTCGCCGTCTTCATCCACTGGAATGGTGAATGCCTTGCCCTTGAAGATCGAATGAGTCTTCAAGAATTCACGGGTGAGCTTGGCCAGTTCGAGCAAAACACCGCGCTCTTTCTTGCGCACCGTTCCGTGGATGATGAGGACTGGGCGTCCTTCATGCTCTTGGTTCGCGACCTGAATCAGGTTCTCGACATTCGGGAGCTTGAAGCTGCCCCACGGCACCTGGATCACGTCGTCTGCGTCGGGGCCGGTCTTGATGGAGATCATCTGCGGCGGACGGGGGCCGAAGAAACCGGGGGTCGGGACTGCCGATGCCCATCCATAGATCGAACGCATTGCAGCGACGAAAGACACAATGGCATCGACCGGATGTGCGTCGATCACCTCGTGAACGTTGAACTGCTGCTCTTCGTCGGTTTTGACTCGATGAAGCGCATTGATAGCATCATCGATAGGCATCTCGCCGGGCTCGCCCGGAAGGATGATGCGCTTACCAGCGCGCTCCACCTGAACATCTTCTTTTTGCCAGTCGATTTCACGAAATGGGCTCAGTTGATCCACTCTTCTCTCCTAATCCTGCGTGGTGTCACTCAAATGTTGACTTGTGTTCTCTACGTCAGGAACACTTCTCGGTCAAGACCGGTTTACCAAAAAATTACTGTAGACTGACCAAAACTGTGCTTAATGCTTGACAGATTTACGATTTCTGGCATTTTGCGTGGACAGACGGACAACGGAGGACACAATGACCGATCTTCGCTTCGAAAACCATGGCTCTATCGTGAAGATGACGCCCGCAAGCCCGGCTGGGCAGGAATGGGTGGATGAAAATATCCCCGAAGATGCTATGATGATGGGCGATAGTGTCTGTATCGAGCATCGTTATGCCGAGGACATCATCGCGGGCGCGCAGAACGACGGTCTGATCTGCGCCGTTTAACGCTCAAAAGTCATTTGGTGCACTGATGTCGCAAGAAACCACCGACGCGCTCTTCCCTATGATGGATGACGTGCACCGATTTCTTTTCAAGGGCTGGAAGGGTTCGAAGAACAATCCGACCTTCCAGTTCAATCTTCGCAGATATCGCGAAGCGTTGCGACGTGCTCGGCGGTTTGTCGTTGACGACGACATGGTGCGTCTCACATGCCATTTGGCTCATGAGAGGCAGAAGATTGGTACATGGGCAGTATTGGCTCGTCTCCCTTATGATAGCATCTGGCTTGAACTAGATTTGCACGTAAAGGTGCGAGAGTTCGAAGCCATGAGCACTCTCCAGAATCCGTTTGATCCTTCACAAGTAAGTCCGCGAGCGGGCTATCTCTTGCAGCGCGAGCCCGACAGCACTCGCTGGATTGCGACCGAATTTGTTTACCTCAACAAAGAACCAGAATCGACCTGGGATGGGTCAGACGATGCCTGGAGTGAGGCCGAGATTGTCCCGTCTCCTTCTGTTATGGTCTTCGATCCCGAGGGGACATCGTTCCGACAGGTTACGGGCTCGACTATTCTCAAATCACCGACCTATTCTTTGATCGACGGCGCAGTTCCGTTGCGTGGTCAAATCGTCGTCGGGGATAAGTTGGTTGACACCATGTTAGACCCGGAGTTTGCGCTCGTCGGAATTTACGAGCCAGATGGAGAACTGTCTTCTGATCAGGTTCGCGCAGTTCCACCAGCTTGGGCACAGTTCAAGGTAGCCGCTGTTCCTGAACCGCTTTGGGAATCACATTATTCCGATCCGAAAAAGCGCGGGACCTTTATGAAGCTCGTCTCCAGCGATATGCAGGAGCGCGCCGGAGTTCTGAGATATCTGATTTGTTTGCTAGGCAGCATGAATGATGCTCCCACAACCGTGCGCGACGTAAAAGGTCGGAAGGGCGAGCGAACAGTTGGGGCGCATCGTCTGAAATATTTCGACCATTCGGTGGTGAAGATCAACGTTCCGAAAAGCAAGGCGGTCAAGACTGTCTCGCGCAGCCTCGATAAAGCGGCCACGCACGCGCAAAGGGCTCTCCATCAGGTTCGAGGTCACTATCGGGTCATTGAGTATGGCAACAAACTTCCATACGTGTGTCGCCATGTTCCGTTGATTATGGAAGACGGCGTTGGCTTCTGCGAACGCTGCGAACGCATGATTCGCTGGATCGATGATCATCAACGGGGTGATGCGCGCCTTGGCGTGACTGAACCGAGTTATGTTGTCAGGCGTGGCGTCTCTTAAATTGCGTCCACTATATTCAGTAGTTTTGTCGAGGCCGCAATAAAACAGAACCGTCTCGTATAAAACTGCTTGACGTTCTTCTGATTCGTGGTATGTTTAATCTAACAGAAACAATCACGGAGAACTCAGATGTAAGTCTCTCGGTACTTTTTTGAAAAACCTACCTTCGGCTTAAAACTGAGAATGTGAATGGAGGGGTGGGCTCCCTTGTAAAACAGCCTGCTGGCTCGAAGCGAGAGTTAGTTTGAGTGGTTGAAACAGCTACGGCTTAGTTCAGCGCGACTCATTTCGTCCGGAGAAGGCTGCCTTCGGGTGGCCTTTTCTGCTTTTAACATAGGACAACGACGATGGATGCTCCGGTCACATACATACCCGGATTTGCTGAACACCCCGATGCATGGTTCACCCGCTTGTGGGGAGAACTAGATTGGGAGCAGCGACCCGACGCGCCGCGTCGCGAGTATTGGACCAACACGCTTGGTCGCTCGTACACGTATGGGCGCGGCGCAGGTGAGCGTACGTATCATCCGCGTCCCTCGCATGTCCTGATCGACGTTGCTCGCGACCGGCTCAAGGCTGGCGGGCACGGATTTTTCAGTGGCTGTTTTCTGAATGGCTACGAAGGAAAGCGCGATTGGCTTGGCTGGCACGAGGATGATGATCCGGGTATCGATCACTCGCTGCCTATCGCTATCCTCACGGTCGGGCAGGGGCGGAACATTCAGTTCCGTAAAGTTCTGCGCAAGAGCACTGGCAAGGGCGACAAGGGTGAATTTGGCCCGGTCGAAACGCTGATGCTCGAATCGGGATCGCTCGCCCTGATGCGTGCAGGAATGCAGGATACGCACCAGCATCGTATCCCGAAGGCGGATTTCGAGGCGAAGCCGCGAATCAGCCTGACTTTTCGTGGATTGCTGTAAAAACAGTTGACGAAAGAATTATCCGTGGTAGTCTATGGCTATCACGGAGATTCGCATGGCCAAGGGCGACAATAACTACATCCACCGTCTTGAGACCGAGAACGCCGAACTCAAGGCGCAGCTTGCCGCCATCCAGGCGCTGATCACCGAGCAGCAGCTTTACTTTCTGTCCCCCAAGTTTCAGGGTCCGGACAACGATTACGCGTATCTCAGCACGGACGTGTTACCGAAGCTGAGCGCGATCAAGCATCAGGCGATCTTGTCATGAAGAAATTGCGTGATTGGTGGAATTCACCGGCAACCAACGCAACATTGCTGCTTGTAGCCGCAGTGGTCGCGGCTATCGCGGTCGTTTCGTTCAGTGGATTTTTGATTTAAACAGAGGAAGTAAATAATGACTGAGCTTGACCCTCGCGTTGCCGACTATCATCGGAAATATGGCAAAGGGCCGTTTCTGACCGGCGATTCCGTGGTGGTTCGACATCGCCTTCCCGCTGTCGATGGCGACAAGTCCCTGACCTTCGAGCCTGAAATTCTGCTCGTCCAGCGCGCCAAGTGGCCCGGCGAAGGCATGTGGGCTCTTCCGGGTGGCTTCATGAACTACGACGACGAGTCGGCTCTCGGCTGCGCCGTGCGCGAGCTTGATGAAGAGACCAAGCTGCGAGTCGAGACGAGTGAGCCGAAGGGTCATCCCTCGGATGATCTCATCAAGGCTGCGCAACGTGGCGTCACGGTTATCGGTGACGCTCCCGAGCGCGACCCTCGTGCGCGAATCGTTTCGCACTGCTTCCTGTTCGATCTCCGAGTTTATCCTGACGCGACGGTGACCGTCGAGGCGGCTGACGACGCCGCTGCCGTAACCTGGAAGACCCCTACCGAGATTGACGCGATGACGCTGTTCGCGGACCACAACGAACTCATTCGTCGCAGTCTGCGACTCGCTATGATCGTCTACACCTGAGGATACATGCACACAGTCATCTACCAGGGATCAATCATCGTTGAGCGGACGGATAAAGACGGCGAAGAGCCAATCTATCTGCTCAAGGGTCGGGGCTCGCAAATCTATGTTTTGCCACGCTCTGGTAGATACGACCGCTTTCTTGCCGGGTACAACGGCACGGAAGATGTGGCTGTTTTCTTGGAGACTTTCTTCGAGGCTGAGATGCTAGACATCTTCGATTCCCTCGCTGAGAGATACCCTCAACGATGAAGCTTTATCACGGCACAGCCAGAGCCGCGTTGGACTTGATCCTCAAACGGGGTATCGAGCCGCGTGAACGGAAAAAGCGCGGTGGTCACTGGACCGACGATGCCCCACAAAGCTGTCCCGATGCGGTCTACCTGACCGATGCATATCCGGTCTATTTCGCCGCCGTAGCGTCTCTCACGGCCAAGCGGCACCGCCACGTTGGAGTGGTAGTTGAGATTGATCACGATCTTCTCGTGGAGGATTGGTTCAATGCGGACGAGGATGCCCTAGAACAGCTTGGGAGACGCAAGGATGACCTCCCTGCCCATTACACTCCAAAGCAGCGTGTGGAGCATTATCGCGATCTTCTGCTGGAGCAGCGGTGGTCCTATGAAGACAGCTTGAAGGTTCTCGGAACGTGTTCCTATTTGGGCACGATCACGCCTGGAACGATTTCTCGTATCGCCGTCATTGATTTCACGAAGCAGCCCTATTTGCGCCATGCCGCGCTGGACGCGCATATTGTGATTGCAAATTATCGCTTCTGTGCGCACGATTACCGCAAGCTTACCGCTTGGGTCTTTGGTGATCCAGAGCCAGAGGCGTCCGACCTGTCGGGTGCTTTGTCGATGTCGCGTTTACAAACACCTGCTTATGAGCAGGAAGGCCGCGATGGAATCACTATTCTCACGGAACCATTCTAATGGATTATCTCGCGTATTATTCCGAGCCTCCATCTGGCGTTGATCATCCTGAACGTGATGAGCGAATAAAGCTCGCCGTCGATGCCAACGATGTTGGTGTGATCACGCTTACCTTCATGAAGATGATCAATGAAGGATTGGCTAAGGACTTCGTTCAGTGCGAACGAGACTTGCGGCGGCTCGATCTCCCGGTGTATCTAATTGCGGTTCCAAGAGAGTTTCGGCCTCACGGAATTGAGGTGCGTTACGCAGATGGTCAGCACGCACCGTTCTCTTTGTGGGTTTGTCTTCATGGCCGAGCAGAGGCCACACAAAAACTGACGGAGATCGGCGTTGCTACCTTCGGCCAGAATATGAAGAATCTGGAAACGGTAGGTTTCCTGACAAATGGCTGAGGGATTATGGGCTGGCAACCATTGACTGCAATAAACGGCTGTCCGGCTTGCGGGCGTACACCAGAACCCAACTATACGATCCTGCGCGGGACCAGAATGGTTTGCCTATGCGGGGTCGCTGGGCCATTTGAGGTAGGCGAGAGAAACGCGCGGCTTGCTTGGAGCAAGGTGGCGGGCGAATGGAAACCAATGTCTCCGCCGCCTGCCTCACGTAAGCGCTAGCGTAAATCCAGACCTGCCGATTTCGTCGCGACACTCGTTTCGGCCATAGCAGCCTTGAGTGCTTCATTTTCTGCGGTAAGCTCTGCGATCTTATCCATCATCATTTGAATCTGGAACGTCTGCTCACCGATTATCATCTTGATGCGAAATTCAGCATCAATTTTCATTGGTTGTTCTTGTGAGTTCACTAATAAGTCCTCTAAAAATGAACGATAACAATTCGCTTCGTGATCGCCAATATTCGAATTACTCTGGCTTGAAGACTGGTCGTTCGATGATGACTCGGAGCCTTTCATTCATAGCTTGAACCATGCGTTCTTTCATCTCTTGCATGTTTTCTTGAGCTTCGACCCATTCAATAACTTGCGTCTTTGTAAGGTCAGCAACAGGGATGAAGTTATCCGGGTTGGGTGATCCCAATTTTACTGCTCCGTTGACTGTACCCTTGTACTGGCCATAGGTCATCTTCATTTCCCAGATGACATTCTCGATCACAGTCGGGTCGGCGGCTGACATCTGTAGGCGAGTGATATCAATGACGAACACCGCTTCAGGCGGAATGACAATTTCTTCAACAGCCGGATCAATGCTGAATGTCTGATCAATCGGAACGTTTGCCATTTTCAATCCTTTCTAGGCGTTCAAGTATCTGTCTTAGTAAGGCATCATGATCATCTAGTTTTCCATGAGCAGCCTTTGACGATTCTATCAAAACAGGAACGAATTTGTCATAAAGAATTGTTTTGTATGGATCGGCAGGATCGTAGTTGATGTCATCACGAGGCACGCCTTGCGACTTGTATTGCATTTCCTGGATGACAACAGCTTCTGGAAATACAGCGAGCACATCTTGTGCAAGGAGACCGATTTCTCGTTTGCCATCCTCATTAGGCTTATAGATTTTCTCGCCCCATTCGTTCCAGTCGAATCGATAACCAGCGACACCATCAATGATCGTCCTCCAGTCTGAAAGAGGATCAAGGTTTTTCTTGAGGCGTTTGTCCGACCAGTATGCGATGATGTTTCCAGCCGCGTAGAAGTTTGTCGCATACATAAGCCACTGGGCGGGTCCGCCATGATACATGAACGTGTGATTGTAAGTGCCGCCGTTGCCGCCAGAATGTGATGTAGAGTCGCCATTGTTATACAGCGTACGTTGATAACCTTCCGATGAGTAGTTCCAAACTCCCACGTCCTTATTGAAACTGCTTACTCGCGATTGGCCTCTCGGCTGGACGTAGTAACCCGTGTTGGCGGAATCATAGAAAATTGGCGCTCGTACGCTAGCGTTACTTTGAATAACACCAGCACCCGTAATGGCATTCATGTTGCTTGTTGACGCCGGGTCTACGTAGTAACCAGTATTGTCCTTATCGTAAAAAAGTGTGCCGTAGACCGCACCAGTCACGGTAAGTGCTCCGGCACTGCTAAGAGTCATCAGTGATGTCAGAGTTTGGTTATCCGCGCTAGCAGTAGCAACACTGCCCCAAGTGAAACCACCAGAGTTGTCTGCTCGGAGAACTGAACCTGAAAGTCCTAATGTTTTATAGGTATTAGCGTTTGTTCCAGGCCCAGAGTTGAAGGCTATATACGGGATACCAGAAGTTGATTCCGAACCTAGTACGGAACCATACCCGGCCGTATTAGTAGAGCCGAATTCGAATACAGGGCCGACCGCGCGAGCATTAATTAACGCACTATATTGATTGACTGTATAGTTAGGGCCAATGGCCGCCCGACTTGTGATTGTCGCGGTTGGTATGGTCGCCGTTCCAGTAAATGTCGGAGAGGCCAAATCAGCCTTCAGATTCAAGGCCGTTTGTTCTGCGGTGGAGATCGGCTTGTTGGCATCTGATGTATTGTTGACATTGCCAAGTCCGACCATGGCCGCAGTGATGCCAGCGACAGTACCGGTGAAGGTTGGTGAAGCCAGATTTGCCTTTAGATCAAGCGCTGTCTGCTGTGCAGTTGAAACCGGCTTGTTAGCATCACTCGTATTGTTTACGTTGCCGAGACCGACCATTGTCGCGGTAATACCCGCTACAGTTCCAGTAAAGGTCGGAGACGCCAGATTTGCTTTCAGATCAAGCGCTGTCTGTTGCGCTGTAGAAACAGGCTTATTAGCATCGGACGTGTTAGTCACATTACTCAAACCGACCATGGCTGCCGTAATGCCTGCTACAGTTCCGGTGAAAGTCGGAGAGGCTAGATTGGCCTTGAGGTCCAGCGCGGTCTGAGTCGCTGTCGAAACCGGTTTGTTTGCATCGGTGGTATTGTTGACATTACCCAAGCCAACCATTGCAGCCGTAATGCCAGACACAGTGCCGCTGAACGTCGGAGAAGCAACATCCGCTTTTAGATTAAGCGCAGTCTGCGTTGCAGTCGAAACAGGCTTACTCGCGTCGCTGGTGTTGTTGACGTTCCCAAGGCCAACCATCGCCGCAGTGATACCCGTTACCGTGCCAGTGAAGGCCGGAGAGGCGAGTGGTGCCTTAAGGTCTAATGAGGCTTGAATGGTCGTCGTGACAGTAGTCGTGAGCGCATCGAGAGCGCTTTGTGTCGCCGTCGAGATCGGCTTGTTGGCATCGGACGTGTTGTTGACGTTGCCAAGACCCACCATTGCAGCCGTAATGCCCGACACGGTGCCGGTGAATGTCGGTGAGGCTATATTGGCCTTTAGGTTCAGTGCGTTCTGCTGAGATGTTGATACTGGCTTACTGTTATCTGGCGTATTGTCCACATTACCCAGACCCACCATGTCCGCCGTGATACCGAACACGGTCCCGGTAAAGGTTGGAGATGCAATAGGAGCCTTGAGGTTAAGCGCAGTCTGTGTGGCGGCCGAAACTGGTTTGTCGATGTCTGCCGTGTTATCCACGTTCGGCAAACCGACCATGCCCGCCGTGATACCAGAAACGTTTCCGCTAAACACCGGAGATGCCAGGGGGGCCTTAAGATCGAGGGCGCTCTGCACCGCAGTCGAAGGTGGCTTGTTGGCATCGGACGTGTTGTTGACGTTGCCAAGACCCACCATTGCAGCCGTGATACCAGCAACCGTTCCCGTAAACGTCGGAGAATCGATTGGCGCGAAAGTTGCCACCGCTGTAGATGCGGACATGAACAGCGACAGAGGATACTGCACGGTCGCGCCCTCCTGCACACCTGCAACAGTTCCGCTGATTAGATTTGTGGCGTTGGGGTAAAGGGACAATTTCATTGTCCAGTATTTACTCTACGCGCGACACCCAGTAGACATACCTAATGTCCAGCACATTCAAATACATCGACGTTCGTCAGAAGAAAAAAGAAATCAATTTTCATTGCGAGACGTGGCATTCTTGGCCGGACGAGTGGCGCAAAGACCACATGCGTGAAATGTACGAATGGTTGGAGCAGAACTTGCCCCACCATGTTGACCCCGATTGGTCCAGTGCAAAGCAAGGTCGAGCAAAGAATGAGGTTCGGCGTTGGCTGAACAACAACTGCAACGACACGTGGGCCTACAACTTCAGTGGAGTTTCATTTGCGTCTGATCGTGATGCAATTCTCTTCCGTATGTGGTTTGGTTAGTGTATAAATAATTTCATGAACTCACTCGGCCACTTACGTCTCTCTCGCTGACCCCATCTCTTTTTGGGCGCGTGACGTAGTTGGTTACCGTACGGGACTTAAAATCCTGGTCACGTGGGTTCGAATCCCACCGCGCCTACCACACAGAGTTTTACATGGACATTGAAAAATATCATTTCATGCCTGAGCATGAGATCGAAACTTCACGGCATTCTATGGTTCATCAGTGGCTTGATAGTTGGTGGGTGGTTCATCCCGAAAAGGGATTGACGTTCTATGGTAAGGGCTTCGGATCGCCTCAATGCAACCGTAACGAGACTCTTGCTCGCCGGTTTTGCCCGGATTGGGCAGTGGTCAAGTTTTTCCCTCGCGTAATTACCCCGTTAAATGTGAGTGATTATAGCCAATAGGGCTTGACGAACGTCCAAATTCTGGTAGTTTGTGATCATCGATTCACAAGCGCTGGAGCGACGCATGGCCGAGACCGAGAAGTTCAATGTTCACAAGGCGATCACCGACCGCATTCTGGACGAACTGCGCAGCGGCGCTGCTCCGTGGGTGAAGCCGTGGCGCGAGGCCGGTACTGGCACTCACCAGCCGGTAAATGCTGTCAGCGGTCGTCCCTATTCGGGCGGTAACGTTGTGCTTCTCTGGATGGCTGCCGCAGCGGCCGGTTTCGTCACCCCCATGTGGCTCACCTATGATCAGGCGGTCTCGCTCGGCGGCCACGTCCGCAAGGGCGAAAAGTCCACCATGATCATGTTCACCAAGACCTATGTGAAGAAGGCCAAGACTTCGACCGAAGAAGACGAAAAGCGCTTCGTCGTGAAGGGCTATCGGGTCTTCAATATCGCGCAGTGCGATGGCCTGCCCGAGAAGCTTTTCGTCGGCAAGGCTCCGCTCAATACGGCCGAGCGCGATGAACTCGCTGACGGTTTCATCAAGTCAACCGGCGCGGTAATCCGCGAAAATCAGGGTCTGGCCTCGTACAGCACCAAGCGCGATGATATTGGTATGCCCGCCTATGGCGCGTTCAAGTCTCGCGACCACTATTACGCGACGCTTTTCCACGAGCTTGGTCACTGGACCGGCAACAAGAAGCGGCTCGACCGCGACTTGAAGAACAAGTTCGGTGATTCTGGCTATGCTCTGGAAGAGCTTGTGGCCGAACTGACCTCCGCGTTCCTCTGTGCCGAGTTCGATTATGACGGCGATCTCCGCCACGCCGGATACATCGAGACCTGGATCGGCGTGCTGGAAAAGGACGACCGGGCCTTTATGCGGGCCGCCAGCGCCGCACAGAAGGCAGCAGACTATCTCCGTGGCCTCGCCCTCAAGGATGCGCCCACGGAGGATGGCGGCGAGCAGGACGGAGACGATCTCCAGCAGATGGCCGCTTAACCTATGGACGCAATCCTAAAAATGGACGACGCGATCATCGCATATCTCAATTCCGCTTATCTTTGGATTTGGGATCGCACCGGCATCACGGTGGCGATGATCGCGTTTCCCGCGTGGGTGATTACGACATTCATTATTTTTGACATGAACCTCAGTGTGTTTGGTTTATGTTTATTCGCCATCATTGGCGGCTTCATGACCCGCTACCATTATCTCCAGTCCAACGGATTTTTCGAGGTCTTCAATTATACTGCGCAGCTATGGCACGTCAGTTTTATGCGGCGCGGGTTTAATGTTTGTTCTTTGGTCATCACTATTATTCGTCTCTTTGAGGGGCGATACATGATGGCCATAGTAGATTTGCTGAGCATTCTCGTGATGCAGTTTCTTTGCGTTAAAATCCGCAAGCGCGAGCCACCAGAAAAGCATGTGTTCGCGCCGCAGGGAGCAAACTAATGACGCGCACGACGCGCCCACTTAAGCTAATGCCATTCCAAGAAAGGGTAGCCCTGATGTTCAGGGCTGCCGCTGGCATTTCATGGCGAAATCGCGCGCCTGTTTCCGAACCGTCGCTCGAATCTAGGCGACTGGGTAGTCTTACGCAACTTTCCGATCCGCATGTGATGCCTTGGATCGAATGGTTGGACGCCCAAGATCGATGGACCACGAGCGAATTGAATAGGGCCGCTCTTTATCAGGTAATTTCGTGTATCTATCGCCACACCGTCGATGGCGTTTCCGAAGAAAGGCAAATGCAGTTTGCCTGGAGGGATATCGTAAAAAGTATCGATGACCTGAGCGCAGAAGAGCTTGATAACTGGTTTGTCCAAGAGGTCATGACTCAGCCCGGCCGAATTCACGGAGGCTTCGGAGACTATGAGGAACAGGTAGCCCTGTTCACGCATCGTTCCAGGATTATGTTCAACAAGATCATCGGCAAGCTTCGAGAAAGTGGAAATTCTGTTTGACTTTCGATATCATGGTCTGATGAAGATAAAGCTTCAAGTCTGTACCAATACTCGCGCGCGTGATAACGCCTATCCTACTGTGTCGTTGAATTACGCAAGCTATAAGAAGCTTAGTAGCCTGTCACCTTCTACGTGTTGGTTTCCTGTTACGCTCAACCGACAATACGTCATGGGCAATAGAGGTCCTGATACCAAGCTCGGCGTCGAGCTTAAAATTAAATGAACCATGCTAGTCACCCCTGGATCAAATTTAGCGGCCAGTCTAATTCGACTTGATCAAAATGGCGGTAGCCATAAAATCATGCCCAGGGTTCATTACGCAGAAATCAATAGTTTTGAATGGGACGTTAGATCGGTCAAAGATCGCCAATCTCGACGCGATATCTTTGATATGCGAAAACGCGGTTACGATACCGACCCATTGGTGCGAGCCAAACTAGTCACGACCGAGTGTAGGGCGGACAAAGAATATACCACGATGGACGCGATATTCCGTCTCACAAATAACGGGCGCGAAGCTGTTAAGGCCATTCGCTCGGGTCTCGTCTTCGACACCAAGCTACAGCAAGTAACATTCTCAGCCACAACAGATTTTTATCTTGAAAGCCTTCGCGATAACTCCGTGCCTGATTGGATCATGACTATGGCGCAAATGCTCCCGCATCGTTACAAAGAGATTCACAAGGCTATTCTGTTGCGAAAACTATTTTCAGAGCAGGATAAAAAAGGCAACTGGATCAAAGTGGACCTATCTTAATGCACAAAGTATCTCCGGAAATTGAAGCATCTGCCAAGGCGATTTGCCGAACAATGCATCCCGACAAAGACCTGAATGAGCCTTTGTTCGAGAACCTTCCTGCGTGGATTCCTGATGCCACGCTACCGGCTTGGAGACATTACGTAGAGGCAGCGGAAGCCAGCCTAGCGGCATCGCCGCGATACGATAACACACCCACCGTGGTCGTCGTGCTGGTCCCCTGCAACGGCGGTCTGCTGATGGTTAGACGGGCTCTCAAAGACGGTTATGGAAAGCTCGCTCTCCCTGGAGGGTTTCAGGAACGTCCTCTGACGTGGCAACAGGCCGCTTGCAAAGAGGTCAAAGAAGAGACCGGCGTGGATATCATTCCAGAAGGGCTTGTGATCTCAGATGTTCGGACGACGCCTGATGGAGGCGTGAATTTGCTTTTCTGCAAATCTCTCTTAGAGATTACACACGAGGGGGCATTCACGCACGATCATGAGATCAGTGAAGTCACTGTAATCCACGAGCCAGTTGAAACGGCTTTCCCGTTCCATACCGCAGCAGTTCGTGAGTATTTCGCAGCAGTTCGTGCGTATTTCAACAAATAGCTTCAGCACCAGCGAAGTTTGAAATCAACCGCATCTCGGTCATCCATCATCGAAACGCGCTCACCGACGATATAAACTTGTCCGCGACAATTCTTCTTGAGCCAATCACGAACTATTTCTAGTTGGAAATATCGACACGGGCACATGTGTTCGACGCGATAATCAGGCAGGCACTTGTTGCAATCGACAACCTGATTCTGACAACCTTCCATTAGGAAATCATATTTCCATTCGGCGTAGTATGGATGTTCTTCGAATCGAAACTCCCGTGGTGTTTGTTTTGCAATCCACCACGGATGTTTATCAATCCACGCTTGTTGATTAGCGCCGGGTCTCACGGTGTCTTTCCATGAAATACAGCGTTCTGTAGGAACCAGCCACCATGGAGAATGTGAGGACTATTCGACGGATGCTGCCAGTCTGCGTCGTACCAGAGATGGAAGCGATACGATGTATCGTGGTTCTTGTCTTTGACGATGAAATGCTTCGCGTCAATCGTTTCTACGATCTCGTAGATGTTTGAGTAAACAGAAACCTCGTTCTCTTTTCGCCATTCCTTCATCCAACCGCCGTCAGAATGAAAGGCCACCTCATAGCCGTAATGCGGGCCTGGGTCCTCTACCACGGCGTACCACGGACAGGCAAAGCCAAGCGGCGGCGGCTCAGGAAGAGGCACTACGCCACTTCGAATTCGCTCGAATAGCGCGCTCTTGCTCAGGTCTGACGGACTGGGTATCCAGTTCTTACCGCCATAATATCCTGCGGCGCGGGCGGTCCTGATCCAGAGCATGATCCCAAGTAGGGTTTCCATGTCATCTTCGCCCTGGCCGTCATCCACAAACGGGGCACTCTTGGCGATGTCGATTGGATTAGGGAGCCAGTCGTCTTCGTTATCGGCTACCTGCTCGTGCAGCCAATGCAAGAACCTGTTGCCTAGTTTGAATTCACGTTCACCGATGCTTTTCCACATCCGTCAACGATAGATGCGAACTCCCAATGCCGCAAGAGGACTTTGCGGTGTTGATCTTGATATTTCAATGACAGGAGTATCCGGTGGAGCATTGCGCGAAGTTACTCGCTTGTACATCTCCATGTACTCGGTCTTGTTTGCATCACAGACCTTGCGGCTGTTCATTCGAATGCTTGGATGTACAGACGGCGAGAAGCTTGTCTCAAACCACACTCCTCCGCTGGTGGGGAGCCAAAGTAACTTTCCGTGGGTAATCTGGAGCAGGCTCCCAAATGGACCTGATGGGAGAAAGTCTTCTCCGCCTATCCACTGGAAAACTTCTCCATCAGGATTAGGCACAGAACCATGAATGATGTGCTTGTCCACATCTCGTGCAAAATCTTTCAATGAACTCTGCTGCTTCAAACCCTTAAGGGCTTGCCGATACCAAGGCAACGGGACTTGCGCATTCGCAATGTCTTCGTCAGTGAGTTCATGAATTTTGTCTACCAGAGCCTTGATAGCTGGCTTGCGTTTCGCTTCAGCTAGAAGCAGATCGATAATATTTCCTCGCATAGGATGGATATTTAGCGAGGGGTGTACTCGCTTCGCTCACCACCCCTGTTCCTGTGCACTCATTGCTCGCAAGCTCGCATGAGCACCCATACACGATTATTATCACTTATAATAATCCTGTACCTAGATTTGATTCGCTTTCTCCCCCCTACGTTCTTGCGAACATAGAGGAGAGAAAGCAACAATGATCTGTACCTGAGTTCATCATCTCTCGAAGCGAGTAGCTATTTTTACATAGCGAGTGGCGGTCACCCTAGACCACTCATAATCGCCCTTTCTCTGCCCGACCACCTACAATCGAAGCTTTAGGGTTATGCGTTCTGTGGACGAGCCTTGAACAGATACGCGCCTTGTGCTTCCGGTGTCGTTACGGCATCAACGGTTATGGGATTTTTCCAAACTCGTGCAGTTGCATGAGAAGACATACTGCACGCGGAGACGTGTCAAATGGATCAAGACACAATTCTCCTCTTACTGACGGTGCCTTTTTTCGGAGCTAAACTCCGACGAGCAGCCGCTTTCACATCCCCTGTGGGATCGTGCTCGGCTCGGTGGCACACCCTGCCTCATAAGTCCGGTCTGCGACCTCATTGTTTCAGAAGGTCTCGTATACTGTCCCGGATATCGGTTGTGGGGCGGAGGTGACCCCTTTACACTCCTGGATGTATGGTATTCGTGATGCACTATCGAATCCTTTACTAGGACAAGTCAAAATTCACAGAGAAGTGCTTGACGAAGTATACTTCTTGTGTTCTTACAAACGCTAAAGGTGGCGAAATGATCTTCGAGCGCACGATTGACGATACCTATCACAGATGGTTCGCGTGGCGGCCGGTCCGGTTGTACGGGCCTGCCGAATGGGATCGGTCAAAACTTACCGGTGGGTGGCCGCGCGTAGTGTGGTTGCACTTCGTGTGGCGCATGCGAACGAGGCCACGCACCTACTACGTTCTGTCCGACTCTTAATCGAACCTTTGGTAAACCATGTACAAGACGCGCATTGCACCATCACCGACCGGCATGATGCATATCGGGACGGCCCGTACGGCTTATTTCAATTGGCTCGCCGCAAAGGCTTCGGGCGGTCAGTTCATTTTGCGAATGGACGATACCGATGCCGACAGGAATATGGTTGAGGTCGAGCAGCCGATCTTTGACGGTCTGAAATGGCTTGGGCTGGACTGGGATCGTTTCGTGCGCCAGTCTGAGCGCGGTCCGATTTACAGCGCCTATGCTAGGCGTCTTCTTGACGCTGGCTTTGCCACGACCGCCGACAATGGGGCGATCATGCTGTCTTGGCAGCCGTTCATGCCTCGTGTTTGGCGCGATGAGATCGCTGGCGACATTCAGGTTTCCGACAAAGCGGTTGAGGAGATCGACGGACGGCTATGTCTGGTGCGCGGCGGCGATAAGCTAGGACAGGCCACCTATCAGTTCGCGTCTATCGTTGATGATTGGGACCTGGAGGTGAATTTCATCATCCGTGGCACCGACCATATCGCGAATACCGCTAAGCAGGTTGCGATCTTTTCCGCGCTGAACCACGCCTCGGATAACCCGCTGGACATTCCTAAATTTGCGCACGTTGGTTTGATCTTCAAGGCCAACAAGAAAATGGCAAAGCGCGACGGCGCGGCTAGCCTGCTCGATTACCGTGATCGTGGCTATGATCCGGACGGTATTCTGAATTTTCTGCTCCGTCTCGGTTGGGGGCCGAGGGTCGATGACAAAGCATCGACCTTCATGGACCGTGCTCGGGCGACAGAGCTATTCCTGGATGGCGGAAAGATGCGGGCGTCCAACGCCAATTTTGACGAGCAGAAGCTCGATTTTTACGACCGTCGATACAAGCAGATGAAACGCAACGCTTGACGTATTGTCGAATCGTGGTATGTTGTGTCTATCGAAACGCTGGAGAGCCACATGACTGTCACCAAGTTCGACCGTGAAAACGCCACCGCCGTTCAGGCCGACATTCTCGCTGCTCTCCAGGAGGTCGCCCAAAAGCACGGCCTCATGTTCATCAACAGCGGTGGCAGCATCGGCACGACGGAATGCACCTTCAAGATCAAGGCTGTGGTGAAGGATCAGAAGGCCGCGAAGGACAGCGCGAAGGAAGAATTCGAGAATTACGCCAACATCATCGGCTACAAGAAGGAATGGTTCGGCAAGTCGTTCCGTCAGGGCAATACCATCTATACGATCACGGGCGTCGCGCCGACTCGCGATGCCACTCCGATCAAGGCGAAGAACCCGAAGGGCAAGGAATATCTGTTCCGCCTTTACGACGTGGCCTCGCAATTCGGTGACAAGAGCGTCCCGATGCCGATGCCGACGATGGCCCAGGAAGCTGCCGCAGAGCGCCGCGCGATGAAGCGCATGGCCCGTTACGAGCGCTGATCATGAAGTACGCAATCATTTTCGCCGCCTTCGCGATCTCATGGGGCCTAATGGTACAGGCCCACGCCTCAGACGGATACTTTGTCGGGCTTGTGCTCGGGGCGATTGTTGCAGGAATGTTCGCCGCCAATGACGACGGCGACGACTAATGGCGTCCCCGGCAGGCAGGTTGAAAGCCGTCACGTTCCGTCGAAAGGTATTCGTCGGTGAAAACCACGCGGACGCGATCAAGCTAGCTTTCGCTGGAATGTCAGACCTGACGGTTAGCAACGTCTCGGATAAGATCGCGAGCGGCAAGGAGCCGTTGATCTTTGGATACGCGTACAACGATGGTTCTGACTTCGTTGAAACCGACAGTCAGGAAGCCCGAAAAACCATGTACGGTTTTGAAGAGAGGTACTAAAAATGGCTCGTTTTCGGATCGTTCCAAAGCGTGATTTCGGCAGCGGCCCCGGCTACTGGATGCGCAACGCTGGTACCACCGGCACCGGAAACTATGGTTTCGTGAAGCACGGCTTCGTCGTCACGGATGGTCTCTGCAACATCATGCCCGGCGCAACGTGGTTCAGGACTGTCGAAGACGCAATGCGTGCGTTGTTCATCTATTGCGGCTGTCACGGCAATGCTCAGGAGTTCTGGAAGCAGATGCACGCGGGCCTTAAGTGACGCGGCTCTTCTTGGAAAAAATAGGCGGGCCTCGAACCCTATTGATCATCTACATGATGTTGCCTATTATCCTCGTGGGACTTCTTTATCTCTACTTTTGGATGACTTCATGAAGAAAGCCTTGAGTGTTTGGCGTTTCAATGCAGTCACCGGCTACTGGGTGCATGAGCGATCCTGCTTGGACGAAACAGCGAATCAATGGCTCGCTGTATTCCAGAAATGCGATCCGACTGCGCAGTTCAAGCTTTCGCGAAACAAACCGAAATGAATAGTGACGGGCTCAAACCGATCTGGAAGGCAAGTGCTGCCGGTCTCTTGGGCCAACTTGGTCCTCTGACGGCGGAACGCCATTACGTGGTCGCTCTCGATGTCAGTGGAGGAATGCCCGTTCGGCATATACTCGGTGTGACCAAATTTATTTTTCAGTACATAACTGAGAAGGTCGGACAACACGCGCTGATGTCTGTGATGCAGTTTGACGCCGATGTTCGGAGCGTTCAGCGCATTGGTTCACCCGAGCAAGCGGTCCGCATCCAACTCCAGGGTGGTGGAGGAACGCTGATCCGCCCGGTGTCGGATTATATGATCGGGGCGAAAGAGCCAATCACGGCGATCTGCGTCACAGACGGATTTATTGGCGATATCCATGACCATTATTGGTCAGGTGCGCCATTCCAGGGAGGAAGCGATAGGCCCCCGCCACTGCGTTCCATTGGGAAGCCCGAGGATCGGTTTGGGTGGTTTCTGATTAGCAGATTCGGTCAATCGACATTGCCGGGTCCCGTTGTGATTGCGGATGATGACCGCTGGGCTCTGTTTGGGGATGGCCCAAGATTGTTCACGGAGGAAGAAAATGAGTGCGCTTAATTTGCTACCCGGATATGTAGTTGACGAGATCAAAGAGAAAAAGAAGATTCGCGACGATCTCTTGGCGATACCGGACGCCGAGGCGGCTGGTTGGGAAGTGTCTTTTCGAAACGATCATTGGCACAATCCCGCTACGTTCACGAAGGGCGGCATAACCGTCTGGAGTACCGGTCGTGATTGGCGTGCTTCGACGTTTGCTGACGGGCGCTTCGGCGTTCCTCGTATCTATTACTCATCGCTGGTTGATGTTTTGAGGCGCGAAGCGCCAGAGCCAGCCCTATAAAGGAAGAGACGGCATGTCGGAGATCGTTGTTGGCGGATACGTGCGCGTACCGAAGGGCACTCCTGTTTACGATGGGTATGGGTTTGACGACCCTAAGCCAGCGTCTCGTGATCAGGTCGTGAAGGTCAAATACATTCATGATCTTCACTCGGCGTACTTGCCTCGTCTCGGCGCAGTTCCAGGCAATGATCTTCGCTACGTTGAATGGTCCGGAAAGCGGACTCTGATCGGCTACGTCACTCCTGCCGAAGAGCCCGCCAAGGCGTCGGCTCCGAAAAAAGAGCGCGCAATCACTAAGCAACAGCAGATGGTGAAGGGCTCGATCTGGCGTCTTACCGAAGATGTCGCGTTCACGTATAACGAAAACGATGATCGATGGAGCGAAGCCCATCGAAAGTTTCACGATGCTAAGCGGTCAAAGGCTGGCGTCTCGGGCTCTTTGAAGGACCTCGAAGCTGCCCTTGAGGCCAAAGGGGTGTTCGAATACATCGCCCAACCTTACGTGAAGCTCGCGGCCGGGACCGAGATCAAAGTCACCGGCAAGTTCAGTCGTGGGAACGTGATTCCAGGCGTTAGGAACGCCACTCATCCGCTCGCGGCGATGAGAAACGGTTACGTGTGGATGTTGTACGACGGCCTCTGTGTGCCCTGCGAGGCTGACGGGGATAACTTCCTGCTACCGTTCAACCAACTCGGACCGTTTGTGGAAGCCGTCAATATTCCGACCACGTTCCAATACGTTCTGCGTGACCGCTCGACCGGGCTGTTCATGGAAACTACGCCGTGGCTTGAGTGGAACGGTACCGATGTAAAGCTCACCATGACGGACAAGTTCATGAAGGCCAAGCGTTTTGATGATATGGCGCGAGTGAAGCAGTCAATCCTCGGTTGGTCCGGATATTATCAAGACATGCCCGGCACGGATCGGCCCGATTGGGCTGGCGACTCGAAGGCAATGGACCTACCCGAAACCTGGGAAGCGGTTAAGTTCGACAAACTCGCGAAGCAGGAGGTTGAGACCATCGATCTCCAGGAATGGTACAAGCGAACGTGGAAACTTCGTGCGCTCACCGTTCAATTCGGCTCTCCGGTTCGGAAACTGTTCAACGATATCGAGAAACGCGGCGAACTCGACAAATATCAAGGCATGGTCGTCGTTCGTGCGAAAATCGATAAAGAATGGCGGATTAGCTACGAGAGCGAACTCAGCCCGGACGACATCAAAGCGTTCGAGGAAATTGCCTCGAATGTAAGTTTCAAGGTTCGCCGCGCCAAAGACAACTATTGCATAGCAATGGCCGTTCCAACGGCAAATGACGCACTATTCGCAAAGCTTGCGTACTCTGGCGATACGCCGATTGCGGCGCTCGATATGCAAGCAATGAGTGAGGTTATGGAGAAGCAATGACCGACGCGAATACCCAGGTTACAAAGACGCGCGCAGCCCTCACGAAGCTTGAGGGTGAGTTGCGCTCGGAAGGTGAGATCAAGCAAGCCAACGCGATCCTCACCGTGCTGCGTAGCGAGATGAGTGTACTCCGTCTCGCTGCCATTTTGGCTCCGTCGAATTAGGCGACGTAGTAGTAGAACACAATAAACTTGAAGTTACATTCAAGTTTTCAGTACAGTGTTCTATAATGCAAAAAGTTGTTCCTTCTCATTCTTTAGTAATTGCGGTAAGTCCATCTCAAGTAAATCGAGAGCAAACACTTGCTCGTTATTTCCCCGATTACGAGATTCTTAGTGCTGCCAATGTGACCTACAATCTCGTAGGTGAGAAAAGTAAACCAGAAATCAATTCGATTGTTTTCGCTGAGATCAGGCACCGCATTCAGGTGAAGCTTGATCTTGGCGAACGCGTTGTTGTTGACGCTCCTAATCTTCGACGGGAAGACCGAATGTCTCTCGCGCGATTGGGAAGCGATATTGGTGTTCCGGTTTTCTACTTCCTTTGTGATCCTGCTGGAGCGGACGAACAATCCGTGCAGCGTTTCTACGCGGCTGAAAAAGACTTGCTTCGTGGCGACGGACTGGCCGAGGTCATTGACTGGAGAATTCATCAGCCGTCGCTTGTAGACAAAACAAAGCCCGATCTGGAAAGCCTCAAAGCGAACTGGAATGGCATCACCGTCATTGGGGACGTTCACGGGATGTATCAATCTCTGTTGAGCGCGTTGGACTGGGCTCGATCTCGAAACCATTACATGATCTTCCTGGGTGATGTGATCGATTACGGCTCCGACACGCTGGAAGTCGCTGATGAGGTCTATCGCGTTGTTATGCGCGGCCAGGGTGAGATGATCCTTGGTAATCATGAACGAAAGATCATGAGATGGATCAATCAGATTGAGCGAGGTCGCACGTCTGTTCGACTGAGCGACGGCAACAAGGTCACCACGGACGCCCTAGGATCATTGGGATTGCCCGCCAGAAAGCGCTGGCAGGGGCGGTTCAAAGGTCTCGTCAGTAGGTCAAGTCATTGGCGAGTGATCGGCAACATTCTTTTCACTCACGCTGGGGTACATCCAGGTTTCTGGACGGGATCGGCAACTGCAAAAGAATTAGAAACCTGGGCGCTCTTTGGAGAATTCGATGCGAACTATAATGAAGAACGCCCAGCACGTCGTTACACTTGGACGGAGAATGTTCCTGCCGATATGACTGTCATCGTTGGCCATGACATTCGTTCAACAGCCAAGCCAATGACGGTCGTCAACAGCAACGGCGGTAACACGATCTTCCTCGACACGGGCTCCGGAAAAGGCGGCCGATTGTCATCTGCGGCTTTACGAATTGACGGCGATGGACTAAAAGTCGCCAACTTCAACATGTATTGAACCAAATTTGGTTCATTAAATAGGAATAGAAACCAAACAGGTGGAGTATGGGACACGTTCTTGCGCTTAATGCCGACTGGCAGCCGATCAGCATTCTCCCGCTAAGCTCGCTTAGCTGGCAGGATGCGATTAAGGCCGTCTATCTGGATGCTGCGCGCCCGCTCCACACCTATGAGGGATGGGAGGTTAAAAGCCCGTCTCGTTCCTACAAGGTACCGAGCGTCATCATCTTTAAGGATTACGTCAAGTTCCGACGTGGGATCGGTTACTCGAAGGATTTGTTGTACCTTCGAGACCTCTACACGTGCCAGTATTGCTGCAAGGTATTTCCGGCAGGCAAGCTGACTGTGGACCATGTGATCCCCAAGTCGAAGAAGGGTGGCACTGGTTACCTGAATTTTGTCGCGTGCTGTGGACCGTGCAACTTCAAGCGCGGCAACGACGCGCGCATTCAGCCGAAGACTAAGCCGTATCGGCCGACCTATCATGAGTTGGTCAACAAGTGCCGGAGCTTTCCGATCTCGATTCCTCATGAGTCTTGGAAGGCGTACATTGGATGGCAGGATGATCTGATCCGTATCAACCCGCCATCAGGCGAGCTTGGCTATACGAGCTTGGAAACAGAGCCCGAGCGTCTAGCGAAGAAGCTAGGTCTTCGAGACCTCAATGAAGAGTAAGAAAAGGGACGCACATCGCGTCCCTTTTTATTTGCGCTTTACTGCTTTACTATGCGACAATTCAATTATTGGCCAAAAGTTGATGCGATATATTGATCAACTACTTTAAAAACCAAGGAGTTTCAATTCGAATGACTACTAAGAAGAAAGGCGCGGCAGCGCCTGAGGCAACCACTGCTGACGAGCAGGTCGTGCTTTCTCTCACTGACATCCAGAATGCCGTTAAGGTCATCGACTTTGCTGCCGAGCAGGGTGCGTTCAAAGGATGGCAGACAATCGAGCAGGTTCTTACTGTTCGCAATCGTCTGAATACCTTCCTCAGCGCTGCTGAAGATGCACAGAAGAATCAGTCCGCCGAAGGTGCTGCCGCAGCAGCTACCGCTGTAAAGTCCTAATATGAAGAAACATATTGGACGGATTGCCAATACCGATCAGCGGGTAGTGGTAGTATTCATGCAGATTCCAGGCAAGGACGATCATTCTCTGGTTGTTTCCACTGACAATCTGCCCGAGCGCTTTCACAACGCCGTCATGGATATTGTGGAAAGCCCTGAAGGCCAAGCTGAACGCGATCTCGCCACCGTGCTGGGACGACGCCTCCTCCCCGACACAGGCCAGAACGTCATGGAAGCCCTTCACACGCAGGGTTATATGACGGCAGTTCACGTCGATCAGGTCGTGATGACCCCTCGCCCGAACATGCCGTTCCCGCTCCGCCAGATTTTGGAAAACATGGGCAGCGTTCTGCCCCCGGCAACTCCTGACTACGCCCACTCAGTCAACAAGTACAATCCGCATGTCGCCAACGCGGCAGCAGCAAGTTCTGATGACAAGCAGGCAATTGCTCAGAATCTGATTCGTCAGGCAGAAGACTTGCGCAGTCAAGCCCAGGTTCTCATGGCTGAGGCTGATCGCAAGCAGGATCAGGCAGCAGTGTACGTGCCGGAGCTTGGAAAGCGTGCCAGCCGCAAGTCTGAAAACGTCGAAGTAGCGGTAGCTACGAATACGACAGCAACGACTCGCCCGAAGGCGAAGCGTTCCACCAAGGCTAAGGCTTAACGGATATGACGAGCCGCCGCGACGAGATCGTAGAGCGGATTAGAGAAGAACGGGTCCGGCAGTTCAATCTGCCGGGCTCTGAATTCGATGCCCGTAATACACCGAATGATTGGGCGGCAATCGCTTCCCACTATCTCAATGAAAACGTTCGTCGTGGTGGAAATTTCCCCGACAAGGCTGCATTCGAAGCCAGTCTCATAAAAGCTGCCGCCGTGATTATCGCCGCTCTTGAGCATAGCGATACGATCATGAAGAAAGATTTTAGATGAGTGGCGGTAGCAGCGTTCTTGTAACGGGAAACGGGACGCTTTGTATCAATCCTACTGCCAGTAGTATGACGTGCAAGGGTGACCTCCGCGTTCAAGGCCATCTCCAAATCAGTGGATCGCTCACAATCAATGAGCACACTTTGACCGGAGGTGATATTGCGGATTTTATCAAGCAAAACACGTCCGATAAACGTCTTCGAGATTCGTACCCCACAGTCAAATCAGCCTGGGAAATGTATCAGCTTACACTGATGCTGTGCTCATCCGGCCTGACCGACGAAGATTAATTCGCGGAGCGAAGGGCGCATATCGCGCCCTTTTCTATGCGCTTACTAAACATCCATGTGATCAATGGGTTGGAGTAAATAACATGAATGAAAATATTGTCGCTGGAGCAGACATGACGCCTACCGACGTTCTCGATGATATTATAAGCCGCCTTGACCCCGAAGAAGTGCCGCCGGAATATATTGTGATGGCCAAGATCACAGACTTCCAAGGCACGACAAAGCTGGTCAAAGGAAAAGAGCTTGAAGAGATGCTGAAGAACCCCGAGCTTCATCAGATCGCTGAAGCACGCGTGGTGTTGAATGTGAAGAAGATGCGCAAAGCTATCGCTACTCAGGTCAACTACATCTACGATGAGGTCAATCGTCGCTTTAATATGGCGGCGAAGAAATAGACCTAGAACGTATGGTTCGTTAATCTCACATCCATCAGTATTGATGAGGGACGGCCATGCGTGACCAGAGCGACATGATGATTGAAAAGCAGGCAGAGCTTATTTCAAAGCTTCGCGCGGATAACGCTCAGTTGCAACAGAAATTAGATCAGCAGTATCGCGACATCGAAAGATTGAGGATGCCTGCTAGGTTCTATAACGATCTCCAAAAGCAGATACTCGAAAATCCAACGCTTCAGTCAGAGTGGGAACGCTTTCTCACATTTTTGAAGATGTCCGGTGAAGAGGATTACCTCAAAGAAACCGGCGCATTTAGCTGATTATCTTTCGCTACTACAATTACCAATTTCTTATTCAGGACATTTCATGACAATTTTAGCAAAGATAATTTGCGACAGCCGTTCCCCTTTGGGTGAGCGTATCACGACGATGCAGGTTCGGTATCCCCGTTTTATACATGGGGAACTGATGACTCATCGAGTGTTTTCCAGAAACTCATCAAGCTCTCGCGCAATCCCCGTCAAAAAGGTTGTCGAAGACGTTCTTCTCGATCCAGCGATGCCAATTCATTGGGGAAAGAACATTCCGGGGATGCAGGCGAAAGAAGAGCATGACGCCGCAATCTTTCTTCCGGGCGACTCTGCCTGTGCATGTTCACAGGGACCTTATACACATCTCGAAGCATGGCTTCGTGCTAGAGACAAGGCCGTTGAGGTAGCCCGTGCTTTTGATGGTGCTGGATATCACAAGCAGATAGTCAACCGTATTCTCGAACCGTTCATGCATATGAACGTGTGTATTACCTCGACCAACTGGTCAAACTTTTACGCACTACGCCGTCACGAAGACGCTCAGCCTGAAATCAAAGCTCTTGCTGATGCGATGTATGCGGCTCATCAAGAATCAGTACCCAATCAACTCGAATATGACCAGTGGCACCTACCATACGTTCGAGAGGATGACATTGTTGCGGCTAGGGAGGCGGTTGCAAACCAAACCTACGCGCTGACTATAAACCCGTACGTGGCCGATCATGTCACTGATCTTCTTATTCGGGTCAGCGTCGCCCGTTGCGCGCGCACCAGCTACAAGCTTCATGATGGTGCGGAGACTACATTCGAGAAGGACGTAGGCTTGTACGATAGGCTTTTGGATGCGGTCCCGCTGCACGCCTCCCCGGCCGAGCATCAGGCATTCCCTGATAGATTCGTTGAAGGCGAAAATGCCTGGGTACTCGGAGAACTGCACGGAAACTTTTCTGGTTTTGTCCAGTACCGCAAGACTCTCCCCGGCGAGAGTCAGTGATCGTTCGCGAATCTGATTTTGATACAGTCTTGCCGTTCTGGCGAGACAAGCTGTGGCCGGGCCGAGAGACGCCAATCAAACCTATAAGTTCGATGGCCTATCTCGGCGGCTACGACATGGACATCTACAAATATAAGCCGGTCTTCTTCGTCGCTGAAGAGAACCAGGAAATCGTTGGCGTGATTAGTGGGTTTCAAACGGCCCCTGGATGGTTCAGGAGCCGTGGTGTGTGGGTCGATCCCCAAGTTACCGGCCGGGGGTATGGGCGGGCTCTAATGAACGCCCTAGAGAACAGCGCCGTCGCTCACCAATGTGCGAACCTTTGGACGATCCCGCGTCAGAGCGCGATGCCATATTACGAGAGAATGGGCTTTGGCAGGACCTCTGATTGGTTCGATCAAGGGGTTGAGTTTGGACCCAACGCCTATGCTCTCAAACAGATGGGCAATGTCTCATGTAGTTTTCGAGACGAACCGCGTCGATCTGCCTTTCCTTTGCTAAATCCATGAGCCCCGCTTCGGTCAAATACTTTGCTTCTTGCAGCAAGCGATCACGTGCTTGCTCTGGCGTAGCACAGGGACGACGAAGATACGGGCTCATGAAAAACTCCTTAAAATGCTTCCTATTTTCACAATGATCCAGAAACCTTAAGGAACAGTTAAATGTCTATTTCAGATGTAATTTCTATCGTGCTTCTTGTCTTGTTGGGAGTATCTGTTTGGAAAATACGAAAGCAAGCGGCTGAAATCGCTCGCTTGCGCAGCCTTGATCCAAACGACCCGTATCATCCGCACGGGGCATTTGGAGAGGTCACCCTGTTAGGTCGCAGTGATTGACTCGACCGGGATGTCGAGCAAACAACGGACTCCACTCGGTGCGTACTCGACATCCAACTTGGCATCAAGTTGACGAGCTAGGCTTCGAAACAACTTCGAACCAAAGCCCTGGCGCGTTGGCTTGACGACCGGTGGGCCGTCAAACTCGATCCATCGAAGCTTCAGCCGTCGCCCCTCTGGTCCTTTTCTGGTAAAATTCCACGTCACGTCCACCTGTCCGTCCGCATCAGACAGCGCGCCGTATTTGATCGCGTTGGTGGCTAGTTCGTGGATCACCATACCAAGTGAAACAACCGATGCCGGAACCAGATTTACGGATGGCCCGCTCATGACCCATCTCAGAGTGTCTTCGCCGTGAAATGGCATAAGCTCGGCTCGAACCACATCGGCCAGAGTTGCCCCCTCCCATCCCGATGACGTGAGGAGATCGTGAGTTTGCGAGATGCCAAGAAGCCTTCCTTCGAAAGCTTTTTTGAATTCCTTTGGTTCCGTGGTAGCTCTTGCGGTCTGAAACGCAATGGATTGAATCGTCGCCAAAGTGTTTTTCACACGATGGTTCAATTCGTTAAGCAGAAGTCTCTGCTTTTCCTCTGCTTTCATGCGTTTCGTGATGTCGCTCGAAACCCTTACCGCGTACATAAACCGACCGTGGTCATCGCATACCGCGTTGGTCGTCACCCGAAACCAAAGATTTTGGGTGAATGCGGTCTTTCTTTCCAGAGTGTAGCTGAGGATGTCGCCCTTGATCAGGTTTTCGTAATTTTCACGCTCGATGTTGCGATCCTCGGGAGAACAGAGATCGAAAAACGTCATGTTTTTGAGTTGATCTAGGCTAAGGCCGGTGTTGTCTATGACGCGCTGGTTAGCGTTCAAAAAACGTCCCGCCCCATCGGTTTCGGCAATACCAACGCTCACGACATCATACGTTGTCTGAAGACGCTTCTCTGCAAGGGTAAGAAACCGGGAAGTTGCATGACGTTCGCTGACATCCACAAGCATATGGACCGCGCCAGTAACTTTCCCGTGCCGGTCGAAAATTGGCGTTGAATAGACGAGAACAGGAAACAGGCTGCCATCTTTGCGCTGGCATTGAGCTTCGGCCCCATGTATCGCCCTTCCTTCCTTCAAAGAAACTGCCATCGGGCAATTTTTAAGAGTAATAGGCAAACCGGCCATGGTGTAAATTTTGTGCAAACCATTCCAAAGCGTGTCGCCTAATTTAGACTCCATACCGGCAAAATCAGCAGCAGCTTGGTTGAGATAGGTTAGCCGTCCCTTGGCGTCGGTCCTACAGACCGCGACTGGGATAGCATCGAGGATATCACCGAACCACGGGGCGTCTTGTGAGCTAGCGAGGTCCACTGCGCGGTTAGAATGCGGAGTCTTCATAATCGAAAAGCTAGTCCCGAGAGCTTGTGAAGAAGGAGCCAGGACAAATTGTTTGTGAGAGGGCAATACCCTCAGGGCTGATCGGCTCATTACAAAATCCTGTTGCCCCGCAATGAATGGACGCCTTTCGGCTTAATGAGCCGCCATGTCAGGATTTAGGGGATTAGGTCCCGGCCTCCGAACGACTAAATGCGTTTTGTTCCCCGGTCAACCAGATAAATTTAATCGAAATTCATTTTTTCGTAACAAAATGCGATTTATTCATTTAAATCAGCACCACGCTACCAATTCACGACTGGAAATTACCGTCGTTTTGATGCTAAAGAGCTTATATGAGCACCTGGGCAACCCATCACATCACTAAGCTAAACGCCGGAGAAACAGTTAGCTTTCGACCGCGCGGCAATTCCATGGTTCCTCTTATCAAGAGCGGTGAACTCTGCACAGTAGTTCCTGTAGGAACTACTGTTCTTATTACTGGACAAATCGTTCTTTGTAAGGTGAAGGGTAAGCATTATTTGCACATCATTACTGGTGTGAAGCCTGATCAGGTTCAGATATCCAACAACAAAGGTTTCGTGAACGGTTGGACGCCTTTGAAAAATGTTTTCGGAGTGCTGACATCGGTATCGAAATGAATTTTGTGCTCGTTCACGAAATCATCCCGACAGTGGGGCATTGCTTCTTGCCTGCGACGTATCATGCGTCACGGAATTGGGACGAATTCGTTGACTGGTGCACCGAGCAATTTGGCGGGCGTCATATGATCGGTGACGGGCAAGTGCATGTTCGATGGTACACACTCGGTAAAGAAGTCACTGTTATGTCTGAGACAGATGCGATCTACGTGAAGCTGCGTTGGGATACAGTAGAAAGAAAGAAGGCGGCTCCGAAGCCGCCTTCCTGATTAGAATTGTTAGAGGAGGGGAAGCTCTGCTTCGCCTGCACCAGAAGAACCATCCTCGTGCCACGGATAAGCGTTGCCTTCGAACGTGACGACGCGATGACCAGAGAAGCGCTTTGCGTGCTCTGTCGCGGCCGAACCGATGATCGTGACGGTTGGGATCGTGGTGAACGTTCCGCGATCACCAGGAGCCACCGCAGAAACTGCTCCAGTGGTCACAGTGACAGTTGCGGTTGCGCCGCCGTCGCCGGAGATATCAGCGACTGCGTTGACGTATGCCGAACCGCCAGCACCAACCGTGTAGGACAGAACTTCCCAAGTCACGGTGAATGTCGGGGTACCAACACCAGTACCAGTCCTGGAGCCCTGTGCTACCGGGTTTGCCGGAAGAACGGAGTAGCTACCAGCGGTGCTTACCGTTGCGGTAAGAATCTTGCCGCTACCGTCAACCGACGCAACCGTGAGGATAGCAGCGGTGGTCGAGGTGCCGCCAGCCAGGGTGATGGTGTCGGCTACTGCGTAGCCAGAGGTGCCGCCGTTGACAACAACAGCAGACTTGGCGCGCATACGAGCGGTAACGGTTGCGCCTGTACCAGCGCCGACAGGATCGACGTTGATGACGGCCTGACCGGCTGCTGTGACGTTTGCTGCCTGAAGACGAACTGCGCCCGTATTACCGGTTGCTGTGTTCTTCACGACGAAAGTGCTCTCGCCGGTCTGACGAACGATGTAAGATGTAGTGTTTGCGCTGCCCTCGCCTGCGATCCAGCAGGAAGAGACGCGAAGCTGCTTATTAGCGCCTGTGTAGGCACTGAACAAGCGAGGATGTAATCCACGGCCCATAGTTAAAATTCCTTTCCCAAAGAAGTGTAATGTATTTATTGCAATACTAGGGAAGTTATCCTCTAGGTGATTTCTCCGACTAAAAACGCTTGACGAATTGTTTTTTCAGTATAGTCTGCTGCTCACACATGAGGACGCAATGACCGCAAATGACACCCAAGAGTTCAATAGCTATCTTGCCAACTGCACGAATCAGCAGGTCGAGGGCGTCTATCAGAAAGAGAAGTCTGCTGGGCGGCGTGATTATGCCGAACTGGCCGCGAAGGAAGGTCGCAAGCGAAATATGGATTTCGCCTTCTTGCGCTGAGGTCGCCCATGACTAGCGGCATGCCATACGTGGATTTTCTGAACGCAATCATCGATGATGGTCAGGACGAGGTTCGTACGGAATACCTTCGACCTGATCAATCGATGAAGCGTGAAGGCGCTCTGGATGGCTTCGAGGCATGTCGAGCACAGCAGACAGATCAACTGCTGACAATTCATCGGTATGCGACGGAGAGAACCCAGTGGGCTAGGGTTGAACGCCGTGCCGATTATTGGTACTGGCGTCTCTACGAGGCCCAAGTCGAATGGGTTCTGAATGTCATTAGCGCAGCCCTCTATGCGAACGGTGGCACGCCTCTGATCCAACCCACTGCTCGTGGCTTAAACAAGGCCATCCAAATCTTAGGAACAGAGACCAATGGGTCTACTCGACGTTTATCGTAAGTGGCGAGGAATACCGACTGATTTGGAGCTTGAAAGCTTCATCTTGGCCGATCTCCCGCTAGGTTCAGAGCGCACGTCTCTAGATTTCTACTACGGGATCGCGAAGGTTTGGCCCCCAGGCATTTCGCTTTGGAGGCTATATTCGAAACTCGATGAACTCGAAGAAGAAGGACTGGTTCGCAGCCGTTGGGGGCAGCCGACTCCAGAGCGTGGCAATCGTCGTCCAAAGATTTGGCGTATTAGTAGTGGTGGAAGACGCGCTAAAACACCGCACGTCGAGTGGTCCGGAAATTTGCAACCAGCTTACGTCCGCGCGTCACGATAGGTTGAAATCGCTGGCTTTGTAGAGGGAACGTAATTCGATTCCCTCTCGCGCCAGATTGTCTTTTGCTCCTTCCTCACGGTCGAAAAGAGCCAAGGCATAGTTGATCTCATAGCCAGCCGCGCGAACCGCCAGTGCTGCCTCAAGAATTGATTTGCCTGTGGTCACTGTGTCTTCAAGCAAGGCAGCCCCAGCGTCATGCCCAATGTAACCTTCGATCTGCAAGCCCAATCCGTAATCCTTCTGAGTCTTGCGAACGTAGAACCCCTTCAAGGTGTCCTCTGCCATCTGCCATCAGGAGAGGCGGGATCAGCAGCAAACCAGCCGTGGGTACTCCACCAACATATGTGACGCCGTGCGGAACGAGCGTGCGGAGACCTGATCCGACAAGGCGACAGGCGTCACCATCGCACAACGGCACGTTGCGCATGTTGACGTAATACGAGGTCTCGCCACCGGCAGCCAACTTGAATGGCTTGTCCTTTGGCGCTCGTGTCAGTGCGTATTTCTCGATGTATTCGCGCATACTGTCTGCCATATATCTGACCGTAACGAATCACCGAAATCTCGTCAAATTATCCTACCTAAAACCGATTGGAGTTCGACTAAATATCCCGCCTTCAGATTACCAAATTTTTTCCCCCTCGCAGCCCCGGATAGACCGGGTTTCATTTTGACCTACGGTCGAGTTGCGAGGTATTTCTTTAATATACACATTGTGAGGAGCTTTTCGATGTTGAACGCCGAAGCCATTTCCGCCGAGAAGATGATTCACAATTTCGTAGTAGACTATGAGCAGCAATGGGCGGACGGTCATACTACACGAGGAACTACTGTCTTTGAAGCATTGCGCAAAGACATGGCGGAAATTCTATTCTATTGGAATATTCCGAACCCTGCCGGAGTTGTGCGCCAGGAGATCGTATCCATCAAACTTGCTGACTAGTTACGTAGAACGCATATCGGCGGGATAAATATACGGTAACCACCAACAAGGGAGTGTGTAATATGTCTGATAAGAACAAGGGCGGCGAAAACGGCGAAGATTTCGAACAGAACCCGGATTACTCGAACGTGCCTAAGGGCAAGCCGTCAACCGGCGACGACAAGGATAAGGGCGGCGAGACCAGCGGCGGCGGCGGCGGCGAGTAATCACGCCTCCTAGCCGGTTTGGCTTCCAATTAGTTTTCAAATCGAGTAAAACCTCGCTGGCAACACCAGTGAGGTTTTTACATATGCGGGTTACACGTTGTATCCAGGCGGGCATTCTTTCGCTAGCCGTTATGTTTTGCGCCAATCTGCCGATCTACGGTGATATGGGGCTCATTACGTCTGCCGATGCCAAGTCATATTTTACCAAAAAGCGCGTCAACGGCCGATGGGTGCACGGACGCTTCGCAAAGCACGAGGCTAGCGGCTCTAAACGTAACAAACAAGAGGTAGAAGAACGCGATGGTGATGAGAAAACGCCTCTCCCAATTGCTCGCAGTTCAGTTGGTGCAATTCCTCCGGACCTGAAGCCGGACGATATTGCCTCCATCACGTACGACGTAAAAAATAAAACGGAAACGGTGACCTACGGGAACGGAAAGGTCGCTACTCGTCCATTCGATCCGGAACGCTTGATACCTGCTGGGAGCGCTGACATTCCGACAGCGCCAGTTCAAATGGCAAGAGAAGAATATGAGCGACTGCGTATTGCTCTGATTAAAAAGGCTGAAGCTCTTAGGACGGTCCAAGGTCCGAGATAAATACGGATGTTATGGAAGACTTGAGTCGCCTTAGAGCACTTGCTGGCTTGAAGGCGGGCAAACAGCCCGCCGTCACGTCGCATGAAACGGTGAACGGCCTTAAAGAGGTTACCCTCACCGCCGAAAACGAGATCGCGCAACAGCTTCCCGGCGATGATGTCGGGCAGAAAACAATTTCTGCTATCTTGAACCGTAGTTTCCGAGTTGCTGTTCGCAGAGGGGCTTCGTCCATCCAGGATTTCCAAAAGATTGCCGATGCGGTTATCGGTCTCGCCCCGGCATACCGCAATGGCGATGATGCTCTTCGATCTCGCATCGCAGCAATATCTCAACTCTCCAGCAATGATGTTAAAAACGCTTGACGAATAGCTAAAAACGGTTATCCTGGATAGTTCAGGAGGAACCTATGCGAAATTTTGTCTGGGCTGTTACTGCACTCTTCTTTATCGCTCAACCCGCAAATGCTGGGTCGCGAGATGGACAGATGGTCCTCTCCGTGTTCATGGATGTGATGGGAGCGATTGCACAACAGAACGCCTATGCTCCGGTGCAATATCGCCCCTATGGCGGCCCATCCTATTACGGTGGCCCTCCGATGCGATATTATCCGGCACCCCAGCAGAATACCTACGACAATTGGCGGCGTCGCAACATGATCCCGCAGTATGGCGCACCATCGCCGTATCTGGATGACGAATATGAGTCGGATGTGGTTGCTGTCCCGCCTCCTGTTGTCCAGCAGGCTCCCCCAGCCCCTCCCGTGTCCCCTAAGGGGCTTCTAGGGTCCATGGCGGTGGATTGGTCCAACTGTCTGGATCGGTCACTCCTAGAGGATACGACGAACAATCCCGACGCTGTTCTGGCGCGTTGTGCCCAATATACGCCTTCCGGCGTGGCCGCGCTCGAACGTCAGGGATACACCCGCGCGCAGGCCAACGACTACATCGCTGGCCTTGTCATGAAGGCTAGGCAGGTCGCCGTCGAGCGCCTAGAAAAGCGTCAACAACAAGCACGTCGTTAACGGGAGAAGAAATGAAATACCTAATTGCTATTGCTCTATCACTTGCTGCGTTTCCAGCCAATGCAGATTCACTATGGGACCACAATGGCTCCATCATGCGGCTTCTCGCAGACGGAAACCAGCGTGCGTTCGTCTACGAGGTACCTCGTACCGGAATGCGTGCTGCCGGAGCCGGGTCTGGTGACATCGTATTTCGAGGCCAAGTTGTAGGATCGCAGTATGTCGGAACTGCGTTCATTTTCTCACGCGATTGCGGCCCGACGCCATATCGCGTGGCTGGTCCAATCGTCACCGGCTCTACTCGGGTGGTGATGCAGGGTATGGCTCCCCGCGTAGGCCCTGATTGTCAGGTTTACTCGACGTTCCTCGACACGCTTGAATTCTCGTACATCCGGCAAGCACACTGAAACATTCGTGACGGGGCTCACTCCCCCGTCACGAATCCCTCATATGGCGGATCAACGATCTCGCTTGAGAATTTCATCTTGAAGGTGAATGCGGATTTTTCATCCTCGAACACCCATCGAAAGCGTCTACCGTCATCCCATAGGGAGACTTCCGGGAGAGGAATTCCCAGTTCGGTAAGCTCACGACCGATATCAAGGCCCATAGTGAGAACCTGATTCATGTCGTACCACTGACCTCTCTGAGTGTAGAGAGCGATCTCACGGCTGTCCTTGGCCTTCAACGCCTTCAACTGCTCGAAATAACCAGCATAGCAATTACCCGGAGCGGCAGTGATCTCGTCGTCTTTGTTCTTTGGCTTTTTCTCAATCCGATAACCGCAATAGAAAGCCAGCCAAGCTACTCCAGTCATGAGCGCATATGGAAGTAGGTAGATGGTGGTATCAACCATCAATAATCCTTCAATAAAAATACAAATTAGATAGTATTGTTATCGAATTCCTATTGCCATATATCTCGTATACTGGGGGAAAACCATCTCACCTTGATAGATGATCCGGCTTAGCGGTAGTGTAGATACCATTTCGTCCAGATTAGTCACTGTATGAGTATGTGTTTCGTCGCACTCTACGTAGTTGTTGTTCTGGATGACTACCATCTTCCCGGATGGGACTTTTTCAATCCACGATGTATCCATGTGATCACCGGAAGTGTTGATGATCGTATCCGGAGTCTCTTCGTGCTCAACTATCGTTCCGTCTGCGTATCGAGCGACAAATTTACATGGATCGAAGGCGAGTGTCTGAATATTGGCCGTGATCGCTTTGAAGCGCGAGTGATGGCTGATGTTCAACATATCTGCCGCGTTCTCACACGCGGGGTCCAAATCGAAGCTACGGATGCGTTCGATCTCAAGACGCTCGTCGTAAAACATGAGCATCGAGAGAGTTCCTACCCATCCACCCAATACGAAAACATTACCCAGTTGGGGCCGAATCGCGCTTAGCTCTTCAATCAGCCACGTCTTACTGGCAAGCTGACCGTAGGAGAGCGCGTCTTTCCAATTCGAGCCAGGGAACTTGTGTTCGGCGCGCTGTAGATCGGTCAGCATCAGAGCGAGATCGTCGTTGGCAGTTCTCATGCTTCTAGATGGTACGTTTGGCAGAATGCGTAGTAACGAGACCTAACCCATCCAAAATCGTTTATTTTCGCCAGTGCTTCTGCGTTTCCGGCATGAAGGATACCATACTCTCGGCCTTCTCGTGCTCCGTCCAAAGCCCAAGTCCCAAAGTTCTCACAAAGACCATGCGAGCACCACGCATCTAGACGCTTTACGGTCTCGGGTGATTGATTGGCAATTGCACCACTCGCCAGCTTACATGTTTCTCTGAAGGCCGAACGCCACGCATCGAATTGCGAAATATTGAAACGTGTTTCCGACGCCAGGACATCTACTATGTGGTAGTTGCGGTTGGCAGAAGAGGTCATGTCTACGCTCGCATGGTCAATCTTCCTCATCTGGTTTGTGTCGAAAAGCTTGATAGCTCCATATCCATAAACCAACTGGTTCACTGGATTTCGGCAACGCCAAACGTACACTGCTTCTTTCATCGGCGTGAAATCGATGTTAAAAGAGAAGCCGTCGAGCACCCAGTTGTCGGCATCCACGGTGAAGAAATGTTCTGTGGTGGCTTGTCGGGCCGCTCGTTCGTGAGCAGCGTGAATACCTCTGACGCTTTCAATGTGCTTCGCCTGAGGAGCAAACTCTCTCAAACGTTCCAGATTTTCTTTGGCATTTTTCTCATAGTAGGAGATGAAAAACACATCAAACATCATCGAACTCTACCGGTGGAACTACAGGGTTCATGATTCCGGAGCGAGGAGCATTCACGTAAACGTCCTTGAACCAAACACTCAGTTTTGGAGAGAGTAAACGAGTGTACATTCCAATAGTATACAATGGGTCAAACATATCGATAATGTTATTTTCGACATCTTCATCTTTGTATCCGGTCGCATGGAAGTACATGTTCATGTAGTCGTAATCGTTGATGTCTTGTAATTGAACTTGATTATTCCAGAGATCGTAGAAGCCTCGCCGCGCACCAAGAATAGCCCAAAGCCCGTTCTGAATTTCCGCCCCAGTGCTCAACCAAGTTTTTAGACGAGACAAATTCCATTTGTTTATGACTGCCTCTGTAGCTTTCCACGTTGCGAGTTTCTTACCCTCAATCAGACTGAGCTTGATCGCCTCGCGATAACCGGCACGAAATGCCTGATATGGACTATAATTGCAGTGCACTTGGGAGCCGAGATGATCGACTTGCATATATCGGTATCGCCAGCAAAAATCGTTCTCGTTAGGGTTCGAGCCCTGTTCGTGAGTGGGCACCTGGAGAACTAATCCACGAGGCCACACTTTGACACCGCCATTACCGTATTCGAGACCGTTGATAATGTTTTGGGCTCGAAAGCTGAACACAAGGTCGGCCCCTTGCGAGATATCAATCACTTGATCGAAGAGGTCGTCCATCACGATGTTGTCCCCATCAATGGTGACGAATCTCTTGGTCTCGCTAAGCTCCGCGCATCTGCGATGAGCGGCATGGAAGCCCTTTACGCCGTGAACCCGCTTCACCTGCTTACCAGTTCGCTCAACAAGTTCGCGATGCGTGAAATCGCAATCCGGCTCGTCATATGAAATGTAGAAAACATCTAGGTCGCGCAGTCTCAGCTTCATCGCTTCCACTCCTCGAATTGGGCGGAAAGCCATTTAAAATCGTTGATCTTTCGAAGGGCGTCAGGGTCGGTTTGATTGGCGATAGCGTATTGCGATCCCGCTTCTGCTCCGCCTAGGCATTCCCAGCTATAGGGACCCTCCGCCTTGGTCTTCCAGGTTTCCAGACGCACCGCCGCCTCCGGATCAGAGGAAAGCGAGAGCTTTACGCATTCTCGGAAGGCCGATCTCCAGGTTTCCAATGGGGCATAATTGAAATGGGTTCGGGATTTAACTTCCGGAATTACCTTTAGAGAAAAGCTAGTCGTCATATCGAGGGAACCGGAGGACATCTCCAGGACCTTCCGCTTTGGAAACAGTTTCACTCCTCCCCAGCCGTATTCGAGCCCATTGAGGGGATTTTTTGCGTACCAAAGATGCACAAAATCCAAATCCCATCGGGGGATTTTGAACCCAAAGTCATACGAAAGGACTTCGTTGTCTGCATCAATAACGAAAAAATGTGATGTTTTACAAAGCTTTGCACATTGTAAATGCGCTTCGTGAATACCATCTATTCCTGCGACAGATTGCGCAGTCGGAACGTTGCGTTTGATCATATTCCAGTGGCTTGTGGCCATCGGTTCATCATAGCTTAGAAAGAAAACGTCATACATTTCAGGGTGTTACCAAATAAGGCTAAAATCCAGAATACGCTATCGTGATCGGCAAACCTAATTTTTTCGGCATTTAGTTTGGAAGTTAGGCTTGACCATTCTCGGGACCTGTGAGAAAACTCAGTCACTGGAGCTTAGGGGAGTTACCGTCTCACGGCCCTCCTTAGCCCGCTGCTTATTTTAACTACGAGTAGCTTTTCGAAGTGAGACCTTTTAGACCAAAAGGAATAGCGATGTCCTCTTCCCTTACAGGATTGAAGCCCAGCGACCGAGTCGCGGTTTTCATCGACGGAGCCAATCTCTACGCCACCACAAAGGCATGCGGCTTCGACATCGACTACAAGAAAATGCGTAGTCTTTACGAAGCAGAGTGCAATCTCGTTCGCGTGTTTTACTACACGGCTCTGAGCGAAGATGATGAATATGCATCTATTCGCCCTCTGATCGACTGGCTCGACTACAACGGCTACAGCGTTGTGACCAAGCCGACCAAGGAATTCACCGATTCCATGGGTCGTCGCAAGCTCAAGGGCAACATGGACATCGAGCTTGCCATCGACGCGCTCGAACTCGCGCCTCACCTGGACGAGATCATTCTCTACACGGGCGACGGTGATTTCCGGTCTCTGGTCGATGCCATCCAGCGCAAAGGTCGTCGGGTCACCGTCGTCTCGGCGCTCTCTGGCGGTCAGGTTCAGTCTCCGATGATTGCCGATGAACTCCGTCGTCAGGCAGACAAGTTCGTGAACTTGAACGCGGATCATCGAACCGGCGAGTTTTCGGCTTTCACCAAGGCCATCATGCGGCCGGTCGAGGAGTCCCAGGAGCGTCAGCGCCAGCGTGCTGCTCGTAACGATGGCGTTGCGTCGTTCGAACCTAATGTGCAGGTCGTCCGGCAGGCCCCAGCGGTCGTTCGTCGCGCGACGACGGCAGGACGCTGATCGGCTCTGACTTGTCCCCCATATAGAGCCTTCGGGGAAACCCGGAGGCTTTTTTACTATTTGGCGGAACGATGTCGGAATATAGGAGTTGTTGTCGGATAGAAAAATTGGACTCATTAGGCTTGACGAATGCACTATGGTATGCACAATGGAACATGCGGCCCGCGTCTGGCGGGAGGGCTAGAGCCCGTGAGCATTGAAATAGGCTATGAAACGGCGCGGACGCGAGCAAATGATGTGCTCGTAGCGTGGCATGCATTCAAAGATCACGGCAAAGCCGAAGAACAAAAGCAGATTCTTAACAGTAAAATCTGTGAACTTATCAGGTATCTTCTAGATCAGTATTCCGGAATGGATGTTGATATGGACTGTGACGACCTGATGATACAGGGCATTCATGCTGTTTTTTCCGAAGGCCCGGATAGACTCGGCCTGGATCGCTTGCATTTCACCCCCGAAGCATTGGTTCCGGTGGTTGTCATGCGAGAAATCCTCAATACTCACCGTGTCGTGTTCAGCCCCAAAGCCGTCCATAACTGGAAGGATTTCGTCGGGCTCTACGGTAAGTATATTCTGGCAGCCTGACGTAAATAGACATGTGAAACGTGTCTATTCCAAATCACGAGAAGAGGCTTTCGAGGTTACAGTAGACTGGAACCTTGGGAATACCTGCAATTTCGGATGTTCTTACTGCCACTCTCATTTTCGAACTGGGACTAATCCGTTTCCTGAACTCCGAAAGGCAAAGCTTTTTGTTGATCGGATAGCCGACCGTCACCACAAGATACATTCAAATCGCGTGATCCGCGTCTCACTCGTCGGCGGGGAGCCAACTGAGTATAGCGATCTGGCCGCCTTGTGCGAACACATGCGGTCTTATGGCTTTGTTGTCGAGATCAAGACGAACGGCTCTCTGGACCTCGCAGGGTGGAAGAGCCTCGCTCAGCACCTCAGCCACGTCACTCTGACATATCATCACGGTAAGCTGTCCCAGGACCACCTGGAGGCCGTTGCGAAGCTCCTCAAGCAGGAGTTTGTTGGTCTCATGGTGTCCTTCGCGGTAACGCCCGGCAATTTCGATGAGATTTTCTCCTATCGAGACGAATTTCGTGCCCGGCACCCGCATTTGTACACGGACATCCAGTTACTTTTCCAGGATCATACAACCAGGAAGCATCTTCTGCCTTACTCGGAAGCGCAGATGGCTAAGTTTCAAAGCACAATGAGTGCTCCCACTGTCCAAACCTCAGACCATTTTATTGAGCAGGACGACGGGACGATAGAGCCCTTCCATCACTCGTACGATATCATCATGAAGAAGCGAAACTCGTTCACGGGTATGGCTTGCCGGATCGGTGTGGATCAGCTTGTGGTAGACCAGGATGGAACCATTAGGGGAGGCTGGTGTCGCGTCGGTGGCAAGCTTGGTACGATCCAAGACGAAGATTTCGAGAAGCCAACCGAAGGCGTGATCTGTACCCGGCCTACTTGCAATAACCCGCTCGATTTGGCCGTGCGTAAAGGACGCGAGGATTAATTCCTCTTGGACACCATCACGCCCATTCCACGAAGGACAGTGATCAGGTCCTTCATTTTAGGGAAGTTACCCTTTAGCCCTTGCATCACGTCGTGCACTGCATCAGAGACTGTCCAGCCTTGCTTTATCAACGCCAAGATATGAGTAGCCGTGTCATGCAGGGTAGTGATGTCCAGCGCCTCGGTCTGGAGCGTAGCTTCGCTGACTAGCATGTCGCGAGGATGCGTTTTATTGAACACGCGAATTGGAATGCCGTTCTTGGTTACGCCGAGCCGGAATTTTGATGATTGAATGGCGATCTCGTTAGGGCCGACATCGCAGGTCGTGTTGACGCCCTTAACGATACGGCCTTCTTCTGGCAAAAACATTTCATCCAAACGCATGAAGGTTATTTAGCCGCTAAATATCGATATGAAGATTTTCGAGGTTGCGTCGAAGGCCAGTCGTTATGTTTCCATTGCGCGAGAGCGATTGAGCAAATTGGGTTTGCTCAACAAACTGGATGTCGGCCTTTTGCCAAAGAGTGATCGAGATGTCGAAATCACTGTGTTGGAAGTAAAGACAGGAAATCAATTTGGAAAAGGCGCTGGTACGCAGGCGATCAGCCTTCTCACCGGTCTAGCGGACGAACTTGGTATTAGGTTATCTCTGCTTCCTAGATCATCATACGATCACGACGATGATCCCAGATTTGCCACCGCACCTGACCAAGACTCTCTAGAAAAATGGTACGGTAAGTACGGCTTCAAGTTTCTACCTAACCCAGACCCCGATGATATGCTCGAATTTACAGAAGAAATGTTTAGAGAACCGAAGTAAATAAGACTATGCGCTATTCCGAGATTGTCATTGACGAAGAGGTCAATAAGAGAGAGTGGGTTTTTTATCACGGCACGAAGAGTGCTGCCTTTGATAAGTTCAACCCGCACGCGGCCGACAAAGGCGAGCAGTATTGGAATCCCCTCGGTAACGGAATGTATGCGACAAACAATCCACGCTTTGCGGCTCAGTTTGGCCCGAACGTGTTTCGCGTTGTTATCCCCCAGGGCTGCCGATATAAGCGCATCAATGACGCCTCGTGGAAGAACACCGGTTTCAGCCTAGTTCTTCGCGCTTTGAAAGCCGCGTTCAAGCGATGCGGTGAGAACTACGATCATTGGGACAACGGATCGCCGCTCGTTTCCACGGCAAACAAGAAGATGTCTCGTGATGATGTGCTGAACGCACTCATCACATGCCTTCAAAAATCTCGCAGCGACTGGTCCCCACAAATGGAGCAGACTGTCCGACAGAACGCGACTCGCTTCGATGATGCCGCGCTCCTGGCAGAGCTTAAGAACAAAGTAAAGTTTGGCCCCAAGGATCGCGATTACGAGAAGGGCCGCAAGATCAGCCAGTTTCGTATCCAACTTTTCCAGCTTCTCGCACGCATGAGCCCATACGAGGGTCTTTATGAGAGCGCCGCTCTGATACAAATTATTTTTGGTGAGCAGATCGGTGAAGCTTACGAAGACGTTCTTCCGAAGATTAGCGATGCGGTGTTCGGAAAGTACGATTTTGTGGTGTTTACTTCCACCAACGATGTCTACCAATATGCAGATGAGAAAGAATCGATGGAAATCGTGATCTTCAATCCAGAACTCCAGCGCACCGTACCTGACCAACGACGTGAACAGGCCCAGCTTACTGCGATGGACTCTGCCGCTAGGCATTCATCTTAAAACCATCATCTATCAAGAAGACGCCGCAGCGGATTAGCGTAAGGATGTGACCCTCGTCGGCAACCTTGGCGAAATCGGCAGGGTCAACGCTTATCCAGAATTCGTCGTGCTCTGCCGCTGAAATAATGTCGCCACTACCGGGGCAGAGCGTGTTCAAGAGTATGAAAGCATCGAGATCGGGCCTTCCGCTGGCCTTAGGTATCACACGGTCGTATTTGCCGTATTCCCCGTCGTGTTTCTCGAAGAGTGTTTCCATCTCACTGAGAGTCATTTAAATCCCCGGCGTTAAATCTTCACCAGATATTCCCCTTTTTCTCCCTGTTCCGCAATGGTCTGAAGCGCAATCTTTCGTAGCTTTGTGTGATCTGGCTTTAGACCGTTATCGGGTATCTCATCCATCAGAAACAGATGGTCGATCTGGTACTCGGGTATCATGGTGGAGCGAATTATCGAGTTGATCGTTTCCAGGTTCGTGGGTCCACCATCGATCATAATTTGATTGCGACCCGTGAACGCACATATTTTGAGGTCTTCGTCCTCTTTCGTTTGAAGCGGACAGATTACAAAAGGCACATCGAGCGGCTTGAAAAACATCTCAGCGATAATGTCGTCAAGGAATACGGTTTGACCGTTTCGTTTATTGATCGTTCGCCTGGATCGAATGTGTATCTCATCGCCCTCCAACCAGCACAAGTCAGGGGTCATAAACCATCCAAGCGGGTCGCTCAAAGACCTGCCCCGATTGTCTAAACCAATGCCGTCTCCTCGTAGGAGAAGCGATCCGTTTGCCATGACGATTGTACGCCAGCCTTCCAGGGGTTGGCCCAGAAATGAACGACTGTAACCTTCGACCGAGGTCACAGACTTCACTATCACTGGTGGCGGGGCTTCGGTCATTCCATAAGCGACTTTGACTTCTCCTGCCCCGTTGATCAGCAAGCTCTCAATGAACGATGGCGGGATTGGTTTTCCGCCAGTTATCACCGTTGGTTTGTTTGTACCGAGCAACGGCTGCTCGCCTTTATACGCGTTGACGATCCGCCCCCAAGACCAATCAAACATGAGCAGCTTATCTATTCCGCCAAGGCTTCGTGTCGTTAGCCCCTCGATAAGTGGCTCTACGAAATTGTTGCGACAGAGAACGATCCGACAGCCGGTGAGGAGCACTGGCAGGGTAAAGATAGTAAGCACGCCAAGATGGTTGAGGTTCATGTAGAACAGAACTCGATCTTTGGGGTCGTACCATTCCATGGCGCGGCGGATTGCTGGCAAAATTGTTTGGTGCGTGTGTTGAATAATTTTTGGAGCACCGGTCGTTCCGGAGGTGATCGCCAAGATGGCTGGCTCATCTGGTTCGACCTCTGGGTCAATGTGTGTCCGAAGCTCGATGCCGCTGATATCTGCTACATCAGGCATAACATGCAAAGGGTAAGGAAGGTCGTCCATCTCCTCTTTCCAGTCCGAACAGGTGATTGCAAAATCGACGTTGGCTACTCGATAGCGTGGAAACTTGTAGAATTCCCTTTCCTCTGCACCAATGAACCGTATCCCTAGCTCCAAACACGCGAAGAACAATGCCTGCATGTTTGCACTGTTGGGCAAGCAGATGATGCCGCGTTGGCCGCGAACGATCCCAACACTGCCAAGCCAATCCCGATAGAAATCAATCATTCGAATTATGACTTCGTAACGGACGATCTCTCCAGATGGCTCATGGATTTCAATGGTCTGCGAAATCAAGTTTCGCGTAATAACGTCTGTCATGCGACTATTTACATCGCTCTAAATAGGGTTATGTGGGAAACCTTTGCGGCTAAACATCTCAAAGAAGCTGGCAAGTCTTATATGGCTCATGCCTGTTTCGCATTGAGTGCTGGCGTTTTATTAGTCGTTGCCGGGGTGGCTTCGATCATACACGCGTTAATCCCTGCTCTGTTTCCATTCTACTCAGCAAACATCGTAATGCGTCTAGCCGACAAGGCCAGGAGCTTACGTTCGCATCAACATCAGGGATAAATAATCACCATGAAGATCGTATACGTCGTCTCCCGCAAGACCAATACCGGAGTTACTGTGATCAGCGTGCACACCACGAACATCAAAGCTCAGCAGAAGGTTGCGGCTGTCGCTGCTGCGGCTGGCGTCGAGCAGAGCATGTATCGCATCGACGCAGTTAATCTCGAAAGCTGATTAGCCGAACGCCATCTTGAAATGGAGAGCGGTCCGCTCGTCCGTAAACAAGTAGCAGGCGTGCCCTTCGTCCTCATTGATCCAGCGGTTGTTGAATTCACCAACCGCGCCATTGTCTGGGTGACCGAGCCAGAACATCTGGTTTTGTGCATCCCTCCAGCGTTGCTTGCTCCAGCGGCCGGAATACTCTGCGGCCACGCGTACCTCTACGCGATGCGGGGCAATTGCTTCCGTCAGTTTTGAATTTCGTTTGCAAGCCATAGGCTAGTATACCAACGCAAAACGGCCCCGTCGAATCTCTTCGAGGGAGCCGTTTGGTCTCATCCGTAGACGAGCTTTAGAGCCATTTGAACCGTTTCCGGCTTAGCTCCTTCGAGGTTCAGTTCGTGCAACACTTCCAACAGTGAGAGCAAGCCCTCCTTGTGGTCGTGCATAATGCCGTAACTCCCATTCTCCACGACGTGTCGCAGAGCCTCGATGGGCATCTCGTCGGGCGACCATTGATTTTCCAAGCCGTAGCAGGAACAATGACTGCCCGTAACATGATAGATTTTGCCGTCCTTGATATAAAGCACGTCGGCGGAGCCTTCGTACCCGTCTATCTCGTAGGCCGCAAAGACGATTACGCCATCGACGTAGCCGATGTCGAACGCTCTGCACACGTCCTCGGTGTTGCTGAAATCTCCGTAATACATGATCTTCTCCTTCTGCTGCAATGCAATGCAACCATCGGATCGACTCATGAACTGCGGTGCTCACACAACGAGCATTCAAGATGCACCAAAATATCAAGTTATGCAAGCATTTTTGCTATTCTTTTGGTATCGAGAATGTTAAATAATCGCATGCGCCCGTAGCTCAGCCGGTAGAGCGGCAGGTTTCTACCCTGTAGGTCGGGAGTTCGAATCTCTCCGGGCGTGCCAATCATTCTCCGCACTATATGCGGAGAATACCCCACCCAATCTCCGCATCCCCGGAAGTCAGAAGGCTCGACCTTCTGAGATCGAGCCTTCCTGGAATAAACCTTCTTCGAGATGACTACCCGCTGACGGTAGCGAGTGTCGGACAGAGCACGAGCAGTCGTGCTCCTTCGCCTGGGCACCTTACGCATTTCCTTCTCCATAGTTGGGAATGGCTTGTATTTACCAGATTCTCCGAATTTGTCACTCGTTTTATGATTGTATTGATCTATGAGAATACTGTTCAAAACGTGCATACTTTAAGATTAGACAAGTAAAGCCAAAAACAAGCCAAAGTAAAAACGAACAATAGTTGAAGCAACAAAGTCGTTTGAGCAAATAACATAGCTCTTGTGTGTATACGTGAAGTATCGTACAATATATGCGTTGGTGATTTACATCATCTGAGCCCATAACAGAGGAGTTTGCCATGGGTTTGTTTGGATCAACTCTTGATCTTACACTACAACCAGCCGAAATTCTTATGAGGGTTCCTCATCTCCAGACCGAAGCCAAGTTGGTCTTGGGTCGGGCGGCCAATAACTGGTACTTTGTTGGCTGGGAAGGTTGGAACGGCCGAACGGTTGTCGCTAGTACCCAGTTGCGTTGGGTACAAAGCTTTACTGATTATGATTCGGCCGAGGTCGGATTTTACGCTCAGCTAGAAGCAGGACCTAAAAGGTTCAAGGCGTCAAAGCCTCGTGACTATCAATCTTCACGCATTTGGCGTTGGTGGTACGAAGAGGTTACGCCCAAGGCGAAGCCTGCAACCATGGCTGAGGTCCAAAAGGTGGTGAGCAAGCTCTATAATGATCGTTCTAAGCATCCGCCCATTTTCGTCCAGGGCAAGGGTGGCCAGAGCAAGTTCAAGCGCCGCTTCAATAAGAACGGCGCTCCTGAGTACGTGATGTTCGTCCAAGCCAAGCCCACCATCCCGCGCGTCCTGCTCGATACTCTCTGGCCCTTGTACGGCCACAAGTACAGTCCCGCTCTGGTGCTGGCGTTGATGGAAAATCTTGTGCGGTTCGCAAAGTATGATCGGGGTGAAATCCGCGCGCAGGTTCGCAGCTATCGAATTAAGGTTGCGAAGAAGGCGTAGGGTTTGGCACTTGGACGGTGATCAAAGAACCATCGTCCTCGCTGCCGTCTCGCTTTACTGCGAAATTGTTATTCGCGCGAGGTGCTTTACGTCGCTTCTTGTCCTGTTCGGACATTCGCTTTTTTACTTCATCGGTAGCGATGTTGCGAAGATCATCGTCTCCCATGTCTTCCGCTAGAATGAATGCGGATTTGCAGCCGATGATCTGACCTTCCTTGAGAAGCCCCAAGAAAGTTGTTTCGGCCGTGGTGCGCGGGCACATAGGACCGAGTTTATCTTGAACCCAGTCAATTCCTTCGCGACGATTTGTTCCAATGATCTGCACGGTTATATTTAGTTCAGGGGTCCTTGACGGCATCGTGGAATCGAACCACAAATATGTCACCCAATGGAGAGAATGCATGAAGCTTCAAGGTGTCGATAAAGAGATCACAGTTCAAGGGGCTCATATTGATCTAGGAGATGCTCTCCCCGAACATGTTCGTAGCACTATCGTCCTGACAGCTTCGAAATGGTTCAATCGAATAACATCTGCATCCGTGCATTTCCGCCAAGAAGGCTCGTCTTACGTTTGCACAGTAAACGTTCACGTTGGAAGTATACCTCCATTCATTGGCGAACATTCCCACAAGGATATCTACGTCGCGTTTGGTGTAGCCATGGAGAAGGTTGCCAAGCAGATGCGTCGCCGTAAACGAGAGACCCGTGAGGACAAAGCGACTCGTCCTGATAAGACGGCCTTCCTCAATTCCCCTATTGAACGAGATCGCGACCTACCGTTGGAGTAAAGCCCGAATAGGGTAAGCAAAGATGGCAGGCATCTTTGAGGTGCCTGTCTCTGCGTAAGCTTGTGAACGGTGGTTGCCGTCGAGCATGTTCCATTTTAAGTAATGGGCATTCCACACGTACGTGATCGGAGGCAAGGTATCGCCGCGCCGTAATGCCGCGACATACTTCTTCACGCCTCTACGATAATGCGCGCTTCTTGCGGTCGGGTCAGTTCTAATATCGACCACTGGTGAATATACGTATTCGTTCGGTTGGAAGTCCATGGCATTTGCCTCGTTGCCGCTGAAATGCAACGGAGAGAACCATGCTTGAGACCTCAAAAGCGGGACCCACTCTGTAACCGGTGGGAGAGCGCTCACAACGTCGCGCAGCCTGGAATCCATCTCCGCCGCCCGAACGTGATCCGGAGGCTGAATTTCTTCGCTCTCAAGCAACAACAGTATTTCCCGAATGGTCATCATCCTGCTATTTAGGAGGGATCAGAACTTACTTTAGTTGGGGAAAATGAATGCCTGTAGAGATTGAGAGAAAATTCCTAGTTAAGAGTGATGGCTGGCGGGAGATTGGCTGCTGGAAAAGCGCCAACGGCGAAAAGCTCTGCCAGGGCTACCTTCAAACCAAGCCATCGGTCGTGCGCGTTCGTACAGTCGTGGACGGCGACCGGCGTCAGGGATTTTTGACAGTCAAGGGCAAGACATCCGGGGTATCTCGCGCCGAGTACGAATATGAGGTGCCATACGATGACGCGAACGAAATGCTCAAATTGTGCGAGTACGTTCTTTCCAAGACGCGATATCACGTGTTGGTTAAAGATGATCCCTCGCATGTCTGGCATGTGGATGTGTTCGAAGGTGCGCACGACGGGCTTGTGACGGCCGAAATCGAGCTTGGGGGAGAGGATGAAGACTTTGTTACGCCGGACTGGCTTGGCGAAGAGGTCTCTCACGATAACCGATATGCCAACAGCAATCTGGCGAAGCGCCCTCTGGTACCACTCCTGTGCAGTGGTTCTTCTGCACCAAATTCACGAAACAATGTTGCCAAAAGCTGATTTTCTGGTACACACGCATTCTTTAATATAGAGGACCGTATCATGACGACGCTGATGGAGCGCATTCGCGCCGATCAACTCCAGGCTCGCAAGGCAAAGGACGAGACCGCCATCGGTCTGCTTACCGCCCTGAAGGGCGAAGCGGATCGCGTCGGAAAGGACGCGGGTAATCGCGAGACCACCGAGGAGGAGGCTATCGCGATGGTTCAAAAGTTCCTCAAGAATGCCCGCGAGACCATGGGTCTTGCCCCCTCGGACAAGATCGCGGCCGAAATCAAAATTCTCGAAGCTTATCTGCCGCAGCAGATGAGCCAGGATGAGCTTCGTGAAGTCGTTCTCGTCATCCGCCGAGAGAACCCCAGCGCGAACATGGGCATCGTGATGAAGCACCTGAAGGACAACTACGGTGGTCGTTATGACGGCAAGGTTGCGTCGCAGGTAGTCAAGGATGCGCTCGTCTAATGTGGACGCTCCTATTCACGCTGCTCTTCATCCAGCAATCGAGTGGTGCTGACGTGCGCTTGGAGCGAGATCGTTTCGACGGTTTCGCTTCCAAGGACTTGTGCGAAGCAGCGGGCCTCGCTTTGGTAAAGACTCACACGGGTATAGCCCAAGAGCACGCTACCGAAGAAGAAGATGACGCGGAAAAAGATGAAAAGTCCGCGAAGCCATCTGAGCCCAAAAAGGACGAGTATTTTCAGCTAGTTCGTCCCTATCATACATGCTTTCGAGTAAAGTAATGCGAGCCCAGACCAAAGACGAGCGAAAACGTTTCGACCTTGCTAACGAAGCCTACACGAAAGCGTGGAAGGTTGATGGCGAGAAGGCGCGTGAGCGGCACCGGAAGGCTGTCGAAGCCCTACACGCTGATCCTCGTAATGAAGGCAACGTGAGTGAGTTTCTTGCTGCCGTTGAAGCACTCCGGCTGAATGAAAAGCTTGTCGTTGAACTCAACGAAGAACGGTCGCGTGTACTAGACGAGATCAAGCGCGAGATCGAGCTTGATCTTTACACGGGTGGGACGACAACCAGCTACACGAAAGTCACGTTCATCAACGGGATGAAAAGATTCGTGCCTGACGACGAGGTTGCCGGACTGAAACGAAAAGGTCTCCTCCGAGAGGACAGTGATGTTTAAAGATGATTTGGGCGACCGTATGAAACAGTACGAGTCGGCGCAGACCTCCCTTCGTTTCGATGCGCGGCAGCCGCTCTATGCTCGAATTGACGGCCGAGGTTTCTCTAAGTTCACTAAGGGAATGGTCCGCCCGTTCGACGCCGAGTTTCACGCCTGCATGGTTGAGACCGCATCTTATTTGGTTCAGAAAACAAATGCGGTTATCGGCTATACGCAGTCGGATGAAATTTCTCTGCTTTGGTACCTCGATGGCGAGAACCCGGCTCAGGAACTGATGTTTGGCGGCAAGGTGCAGAAGCTATGCTCGATCCTTGCTGGCATGGCGACGGCCCGTTTCAATCAGGCTGTGCTAGCAAGCAGCGAACAGTTCGCGAAGAATGCTGACAAGCTTCCGCATTTCGACGCTCGGGTGTTTGAGCTTCCGTCAAAGGAAGAAGCTGCCAATGCAATTCTCTGGAGAGTGCTCGACGCCGAACGCAATTCCGTTTCGATGGCCGCACATCATCATTTGAGCCACAAGCGGCTTAATGGCGTATCTCGTCAGGGAATGGTTGAATTGCTGAGCGAGAAGGGTGTGACGTTCGAGGATTATCCCGAAGCGTTCAAACGCGGGACGTTCATTCGTTCAGAGGTGTTCGAGGCTGAGCTTCCTGCTGAGAAATTAGTTCTCATTCCAGAGGCAAGACGGCCGACTGGTCCCGTTGTGAGAAGTCGTCTACGGACGTTCCACTTCCCAAAGATACTAAAGATAAAAAACCGAGTGGAAATGATCTTCGAAGACGCCGATCCGGTGTTCCATGCCGACGCGGGTTAAACAGTCTGAGCTTGATGATTGGCTTAAGAAGCGCTTACCTCACGTCATAACGCTCAATGAATTCGGACCTCTACAGGAGGCTGGCGAGTGGGGTGAGCATATCTTTAAAACTCCAATTACCGGATCGATCCATTATCAGGATGGTGGAATCTTTCACGATATGTACGATGAAGGATTTAACTGGACATGGTACAAATCGAGTTTCTATTTCAGACGGGCACGTGACGCCGCACTCTTTAAGCTCCGATGGGGCTAATGGACTGTTCAGATGAAAATATGCTTTGACATTACGCTAATGCGCCCAGGATGCGTGTTACTCGCAGCAGCCATGGGCGCTGATTCCTCGTGCTCGTCCGAGTTCGATTCGAAATACTGGCTTCTCGCACCAACGCCGAATTTACGCGTATACGACATTACATCCGATCAACTGACTCAACTCGTTCGCAAGGTAGAGAAGCACTAAATATCGCATGCGATATCGTGATCTGATCAATGAAGAAGAGGTTATTCGCGGATGGGCCGTCATCTTGGCTCTACCGGAGCCAGCCAAATCAAATGCTATCAAAGCGTTCGATGGTCTCGCGAAAGGTCAGTTGGGAAAGCCTGAAAATATGGGCGGTGCCTGTAACGGCAATCCTAATATTCACCACGGCGCAGGTCTTTACGCTTGGGATACCGAGCATATCGGTGATTTGACTCATCGCATGGCTGATGGCGAACACGTTGTTCACGGCAACTGCGGCTACGGAACGGTTGCGCCCAAGGTCAGGAAAGCTCTTCGCTACCTCAGGAACGAATACGGCCATGAACGAGAAATCATGGACAATATCCGTAATAATTTCGAATACAGAAAAGAAGACGGACGTTATCACGGGACCTACGAACAGTTTTTCGAAGAACTGAAACAGGCTGGTCGAGTTTACGCGAACGCTCATGCCGCGCTTACTGTCTATAACGAGGCGCAGTGGAACGCCAGACAGGCCGCCGTAGAGGTTGGTCTAATGAATTTCCCCCAGGTTGAAATTCATCTTGCGGCTTTGGAAAAGAATCTTGGCGACCCCAAGACTTGGGCTGCATATGCCGGATTAGTCATGATAGACCCTGCCGAGCAACCTATCCAGTTCAAGAAATGACTTGACGAAACTCAGTTTCATGGTAGATTTGCAACCATGAAAACCCGCCCACTCGGCACCTCACAGAAGAGCTTTCTCTGGACCCTGTACAGGGAGAAAGGTTGGTATCAGGGCGCTGGATGGCTGTGGGGCAGTACCCACGCAAGCATCCTCGAAAGCCTCATGAAGCGAGGGCTGGTCTCCGCTGAGGAAAAAGATATCCCAGCGCCTCGCCACTCGTTTGGGTACGATCCAGAGAAGCATGGACGGGTTTGGACTGTCCGTTTATACACGATAACCGAAGATGGTCTTAAGGCCATCGAGGACCGTATTGCTCACGCAGCCGCCGTTTCTGAGAAGCGCCGACTTGAAGACGAGAAGGCCCGCGCCGCCGCCGAACAGGCGCAAAAGGATCGTGACGAAACCCGTGCCGCTATTGAAGCGGTTCGTGATCGTCTCCGCTCGCAAATGTCCAACTTCGAAATCGAAGCCCTTTGTAGGGCCGTCGAAAAGTTCAGGTAGAATGATCAAAGACGATTATGCAGAACGAGTGATGATTCGTCGCTCCTTCACGCGCGGAGAGCTTGCTGAAATCACCGCATGGTTGATTCAGCAGACTGGTAATTGTGAATTTTGGGATGACTGTCACGTCGAAGAACCCGGCGACGCGACGATGTTCTATTTTAAGGAACAGCAGCTTGCGTTGCTGTTCAAACTCAGGTGGGATTCCGGCCGATGAGCACCCGCATCTATAACGGTTTTCGCTTCAAGCCTAGAACGCTTGATGGCGTCTATCGTCTATTGGCGGAACTGCGGCCGGTAGTTCAAGAGAAACAACGCGCTGCGCATTTGCAGTTTTTGGCCAGCAACGCAATCGGTATTATCGACCGCAACTCCATTGGACGTGGCGAGAAAATCGAACATCCGTTGTCGCATGTTGGAAACGAATTGCGTGACAGGCAAAAAGAAATAAAAACAACGGGACATCGCGATCCGCAGGTGGATTTTGAATTCTCTATCAGTGTGATGCCGCACAAGAGCCGCGTCTATGGAATCTTGCATTGCGATCAACGTGAGTGGACGACGTGGTTCACGGCGTTGCCCGAGATCGAGGATTACTCGTACTGGGACAATTCGGATCGCGAAGACGGTATCTCCGCCCGCCAATGGACGGCCCGTAAAAAGACCTGGGATGCCATCCTGGGGCGCGATGGCCGCCCCGGCAACGCAGGACTAGAGTTTAGCGTATTGTCCGCTGTCGGCTATCCTAAGCCGTCTGAGGTGCTTCCATTCATCGACACCATCGAAGCAAGAGCCTGGAGTCTTGCGAGCGATATTCTCGTAGATCGTCACGTGCAAGACAACGGTGGCGTCACGGCCAGCAATGTATTCGAGCTTCTGCACCGGGCGACAGATTGGGTAAAAGACAACAAGCCAATTCGAGAAGCCAAGGCCGCTGAAATTGCTGCCCTGTTGCCGGAGGTTACCGAAACAGTTCTTCTTGGATGGGAACCCAAATGAGCGACGCCGCTCTGCATGATGACCTCGTTCCTTGGGTTCAGGAAGCGACCGTTCTCGGGCGGCTCGTCCATTCGCCTTTGGTGATCGCGAGTATTTTCTCCAACGAATATGATCTGATCAACCGGATGTATCTTCGTAAGAAGGATGCTCTGGAGGAAGCTCTCAAAGAACGACGATGGGATGCCGTTATATGGCTCCATGAGCGTCCTTATCGGTTCAACGCTCTGCACCAGTACCTTGGTGATGATCTCGCTCAGCGCGATCCCAAGGCTTATTGGAGCGCTGTCGGAAAGGTATGGGTGGACAGCGAGAACATCTGGCAGAATTTGGATGACTGGCGCGATACGTGGCAGCCGGTGCTGGACGAAGAAATCAATTACGCGATGAGCAAAGAGCAGCGCCAGCGACTTTCTTCCATGCCAGACCTAATCCCGATATGGCGAGGGTTCACGCACAAGGACGGCTTGGATGGGCTCTCTTGGAGCTTCGACAAGGAGGCCGCGATATGGTTTGCTCGTCGCTTTTCAGATGGTCAGTGCCGGAATCCTCGGCTTGCGTCGGGGTTAGCTCCAAAAAACAAAGTTCTGGCGCTGTTAGACCGTGAGGATGAAATCGTGATCCTTCCGGAGGACGTGCAGGATCGTACGGTTCGAACAATTTCCAGGAAATGATATGAAGCCGAGTCCTTGCAAAGGCTTATCGTAATCGGCTTGATCCGAATTAATCACGTCGCTGCTCTAATGCGGACATAGCGGCGCGAAGGGCATCGCGGGTTTTGTGATCCGTAGATGCATCGTGCGCGGCGAACAACGCGTCTACGCGCTGCTGAAGCAAGCTTGGCTCTGTCCAGTGCTGTGAGGATATAATCGCTCGCAATCGCTCGATCTCGGCTGCTGCATCATCAGGATGTTGAGCACACCAAAGAGCGAGGCGCGGCTCGTCATTCATTCTGTTTTCGGCCGGAGGAGGAGACGCGATATCATCAGGCGAGACGGCCGGGGTATCGTATAGCGGCCGAACATCGGTGCCGCTTTTGATCTGTGCCGCATGTGTCAGAGCGTCAACGCGGTTCCGAAAAACTTGGTCACTTCTGGTCATCTCGCCAATGCCCCACCAGACCTCCCACGCGACGGGATCGGTGTTGGACAACAAGCGGCGTAGCCGTTTGATCTCACGCCCGGCTCGGCAAGAACAACCGTCGCAACCAACTTCCAAAGAAGGGTTTGCGTTACAATAGGCTTCGTGATGTGGAGGCATCATTGCGCTTTCTCCAGGTTACGACGCTCTGCTATTGTGGAGAGCCAGCAGGCAGTGAACATCAACCCGACTCCTGCGCAGCAGCCGGATGCCCAGATCGCACCATCGCAATATGATGCCCATGAGAACATCAGAAATCCAAGACCTGTAAACGGTTCATCGACCTTCATGTCTCTTCCTCCAACACTCGTGATCGCACTTCCGCCATCACGTCAAAATGCTTCGTACCTGATGCGGGTTCATACCAATCGTAGTCTTCGCGTTCATCGTTCCAGTCGTGCCCCCAAAACTCGGACACGGATGTCTGCAACCATGCAACGGCGTCGTCGGGGCGAATAAAATGTGAACGCATAATTTTTGCCTGTTCGGCAAGACTGCTGTTCGGATGTTCTTCGCCGTACTTGTCGAAAGCTTGGGCAGCCTCTTCGATGTCCTTTGCCCAGATGATGGCATTGTCCATTGTCGAGAGCAGAACGATTTGTTCATGCTTGGACAGCGGATGCGTGGATGCAGCATTCCAAATTTCGTTGGCTTTTCCTCCTGGACCACTCATGCCCATAGGAAAGCCCTCAAGATTGAAATAGCGCTTGGCGATGTCGTTCCAAACATACATCGCGCCGCGCCACGCGTTGCGGCATTCTCCTATCTCGCCCGGCTCTGCGCCTAGAACGTAAATCGTAGTAGTGCTCATGAGCGCGGCCCTCCGGTTCGGTTGTCATTGTTCCGGCGCTCTGTTCTCAGTCGCGCGTCGTGCTCGGCACAATGAATGATGATTGTCGCAGAAATTGTTCCGATTACCCAAGCGAAAATGATCGCATTATGAGGCGTTAGGTATGTTTCGCCTGTCGCAATCAACACCACGGACAAGAGTAATGTTATCGGCAATAATACTAGCGATTGCAGGCTCATTTGGTGGTCCTTTGGCTCAACAGGCTTTCAATGTGTGCGCGTACTTCATCGAATGCCGTGATCATACCAATTGCGAGCGGATCGGGTTTAGTTCCGACATCCGGCTTCAACTCAGCCAGACGAAGGAGAACGTGTATGTGAATGCCCTCGACTGAAGCGCTCATGTAGAAGCGCCATCTTGAATTCTCGACGTGGTGATAGCGGGAGCCAGTCTGGCGAATTCATCTTCACCGATTGGCGGACCAAGTAGTACAGGCTCGCGACATCCCAAGCAACGGTCACCGCGCTCTTCGCTCTTCAAGAATGCACTAGAGACGTGCCCATTTGTGCAGAACCAGTGGCGATCTTCGTACCACGCATCGGGTATATTCATGAACTTTGGCCCCGTGTCTTTCAGAGCTTCACCATCGCGCCAAGCGCGAAGCTGTTCCAGTGTCATTGTACTTGATCCCCAATAGGATGTGGCAATGGTCCTTCGTGATCGAACACCGATCCCAGGTCGCGACAGTCAATCCAACCGCCGCATTCTTCGCACTTGATAAAGTGCTCCGCATTATCCGTCGCGGTGACAGGATTTCCCATAAATTTTCCGCGTGGAATATCCGGCATGCTCTACTCAGATCGGTCACCAAGCAAGGGAGACTTTATTGCCGATCTGATAATCTCAATTCCCTCGTTGGGGTGCATTCCGTTAGGCCAAATACCAGTAGAAAAAGGTGCACGAGACAGAACATCTTCGGCTATCACAAGAACCTCGCGCAACCGCCTAAGCTCGCACGATGTACACGCTGATTGAAGCGAAACGCCATGAACGCAGACACGCTCCGCTTTGCATCTATCGCAAAGGCTACCAAGCGGCGGATCACAACCGCATTCGGTATATGGATGCGTCATGCGGATGGCCTTCCGCATTTACGACAGTGACGAGTATCACCTTCGTCTTCGCACCAGACATGCAACCAGATCATCAGTCGGATAAACCAGAGTGGTGGGTGTCGGGTCATGGCGCGGTGCCCGGCATCGGCGTGTTAGGTTGAATAGCGTCAATGACCGCGATTGCCATATCGCGAGCACAAAAACTTGGAGGAGCGCTGAAATCAGAGAACGCCGGACACGACATGATAGCATCTGTCGCGAGCGATATGCGGTACTCTCGTTCAGCGGCAGAGGTGCGGTCAGTATACTCCAAATCGATGAACGTTTCTACTGGCTTCCATCGCGACCAAACATTGAGGTCAATACGATGGCCCGTTCCATCCGCTACGAAACACGGCTCGTTCTGTCCATCGTGCCAGAAACCGATACAGATATTGCCCGTCCCGCCGTATGGAGGCTTTCGCAGAAAATAGATTTCAGAGCCATCCTTAGGTGCCGTGCTGACATCCTGCCACGCGGTTGGACTCGGCAATGCATCGGCGTCGGAAAAAGCGCCCCAGATTTTTCTCTTCAGTTCTCGGGCATCATAGTGAACACGACCGGCTTGGGCCTCGTCGGCAAATCGCTCAAGACGAGTGCGCGCCATCTTGTACGCTTCGACAAGCGAAGGGTCATCCTTCTTATCCAACTCGAATGCCGCCCACAAAGCATGACGCATGCCTTGAATGTCATTCAGGTGCCAACGATCTTTTTCCGGATATCGAAGCAGACGCATTGCGAACGGCTCGAAAGCGCGCATCGCAGCGATGACCATTTCCTCTGTGACGCGCGTTGTCATTTTGCGCCTTTGCTGTTCATGTAATCAGCTACAAGCTGGGCGATCTCCATCGCCTCCTTCAGAGTCGGCCCGCTCCAGTATTCCTGCTTGAAGCCGTCTGTATGAATAACCGAGCGATCTTCTTCGTCGCTCCATACTGAGGGCCACCCTGCCGCGTGGCCACCCCAATCTTGTTTGACGACGCGCCAATCGGTAGCCATTACTTTTTCTCCGTAAGCCATTTTTCGCCGTAAACGTGGACAACGCGAGTGCCATCCTGCTGAACTACGACACCGCGCTTTCCTTCGTGAGTGACATAAGAGCCAATCACGCTACCCGTAAAAACATCGTGCTCGATGCTTACGGTTTTTCCTTGCCATTTTCCGTGTCGAGAAAGGGCATCGTGTGCGACCTTTTGCACTTCGGCTAGACGAGCTATCGCTCCAAGCTTGCTGTCGTCTCCGCTGCAAAACTCAGCAATAGATGCTAGCGCGCTTACCGCATCCGGCGATGCAGTCTCGGTGCCTGCAAATTGTTCAAGCAATCCGAAATCGGTTGGGCCAAACCAATCCGAGACGCGCTCTTGATGGCATTTTGTCTTCCAGGTGTAGGTCTCGCCATCGAAATCTACATTGTCCTTGGCGAACGTTAAGAAGGGCTCCAAGGCTGTTGGTGATGCAACGACACTTGGCGCTGGTTCTGGGAGCAAAGAGAGAATTTGCGGAAGAATGTTGTTGATCAGGTCGGCGCGAACGCTCGCCGCATGAACCGTACCCGTGCCGTCGCCAGACATGCGACGATAGCTATCCGCGTAACCGTCGATGACGCCCTTGATCTTTTCGCGCGGCACATCTGGAAAATTAATCAGCGCGTCAACGATCCGTCGAGCCTTCCATCCCTCCCAATGTTCTTCCGGGTTCGGAGGCATCGTGTCATCGCACAGTATTGCGTAGACCGCTTGTACGCGTGGGTCTTCGAATTCTACGGTCATGATCGTTTCCGTTTCTCGATCCACTGATCTTCTTTTCGTACCCGCAAATCAGCGATAGGCCACTCCACGGCAGTCCGAACGCCCTCGGATGTTAGGAAGGCGTAGCCGTGTTCGTGATGAGCGAGACCGGCACGGACAAGCTCGCCTCGTCCAACCTTACTGCAAATGTTTCCGTCCCAGATCGGGCCTCGTGTGTAGAGTTGGCCAAGCACCTCAATGGCGTTGCCGGACAGAGCTTCTGCTTTGAAAATAGACATGATCATTCCTGTACTTTGCACTGAACCGTTACAACACGAGCCTTGCCGCCCTGGCCGTAAATTCGATTCGTATCAAGGCATTCTTCCAGCGTTACGCGCTCGACTTTTTGCCACTCCATCTTCAACTCGGTGCCGTTCGGCGTGAACATGGTGATTGTCATCACCACCGCCGTTGTTGCGCTTAGTATCATTGCGAGTGGTCACCAATTGCTCCGTCTCGGACTGGGAATTCCTCTCGTCGCGAGAACCACTTTCGATAAAACTTCGTATCGTTGCCCCAGCGTCCGTAATCGCTAATAAACATGTCCTCGCGCGCAGACCAGAGAACGGCACTCGGAATCGGTATCTCGCGCTCCTGGCGAATACGCGGATTGTTTGGACGAGCCGCTAAGGTTCGAATTTCCTTTGCAATGATATCCAGCAACGATTTACTACCACCAGTTGGGGGATAGAACGTCGCAACGTCGTCCACATATGTTGCGCACTCTTCGACCACAGCGCTTCTTGCCGCGCTCATCTTGAGTGAGGAGTCTTGGGCGAGGTGGTACGCCATCGCCAGCAGCTTCTTGCCCATTTCATCAGTCGAGCCATTACCGCCGCGCGGATCAAGCCATCGCGCGGCCTCGGCGCAAGCCCACTTTACGAGGACCGCGCGCTCTGGCTCCATTGCTTCGACCGAAACGCCTGTTTTCTTAAGCACCTCGTGGCGCTCTTGAAGGTCAAGGAATTCGGCGCGCAGATTTTCATATCGCGCTTCAACAGTATCTTCGACCATCATTATTTCTCTATTCTGATGCCCTTGAGACGATCATCTATTTGACGAACAAATGCAAGAGCATCAGTTCGTCGTCTGAAGAAAATAGGCTCAGTTGTTCTTTCGCTCTTGGAGCGAACATCCCAAGCATCCCGTTCCGCCCCTACGTTCTGGTCAAGCCAACCGCGACACCATCGCGTTAACAAATAGTGATGCCTAAAATCGGTGTCTTCGGTGCCGTCTACCCGAGTCCAAATAATTTGTTGAGCCGGGGTTCGCACCTGCACAGTAAGCGAATCGATGTTGTCCAACTGATAGTCGTACGACGATACGATAGCGCGATAATCAGAGCGCATCTCGCCGTCACCGACAATGAAAAAGATGTTGTCCGACCCTATGACGAGCCCATGCGGTTTGTTGACGTATTTCGACATCAGCGCATGCCCGCTTCGATTTTACCGAAACCAACATAGGGAATGAGAACGTCTGGGATCGTGATCGATCCGTCGTCGTTCTGGTAGTTCTCCATGACGGCAATCAACGTCCGGCCGACAGCCATAGCAGACCCATTGAGAGTGTGCAGATAGTGGATCGAGCCATCCTTTTTGCGGAAGCGAGCGTTCATTCGCCTAGCCTGGAAATCTCCGCAATTCGACACGGAAGAAATCTCACGATACGCATCTTGGCTCGGAAGCCAAACCTCGAAATCGTAAGTCTTCTTTGCCGAAAAGCCCATGTCCCCGCTGCACAACTTCATGTACCGGTGAGGTAGGAAAAGTCGTTTGAGGAGGTTGCCTACATGCATGAGCATTTTCATGTGGTCGATCTCAGAAAACTCTGGCTGAGTGATCATCACGACTTCGCATTTCATGAACTGGTGCTGGCGCATCATGCCACGCACGTCGCGGCCAGCCGATCCTGCTTCTTTTCGAAAGCAAGGGGTCAGAGCCGTATACAGAAGAGGAAGCGCATCCTCATCTACGATCTGGTCTCGTACAAGATTGGTGAGAGGTACTTCGGCCGTGGGGATCAGATATTGGTCGGCATCGTTCAGCCGATAAGCGTCGGCCTCGAACTTGGGGAGTTGGCCTGTGCCGTGCATGATCTCACCGTTGACGATACAAGGCACATCGACCTCGCTGTATCCCTCCAACGTCATAGTGTCGATCATCCAGTTGCCGAGACCCCGCGCTAGCTTGGCCAGAGGACCACGGAGAACAGTGCTTCTCGGCCCAGCCAGCATCGTGCCAGCTTGGAAGTCCATCATCCCCAGGGCCTCGCCTAGCTCCCAGTGAGGCTTCGGATTGGCGATCACGCGCCTCCCACCGTCCGGCTCCCAAACTGTTTCCAAATGATTTGCAGTTTCATCCTTGCCAACGGGCACATCGGCGGCCGGTAGATTCGGGATACGCTCCAGTTCATGCGTTAGTATGGTCTGAGACGTTGCAGCGCGACCGGTCCAATCTTCGATTGCGTGCTTAAGCGTTACCACCTCTGTCTTAAGGCGTTCGGCCTCATCGCGTTGACCAGCCTTCATCGCCGCGCCAATTTGCGCCGACAACTCGTTGCGCTTGGATTGTCTTTGCTGAAGCTCGGTCAGGGCGTGCCGACGCGACTGATCGATGTTGATCAATATTTCGGACTGAGATTTGAGGCCGCGCGCCGCCAGACCAGCATCGAAAGCATCTGGATTATCGCGAATGTAGTTAATGTCATGCATATCGGCCGATAGCTCCAGTAAAGACGAGTTCCGTTCGCTAATAAATAACCGATTCCTGGAGATTTGCCTATGCCAAATTGGTTAAAAATCGAATTGCTGGCCCTGGCAGCAACACCGACTTTCGCCTTCATGGCTCTGTTCAATATCTTCTGGGGACCGCCTGACCTGCTGTGCGTAGCAGGGTCCGGCTCGGTATTGACCGGTATGACGGTCATGTACGTGCTGATGGGCGTTTTTCATGCGACACCATGGGTCAAACTGATCCAGGCGCGCACCAAACTAATCGGAGCCTAGAATGCGGAATTGGATAGACCTTGCTAGTACGTTGAACGAAAGCGCCAACCCGGTGCGAGCATCACTCGAACGTTACTTCAACGATGCTAAAAGTCTGCCCGACAAATTCAATCGCAGCGAAGAATGCCATGTGTTTCCCAATGGAGATGCTTCGGCAATCTGCACAAGTTGGGCCAAATACGTGCGTCGATTACTTGGAAATCGTGTGCAGTTGTTCGGCTTTAGTGACGAGAACAACCCATCATCTTTGATAGCTAAGGACTACGGCGGGCATGATTTTGCGCTGGTTGATGGACGTTACATCGTAGATGGTTGGTTGACGCAAGTCGCAGGAATGCATGGGAATGCGATCCTTGATATGCAGGACCCGCAGGAAAAGCAGATCATCGCGAAGCTTTACGGTCCGATGAAGAAATGGTCACGTGATGAGTTTGGCCACGAAGGTAGCGTTGATGGGGAAGAACAGAAGCAACGCGCTAAAGCCATGAAAGGCGTAAAGCCTTTCGTTTAATGTGGAGAGCACGGCAGGATTTGAACCTGCGACACCCGCCTTAGGACGGCGGTGTTCTTCCGCTGAACTACGCGCTCACAAAGTTATTTAGGCCGTTACATCGCATCTGCGATGCTTTTCTTCTTCAATTTCTCGACAACGAGATCAGCAATTTTATTTGCCAACCTATCCTCGTTGGCTCGTTGATTGGCGACCGTCATTTGCAGCACGTAGTCTGCGTAGCTGCCATGATAAGACGGATCACGAAACCATTCCGAGTATAATTTGATCTTCTCGCTCATGGTTTACTCTTCGGCACGTAACCCAATCGTTCCAACATCGCATCAATGTCCACGTCCGCTGTTCCTTTCTGAACAACTCCGAGAAACAAGGTGACGAATTCCTGGCCACGTGGTGGCTTGAAGGTCAAGGTGAGTGCATCGCGGCCATCATCAGAACGAAGAACCTTGGTGAAGCTCTTCGCGGTTGTCCCGTCGCCCGGTCTTAAATCGTGCATCATCGCGCCTTCAACTGTTTGTAGCTAACCAAACCGTCGCCTTCGCACTCCTCAAGACTTTCTTCGATGCCGCAGCTTTCTAGAGCAGTCTTGGCCTCGGCTCTAGCTTCATCTTTGGAGGCGAACACAACGTCCCCCAAACCGAGGTCCCATTCACTGATCACAGTCCACATTACGCGCGCTCCGTAATACCCAAGAACTCGCTGACATCCGATCCCAATTGGGCGAACACTGTCTCGGGTTCGTTCTCGATACTCGTCTTATCGTTTCTGATCGGGTCAGCGTCGGTGACCTTGTACAGCATGATGCCGTCGCTCTGCACACCCTTGAACAGGCCAGCCTTCACCCGGTTTTTCTTGTTTCCGGCGAGCGTGCCCTCGTTCTTGTCTTCGTTCCAGAAACCGGGACGAAGCAGATATTCGGGCACAATGCTACCGTCAGACACGAACAAAACGTGATCGCCAGCTTGGAATCGGGGCGTTCCGTCATCATTCTTCCCGCCGATTGCCTGCGCCCCGTCCAAATGGAAGATGTCCACTCCGGCATGCGTCGGATGGGGCTCTACGAGCAAAACTTCTTTTACGATTGCTGCCATGTTAATTCCTCAATCGCACCAAGGGTGACCGTCTTTACGGAGCCTCGGCGTCAAACCATCTCGGTAAAATGCCCGGATATACTGGCAACGTGTTTCGGGATCGATGTAGATCATCAATCGACCGATCTCCAAATCACCGCCCTGGAGCTTCAGAGCCTCCATTGTCTCTTTTTTGTATTCCAGCGGGGCTCTTGTCACGGGCGATATATTTGCGGCCACAGGCGTCACGGGGACCTCAGGAGCGGCTGCCGGTGGTGGTGGTGGTGGCGACGCAGGCATCACCACAACGCTTGGTGACCGAGCAAGAAGAAATACGAGGCCAACCGCCATGAGCGCGCCAATTCCGAGAAATCGTTTTTCTCGCTCTGAAAAATTTGACGCCATCTTCACAAGCTCCGTTTCTACCAAATCTCGTATATTATTCTACTTTGCCGCGCAAGGATTTTTCGGCCTCATAGATGCCTTTGTAGATCGGAAATGGTCCGCCTGTAATCTCGAAACCCAGGCTCTGATAGAACTGTTCAGAACCAACACGCGGATACGTATAGGCGGTGTGACAATCCGGGAATAGTTTAAGAACCTCCAGCACGAGATCGCTAGCAATACTGGTTCGCCTATACTCGGGCTCAACATAGGTGCCTCGAATACGAACCTCGCCGTCGCCAGTTCGATACGCATGCGTGGTGCCGACAGGAATGCCATTGATAGCGTGAATCAGGAATGTAGGCTTCAGAGTGCTCTTTGGCACCTTGATCCGCTTGAGCGTATCATCGAAGCGAGGCGTCGGTACCTTGTCGGGCCAGAGCTTGCGCAGCAGTGGTACGCAATCCTCGTAGTCAACCTCCGATACGCCATCCGGATAATCGTCGCGAACGAACGGAAGATCATCAGGAATGAGAGGAGCTACCGCTAGCTTATCGAGAATTTCATGATATTCAAAATAAGCGGTTTGATCCGCATATATGTGCCTCTCATGAAGAAACGGTTGCCATTTCTCCGTAAGGTGAAGAGCCTGTTCGAAGCCCGTGAATTTGTCGCGCGGCCTCAAACCAAAATGCCGACCGTAAATGACCGGCTTAGAGGTCGCAGTAGAGTATTTGAGATTGCGGCTCACCACTGACATCACGCCAGGATCAGAAATGTAGCTGAGAAGCTGCTCAGGCGTATACTGATGAAACCCCGGCGCTCCGTCACGCTCGCGGAGAAGAAAGAAGCGATACCAAGCGGCCATGCGCTCTTTCTCTCGATATTGCCATCTATCCATCAGAACATAGTCGTCGCCGCTCATAGGGTCTTCCCTAAGCTTCGCGGTGGCCTCGTGATCGATGCGCGAGAGATAGCCTTCGCCCTGGCCGATCACCGGGTATCCATCAAGCTGATCTGCTAACCACATCGTCACACATTGATGGGACGAGCAAGCCTTCACGGCGTCCGCATATTCAAGCAGCCGTCCGCCCTCGTAGAAATCATCAAGGTCGAGTTCGTACATCTGCTTTGGAATTGAGTGCGTGGTGCAATAGTCTATCGCGAACTTGATATCGTGCTGATTGTATCCCTTGTTGAAGCGCATGATCGCGCATGAGAAAGGCACACCGGCCGCTTGGAAAGCCTGCACTACAACCTCGCTGTCGATCCCACCACTGAACATGACTTGGATCGGAAGGTCTGTGGAATCATAGATGTCGCGCGCTGCCTGAATAGTCTCCGTTCGCCAGTCTTTTGGCATGCGCGTGCACCGGTCGAAATCAACCGTAAAGACCTCATCTGGAGACTGTCTCAGACGAAACCACTCGTTGTTGTAACCGAATTTGAAATAGTTGTTTTTCGTCAGTGTAGGAATGCGTGTCACGGAAACAGTCTCTTTGTATAGGAGTGGGCGGCCCAATCGATTGGATACTCTCGTTCACCACGAAGCGCAGCTACAAAATCCTCACGCGGATAGATGGCCTGCGGGTTTCGGTTTTCTGAGATCGTGCGCAACTTCTTTCGAATGGCCATATCTTCGATCTCGATGTCTTCGAAACCAGTTCGCTTCGGTCTGTCTATGTGAGTTGGAAAGTCATCTCCATAGACGAGTTTTTTGATCCGTGAGTTCGTAATGTATTTCGCGTAGATGTCGCCCCAGTAACGGATGAAAGATTCCACGTGATTGTTGGCGAACGATGACAGAATAAGTTCCGGAGTATAGTAATAAAACAATGGGACGCCTGGACGATCAACACTGGTCAGGTAATGCGTAGTCGAAAGCTGCCTCGATAGGAAGCGACAATACCAGCGTTTGTCTTCGTCCGCCGCCTGATAGTCATCCGGATTAGTCAGCACCAAATAGGGATCGCCCCCGCCGATAACGGGGAAGCCATCGAGTTGAGACATGATCCAGATGTGAACCATGAATTGACCAGAGATGACATGGTATCTGTCAGCGTAGTCTCGCCAGTTCTCTTCCCAGAACTTGATCACATCGAGATCAAGAATCTTTAGAGGAACGCCGTAACGATCTGCTACCGAACAGGCTGTTTCGAACTCCTCAACGTTTACATCATCTTTGAAGCGCGCAACGTACGCCGTAACAGGAATGCCGCTATCAACGAAAGATCGCAGTGTGACTTCGCTGTCGTAACCTCCGGACAACGCGACGTTGATTGGAAGATCGGTTTTGTCGCGTATCAACTGAGCGGCCGACAGACACGCCTTACCGAAATTCGGCTTGCGCCCACTCGACACGCCAAACTTCACAGCGTAGCTTTGGGGACCAGCTTCTTTAGAAGGCGGCGACCCCCACACGCCGTTGAAGCCCCACTTGAAATGACCGTTGTGCGTATATTCGTGCATCGAACCAGAATATCGCCAGATGAGGAGTAAACGCAATAAGTTGAAGGTTCTAAATAGGTGATGCGCTACAGTGAGATCAAAGAGGCTTCAGAACGTTATCGCGGGGTTATCGAACCGAACTCTCGCTCGTCTTTTGGTCAGGAAATCACGCTACAGAAGCCGGTCATGGCATATCATGCCACGCACGAAGCTCTAGGCAAGGTCCTTACCAATCGCGAGATCAAGACCTACGACAGTATGGGGACTTACCTCACGTCGAACCGCGAGATGGCCACGACTATGTACGGGCCAAACGTTGAGGGTTATCAAATTCCTCCAGGCCGATACCTGTTAGCTCGCCGCGATCAGGATTTCTGGGAGCTTGTACTGAATTGTCTGCCGATCATTCGCGACACAGTAGGCAAAGATGCCGCCGATCATCTCTCCAAGTATCCCCTGAACGGCGCGAACATCAAGTTCATGAAAGACCTGAGGATCGAGGCAAAGCGCGAAGCGGAGCGACAGGGCGAAAACTCTATGGAAGTGGCTGTTCTTCGATGGAGCCAACCCGATAAGGTTGCTAAGTATCGCGCGCTTGAGAAGAGCCGGGAATACTACACGCGGGTTTGTAAGAGCGCCGACTACTGCAAGGCGTATCGAGCCTTGCTGGAGGGCTCTGGTCTACGCGGGATCATTTGGAACCGCAGACATTGGGATAGCAGCCCAGAATCACAGACCATCTTCCTTGTATTCCACCAGGAAGATTTACACCCTATCTCATCAACGCGCTGAGAGTAGTTTGAACCCGTTTTAGATCGGCAAAGGATTGGATGTTGAAATCCGGAGACCTTGCCCATCCTGTTTCGGATTTCTCTTCTATCGCTGCGTGATCGCTGATCCGCAGTGTGTATGGATGGCGTTTCCCTTGCAGTCGAAAGTAAATGCTGTTGGAGGTCGCCGCGTTACGGCGGCTGTAACCAATGCGCTCCCGCTTGAGGAAGGTTTCCATTACGAATGCATATGCGAGATGATCTGACATGAAACGACTATAGCGACAACCCTACTATCTTTCGCAATAAGATAGCGATGATGATTGCCAGATCAATCGCGACAATTGCCGCGCCGTAATTTCTCATGAACGGAATAGGTCCATCATGCGGTCGCCAGTTCGGATCGATGATCGTCTTCAGAAACTTCTTCATAGGGACTTCTCTTTGAGTTTCACGACAACGAATACACGCCCAAGACTGCGTTTGAGACATTTATGGTGGGGGCGGCTGGAATCGAACCAGCGACCGGTCCATTATGAGTGAACGGCTCTACCATTGAGCTACACCCCCGAAAAATGTAGTGAGCGCGGGAGGATTCGAACCTCAACAGCCGAACGGTCATCTACCGCCTGAAAGGGGATATAAATCCCTCGCCCTACCTAAGGTCACGCCCAAAAGCCCCTTTCGGGGTTAGAGCGTGCGTATCGCCTCAAAGTAGGTGAGAGTGGAATTCATCGTTGTTATTTACCAATCTTCGTCTGAAATGTCTAGATCGAAACCAGATAGTTTGGCGATAAATTTTCCCTGTTCGGTGAGGCCGAGAATCCTCCAATAATGTGGAAGTCTCTGATGGTGCGGCTCGCGTTCTCCGACAGCAATTAACCCGGCTTTGATAAGCCGTACGCTCGCATCCATTCTCGCTTGTTTTTTGCAGATGCAAGGAAACCACTCACGACCCTGCTCCATAGACCGCGTGTAGATTGAATTTAGAAGCGACGCCTCGTCCTTGTCCAACATCAGGGTTTCTTATGGAAAAGGTCAGAGACCGATTCTTTGGGGTCCTTCAGACGTGTGCGATCCTTGACCTCGTTACGTTCAGCTAAGAGACGTTCGTGGTGACGCATCTTCGGAGATTTTCCGTTATGACCGGAACGGCCATGCTTGCGCATGCCCGTTCCGACGCCATTTTTAGAGCCATCACCCATTGGGAATTACCAACGGCTCCAGCGTTTCAGGTTGCCGATCTTAGTGCTCTTGCTGGTCTTCAAGTTTCCCCAACGTCGATTGACTCGATCACTATACTCGGCGCGGGGCTTCGTGAGAGACTTCTTCGAGAAGCTAGGTCCGTTGTTCGATTTACGTGCTGCTGGCAAGATATCCTCCGTTTATTTCCTCGGAATGATCCTGATATTCAACTCGTCAAGTTGCTTTGCAGTTACTGAAGACGGAGCGCCCATCATCAGGTCTTGTCCTTTCTGGTTCATTGGGAACAGCACGACATCGCGCAGGTTCTCAGCTTCGCACAGAAGCATAACCATGCGGTCGATACCCGGTGCAATTCCACCATGCGGTGGTGCTCCGCAACGGAATGCATTCAGCATGCCGCCGAACTTTTCTTCCAACACCTCCTTGTCGTAGCCAGCGATGGAGAACGCCTTCTCCATGATATCTGGTCGATGGTTCCGGATGGCACCAGACGAAAGCTCGATGCCATTACAGACGATATCGTACTGATAGGCAAGAACACCTAATGGATCGCCCTCAAGCGCCTCCAGGCCGCCCTGAGGCATCGAGAAGGGGTTGTGGGAGAAGTCGATCTTCTTCTCGTCAGAATTCCACTCGAACATGGGATAATCCACGATCCAGCAGAACTCGAACCGGTCTTGCTCGATCAGACCAAGCTCCTCTCCGAGCTTTGTACGAAGCAGTCCACTGAATTTGATGGTGGAGCTTTCCTCGCCAACGGCGAAGAAAATGACATCTCCCTCGTCAAAGATTGTGTCGGCGGCGACGCGAACCAACTCGCTAGATTGCTCACCGAAAAACTTAGCAAGCGGTCCAGCGAAGCTCACGCGACCATCGGTCAGCATGACGCTCAGATATCCTAAACCGGCCGCGCCTTGGGATTGTGCCCAGCCTTCCATATCCTTGAACCACTTGCGCGACTTCCCGGCCAGCATCGCGGCTGGCACAACGATAGCTCTGCCGACGCCTTTCTTGAAAGGGGCGAGTGTCATGTCGTCGGCTTGGAGAGCCTTGGACACGTCCACAATACGCAGAGGGTTACGCAGGTCTGGCTTATCGGTACCAAAACGCAGCAACGCTTCCTTGTACGGAATACGCGGGAAGGTCTCGGTGATGGCTTTGTCGCCGCCGAACTCCTTGAACAAATCTCGAATCGTCGGTTCGACAACCCGAAACACGTCTTCCTGAGTTACGAAACTCATTTCGATGTCGAGTTGATAGAACTCGCCCGGTGACCGATCTGAACGTGCAGCTTCATCACGGAAGCATGGCGCAATTTGAAAGTATCGGTCGAAGCCAGCAACCATGGTAAGTTGCTTGAACTGCTGCGGAGCCTGCGGCAACGCGTAGAACTTGCCTGGATGCAACCGAGCAGGCACGAGAAAGTCTCGCGCCCCTTCTGGGGACGATGCGGTAAGGATGGGCGTCTGGAATTCGAAGAAGCCTTCGTCCTCCATGCGATGACGCAGCCAGCGAATGATTTTCATTCGCTTCATCATGTTCTCGTGCAGCCGTTCGCGGCGAAGGTCCAAGAATCGATATTTCAACCGAAGGTCTTCTGGATATTCGACTTCCTGCAACGTACCGTCGCTCGTGGAATGGAGATGCGCGACAGGCATCGGCAGCGCCCCGACGACCGGTCCGAGCACGTCAAGCGAAGCTACCTTTACCTCGATCTCTCCTGTCGAGAGTTTTGAATTCTCGGTACCTGGGGGTCGAAATCGCACTGTACCATCGACGCGAATCACCCATTCTTCACCAAGGCTTTCAGCCTGAGGGAGAACTGCGGGATCGATCACGCACTGCGTGATGCCGTAGTGATCGCGAAGATCGATGAAAAGGATACCACCATGGTTACGGATACGGTGACACCAACCGGACAGGCGAACTGTCTGATCGATTTGTGATGGCGACAGCGAGTCGCAAGTATGGGAACGATATTCGTGCATGCCGTATCCAATGACAGGAATTAGAAAAACGTCAAGTGTTTTGTGAACCAGGAGGACGCGCCAACGCGGCGATGGCAAGGTTCGTCATCTGAACCCCGTATACGTTGTCCGGATCAGTGATTTGGGCACCGATAGACGCGATCTCTCGGAGCGCGGTCGTGGCTGCTGCATCTTCGAGCGCAACCTCACGTGTCCTCCGCATAACGAACTCAAGCGCGCCCTCGCCATCGTCGGGCCACCCGAGCGATTTCGCCACTTGGAGCAGATGGTCCCCGGTACGAGTTTCGCGATCTGTAGTGATTTCAGGAGGACTGCCGATATCGCGAATGGTAACGACCGGGCGGCATCCCAAAGCGGCGCACATATCGGACAACAGACCGAGACCCCGTTTGGTAGCGGGGTCATTCATGTCGAACATACGGCGAATCGCATCGGCGCTGGTGTTCAACCGCGTCGCCATGTCTTCGATTGTCAGACCAGTGTCGAGATGCCTATCAATAAAAGCATCGGCAGTTACGATCATTACCTCGGCGCGAAACTTCTTCGCCAAGATATCTAGATAATCACGATGTAATTGCTCCACGTAACGCTCCAGCTTCGCGCGCCAAAGCATCAAGCTCGACACGAAGACTGGAATGTACTTCGCGAACCCGATCTAGTCTAGCGGTAAATTCACTTTGGCTGATCTTTCCAGACAAGATATCATCCCTTAACTGGTAAACATGATCGCCATTTTCTTCTGATCGTTGCTCAAGATCGCTGATGCGACGCTTGATGATACTAATGCGGTTCTCGATCTGCATTACATCTCCATGGGATCAATCGGTGCGCAAAAGAACCGGCGCTCCTGGATCGTTAGTCGTTCTCCGGTAGACCAAGAAGTACGGCGCGGATTGCCACATCCCATGCACGAACATGGGCACGGTGTGTCAACCCAACGTGAAAGTACCTTTTCGTCTGGAGTCCAATATTTTCCGGCTCCATGATAGCCGCTTCGCGCTTGCTTTAGGCGGGCACGGTGGTGTCGTCGTTCTGCTCGTTTAGCCATGTCATCCTCCACCCGCGAGGTGGTGCGGCCCGATGCCGCGCGCGGGTGAATGGAGGTATTCCGAGATCAAAAGTCATTTCGATATCCTTGAGTTCTTCCACCAATACCATAGCGGATACGCCCAGTCGTGGACTTTGTTGGAAATCCACAGCTTATAGATGTTATTCCATGTTCCGGCGTGACACGCGCCGCAGGTCTCGTCATGATATGGATGCCGAGAGCAGAACGAATACCATTCCGAACGAAACGGCCCCCAACCTTTACTCAGTAACCTTGGATGAGTAACCGGGCTCCAAAAAGGAGCCCGGCTAACAACCCGCTTTGGCCATCGCGGCACGTATTTCAAAAATTTCACAGACATTAGTTACCGAATCCAGGTGCGAATATTCGCAGTAGTGTCTCGATTTTCTGACAGCTTTCCGCATCAGGCTTACGTGATTTGTTCTGATTATAGAACTCCATGAAGCCGCTTACCACCTTGTTGAACTTGAACGCTCGCGTGTTGCGGTCGATCAGTTCCTCGAACTTAGACGTGTCGATTTGATCCGAGCCGGGTTCGCTCATCCAACGTTTCATCTTGCCGAAAAAGCGACGAACGCCAGTGATGTGTTGATCGGACCAATCACCACCGTCGAAGTAATGTCCCAGGAACATCAGGTAGAACCGCAGTTCATCCGCATCATAATCATCCGCGTTGACCGCGTTTCCCTTGGACTTGGACATCTTTGCCCCATCCTTGGTGATCATGCCCTGGTGAATGACCTTTTTGAATGGCTCCTCAACTGGAACGACGCCGATATCATACAGAAACATATGCACAAAGCGCGCGTAGATCAGATGCATACAGGCATGCTCGGCCCCGCCCACGTACAGATCGACCTGTTTGAACGCACCCTCTGGCAAAAACTCCTCCGTCGAATCGGTCAGATACCGCAGAAAGTAAAATGACGAGTCCACGAACGTATCCAGGGTATCCGTTTCTCCCTCTACCGGGATCGGGCAGCCCCATTTACGTTGACGAGACACGCACCAATCTTGCAGGTTCTCCAGCCAGACGCGCTGCATTTTCTTTGTGCCTTCCGGATAATCGATATGATCCAGTCCGGCAATCAGGCGGTCTTTGTAGTCGGTGATCCGGAAATACCACTGGTTCATCTCTCGTGGGTCTACGGCCGAACTACAGCGCTCGCAGTGGCCGTCTTGGACCTGCTCATTAGCCAGTACGGTTTCGCACGATGGGCACCAGTTCACTCGACCCCAAGCCTTGTAAGCCAGTCCGCGCTCCTGCATTCGCAGAAACAGCCACTGCGTCCATTTCACATATGGCGGCTCGCATGTTACCAGCCGCTCATCGAACTGCGTGTTCATGCGATCCATTTGCACGCGAAAACGCGCAATGTTCGCTCGCGTCACATCGGCCGGATCGCCGCCAATCTCGCGTGCATAGTTCTCAGCGGGCAGACCAAAGGCATCATAGCCGAATGGTTGAAACACAGACTGCCCGCGATAGCGCAGCCATCGGCAGTACGAGTCGGTGATCGCGTAATTGTAGTAATGGCCCAGGTGCAGTCCCGCTCCAGATGGATACGGAAACATGACGGTGCAGTAAAAATCGTTTTCCATTTCGTCCTCAAAAGTGTGTGGGCGACACACTCTTGAGAGCATGCCGTCAGTGCGCTAAATCGTTCCCGGCCGCCAAGGCGGACGGGTTCATAAGTCGCAAAAACTGAACGGCTAACTTCTTCATGACCCTATTTAGAACGAAATCTGGTAGATAGTCGAGTAAATTCTTTCAACGGGAGGACATGATGTCGAAATTCACAAACGAGGAACTGGACGTTTTGACGTGTTTGGTCGGCATGGCGAGCTTCAATTCAACGCTGACCAAAAATGACGAATTGCAGAATAAATTGAAAGAGATAGATCGCAAGTTAAACACTATGCGATCTATGAACAAAATGATTAGACAGGAGCGATGATGGACATTCTAAAACGCGTGCAAGCCCGTTGTCTGGCAGTGCCATTTCTCATTGTGTTTTGTGTATTGCTGATGTTTGGAGAACCAGTAGGTTCGTGGCTGATTACGATTTTCTCGCGAATGTTTTGATTTGCAGCCTGAGAAGCTTGGCTAGCTTTTTGCGACGTTCGATTTCGAGTATCTTTACCCAATGCACCGAAGACGAATACAGTTCATCTCGGTGAGCACATTCTTTCAAACACTCGCGAAGGTCCTTGCGAATTGAACGCACGGGAGGCCGCGCGAGCTTCTTCTTAGCCATTATAGTCCAATCAAATCTCAAGCTCTCCCCTGCAAGTGGCACTCGTAGCAGAGCTTTCTATATCGGGTATTCTTCTTTTCATACGATACCATTGTGTCGCAAGAAAAGCATACTGCCTCGCAACGTTCATCAAGGTAGGGAGGCCACACGCGCGTATTAGCGACCCTCACGCAAATTACAATAGGACGGTTCTTCCCGAACGAGAAGAAGTCCTTAAGCGCGTCAAGAAACTGCGACACATGACACCCCCGTTGTTATTTCTTCCTCTCGCAATCAACGAAAAGGAAGCACCCCAAGAATTTCTGGAAGAACAGACCGAGATAACCGATCTGTGCTCCGCATTTTTGGCATTGCCATGGTTGGAAACGATTATTCACGTTCCCACACCCAATGGTCCTCGTCCCACACATATGCCCCAACACGTAGACCATTGATGATCACGGGAATCAAATGGGAATTATAGGCCATGGCCTTGCCCCCGAATGGGCCACCGTGCATCATCCCGCCTTGCCGTGTGGTTCGCATAGCAATCCTCAGTTGCTGCCTACAGCTTCCGGACCCGTCGAATAACCGAGCGAGACCCAGGAATTTTCGTCAGTCTGCGACTGACGCTTTACGTAACGATACCCTGTTTCTCCAACCGGCAAAACGTTTTCGTTCTGGTTATCCAGAGCATACTCGCCTTTGTCGGTTTTCACGATGAGCACGGCATGGCCATCGTTTTTCTTGTCGCGCACCACGGCGACAAGCAGCGCCTCGCGGGGCCAGCCAGCGTCGATCAGCATTTTGCGCTTGAGCAAGACGTAATCTTCGCAATCGCCGTAACCATCAGTCGGTAGCGACCACTTCTCGATCACACCCCAATGGTCCATGTCGGTCATTGGCTTGATGGTCTCGTTGACCCAACGATTGACCCGTACCAAATCCTTCCACGCCGTCTGCGTAATAATGATGTCGCGGGCCTGATATTGGCCCACGACACATTCTTTCGGATTTTCAGAGCAGAATTCTATCCAGCCGCGCGGCGCTCGCGTTACCTCTCCGACTTTCAAATAACCGGCCGCATTGGCCATCGAAGAGAAACACAAAAACACTAAAATAACGCCGCGCAACATAGATTACTCCAAAAATTAGTTTTCCTAAAATAGCAAGTATGGCTGTATCACGTCCATATGATGCTGCGCCCACCACACGCCGACTCCAAGAATGGATGCCGTCACCAAACCAACTGTGGCATATCCTACCATGCCATCGATTGGAATGTCTGAGGCTTTTTCAATCAGGTAAAGCACAAAGAATGTGCCGCCGATCCCGGCCAGATGAGGCACCCCGTAAGTCGTGCCGATCATCGTCGCCACGATTCCCATCACGATGGGAAGAAACTGACGAGCAATGTAGTTGTTGCTACGACCGCCGCGTCCGCCCGCCCAGTCATAGTAGCGGCTTGCCACGATCAAGAGCCCCAAGAATAGGACGAACGGCCCAATCCAAAGCGCGCCCCACTGGAACGGGTTGTTGTACGTCGTGCCAGTGACGTTCAGAACCTTGGCTCCACCGCTCGTCATAATATGGTTGAACGTCGCCATGGCAGTAACGATGAACGCAGCGGCAGTAGCGCGGCCGACAGAATCTTTGTCGGTGAACCCAACTACATAGCCCATCGGGATTACTGCGGCTGAGAAGCCAAGCATACCCATGAACGATAGCACGGCCAGGAAACCCACGGCATCGCTGTTGAAGTAGATCGCGATTGGAGCCCACAGCGCGGTGAGAACGCCGAAGAACATGGACGGGTTCTCACTATCGAACCGACGACACGTCAACATGAACATACCGCCGAGGAAGAGAGCCCCACCGAACACGTACCAGAACTGATCGGCCGCCCCGACCTTGGTCGCAAAGTAAAGCAGCGTAAGAGCCGCGCCGTAGCCCAATGCCTCGTAGACCACGATGGGGATCATCGCGAACGCCATCACGAGAAGCATGACGTAATGTCGGCCGAGGACGAGAACGCTGGCCACGCCGATAACGATGGCTAAGACCTTGAGAAAGCCAAGCCACGAGACAAAGCCCACCGCGACCTGGAGTCCGGTGAGTTCTTGGCAGGCGTCGCCAACTGCGGCAAGAGCAGATGTCGCCGCGAACATACCTGCGAGAAACGTCAGAAGTCTGAACATGTAAAAAAGCCCCGTTGTAAGATTAGATCAGCGAGACTGCCCACGAAATCGATCTCTGTCAAGAGACCAATCTAGGTGTTTGTTTAAAAACGATATGATGCGCGATACCGGTAACAGTTGATTGGTGACTTATCAGCGCGCGGCACAGGCGTGGCCGAGAAATGATCGTTAAGAATCTGCTCGCCTAGCTTCCTGCACCCATCCTCCGATTCGATATTTGAAACCGTGATAGGCTGGGTTGCGCCGTACAGCGTAAGAATTAGTACCCATGCATACATTGTCGATCCTCCCTCAATGAGCCCATCGATCTTCTTCGCGCTCGCGCCAAGCCGCCTGCCAGCCGAACTCGGCTTCCAGATCGATTGGAAGAACCTCGATCCACAGATCAGGGTCAATAGAGCCTTCCGCTTCGACCTTGGCGCGAAAAGTTACGGCGTCGTAACGCGGCGCGTAAAATACGTACCCCTCTTCATCGACAACCTTCTTCCCCATGGGAAAGAAAAAGTCACGACCATCTTCGGTCGTGACGCCGACAGGAGAAAATACGCTGGCGGTCGGATACCCGTCGTCGCCCTTGTAATGATGGGCTTCGATCTGATTCGCGATAACCGCCTCAGTAATACGGAGTCGATCAGCCATCGTAGCGTCTCCCTGTTAGACACTCAATCTAACAGAGAAACACAAATTGTCAAGCGGGTTCGATCAGAATATTGGGCCGCATGCAGGTCTCTTCGTTCATGTCGTCCCGAAACATTTCGTACTTGAGTTGGAAACGGAGACGCCCTTCTGCGATGGCGTTCTGAATTTCAGGCGTCAGAATTGCATCAAGCAGTTCAGTGGCCTGGGGTTCGCCAGCGTCATCGTTAATCGTCTGTGCCATCAGTTCAGCCTTTCGATAGGGGATTTTCTTCCCGGATAATTTCGAGGAATTTCGGAGTCTCGCCGCTAAACGCATACCCCTTCAATATGAGCGGAACTCCCGAGCAGGTGCCACCGTTGTTACAGTTCGACCTGCTGTTCCCACCATTGTAGTAGTGGAAACCCTGCTGCATCACGAACTCCGCCACGGCCTCATCGGTCGCTTTGAACCGCACGAGCTTACAGTTCGTGATTCGACTGCCCGCGTACAGGCAAACCTGGGTCGGTAGCGTGCTTACCGTGGCTACACTTACTGTCGGGCCAGTGATATGCCAGCCCGGTTGACGCTGCACCCCAATATCGCCGGTCCACGAATTGTAGGTGATCCCGACCTCTTGGACTGCCAGATGATTGAGGCAGAAAATCCAGAAGAAGAAGGCACAGAAAACCGCTATCACCCCCGTCCCTATGGTTGCAAACGTCGCATTGTCACTCATGATCACCCTTCCCATGTTCAGCCCTCCGTTCAATGATTTTTCCAACGAACAACATAGCCGCGACTAGTATTACGAATGTAATCAACAGCCACGGCATGTCACGTCTCAGTCTAGTTTGTGTGATAGCAAAGCATACACGGCACCCAGCAGCACTATCCCCATCAGTATTCCGATAATCAAATCCGAACGCATGTGCGGCCTTAGGCGTAGCGACGATTGTTGCTAACCGAAGCAACGGGCTTCGGAAGCGGCAGCGTGCCAGCGTAGATGTTGATGATCGAGTAGGTGGTGAGAGCCCCGGCAGCAAGCGCCACAGCCGCTAGAATGAAGACAATCGCGGCCTGAGGATTGTCGCTATCCGAATCGAACAGATCGCCAACCTTGCCGAATGACTTTCCGATGCCGTCAACGGCACTGTACATGTTATGGGCCTGGGCGAAGGTGTTGTAGGCCGCCGTGCCCATGTTGAGCAGGCTTCGTTCGCGATAAGCGACAATCCATGAATGGACGGTGATGATCAGGCCGGTGCCGAGAACCGGAATGATGACCGCGAGGTACCAAAGCGACAGCAGAGCTTCGATAGCCTTAAGTGAGAGAAAACCCGTGACGTAGCCCGCGCCAGCCATCATGAAGACGTAGAGCATTGAGAAGCCAACGGCTGATTGGATGGCTCCTGACCAGACAACCCACCTGATGAAGCCGCCGACCGCCTTCGACTCGGCCCAAGCCTCGCCGCAAACCTTTGCATTCCAGAACGAGATCGCGACGTTTAGCGCGAGAATCAAAACTATCCAAATCATCAATCAAACCCCTGTTTCAAAATATCGAGGCCCCCGGTCGCAACTGTTATTGTAACCGGCCAGCACGCACCGGGGGTCCTCTTCCACTGTGGCCACCAGCGGATCACTGATAGCAGTAAACCAAATTTGGTTCCAAATCAATCTTCCGATGGTCGGACCTCGAACGCCTCGACGTAGACGCCAGTCAACGACTCAAAGTATCCGAGCCACGGCACATGGTATGGGAATACAATCCCCGAATCGGTCTGGAGATTGACGTTCCATTCGTAGTCGCCGTTCTTGCCCTTGAGCGTGGTCTTGGCGTTGAGCGCCTTCTCGTTCGCTCGCGCGATCTCGCCGCTCTTGTGGACAGTGATGTAGTCAATACGACCGTTCTCGTCCCGGCCGAACGAATCGCCGGTCGAATAGATCGCGTAGACCATGTAGAGCACGTCCCCGGCCATGACCTCGAAATCGGCGGTAACGTCGCCATATTCCCGATTAGTCAGACGGAGACCGCTCACGGTCCAATTTGAATGGGTATTGCCGCGATCCCACCTGTCATTGGTGTCGGGATGACGAGTGGTGTGGCTATAATGGTCATTGACCACTTCCAGGCGGCACAGCACTGGAGGACGAGCCGGGAGAGCAGCAGGCTCTTTGGCTAATTCCTTCTTGAGGCGCTTGCGCTTAATTTTTCCGTTCGATGCCATTCGCCCTCGCAGTAATAGCTGCCGCAGTTGCGTTAACTTCAAAGTTTAACAGCGCGCGTTCGGCCACATGGAAGGCGCTTCGAGCCTCGTCAATCCGACGCTGAGCCGAATCGCGTTCTTCAATCGCTTGCTCTAAGTCTACCTTGGCGCGAGCGATCTTTTGCTCAAGAGCTTCCTTCTCCGACGCATGGCGAACCTCGATCCCCCAAGCGGGTTCGGGGAACTGTTTATGCAAGTCCGCGAGAGACCGGTCGCTGAACATCGTGTACCGATTCTTTTTGAGAATCTTCCTATAGAAATTCTCAGTCTTGATATAGACCTGCGAAATCTCAGCCAAAAAGGCTTCCTCGGCACCTTCAATGGGATCGCTGGTCACGTCGTATCCAAGGATACTAAAGGCCGATTTCACGGCCTTAATGCGTTCCGACGTGTTTTCCAAATTACCCATCCGACCCTCTGTGAATTGTCTACGAAAACTAACAGAAAATTGTCAAATGTCAAGCCATCAGAACTGGACGGTAGAGCCGCCCTGCGAGCCGATGCTTTTCAGTCGATAGTAGATGTTGCCGGTCATCCATCCAGCACGTCCGACGACCGTTGCCGGAGCACCAATTAGTGCGCGTCCGTAGATGCGGCTATCGGTGGAGAGGTTCTGATTGCCGATCTGTTCAACCTCGACATAGACGTGAAACTCTTCCGGATCAGTCGTGGTCGAAACTCGACCCTGGCCGTCCACCGTGGTGCGGGTCTGAGGCGGGGTGTAATATCGTCCCGTAACCTTGCCGGACAGGGTTGACTGATCGGTGCCGCCAGCCTCGTCAACAACGACGAAGATAATCAAAGCAAAGAGGCAGGCGATGAAAGCACCAAGCCCCCAAAAGAAATAATCAAAACTGTCGCGTTTCATGGCGTAACTACGGTTGTTCATGCCCGTAGTCTATCACGACGCGGCTGTACGTCAATTATTTGGTATTGGATCATCGTCGGCTCGGCTAGGGTTTCCCCCTGCCAGCGCCGCTTTGAAATTGGCCCGAACCTCCATGAGCGAGGCGGCATGCGACACGACCCATTCGTACATGTCGTCTTTCGGCTTATCACCAAGCTCATACTTGACGCGCATCATCAGCATCTCGCGCGCCCGGCGATCCAGCCATGCTTCGAAGAACTTGAGATCGGTCATCCCGGCATGGATCGTGAAACGACTGAGCGGGGTGATGCCCATCATTTGGTCAATCGTGAACATACCAGCCGCTTTCATGCGGTCATCAAGAGAAGCTTCGTCAGACAGCGGGTCCATAGATCACCTTGGCTCTTTCTTTATAGAGAGATTTCATCTCTTTGCGCAGTATCTTGAAACGTTGATCTGTAACTGATTTGAGACCTTCTACCATATATGCTTGTACCTCGTCGTCAAGGACATGCTTGGTATAGCCTTCTTGAAGCAATGTCTCGCGCAGATCGTCTGTATCAAACTTTCGAATAAGCTTAAGTGACTGTTTCTTATATTCGTCATCGACAGAGAACAGAGCGTGAGCCTTCTCATGTATAAGCGCACCATCGCCGTCACCGTAAACGCCAATTACGTAGAATGATCCCGTTTCATTTTCGAAGAGACGCAAGAACGCTTGTTCTTTTTCTGACAATGGATCAAATTTTCCATCGTAGAATGCTTTGAATGTTGATGAGGGAAGATTGAACCCAGACCAGTCGCTATAGTAGGTAAAATTGCCGTAGGTCTTGGCGTACCAATCCATATACGTTTCGAGTGAGAAGATTTTGCCGTGAAATTTCGGGGACTCATAATGTTCCTGAAATCGCAAAAAGGTCGCCGTAAGTTCGTATTGTGTTTTGGTACGAACCAGAAAAATTTTGTCAGCAATCTTACTCTTCTTCACCAATCACCTACGAAAATGGGGTTTCGGAAAGACCATAAGTCTAAATCCAAATTCAATCCATAATCATCGATCAGTGAAAGGTGGTGGGAACACAAGGAATCGAACCTTGGACATTCTGCATGTCGAGCAGACGCTCTACCGCTGAGCTATGTTCCCGTGGTGCTGACTGCCGGGTTCGAACCGGCGACCTCCTCATTACCAATGAGGTGCACTACCACTGTGCTAAGTCAGCTAAACGTGTGGTGCCGGTTGAGAGGATTGAACTCCCGACCTTCGGTTTACAAAACCGCTGCTCTACCGCTGAGCTAAACCGGCGTTGAGAAAATGGTGCTGGTGGAGAGGATTGAACTCCCGACCTTTCGCTTACGAAGCGACTGCACTACCGCTGTGCTACACCAGCATTCCATTTCACTCAATAATTTAGTCAGGAGAAAATGACATAAGCCTGGACGATGCAGATTTTTCGTTCACCCGTTTCGTCTTCGCCTTTGGCGATGGCGCTATCCACGTTCACGTCGATACGAGATCGAAGCTGAGAGCTTGCCTCTCCAACGTAGACATCTAGATCACCAAATCGTTCTCTCGCCTCAGCGAGTCGTAGTTCTAACGCGCTGATCTTCATCTTCCCTCCAAAAAATGTGGTGTGCCTGGGAGGGCTCGAACCTCCGACCTCTCGGTTATCAGCCGAGCGCTCTACCACTGAGCTACAAGCACAAAAAAACTCCCGAGGTTTCCCTGGGAGTTTCGAAACTGAACTGATGAACTCGCGTCACATCGTTCGTTCGAAGCTCCCGCTTCGTACGGTCGTAATAATAACGACGGTTGTTGTGACATTCTTGTTCATGGTTTTATTTATCACACAGGTGTTATTTCGATGTCAACGAGAAAATCATGTTTGACGTGAATTATTTTAGTTCATCGCCGCAATGACCGAAAGTAGCGAGGTTATCGCTTCGGCCATATCGATCTCAGTGAAGATGATCCGATAAAGGACCACGGAGGCCGCGATAACGCAGAAGGCCACCTTAGCGGCACGCATTGCGCCGCGAAGGTGAACCATAAATCGAGAAAATCTTGTTTGCGGTCGTCTAGGCACAAAACTATTTAGAGAATCGTGCTCAAAATTAACGATAGCCAAACCTAACGTTCCCGAACCTTGCCCGTGCCATTGCATCCGCCGCACCGGGGCGAGCCGTGATTATCGTAGTAGCCGGAGCCGCTGCACGCCGTGCAAGTCACGAGCTTCTTGCCATACTCGGCAGCGAAGCGCTTACGGCGCTCTTCTTTACGCTCTTGATAATCCACGGCGGTCCTCGATTATCCTATGGTGATCCTGCTCACCTTCTTCGTGTCTTTGTTGTACCAAACCCGCATACGTTTCGTATTATAATCCATCGTCACGATGGAGAACTCGGGGAGGAAATGTACCTTCATCCCTGGGTTTTCGGATTTAATTTCGTCTTCGATCTCGTCGTATGGCTTTCCGATATGTGCGGAAAAACGCTCGGTCATTTCGATCTCCAATCTACCATGTATAGGATGTTTGTCAACGTAATGCTAGATATGCGGCCATTAGCAACGGCATCATCCCGAGCAATATGGCCAAGACACGAGCGCGCGTCTTTTCCGGATGATCCGGATCGATGATCCGGTACATTATCCATTCGACCGGAAATGATAAAATGCTTACCGGACCCAAGGTCGCAAACAACAGGCAAGCTTGCCCGGTTCTGCCCCAGGCCAAAAACCAAATACCATCGGCCCATACGAACCAGATGATCAATCCCGTGAATAGCCAAAGAAGAACAGCGGTGAAGTAAAACAGTAAATCGATCATATCGGCCTCCGGGCCGACAATCTACCGACAATGATTAATTGGTCAAGTCTTCTGAGAGGCCGTTAGGATACTCTCGAACTCGATCAGGTCCATTGTCTCTGTCAGGCTCTCTCCGAAAACCTTCTTTGGTCGGGTGCAAACCTTGATGAACATCTTCGTGCTTTTATGCAGATCGTTAGGGAGCGCGGTGAGAGGAAACCACTTGATCTTCGCTACTTCTTTGCGGTTCGGGCGGATCGCAGAGTTGACCATATTGCGTGGCGCATACAGGACGAAGAAGCTCATGCCGTTGTGGGAGCCCTTGTACTTGAGCATATCCACGTTAATGGTTATTCCGGCTTCCTCGCCAAGCTCACGCAATGCAGTATCTACGGCTTGCTCTCCGTATTCGAGCCCGCCGCCAAATAGATTCCACTGTCCTGGATTGTTTGCTGACTTGGCTCGCTTGGCCAATAGCACTTCGCTGGTATCTGGACAGGCAATCAACACCCACGCAGAACCACCGACTTTTTTCTCTGTAAGCGGAGACGCCCGAGAAGCGTCGATGATTGTGCGCATGTCCATGGGGCTTATTTAGCCCTTTAGGTTATTCCTGTGAAGAAATTCTTCGAGCGCCGCGTGAGGATCGGCGGGCTCGTTAATGTTCAGTTTGCCGTTGACGTACGCGCGAGCCCCGTAATCAGAGATAAATCGCGCAGGCGCGTTAGCCGGGTTTACGCCATGCTTCATAATGTAAGCTCGCATAAGCGGCATCCCATCGGCCGGAGGCAACTGCTCCATGACTTTGTTGAAGAATAGCTCGTGGTCCATGTCATTCACCTACCTTTACTCGTTCTCTTTTCAGACACCAGTAATCTCCAGGCTTTAGCGTTGCCTGATAAGCATCTACACTTTGTCCATTCTCAAGCAGGACAGTAGCACTCCTATAACGGAGTGACGTGATTTCTTTGATTTTGGATTTCTCGGTGCACACCATGGGGCCTAGCTGGGCATCCAATCCTTTATCTATGCCCATAGCTGCCAAGAATAGTAGGATTACGCAAACAATTGGAGCGATTAACAGTGAAATGCCTTTGATATAGTCCATCACTGGTATGCGCCCTCATTGACCTTCCTGGCCCACTTAGCGCATTTCGCTTCCATGATGGCATCGAGTTCTTCGTCGGTAATATTTGGCTGAACCTCGAAGATCATATCGAGCGCGCAGGCAATTACGTCGATGTTCTCGCCAACAATTCCGTCCCGGCCGTCTCCGGTGCCGTCGATCTCGGCTTGAAGCTCTTCGACCTCGCCGCGCATATGCGCGATGATGGTCTTGGGCGTCCGTCCGTTCCGGATCATTGCCGTGTATCGTCGGACAATCGTCGTCAGGCTCATCGAAGCTTTCTCCACTTTAGACCGACACTACGACAATACACGGCGATATCGCGCGCGATCTCCTGATCAGTCAGACCCCAATTGAACAGCGAAAGGTCATATCGGCGGAGCCCGCTCTGCTCTTTGTCGTACTGTGAATAGAGCCGCATTACTCCGAAATACTGATCGTATTGATCGACCATTGTCACTCCGTCGAATACATGTATTTCGGATAGGCTTTCTCGTTACGCTTCCGCCATGCCTTGCGGATGTTGTATCCGTCTGAATTGAAATGTTTGGTCTTGAACGGGATGCAGTTCAACGCGCCTTGATAGAGCGGGATCACTGCCAAATACGAAAGACCAAACCACCACAATACAAGGGCCAACGAAAACGATGCAAATGGTCCTGCGGCGAACGAGACGAGATTTTTCCATTGCTTTCCGGACACGAACATCGCCACGAACGCCCGATTCGGCAACATGTAGACACGCCAGTTATCGTGAAACATCGTGAACCGGTAAAGCAACTTTCCCGATCCGATCTCTACGTGCGAGACCATCATTCCGATAGACTTGGCCGCAACGTAGTGGCCAAGTTCATGGACGACGATGCCAAACCAATATGTCAGGATGATCCACAACACATACATTGCTAATCTACCCGACAGACTTCGAACGATCCATCCTTCTGGATGATGGCGAGCCATTCGCCCTCGTAAAGGAAAAGCGTTTCATCGCGAAGGGTGGTGGTCGCCAGCGGTGCAATCGCGGGATCGCCGGGATACTTGAGGCGGTTGCCCTCCAGCATCTCGAAGCCCGGAAATGGACTCCAGCCCGACACGTACGCATCATCGATCTGCTGCGCTGCCGGACGCGGGTCCGACACGTTTAGGAACGTCGGCAGAAACGGCCCAAGATAGCTGAGATCGTATTGCGGGTGGAGTGATTTCCACGTCGGGTAGTGTGACATTATCCACCAATCAGTTTGACAAGAATTGCAATTGGAGCAGCAATATTCATCAGAATTAATCCGATGTAGAATGCATCGCGCAACGGACTGCTATGGTCATTAAATCGATGACCATAGAACTCTTCTCGCATGAATTTCTCATGCTCTGGTGAATACAATGCCATTGACCGCGCGCGCATTTAAACCTTCTTGAGCCATTCTCGGAAACGAGCAACCTGCGCTGAATCTTCTGCGTCCTGACGCAGCTTCCTCTCAAGATCGAGTTTCGGCCGAACAATCTGATATCCGTGACGGCCCTTAAAATCGGGCTCGATGATCTCATAGTCAAAACGAGCCAGACCTCGGTTCAGGAGCCAAACGATCCCCGACCTGATCGCGACGATCCCGAAGACCAAAATCATGAGAACGACAATCGGAATGGTGACCAACCGGTCGGTCCAATGTAGTTTCTCGACGGGTTCTTCCATCACGATCTCCTGTTCGCCGCAATTTACCAGTATTCAGACGAATGTCAATCGAATTATTGGGCGATCAGGAACATCCCGCGACGATCCTCGCCAGTGTTCCCGTCTTGAGTAAATTTGTTCCAAGCCATCTTGGCTTCGTCGGTTTGAATACCCGACCGATACAGCTTCATGCGCCGCTCGGACATCCAGCGGGCACCCTCGAAATACAGCGCCGTGCCAATACCCTGGCGACGCACATCCACATTGATATAGTCCACAATCGGCTTGTTCACGTGGAAAGCCTTGAATTGCTTGAAGGACTTTCCTAAGCGCCCCTCAAGAAGCTCGCGCTCGCGCTGAGTGGCCATCCGTAGAAGCTCTACGCGTGTGCCCTCGGGCTCAGTGGACGACCAACCGTGCTGGCTATACCAGAGAAGCTTCTTCAATTCCGGCGCGAACAATTCAACATAAAGAGCAGTCCGCCGATCATATGGAAGAACATGCTTACCGAGGATTTGATCCATATAGTTGAATATCGTCGGATAATAGCGTCGGAAACGATCACTTGGAATATAGGACATTTTTAGATAGCCGACTTCCTGACCATGCAGGAACGCGTCGAGCCGGTCTACGCGCCAACCGCGATTTTTGTCGCCCTCGGTATCGAGAGCCCGCTTGAATGTCAGGGGATGTTTCACTCACGCAATCTACGACAGATTGCAATTTCGTCAAGCGTCAGTATCGCTGCGGATCAAACATTCCGCTTTCCATGTAAGACTTGATGAAACGATTGCTCAAAACAACTTTCTGATCCAAATTAGGATACAACAGAACAGCTTCGTGGGGCTGGCGTCCAGTATTGCGTTCGTAGTATTCGGCTTCGGGAGAACTCTCCGGATACACATAGAGAGCCTTCGAGTTATCCAGCCCGAGCGCGTCGATCACGTCGTAATGAACAGCTTCTTCCGCAGCCCACCAGAAAACGGTACCACTAGATACGTCCAACAAACCACGTAGATCGCCCTTATTTGAGAAGAACGCATGAAGGTCCATAGCGGTAGGATTGCGATGAACCACAACCTTTTTCTCGTCGCCGTATCGGGTCGTCACCCTGACCGCCGAAGCTCGTTCGGTCAGGTTCATGATCTCTCGCATATTCATGAGAGTATTTACTTCGCTTGCTTGAATATCGAAATGATGTAGATTGAGTCGAAACAATACACCGTGGGATTACAAAATGTCAGAAATTCTGTTCGTGGCCGGTCGTTTCGATCATGAAGGCGGTAAGCCATCGGGCTATATGGCGAAGATCGCAGCCGCCCTACCTGACGCGGACATAACCCTGATCAACGGCGGGTCTCTCGATGATCTCTCGCGAATCCTTGGCGACTGTCACCGGTATCGGGCAATCTGGTGGATGCCGGAGATCGACAACTCGGTTCCGAAGTTCGTCGGATCATTGAAGCAGAATGCACCGAGAACCGTCCTGGTAATCTCAAAGAACAACAGTCAAGACAAGTATCAGCCGATTGATATCGTGGGGCGCATGCTGGCGGCCCGCGCCAACCTGAGCCTGATCATCGATACCGGCGCTCCCTTCCACGCTTCGGTGCTCGATCCGCTCGGAAACGCATTCGCGTGGCGTGAAGGAAACGTGGAAACCGTCGCGCAAGCCCTGTATGGGCGCACCAAGGCTCTTATGGGTTTTACCCGACTTGGGTCCAAGCAAGTTGGTGAAGCCATTGCGTCGCCGTCTAATGCAGACCTGGAGCGGTTCTTCGGGTTCGTCCACGGTTACGCGGATCGCTTCCATGAATTGGTCCATGGCGTGAACCCTTCGCGCTTCCTCGGCAATGCTTCGTATCGCTGTACAAAGGGCGGCTTCCCGGCATTCCGACACGAAGACAAGCTCTACATCTCTCGGCGTAACATCGACAAGCGCCAGATCAGCACAGATGGTTTCGTGGCTATTGAAGCCGAACTAACGCCGCAAATCCAATACTATGGAGAGGCAAAGCCGTCAGTCGATGCGCCGATACAGCGTGAACTGTTCAGCCGCTTCGATGATGCCCAGTACATGATGCACGCGCACGTCTATATCGAAGACGCGCCTTACACGAACAGTCTCGTGCCGTGCGGTGCGTTGGAAGAGGTTGAGGAGGTGGTTGAATTGGCAAAGCGTCACAATACGCGGCGCTTCAATTTGACCGGACACGGCTGCCTGATTTTGGCGAAGGATGTCTTCGAACTCGAAAACATCCCGTTCATCGGTCGGCCGCTGCCAGAGATAGTCTCTTAGCGGTTATCGAGAATCCGATCTAACCACTCGCGAACCTGGACGCGCTCTTCTTCGGAAACGGCGCGTTTTTCGCGCTTGTCAGCAACACGCTCTTTGGCGTCGTCGCGTTCCTTCTTCTGATCCTCAATAGAAGGACCCTTACCGACGCCTGCTTTTTCTAGCGCAGCGAGATGCTTATCATCGTAATCATGGTCTGATCCATGCTTCTTCGACGGGTAGATTGAAGAACCTTCAATGAGGTTCATGATTGCACGAATATCCATGAAAGTATTTACTCGAACATCCTAAATATCGGATGCTAGTACGCGAACTCAACGAAGATGTTGGACAATCTGTCTTGTACCACGGGACCAGTTTACCATGGCTCGTACGTATCATTGAAACGGATAGACTGACCGCAGAAGGCGCTCGATCAGCAAGCCTCACGCGATCACCCGCTATCGCTTCGAAATTCGCAACAACCAGAACGCTCATCGATCTCGAAGATACCGACATCGAAGATCAGTTGATCCAATGCCTTCCCTCAGGAAATTCTGTATGCGGCGCGGTGATTGTCTTCGACCGCAACATTCTCGTGCAACGTCATAAGATCGTGCCGTTCGATGACGGTTTCAAAAGCGGCTCGCCAACATATTCTGAATATGAGGAACGGATTGTCGGACCCGTTCAGGGCGTCGTGAAAGCTATCCGAGCAATCAAGATTCAGAAGCCAATGGAATACGACCGCTTCAAAATCGAGGCCACGCAGATGATGCCAGACCTCGCACGATGCTTCGCGGTAATTGATCGATACAGAGCCTAAATATCGGATGCGTATACGTGAAGTCTTGACCCTCACCGAGGGTAAAATCCTCCAGATACAAATCTTCAACAAGAACGTGAGGGTGTACGCGAACCCTTCCCGAACGCAATTCCTCGCCGGGCTTAAGATGCACACCGAATTGCGCGGTCTGATCGATGAGGCTGGGAATCAATACTATTGGGATGCTATGGAAGCGACCCATTCGCCAATGAGCCAGGGTCTTCACATTTATGGAGAGGTGGCTATCATCATCGTGACGCCAGACAAAGACGGCGATATCCAGTGCGAGTGGATTCCACTCGGTGACCACGACTGGGCCATCAAGGACGTACCAAACTTTCTGCGGATCACCAAAGGATTCAGGATCACCGGCAGAAAGTCAGTCGGATACGCCAAATTCGAATTCGATAACCGCTAGTCTTCGTTGGGGAGTAGCGACTGGATCATATCACGAGACTCCGTGAGCTTTTCTCGAAGATACTCGATCTCGTTTTCTTGCTTGAGCAAGAAATGCACGACCAGTGCAGTGATAATCGCGCTAGCCCCAATGAGGCCGAACGTCAGGATCACGAAATGCACCAAGCCCTGGTAGGGAAAGGTGAACGCTACGAAGAACGCCGCCCAGTGCGACAAGCAATAAGGGCAACCCAAAAGGTGTCCGAGCATTGGAGATCGATCCAATGCCCAGTCCCTTGCCTGCATTGTGATCTTCGTGCGGGCGACCGTCAAAGAGATGGCCGACACCGCAAGAGCACACAGAATAAAGTATTCAGCAAACACACCCACGGCCCGTCCACTCCTCTTTCTTCTTCTGCGCCTTTTCCTCGTTTTGCGAGGACTTGATGCTGCCGTCGAGCTTCGACATCATCGCCTTTGCCTTGGCAACAGCATCCTTGGCCTCGCGGCCACCAGCCGGATCGTACCCCGGCATGTTGGGGGAACCGCCGCCGTCACCAACCTTACGCTGCTTCTGAAACATGGTACCTATCCTTTCTCATGATCTCGCGACCATCCGCGAAATCGACTAGAGCCTCGATGTGATCGCCAGAGATGTTCTGACGATACGTGCTAACAACGGCCTCCAGCACATCTTCTGCCTTGAGACCCGTGGCCTTACGTTCCTTGTTTTCGATATCCCGGCGCATAGCCCGAGACACCGCCCGATCCACGATACCTTCGACCATCGCGCCGCTGGCGAGATTGGCGAGAGTGAAATCATGATCGGTGTTGTCCGAAAGCTTCAACGAGAAAATCCGAAGAGCCGGATCATACAACGCGTGGCTCGCAGCCTCAGCCACCTCGGCCGACTTGTCTGTCAGCGGCTTGTCCTTCAAATAGATGTTGAAGATTTCAGCCGCATCCTTCTTCGTCGGTCGAGATACCTTCACCTGACGGCTGATACGACCGTCACGAGTAATGGCCGAGTCGAGCGTGTCCGGACGATTCGTGGAAAGGATCACCATCGCGCCAGACTCTTCGAGACCGTCCATTTCGGTCAAGAAAGTCGGGACGATTGTCTTCTCCATATGAGACTGCCGCCCGCCGCGCCGACCGAGAATAGCATCGGCTTCGTCAACGAACACCACAGCCTGCTGCCCCGTCTCGTTCTTGTATTTTCGCGCCCGGTCGAAGATCGCCCGCACAGTAGCTTCAGCCACGCCCACGTAAGGATCGAGCACTTCCGCGCCCTTGACATACATGAAGCCGCCGCCATCACCGCGCTGAGCAAGGGACGATGCCGTTGCTTTGCCGATCTTGGTCTTGCCGCAGCCGGGAGGACCGTACAGCATGATGCCGTGAGACGGCTTCTTGCCGTATGCTTCGAAAAGCTTCGGGTGCAGAAGCGGCAATTCGACCGCCTCGCGCATCTCCATCTTGGCCTGTTCTTGGCCGCCGATATGATCCCAAGAGACGAACGGAATAGCCACCTCGAAACGTTTGCTGTCTTGCGGAAGAACTCGCACGACGACGCGATTGGTCGCGTCAAGACAAACCGTATCACCAACCTGACAAGCAACGCCAGAATAGACCAAACGTGGCTGTCCTTCGGAGGTAACCTCGACCGTGGTTGCGTCCACAAGCCGAGAGACTGTCGAAATACTTCCATAGGCAAGCATATCGCACGTCTTGACGATTGCGCCTTCGATTATGAGAACAGCCGAACCCGGCTTAAGTTTCTTACCCCAAATCTCCTTGGGACGAGCGGTTTCCATGATTCCCGACGATGTGGAAATCAACACGCGCTCGTTCGTGACGGACAGAACGGAAGCCAGCGTCAATCCACCCTCGGCGTAACGCTCAAGAATTTCACCCTGCTCGCGAATAAGATCGCGCGCCGCGATCAAGTCTTGTGATGACATCTTTCCCCGTCCTGGTTGCTGACCACACCGGAATCGCCCGGCACGCGTAAAGTCTACCAGAACGTGAAGTTAGTCAAGGCGCGAGAGAAGGTTTTTTAGTAAATTCGTAAAGCTCGACTGCTCAAATTGTGTACGGAATGCGATTCTTAAAGTCATTTTCTGACCTGACCATCGCGATGTACGAGAACAGCGTATCGAGCAATTCAGGTGGATGCTCAGATGGCTTCACCTTGTGACGAATGATTTGATCAATAAGTTCAATGTTGTTGGCCGCGATCTCGTCACGCCCGCATAGACAATCAGGAATACGCGACATCTCCATCGCAATCGACGGCACACCATACTCTTCACAAAGAGCCATGATCTCGCTCTTCCACACGGTCTGAATAAGTTGGATGCTGACGCTCTCCGCGAGCATGCTGAACTTGCCAAGAACCTTTTCAGTAGCGTTGATGGTCCCGGCAACCCAATAGTTCTTGCCTGCATCGTGCGGCGTGTATCGCGTGGTGTTCTCATCAACGTTTGAATTTAACGCACGTAGGTGCATATCCGCCCAACGCTGAGGATCGGCGTTTCCGCCACGTGGCACGCGAGTTATCAAAGTAGCTTTGGGACATTCGGCAGCAAGCCAAGGCATGATCTCAGCCTCGAACCAATCGACCTTATCGCCAGATTTGTAGTGAACGCCAAGAAGGCGATCAGCCATCCCACCAGGAGGGAGGTCGAGGCGCTCACATGCACGGTAAGCCAAGAGGAATGCAATGATTGAATCGGTGCCGCTGAGGCCAATGATGAAGCCAGGAACTGGAGTCTGAGACAGACCCATCTTCTTGACCAAACGTTCAACGAGGCTATCGAATTTTGCAGACATCTGTTTCACAATCGCTAGAGAGTCCTTTGTGACTACTAAAGCGGCGTTGTGTAGTCAAATTCTACATAGGATCGCGATACATTCCGGCAGTAATCGAGAAATCCTTGTTGCGCCCACGGTTCTCTTTGAAGCCGAAACGCTTATAGAAATTGACCAGCCGCGCAGTGGAAGTCGTTCCATGGTGCGTGTCCTTCTGAGCGGGCGTGAGGATGATTCGCTTGTGATACTTGTCAGCCAGTCCACACAGAGCGAAGACGGCCTGAGTGCCGCGCCCAAGTCTCTGATTGTCCTTTCCTAGGACTATCAGGTTCAACTTGATATCGTTGCCGGACAGGAAAACGGAAAAGGTCTTGAGGCCAAGACGCTGCTCAAGCTCATCAGTGAATTGGGCGAGCAAATCATTTGAAAGTTCGGGCTGGATGACTTCTGACAAGTTCATCCGATATTTATGGTTTGTCGTCATCCATTCGGAGATCGGCGTTGGTGTAGCCTTCGTCCCAAAGCTGATCGAGATGATCGTCGCGCCATCCCAATGTTAGTTCGCAAGCATAATGCTTCGTCAACCAAGCCTGGATGTTTCCGCTCTTCGCGCCAAGATAGCTGGCAGAAGCGATGGGATTATTCACCATCACGTGCGCGACTTCTTTGCACTTATCGCACTTTGCGAAATACCAGTATTTGGCCAATGGAATTCTCGTTGGGAAATTGTGGTAGCCGGTGAGAGGATCGAACTCCCGACATTTTCCATGTAAAGGAAACGCTACTACCGCTGAGCTAACCGGCCAATACCCCTATTTACACAGGCGAGAGTATCTTAGTCTACCTTTATTTGCGCGACCGTAATTTAACGCCCGATATGTGGGCGTCAGAGAATGACAGTTAGGGCACAAGACCCTTAGGTTATCTTTCACGCAATTGTCCGAATTTCCGTCGATGTGATCTATCTCTAACGGAGTCTTTCCGCTCTTTGGATTGATCTTGTCCCAACCGCATGAAGAGCACTTGTATTCTGCTTCTGCAAGAAGATGATCACGTATTGATTTCTTCAGACGGTTGCCCGCAGCTAGACCTGAGTCTTTTCCGTTCAGCCAGTCCTCAATCAAAGAGCTTTTTTCATAAGCGTTCTGACACTTATTCGAACAGTATTTGCTGTTCAAAGACTCTTGACCGCACCGTTGGCACGGTTTGTTTTGTCTAAACGGTTTCTTCCCTCCAACGCCAACTCTAGAGCCTTCAACATACGTCCCCCTGGATTCTCCATGGAGTCTTTTGTGTCCGTTTAAGCCGCGATAAGTGGCAAAATCTTTAGAGCAAACATCACAAGAAAACATTTCAGTCCTACTGAGCTAAACTAGTATTTAGCTTCGCGAAACTGAGATAGATGGGGAGCCGGGTGGGACTCGAACCCACGATGGTCTCTCAACAACGGATTAAAAGTCCGCCCCCTTCGCCACTCGGGACACCGGCTCAAAACGATTTTTGGTGGGCGCAGCAGGGTTCGAACCTGCGACAAACTGATTAAGAGTCAGCTACTCTACCAACTGAGTTATACGCCCATCAAAAATCGTCTCGCTGGCACTATCGTAGCCTTCACGTATTTGGAGGTCCGTGACGGATTCGAACCGCCGACCAGTCGCTTCGAAGGCGAATGCGCTACCGCTGCGCTAACGGACCAGTCGGCCTAGAGCACCCCGTGGATGCGCCCAAGTGGACTATAAGGTGGCGGTCTTATCAGGACTCGAACCTGAAACCTCCTGATTCGTAGTCAGGTGCTCTATCCAGTTGAGCTATAAGACCGTGGCAAGGGCGACAGGCATCGAACCTGCAACCTTCGGTTTTGGAGACCGACGCTCTACCAATTGAGCTACACCCTTAAACTTGGTATATGCTGGTGCGGGCGGAGGGACTTGAACCCCCACTCCGAAGAACTGGGGTTTGAAGCCAGCGCGTCTAAACCATTCCGCCACGCCCGCGTGACCAGCATTGAATTGGTGCTTCCAGGCGGGCTCGAACCGCCGACACCCCGATTTTCAGTCGAGTGCTCTACCAACTGAGCTACAGAAGCATGTGGGCATTCGCCCGTGTATTTCTCCTATCTAAAACAACAAAAGCCCTCCGAGGATTTTCCAGGGAGGGCTCTGCAAAGCAGACAAGAAAAAACCCTCCGGAAATCATTTTCCTCGGAGGGCTTCGGTAACCTGATGACACGTGAAAGCGTCAGATCAGCTTGCGACCTCCGAGACAGCGCGCACGCGCCGCCAAAAGCGTTTGTTAAACAAGCTGGACATCTTACGTATCGAATCCTTTTGACGCGGACCATCCGCGAACATTTCTATTTATACACAGACCATGTTTCGAAAGTCAACACTATTTTTCAGTTTTTTTGTAACTGAGCATTTCGGCAAGTTCTGGTGCTACGTTTTCAAGATTTTCGTCGCGGCGTGCATCGAGCGCCCTCGTATAAGGGAAGAACTGGCGAAAGTGTTCCGGATTTTCTTCTTCGTTCAGACGAGCGATGATGTGATTGGCTCTGGCTCCAAGTGGCTGGAGCCGGGCGATGGCTGTTTCTTTGACGATGAGGGGAAGGTTAGAGATGTTGAGGAAATTTGGGTATATCAGCAACGACAGGTATTGATCGACTGGCCCGTTGAAGAATTTTCTGATCCATATTTCGAGATCGTTCAGATGCAGGACGTTGAGGGCTTGGACAGTCGTGTTGATGCGCGGCGTGACGTGTCTCGGTAGCACTTCGATGATCTTCCGGAATGATTCTTCGACTTCTTCGAACGGCTTGTTAAATCCCCGAATGTAATTGTAGAGGGGACCACACGCGTCGATGCTTAGAGTGATATAGCAGATTTGAAAATGTCGAAGAAGATCGAGCGTTTCTTGATCGGCTACTGATCCGTTCGTGATGATCTGGAGGAAGGTTGTTCGTCTATGGAGATTATTTTCTACCATCTTTCGCAGCAGAATTTTTACCTCGCGCATGTATAGGGGTTCGCCCCCTTTCAGTGAGAGCCTGATCACAAGGCTTCTTTTCATCGAATCGATGATTGAATCGATTGAATTGATTTGACTATGCGCTTGGTTTTCCTGAGCCGGAGCTATTCCCTCTTTTTGGAGAGCGGCGTAATCTTTTATCCAGTGCGTAGAGGAATCGGGGCCGCACATTCTGCATTTCTGATTGCATGTATTCGACAGTGAGAGATCGTAATACATGATTGGGCTGTATGCGGGCTCGTTCAGCCTTTTGCGGTCGAGCGAGTTCTCGAACATATTGTTGTATTCGTGTCTGAGGCTTTTTGATCCGTTTGCCTCAGTCATATAGCAGGATTCGCATCCGCGCGCGGGCTGACCCAGCAACATAGTTTCGCGTGCAGCGAGACGAACGGGATGTTGAAGCGATTCGGTGAGGTGCGGCACCTCGTATGATTCCGAATTTGCGCAGCAGATAGAGCTTCGGCCGTTTGTTTTGAGAACGGCGTTCGACCAAGCCGCAGCACAGAATGTTGGGGTCATTAAATATTTATGTGCCGCCTCAACACGAAAGAAGCCCCGGCTTTTACACCGGGGCTTTCGTCAAGCGTTAAGTTTGTCGATCTCTTCCTGTATTTTTATACTGATGTTGCTGGCCGCATCGCTTTGTCCTGGTATGGTTTCGATGACCATCAGGTTGCTCATTTCATCCAACGCGGCTTCATGGAGACGATTAAGAATGGCGATCACTTCGTCTTTAGACATTTGGATATCTCCATTGTAGATTTGGCACCGCCGAAGCGAAATCCGAAAAACCACAGATCGATTCGGAAGAACCAGTTGCCCTTATTCTTTCCGAAGCCCATACGGGCCATGCGGTTGTCGGGGTCTAGGGGGAGGATGGTCATGCGATGGCTTTCAGTCCGGCCGGTGTGAGCCGGTAGCAGGCCCGCCCGCTCATCAGGAATATGCCAGTTTGCACCATCCATTCTCTGGGCATCTTTCGGAAAAGCTTCTTTCCGACAGTAGCCTCTGAGAAACGATCCATATATCGTCCGTCGCCGTCTAGCCGCCGAGCGTTCTGCTTCAGAAGGCGTAGCATTGAGAGGTCTTTCTCAGTGAACGTCAAATCGGCCACCAAGTTTTACGGTTGAACCACAAAATAGCGAACATAATCGTGGATATAGTGACTAAGGCGGTCATGCTTCTTTCACCTTCGGTTCCCACAGATTGTCGTGCCAGTAAATCTTGAAATGCATCTGATCGGCTGGATAGCGGAAAGCAACTCGGATGTGGCGATAGAGCTTAGTCTTATGATCTGTCGCGACATACCAGCGACGGTCGATCATATTTCTGTCTCCAAAATGCTCATTGCACCAACGAAACATTGAACTTGCTGCATCTCGGCTTCTTAGACCGAATCTCACCCGCAGCGTTATCCAATCCTGTTCGGTATAGCGTGCTAGATGATGTTCTAAGGTTTTGACCAACTCCGGATCGGGGATGTTGAGCTTTAGAAGCATCTCTATGCGCTCTTGCGACAGATAGAGGTATCCTTGCATTATCCTGCTGCTTCCTCGGTAGGGCGCGGCGGCTGCAATGGTTCGCCAGCTTGCCCCCGTTTGTACGCGATCTGGATTGCCTGGACCACGGCGTCATCTATGAAGGCCGCGTTGGCATCCATAGCGACACAGATTTCTCTGACTTGATGGATAGCGGCTTCGCTAAGGTCTGCGTAGTGTCCGGCCGCAATGCGCAAATTCATGAGATCGTTCTGAGAGATGACGCAATACCCATCCACATCGATGCACATCATGATCGCGATCTGGTTCAGGAAATTGTCCAGATCGTCTTTGGTTCTGCCAGCGGCTTCAACCAGGGCAACTGAAATAGGGCTTTCTTCATCGAAAGCTTTTTTCAAAATTTCAGCTATCGGTTCGGTTCTCATGCGATCTCCTTGTGCCCGACGCGGCTAAGGGGGCCTTCAGCCTACACCACGCAGCCCCGTCCCCTACCCTGTTCTTCGCGCCACTGGTCCTTGGAGGGGGATTCCAAGTATCCGTCCACAGCAGGTAAGCGTAACGGTTCAGTGAGTGCAGTTGGGAGCCGCGTCGAGCACGGTATGCGTAGCATGCTTTGGTATTTTGTCAAAGATTTCTAAAGTTATTTGGTTTCTCTTGTTAGAGGTCGTTTTGGGTGATAGAGAGGGGAAAATTCGTTCTTTGGTTGTTGGGGATATGATGACAGAGTATCGAATGCTGTTCGGAAATGGTGTGGGCGACACGGTGGAAACCATCGTGAGAACCGATAACATTCTTGGCCGATGGAATGGACCTGAGGCAAAGATAGAATCTGGTCTTGCCCAGTGGGGCTTCATGCGGCTGGACAAGCCCGAGACCTTCATTCCAACATCGTATTGGAAGTTGTTCCTCTACGCGCTCGCGTTTGATGCCGTGGCGTGGATAGGGATTGATTGGCTTCTAGATAAGGTCTTAGCTGATGGGGTTCATACTCAGATGGCCACTGCGGCTGCATGGATCGCTATCGCTGCGGGCATATTGCTATCACTGTTCATTCTGGTGTGGCCCGAGTATCAAGCACGAAACAGAGCCGCCGAGCGAAAGAGAATTCGCGAAATGTCCACAGCTAATATCCCGACTGTTCTTGAGAGCGTGAATGTATAAGATCAACCTGGGGAAGCGAAGCCCAAGAACTTCTCTCGTATGCACGATGAACTTTGCGGTTAGCCGCGAGCATCAAGATTACGTCAAGAGGCGTGCTGCTGAATTGAAGCTCAAGCCTGCCGAGTTTATGCGGCAGATGATTGAGAATTCGATGGCAATGAGTCCACTCGCCGCGCAGGCCGAGGAACGTCGGATTGAGCAGTTGGAAGAGAACCACGGCTGGGTCGCACATATTCCGGGAGTAACGGTATGATTTGGCTTGTTGGTCTTGCGGTGTTTGCGCTTCTCCTAGCACCACCGCCGCGCCGGAGGCTTCGAGTGAATGATCTGAGCCGCTGGAAGGCTTTCGGCGGCACGTTAGAGCGACCGGGACCGCCTGCGCCTATCAATCGAGCTTGATTGCTTATATTGCGTGCACCGGTTCGAACGAGTTATGGTCTACAGATGAAATCGATGATCCTCAAAAGTCTTGCGGTGCTTCTCATGGCGACCCCGGTGGCGTCTGTTGCAGAAGAGAGCGCAGGTCAGTGGTCTATTGATTGCCTAAACGACGATTGTATAGCAACCCTAACGGCAAAACCCGCGAATAATGACAGCGTGTGGACTAAGCTGGTCATTTCGTCGGATGAGCATCGCAGGGTTGAACTCCAGGTTAAGACGCCGCGCGCCACGGATAGGTTTGCTTTCGGTTTCGACGGCAAGCAGTACGGTCTAGGCTTCTACGATAGCTGCGATCAGACTTCGTGTGAAGGTTCTCTCCACATAGATGCCGATCTTAGAGAGAAGCTGGCAACGAGTAGGCGTATGTTTATTACGTTTATGACCTCCAACGACGGTGGTGAGATGATTGAATTCTCGCTCTACGGTGCAGCATCCGCGTTGAAGGCAGTAGTCGTTAAATAATTTCTACTTTTTCATTTGTGAGTATTGATGAGCATTACGATTAAGATTTGCGGCCCGAAGGGGTCCGGTAAAACTACGTTGGCTAAAGTCATTCAAGAGGCATTAGAGGTCAAGGGTATCCATCCTCATCTGAGCAATGCTACCGTCGATTGGTCGTATATTGACGTTGCGAAGAGTTTGGATAGTCGTATCGTGACTATCGATGAAATCGAAGATGGTCTGCCGATGTCGGACGACGAGATTTGCCGTAAGATCGTCAAGCGCCTGATGGCACAGTGTGACGAAGGAGATGATATTCATTGGCATCAGATCGAGGAAGCTCTCGAAGAGTACAACCGATCAGCCGAACATCACCTCGGTCACAATCAAATTCGTTTCCTGGCTGACCGTATCGAGCAGTCACTCGCCCCGCTAGGCTTCAATTGCGTCCGTGGAGATACTTGATCAGATACCCTGATCTGGAGTGGTTACACCCCTGATCAAGAGGATACCTTGATATTAATGTACGGCATGTCGTAGAGTGATGACGGTATTCGTCGTAACGTAATAAATCCCCACCCGAATTAGTTCTGCCTTCATTCGTTGTAGGTCGCCCTCTGTCAGGTGGTAAAGGCAGGCGATTTCGTGAGGGGAAATGTTATTTTTTAGAATCTTTGCGTTATTATTCAGGGAGCGAGCTTCGACAACGGTGCAGATCATACTAAGCCCCTTAAATGTGGTTAGCGTTCATCGCCCGTTAATTTGAACTCCCGTTTGTTCCAGGGTCAATACCCATTAATTTACAACCTGTACCCAATAACTTGATTTGACAAAGTTGGGACTACGTGCAAGCGGGTCCTGATCCGAAATGTGAGCAAAGATGATTAACCAGAAAATCAAAGTCCTGCACGAAATGCTCAGGTATGAAGGCTTGACGATAACTGACGAATACGCGGCCAAAATCGTCCAGGCTATCTCGGATGCTCCCGACTCGGTATTTGAGGTCGGTGATTTCGTGATGGTTTATGAAGGTATGGGCGAGGTTGGCTTCGGCAAGGTCGAAGGAGTGAAACCGAACGGTTATCGCATCCGCCCATATGAAGCTCAGGGCAAGTTCGCGGATTATGTGACTGGCAGGTCTACGGCTGATGTGCGCGAACTCAGCACTCAAGCAGAGGCGGATGACTACGATGCGAAGCGTCGCGGCTTAATACCTTGGTGAGCACCTATTGGATAGTCTGCGCGATTCTTATTGGGCTGGTGTCTGTTTGGCTGACGCCAGTGTCTTCTTTGCGCGCATGGTTGCGTACCAAGAAGCGAATTCGAAATTAGACGGCTTCGGTTTTTTCACATTGTTCAATCGCGTCTTGGTCCATTTCTCCCATTTCAATTCTGGAAAAAAGATGCGGAAGAGCGAAGCTTCTTTTTCTTCCATTACCAAGAAGACGTGGACACGCCGATAAAGCTGCCCGTCACGAATGCTGCAATTGTCGCTCTTAATAATGCGACAGGCAGTGGCAGAAGCGATTTGGTTTTCTTCCACGTGCTTCATCGCGGCGAGAAATACATTTCTCTTCTTACGCAGTATAGCGTCGTCTCGTAGATAACTGCCGAATGGATCAACGATGTTGGCCTCTGGCCATACGTAGAGATTTCTATCGACCAGCTTAAACGCATACAGCGTCATCGGATACTCTTGGCCATTTGAGTTTGCATTCTTTCCAGTGGCGTTCGAATGGTTCGTGCTTCGTCTCTGGATGATATAAGCGAAACAACGTAGCAGTTTTCTCGTCCATTACTAGCATAAGACGAACATGCGCGACCTTTCCGGTATGGCTCACGCCATGTCCGATTAGCTCGTAAGAGACTGAGCATTCAATTTGGTTTTTTTCTACCCAATCCATGAGCGTATCGAACCTCTGTAACCACTCACGCAGCGGAAAAGGACTGTTTCGAAATTTATCTATGGCGTCTCCAACAGCACTGAGGAGGGAATCTATATGGGGATCAAGATCAGTAGACATCCCCATGCGCTCGATTTCGAACGCCCATAGCTGTTCCGTCACAGTACCAACTCACGCTCAATGACGTGATGGTATCGACCGACGATCTTGCTCAATCCTGGCAGCCTCAGCTTGGAGATCACACGGGTCTTAGGAAGGTAGATTTTGTTGCCTTCCTGATAGCCATGGCTTTCTATGACCACGTAGACCTCATGGGATATGAAACCCATATGTTTGACGTAGTTGAACAGACCTTCTTTGATCAGAAACCAGAGCGCCTGACAGATCACAGTTCGCCTCCTCCTGTTGCAGTTCTATGCCAATCTTCAAACCACTGACCAAATCCTCGTAGAAATGGAAATCTAACGTGAACTAGGTCTTCTACGAACTCGTCAAACTCCGGTTCATAGACGAGATGATCCTTGCTTCGAAAGAGACGAGCAATATGATATCCTATTCTGGACCAAAGATACAACCAAAGCATCATGCCCGCCAATACGCATATGGATGCCAGACGGGATAGCATCGACAGATAAACTAGTGCACCGCTTTTCGGTCTCCGATCATGTGCAAAGCCGAACATGAGAGCGTCAGCTTCGAACCTGAACCACAACAGCACGCACCGATCCTCATAAGGATGCTTCATCAGCTTCCATCGCTCTGGCGGTAAAAATTCGTCCAGCCAGGACCGGATTTCATCGATTGAGAGGGGTGTTGAGACGATATCAACTTCGTACGAATATCCGAGCATGCGAAAACTTTCCAGTCAATGCACTTGGGTATCATGCTTGTCTGGTCAAACCAAATATTTCTGGTACCATCGTTGGATGCCCTACTATCACGGAACCCACTCCTGGAAGCTCCCGAGTATTCGCCGGTTTGGGCTGGGCGGAGCTTTGGTAGAGAAGAACTATCCAGACTGTGACAACGGCGTCTATCTCAGTCTTACGCCAGAATTCTGTCTCTATTTTCTGATCGAGCACTATATCGACGCGGGTGACGAGAATAGTATTCCTTCTCAACAGCTAAAAGAATTTCGTGTTATTGTTATCGATGATGCGCGCGTGAATGAAACCATGCTAAGACACGATCCTCATCTGATAGACGTTCCTGGTGTATTTCTATACAAAGGCGTGATAGACATTACCGCAATGCCTGTTCTTGACGTGGGTCAACTCGAACAAGAAATGATGAAAAATGCGCAGGTTTCTTGAAGTGGTCAGATTGTCATGCGGAGGAGCTTTGGCCGCATTAGCCCTCGCTGGTACAGTTTGTTGGATGTTTGATCTACCGCGCGTGGATAACTTGGCGGGGGCAATAGGCTTCGCCACTGCATTCGTATACCTAACTCGGGTCCGCCCTGACATCGATTTGAGCACATGAGTTTCACTGTTCACTGCAATGACGCGCTAGTAGAGATGAACGGGTTTACGGAGGTTCCCACTCTCCTTGATGCCCAAGCACGGGTAGCGTTTCATGCCGGTATGGAAGCGTCTGCGCGTTGGGCGCGCAAAGACCCATCGGTGATGCTGTTTCCGTTTCCGCCCTTTCCAGATGAGGAGGCGTGGCCGTGGGAAGATCACGAAGATGGCGCAGTCTCGGTCCTTGTCTGGGACCTCTACTATATGATCCGAAAAGTCTGAGTCACCGCCACTGATTGTGGCGGTGCTGCTTCCATCCGTCGCCGCGCCGCGAGCGCATTGGATCGTCCCACTGGTGGGGAAGCTTAGAGCGCCGCCCGCGCGTTTTGATTTGGAATTCCGCGCAGTCCTCATCGTAGTTGTTCGCAAAGTCATTTTCGCGAATCTCCGACTGAGTGTGGAGACGCGGCGATCCAGTGCCGCGATGCCAGCGCCTACAACGCACTCCAGGCACGCTACCGTTGCGGTAGTGCTTGGCATGATCGTAATCAGGGAAACGGCTCCAGCGGCTTCTGCGGGCTTCGTAGGGCAGGTTGCGGCAGGCTTCCTGAACTTTCCACACAGGAATGGTGAGCCCGAGTTCGTCGTAGAACACGTGGCTATCGCCGCCGATGAAAACTCGCCGGTAGGGACGCGTCTCAAACTGCTCATATCCCAGGTGACCCTTTTTCAGGTCGGGGATGTAGCGTTCAAAGTAACGAGCAGCTTCGGCAAGAGAGTTGAACTGATAGCGACGGTTGTTGTAGTCGCAAACAGTTACAGCGCCCAGATTGCGCCAATCTTTCTTAGACAAGATGTACCTCGATTAAAGCGGGAAAGTCCGCTCAATCGACAGCAAAGATTGGGTTTCGAGGGTTACGCATGTCTCTATTTACAGCGATGCATCCCCAATGGTCAAGTTTAGAGGTAACGTCCAAATAAAAATGCGCATACTAGCGCGATCCACCAACGAACTGTCGTCGTTGATGGTGTCCAAGGCTCCACCTTGTATTTGGTCTTGATCCCGAGACGTTTCTTGATCGGCCCCAACTCGGTCCAGTCTTGCCACGGTCTCGTGACAACTAAAAAGTTGCGATACGATAGGCCGCAATTACGCATCAGATACCCGAAACGTCGTGGCAGACCGTGGGAAGGGTGTCCAGGCAACATGCGTTATTGCTTCTCTGGCGTTGGAGCGGCCATCGTGGCTGCATCCGTCTTCACCTTCTGAGGAAGATGTCCGACCGTGATAACCAACAGACCTGCAAGCACGGCAGTGAGGCCGATAAAGCAAACCAGCCATTTCCGTCGCTGCGCCGGAGTCGCGGCCGGTCGGAGGTCAGGCTTCTCTTCTTCCTCTGGATTTTTCACTCGCTGATTGTCGCGAAAGTTGAACATCCACACAAAGAAGCAAGCCAGGAAGATATCCAGCCAATTAACCCACAGTGGCTGAGAGCCGTATCCGAGCAGCATGAACACACCCATCACAACAGTGATCAATCCCGCCAAGATCGGCCGTACGCGGAGTGGCATATTCTCGAAACTATCAAGGATCAGAATCCAGATCAGCAGAATAGACGGCTGCGCCATCAAGAAGCTGTACGCCAATAACAGACCGAGGCCGATCCATTTGAACCAAGAACCCACGGCCTGTGTGATTCGTCCGCCGTCGAGCGGGCTGATTGGAAGCATATTGAAAAGATTTAAGAACACACCAATGTAAGTCAGCATGATCATAATCTCCGAACCCGTGACGTACCACGCGATAAAGGTGATCAGTGCGAACAGCGTCCCGATTAGCGGACCGCCGAAAGCCACATAAGCTTCGGTGTCTCGATCCTCGAATTTCGGGGCGAAAATAGCCGCGCCGAGAAACGGGATGAAGACAGGTCCGGGCGTCTCATAACCTCGTTGACGCAAAGCAATGATATGCCCCATCTCGTGAACGAAGATGATCCCTACGAGACCGATGCCGAACCACGGTCCGAGCCATAGCCCGTAAACGATGGCCGAGATCAGCATCGATATGACAGTGATCAGAGGCTTGGCGAAGCTGACGGATTTCAATACAGCCAACAGTTTTGTTGACTTCATGAAAATCGTGATCGCCGCCAATGTCGGGCCTACAAACTTATTAGCCATCTATTATTTCTTCCGTCCGTCCAAATCTTGAATGAATTTTACTTTCGTGACTTCACGCACGCGAGTCCATAGTCGGTCGTGACCGCCCAACTCTTGAACTATAAGATGGCGAGGACAATCGTCCGACGCTAACATGCATTTCGGCCGCAACACACCGCTTCCGCACGCAGGGCATTTCGGTTCTTCCGTTAGCTCTTGGAGAGTTTGCTCAGCAATAACTTTCCTGAGCGAGCTTACTTCTTCTAGAAGACTATCAAGTCGTACTAGAAGAAGCACGTTTATCGCCATGATTAGCTTCCGTCGTGCATGTAGGTGGTGAGCGCACGAATGGCATCTTCGGGGGTGCATTTCGGATGACGTTCGACGCCATCTGCGAACACCGCGTATTGATCGTTCTTGCGGAAGACTTGGATTGTCTTGCCGCGATTTCGAACATGGGCGATCTCTTCGCCTGGATTGTCGATCAGATGTTTGTTGAGAGAAACGAGTGCGACCTCAATTTTGTCGTCATGCATTTCGTGCCACATCTTCGTGCCATCGCCCTCAACAAGGTCACGCTTCTCGATCAGGTAGATGCGTTCGATCTCTTTCAGCGTGAGATATTTCTCACGGTACCCCGCGCGATTGGCCACGATCAGGTCTTCGAGCGATGAATAGTTCAACGCAGAAGTGCCTTTCACCTCGGCGCGAGTCATTCGGGCCGCAACGGCGTCCTGAGCACCTTGCTCGCGCTCACGCCTGCCGTATTCTTCCTGGTAGTAAGCGATGAACTCTTCCTTGTTCATCCCATACGTGACAGGAGCGTCCACGACGGTGGACCATTCGAACCATATTCCGTTATGCTGACAGACGTAGCGGGGCATCTTAATACTCCGAAATATCCTGAATTGTACCGATCATGTTGACGCCCTTGAGCACGTCGTCGTGCCCCGACCGCGCGCCCGAATAAACCATGGTCTCTTGCGGCAACGCCATCATCAGCGTGAGGACCGCAATTTTTTCGGTAATGTCACGCATACCAACGGGCTGCATCGGCCCGCGATACCAAACCATGTCTGGCGCAAGGTAGAAACCACGCGGCGACTGATTGTAGGTTCGATCATCAATGTGGCCGCCATCGACAAGTTCGTTCATCCATTCCCGATGGTAGCGCGAATCGTTTGGCGCGGCCACGTATGGAATACCATCGATCACGCAGAACATCTGGCGCTGATGGAGAAATTCGCTGTTGGTCATTTGCTTCGGCGCATCGGCTGCCGCCGTTGGGGCTTGTGTGTTGCCGAGCGTCCGTGCTCGAAGCTTGCGTGCATACTCGCCCATCACTTATCCCCTGGAGTGTTGTTGAAATATTTGTGGATATGCTCGTGAAGACCTCCGGCGATATCCACGTCATCCGGAAACCAATTCTTACCATCGCCCCGAAGATATTCTTCATCCTCGGCGTGCGGGTTCGGAATAACCTTCATGCCGGGCATTCCGACATTGGAGCCATCGAGCAGCGCAAGTATGGAGAATGCTACGCCTTCGCAGCGACCCTTGACCGAGCCCTGCTCGCCGTCGATTTTGTTCGTAGCCCAGTAGTTGGAGATAGCCGCCACACGTTTGAGAAACAGGTCCCGAACCTCGTCCTCGGTAAGAACGCGAGGATTATCGCTGGTCAAGAAGAAAAACGGGTCCATCCTCCTATTTTCCGTTCTTCATCTTTTGAGACTGCACCGCATCGGATCGGTGAGTCATACCATCCCGGTACGCCTGCTCGATTTCACGAATAGCAGTATGCATCAGTGCATCCATTGCCATCGACGCTTCTGCCTTTGCTTCTTCCGGGAGAAGATCAATCCAGAGCATGACTCTGAACCGGCAACGGCTCAATGAAGATGTTACGTCAGTGTTTGCCATTATTCCCCGTGCTCCGCGATCCAGGCGTCGAGCAGGGCCTCGCTGGCATTGTGGCGCGAAGACGCTTCGATCTTGGACTGACCCGTTGGGCAACCATACCAGTAGCCGCCGTCTTCGACAACATCACCGATGCGCTGCCCCTTGTAGTTGACAGTATAGTTGCCGTGTTCGTCACGCTTTCCGAACGTGACGTGCCTCAGCAGAAACTTGTCGCGAGTGATTCCCATGTCCTCAATCCACAAAGAAGCCGACGATCAGCGGGATGCCCGCCGCCGCCGCGATTGCGTCTCGCTCGCCAAAACCAAACTTCAGCATCGCAACGCCAACCAGTACACCGGACAGAAATTTCGCGACGTTGGTGAACGACTGCTTCATTTCCTTCTTGCTCGACGCGGAGACCATCTGGATATCCTTCAATAGTGCTTCGACAGGCGCTCGAAAGCCTTGATGGCCTCGACCGTCGCTTCGTTCGAACCGCCAACGTCCGGATGGACGATCTTGAGGGTGTTGCGGAATGCCGTCTTGAGCATCGCGCCAGTCTCCGGCAGCGCGTCCAAGTACAGCGTCGCGAGATCGCGCTGCAACTGCGTATCGGCGCGCTGCGGGCGAGCAATGCCCTTGTCGTTCAGAAGCTGTTCGGCCGTGTGCACCCACTCTTCGTAGGAACCATAGCCTTCGGTCTTCGGATTGTAATGGGTGTAGGCGGCGTCCGAGAACGAGAACTTAGCACGCTCGCGGCGCTTGGCATCACGTTCTTCCGGGGTGAGACGAGCGCGACCCATTTCAGCCTACCTCTTTAGGTGATTCTTCACGCACCTTCGCCATCGATCCGATTAGCTCGTTTCGAACATCTTCAAACAGGGTTCGGTGCGGATGACCCCTTGAAGCCTCGGCCATAAGCATAGACATGCAACGGCCGATCTGTAGCAGTAATTCTCTCTCGTTGGAGGTCATCAGTGCGCCGTGATCTTGGCGAGCGCGGGCTGAACAGCGCCCAGGTGCTTGCAGTTGCGGTGACGCTTCCAGCCCATGCAGGAGCAGCCCCAGGTCTTGTTCGCCTTGTTCTGCGCGATGATGTAGACGCGCGAGGAGGTTTCCGAATGGACCTCGAAGCGGTTCGTCCACTGGTCGTTGTCGGGGAGCAGCGTGGTGCCGGTGCGGTTCGCCCAAATGACCATTTCGCGAGCAGGCATCGAATCGTTCTCCGTTGATATCCTAAGGTACCACAGATTGGACTTACGTCAAGCGTTTTTACCAACTAGACGAGGTAGACGTTCCAGCGATTATTCTCGGCGTCCCATTGAAACTGTTCTTCGACAAGCGCAGAAGTCGTTCGCTCGATGGGAACTTCCTCGGCCTCAAAACGCTTTTCTTTGGCGTTCCAAGGCTTACTCATGGAGGTATAGTAGACTTCGCAACCGAATCGCTTTTCACCCTTCTTTAGCCACATGCTCGGGTACTGGCCGCTTTTAGCGACCTGGGTGTCTTCGAATTTGTCGTTATACCAGTTGAACATGCGAACTTTGTCGCCGCGAACAGGGTGGGAGCCGTCCGGCTTTGGCTTGAAGCCCCATTCTTCGCAATTTCGATTTAATGAATTCGCCATAGGTTCAGTCGATCTTCATATAGCTGACGATATGCTCGATATTGCGGGCCATGCCGCCGCAGTCGAGAATGTACTTGGCCTGATCACGAACGCGCTTTTCATCGCCCTTGACCATACGCTCGCCAAGCTCGAAGCACGAAAACCCGTTGCCGTGCTCTGCCAGAATGGTTTCTCCGCGCTCATGCTTGAGGAACAAGCCATGAGCGTCGAGTTGTTCGAGAACTCGCACCTGCAAGACCCCAAAGGGAGTCTCGACCGGCTTGAGAATTTCGGGCGAGTTCGAGGGAAGCAGTGAACCGCTGACGTTGCGTGCCATGTTAAACTCCAAAATTGATCCGGGATCGCAAGTGTCGAACCGCTCGCTTACGGCCAGCGGTTACCGTTCGACCGGTACATGGCGACATCGCCTTCGACGGACTTATTCAGAGCGTCGATCTCGTTTTGCAGGGAGGCCAGAACTGGACCCGTGTCCATGGTCCGGTGCCTGGAAATAGTGGAATAGGCGGCGTTAAGATTCGAAATCCGAATCACCTTGTCGTTCATTGAGATGTTGCAATTCAAGATGCTCATGCTAACTCCTCGCTCTGCATTACATCAAGAATACCAAGATTTTGACGTTCGTCAAGCGTTTTTTGCAGCCTTGACGGTATTCTCCAGAAGACAGGCGATGGTCATTGGACCAACCCCGCCCGGAACAGGCGTCATCGCTCTGGCGACATTTTGGACGGCCGGGTCTACGTCACCGACGATCTTGGTCGCGAATGTCATCGGGTCAACAACACGGTTGATCCCCACGTCGATCACGATAGCGCCGGGCTGTACCCAATCCGGCTTCACCAGACCTGGGACGCCAGCGGCCACGACAATGATGTCGGCCCGACGAGCAATGGCCGGAAGGTTCTTGGTGTGAATGTGTGCTTGCGTGACAGTGCAGTTCTCGGCCAGCAGCAATTGCGCCATCGGTTTTCCGACGATGTTTGATGCTCCGATCACGAGAGCATTCATTCCGGTCAAATCTTCCTGAACTGTCTTGATGAGTTTGATGCAGCCAACGGGCGTGCATGGGCGCAAACCGGGAAGACCGATCATCATCTGACCAACGTTGACCGGATGAAAACCATCGACATCCTTCTTTGGGTCAATCGCTTCTATCACCTTCTGCGCATCCATTCCACGCAAAGGAAGCTGCACTAGGATGCCATGCACGGTCGGATCGGCATTAAGTCGCCAGATCGTTTCCAGCACATGCTCAACACTGCTTTCGTGTTGAAGATAATGAATAGATGAATCAATTCCAACTTGTTCAGCAAATTTAGCTTTGTTGCGAACGTAAATGTTCGAGGCCGCATCATCTCCTACGATAACAACTGCAAGACCTGGAACTAAATTTAGAGAAGACACCTCATCTGCAATTTTCGCTCTGATACTCGCTGCCAGAGCTTTGCCGTCAATGATCATTTGTAAGTGGAATCCCAATGTGGTTTGACAATCACTAATCCGGGCGCAGTGTCCCGTAGAAATTTGTAACTGTAGTAACGATTGTCTGGCCCCATTTCGTAGAAATGGTCGCCGTGCTTCATTTCGATATGGTCGCGAATACCCTTGACGTGTTTACCGCAATGTCCGCACTCAGCCATTGTCTTTCTTCTCCCGTACAGCGATCTCTCGTGAAATCTCTTCTATCAGCTTCCAAACGGTTTGGTCACCATTTCGATGCTTGAGGTCAAACTCATGCCTGTCATGAGAGCCGTCTTTTGATGCATGGGTTGTAGCTGTAACGTCGTAGCCATGTGAGCGATAGTAGCTGACGTTTGTGGCGTCAGCTTCTGCGATGAGGTCTTCGTTAAGGAAGATTTGTATTCGAAGCATGAGTATTCGTCCAAGTAGTATTTTGCGACGTTTGGTGAAACGTCGAAACGCATTTTCGCGTTGGCCCCACTATAAGTTTGCCAACCTGGAAATATGTCTCGCGGCTCCAGGTCGTCACTCCAACGAAGCTTGAAAGCAACCGCTTCGTTGTCGCGCGCCAAGAATATTTTGGCCTTACTTGGACTTAGCCAATGGCGAGAACCAGGAGGAGCCCAAATTAAGCGAAACCCACGTGCGTTTGTCCGAAGCCAGTCCCGAATAGTCTCAATCGATATTTTATCGAGCGTCTCGCCATCTACCGAATAGATGGTGAAGGCGTGATGCAGATATCGTCGGTTATCTCGCACAATATTCTCCGTTCAGACAATTGGACAGATGCACGCTTCGGTCAGCGTGATGGCTCGATGTCCTTGTCTCGGATTGTCCGGGTAAGGCTCGTCAAGCTCGATGATGTAGAAGTCACACAGCCCCTCCGATGACTTACCCATGATCTTCCCGGTTTTCCCGTCGAGATGCGGATCAGTTGTACGTCCCATCACCACTGGCTGATTGACGGAAAGGTTCTGTTTGAGAAGACCAAATACGTAATTGCCGTCTATGAACATTTTGCCCCCAAAGAAGTCGGATCGCGACAATGGGATCATTATAGTTCGCCCTCTATGGGCTAGTAAATAGGGGTATGAAAATAGCGATTACGGGCGGCACTTCTGGAATAGGAAAAGCTATAACGGATGTGATTAGTGCCGAAGGCCACGAGGTGGTGAATTTCTCACGAGCTACCGGTTTCGATCTTAGAAAAGAAGGATCGGCTTTTGAGCTTGGAAAAATGGCCAAGGACTTTGATGTACTGATCAACAACGCCTACTACGGAATGGCTCAAGTAGACATCTTGTATCATTTTTACTATCGCTGGACTGGCTTGGCAAACAAGACCATTGTCTGTATCAGCAGCCTTTCCCCGGAATTCCCCTATCAGCGACCCAGCGAATACGCTGTCCACAAAACGGCACTCGATAAAGCTTGTGCTCAACTTTCCCCACTATTTGCCGGTCGCATCATCAATATCAAACCAGGACTCGTTAACACACCGATGTCTGCTGAACAAATCGGTGATAGGCTAGCGCTGTCGCCGGTAAAGGTCGCGGAAACCGTATCATGGGCTCTGGCTCAGCCAGCCGAGGTTTTGATTTCGGTGCTGAACTTGAGAGCAAGATAATGAAGCTTTACGAGAGACTAGACTATCGAGTTAACACCATTCGTCTCGCGGCCGAATGCCTGAAGCTTGTGGAAAGCGTAGGGTTCAAGGACGGAGTAAACCAGATCGGGTTGGTAAATCCGCCAGACATTTCAGCCGAAGATCGCTACACGTTCAGCACGGGGCGACTTGCAATTGGATATACTGAAAGTCAATTTACTGAATTTCATCCCGATCATGTCGGGTCATATTTGCACGAGGTCTTTCTGAATTCACCTTACAAGATTGGTCGCTTCAGAATCATGATGGTGCCGCCGAGGGGATGCTACTCTATCCACAAGGACTTCGGACCACGGCTGCATATCCCGTTGATCACGAACCCGCAGGCTATGATGCTTTTCCCCGATGTCAAAGAGTTCCTGCACATGCCAGCGAACTCCTACACGTGGATGGTAGACACGACTGTGGCCCATACCGCCATGAACGGCGGTACGGCACCACGATATCACCTTGTCGGCTGCGTGTTAGTTTAGGTGACCCGGATTTTCGCGAGCCTTTCGCTCGTTAATGTCGGTCAACATCTTCTTCGCGTATTCCATCGCTTCTTGGTAGACCGGGGTCAGTTCTGCGATGCGACTTTTCCATTCCGGCTCTGGCGCATTTTCGAGATTATCAACGGCAGTTTGAAGTCGCTGCTTGATTTCCAAGCCAGTTGCTTTGACCTGCTCGAAATCTTGACCAAACTTTTCGTAGCGATCACGCATGAATTCCGGGGCTTCCAGGATCACCGAAAGCATGGCGAACTGTGACACGTTTTCCGGGTCCAAGGCTGGGTTGCCCACATACGGAGGGGGCTCCAGAAGCTCCATGAACCGGCCGGACATCTTGAGGCCCCTGCCCTTCGGCACGCCCCGCATACCAGTATCGAGCGGAACAAGGTCAACCACCAGTCCGGTATTCCAATCTCGAATCATTTCCAGAGCGTAGAAATCGGACTCCTCGTTCTTGCTCGCCGCGCAAATCGTTATGACCTCTTTGCGGTCATGCCGGTTAGCCGGTTTCAAGTGTTCAGGCAACCCGCCATCGACGCGTGGATCAGGGCCTTCATACGTTGCCACCCAGGCTTCGCTCATGAATGCATAGCGAACGACATTCCACTCCTGGAACATCTTGCGCATGTGTAAGGCGAAATGTTCCTTCTCGTCCTCATCGAACGCCATTGCGGCTACGACAGGAACAAGATCACCATTCGCGCAAACCGCGATGATCATGGGTGCAAACGAACGCGACTTGTCATTCCTCTCGTCATCCGGTGCCTTAAGCCACCAGTCTTTCGCGTAGCGCCGCAGATGGCGAACGAGAGCTTTGGTGGAGGCGTGCGAGGGATCGACCGGCTTTGCTGGTCCCTTGCCGATCTGGCTGGAATCGCCTTCACCGACGCTATGCATTTCCATTTTACCCGTCATAGACTTTCGCCTCTTTTCGTTAAGAACGTCACGGCACGACCATAGACTTTTGTCTCAGCCTCGCGACAACTCTTCGAGACTGTAGGAATGTTCGTGTCAGTGACGTGTTGAAATTTCTCTGCCCATTCGCTGGCCTGCGTGCAAAAGACAAGATAGGCGGCTAGATTGCGCCCCTCTCGTTCAGCAAGTTGGAGTTCAATACGGTGATGCTCCTGCATGGTTCCGTATACAGTGTAACCGAGCATTCCCAGCGATACGATCAACGAAACGACGGCGCTAACGATAATCGCAACGTAAGATTCGGCGCGCTCAGTCATTTACTTGCTCCGCAGGAAGCGGCGCAATTCGACCTTCTGGCCTGACTGCTTGATCATGCTCGCGGCACTCCAGAATTTCTTGATCTCTTCGGTGTCCGCGTGAGCGAGCGGCATGCCGCCAACATTCGTCATGACGCCGAGAATGGTCTCGTCGCCCGTTGGCGCGGGACCGATGAACGCAAAAATCTCCTGGACAGTCTTGGTCTTGATGTTCTCGGACTGGAGATTTTCGATTTCCTCGTCGGGTATCACCCGATCAAAATCGAACCTAAACATGTTGATTTTGCAGGAAAATTCTTTCTCGATCACCAACGCTTTAGGTTGAAGAGAGCGAACATGTTCCATGTCGCAGGCCAACATTATGTTGACCATGCCATTTTCGAGGAACGCGGGAATGGCTTCGACTTGCGCGTCAGGGTTAATCATTACCCAGGCGAAAAATTTGTCGATGATGGCGAGCGGACGCGGATGAATTTTCCGCAACGCGATGGCCGCGTTCATCAATTCCTGATGAAGTTGGGGCGTTTCGCCAGAGCGTTTGGTCGCTTCATGAAGACTGAGCACCCATGCCGCTTCTGGCACATCCTGATGCTCGCGGCACCAGTCAAGCTCGACATCCATAAGCGTCACAATGTCGTTTTCGGCTAATGGGAACATCAGCTTTTCTCACCCGCATGGGCGACTTTTGCCAGATCAGCCACGCTTATGCCGGTGATTCGAGAAAAAGCCGCAAGAGTTTCTAGCGCAGTGCGCGCCCCGTACATGGGGTTCCCGTCTTCCTCGCACCACACGAGAAAGCTCGCGACGGTGGCAAGGTCGGCCAAACGCTGTTCGCGCGTGGTTATTTGCTCTATTTCCGCCAATGCATGGTTCCCTATCTTAGGGATACGAACATGCCAGAAAATGGCTATCAGTCAAGCGATTTTTTAGGATTTGGTGCTGGGATCGTCGTCATCCTCATCGATGTTCTTCTTCGATGGATCGAATTTTTGATTTCCGATTGCCGACTTGATCTGATTCGGGCTTCCAATGGCGACTACGAGTCCACCAGTAACTACGGCATCGTAACCCTGCGATCTAAGTTGATCGAACACGATACCTTGAGCGCGCTTGTAATTATCAGCCAGACGAATTTGATCCGGCCATACGTCGTAGTACATCACCTTGAGTGCGCGCACATAGCAGGGAATAACACGGGACGCCGTGTGCACGGGATTGAACTTGCCATTGTCGTACTTGTGACCCATGCTGTCGTTTTCTACCGAATATTGAGACGCTTCGGCGGGATCGGCTGTGAACCAAATACCGTTCTTGTTCATCTTGAACGCCCGAAAATTCTGATCCTTCGACGTTCCATGATAGACTTTGAGAGGATTGCCGGAAGCATCGACAATCTTTGAACCAGCAAACCACTTCTCGAACGGAGTTTGTTCTGGCGCGGCGTCTTGAGGTGCGGGCGCTTCTGGTTGGAATGGCGTTGCTGCATCTTCACACAGCCTCATCAGGTCTCGCATGTTCATAAGGTCTGCTCCGTTCTTGGAAGACGCCACATAAATGGCGACGTTCCGATTAGTTTGTTTCCTGGGATGTCATCTCGTCCGTATAGACCAAGTTTGACTGCCGCTTCTTGATCTGGCGAAATAACGAAGCCGAAGCGTTTGTAGTATTCGACTAGTTTCGGCTCTCCCAACTGCGCGCGCAGGTTCAATTCTAGTCCGTATCGATCTGCGAGATCGCAGATCATCTGCATATACTTGGCGGCGGTACCTTTGACTGAGTTGTTCTCAATCCATTTCATAGGAATGTCGCTGCTGTACGTCTGGACAGACGGATAAAGTTCAATGACTACGCCGGACTGTTTTGCGTCCTTGATGATCGCCTTCAATTCTCTCGTAGCAGCACTTGCCTCTTTCGCCTTAAGTTGCTTCTCGCGAGAGTGCGGAGTGTACGCACTGCCCTTGCTGAAAGGGTCCATCTTTAAAAGTTTTTCGATCTCTGGGTCTTGAGATTCGCAGAGATTCATCAAGTAGCGCATATTCATTTGTAGAAATCCCCAAGCTGGTCGATGACGATCTGGCGAGGGATACCCGTAGTGTTGTCTCCGTTCACTAGTTTCGCCATAAAGTATCTTCCGTCGCTTCTTGCTGCGCTAGTAATTACCCAGTCGCGATCCTGAAAGTGAACCTGCTTGCCAACGTAATGCTGAGCCCAGTTGCGCCCATCCTTTGCAATACGCTCTGGCCTAAAATTGCTCCAGAAATGGAATGCATCATCCGACACGGAGCCCGATGGTACGAACGACTTGCCCTTAGCGGCAGCATTCTGTTCGGCTTGCGTGTAGAGCGCTCTTGCAACTCCCTTGCGCTGATAAGGCTTATCGACGCCCGACTTATAAACTGACCACGCATCCTCACCGTGGGAAGCATGGTCTTGGAGCAGCACGCCGCCGATCTTTTTGCCATTTGCCTCAGGATGCCAGTTCGAACGTGGCGTTCCGTTGTAGGCCCAAATGGTTTTGTCACTGTCCTGGACAATCACAAGGTTGTCCTGAACCGTGAATGACTTTGGTGACTTGCTGCGTGGTTTGAAAGGAGGTCCGGAGTAGTCTTCACAAAGACTAATGAGAGAGCGCATATCCATTATTGCACCTTCAATATCTTGACGAAATCAAGCGCGTTGCCGTCCGCGATCATGACCTCGGTATCTTTGATGTGCCAGCCTTCGAAGCCAAGATCGTGCATGGCACCCGCGATTTCATCCGTCATGTAGGTGTCGTACAATTCATCCATCACCGCCGCAATTTCTGGCGCAGAAGCCTCTAGAAGCTTGAGGCTACGGTTGGTGCTATACTGAATGATGTACGGCTCGCCATTCTCGCCACTGCGCTGAAATTTGGCGTAACTGTTAGCCACCTCAAAGTCGGCTCCAAACCATGCCGGTCCCCAAATCGGGTCAACACGCGGGTCCCACTCACTGGCCGGGCGATCCGTGCCGTGAAAAAGAACGGTCCCGGCCGGGAGAACTAATGTTGGCTTGTCGATCCCCTCAAAAGCATCTGACAAGTGGCTTTCGCAAAGCGAAATGAAATGGCGCATATTCATGGTGAGTATTTATGACTGCCAAAAGAAAAAGGGCCAGCCTTTCGGCCAGCCCTTTCGTGTTCGTATCGTTCGGTAGTTAGGCGACAGGACGGCTCTGAACAACCTCTTCCACGATGCGCTGCTCGATGGGAAAGTCACCGAACTGAGCGATCACGGCCACCGCCGAACCCTTCATGACGTAGATGATCGGATCAAGCGCACGCACGCGAGCCGCTTCGCGACGCTCCAGAGCTTCCTGCGACCACTGGTCTCTGACCTCGTTTGCGATAAGCTGACGCGGGCTCTGTGCCAACTGAACCGCTTCCGGAACTGCCGCCACGCGCATTCTCATCTGTGCACGATCAGCTTTGAGCAAGATGTCCATGACGTTAGAAGGAGGCCGAGGAAGAGTCACGCCAACATGCCGTGCGCTGTAGCCGTCCTTGCTCTTTCTCAATATTTCGACAAGAAGCCGTTTGTTGCCGCCGCGCGTCATCGTGTAGACACTGGATACGATCCATGCCCACGCCGATTCCCACCAATTGGCCAGCGCCGCAGTCGCGAGCACGGTCGGGATCAAAGGTAGCAACACGACGCCATACATGTTGATCGGAGCGGTGTGATAGAGAATAGCGGATACGGCGAACGCCAACGTAAACCATGTGGCGAAAAACGAGATCGTCTTATACCATCCGCGTTTGATTGCCGTCGCATATTCGGAGAGATGGACGCCGACCGTTCCTTTCCCAGACGGCTCGAAATCGACCAGCTTGGATCGGGTAACAATCCGATCCCACCAGACCGTGGGAATAACCGCCAGAGGCGTGATGCCCGCACTGGACAGCGAAGCCCGCAAAGCGTCGGCGTCTTGTTTGAAACCCTGTGTGATATCATCAGACGTATACGGTACTACGTCCTCGACATCGAACCCGGCGACTTGCCGAGTAATCTTCCGGGTCTTTGGCAGATTCTGCAATGCAGTCACCGCCGTGTGGTCTATCAACGCTAAACTGCTAGACTTCATGTAGTAGAGCCTCCTCGGGTTGAGAGAAGCGGTAAGCACTACACCGGGAAGTTAAATTGGTAAAGCCGTATTCGGCTTTCTTACCATCTGAATGCGCGAGGAAAGACCGTCAGCAACAGAAAATCCATAGCCGCCATACCAACCCATCAAATCATCGTTGGACGGAATTGATGCTGTATCGTCAGTGGGTTGGCTCTCGTCTTCGTCGTCATGGCCCCAATCGTCCGAGTCATTATCGACCTCAAGCGTTAGGGTCACGCCGCATCGGTCTGCCAACGAAACGATAATATTCATTGCTTTTGTGCCCCAACCCGAGCGCATCGGCATCGCGCTGATGTGATTAATCTCAACGGTATCGCCGTCTTGAGGTATTAGGATTGCGGAGACGTTTCCGGACATGGGGGCCAAGCTGGCTTCGGCTTCATGCATGAACGTCTCGGCCGGATATTGCTGCGAGTTTTCAACAAAAGGCATTTTGCCACCGTATGCTCGATTGATATGAACCCAGTTTTCAAGATTTTTGTCGCCGCCAACGATCTCAATCTTGTCCGGTTCAAGAAGCAATGCGCTTTCCCAGGTGATACCCAATTCGTTCGCAACACTGTCGTGAGTCGCCTGATAAGCGTCCCAAACATACAGGTTGCCTTCAGTGTCGATCAAACCGCGCTGACGACCAGACATCATCTGCTGCGGAGTTGGATTGATGTATACCCGGAATGGCAGTTGATCATCGATCTCAACCTTTACTGCTTTGCCCTCGAATAGGATCATGAGATCGCGCATATCCATCAGGGTCTCCAAGCGTTCAGTTTTGGAGATTGAGACAATCTCTGAAGAGCCGCGAACCAATATCTAGGAGACGAGAAGAAACTCTTTTCGCCAACAACCCAATCAGCATATTCGCGATCCTGCATTGCAGCCAGAAGAACTTCCGGCGCAACATTGATCGAAATCAAATAAGAACTGAGAGGCGTGATCTCTCCGCAGACAGCTTCTTCCTGTTCGCTAGTTTTCCATGCCTCTCCATGCATGTCACAGTCTTCGTAAGACACGATGTGATACTTCTTTGCTAGCTTAGCCCAGTCCAGCACCAGGAATGCCGGAAACATATCAAAGTCGCCTTGGTTTCCAAAGCCTAGCGCTATCTTCCAATTGCGGGTGCATGCTACGCGCTCGCCTTCACCGCGCCAATTGATGCCGGTGCTGATACAATTGTCTCGCAAAATAGACACGAGATGATCGAGAGGAGCACCGTGAAAAAGGTAGGCACTTTGCGGTTGGCTAGCGGGAAGACTGAGCAACATTGGGCGACGAGCCGATGAACCGTACTGATTGTTATCATCGATCTTCGGGCCGCCATCGAGTGGCTTGGGTGGGCTATACCGAGCCTCACAAAGCTTCATGAGATCGCGCATATTCATCAAGTCTTCTCCGCAATGTAGTTCTGTAATCTCTGTACCTGAGGCAGTGCAGAAATTTCATCGAACGATTTATTATGCGGTAGAATGAAAAGCTTCGCGCCGCCGTCTTTGTATTTAAGGTCGAGCCGGGCATCCCCGTAACCATCAGCAGCACCAACGGCTTTGCCTATTTGAACATGAATCAAAGAGTAACTGTTGGCCCAAAACAAATCTTGGCCAACTACAATTCCACGCAACGACCTGGTTCGCCTCAACCTATCAAGCAGAACAACCGGAGAAGGGTTCTTTAGAATAATAACTTTGCGTCCATCCATGGATGTCGCTGTAATTGCACTCTCGGTAAGGTCGATAAGATCGCGCATCTTCATGATCGCACGTACCCGTTCTTGAGAGCCATCGCAATTTCGTTGGACATCTCGCGCGTGATATCACGATATTCGACGTGGCCCGATGGACCAGCGTCGTCAAAGTAAGTGAGACGCCACTTGTAGTCGGGGTCGAGAGACTTGCTGACCAAAATCTTCTTGCCCTCGGGGTGAACAAGCGCCAGTCGTGAGGAGTTAGACAGTGCATCCCGCAGCATAACCTCAGCCGCATTGTTACGTTCGCGAATGCTGGCCATCAACGCTTTGAGGTCTTCAGCTTCACAGATAGAGATCAGGTCGCGCATGTTCATCGCCATTTTACCTCTTTGACGATCCGCGCCTTATTGGTTCGATACTCATACGTTTCTGATTGACCAGATGGTTTAGCAGCCCAGTAGTTTTGCGCCCAAGAACGCAATTCATCTGGATCATAGTCATCGATATCAAATGCTGCATTCTCGATCTGACTGTACCAGTAGAGATTGCCGAAAAAGATTGGTCCAAGTGGCTCGACCACATAAACGTGGTTTGTACTGCCGCCAGCATACTCAATAGTAGCGGGGGTTGTTGTTACGAAAACAGACTCGTATCTGGATAATTGATCTGATGGTCGAAATTTTTCGAGCAACTGCTCCGTGATCTTGATTTGCGCATCAAACTCATCGCCACTGTTGGCGTGAACATAGCCATCTTTCTGAGGCTCAAGAACAAACCCAACAGGAAACGATTTCTTTGAACCGTGATAAAGCTTCGTTCCTCCGCGCGCCTCAACGAGCGTCATAAGATCGCGCATATTCATTCGTCGTCCTCCCCGGTCCGAATGTTATGTTCGCGCCCTCTTAATGTGATCCACGGAATGTAGTGGTCACGATCATACACATGCCTGTGCCAACGTGGTTGCGTCTCGTATTTGTCAGCATTCCAAATCTCTACCGCAAACACATTTTTCATCGCCCGCATTCTCTTCCAGAGTGCAGCGCCGCCCTGGGTGTGAGTGGCATCGGCAATGATGTAGTCGCAAACGTTCTCCAAAACCCATTTGTACATAGTCGGGCCAAGGTTCTGTCCGCGAAAATCCGGCATAACCATTACAGCCGCCGTGCGAAGACCCTTGCCGTGCAGATCAGGCTGGTAGCTCACTTGATGCGGATAATTGACGTGATCGCCGCTCCACGGATACAGGCAGATATAGCCCGCAGCTTTATTGTCTTTGATGAACACGTATAGATGTTCGTCTTTGGATTGAGATTGCCCAGGAAGCGGCCCGGTGCGTTGCGCCACGTAATACGCACCCGTACGGCCGATCAACTTCATATTGGCGGGAAGACGCGGCTGACCCGTCGTGGTTGGTTCGAAAAGATCAAGCTGATCGCTGCTCAAATCTTTCTTGTCGAGATCATCAACAAACGAACTGTCCAACTGGCCACCGAGTTCAATCTCGTCTAGCTCTTGAGTTTCAATGAGAGTGATGATGTCGCGCATGTTCATGCGAGTATTTAGACGCTACGGCTTCCCGTACATACGAATCAAAAGCTTGCCGTCCTCGGTAATGGAGATGAACCAGCCATTTTCTCTCGTCACTAATCCACGATCAACGAGAGATGACAGACAAGAATTCGTGACCTCATCTTCGTCACGAGAAAGCCAAGCGAAACCTTGCTTATCGACTCGCGATATGTGGTGAAGCAACTTGTGCTCCATTTCGGTGAGATCAGTGCGCATCAGGGCTCTCCGTACATACGAAGCAAAAGCTCGCCATCATCAGTAATATAGATGAACCAGACATTTTGTATCCTCACCAATCCACGATCAATGAGAGATGCTATGCAAGAATTCGTTTCCTTGTCATCATCCGGAGAAAGCCAAGCAAAACCACTATGATCCGATATTTCCTGGAGTAGCATGTGCTCCGGGTGGGTGAGATCAGTGCGCATTACGGCTCTCCGTAGAGTCGGGCCAAGAGTACGCCATCTGGAGTGGATTTAATCCAAACACTGTTTTTGTCTTCCGTTTTCTCGATCAGGCCGCGCTCAACCAAAGCGTCTACGGATTTGTGGAAAGAAGAAACCCACCCGATAAACTTTCTTCCTTGATCAGAATGAAAATCGACGTAGATAAGATACCAGTGCTCATCATCGGTGAGATCAGTTCGCATCAGATCACCCCATGAAGCCTAAGCATGAATAAGCCATCGTCAGTGGGGTAAATGTCCACGATAGCGGGATTCTCTCCTGGTCGTTTTATTACCATGCCATCCGCGAGCAACCTTAAAAGAGGTGCTTTTTGAAGAATCACTACCTCACGAATCGTGTAAGCGCGAGGAGGGTGACAGCGGCCACTCGCGCAGTCATTAATAAATTCAAGCAACCAAAGCTCGTTGTTGTTCAGATCAGTGCGCATTAGGGCTTCCCATAGAGACGTGCCAAAAGCGCGCCGTCCTCAGTGATCTTGACGAAAAAGCTTTTTTCTTTTCTCACTAAGCCACGTTCGATAAGAGATGCCATTGAAGCATTGGCTTTCGGATGCTCATACCGATTAATCCAACAATACCCTGTGTCATTTGAGATGTCGTAGAGCATTTTGTGCTCCATCTCGGTTAGATCAGTGCGCATCAGGGTTTCCCGTAGAAGCGAATCAAAAACTCGCCGTCTTCAGTAATATAGATGAACCAGCCGTTATCTTTTCGCGCCACTAATCCACGCTCAATGAGAGATGTTAAACTGGAATTCGTGTCCTCATCTTCATCCCGACGAATCCAACACATAGAACCCTTAAGGCCATTATTCCAAAGCAGGTGAAGCAACTTGTGCTCTTTTTCGGTGAGATCAGTACGCATATGATAAGCCGTATATTCGCGCCAAGTACACACCCCCTAGCTAGGAATACATCGATATCGCATCTGATTAAGCGATAGCTTAGCACTCCACATAAATAAGGTATGTGGAAATGTGCTCATTGCGACGAAACCTTCGAATATTCCTCGACCAGTCAGAAAGCCAATCATTCTCGTTGGTGTTCTCATAATCCAAAGAGGAACGATACTCAAGCACTTGCGGATGCCCAACGGCGATACATCAGCAAACAGCTTGGGGATATGAAAACCTACACAGTAGCGTGCCATGCTTGCGCGAAGGATTTTTCGATAAGGGAAAGAGAAAAACAGTATCCTCTAAAGGAAAAGTATTTTTGTAGCCGCAGTTGCTCAAATCACAGAGGATCAGGACTCGACTGGGCATCCAGAAGAAATATCGAGATCACAAAATACACCACTATCTGCTTCGGGCATCACGAAAAACAATGCGTAGTGTGTGATGAGAGAAATATCGTTTCCGTGCATCATCTTGATGAAAATCATCAGAACAATGATCCAGCGAACCTAATACCTATGTGCCCTACGCACCATCAGTATTGGCACAGCAAATTCCGCCCTCTCGTTGAAGAGAAGGTTAGGAATTACATTGAGATATGGAAGAAAAAATGGAGCGAACGATGAGATTCGAACTCACGACATTCTGATTGGAAATCAGACGCTCTACCAACTGAGCTACGTTCGCATTGGAAGGGGTTCCCACCCCTCCGCAGACTATCCGGCGTCCCGTGCAGCCCTCTACCGGATTTCGCTCCGGCCGCGCCTGGACTAAGCCCCAGGGGCCTTACGGTGAGATTGGCCCGGTTTGGCCCCGTAGGTGTAAACCGGTCTCATCCGTAATAAAAGCCTGTCTTCCCGAAGGTCAAACAGGCGCAGTGTGGTGGACCAGGAGGGAATTGAACCCCCGACATTTGCCTTGCAAAGGCAACGTTCTCCCGCTGAACTACTAGCCCGAACTATGTGGTGGAGCCTGTCAGGATCAAACTGACGACCTATTCACTGCCAGCGAATCGCTCTCTCAACTGAGCTAAGGCCCCATTTCCTGTCTATCGGGACAAGGAGACCGTTTAATGGTTGCGGGAGATGGCTTCGATCCACCGACCTCCGGGATATGAACCCGACGAGCTACCTGACTGCTCCATCCCGCGTCACTCTTGGCCAACCCTTTGAGGTCGGCAATTTCTTTCAATGTTTGGTTGCGGGAGATGGATTTGAACCACCGACCTTTAGGTTATGAGCCTAACGAGCTACCGGGCTGCTCCACCCCGCGACAAACAACTTTCTGACTGGAGCGAACGGTGGGGCTCGAACCCACGGCGACCTCGTTGGCAACGAGGCATTCTACCACTGAATTACATTCGCGTAACCAATCAAGAGAACGTATTTATACACAGTTCCCCAAACCGTTACAACTGAAAAATGCAAAGAAAGCGAATATTTTTTGGTTTACGGCTCAGGACTGTCGATATACCGTTAAACCATGACCGAAACAGTACCAAAAATTTCAATTCCAGATCATCACGTCGAGTTTTGCCGCGCCATTGCTGCGGTATGCAAGACGTTCAACGTTGATAACGTCAGCATGAGCTTTCGTCCGGGTTGGAAAGACCCATGGTCGGATACGATCTCTATGAAATGGGATCAGGGACGGCACGGCGAGGACAGGGAAATACTGCATATCTCATCGAGTATGCACGTCACGACTAGAATTGATGGCGAAGAGCCGCAACGTAGACGCTGAGGGGAACACATGACAACGACTGCACAAGAACGTTTTGAGCGAGATGTTCCCGAAGATCAGCGCGAAGATGTGCTGATGATGCTTGCTGAAGCTACGGGCCAGTGGGGAAAGCACGATTGTATCATGATCTTGGAACATGATCGCATCGACGCGATTAATGCACGTGCGCACGGCATTATCACGCTTGGCGACAAAGAATTCACCTTCAGCTTTCGCGACGGCAATCACGATGGATCGGTACTTGAAGACTGGGAGGGCGACGATGTTTGGGAGGCAACTCCCAGAACTGAATGGACGCTTCAGCCGCTTCCTCATTTGGTCTCGAAAGCCATTACTGCCGGGCGTGGTCCGTTTCTCATCAAGAAATGGGACATCATTGTCGCGCGCGAAGAGGTTCGAGAAATTGTTCGCAATTACGCTTACGACCGCATGATGCAGCCCGGAGGCAAGATCGAAAACCATTACAAGCAGAAGGCGGCGAAGCATTACTTCGAGATCGTCTCGAAAGAAGAAGCCGACGCGACTCGTGCGCGATTGATGCAAGCTACTACTGCGTTCGACAACAGTACGTTCAATCTAAACTGGGAATAATGATGGGCAAGCGCAAACTCAGCGACGAGGTGGTATCGGCGGCGCGTCAGGCCGTGAAAAATGGAGAAAAGTCTGTTCAGCAACTTATGGCTGAACTCTCCATGGTTCGATCCTCAGTCAATAGTCTGCTGCTTGGCAAGTCATATGCGCATGTTCCTGATCCGGTATCGGTTCTACCATCCACATCGTTTAGTGACGAAACGGTTATCGCTTCGCGACTAGCTTTCAAAAAGGGCGAGAAGACTACTGAACAACTTGAATCCGAACTCGGTATTACGCGGGGTGCTGTTCGCGATCTGCTGACGGGGAAGACTTACAAGCAGGTAGCGGAGGCTTTGCCCCGTCTTCGTGCTGCGGACATTTCTGACAAGCAGGTCAGAGCTATCCGTAATCGCTATCGTAAGTATGGCGGACACTTAGCTGTGCTCGGAAGAAAGCACGGCATGACCGGTCGCAACTTTGAAAGCCTGTTGCTCGGTAATGGTTCGTTCAGCAATATTCCTGGCGCTTTGACTGCGGATGAGATCGCACCTCCTGTGAGGTTTGACAAAGATACAGTTTTGGCTTTGCGTCAGCGTTACGAAGCCGCCAAGGGAAGAATTGCTCTCGATCATCTTGCGGCTGAGCTTAAGACTAAGCGCCGCACGATACAGAAAATGCTCAAGGGAGAAAAGCCGTACGACCGATATAAAGGTTTTGAGGCAGAGGAAGTTCTCTCTAATGCTGCGTATTTCCGAGTACGAGAAGTCCAGGAAATGCGTCATTTCTACCGGGTGAATCTGGGTAAAGTCACTCTGTTTGAGATGGCCGACAAGTATAACTCGCATCCTCAGATGATCCGTAAGGCGCTGCTTGGCCATGGTCCGTTTGCGAAAATTCCTAATCCGGTCGAGCGCATCGTTGCCGGAGTTGAGAGAAGTCTTGAGCCCGAGGTAGTGCTGTTCATGCGGCTCGTCTATCAGAACGGCAACGTCACGCAGCAGCAACTTGCGGAAGCTCACGGACTGTCGAAAGGGTATATTCAGCAATGCTTGTCCGGAAACCACTACGGTTTTGTGCCGGAAGCTGTTTCTGCGAAGGGTAAATTCAGACTGTTAACTGACGAGCAGGTTATTTGGGCTCGGCGCATGTATGCCACTGGTCAAGTCACGATGCGCACTCTTGAGAAAGAGCTTGGTATCGATAATCAGGCGATGGGGGCGATGCTCCGTGGTATGACGTACAAGGATATTCCTGGTGCCGTTCCTGATCGCATCAAATTCCGGCGTCGAGGTTCGTCATCGAAGCCTCGCCCGTTTCTGCATTGGGAACCCGAGGATATCTCTGTCGCAAAAGCGGCGCTTGATGAGATCATTGCGCGTGCTGGAAACAGACAGCGGCTTGCCGCTATGTTGGGCGTGAAGCACGACAGCGCGATTTTCCAGTGGGCAAGGCGCGGCTACGTAAGCGAACCGATGGTGGCCACTGTGAGCCGCGTGATGGGCATTGAGCCTCAGCGGCTGCGTCCTGATCTGTGTAGGGACAAAGAGAGCGGCCTGCACATTGCGATTGTTGATCCCAAGAGGGCCGCCGAAATGGATCGACTGATGCCGGGCGGACATCGGATCATGAACGAGATTGTCGATGAATACGGCCTGACTGTTGAAGACTTGTTACGCGAGGGTGGGCGGCACGATCCCAATCAGGGTGCGCGCCGTCACATGTGGTATCGCATTCGAACGGAACTGGGTTATTCGTTCCGTAAAATCGCGAATTTGTGCAATCGCAACGTCAAGACTATTGAACGATCTGTTGCGAGATTTGCATCAGAGGTCGAGACGCCAAGTGCCGGGGTAGTAGGTTCCGTCGATGGCGAGCGACCATTCCCACTGGTCTTCAACGCTGGTAGCGAACTTTAGTTGGCGTGAGCTACCGAGGTTCAGCACGCGTTGTGGCGTTGGGTTGGTTTCTGGTTTGCCGTCGAAAGCAACGATCCACTCTCCGTTCTGATACTCAATGATGCTGTTCTCGTTTGCTTCGAGAGAGCCCCAGGCGATGGAGTCTGGCATTATGCTGTGCAGAAGAAGATAACGCTGACCTTCTGTTGCGGCTGGAAGACCCTTACCGGCCCAATGCTCGCGCGGATCGATGACCGCATTAATTGGGTCCATCGTATTCTGCGGTAAAGTGTCCGGATCGATCTGGAAGAAGATTTCGTTTGGATTGTTGTTGTCGTACTGGATCGTGCCGATGACATCGCGCGTGCGGTCGTCCAAATCGGTACTAGTAAGAAGGTGAATGGTGCTCAGTGTCGGCCGTAGAACGCCGTACAGATCGATGAGCTTTTTCCACGTATAGGTGTTGCCGTCTGCTCCATGCTCAGACCCCTCTGGACCGAGAAGAAGTATTTTGCCGTTTTCTACACGAACCGAGTGATTGCCCGGCGTCGTGATGTGCCGGAACAGATGATTGTCTGCGCTGATCTCGTCGGTGTGGCGACCGTCATGGATGTTCGAGATGACCTGCTCGATGAGCTTCATCTGCATGACCTTGGCGGGAGGAGAAATCCAGATTGGAAGACGGAAACTGATCGTCAACACGTCGATTTCGTCGTTAGTGCCGACCGGAATAGCTCTGGACGACCATTGGCAGTCAACCCATTCCATTGTGGTCATCGCGGTCCAGTCGAGAGCATTGTCGGAATTCTGGATGTAGATGTCCGGATAGAAGATGGTTGCGATCTGCTCGAATAGCTGATGCTTTTGATCTGTGGTTGAAGTCCAGATATCAACGTTGACCGTCATTTCGAACGGACGTGGCATCATTCTCTGCACGGTGTAGCCGTGACCCTTCAGGGGTGTGTACTTCCCGCTGACCGGATCGATGGCGCGTTCTTGAACAACACGGGAATCGACGTGGTTAAGGTTCTGCACATCCTGGCGGCGACCGGCAATACCAGTCTGATAGATGACGATCATCGGGACCGTATTCAGGGTGTTCTCGGAACCATTTTTGATCATATTCGCGACCATTCGGTCCGTTGACGCCAAACGACACGGAACCTGCATGGCCTGAGGTGCCTGCCCGTCCTTCCAGCCCGTTGTATATTGAAATCCAGAGAAGGCTCTGACAATTTGGGCAAGGAAGCGACGCATCTGCGCGTCGTACCAATGGTCTAGTTTTTCGATCATCTCGTATTTATTGACGCTTTACCTTGGCGTCGTGTTTTATGATTTCATACTTTGAGGTTTTTGCTATGGCTACTAAGGGTTACTCTAATATGAAAAGCGTTTCTGCCGCTGGAAGTAGTTTGAAGCGCAAACGCCATTACTCCAGCAAGTCAATTAAGATGGCTAAGACCATTTCTGACTATGGACAGACTGAAGCTTGTGACGATAGCTACCCGTCGAAGTCTCGTAAGCAAAAGCCGAAGAAGAAGGAAAAGCTGAAGGCCACAAAGCAGCGTCTGGATGCACAAAGCGGCTACGTTTTCGTGGTCAAGGTGAACACCAACGAGGGCAAGGTCTGGAATTTTGTGGATTTTTCCTACGGAACCACCCTACGGGTATCGAGCACGATCACTGCGCTTATGCCGAAGATCACATCAGAGATGCAGGAGCTTTGGAAGCGCATTGTTATTGATGATGTATTCTCTTGGGATACAAGCGAAGTTGACTCAAAGACGTTGCGTCTGGTTCGCGTGACCCTTGGCTGTGAAGATGCCTCGCTCGGTCTATTCGCGGATGCTGACGACATGCGTGAAAAGTTCAAGCTGGCGGCTCTATCTCGTTTGACCAGTGAAGAGGCGAAGCTCATCAATGTGGACAAGAAGCATACCGTCCTTCAGTTGATGCGCGATCCCGTGCTGGATCAACGCGATTCCGATCTTGCTGATCGTATGCGCGACGACATGACCACTGAACTGGTAGAGCAAATCTTCAAGATGGAAGTTTGATGCTCCCGTCGCCTGACTGGTGGCGTGATGAAAATCTCCCCCAAATTCTTCGCAGTTTTGCCACTGATCGAGGTCCATACCTCAAACTGGCACTAACCATGGCGGCTGATGAGATCGAGAGACTGCGTGAGAAGTTGACTGATCAGGATCGCGAGTAATCGCGGTTCTGATCCTTTGTTAGCTGCTTACGCGCTGCGGTCAATGATTGAGATCGACGTGCATCCAGTATGATTTGAATATTCTTCGGTTGATCGCGATAATCTTGCCAGCATTCTGGGTCGAGTTGTTTGGCGAGTTCTTTGACGGCTGCCTTCATAGGAAGTCTCACTAAATAGTTGATCATGAAAGTTTCAGACATCCTGTTTTTCCCAGCGCTGGACGATGCGCTCTCCGAATCTCTTTACGTACACGATGAAATCCCTGGACTTGGAAATCTTCGAATTTTCAAGAACCCAGGTCGTTCTGAATTCAATCGCGTAGTTTCGCAGTTTGTTTCTAAAGAGGCGAGAGGACTTCTAGGTCCAAAGGGTCTGTTCATCTGGGACGCTTATCTTGCTACGCATCACGACATTCGACGCAAGGTTGGTTTGGGCGGCGAGAGACTTATTCTCACATTGAATGAGATCAAGTTGTACCCGTATTTTTCGCAGAACTCCCCGGCCGGAAAAGACCTTCGTGGTATGACCACTCAGATCATCGAGAACGAATATGTGAAAAATGCGTTCGCTGGCAATCCTCCTGAATTGCAGGTTGTTTGGACCGGTTAAAACCGACCTTCGATATTGGGTTGAGTAAATATTGTTGGGTCTCCTGACCTTGGTTGCATTCTTACCCCGCGTTTTGAAGGGCGTCTCTGAAAAAGGGATGCCCTTCTTTTATTAGTAGCTGAAGTCCTATCAAAATTCCTCTGGTACCCGGAACGGTTTGAGAGCATCTTCATTATCGCGTTGCGAGGTGGCATCCCGCCGCCTCAAGCGCGAATGACGAGGATCAGAAACATGAAGTTTCGTACAGTTCTCTTGGCCACAGTGATGACTATGGGTGCAGCGGTGATGGCTTCAGCCGCCGAGCAACCGACAAGCAGCGGAAGCCTCAGTGCGGGCGGCGCTCAGAAGGTCAGTCTTTCCTCAGAGCAGGAAAGCAAGATCAAGTCGTGGTGGGCTTCTCAGAACAAGGGGTCCAGCAGTTCAGCATCAGCAACGACTACTGCTTCGAGCAACAGCCTGTCAGCAGGATCAACCGTACCATCGTCAACTCAACTACAGAGCTTCCCTGCCGATCTAGGCGTGAAAGACGTTCAATACGTCCAGAACGGCAATCAGCTTTGCTTGGTCAATCAGAGCAATCGAACAATCGACCGCTGTATGCAATAATCGTCATGCAACGAGAAAGGCCGGGCATTCGCGCCCGGCCTTTTTCTATGGTCTATATTAGTAGTGATCAAGCAGAGAGTGCTGCGTTGAATTTCTTTGCATAGGCGGCAATGGCCTGGGCACAATCGGTCCCGTTGATGATGCGTCGAGCGTTCACCCAATCTTCGGTGGTGCTGTTGAAATATTTTTCCAGAGAGACGCCAGTAAAGTCGCCTTTTCGGCTTTCGCCCTTGGTCATGCCCTCGAACATCACCTTAGCTGCGACATCTGGCTGCATGGCCAAATCTGGATTGTTCTCAAGATCGAGACCAAGCAATTCACCCATGCGGTGATAATTGACGCGCCATGTCAACTGCACGTAACCGCGACCGCAATACTTGGCACCATCGCCTGGGCTGATGTTGCCCATCTGCCGAGCTAGAGAGGGACGGTTTCCGCGAATGTCGTACATTTTGGTGAAATATGCGTTGCCGCCGCGTTCGTGGATCGGCTGCATCGTTTGGGCGGTCTCATGAAACGCCGTAGCTAGCATGTAAGCAAACCAACGCTTGTCAGTATACCCGCTAGCTTCCCACACGTCGGTAAGCGTATCGAGGCCATTTACTTGATCTTGCGTGAAATGCCCGCCGAAAAGACTGCCTCGGATGGTTTGGAAGAAGGTATCTCTATTGATGGACATATAAGTCCTCGGTTGGTTGTTGTGCGAATATTTAGCTGGAACTTTTCCTTTTCTTTGGTAAGATCATTTTATGAGCTTTGGAGCCGGTGCACTTATCTTTCAGAATGGCCATGTCTTGACCTGCCTACGCGGCATGGGCGAGAGCGAACCGCTGACTTGGGGGACTTTCGGAGGGATGGCCGAAGCGGGAGAAGACCCGCTGGCCTGCATGCTGCGTGAGGTTGAGGAAGAATCTGGTATCGATCTATCTGGATTTGATGCGCACCTGATCGACACCTTCGAGGAAGGAAACGGCTTCACCTATTACACTTACGCTGTATTCCTCCGTGAGCTACGGGATAGTTATGGGCGTTCGAAGAACGAGCGGATAGACAACAGAAAAATCGGTGTTGGTAGCGAGGTAGAGGATTGGCGATGGTCCAAGATAATCCCGGACACTGACGTTCCCGAGGAATTCTGGCGTCATGTGCGCCATCGGACGTTTTCTTACCACGGTGGGAGCCAGGAATTGACCGCTCCGCTAGTTTCGGGGCTGGATAGGCTAACAAAGAAGCCCGAAGTCGTTCGAGCCATCAAATCGCTCCGTCTTTTGACGACGGGTGGCGGTATCTAAAATAGACTTGACGAAAAGCTATTTTTTGGTAAAACGGTATTCCAACGATTTTTGAGGAGGCGAGCCATGTCTACCCCTCGTCTCCTTACGCGGGACGACTTTCGCAACGGCGTTTTCGCCCGCGACGGCCATAAGTGCGTATTCTGCGATGCCCCAGCCAAGGATGCCCATCACATCATCGAGCGACGGCTCTTTGTGGACGGCGGCTATTATCTCGATAATGGCGTGAGTGTTTGCGAAGAGCATCATCTCGCCTGTGAGCGCACGGATATTGCAGTTGAGGATGTTCGGCTGGCAGCCAAGATCACCAAGAAGGTGGTCCCGCCGCATCTCTATGCGGATCAGCAGATCGACAAGTGGGGCAACCCGATCTTGCCGAATGGCACCCGCCTTCGCGGCGAACTGTTCTATGACGAATCGGTTCAGAAGATCATCGCCGGTCACCTGCATGAGTTCTCGCAGTACGTCAAATATCCGCGCACCAATCACATTGCGTGGTCGCCCGGCATGAATGACGATGATCGCCGTATCGAGGGCATGCACGCCTTCGAAGGTCAGCGCGTGATCGTCACCGCCAAGATGGATGGCGAACAGACGACCATGTACACCGACTACATCCACGCTCGTTCGCTGGATTCTCGGCATCATGTGTCACGGGATTGGGTTAAGAACTTTTGGTCCGGTATCGCTCACGATATTCCGGAAGGCTGGCGCGTGTGCGGGGAAAACCTGTTCGCGCAGCATTCTATCGCGTACGAAGATTTGCCAAGCTACCTGCTTGGTTTTTCGATCTGGAACGAGGCCAATGTCTGTCTCTCCTGGGACGATACGTTGGACTGGTTCAAGTTACTCGGGATCACGCCGGTCGGTGTCTTGTATGACGGGATTTACGACGAGAAGCGGTTGCATGAGATCGAGAAGGCGCTGTCCTGGGAGAAGGATGAGGGCTACGTGCTTCGCGTGGCTGATTCGTTCTCCTATAGCGAGTTTCGCCACAAGGCGGCCAAGTGGGTTCGTAAGGGCCACGTGATGACGGCCAAGCATTGGATGATGGGTCAGGCGGTAGTGCCTAATAAGCTGCGAGTGGCGTGAGAAAAACTTTCGCATACATAGCTGCGCCGAAAGCGAAAAAATGGAAGCATGTTTTCTACGTTCCGATGTGGCAACATCGTCGGGATCATACGGAATGGTTACAAGACCAAGAGCTTCCGCACCTTTGGTTAGTAAAGGGCGTGCGGATCGGGATTTCCGATGACAAGCTTGCGCTGGCATTCCAGTTGAGGTGGACGTAATGGATTTACTGGCACGCGCCCTGTTTGATACCGAAGCCTATTTGCTTGAAGCTCACGCCATGCTTGATAAAGCAAATGTGCCGCGCCGATACCGCCGATTCGATCTCGAAGAGTTGAAAAAAGCTTGGGCCGCTAGGAACGACGAAGATGTTTACCGCTGACATGGCCCGCCAGGGCCAAACTGATGACCTTGACGCGAGGATCGAGGCTGCCGTGAAAGACCGCGACGCCGGTCCAAGCGCCTCGTATATCCGTGTCTACGTCGAAGACTGGTTCTGCCGTACAATCGGTGAAGAGTTGGAGAAGCGCGGCTTCAAGAATGTCAAGGTTCCGGATATCTGCCTCAAGGGCGACGTGTATTTCGAGTGGTGAATCATGACCGAATGGAAGCCGGGCGGGGCGCTCCCCTGCATCGTCTGTAAGAAGCATCTGGACAACGTTCATGTGGATAACCAGCCCTATGGCGGGCTGGCATTCAACACGCACGGCCACTATGGCAGCAGAATTATGGACCCGCTGTCTGACGGCATCGATACGTGGCTAGTCGTGAATATTTGCGATGACTGCGTGGAGTCCGCTGGTAAGGATGGTCACGTGCTGGTTTACGAAAAACCTCCAACTCCAAAAGCCGAACCAAGACGTTGGGATGGGAAATATTAATGCAAGTCGTATACGCACTACAGCCGCTCCAGAAATCCATTTTTCTTGCCGGTCCCACGCCGCGCGACCCGCAAACCGAGTCGTGGAGACAGGAAGCACTGACAATACTGGAGGCGCTAGCGATCCTAGAGCCGTTTGACGGTCAGGTGTTCGTCCCGGAGGCGGATGACTGGACCGCCCACAATAATTATGACGCACAGGTCAACTGGGAGTGGGAAGCCATCGATCAGTCAACTGTGGTGGTGTTTTGGATACCCCGCGATCTCGTCAGTATGCCCGCGTTTACGACCAACGTTGAATTCGGCCTCAAGATTCAGTCAGGCCGCGTGATCCTTGGTCACCCGACAAACGCACCAAAATGCGGATATCTGGACGCGCTGGCGTCTCGGTTCAACACGCCTGTGTATTCGACCCTTTCCGATACTCTCAGAGCCGCTATTGAGCGGGCTAACGAGCTTCATCGGCTAACTCTCAGGAACCAGTCATGAGCAAAGAGAGCAGGCAAAAAATCAGGGATTTCCTAAGGGCCGCCCTGAGCGCGAACGATCAGGGCTACAAGCCGGGTGTGGAATACAACATCAAGGCCGCAATGGCGCTTTTGAAGCCTGATTAGGCTGCTGGCGGCTGTTCGGCCGGTTCGATGTTGATGACTTCCAGGATGGTTGCGCCAATCTTCTTGGCGTTGCGGGGTAGCGGGCCGCCGTAGGTCCAGACGAGAATATCCCTGAGGTACGCCGTATGGGTGCCTTCGTCCGCGCACTGGCCGTACTCGTAAACTCTCCAGTCGCGCCGTCCGGACGGGTATTCCATCAGATAAAACGTAATAGTTTCCTGATGATCCCCTTCATCATCTTCCCACTCTTCCGAATAGTCGCAAGTGGCAATAAGAGCAGGCGTAATATACCCTCGGTTCTCGCTGAAATGCACAATAGGTTTCAGGAGAGTAGAAAGAGCATTGGTAATCTTTTCTCGCATTGGTGCCTCTGAGATCATGTTTGGAGAATAACTAATGGGGCGACCAAAGGTCAAAATCTTTGTGTTGCTTGACGGATTGCTCAAATCAGTTAAACTTGCCTTTTCAGGTAGGAGATCGGCGGCAATGAGCACACGGGCGATGTACACTTTTATTGGCCGCGACGGTCGCAAACGCGAGCAGTACCACGTCTACAAGCATCATGACGGTTATCCCATCAATGGAACCTCTGGTGCGGTATTTTGGCTGAAGGCCGCCCTCAATTACGCATGGCCGCTTCCTCGATATGAAGCGGACGACTTTGCTGCCGCCTTCGTAGCCGCCAATAAACTGAGTGGAGAAGATTTGCGTAAAGAGCAAATCGCTGATTACCGAGAGCGGATTAAGCGCTACAAGAAGGAAGGCACTGATACTTCTTTCGAAGAAGGAATGTACGCCAAACTCCTTCGACGCCAACAAACACCTTCTGGCCAAGGAGGCGGTGTTCGTCTCATGGAAACGGCACGAGACTGGCGCAAGATTGCTCCGTGGGACCTCTCTTATCGATATGAGGTTGAACACCTTGAAGGTGAAAAAGACCTTACCGTGCGCGCATACCGCATCTACCACGTCGATGATGATCATCCAAATAAGGAAACTTGGGAAGAAGAACTTCTGTTCACCAGTGCCCTTAGTCATTCCGACGTTCAAGCCAAGCTTTGGCAGGTTCAAGACGAGCAGGCATGAATGACATACAGGCTCTTCATAGATGACGAACGCGAGCCACCCCAGGATGGGAGTCCTTGGGTGGTCGTTCGCACTTCTAGCGAGGCGTGCAAAACGGTTGAAGAGCGCGGAATTCCGTACTACATTTCGTTCGATCACGATCTCGGCGGTGATGACACCGCAATGATTTTTGCTCATTGGTTAATTGATTTTTGTCTCGATCACAGCCTGTCGCTAAAGGCGATGGGTTTTTATATTCATAGTCAAAATCCGACAGGCGCTCGAAATATTGCCAGCCTGATCGAAAGTTTTCAGGAGAAGGGTCCGTGACCTCGATTTGTTTCAATCGTCCGCGTCGAATGTTCGCGATAATAAAAGGTAGAATTGAAATAGCCCCGTATAACGATCAGCGCTCTCATACAGAGTGGTTCCAGGACATGGGATGGCTGACTGGGGAAAACGATCCGGAATTCGAAAACATCGTCAGAGGTTGCTCCGATGATCGCGGGCTTTTCGCATATAAGGGGTTCAGTTTTAGCCCTTGCGTGTACGAACAAATTCTCCCTCGGCTTATCGAGCTTCGAGAAAAACTAGAATTAACAGATGAGTCGTTTGTATTTCTCTCTGCCGGTGAAGGCTCAGATGATTCGCGATGGCAAGGCAAACGAGTCGCCGGGAAAATCGGCGTATTAATCGAGTCCCGCCCTAAATAATGGGTGAACAAATTAGAATACTATTTGGATTTTGTGAGCATGCCATTCTTGATGGTAGTGCTTTGTTTTGTCACGAGTATCAATCCAATAGTTGTCTTGGTTGGCTTCCTGCTTTGGTCACCGCTTGAATATCTTATCCATCGTGTGGTCTTCCACAACGTGCCTTTCGCGAGAAAATCGCACCAGGAACATCATGCGAAGCCATCTGGCAAGACGGGCTATTCGAGCTTCCATAGCCTAGCGATATTCCTGGTTCTAACGCTTGTGCTTCCATCATCTCTCGTTGTCGGGATAACAGCAGGATATTTTTGCTACATCTGCATGCATCATGGAATTCACCACTGGCGAATTCCAGTAGAGGGTTGGATGTACCCGGCAAAGATGAGGCATCTCATGCATCATCGTGGTCTGGAGGTGAATTTTGGTGTCACCTCGACGCTTTGGGATCACGTGTTCGGCACGTTTGAAGCCTTCAAATCGAAGGCATAATTAGCCTTTTACGACTAACCTTAACTATGCCGTCGATATCCTCACCTGTAGTAAGGGTTAGAGCTTGTCCGGGCGCAGCTTGACCGCCTTATAGAGCGGCTGCTTCTCCTTGAAGACTGTGCCGTCCTTCATGTGGGTCTCGCTATCGTTGTTGATAAACGTCTTCAAGACGCGAGCCATCGCGCTCCAGTTCTCGCCACGATAATCGAGTTCCTGCTGACGCCACACGCCACCGCTGAAACGGAAGAGCGCATGAGGGTCGTAGTCGGTGCGAAGATAGTAGGACTGATCGGCCGGACTGGCGGGCCAAGTTCGACCAGAACCGACTAGTGCGGCACCGTTCGGAGGAACACCGTCGCCTGCAAAAATCCACGGGTTTTGACGGGTCGTTTCGTCGCCAGGAACGACGTAGAACTGACGGGTTTCGAAGTTACGGCGTCTAACGTTCGCAATGGCCTCATCGTTGATCTGATCAGTGATATCAAGCTCGGTATCGATGGTCGATAGAATATCCTTGAGTTTGCCATCCTTGTCGCGCCCAAATGGGTCTTTCGGCGCACTGTCGAGAATGTCGCTGTACTGCTGAGCGTCTGTCATCGGGCCGCACTTTACGCGCCAGATGTGTGACCACCATGTTGGAGAGTAGCCGTCAGTCGCACGGCTGGAGTCCTGGACGACGTAGAATTTGTTGATGGCAGGTGCGTCATTCAGGGCCGAGTCGTCGCGCTGATGCGGTAGCTCTATCACATCGCCAGCGATCAATCGTCGGCCCATAAGATTGAGCATGTCATTCAGATGGAATTCGATGAAGATAGTATCTCCGGTCAGAAACACACCGAACTGACGAAGGTCAAAGTCTTGATCCTGGACGTTGTAACAACCGCGTAGCTCGTACACCTCTTTGCCGTACTTGCGGTCACGGTTTTCTAAGAACAGAACATCCTGGATCGAGGTTTCGCCTAGAGAGATTGGCGTCAACGGCGTGCCATCCTCATTAGGTTCTCGGGTATCGTACGGTCCAATGTACTTGTGCACATAGATAGCAGTTCCAGAAATTCCGAAGAACTCCGAAATACTTTTATCGATGAAGTTGTAGTCGTTCGAGCGGCGACCGGAATTCCACAGTGTAAGCCTTGGCATACACCTATTTAGAGATTACGCAGCAACTTCCTCGACGGTTGGGTTCATCATCGGTTTCTCTTCAAACATGAGAATAGAGATATGACATCTCAATCCGTGAGGCTCGTAGTAGATTTCAACTGTACCCTGGAGTTCGTGTTGGATACTGGTCTGGATAAGCGTGGTGCCGAAGCCCTTTTTTCGAGTCCCATTTACGCGTGGTCCATTAGTTTCTACCCAATCTAGTTCGATGGACGTACTACCAGAGTTCCCCTTGAAGGCACGCCACGTTAACTCGACTTTGCCGTCCGGCACAGACAGAGCGCCGAACTTAGAGGCATTTGTAACAAGCTCGTGGAAAACAGTCGCAAGACTAACTGCCGCTCTAGCGTGAAGGATGACCTTATCGCCATCGGTATAAACATTCTTGTAAGGCGAAAGCTCGCTTTTCACGATGTCGCGTATGTCTGCACCGGTCCATTGCTGATCAGTCAAAAGATTGTGCGTAGCTGATAGGGCGAGGATACGCCCCTCAAACCGCCCATAGTTCTCCCTGTCCACGCCGTTGAACGTGCGGCGGGCAATGGCTTGGATCGACGCCAGCGTGTTTTTGACGCGGTGGTTCAATTCCTGAACCAATAGACGCTGATGGGCGTTTTCCGCCTTGATCTGCTTAGCTGCGAGGTGCATGGCGATAGCCGCCATGTTTACTTCTTTTACCTTCGTGACCGGTGGTTCCACGACTTCGCCGCGCGCCAGATGCTCGGCTTTCCACACGAGGCGGTCGATTGCGCTGGTGATCCGTAACCCGATGAGACCGGCGAGAAGCGGCGGGACAACGATGAAAATAAGAGTAAGCAGCGCACCGGCCCAAATAGCTCTCCAGACCGGCTGAAGGTAGACATCCTCTCCCACCGCGACAAAGATCGTCCAGCCATTCGGCATGCGTCTGAACCCGCCAATCAAGGTTTGACCAGAGACGGATATCACTTTATTCGCGTAGAGGTAATCCACCCCTGGTTTGGGATTGATCTCCAACTCCCTCTTTGAGGAATCCGAGATAGGTTTCCCCACAACATCAAGGCGAGGATTGCGCATGATAATATTGAGGTCACGGCCGACTAGAGCGATCTGCCAGCGCGGAGCTTCCTTGGAGGCCAGATCATTGAATGTAGAAGCCGTAATCGCAACAGAAAGCTCGTACAAGACTTGCCCGTTAGCCCATACTGGTACGCTGTAATAAACAACGTCTTGCCCGGCGTGAGGCCCTTTGAACACGTCGGACAGATATTCTCGCCCAGCTAGGACTTGAGCCAATCCCTTTTCGTCTGTGTGTCGCTGCGGTAAAGGGGTGTCGCGAGATAATCTCGTGTTTAAAACCTGTTTACCGGTTCGATCACGCAATACGACCCATGACCCGTTGTCTACGGCTTCCTTAGCGCGAGTGTAAAATTCGTCAAGCTCACCAACTTTGAGTTCACGAGCACTAGCCAGTGCAAGTGCTGCGGCGCGCAAGCCTTGTACTTGCGTGGTTACTGTCCCCTCGAAACTTCTGGCGGCCGAAAGCGCCCCGTATTTGACATCAGCCTGTTCATTCTCGACGTAGCGATAAGCCAGTACCGCCGAGAGCCCCACGACGGGAAAATAGAGCGCCATTGCAAAGACGATAAGATGCCATGTAACGGACCTTGGTTCTCCTTCGAAGCGTTTCCACAGCCGGAACATTGTTTTTGACCTAGTTGGGACAAATTAGCACTGAATTGTGTAAGCTGTTCGATGCGTTCAAACAAGAGAGGACGAATGAAAATGGCTGGTCTCCCAGCCATTTTTTGGTTCATTCGTAGAGATATTTATAGGGTCATTTACCGAGGTTAGTTCCCACGCCAATCATCGGCACCGTCGTGCCAGGAATAACGCTGGTCGGTCCCTGGCCGTTCCACTTCTCTGCCAGCGTAAGCTGGATCAGCAGCGGGTTATCTGCAAGAGCACCAGCGCGCGCCTTGATTGCCTGCGCTTGTGCATCGCCGCGAAGGCGAATCGCTTCTGATTCAGCCTTCGCATTTGCGAGACGGGCATCGGCTTCTGCGTTGGCCTTAGTGACCGTGATGTCTGCTTGCACTTTTTCGCGCTCTGCATGCTGACGCAGCTTCTGCACCTCCACCTCGGCCAGCATACGCTCTTCGATGGACTTTAGGTAAATGGCACTAAAGTCTATATTCTCAACTTGGATACCCTCTATCTCAAACAGATCAGAGAACCCCAGCGAAGTGATCACCGATTCTTTTACGTCCCGGTTCAGCTTGGCGCGTTCTTGCACGGCTTTGACGGCGGTAACTTCATAATAACCTCAATGAAAATAAAATAAGGACCAAAATTGGTCGATCTCCGCTAAGGTTTCCTTCACGCCATGTCAACCGCTAAATAATCTCATGGCCAACCAAATCACTGCGCGCGACAAGCTCATCTCCGAAATCAAACTCAGGCTTGGTGGAGGCATCGTTGATAACGAACTCGATCCAGAGCATTACGACTATGCTATTACGGTCGCACTAGATCGCTACCGTCAGCGTTCTGGCACTGCGCTGGAAGAGTCGTTTGTATTTCTAACGGTGCAGCCGGATGTGGCCACATACACGCTTCCGAATGAAGTTCAGCAAGTTATGTACTTGTATCGCCGCACGATTGGCGGCTCGGCAGGCGGCGCAAGCATCGATCCGTTCTCGCTCGCAATGACCAACAACATGTATATGGTCCAGAATCCAGGTGGTCTCGGTGGAGGCGGCGCTGGTAGTCTCGCGATGTATGACTTTGCTATGCAGTTCCAAGAACTCGCTGGTCGTATGTTTGGGCGTGACGTTATGTATTCGTGGGACGGCGTAAGCAAGAAGCTTACGCTCCATCGTCAGTTTCACGCTCCTGAAGAAATCTGCGTCCATTGCTATTTGGCTCGCCCAGAAGAAATTATTATGAGCGACGTATACGCTAAGCCTTGGATTCGTGATTATTCCATATCTCAGTGCAAGTTAATTCAAGGCGAGGCACGTACCAAGTTTGCAAACCTCGCGGGTCCTCAAGGTGGTGTCACTTTCAATGGCGACGCGATCAAAAACGAAGCTCTTGCTGAAATTCAACGCTTGGATGAAGAACTTAAAATGTTGATTGATCAGGGCGAAGGCTACGGCTTCGTGATCGGATAAAGGTCATGGGTTCGCAGAGTGGGGGAATCAGATTACACGTTGCGGACATCCCACTCTCCTCTGCTTTAATCGACAAAGATTACGAAGAATGGGAAAATTACCAATGGTGCGTTCACGCTCATTTATCGGCTGAAGTCCGCGAATGGTGCACCGATCATATAGGCCCCATCGTTTCAGAGAGCCATCGTCATATAGCTTACGAGAACGAGATAATCCTCGATACTGTCGAGATAGTTCTCAATACAGATTTGATCCGAGTGACCTTCGCGTCCTTTGCTGATTTTATCGCTTTTAAAATGCGATGGCTATGAACGAACTTAGTCTGCCATTCGAAACTGATCTGGTTATCGCGACCGTTGCGTACGATGACGGCGAACCAGACGCTTATTATATCCGTTTAGATGACGATGTAGTAACTTGGTGTGATCAAACCCTTACTGAACCAGTGTCTTTGTTCATAAACGTTTCAGAGTCGTTTCCCGGATATTGTGTTGTATTTGCATGCTCGAACGATCTTCTACATTTCAAACTTCGATGGATTTGATTACTATCAGGTTGCCGCGTCATCTGATTAACGACCATGCGATTTGGTGGTATGGCGACACGGCTAATTTCGTGCTGAATGATGACGTTATCGATTGGCTCATGGCCGAGAGCATCATACCTAGCTTGAAAATCGTCCACCAGAAACGTAAAGAGCCCCAGACTGGGGACGAGATTCAATACGACCTGATCTTCAATTCGGTACGCGAAGCGACTCTTTTCAAGCTACGTTGGTTCTAAAAAACACTTGACGTAGTGGCGATTTTGGCTAAAAGCGGTTGTATGGACGAAATCAAACAAGCCCCTGTATACTTGTACATCCTGATGCGAACTGATCTAGGCTCGATGAATCCGGGCAAGGCGGTGGCTCAGGGTACGCATGCCGCGAACCAGTGTGTGTTTCATGCTCGTCAGGGAAGTGCTGATCTGGGCAAGCTTCTGCAAGAATGGGAGGGCGAGACCGGCAAGGGTTTCGGTACCTGCATTTGCCTGGGTGTGACCGAGCGTCAGATGCGCACGAAGGTCGCAATGGCCCAACGCTTGGGTTTTCACGCGGACATCACGCATGACCCTAGCTATCCGCTCAAGGATGGCGACTCCTTCCATCTGATCCCGCTGGACACCTGTGGTTATGTCTTCGGGCGTAAAGACCTGCTGCTTTCCGTCCTGATGGCCGATCTGGATTTGATGGCGTGAAGCAATATCACTTTGTGATCGATGTAGAGGCGGACGGGCCAGCCCCGCCCGTCTTTTCTATGATCGAGATCGGTGTCGTCAAGATTGTCGAAACTGGACCATTGCCGAGCTTCGGCCGAGCTATCGCGCCTCAAACGGACAACTTCGTTCCAGAGGCACTGAAATCCATTGGCGTTACCCGCGAGGAAAGCATCTCGCGTGGCAAGTCGCCCAAGGAAGCCCTCCAGGAGCTTGAAGCATGGCTCGAAGAGATTGCGCCCGGCCGCCGTAATCTATGGTCGGACAATCCTGCGTTTGATTGTATGTGGATCAACAGCTACACGGTCCAGCATCTCGGCAAGACTTTGTTCGGTCATTCAGCTAGACGAATTGGCGATCTGTATTGCGGCCTGTCCCGCGATCTCAACGCAAATAAGAAATGGAAGCGCCTCCGTAAGGCTCCCCACGATCATACGGCGGTCAATGACGCACTCGGTAACGCCGAAGCTCTGATTGCAGTGTTGCAGCAGAGCGGTATCAAGCCGCCTTGGTGAAGGATAGAGAATGTTTCTCGCAGTCTTAGGTCTTATCCTGGCAATACCTGTGATTCTATTCTTGTTAATAGCATCTATTCCAGGTTCGCCTGCGGCGGCGTCTAATGGCTTGCTGATCATCAATAAATTGTTGTTCGCATTGCTTATTATCACTGTCCTGGCGTTGATTTTCATATTCCCATACATTCTTCTGATCGGTGGCGCTATAGCTGTCTTTCTATTCCTGCGCAGGTAAATTTCGACAATTACATGACATGGTGAGTAGTATCGAGAGATAATCAAATCTCTTGGTACTATGGACATCATTGCATTAGTTGGCTTCATTGGAAGTGGTAAAGACACAGTAGGTCGGTATCTGGTCGAAGAACACGGTTTCTTTGACATGGCATTTGCCGACGCCCTCAAAGACACATGCGCGGCGATCTTCTGTTGGGATCGCGTCTTGCTCGATGGGAAGAACCCTCAGAGCCGCGAATGGCGTGATCAAATCGATCCCTGGTGGGCAGCAAAGCTCGACATTCCTCATTTCACGCCGCGATGGGCTCTCCAGAATGTCGGCACCGAGTGTCTGAGAAAGCATTTCAATAACGATCTGTGGATTTCTAACGTCGAACGCCGCGTCTGGAATCTCCAGTCCGAGCACGGAGGACAGGCTAAGGTCGTCCTTACCGACGCTCGTTTTCCGAACGAATTGAAAATGATCAAGTCGCTCGGTGGTCGTACCTTCCGAGTGAAGCGCGGCCCTGAGCCGGAATGGTACAGCATGGCAGACGCCGCGAACAGCGACACCTTCCTGCATGCTCCTCAAGCTCACGACGAAATGGTCAAGACGGGCATCCATATTTCGGAATGGGCTTGGATCGGTTTCCCGGTCGATGCGACGATTGAAAACGATAGCACCCTCGACGCTCTGTTTGCGAGAACCGAAGGATTGCTGAAATGATCGTGGGGGAAAAACCAATTTGCCTTTCCGGTGGAGCGGATGGCGCGGATATGCAGTGGGGAATGGTCGCAGGCAAGCGCGGCGATATGGTCGTGCATTGGAGCTTCGAGGGGGCTCGTTCCAAAGCTCCATATTCGGAAGTTGCCGTCCTGACGCTCGATCAATTGATGGAAGCCGATCCGTATCTGGAGCGAGCGAACAAGACCATGAAAAGACAGTTCCCGCCTAAGAGCCCTTTTGCGACAAATCTCCTGCGTCGAAACTGGTATCAGGTCCGGGACTCGGAAAGCCTTTACGCGGTATCAACGATCAAGAAGGGTATGGTTCAGGGTGGCACCGCGTGGGCCGTACAGATGTTCCTTGACCGCTTCGACTCGGCACCCTGCAAAGCCTACGTCTACGATCAATCAGATAGCACTTGGTACGCCTGGGAAGGGCTCTGGACGCCTATCGACACACCTCCCGTACCAGAAGGCGTCTATGCCGCTGTGGGCTCTAGAGACCTTCTGGCCAATGGGAAAGAGGCTATCCGAACCCTGATGGGTTATGAACGACCGGCCATCGCATAAGACGTGCACTTGAACCTCGGCCGATCCGTCTTATCGGCCGTGAGAGCTTTACCAAGCGCCTTGCAATCGTCGTCCGAAGCGATACCGGGGACGACGTTCTCGAAGCGGTAGCAACTCACGCCGCTGCCGCAGTCGGTCCAAGAGTAGACTAGCAGAAATGCAGCTACATACGTCATTGCTTTGCCCTCACGTGAGCCGGTCGTCGGGGTCAACAACCCCCTCGAACCCTGCGATGGTGGCCTGACGTACACGTTCACCCAGGTCACGATCTTCGAACTTGTGAAGGCTCGGGCGCGGCGGCACGCCGAGGAATGCACCAGCCAGCGAGAAGCCGTCTGCGATCCCGTCACGAACCGCTTCGATTGCCTCCCGGCCGGTCCACGAGAAGAGATTGCTCGCTGGATTGCGAACCTCCTTGTAACGCCCCATGCCTTGAGCAAACGCGATCTCTTCCCTCAAATCCTTGAAGATCAGAGGCTCACCGTGGAATTCCTTCCACACGTTGCCGCGCTCGACTAGCTCCAACTGACTATCGTTCATATACGTGTGCCCGGCGCGAGCATACTCGCCGTTCTTATCGATCCATTCGACTCGGTAAACGCTGAGGCCGTCTTCCTTCTTCCAGCCCCACTCTACGGCGGCGATTCGTGCTCCGTAGCCCCTGTCGGTCATGTCCTCAAAGCCGTTCAGGATGCGAACGATGTCGAGTTCGTAGAACTTGGTTTCCGGCAGTTCCCCGACCTTGATGACGTTTTCGCCGTAGCCGAAGGGCTTGTCCTTGATCGCGTGATAGGCATCGAGACGGCGCTTGTATTCCGCCTTGTCCGCCAACTCGTGAGCCCAGCCGCTAACGTCCGAGCTACCGTCGTCCCAATCGATCATGGCGACGCCGTTGGCCTCGTAAATGCCGGGCTCGTAAAAATAACGGTCATTGCCGTAGCGAGAGCGCTCCCGAAGGAAACGAGTCGCCCCCTTGAACGTCCCGAGGGTCCCATTCGGAGGACCCTTGTGGCCCCAGCTACGAGATTCGCGGTCCATCTTACAGACCACTCGGTCGCCGGGCACGAGAAGACGGTCAACAAAGCTCATCCGGATATCTCCCTGAGAATTTCAACCAATCTACACTGAATTGAGCATTTGTCAAGTCGCCTTGTAACACCTTCTTGGCTCCCTCCAAGTAAATACCAGCACAAGATGGGTCGCGCGGAAAAGTGTGGCTTTTAAGCCAATGAAGTCTGTGCCTTCGCATAAATAATCAAAAGAACTCTTCAAGGGAGTATATACCAAATGACAATTCTAGTCTCGCCCGGCGTAGACGTACAAATTCTCGACCAGTCGTTCTACGGTGGTGCGGGACCCGGTACTGTCCCTCTGATCGTGATCGCGACTGCCAACAACAAGCTGACGCCAGGAGGCACGGATTACGCCCCTCTGACTTCGCCTGTTGCTAACCCGCTCTACCTCGCCACAAGCCAGCGCGATCTCGTGCAGAACTACGGCAACCCAACCTTCCAGACGCTGGAAGGCACGCCGCTGCATGGTTCGGAACTGAACGAATACGGTCTTCACGCCGCTTACTCGTATCTGGGTATTGCGAACCGTGCCTACATCCTGCGCGCTGACATCGATCTTGCTCAGCTTGCACACGCAAATCTGGCACCGACTGCTCCTCCGGCTCCTGGCACTTACTGGCTCGACACCAGCACAACCGAATGGGGTCTGTTCAAGTCGAATGGTAACCTGATTGCAGGCGCTGCATGGGTCCACAAGCGTGTTCGCGTTGCATACGAAACCGATACGGTTCTCGTCAACAGTGCCTACGTTCCGAAGCCCGGCTACGGTCTTGACGGTGACTACGCAGTTGTGGTCGCAACTCACGACAACAAGTTCTACGAAAAGATCGCAGGTTCTTGGTACGCTCTGGGTAGCACGGGCTGGAAGGCCGCTCGTCCAACCGTGGTGTCTGGTTCCGTCTCTCCTGCCAGCGTTACTGTCGGCAACTCGATCAGCATCAACACCGGCAACGGTCCGCACACGGTCACGTTCTCGACCGGCACCGGTACTCTGGCGAACGTTGTCACGGACATCACCGCCGCTGCTGTTCCAAGCCTCACTGCTGCGATCAGCAACAATCGTCTTGTTCTCACGAACACTGCCGGTGGTGACATCGCAATCGCCAACGTAACCGGAACGCCGCTTACGGTCCTCGGTATCACCGCTGGAACGACCAAGGGCAACCGCATTGTTCGCACCTCCGACGCTCAGTACCCGGCTGGTTCTGCCTCCGGTGACGTTTGGATCAAGGGCACCAGCCCGAACCGTGGCGCTAAGTGGGATGTGAAGGTCTACTCTGCTACAACTCAGCAGTGGACAGTTCGCACCGCTCCGTTCTTCGTTTACGACTCGACTCTCAATGACGGCGACACCAACAAGGACCTGCGCGCCTTCACTCTTGGTGTTCCAAGCGTTGGTAACGTTTACGTCGCGTTCGATCCATCCACGGGCGTCCAGGTGCTTCGTCGCTGGGATGGCACGATGTGGACAGACCTGACCTACGTCGCTTCCGCTGTTCCTCCGTCGCAGGACCCAGAAGAAGGTACTCTCTGGTACAATGCAGATTTCCACGTCGATGTCATGGTCGGCACTGGTCAGATTTGGCAGGGTTACCGCAAGCGCTATCCTTCGACCGATCCGAAGGGCGTCATTCTCTCCGGTTCAGAACCGATCACCCAGAGCGACGATACCGCGCTGGTTGACTACGATCTCTGGATCGATACGTCTGATCTCGAAAACTATCCGGCTCTGTACCGTTACGACGAGACCTCTCTTCGTTGGAAGCGCGTTGATCTGACTGACCAGACTACCCCGTTCGGTATCGTCTTTGCTGACGCCCGCGAAAACGCTGGCCCAACGATGGACGACAACGGTGAAGCGCTCGGTCACAGCACAGCATTCTCTGAGTTGATGTCTGACATGCTCGTGTCCGACTACGTTGATCCAGATGCTCCTCAGGCTCTGGTACACCCAGACGGCATGCTGCTCTTCAACACCCGCTTCTCGACCTACAACGTCAAGGAATGGCAGCCAAACTACTTCAAGGAAGGTCACTTTGATCCTGAGACCAACTACGGCCAGACATCGTACTCTGTCGGTGAGGACAACTACCTCATGCCGCCAGTTGACACCCTCGGCCGTTGGGTAACCGCCTCTGGAAACCGTTACGACGGCGCTCCTTGGATGGGCCGCAAGGCACAACGTCAGATGATTGTCCGTGCAATGCAGGCTGTCGTCACTGCAAACGAAGACGTTCGCTCTGAGGTCATCTACTACAATCTCATCGCTGCTCCTGGTTATCCGGAACTGATGGATGAGATGGGCACCCTCAATCTGGATCAGAAGGAGGTCAGCTTCATCATCGGTGATACTCCGGCTCGCCTTAAGCCGAACGGCACTGCGGTTCAGGATTGGGCAACCAACGCCAAATTGGCCGTCTCGCCGGGTGACGAAGGTCTCGCGAGTGTTACGTCTCCGACCTACACGGGTCTTTACTACCCTTGGGGTCTCTCGACTAACCTCGATGGTTTCGAGATCATGGTTCCGCCGTCCACAATCGCTCTGCGCACCTACGCGTACAACGATCAGGTGGCTTACCCATGGTTCGCTCCGGCTGGTTTCCAGCGCGGTATGGTATCCAACGCTACCAGCGTCGGTTATCTCACCAGCGAGAACGAGTACAAGCCTGTTCACCTCAACCAGGGCCAGCGCGACGTTCTGTACCTCAACAAGATCAACCCGATTGCGTTCATCGCAAACCGTGGTCTGGTCGTGTACGGTCAGAAGACGCTTCACCCGCTTGATAGCGCACTCAACCGCGTAAACGTCGCGCGTCTCGCGAACTACCTGAAGTTCAATCTCGACCTTCTGATGAAGCCGTTCCTCTTCGAACAGAACGATCAGCAGACTCGTGATTCGGCCAAGTTGGTTACCGAACGCTTCCTCACCGGTCTTATTACTCTTCGCGCTCTTGAGGACTTTGCGGTTCTCTGCGACGAATCGAATAACACCCCTGAGCGCCGCGACCGCAACGAACTGTGGGTCGATATCCTGATCAAGCCGATCAAGGCCATCGAATTCATCTACGTGCCGGTTCGTGTTCTCTCCTCGGCCGCCGCCATGACTTTCCCGACCGCTCGTGGCTCGGGTAATCAGCAGAGCAGCGTCTAAGAACAAAACGTGAACATCATGTTCAAAAAGGCGGCCTTCGGGCCGCCTTTTTCGTTTCTGAGGGACTAAATATCGGCCGATGAAGGTTATTGCATTCATAAATTTGACCCCTGAAGAGTCGGTCTATCGCTTCAAAATTTCCAATGAAGAGATAGATCAAAACGAAGTAACAGAATGGCTTAAAGAAAATGCGTTGGGAAGCCACGCGATCTGGCCATGTATACTGTTGGACAACTATGCAGCAGGTCCTGGATACACGGTCGAGCTAACTGGGGCATCTATTGCCACCATGTTCAGAATCGCGTTCAGCAATTGATCTAATATATTGGTGTGACCAACGTTGCTGGCTATATTGAGCAAGTCAGCTTAGGCTGGCACCGTAAGAGGACTCAGGTCCTGAACCCATATAACTTGCACGTGGGTGACTGGGAGGCGTGCGCTAGAGTCGCGTAAAGGTATTCCGCCTGTGGCATGGCGGCGCGTGCAAGTGTCCAGGATTTTACCTTGGCACAACGGTAGTTAGGTCGTAGCGGGTGGGTAACCTAAGCCCTGGGGGTGAAACTTCGGATGGTTCTGATCAAACCAGCCCCGCTACACTTTTCATTTTCGAATAAGGAATACAGATGGACTCAGCTACAGAACCTACTTCAAACGATGAAGCAACGGTTGAATTGAAATTCGATGCGATCATCATCAGGTTCAAAGGTCTTATTCATCTCAGGATCAGACGGTCAAGACTGTTGGGTATTCGATCCTGGCGCTATGGCCCGAACAACTACTACATCGAATTCTCGATGGAGGGCGGCACGAAGATTAGATCGGATTACAATTCCAAGGAAAAGTGGATGTCGATTCTAGCCGGGCTGGAAAATGTCTTCGACGGCTGAACCAAATTACGAATTTATTTGACACCACGGGGAAATCGACATAAAAGATGGCCGTTCCATCGCGACGCGCGATGGGCGTTTCCTCCCTTGACTTGGGCCGCCTTGAGGGCGGCCTTTTTTTTACATCACGAGAATGCTACCAACCATTGACGATACGACGTTCTCGTATTCGTTGGTCAACGTCTCGCCAAGGTCATTGATAAGGCTGTTGAGATACTGCTGGTCGCCGGGGGCGCAGTGCCTCGTCTGTGGTCGGCCATAGGAATATCCTGTGATCAGACCGCCTTCAATTGGACGGAGTTTGATCTCGCCCGTAATCAGATATTCCGCACACATTTCGTGGTAGAACTCGTACTCGTCTCGGAGTGTGCCATCTCTGGCAGACTTCATGCCGCCGATTTGTTTCCACAGATTGTGCAAGGTTTTCGTGCGAGTTGGAGCACCTTTGGCCGGTTGGTTATATCCGTAGCCATATCGTTGTTCCGCTGGAAGCTTTGTGTTGTATATCTGGAGGATTTGTTCAGCGTAATCCGTGCATGTTCTGCGAATATCATCGAACGTTTTCTTGCCCTTATTATATCGGTCAACTGCGTGGCCAAATCTATGAGCGATGATCCAAGCCGTCATAGGATAACGAGGCGTCGCGCTGTTGTTTGTGAAAATGATATTGATTGAATTGTTGCTGAGGTTCTGTTGAATTTCAGGCCAGACTTTGGGCATGTTCTGCTGAATCCATTCGGCATCCACAACACCGGTCTCCAGGTGTTTACCCATACCCGGAACGTTCACGAAGAACATATTGAAATCGAAACGATTGTTCGCAAATTTCTTATGAAGCTTTGCAATCGCTTTCGGGTTCGTCAGGATTTTTCTGTCATCCTCATGTTTGAACGAGGACGCCTTATCAAAGTTGCCCACTGTCTGATAGTGAGCAACTGGCATTTCATCCAAAACAACGTTTTCGTCTAAACCAAGTAATTCATGATATCGCATCGACTATTTATAGCCAGCGCAGCTTGAACAGCAAGGCGTCGTTCTCATCCATAAATACACCGAAGAAGCTCATCGTGTATGAATGCACACGACCCTTCTTCATCTTCACGTTTTCGCGGACATACTCAACTTCGTAATGTCCTTGGAGATTGGCGTAGCACCATTCAACAATTTCCGCCTTCAAAGCGAAATGTCGGCCGGAGTGATACGGGTCATAGATCACCTCGAATGGTAATTCGAGAATTTGAGCCATTAGAGACCCTTACGCCTCGCCCAAGCAAGCTTCACGCGTTCTGAATGAGCAATTTTTTCTTCAGGAGTCATCTTGCGGCGAGGTACGCCTTTTTGCGCCTCGCTGATTTTACGCTTTGTCTCTTCAGTCGGCGGTTTGTGACTACGACCCTTGCGCTGTTGACTAAGCTTTGCGCAAACCTCTTCTGAACGCTTCTTCCCACGATTGCCGTTGCCGATTGCTGCCTTCTGTTCGTCAGACATCGGTCCCGAGCGTACAGGAGGTTTGATGCCGTTTGCTTTGTTCCAAGCTGATCGAGACTGGTTTTGTTCTTCGGTCCAACGCTTTCCAAAACGATGATTTAGATCACCGAGTTGTCGCTCACTTAAAATTTTTCGGGTTTCCTCTGATGGAGATCGTCCCAATGCACTTGGCGGTCGAGCATCGGCAAGGAGGTTTGTAAGAATTCCATCAGTGTCGATTTTAGCTCTTCCGAACCGGGCTATCAGTAGCTCTTCAAGTTGATAAGCCGCGTCTTCTTCCATCCCAGTTTGCCAATACTGGATAAGTGGCTCCAATCCCGCCGCTCTGATTTTTCTAATTTTTGCCGCCTTGCGCGGATTCTCCGACATCCTGTTTTCTTGGAGATGAGCCTTTGCTCGATCCCCTCTTCCCTTACCAACATAAAATGGGATGCAATAATTCCTGGGATCAAGCAACAAGTATACGTAGTAGTCCAAAAGTAACTCCAAAGTTTTGCAATGTATTCATGCCTATTTATACTCGTATAATAACCGAATAGATCAACTTCCGCTAAATACTTGTAGGGAGTTGAACGCGAGCTAGAAGCTCAAATTTATGCTCAACAATAACATTAACAAAAGGAGCTAAGTCCTTGGGCACATTACAGAATTTTGGCGTACCTTTGGGAGGTGGTGCTGGACGCGGTGGCATTCTTCAGCCAAAGCCAAAGCATCGCTTCCGCGTACGCGTCTTCAAGTTCGGTCCGATTGCAGGCGGTCTTGAACTCACACAACAGGTTATGCACGTCAGCCGTCCGTCCCGTAGCCAGGGCGCTGTTAAGGTCGATTCCTACAACAGCATCGCTTACTACGCAGGCAAGGCTGAGTGGTCGCCAGTTGAGCTTTCAGTTCGTGACGACGTTACGAACGCTGTTGCTAAGCTGATCGGTCACCAAGAGCAGAAGCAGATGAACCATTTCGAGCAGACCTCTCCGCTCGCTGGTTCGAACTACAAGTTCGAAATGTACATCGAAACGCTTGACGGCGGTAACGATGGCGTTCTTGAGCAGTGGTATCTGGAAAACTGCTTCCTTGAAAGCATCAACTACGACGGTTTCGATTACGGTTCTGCTGAGCCAATGACCATCCAAATGTCTGTTCGTTACGACAACGCAACGCAGCTTGGTGGCCTGATGCCTGAGAACCCGGAATTGCTCTCCGGACCAATGATGTAATCTGATGTCATTGACGCGGTTTCTTCGGACACCACATCAAGCTAGTAGAATCTTCGGTCTGGACGGTCCTGCCGCTCCCAGGCCGAAGAATCTTTTCTATGTCAACTTTAGACGCGGCAACGATACAGCCGCATCTCAAGCTAGTCAGCGTACGTGGCAGCGTGACCTTAGCTATCGCGTTAAAGCGGTTGATCGCCCAGGTGTGACACCTGAGGTTCAGGAACTCAACCAGTATAATAAGAAGCGTCAAGTATACACTGGCTACAAATTGCAACAGATGAAAGTGACGTTCTACGACACTGTTGACAACACAGCCGGTCAGATGTGGAACGACTACGCGCAGCACTATTTCGGAGACTTTCGTCACGATAAAGCTCGCGACGATTTCCGCTGGGATGTTATGGCTGACGAATATCGAGATACAGCCACTGAGGATGGTTTCGGCTTCGGCTTCGCGCCACGTCGGGCATCTCAGAGTGAAATGGAAGAGAACGTCCAATTCTTCTTTGACACTATTTCGGTGTATCAGGTCTTCGGCGGCAAGTTCATTCAATTCGACATCATCAATCCTAAAATAACTAGCTTTGATGCGGACGATCTTTCGTACGAAGACAGCGGGATTGGGCTATTCACAATGGTAGTAGCATACGAGGCGATCATTTACGTCAACAACGGAAAGCCACAGGCGATCTTATCCAACGAAACCGTTGGTGAAGCGTTCGCTGAGGGCAGTGGCCAGTTTGATGGCGACGTGATCGAGCCCGACGATGGCACGCCGTAACTCTCCAGGACGATATCAACCGGCAATCCCTGACATGCGTCGCTATGACTCGTCTGTAGGGACGGGATCGTTGGTCTCGCATGGCACTTTCGACTTCGGTTCAGTTATATCTACGCCGAGTGTTCTTCCTGCGCCCGTATCGCTTAGCGCTGATTTGTCGTTTGCCGCTGTGAACAACGTCGCGCTCGCATCTGCTCTCAACCTGACTAGTGCGATTAAGAACCCGGCAGACGGATCGTCCCAGTATCTTTCAGCACCGTATACGAAACAATCTAGCCTTGATCCAGCTAAGGTAGACGTAGCTAGGGCGGCAATCTCCGCTGACGATACTGATTTTGCTAATTCGGTAGTAGCGGCAATTCTTGCTGCCGACTACATCAAAGGCACCCAACCTGCAAGAGAGCAAGTATTCATCAACGGTTTTGACCACGACACGGATGCACCCAATACGTGGGATAGTCGCGATAGCAGAGGCTTTTCTTTATCTAAGCGTGCCTTTGGCATCATGAATGCTCAACGGCCATCTACCAGCCAACTCGGCTTCAACTCTGGGCGTATCGGAGGAGACCCCGAATGAGCATGAATACTTACAAGGGACAGTTCACTCCTACCAATCCTGGCAAGTACGTAGGGAAGCATCCTATTACGTTTCGCTCGCGTTGGGAGTTGAAGTGCATGGAAAGGTTCGACAAGCATCCCAGCGTGGTTGCGTGGTCGTCAGAGTCTGTCAGCATCCCCTATCAAAATCCATTCACAGGCAAATGGACATTCTATATTCCGGATTTTCTTGTCATCTATCAAGACAAAAACGGAAACAAGAAAAAGACGATGCTTGAGATCAAGCCTTTGAAGGAGACCCCAGGTTATCAGCCTGTCTCCGAGAGAACAGGTAAGCCTCTGAAGGTCAAACCGATCACCATACACGTACAAGCGATCAATGCTGCAAAGTGGAAGGCTGCTGTAATATACTGCACCCAGCGCGGCATCGATTTTCAAGTAATCACTGAAAGCTCGCTATTTAAATACGATAGGAGAAAGTAAGTGACTCGTGGATTAGAAGATGCTCTCGGGCTCCCTCATCTTGACGACATCCTCAAGGAAGAGGGCGTACTAAAGCGTGAAAAAACAATCTATGAAGATGAAGTAGAAAATTCTGCGGATACGCCTGAAATGGCCAAGACGCTCGATATTGCGGAAAAGAGCCTCAGTCTGATTGAGGGCAAAGACCACGGCGACGCGATGGACGACATCTCGGATCGTGCGCTCAAGATGTATGAAGATATGGTGGACATGGGTTGGAACGTTGACCCAGCGCGCCAGTCTCGCACATTTGAAGTTGCCGGTCAGTTCCTTCGTATGGCAAAGGACGCGAAGGACTCCAAGCGAGATGCGCAATTAAAAGCGATGCAGCTTGCTTTGAACCAGAAGAAGCTTGAGCTTGATCGCGCCATTGCAGGTCCTGAAGGATCGATTCCTGGTGCCATCAATGCTCAGGCGATTGTCCACGAAGATCGGAACGAGTTGATCAAGCAGCTTAGGGCACAAGCGCTTTCAAAGAAGGACTAAGGCGTTCGTAGTGCTTGCTCATGAAGCCGAAACCGAACTCATGATACACGTTTTCGGGATTATCATAACTTAATCCCCCGAGACTGTGCGAGACCAAAAAAGGGTCGGTTAAGCGATAGCCGACAGTCGGATCATTGTCGTTATCGAGAAGAACAACTCGAAGCACCCAAACCGAATCTTTGAATAGTAGCTCCAGGAATTCGTCTAGCGCTCCGTTGACCGGAGAGGCAACCTTCACCTTAAGCAAACCTTCTGTAAAATTGAGTTCGGCGCTCATCACGCATTGACTGAATACTTCGTCAACGTCGTGAAGCTTATGGAGAAGGTTGTAAAGATCGACGCGGAAGCGGAATGACGTGTGGGGTTGAACCGCGCCCGAAGCCCCTTTCAGGAAAAGATAAGACATCCGTTTATTTATAGTCGATGTTTTTATGGTTAGGGTACCATGTGAGAAGATTGCTAGGTGTATTTCTTATGAAGGTTTCGGTTAGAACCTATAAAATATTCTACAACTTTGTTTCTGTCGCATCTGAAATGTACGGTGCTGCGGTTGGTGAATTCTACGATACTGATTGTTCGGAACGCGTCCGTGCAAAATACATAGAGAACCACCCCTATTTGCTTCCTGCTGAACGCATCATAGTTGTTGACGAGGGTATCTCGTCAACTGAACCTTGGTGGTAGCGTTTAGGCAGCCATTCTCGAACTGCCTCCTCGTCGCCTGCTACGCTCAAGCGATGCCAAGAAGTTCGGTGATGCGTTAGGTGTTGGCGCGCTGTAGCTAGGCGTAACAACACCGCCAGGAGTGTCTGTGCTGGCCTGGACCGTAGTTGGCGTGTCATCGGCAGACTTGGGACGCTTCAGGTCTGGGCCATCGGATGACGATGCAATCCTAGGAGTCCAAGCAGGAGTATCTTGCGAACGAGTGTTGCTGGACGCTGACGGCGCTGTGTTACTTGCTGTTTTGGTCGGTGCGCTACTGGCTGATCCAGAGCTACCAGCATTGCTCGTAGCAGGTTTGCTGGAAGCATTTCCGTTCGACGTGTTAGAGTTTGCCGCTACTGCCGTGCCGCCGTTGCCAGTTCCCGTGCCCGCGCCGTCAATTCTTCGGAAACCGACAACTTGGCTTGCGGGAAAGTTTTTGATACTAACTTGACCGCCCTGATTTCCGCCCAGAACTCTGACACTGCCATCTGGATTAACCCTGTCCACAAAACCAACGTGACCCGACGCGGAGCCCGGAGCGCCGCGATTGAATACAACGATGTCGCCATTTTTAGCCTCTGACGCGTCCACCTTCGTACCGACGTTCAAGAAGCTCTTCGCCATTGAACTACCGCTACCTTGCTGTCCACTCTGCTTGAGAACATCGTTCGCAAAGTCTGCACACCAGACGCCGTTATTGAACTTACCGCCTCTAGATGTAATATCTTGTCGAGCCTGATCCGAGTTCTTTCCGACCATAGACCGAGCGATGTCCATGTGGTTGCTCGGAGCCACAGGAGAGTTTGATGCTACCTGTGTGCCCCCGGTCGCAGGTTTACTTCCGCTCGTCGCAGGGGCGCTTCCGTTCGACGCAGTTGCCGTGTTATTGTCGAAGGGATTTTTGTCGTTCGGACTGCTGGCGATTGCGAGAGCATCGTTTCTCTCATTACCGAAACGATTTATTACGCTAGCTTTTGTATTATCTGGAAGATTAGGCAATCCTTGTGTGTACGCAGTTCGTGCGTCATAAAGTGCGTTGATCTGCTGTTGCGGTGTCTTGCCGGTCATGTCTCCGGCATTTCTCACAATATCGGCAGCACGTCCATGTTGAACGCTAGTGCTGAATAGTGCCTGTTGCACGGCTCGACTGTTCGTGTCGAAACCTTGCTTATCGGCAACACTCTTCACTGGATCGTAGTGCGTTCTCATCAAGAAGTCATTTTGTGACTTTTGAAAACCATCTGGATCACGCGCGGCGACATCCTTGTATGCCTGATTGAAGGCAGGGCTACCGACTGGACCTGCCGCTTTTAGTTGGTCTCGATACGCAGCGGATTCTGGTGCGCGTAGATAGGCAGGCATACTGTCTTTGGTCGAAAGCTGATTGCGACCGTATGAAACACCTCCTGGATCGTCTTTACCAGTGCTGACCATATGAACGCTTTTTCCACCCGACTCGTATTTTCCGGAAAGCGCGCCGATGTCACCAAATTTGGTCTCGGTTGCGTTGGCTGGTGCAGTCTTAGCTGGACTTGTTGCCAATGCAGACGGTGCCGCGCCACTTGTTGTGCTGGGTGTCGATGTGCTGGGTACGCTGGCCGCCTTTGATGGCTCAGAAGCCTTAGTCGGATCAGGCGTGGTGTCACTAACATTCTTCTGGCCAAGCAATGCGGCCATTCTGGCGTTCGCGGTGGTAGCGTCAGAATTTGTAGATGAAGATGTTGATGGTGCAGCAGCCGAAGGCGTCGCAGCAGCCGAAGGCGTCGCAGCAGCCGAAGGCGTCGCAGCAGCCGAAGGCGTGGCCGTCGAAGGCGTGGCCGTCGAAGCAGCGGCAGCAGGTTTCGACGCGGAAGGCGTAGCAGACGGTGCCGCAGAGGTAGCTGGCGCTGAAACAGGCGATGAAGCTGGCATCGCAGGAGCGCTTTGTGATGGAGCAGCCTTAGCCGCAGCAGCGGCAGCAGGCGGAGTGAATTCAGTTTTGCCATCGAGTGCAGCCTGAAGCTGTTGCTCTCCGCCAAATGCGCTCGATACTTGGCCGCGCTCCGTTGTCGAAAGGTTCGACAGTCCTTGTGTTACGCGATCTCGCCCACCCATAGCATTGATAATGCTGGCGGGGTTAGCATTAGGTTCCTTCGAGGCACTTGAAATACCAAGCTGAGACGGGCCGTTGCCCAGGATGTTGACTGGCGGATATCCCATCTTACCTAGAAGTGCTGAGGCTCCACCTTCTCCTCCGATCTTATTAGCGTCGAATTTGATTGGAACGGATGTAGGTGCAGTTGTCGAAGTTGGCGTTGGCGCTGATGCCAGTGACGTAGAAACAGTCGCCGGGCTCGAACTAGGCGTCGAAGCGGGCATAGCCGCCGACGTTGAAGCTGACGTTGAAGCTGACGTAGGAACGGCCACCGGAGACGGGGTGGAAGCAACTGGCTGACTTACTGAGGCCACGTCCGTCGTTGCGGACGGAGTAGCAGGCTTCGAATCCGATCCAGACGACGCAGAACTAGGTGCGCTCGCGGAGGTCGATGCTGGTTCCGAAGGGGCTGATGCTGGCTCAGACGGACTCGATGCGGGCTCTGATGCCTTCGTATCGGTTTTAGTCGAATCGGTTGATGTATCACTAGACGAATCTGAGGTTGAGGAGTCCGAAGAGGAATCCGACGACGAATCGGTATCATCTTCGAAGAGGCGCAGCCATTCGCGTAGTTGTTCAGCAGAGTTCGGCATTTTAGTCCTACAATTATTCTCCTGTATTTAGCAGGCAGTAGAACTTGTCCGATAAAAAAAGGCTCCCACTGGGAGCCTTTCATTAGACGATACTATCAGTCGCACCACTTAGTCTTTGTTCCGCCATCATAGTGATGGCCTAGACCGCTGCTGATCAGTACAGAGGCCACATCCTTACCATCTGCTGAAATATTTGAGAGGGTCCGACCGTACTTGTCGGTCACCGGGTCCTTTGTCAGCGGATCGATGTATACCGTAACAACGATATCTTTCGCCGTAGATAACATCGTCACAACGGTTTGCTTGGCCTTCGCGCCGAGAGCTTTGGCTGCCGCTTCTTTTTCAGGAGTGGAGCAGCGGTTCGACGCCTTGGTCTCTGGCGTGTCGAGGTCGATAAGACGATACGCCTTAAACTTGATGCGAACCGTATCGCCATCAGTAACACACTCTGACATCTTCTCTTTCTTGCCAGCACAAACCGGCCAAGAGAAGCCACCAGGATAATGATCTTCCCGCTTGGGATACTTATTGAACTGGACGGCGGGGGCGCGGACGCCCTTGTGTGTCTCAACGGCGGGCGCTGGCTGTGAAAGACCTAGAACAACCATAACGGTCGAAATGAAAGATGACATTGAAATCCTTAAAAAGAGATAGAGGACTTTATACCTGCTGTCGATTGCTCTCAGCAATATCTAAGCGGCGAGGAAGAACGCCAACTTTCCATCCGTACTTGTCATCTTGGCCATTACAAATAGAGTAGGCCAATCTTCTTCGTAGAAATGAATATCGCAGTGGAGTTTAAGACCATTTGCTGATGTCTTGCCGTTCTGAACAACAAGACCAGTTCCATCGAGAATCCGAAAACCATTATTGAAGTCTACTATCTTCATGACGCAATGGCACACCAGACCGGATCGATAGTCGTCCTCTTTACGGTCGTAGATATTTTTTTCGTATCGATGGTGCGAAAAATCCATCGCGAAGAACTGCGCCGGAAAAGCCGATGGCATGTCGGGTTTGCTGTTGCGCAGAATCAGGGCCTCGGCATGATCCAAGACCCACTCTCGCACTTCCTTGAGAGAGCCCGAACGATGCAACTCCGGTAACTCTTCCTCGAACTGTTTCAGCAGATCGGCGTCAGTCACCGAGTCGTCCCCCGGCAATAGGTTCGGAGTTCGGGGTCAGAAATTGCGACGCAATCAGCTTCCCGATGGCTCACCACCGCGCGGCAGTAGCGGCGCTGATCTTCGTTGTTGATGGCGGTGCAGTAGGTCTCGCTGCGGCGATTCTTTGCCATACAGAGGTTCCGCTGATCGGAATCTCGCAACTGGACGCAATCGCTCTCTCCTGCCAGCACTTGACCGGATACCAAACAACAAAATAGTGCAACGAAACCCAGGCGCATCTCTTTATTCTCCCTCGTACAGTTTCAAAAGCCTCGACGGCGTAGTCAGGATTACACTGACTACGACCATGGTCTGGAGAATATCCGACGATACCCCGACAAACGGCGAAATAAAACCAGCAAGGCCAGTTGCTATCAATCCCGCGACTCCGGTGCAATACACGCCGGATGCGACAAGAATCAATCTTGCCGTTCGGGTAAACATGAAAGGGATAGCTGCAAGGATGAGGATCACGGCCCCAATCAACATCGTTTGAAGCTGATAGGGCGCTAGACCAACATGCGGAGCGGCGACGGCGGCCATTCCAAATCCCACCATGAGGCCGGTTGCCACGGTCATCATTGCCCCGATGGTTGTAATGCCCCAGTAGACCGCGACGAGTTTTTTCATTTCAAATCCCTTTTGTTAAAAACTACCACGATTTCGAGTATTGTCAAGCGGTTCAAGCGATTTCCCACCTATCATAAATACAAGGCACACTGACCAAGGGCAGTATTTCTCACATGGATATCCGTAAATATCTCGCCGCCGTCGAGCGGACCTACAACTACCGAATCAAGACCGTCGTGGAAGTCACGGATGAGGTCAGAGATGAGATCGAGCAAGCTCTGCTGAAATATGAGCCGCTTGACATTTCCGCGCCGAAGAAGACGATCTTCCAGAAGGCTCCACTAGATTTCCCCTCGCTGTCGAACGTCGAGGTTTACATACTGGATGTCGAACTCGCTTTCCCGGCATCTCCTTACGTGATGATGGAAGAACTTCATCTCGCCCTGGGATGTCCGAAATCATTCATCGTCGTCCGTGGCGACAATGATCCGATAGAGAATGAGACTGAGAAGCTGAACGCCGAAGCCGATATGGCCGACGAAGCAAAGCGTCGCAACCTGGAGCCGGGATCGCTTCTTACAAAGGACGGCTACGAGGAAGCAGAACAGGTCGATGCCAGCCAGCTTTATGGCAACGAATACAACTCTCGCTTTCTGGGTGTTCTCGGAAAGGTCGAGAAGGAGCGCGCCGAAGCTCGCCGCGATCCCGCCAATCCTCTATTCAAGTTCCTCGATTATCCGAAGAGCGAAGTCGCTGACGACAACGGCGCGTTCAACGATCACATCGAGGGTGCTCCGCAAATCTCTCCAAAGTCTTCACGTGCTAAGACCACCGGTAAAGTCAGCGATCAGGGAAATCTGGATGATGACAATAAGGAACATGGTCGGGTATTCCAGAAGGGCGGCAAGACATACGTCTTGAAGCGCAAGACGGATTCGGTTCGCAAGGGTAAGTGATGACGCGCAGGTACATTGGTGAGAAAGCTCCACTAAATGCTCATCCCTCATTGATGTCGCCTCCGGCGCATTCGTCAGGCGTAACCCCTATGGGTACATCGTCTCTGCGCGATCCGTCTTCATTGGATCGTCTGCATGGAATGCTATCTAAGGCAAAGATCACCGATGACGAAATCATTGCTGGCGTAAAGCTCACAGACACTGGCTTCCAGAAGGTCTCCGCGCGCCTGGGATGCTCTGTCGATGAGGTTCGCGCTCTTTTCCAGTCCCTCGCTACTAAGCTGCGCCAGGATCGTTCTCGTGAAGGCGAGATGCTTGATGAGCTAGCCGGAACTAGCGGAAATGACCGCTTTACTTTCGAACCCGACTTTACGGGAAGCGTCACTGTACGCGACACCAAGGCTGGAAAGCAGGTGTTCGTGCGCGGTGGCGAGGGTGCTCAGCTTCTTCATCAATTGAAGAAAGCAAAGAGCAATCCAGAAGCCGTCCAAGAGCTTCTGCGAAGATATGCCCATCTCATGGAAACAGACGTGTCTGGCAGCACGCAACATGCTGATCCACGCACCGGATACTATGGCGCGAAGGGCGCTGGCTGCATCATCTTGGCTCGTACTACCAATCGTATCCTGCTGGCTCATCGTGCGGACAACTCTAAGGCTCCGCCTCAGTATCACGTTGAACAGCCTAACACGTGGGGAACCTGGGGAGGCAAGATCGATAGCGGGGAAGACCCAATTCGTGCTGTTGAGCGTGAGGTCTCCGAAGAAACTCAGTACCACGGAGAAATCCAAGAGATTCAGCCGCTGCTCGTGTTCAAAGACCGCAGCTTTAGCTATTACAATTTTCTTGTGATCGTTGAAGACGAATTCAAGCCGCATCTCAACTGGGAAAGCCAAGGCTACCGTTGGTGTGAATTTGGAGAATGGCCTGCGCCGATGCATTTCGGCCTGCGTCATCTGTTGGCAGACAAGGCCAGCATCGAAAAGATCGTTCACGCTATCCAGCAGAACAATGCAGTTGGCACGCTCCATGAATCAGTTCTGGACGAGGAAGATACGTTCGAGTCGGAAATCGCTGGACCCAGCAACGGTTCTTATAACTTTCCATGGCGCGTAGGTGCAAAGCACGGCTTTGGCAATGCTCGCTGGAGCGGGCGTGGCGAGAACATGAAGATCGTCGTTCAGTGGGCAGCGGATTCTGACGGAGATCAAGTCAACGATTCGAAGATGATGATCGCCATTGAACAGCAGGCAATCTCGTACATCGGTCAAGAATAATTGCCCAACGCTTGACAGCAGAACAAAACGTGGTAGGTTGAGAATCTTGGAATGAAGTCCTTAAGAAATCATATCGACCTCGTGGAGAGCGCAATGACGGAGCCGCTGTTCGAGATGCCTGTCCTGCACACGAAGCCAGAAGATTTCGGCCTCAATGATCCGGCTGTGAACCACAGCGAATATCAGCGATTGGCCGAGACCGACTATCATGTGATCGAGGAAAACGCGAACTTTCTGTTCGCATATGCTCTGAACGTCAATTTGGAGTTCTTCGTGCTGAACTTGCGCGACCGTGCGCTTGTTTATTACGTCGAGGCTACTCCGCTTGTCGTACCCAAGCTCGGAAACTGCGCTACTCAGGTCGTACTGTGGCGGCGTGCGGGTGCCGGTATGCCTTCGATCACCACGCGGGTCTTCTACGACGAATTGCTCGGTAAGTTTGATTCCGTGATCTCGGACAAGTGTCAGACCTACGATGGTCGCCGTTTCTGGATCGACCGTATGGCGGAGTCGGCGCAGAAGGGCTTCACCGTGGGCTTCCTCAACGAGAAGAACATCGCGAGCATCTATGACCCTTCGATGCCTATCCAAGAGTGGCTGACTGCCAACAATGGCTGGGGCGAGAATCAGAGCTTCGATGCGTATCGATATTTCGTTACCAAAAAGAAGCTCCCGCCAACGTCGTAAGCCCATTCATTCCAGAATTACACAAACGAAAAGGGCGTGGCTTTTGCCACGCCCTCGCTCGTTGTGAGCGATAAATCCGCTGTTTAGGCGGCAATGTCGATCAGTATTTTACAGAAAAAGATTGGTTTGGCCTCCTTCTTGTGAAACACGAACGTCTGAACAACCTGGGTTGCTCAGAAAGGCTAGGCGCTATTCCTTCATGCTGCCCTGATGGTCCTTGTCGGACTGCTGCCCTTGCTGGCCATGCTGTCCTTTCTGGTTGTTCGATCCGCCGCTCTGCTCGCCACTGGAACTTTGGTTGCCGCCCTCTTGCTGGGTGCCCTGCTGGTTCCCTTGGTTGCCCTGATTCTGATTGGACATTTTTCGCTCCATGATAGTCGAATCGATTCGACAACTATGAAGCTACATGTCTCGCTTGTCTGATCAACCCCACGTCGATGAAGATTTTTTCAGGAACCAAAAGCGTTAGGTTTTCCCCGCGAACGTCATGTAAAACAGAAGCGCGTGCCGCTCTTGTTCAAAGTAGAAACAAGACCCCCATCCGCCCCTGAGAGTGCTCATGGGAGTACCTTACAGGCGAGTATAGAGGCCAGTGACGCGGGTGAACACTTCCTGGAGACTATCACAGTACACGTCCTCGCAGGTCTCCACGACCTTGCGCTCCGTCTTCTGCACGCGAATGAATTCGATCTTGTACGTGTCGCTTGGCTCCGACGTGATGTAGACGCCGTTGATGCCGCGATTGGCCTTCGGAAGACGGAACGAGAGGCTGCGTTCTCCGCCCACATAGTTCTTTGCGCCGGTCATCGCCGTGAAGCGAGGGCCACCAAGCTGTTGAAGGATCGTGTTAGCCACGGTGAGATCGGTCATGCCGCGATCCTTTCCTCAGACGCGCTGACTTCGCTGACAATGCGCGCCTCCAGATCGTACGAGAGACCCTTGAGATAGCAGTAGAAGCCGTAGTCATTGTCGTTGACGCCCTCGGCTTCCATGTCCCACGCGATGGCCTGAGCCATTGAGGTCGCGCCCATCGACATAAGCCGTTCCAAGGACTGTTCCCAATCCTTCTGCGCGCGGAGGCGCATAACGCTTTCACGCTGCTCATTGACTTCGAGCAGATCGGAATAAAAATCGAAGGTGCTTTGCAATTCCGAGTCCGTCATGGACTGGTAATCCAAACGGATACGCGAACCGGTAGCATCCTTGGTCAGGTCGGAAATGATCGAGAGAATGTAAGCTCGGTCGGCCATGCATCGCTCCTGTGATAGACTCAATCTACCACAAATTAGAGCTTCGTCAAGTCCTTTTATCCCCAAGACAGCTTGGTAAAGATTGCCGTCTTTTCGTCAGTGAACCAAACTCGTAACAGAGGTTCGGCCAGAGTGCCGCTGAAAGAGTGGCCATATTCGCCCGAGACATTGGTATTGTCATCGTTCTCAAGCCAATTTTCTATCTTGCGCCATTGTGATGCAGTGCCGCAACCATCGAGTTTGATCTCGAAGGTTCCCGACATGCGACGAATCCCGCCGTTGAACATCGCCGCCATTAGAAGCGCCCCAACAGGTCCACCGCCATCGCAACATCGCCCCATGTAGCTTTGGCATCATCGTCTTGCCAGCTTCTCTCGCCCTTCGTCTGACGTTCGAGAGTTGCACGAAGCTCGTTGTGCATCTTGTTCTTCAAACTGCCAAATCCGAACATGATCTCTTCGAGCTTTTGAACGTCGCCCGTCTTCTTGAGCGCAGACACGGCCTTGATCGTAGCTTTGATCTCGTCCCATCCCAAATTGGTTTGCCCGCACGTCTTGTAGAAGAAGTCGAGAAGAGACAGAGAAGCTTGAAATGCTTTTCCAATCGCGGAGCGCTGCGGATTTCCGCGAGCGGCGTTCAATGCGGTCGCGGCGGTCTGGAGCGCAGCGTAGATTGACTTTCCAACAGGAGCAAGTTCGCCGGGCTTGATCACGTGCGGACCCTTGTTTTTAACAAAATCACTGAGGCTCATAACCATGCCTCTCATGTCGTTTGAGCCCTTCATGAAACCATCCGGGCCGCCATAACTGAGGTACTTGCTAAGAACAACGAGGTAATCCTTAACATCTACCTTGTTGTAAATGTAGTTGTTACCTCCAGTCCAAATCGGCAAGTAGTCTCGAATGTTGATATACTTGACCTCTTCAACCGGTGCACTCTTTCCGCGACGTGCGCGCGGAGCGTTCTTCCGAAGCTGATCATTGAGATCATGTAGCATGTCGAAGCCCATGTGATGCTCATCAGCGCGAGGAATTGGAATGATAGTGTCTCCAGTCTTGGAGATCATCACGTAGCCAACCGTATCCCAATCACCCGTCTTCTTGTTCTTTGACGCGTCATTGTACGTAGCACTATACAAGCACTTAGCTCGCCAATTTTTTACATCAGCAAGGCTGTCTGTGATCTTGTAGTTTTCAGGGTTTACGAGCGGGTCGAGGCGAAAGGGGGCACCCTGTGGGGCGTCCTCCGTCAGTTCGGGCTCGACTTCTGGTTTCAACTTCTTCTCAGGACGCGACTGGCCATAGCGAACAGCGTTGGGGGCCGCATCAGGTTCAGTGAATGAGAACTTGCGTCCCTTGACCTTGCTGAAGCCACCGAGATGAGCGAGCACGGCCGGGGCAAAGGTAGCTGCCGTACCGAGGCTATGCGTAGAGCCGTCCGCAAATTGCAGGAAGACGTTCTCGCCATTGCCGACAAGGATCGAATCTTGTTTGAAGATGGTCATGAGCGTCGTGCCGATCTTGACGAAACGGGCGAGCTTTACATGCTCAGGAGCCATGACGAAGAATGACAACTCTTGCGATGGAGTCTCTTGGCCGTCTTCCTGGTATTCACCTGTGGTCCGAATGAAGACCAACCCGTGCTGGGCCAGTTCTTCACTGAGGAGTTGAGTGCGGCGCATGTTCGCGCTATGCGGCAAGTCTGCACGCATAGCAGAAATCATGAAAAATGGAGTACCGTCTTGAACGTGCTTGACGATTCGAGACGGTCCAGCACCAGCTTCATCAAGCTGGGAGTTCTCAACGATGGTGAGGAGGTCGCGTACGGATGGCAAAGTCATCCGTTATTTATCGCAGTCCTCCTCGGTCCGTCATGCGATTGATTCTCCAGAATAGTACCAAAGCTGACCAGCTTTCGTGTCCTTCACCTCAATAGAGGCTTTGGAACGAAGCTCGTCGCGAATTTTGTCCGCCTGCCTATAGTCGCCGTACTTCCGAGCCGCAAGCCGATTGTTGAGCAACGCTTTGGCTTCCGGCGTCAGGAGATTTGCCTTCGGATGGGTAACGTTCGGCAGCAATCCCATAGCGGAGCATGCGCGGACCATAGCGCGCACGTCTGCCCCAGGGTGGTTCTGATCGCGGTTGATGCGCGTTGCTATCTCGTGAAGATGCATGATCGCTTCCGGCGTGTTCATGTCGTCACGAAGAGAATCCATAACCATATTTGGTTCCGGATACGACGCGCGACTATGCCACCACTCACGATGCGACAGGAGAGCACCAAACCAACGGTCCAAGCTCTTACGTGCATTGTCGAGCGAGGCCAGTGTCAGATCGAGAGGATGCCGATAGTGGGTCTGCAAAAGGGCAAGCCTGACCTCCTGCCCGGTAAATTTCTGACCGAAGGCGGTGCCATCGAGAATTTGACGCACCGTAAAGAAATTCCCGGTACTCTTGGCCATCTTCTTGCCGTTGAGCAGCAACATCCCGTTGTGCACCCAATAGCGAGCGAGCGGAGCTTGATGCGTGCACTCAGATTGAGCGATCTCTGCTTCGTGGTGAGGAAAGCGCAAATCATTACCGCCGCCGTGGATGTCAATCGTGACGCCCAACAACTCTTGGATCATAGCTGAGCATTCGATGTGCCAGCCCGGCCGTCCTCGTCCCCACGGGCTGGCCCATCCTGGCTGCTCGGGTTCCGAAGGCTTCCACAGAACGAAATCCGCTCCGTTACGCTTATACGAAGCTACCTCAATTCGATGACCTTCGCGCAAATTGTCTGGATCGTGACCCGTGAGAGGGTACACGTTGCCGCGCTTGGCGCTGTCGAACAGCACATGACCTTCGGCCTCATAGGCATAGCCCGTGTGGATCAGCTTGCCAATCATGCCCTGCATGGCATCGACATTGTGTGTCGCCCGAGGCTCGTGCGTTGGTGGAATGCAGCCCAAGATTTTCGCAATGTCGTGATAGTCAGCGGTCGTGCGTTGCGTCAGCGCGCCAATGTCTTCGCCGTTCGCTTTGGCGCGATCCATGATCTTGTCGTCAATGTCCGTAATGTTTCGGGCATACTTGATTGCCGCGAACTCGTCACCGAGCAGGCGATACAAGAGATCGAAGACCACCAAAGGTCGCGCGTTGCCGACATGAGGGGTGTCATAAACCGTTGGACCACAGACGTACATCGTCACCTGATTAGGGTCCTGTGGAATGAACTGTTCGACTTGGCCTGATAGAGAGTTATGCAGTTTCATCCGAATCTCATCTTAAAGAGGCACGCGAGCCGAGGATTGGTGAAGAAAAAATTAGCGTTCTGATCATCATTGGCGTTCTGATTCTCATTGTCTCGAACAATATCGTATTCATTAGGACCAAGACCGCCATCGTCGCCCGACATGGCGAGTTTCACATTCATCATGCAAAACCAATCCGTTATTATCCCCCAATTTTTGTAATACTTTTTCACAGGCATGGTGATGACGTGCACCATCATATCTGCTCTAGTTCCCAAATAGTCGTCTGTATTCCTTTGGTTTTGAACAGAGTGGCCTGAGCCAACTCTACGTCGGCAATCGTGTAAGGCCCAAAGGTGCGTCTGATCGCCCCCGAGTCATCTCTTTGAACGAGTACGAATAACATTTTCATCCGTATTTGAGCTTAAAGTGCATGGCGGTCGTCTCGTCGGTAAAATTGAACTGGACTGGAGGGTTCATCCGCGAAGCATGTTCGGGAGCATTCGTCACCCGGACGAAGAAGAAAGTTCCCTTCAATCCATCATCCGCATTCAACCACTTAGACATCTCGATGATTTGTCGCGGGCTGACCTCTTCCTCAATGTAATGGGAATACGGAAACTCGCTGGGATTTTTATAACCTTTGTCGTTCCACGTGGCCATCAACCAAACCTAATTTTGAAGGCTAGAGCAGCCCTATCGTTGGAGAAGAAGAACTGCACTTCGAAATTGGACGACTTGTCCGGCTTAGGACGAATCGGACCGTATCTGTACCGACCGCCAATTTCCTCACCGTCAACGTATTCGATAAGCTCAGCAATATCAGTGCCTTGCCGTTCATAATAGGCGTCCATTTTGGCCGCGCGGGCGCATGGAACCACCACCTTGTGGGGGAACATACGCTTCTTTCCCTGTGGAAAATACTCGGCCATTTGCACCAAAAATTCGTTAGCGCCAATCTACCCGAAGGTGCGTTTTTGTCAAGCTATCAAGTTTTGAACTAAATATTTGCTCAACAACACACGCATTTGCAAGATTATGAGTAATGAAGATGAGTTTACCCTTCGGTTAAAGGGGTATTCACTGGTGACAGTTAACGTTCTCTACCACATTCCGGATCACCGGAACTTGGTTCAAGAGTTCATTTGGCAAACCCTAGACTTGAGCCCTCGGTACCCCCGAGTTGAAAAGTTCTTGAACTACTGGCGAACCGAAATAGACGCGATCATCAAGGAAGTTAAACTCAGCGATTCGAACGCTCCGTTCAATCCATCGCGCTTCGCAAAGGTTACTCAAATCTTTCCTTTGCAATGAAAGAGCATGGCTAAATCATTAGACGACGTAGTAAAACGTCCGCGTTCCAAGACAAGTTATACCCAAGAAGGTCTTCTTGATCTCGTCCTCTGTATGGAGGACCCGCTCTATTTCATGCGGAAATTTGTCAAGATTCAACATCCCATGAAGGGTGCGCAGCCTTTTGTTCCATATCCTTTTCAAGTCGATCTCATTAACGCATTTCATGGAAACAAAAACGCCATCGCGCTCACAGCGCGGCAAATGGGAAAAACTACATGCGCGGCGGCCTATATTCTGTGGAAGGCGATGTTCACTCCTGATTCGACCATCCTGATCACAGCTAACAAGCTGGTCCAGGCGCTCGAAATTATGGACCGTATCCGATACGCGTACGAGAACCTTCCTGATGAGGTTCGCGCTGGTGTCATCGAATACAACAAGGGTACGATTGCATTCGACAACGGCTCTAAGATTGTATCGCGCGCTACGTCCTCGGACGCCGGTCGTGGTCTCTCGATCACTCTGCTCTACTGCGACGAGTTCGCGTTCGTGCCACCAAACAAGGCCAACGAATTCTGGACCTCCATCCGACCAGTTCTTTCGACCGGTGGTTCCTGCATCATCACATCGACGCCGCGAACCGACGAAGATCAGTTCGCCCAGATTTGGAAGGGTGCACTAGATAGCACTGATGAGTACGGTAATCCGACTGGAGAAAAGGCTGGTCGAAATGGCTTCTTCCCCATCTCGGTAACATGGGACAAGCATCCTGAACGCGATGAGGAATGGGCCAAGGAATACCGCGAAAGCTTGGGAGAAGCGCGTTTCCGTCAAGAATTTTGCTGTGACTTCGTTACCGACGATGAAACCCTCATCAATCCTATCTTTTTGTCAGCTATGAAAGCGGAGCAGCCGGAATTTTACACCAACACGGTACGCTGGTTCCAAAATCCGACGCCCAACAAGACTTACATCCTGGCTCTCGATCCATCACTTGGGACGGGTGGCGATCATGCAGCTATTCAAGTCTTTCAGCTTCCGGAAATGATTCAAGTTGCCGAATGGCAGCACAACCTAACCACGGCTCGCGGGCAGATACGCGTGCTCATGCAAATTCTTCACTTCCTGGATAGCACGTTACGAGATGATCCCGGACAACACGGCGAACCTGAAATATTCTGGACCGTTGAAAATAACACTATCGGTGAGGCTGTCCTTCAGATCATCGAGGACACAGGGGAAGAGCGATTTCCCGGAATGTTCGTCTCGGAACGCAAGCGTAAAGGCCAGACTAGACGTTTTCGTAAAGGCTTCACAACCGATATGAAGAAGAAGCTATCGGCTTGTGCCCGTTTCAAGAGCCTTGTCGAGAGCTATCGCTTGGAGGTCAAGAGCAAACAGTTGATCAAAGAACTGAAATTCTTTGTATCCGCAGGCGACAGTAGCTTCAAAGCAAAGGGCGGAGAAAGCGACGATCTTGTGATGGCTACTCTTCTTTGCATTCGTATTTTGGACGTTGTTGTTGGTTGGGGGGCCGATGTCGGAGACCTTAAAGAACACATCCATGACACGGAACTCTTTGACGATGATGCGATGCCCGTTGTCGTATAACGGTTAGTCGATTTGCCCTATTCTGAACCGAACGAAATCTCTCTTCACCTGATCAGACGAAATGCGAATTGTTCCGTACTGACTGAGGCCATTCACCGGCTTTAACAGGAAGAATCGGATAAGAAAAGCGTCGCTATTGAGTTCATGCCCCGCATATACAAGCGGAAATTCGGCGGCTAGATTAGCTTCTCTCAGCCAGCAGTAGACAAGCTGCTGTTGTTCATAATGGGTTATGCTCATTTTCAAAGAAATATATTTGTCGAGCACAGTTGTCGATATATGTTTGATCGATGATTACTGAGAGAAACACTATGACAACTAGAGAAGAAGCGACCAAGAAACTTGAAGCATCTTTGGTCGATCTCCATCCCAACACTGGTGATCTTGTGCTTAAGTTCGCCGCCGCGCTTGCAGAAAAGCTCGCAGCAGCAGAAATCAAGTACAAGTATTCAGACGAATGGTCGAGTGGCCATTGGGAGGAACTTTGCCGCGATCATCTGCACCACCACATCAACAAGGGCGATCCGCGTGATGTCGCGGCTTATTGCGCCTTTATGTGGCACCATGGTTGGTCAACTAATTCGCCGCCGACTTTCGGGACTGTCTCTTAAGTTCCTGGGCTCTATAAGCGGCCCAGTCCCGATGGGTGACTGGATCGTTCACTGCCTTTAATAACCAGTCGCCTTGCTTTGTTCCGGTGCTCTGATCGACTTGCACGACGGGACGTTCGCTCGCGACGGTGATTATCTCTCCCAAGCTGCTTTTGAGCGCGCTGGCGATCACGCGCAGGCTCGGCCACTCGCCTGTACGTTGCCAGTGCCGATAAGCGGTTGCAATCACCTTATCATCGAAGCTTTTGGTGATTCGCTGTCCCATTTTTTGTTCTCCTTCATCAGCAAAAGGCTAAATACACTCAAATGCCAGTGGGGCCAAGCAGTGAATTTTGAAGCAGTCGCAAAAGAGACCTTCCAGGTACTTCGTTCTTATGAATACGAGGTAGTTTTATATGACGATGATGGCAACCAAGTATTCGAGCCGAATGAAGCTCGCCGCCTGTTTGCAAAACCTGAGAATCTTCTGATCTCAATCGTTGACGATGGCGAAGACTCAAGTGTCCGTTGTTACCTCTCGAAGTCCACCGACGTTGAAAGTGTCATGGGACTGATCGACGCTCTGCGTTCGATGGCTACTAAATACAACATGACTTTTCATGTGCGGAAGTATGAACGCGTTTTGTCCCCTAAGGATTTTTCCACGCGCGCTTCCGTAACAGAACACAAGAGGACAGAGATGAAAATCGTTGAGCATCTGTACGGCACGTCGCGCAGTTCTTACCTTAAACTTGAGAACGCCCGAATGGTTATTCGCCATTCCGAGAGACTTAACGAAAAGATCGAGGATACAACGGGTTTCGACGCAATGGGTTCGGCCTCAGATGCGGATTTTTCTAGCTCATTTGACGATCAAGCCACGGATATGGCGTATGACGACAGCTTCGACGGTGATTACGGTTCCGATGGCGGCGTTGACGAATCTGCGGAAAAGAGCAGCAAAACACCGAAGAAGGGCGACGATCAACCTTACAAAGATCGCCCTCTAGATCACATGCGCCCAGACCATGATTGGTCGGATGAAGATATGGAAAGTGCAGAAGAGAAAAAAGCTGCCAAAAAGCGTCATAGCGTTTTCGATAGCTTCAACCCAGGTGTTCGCGGCGAGAATATCGCTACAATCCACGTAGAAGACGCTGACGGCGAACGCTACCAAATGCCTACCAACGACTTCTCTGCTGGTCGTGCGATGACCCATCACATCAACAACGGCGGTCATTGGACCGATTCGGTTGGTGAACAGATCAGCCGCATTACGGTTGAATTTGGTAAACTTAACACGGCATCGCGTTACATTTACAACTACGGCGGTCATCTTGGCGAATCTGCTCATCTTGCTCGCCGCACTATCCGCGAGCACATGAGTTCCATCCGCCGCCTGCTGGAGGGCCTAGCCTCGTCTCGCTACAGCGAAGCAGCCGAATTGATTGGTTCCCGCCCCGTAGTCGAGGCTTCAAAGGCCAAGATCAAAGAAACCGCTACTCTGCTTAAGTCCGCTGGTCGCCTTCCGGCCGATGTTGTTAACGCAGTGGCTGTGGTCCTGGAGATGGGTTCCACATACACGGCTCCCAAGTTGCCTTCTGAGCGTGGTTTGGAGTTTGTTGGTGTTCTGGGACGTAAGGTCAACAAGGCTGCGTGGGATGCCCTCAAGGCTGGTCACCTCGATCTGTTGTCGCCGCTCGATACAACAAAGGCCCCAAATTTCTCCAATAGCATGGCTGCCTACAACTTCGCTCTTCGCGCTGTTGCCGAAAAGTGCAAGGACGATTCGGTTGCGAACCTGCTTGGCTTCATCGCCAGTGAGCGTGGAATGGTCAGCGGCCAAGAAGCACAGAAGATGGATCGCGTTGCTCAGGCAGTGTTCCAGGCCGCGCGCAAGTCATCCGGACATACCCTTGGCGACGTTGCAGCAACGGAAAGCGTAATGGAGTTCCAATCTTGGCTCCATGGCTTCACCCCGTCTCAGTTGCTGAGCGAGATTGCTCGCTTCCAAGAGCCAAAGCACGACGCGCGCCCTGAGCAGGAACTCAATGGAGTTCTTGGTCAATTCGACTATCACGAATTCATGGCTTCCCCATCGGCAGAGAATTACAATAACGCGAACATCGCGCACCTGACCGACGAAGATGCAGAGAAGCACGTTACATCCGAGGAAGTTGTTAACTCTCTCTACCATTACCTGAACGATCTGATGGACGATGGTCAGGGTGCTGGCGACGTGGATTGCACGGAAGATGCGCAGCATTTGCTCAAGACCGTTGTCGGACCCAAGATGACCAGCGAAGGCTACATCTTTGATGATGGCGCGACATTCGAAGGCATGACCGAAGACTGTGGCCATTGCGAAGGCGATCACACCCTAGAAGGCGTCCAGGATATGGAAGAGGCAGAACTCACTCGTGAGGACATGCTTCTGCCGAAGGACGAAGAGAAAGATTTCAAGGATGAAGTCACCTCGAAGCACGATGACGACTATATTGGTCGTCTAACATCGCTCGCTGGCGTTCGTCGCTAAGGCGTTCCAGGTTTAAAGTTGAAATAAGGGGCGACCTCCGGGTCGCCCATTTTCACGTCTGCACTTTCGATTTCGCTTCCCTGCCACGCTAGGGAGAAATGAAGCAAATCTGGCTCATTTGCGAATTGAAATGCGTTCCCATGTACGGACCATCGTTCATCTTGAACGCCGATATTATTGACGCACCATCGTTGAAGCGCGATCCGTTGCTTAAACCAGAGCGTTGATCCAGGAACTGGCTCTGCAACAAACGGCATCTCTGTATTACTAGATCGCCCCGTACGCCAGAAGTGCTGTTCAGTCATAATCTGATTTATGAAAATGCAAAAAAGTATATTTGGGGCCGGAGATTGAACGTGTATATCCATCACATGGGAAGACGCTTCAACGAGATGTCCGTCCCAAGTTGGTTCAAAGTAAAGCCAACAAAAATCGTTAAACAATGTTGAAAATATTGCAGCGAATTACTCATTATGAGATAAATAGTACATCGGTTGCGTTAGTAATCGATCAGGCAAATGTGACGGATTGAGCCGTCTCTTTTTCAACTACTAGCAAAGCATTTTGAAAGGCAAAGAATTATCATGGCTTCTATTGAAGAAATCAAAGCTGCACTCCTCGGACAGAAAGAAAAGTCTAAGGGCAACAACAACCGCCAGTCTTCCGGTGGTGACAACGCTTCCTACGCGTTCTGGAATATCCCTGAAGACACCAGCGCCACAGTGCGCTTCCTCCCCGACCGTGATCCCGACAACACCTTCTTCTGGGTGAAACGCGAAGTCATCAAGCTCCCTTTCCAGGGCGTTGAGGGCGGCGATTACCCGACCGACCGTGAAGTCACCGTCCAGGTTCCTTGCGTCGAGATGTGGGGCATGACTTGCCCGATCATCAGCGCAACTCGTCCCTGGTGGAAGGACCCGGCGAAGGAGTCTCTGGCCCGCACCTACTGGAAGAAGAAGAGCTTCATTTTCCAGGGCTTCGTGGTCAACTCTCCCTTCGAGGAGAAGGAAACACCTGAGAACCCGATCCGTCGCTTTGTGATCAATCCCTCCATCTACGAGATCATCGAAAAGTCGCTGATCAACCCGGAAATGGAAGACATGCCGACCGATTTCGTCGGTGGGCGTGATTTCAAGATCACCAAGACGAAGAAGGGCGAATACGCCAACTATGGTACGTCCTCCTGGTCCTTCAAGGTCCGCAGCCTGACCGAGACCGAACAGACGGCTGTCGCTGAGCACGGCCTGTACGATCTCAAGGAATACCTTGGTCGCAAGCCGGACAGCGACGAACTCGCAGCCCTCAAGGCGGCGTTCGAAGCTTCGGTTGCTGGTGAGCCCTTCGATATGGCCTCGTTCGGCCAGTATTGGAAGCCTTACGGCAATCGCGACGACGCAGCCCCGAAGGGTGGTGCTCGTTCCGCTCCGGCTCCTAAGGCCGCTGCTCCGGTTACCGAGTCTGCTCCGACTGTTGCTGCTGCCGCCCCGGCTGCCGCGACTGCTTCTGCTGCTCCGGCAGGCAAGCCGAACCCGCAGGACATTCTTGAGCGTCTGCGCCAGCGTTCGACCAAGTAAGGTCTAAGTCACACTACTGGAAGGCATCCGGCCGTGAGGGTTTCCTCACGGCCGAGTGTCGAACCACGTCCAAATTTTGTTCGGGAGAATTATGAAACCATTTGATCTAACCAAATTTAACAAGACCATCAAGGCGTCACTCGGTATTCAGCCCGGCTGGCACGATCCGCAGATTTGGCTCAATACGGGCAATTACGCCCTCAACAAGCTTGTCTCCAATGATTTCCAAAAAGGCGTCCCGCTTGGCAAGGTGACCGTGTTCGCTGGCGAATCTGGTTCAGGAAAGTCTTACGTCGTTTCCGGAAATCTGGTTCGAGAAGCACAGAAGCGCGGCATCCTTCCGATTATGATGGACTCTGAATACGCGCTTGATCGTTCGTGGGTAACGGCCCTGGGCGTCGATGCCGAAAAGCTCATGCGTTACCCGGTGTCCACGGTGGACGACTGCGCCAAGATGGTATCCGATTTCGTCAAGCAATACGAAGAAGATTACGCAAGCTTGCCGCGCGAAGAACGACAGCCTTGTCTGTTTATCATCGACTCGCTCGGAATGCTGAATACGCCCACTGAGAACGACCAGTTCGCTAAGGGCGAGATGAAGGGCGACATGGGTCGTAAGGCGAAGCAGTTGAAGGCGTTTGTTACTCAGTGCCTGAAACTATTCGGTCCTCACGATATCGGGCTCGTGGTCACCAACCACACCTACAAGAGCCAGGACATGTTTAACCCGGATGACGTTATCTCTGGTGGTTCGGGCTTCATCTACGCATCGTCTATTGTAGTAGCTCTGAACAAGCTCAAGCTGAAGACAGACGCGGATGGCAATAAGACTTCCGAAGTGCATGGCATTCGTTCGAAGATGAAAGTGGTGAAGAGCCGCTATGCCAAGCCATTCGAAGAGGTTGAGGTGCAGATTCCGTACGAGACCGGCATGAACCCATACTCGGGTTTGTTTGACCTGTTCGAAAAGTCCGGTGTGCTCGTAAAGAACGGCAACAAGTACGAATACACGGACAGCACCGGCAAGCTTCACAAGATGTTCGAAAAAGAGTGGAACCGTTCGTTCGACGTGCTCGACATCGTTATGGCTGAGGTCCAGGCGAAGGACGACGGTGCCAAAGTGAGTCACGGAGTTGATGAAACTCCGACTGAACTCAAGGAAGATGTAGACGCGGTATAAGTATGGGCATGAAAAACGAAAGCAATTTGGTACTAGAGGTTTGGGATATGGTCAGAGACCATATCCCTGTCTCTAAACGCCAAGAGATCGCCATTGGAGTCGTACGATCATTTGAGGAATATGGCATGGATGCCAAAGACCTCGCAGATATCGTGGACGAAGAACTTTACCTCACGAGAGCGTATTACGAAGTCTTTGATGAAGAGATCGAAGACAGTGACGCTGATGCAGACGAGGACGAATAATCATGTCTGACTGGTTGCGACGAGTTTCGGCCGCTCCAGAAGACCTTAATTTGATCTTCTCTGCCCTCGACTATTACGAGGCGAAGCTTCAAGAGGGTTTGGCTGAACTCGAACCTAAGGGACGAGTGTGGGACAAGGCAAAGATGATTCCTGGCCTGCAAGCCTACTGGTACGGAATGTGGAAGGAGATCAACGCGATCACTCAGTTCCTCGGGCTCCGTGCCGTGAAGGCAAATCACGAAGCTCAAATCGCGTACATCACGACCTTCAAGGGCCGTGAGTTATCTGAGAACCAAGCCAGACGCTTAGCAGAAGGCGATCCCACCGTTCTTGCGGTTCGTGAACTCGCAGTTCATTTCGAGCTTCTGACTGAGAAATACGGCGGTCTGACCAAGGGCCTGGAATCCTTACATTTCCAGGTATCCAATTTGGTGAAACTCCGCGAGGCTGGAATTGAAGACGCGATCTTCTAATCAACTTACCCCGGCTGGACGAAAGTCTAGTCGGGGTTTTGATTTGGAGCACAGATTGACCAAAAGTTTTGACGGCGCTAGTATTGAACGTGTTTAGAAATCTAAAACCACTCGCCAAATTTCTCAAACTTGTGTTTTGGCACAAGGTATACGTGATTCGCGCCGGTCTATGGTCTGGTGCACCCTTGTGGCTATTGCTGATCCATGACTGGACCAAGTTTATGCCGTCCGAGCTTCCTCACTATGCTCGGCACATCATGGGCGATGCTAGTGATCCCGTGGGCTTTGAGATCGCTTGGAACCACCACCAGAACACAAATCCGCATCACTGGGAATATTGGATACCCGTGACGTGCCATTCGCGCGGTGAATGGAAGGACGGCGACCCTCTGCCTATCCCAGAGAAATATTTGCGCGAAATGGCTGCCGATTGGCTAGCATCTAGTCGTGGAGCATCCGGTAGCTGGCCGAAGGATATTGCATCATGGCAGTGGTATCAGGCAAACAAGCATCGGGTCAGGCTACACCCCGAAACGGAGGCCAGATATATGGCGATCCTGGAAGAAACTTTCGCTCGAAAAAATGCTTGACGTTTTTTCAAAACGTGATAGTTTTGGTGCATGGGATGTTTCAAGAACGCACTGATCGTACTCGATGATGTTCGTGAGTTCGGCACCAGCCGGGCTGCTGTCGAATCATCAAGTCAAACCGTCCACATTCATTATCATCTTCAGGATGATAAGGTAGTGACGATTGGCACCCTTTCGTTCCGTTGCGACAACGAGGACGAGTTCCGCCGTCGCATTCTGGCCGCCGCCACGTCAGTCCGTCACGGCGAATTCCAAATGAATTTTGACCGCGCTACTGAGATTTTGCGCGGTGGGTTGAAGCCGCACGCGCTTCGCATCCTCACCAATTCAGATGGTTGGCGACTGGTCGGTCATATCAGCAAGACCGACAAGGTATAACCATTTTACCGAAAAAACCGTGGGGAACCAACCATTCTGCTTGACGTTCGTCTGAACGACGCATACCAAAATAAACAACTGATTCGTTTTTTGGATGGATGTGGTTCATGGACGTAAGATTTGAATGGACAGAGGCGACGACTGAACGCGCCATTGTCATGTGGAACAACGGCGCAGGCGCGCAGCAGATTGCCGATGAGCTTGGCACGACGCGCAATTCCGTAATCGGCAAGATGCATCGAACCTCAAAAGTTCGGGATGACATCAAGAAATACGAGAACCCTGTCCTTCGAGGAAAGTCCGGTAATGCCGTCTCGAAGAAGCCCAAGGCTTCCGAAGAGAAAGCAACCGAGACGGAGGCCGTCGAGCCCCCTAAACCCAAGTCCAAGCCCGTTGTAGTTAAGCCAGAACCCGTTGAGGTTGTGGCAGAACAGGTAGAAGACGACGATGGCGACGACGATGTAATCGATCTCCCGTGGCACCCCACTCCAATCATCAAACAGAGTGAGCCAGTCCTCGAACGCCCTGTGGTCAATGGCAATGGCGTCAGTTTCTTTGACGTGAAAAGCTGCCAGTGTCGCTGGCCGCTTTGGGGCGACCAGTTGGAAATCCCCATCGAAGACAAACGGTTCTGCGGAAAACGCACGGAAACCGCCACGTCCTCGTGGTGCTCACAGCACGCCGACCGGCTCTTGGTGCGCTGATGCGGCACTCACCCCTTCTCAAAGGCTTTGAGAGCCACCAGGATGCGGCTAAGGCGATCACAGACCTTCGCTACGATGCGCTGCGCGATCTGCTCTACGCCATCGCAGAGCAGCTTGATAAGGACGCAAAAGCAGATTCCGGGAGAGAACGCTTTAAGCTCGCGCAGAGCCTGGAAAACGCTTCCTTTGATATGCTGTCGGTTGCAAAGAACATCAACTGGGCGTGGGACATTTCCGAGCCCTTTATGAAGGAAGGATAGAGTGGTGGAATTCGGACGCTTCGAACAGACCAAAAACCTACAGGCGGCAGGGTGGACGTTCGATGAAGACTGCCGCCGTCTCCAACATGCCGATGAGACTTGTGGCGGTCCCACTTACATGCGGTCCCCGGACGGCAAGGTCTGCGCGGTAACGTGCGGGACAGAAACGCCCCTGGATGGTATCTACGACCACGATCTTGGCCCGCCTTTAGGTAAACGCGCCGTCATCTATCGTGACGGTCTTCCAATAGGCGCGCAGGGATAAAATTGACCTTGGAGGGCTCGCGTAATACGCTGCCTGTATTAGGCGAGTATCATGACAGTGAAACTACAAACTATTGATAGGAAGAAGTACGAAGACTATTTTCTTGAGATAGTATCGTTTGCTCGTCCGGACGAGCAAAAGCGCCGCGAAGATTGGCAAGGCACCGATCATGTCTTCTTCTTTGAACGAAGGCAGACGGATGATGACCTTGCTGAGATGTCAGCATGGCTTGAATCTTACGGCATTTCCCATTTCATCTGCCAGTCGAACGTATACACGTTCATCGAAGTTTCCACAGAAGCAGACGCAACTCTGTTCTGGATTCGCTTTAAGTCTTAATTCCCCGGAGTAACCCCATGGCACGTATATTTTTTCACGCCCTTCTTTTCCTTGTCTGCGGCAGCGCAGGATATTCTTGGACACTGTTCGCTCAAACCCCTCTCATAGAACCGTTTGTATCCCCGATGGGTATTGATCCGAAGATCATCGGTTTTGGCGTAGCCGCGCTCTGCTTCATGATCCTCGAATATCCAATTCACAAGATGACCGTGAATGCAGTTCTGAAGAAAGCGGCGGCTTCGACACCGGCTAATACCTGAGGATGGCAATGCAGTTTGCAGGTTTAGATTATCCTGACCGGCTGACTCGCAATATTTCCGAGCAACTGCGTAAGTACGTCGAGATCGCGCCCTTGCTTCCGCCTCGGACGAGGGCGCACGTCAATCTGCTGACGGCATATCGCGTCAGTTGGTGGGCAAGTCGCTTTCGCACAGAAGACGGCGGGTTGCTGTTCGCACACAACGACTCCTTTCAGCGAGCATTTGTCGCTAGTTTTTTCAAGACAATTCTAGTCAATTTCACAAATCAGGGTTTGCTCTATAGCTCTGATGTGATTTGCGACGAGAGAAACAATTCGCCATCGGTCATCGATAGTGACGATTTCTTTGTAACTCTTAGCCTGAGAGATCGCCGTAATATGGACGGTTCGACTATGATGGAGCTTTATCGCATCAAGAATCAGGCTGAGGGGGATATCCGTTTCAACGATCTTCAAAATCTGACGACGGATCAGATCGCTATAAGGCCATGGTAGGATCAAATGGATACGCCTAAACGTGAATTGAAGATGTGGCTGGCCGTGCGTACCGATCTCGGTATGAGCATTGGCAAGGCTTGTGCTCAGGCCGGTCATGCTTTTGGACACTTGCATCTTGTGGCTCAGAAACAGCAGCCTGAGATATTCTCGAAGTATCTCGAAGATGCAACCCCTAAGATAACAGTTCGGGCTGACAGCGAGACCGCGTTGCGCCGTGTTCATGAAGAGGCAAGACAGGCCGGGATACCGACCTATATTATCCATGACGCTGGCCGTTCAGAACTCGAACCGAACACAGCAACTGTGTGCGCGTTCGGCCCGGCTTATCACGACGAACTCCCGGCTTTTCTCAAACGCTTGAGGCTCCTATGAGCGACGTAGCCCCGAAGGGTAAAAAGTACACCTACCGTCTGCTCTGTGATGAGTTAGGTCGAGAAAAAGCTCACCAAATTATAGCGGCCAAACTACGGGCGTTTGCCGATGCTATCGAGAGCAACAACGATCCTGGTGTGTATTCATGCACGATAGACAACCTGCGCGCAACTGCGTGTGGTGGCGATATCATGGAAAGCATTAATGTTACGCTGTCTCACCCCTGGCCGGGTTAATTACTTTTTGACGAACCAAGACGGCATGAGGTCTTTGATCGCCCCAAAACCGAGACCAATGAGGATACCAACCATCATCAAGTAAGACCATGACAGGGCACTCTCGTGAAGAGAGTTGGTTGGCGATCCCTTTAATACAAGGTAGATCGCCATTCCCATCGCGAACGATCCACCGATGGCGGCAGCAGTAACACGCGTACGCGGGCCAAGTGGTGTTTCTTCTGTCGGTGTGTCAGTCATCCATTATTTATCTGGAACATCACCTATCATAGATAGCTTCTCGTTCAGAGTAATCGATATCACATCGTCACTCTTCTGAAGACGGTCGAACTCTCCTCTCGTGGTGTCAATCGTGTAAATGTCATCCACGATACGCATTCGGTATTTCGATGGTTTGCGACCGGGCTGCATCTTGATGATCGCTGATACCTCTTCATTCGGATCAACCTCGACTGAGACAGGCTGGAGTTTTGTGAAGTCAATTGACATCGCTAGTCCTCATTGATGTGATGAAATACCCTATATCTTGGACAAAATGGTTGCAACCATCTTCAGTGTCCGATACCAATTCGAAGGTTTAATCATCGTTCAGGATCATTTCTTTATGCGTCATTTTCTCGGCATCGACAGTCTCGATCTTGATACCATCAACACAATTCTAGATGATGCTTGGCAATACGTTCGGTCTAACCGTTCGAAGAGCGACAAGAAGTACAATTTCCTGAACGGCCTTACGCTGATAAACTTGTTCTACGAGAATTCCACTCGAACTCGCGTATCATTCGAGATCGCTGGAAAGAGACTCGGGCTCGACGTTGTGAACGTAACCGAGGCGGGATCGTCGGCTCAGAAGGGCGAGTCTCTGAAAGACACCTTGCTTACACTCAGCGCTATGAAGCCGGATATCTTTGTCATTCGCCATCCGCAGAACTTTGCCCCTCACGATCATCATCAATATGCAGGTTGCCCCGTGATCAACGGGGGCGACGGCACTAACGAGCATCCGACGCAAGCGATGGCGGACGCCCTTGTATTGGTGGATCGTTTCAAGACGCTCGATAACATCAACGTCGCAATCTGCGGAGATATCAAACATTCTCGCGTAGCTCGGTCGAACGCACTGTTGCTTTCCAAACTGGGAGCAAGAGTTCGTCTTGTCGCACCTCCGGCCATGCAGCCTGCGGCCGAAGACTTTCCCGGCATTCCGATCCTCTCCAATATGGAGGAGGGTATCGAAGACGCTAATGCGATCATGATGCTGCGCATTCAAAAAGAGCGCTTTACTGACATGCCGGAATTTTCTATGGAGGATTACCATGACAATTACGGACTAACAGCCGAAAAAATGGCCTTGGCCATTCCGGACGTTATGGTCATGCATCCAGGTCCGATGAACCGAGGGACGGAAATCGCGTCTGATGTTGCGGACGGTGAAAATTCTGTTATTCGAAAGCAAGTTGAGTACGGAGTTGCTGTTCGAATGGCGATTCTAGACTATTTGGCGAAAAGATAACCGGAGGGACCTATGTCGAGAATAGACTATCTTCTTCAGTACCATCTGAAGCATTCCGACGTTGATAGAGAAACCGGCTACTATTGGATAAAATTTCCCGGCCAAGATCGGTGGCAGCCGGGTGGTTGGGACAATCGAGTAAAAACGTGGAGCCTCATGGGTAGCCAAGACCCATGGTTCGAACAACAGCTTGTAGAGATCGGCCCTCGAATTACAGAGCCTTAGGCCCCTTCAAGCTTACGAACTAGAAGAAGATCATCGAGCAAAGGTCGCTGAACATCGCTGACCTCTGATAAGTCAAGCAGCAGAACTTCTACGATGATACATGTTTTGAACGTCCCAGCGGAGGAAGGCCAGTTGCGAAGCTCAGCCTTCAGAGTGGTATTGGCTTGAGACACATTCGCATACTGCTTCGCCAGATTGATGTTTGAATTGAACCCTCCGCCGCGCGCGAAATACTGCTTTGAAACACGGTCCTTGATCACAAAAGCCATGTCAGTTGTCTTGCATCGGCTCCAGGACATTCACGGCGAACGTTCCGTCAGCTAGCGTCTCCGGGTACACTACAAGCCTCGAATTGGGGTCCGTTGTAGACCCACGGAAACCGAATTCTTTCATCACCATAGCCATGGCCTCTGGCGCAGGGCCGCGTCCCTTTCTCCCATTGACGATGGAAACTGAAAGGTGACGAAATGGCCGCTCTGGAGCATGTTCTTCCACGGTGAAGGTGGCTTGGTAATTCACCGGAATTTGAATTGTCAGATGATCATTCATCGAACCGCCAACAGGTTCGCCACGCTCAGACTTTGCGACCAATTCAAGCATTTGGTCATGCTTGATCATCTGCTCTTCAGCCGTTTCGACAAGAGCTTTAATTGTTTCGCGCTCACCTTCACCGATGACGAGTGGAAAAAGAGGCATCAGTTTAATCTCCAGTCGATTACTTCGCTTTGGAGGCGAGCATATTTCGGTTCACAGTCCCTATGCCAAGGAAACCGGCCTTTAGCATCCGGCCAAATTAGTTGTCGGGCTCGAACCAGCTTTTTATCGCTGTAATAGGCGCTTGCCTGACAGAGATATTCTTCAACCGAGCTTTGCGGGAGGTCGCGAAACTCAACAGGGAGGTTTTTGCTGACCTCATTATACGACACATACTCCTCAACCGTTGTGAGATCGAGGTTTGCAATTGCCGAAGAGATGATGCCGTGGGCCTGCCTGTCGCCCAATCCAAACAGGATGAGTTCAGGAAGATTCTTCGACGTAAGCCCGATGGTGTACGTGAATGGAATAAGGTCTGGCTTGTCCGGCGTTGGAAAGACGTAGACCGCAGCCCACCCGATCTCCTCAATGCAATGACTGATCCACCGTTGCATCTTGAGCCAGCGAATATCCTCCGGTCCCATAGAACTCTCCCTAGTGAAGCGTGACGTTGCGCGGGCGAATCATTAAATGCGGGCCTCTCCGTTGAAACAGAGTAACGATCTCTCCAAGGTTCAGGCCGGTCAGATGCAAACTCGAAATCTCGGTCACCTTATCGAGACGAGCAAGCTTATCCTCACGGATCACCGTGTGCTTCTTAAGCGGTTCGCCTCTAATCGTGAAGTTCGTGTTGCCCTGTGTAATGTACTGCATAGTTCTCCTTAAGTGAACTTCATGATCGCCATAGTAACGAACGACTCGCTAGTCGCGGCCACGTAGTAAGTCGAAGCAACGCCTTCGCCAACTTTGAGCCGGGCAATCACTGCACACTCATCCTCGTCGTTAATCCGAATGTAATCGGCCCCATTAAGATAGATAATTTTCGAATCGTTCACTACCTCTGCCGAGTAGTAGGCAAATATCGTGTCTTCGTACTCTACCGGTTTATTGAAGAATTCCGTTACTCCATTGTGCTCCATTATCAAAATGAACGCCCTACGGAATAAACGTTGAATCAAACTCTCGCCTGTAGCGCCGAACTTGACCGTCTCGCTGTTATTGAACGACGCTAGAATATCTTCAAGTGCTGTTGGTACAAGTGCTGTTGGTACAAGGCCATGTACGGATTCTTCACTCATTGATAGCGACCAGCCCTTTGGCCCTCGGCCTGTTTGTTTTTCTCAGGACTCTGTGTGGAGATTTGTCATTTGTTCTACATCAATAACTTGCAGAGAGCAAACCCAAACCTTACCGGAAGCCATTCACTCTAAACAGATTTTCCACATCATAAGTTCCGACAAGATGGGCTTCATTGCCGGATGTTCGGATACAGCAGTGATCCGTTTGAACAAGGGATCGCCGTGCGTCTCGATTGATTTGATTCGCATCCGCCAATAATTCAGCGATTTTTCGATGTCCGGCTCACGAGACTTTTCATCCCAGAACATTCCAGCCGCATGGGCCTGGATCGCACTATCGAGATCATCGGATAGAACGTGCAATTCTATATTTGGTAACTGTGATACGGAGCGAACCATGTCAATCAGATCAGAAGGGGTCGGTGTGTCCGGATGGAATAACGCAATAAGCCTTCGCCAGTGTGTTAAAGTATCCGGAATATTGACCCCCTTTGTGCCCTCGACAAGATCAGGATGGTCCCACACGTAGCCTTGCCGAATGGATTTGAGAGCGTCCTCTCCCATGTCAGTTAACCCGACATCGACAACGTATGCCCCGGCATCCCAAATAGGTTTGGAGACAAACACGTACCCGTGCTGAACCCAATCGTTGCGAAGAGTTGTATGATACCACTCGGTGGCGTGTTCGTATGCAATTTCCTTTGCGAAAGGACCTTCTTCACCGTGGTCGCAAAAATCCTTTTCAGCAAACCATTCGGCCGCGACCATCTGCTGGACGCGCGCCAGATAACATGAATTGGATAGAGACGGCGTAAGACGGTCGTAGAAGCGAACTGAGCCGCTAAAACGCATCTGGCCTCCATTACCGCGAAATTGCAACTGACCCCCTCAGAAGCTCGCAAAAACCTTCACAAAGTCCGCCAAGGAAGTCGGCAGCTTTTCCATCTCGGATGCCTGGACATACGAGGATGGTCCGATCAGACCTTCTACGGCGTCAACATAGCAGGAGAACTTGCCCTCTGGGCTAGACACCTGGGCCTCGACTGCACCGAGTGCGCTCACCAATTCAGGATACCGATCCACAAGCGCCGTATCGACGCTGAGGCTGGCTTTTCCGTCGAACTTCTGGACGCCGGTCTTGAGAAACAATGGCACATCGCCGCCGTCGTGGCGCTCGTAATCCTTGCCGAACCCGACATCTTTGTAGCCGAGAAGCAAAACGGCGTGTTTCGCTTCAAAGGCCGCATTTAGGAATTCGGCCGTCACCCACAGCGGGACGCTGCCCAGCACATGTTGTGCCATGACTTTCGGTCCGCCGCCGTATGCGGTGGTAACTGCTTTTTTGATTTCATCGACCAACGCGAGACCCTTAGCGCTCAAGCAAGAAACGCCAATACCGCCGACATCGGTCTGCACCGCTTCAACCATGAGCGGATCACTAAGCCATTTACGAGAAAGGGTAGTGAAATTCGGCTTGATTCCGACGCGAGAGCATTTGGCCAAAATTTCAAGAAAATGAGGATGCGAGGTAGGCTCGCCGCCGCCGATGGCGATCTCGAAGACCTCCATCTTTGCGAGCATTTCCAGCACGGAACTGATAACGGCCATGTCGGCGTGCTTACCGTTCTTCGTTGAAGACTGGTAGCAGAACTGGCAACCCACATCGCACCAATCGGTGATCTTCAAATCGACCAATTCCGGATAGGTGGCTTTAGTATAGTCCCGGTCGTCCAGCGAAATTCTCGCCTTATCGCCCGTATATTTGTTCATGATAACAGCAGTGCCGTTATCAAATCTGACTTTACATTCGTAGGTGTTCGCCAACGCTGTCGTCAGCGGTTCCTCCACCTGACCATCAATGTGATTGATGGTAGAGTCTGAGTTATCATTGCCTCCGAGTACGACGACCTTTGGGGACCTGAAAAGGCGAATCAGCCCCTTCAGCAATGTGGGGTTGAAGCTGCCAATTGTCATCACCGACTGATGGTCAACATAATCGCCACTGTCGAACTCGACCTCCGGCACCTCGGCCAGGATCGCTGAACGAATATCATCGCTATACTGACCCCATCCGCCAGCAACGCACTGCGCCGCGAGATACCGAAGCTTCTCTTCCTGTGACGTGAGGCGGAAATAATTCCAACCATAATCGCCATGGTCTCCGTCGATAGAGGCCACTTGTCCTATCAAGTCGTCGGGGATCAGCACCACGCTATGCGAAGAAGACGAGTTAGTGGCGAAACCGGCTCGGAAATTGTGAATTTTGATCACGAAGACCCCTTAGACGTAAAGAACCACAATCTGCCCAGGAGCAGCGAACTGGTTATAATTGATTTCGTGCTTTTCACGCACGACCTCGCGAACTTTTCGGCGCATGGCAACGCCTCGCAAAAGTACCCGCGCCATAGTGAGACGCTGCCCATCATCGGACGGCACCATGCAGTAGAACCGAGCCGTCCTCGGGACCACTGCACACCGGCCCTCCCAAGGATTAACTTCCCCTTGCTCGTAATACCCGTCGATATCCATAGCATCCCTGCGAGAATACAGGTCATCCACTGATTCGACGGTAACACCGGGGGTCCACGGTTGTTGCATCACACCAATCTACATGGAAATTGGATTTCGTCAAGGGATTTCGAAACGACACATTTTGACATCTCGAACCGAGCAGTCCAAGGTCTGTTTATTGCAAAAAAGGACTTTACGATGAAGGTTGAAGATGGCCTCGAACTTCTCGCGAAATTGCTGAAGGTTGACGATTATGGAATTCAATTTGTAGATGCGGTTTCGACTGAACAGAATTGGGACCTTCGATTCGTCACGAACGTCGTTGCCTACATCCGAAAAGACAAACCGCTTTCAACCGAGCAGTCCAAGATTGTCCTCAAAATGCTCAAGCGTTTTGAGCGCAAAATGGTTGTCGCTGAACTGGTCGAAGAACAAAAGATCAGGAACCTCATCGAGTTCCCAACATATCGGCATACTCCGTATACGAGCGCGAGTGTTCCTCGCGAGGTTCGGTACATAGGCGACAACTGCTTAGCCTTCAGATTTAAGATGAACGATGTCATCAAAAACGACATCAAACGTCTTCGACCGAAGGGCACCGGCATGATCGAAAAGTACAACTGGTTCCATTCTCAGCATCGCGTTTGGGTTGTTCCGGTAACGCGAGACACCATCAAGCCTGTGCAGGAGCTTATCTCTAAGCATCGTTTCGGCTTCGATGATGAAGTTGTCGAATATCTCGTGCGTGCGTCCAATTCGCTCGACCAACCGGCCGGTTTTGCTGTCGATCCAGAGGTCGGCCTGATCTCAGCAGAGGTTGGTGATAATGAACTGATCGCTTGGTGGGTACAAAACGTTTTGAACGGAGAAGTAGTTTGAACCAGGAATTCGTACTGAAGGCTACTCCGGGTGCTGCGCGCCGGATCGTAAAGCTCGCGTCGATCTCAAACACTGAGGTTGATCCGGAAATCAGCAATCTCGCGGAGGTCGGGCTTCTTCAAGAAGAGGATTTCGCTCGTCTCAAGTTTAATCCGACCAAAGAAGAAAAGCTGACCATCCAACAATTGGCCGACTGTCAGAACCGCGCCGTTGTGGTCTCGGAACAAGCTATGTTGGCACGTCGAGCCATCCTGGGGAGCGCTTTGTTGGCAAACGCGTTCCCTATTGTGGTCGCTACTTGGCATGCTGGCGAATGGGCGGTGCTCGCCCGTCGTTTAGGGATAACCATCACCGAGAAGGCATCGGATGATACGGCACAGATGTTAATCTTGAGCCCGAATGATCTCGTCAATCATGATGTCATTAATAGCCGACGCCAGGGACTCTTGGTTCTCGACGCCCATACCGAACATGAACGGTTTGATGTAACTTCTCCGCACGGAGCAAAGTATCACGGCCCGGCACGAGAATTCCCTCGCACAATTGTTATCTGTCCTGTAGGTCGCCAACTGCTCCCCCAGGTCGGGTGGGGTTCCAGAGCAGAGCAACAAGTCTCCCATGCGGTGGCGACGATCTTTCCAACCGCGCCGCTCAACTGCATTAATCCACCTCCGGTGGAGCGGGGTAGAGTTGGCTTGTTTGAGAACCTTCAGGCGCGCGGCTTCGTCAAATTCAGACCTGTAGACACTTATTTCATGTTCAACGTGATTACGGACTTGCTCAAGTTTAAAATGCCCGAGGAAGACTACTACCCGAAGGATGAAAAATCCGCGCTTGACGAAGATACATTGAAGGTTTCCGTTGGTGACTTTTTCTGAGATGGAATTTGATATCGAGAAAATTGTTGTTCAAGCGAGATATCTCATGTTGAAGGCTAGATGGACGTATGAACTGGAGGTTCCGCCACCAAGGGCGCATGGACCAATGCCACCGATGATGATCCATAAAGTAGTTCTGAATTGGGATAGTGTAATTCAAAATGCTGGCGAAGATATATTGCTCTGGTTATTAGATCGTTTTCCCGGTGCAGATCAGTATTACTACCACGCGGTGTTTGAAGATTCAGAAGATGGCACGCAACGGATTTTCTGGGTATTTCATTTTGCAAAGCAGACGCATGCTATTGAGTTCAAGTTGAGATGGGGATGAGCGACAGCGTTCTAGTCTCCACTCTTACTCGATACGGGGTAAAGCTTCTCGGCACCAAACCATCTCCGTTCTTTTGGCATTACGATAGAGCGGAGAAGTTCTTTCTCACTAAAACGTGGCGTGTCAGTTACGAAGACGCGGTTACTGCATATGAATGCGTGATGGAGCAATGCTGTCCTCATCGCGCCGATTTTTCGCATGCTCCTAGCTTTGACGATTTTGCACTATTCGTGAAAGATCAATGCAGAGGACAAGTCGGATTTTACGACAATAACCCAGCAGCGGGATCGACGGCGTGGTTTTCAGACGTTCACGATGCCACTCTGTACAAGCTGACGTTCTCATAAACCGATAAGTATAGCAGGCGATTATTGCCGATCTGCTACGAGGCCGTTAGGCTTCAAGTATATTTCAGTAAAGTTGTTGCGAGTAAATGAAGAAGTGTATTCTTAGAATAGACGATCAGGTTAATTGCAAATTTGTCGATTTAGACCCGTTCGTTAGAAGAAAGATTGTCGAAAAGCTTAAGTTCTTCGTCCCTTACGCCCGGCATATGCCAGCGTTCAAGTTGGGACGTTGGGACGGTAAGGTCGGCTTCGCTAGCGTCGGCGGCGGCACGTATATCAATTTGCTCGAACGCGTATTGCCTATCGTGATTGACGAAGGCTACGAGATCGAGATCGATGATCAGCGCCCTCAATTCAATTTCTCCTTCCCTGAGCCTACTGAGGAGCTATTCGCGGATACGGTGTGGCCTGAAGGTCATCCGGCAGCGGGCGAGCCCATCATCCTGCGCGACTATCAGGTCGAAGCTATCAAGAACTACCTGGATAATCTTCAAAGCATCCAGAGCATTTCGACCGGGGCTGGCAAGACGCTCCTGACCGCATCACTTTCTAAGCTTTGCGAGCCATACGGGCGCACGCTGGTCGTAGTCCCATCGAAATCTCTTGTGGAGCAGACGGAAGAAGACTTTCTTAACCTCGGTCTAGACACGGGAGTCTACTTTGGTGACCGCAAAGAGCTAGGTCACACTCACACGATCATCACGTGGCAGTCTCTCGGATATACATCCAAGAACTCCAAGATGACATGCGATACTACAGTGTTGAAGGCTCTCACGGACGGCGTGATTTGCGTTCAGATTGACGAATGTCACAGCGCCAAGGCTGACGTTCTAAAGAACCTGATGGGCGACGCGCTCGCGCATGTACCGATTCGATGGGGCCTAACCGGCACTGTGCCGAAAGAGGACTTCGAATTCCTGACCCTCCTCTCCACAATTGGCCCAGTAGTGGGGGAGATTCGCGCGAAGACGCTCCAGGACGAAGGCGTTCTCGCGGCGTGCTCGGTGGATATCATTCAGACCGTAGATGATGACGTGGAATTTCGAACCTATCCGGATGAGTACGAATACCTCACTACGCACAAGCCACGCCTGGATTGGATTGCGGACTATTGCTTTGAGATCAACAAGACCGGCAACACGCTGATCCTGGTAGATCGAATTGAGACTGGCGAGTACCTTCAGGAGATGATTCCAGATAGCGTGTTCATCAGTGGGCGCGTGAAATCAAAGGATCGCAAGAAAGAATACAAAGAGGTCCAGACCGCAGAGGGCAAGATCATCATCGCGACCTATGGCGTGGCGGCGGTCGGCATCAACATTCCTCGCATCTTCAACCTTGTTTTGGTGGAAGCAGGAAAGTCTTTCGTTCGCGTAATTCAGAGCATCGGACGCGGCTTGCGCAAGGCTGGCGATAAGGATGCTGTGAACATCTACGATCTGTGCTCGACCCTGAAATTCTCTGGTCGCCATCTAGCCAAGCGAAAGGTCTTTTACAAGGATGCCGAGTACCCGTTCAAAATATCTAAGGTGAACTACTGATGCTGCCGTACGCGCTCGAAATCCCTGAGGTAACTTACGACCGAGCACAACTGCATGAGATGGCGAAGACGCTAAAGCCAGAAATGACCTTCTTTCGTAATAGCAAAGGGGGAATTCACCATCACAAGGTCCTAAAGCTTATGGAGGATCACCGCGCTCGTTTTCCATACATCAACATTCTGTTGGACGAATTTTGCTTTGGAGATATTCCAGTCCAACCAGCCTTGCTGCAATTCTTTCCCCACCTTGGAATCAATTTGCACGTCGATGACGAGCGTGGGTGCGTGATCCAGTTTCCGCTAACCCCGGAAGCCGAGCATTACGCTCCCATCGAATGGCACGAAGATGGACGTTGTGTTTATCAACACACTTACAAAAATGATCGTCCCACGCTGGTCGATACGCAGAGACCACACTTGGTTGCCAATCAAAACGCAGTACGGATCGCCTTTCAGATCGGATTAAAGGCTACATTTGAGCATATCGTAGACCTTTATCAGAGCGGTAGTTTACTTCGACAGAAGACATCGTGAGTGGATTTGAACAACAGATTGCGACTCTCATGTTGGAGCAACCATACATGGAGATAGACAAAGCTTTTCTAGTGAGCCTAACAGCCAATGCTCGTAGGAGAATTTTTGAAGGTTTTTACGGGGATGACTACGAATACTCGTTGGACCTGAAGTCTTTGGTTTTCTCGAAGGACAAAGAAAGCGAAAGAGTCAAGCTCGGCGCTATCAAGGCATGGCTGTATGAACAAAGTCGGAGCGACTTTGTAGTGACGGATTGGCTCATGGTGGGCTTCAAGTCAAAGAATGATGCGGCCCTCTTTAAACTGTTTTGGCTATGACCAACGTCGTTAACAAATACACCCACAAGCCTACCCCTGATGACGTGTATATCGGCCGAGGCAGCCGATGGGGAAATCCTTTTAAGATCGGCCCGGATGGCGACCGCGAGGCCGTCGTAGCGAAATACGCACACTGGATCACCGACAAAGGCTCTCACCTACTGCCGTTCATCCCAGAGCTTCGCGGCAAAAACCTAATCTGTTTTTGCGCACCACAACTGTGCCACGGCCACGTACTGGCAATACTATGTGATGAGATCATAGAAGGTGGCTAATTCTCACTGCTAAATTATTGCCCGTGGGAATTTATTCAGATAAAACTACAGGGGTAACAATATTAGTTCAGGTGCCACGCTGCACCAAGAGAGGATTACTCTGAGACTTTTGACCCCGGAAAACACAACATTTTCCATGAACGATTTGCCGAATCAAGTATCAGACGATCTACGATACTGTGTGCTCGACTATTCCAATCAAGCAGACGTGGACTTTATGTTCATTCCCTTGATCTTCCTGGATGTATTCCCGCGTCCGGCCGCCGATTTGAAAATCGGCCCCTACAAGATTCAGATGCCGCTAGACTGGTCCATTGTCATTTCTGACAAGGATTTCGGCTTCATGGAAATCATTGAGTTAAAGCACCTCAATGACAGAGACTTCTCAGCGTTCGGTCTTAATCCGATAAAGAGCTACATGCCAAGCTTCTTTGAGATCACTATCGAAAACATCTTCCCTGATGTCACGTGGCATATGCCGCGTCTCAAATACGGCCATATCCTGGCTGTCCCTCTGACAGACGGGCCTGATCCGATCTGCGCATATTTTGTGAAGGACACCAACAAGCTTCCAGAATCTCTCGATATCACGAAGATTTTCACCTAAGGAAAAAACAATGACCAGAAAAGAAGTAGAAATTCACCTCGACATGTTTGGGATGTGGAATCGAAAGGGAAACCTTCGTGCCGCCGCTGTAGAGCTTGAGGCCGCCATGCGCGCGCTTCTCGATCTCGTAGACCCGACCGGTGCTAAACCAGTGGCGACTGCGCCAGAGAGCTTCCCTGTCATCTCCGGTTCGATGCACATCGATCTCACCAAATTGGCGGCCGAAAACACCGAGGAGCCCGCCCCGAAGGCCAAACCAAGGGCACGAAGCCGTAAGCCAAAAGTCACTGCCGCTCCAAAGCGAACTCGGACGAAAAAAGAAGCATGAAAATCGCCATCACTGGGCATACCTCCGGGATCGGAAAAGCAATAGCTGATCGGTACACCGCAGAAGGTCATACAGTAACGGGATTTTCCAGAGCGACCGGTCATGATTTAACAGAGCCAGGAATGGCTTTCAAAATCGCGGCCGAGGCATCCAAGAGCGATGTATTCGTGAACAACGCATTCTCGTTCCAAAACGGTTTCGCTCAGATCAATCTGCTCTTTGCCATACGCGATATTTGGCAGAATCAAAAATCCAAGACTATCGTGAATATATCGAGTACGGCCTCAGATGGGATCATGTTGGATAGATCATTCTATGCCATCAATAAAGCCGCGCTTGACAAGGCATCGGAGCAACTATCTAGGTCGTCGGCCTGCCGGATCATCAATATCAAACCTGGATATGTAGAAACTCCGATGGGGGAATGGGCAACGGGAATAACAAAACTTTCTCCAGATGATGTCGCAGAAACTTGTTTATGGTTGGTCAATCAACCAGCCCACATGCTAGTTGCTTCATTGACTGTATTCGGTCGAGAGGAGAGCGGTTTTGTAGCCGCTCGGACTAGGAAGAAGTCGTAGTACATTTGGAATTTGACTCTAGAGTTCCCGAGGTCTAGACCTGAATTATTGATGTGGGGGTGGCGCAGTCTGGTAGCGCGCTGAGATGCAAGCTCAGAGGTCGGGGGTTCAAATCCTTCCTCCCACACCATCAAACTTGATTTTTATTGATTACGTTTTTTTGAGACTTCTCTTTTTTTGAGGACCATTATGTTGTCTAACATTCGTTTCTGGGCCTATGCCGTTTTGGCTGTTGTTGCCCTCTTCTTCGTCGTGTTCACGACTGGTCTGATCTCCATCATTGCTCTCGGTGTAGCGGTTGTTGCCGCTGCTCTCGCGGTCCGTGCTGCGATCTCTACCAGTGGCCAAACGAAGGACATCATCGAATCCACCGAGACCGCCTTCACGGGTGCTGTTGATGCGGTTGAAACCGCATCTGCAACCGCCGTCGATGCTGCCTCGCGTGCTGCTCACTCTGCCGTTGATACCGCAAAGTCTGCGGTTGAGCAGGTAGAGGAAGCTGTAAAGGAAACTGTCAAGGGTAAGAAGAAGCGCTAATCACGCTTCTATACAGGGGGAGTCCATTCCGGGCTCCCCTTTTTTTTAGAAAGTATATTTCATTCAAATGTTGGAAAAATACGGAAAGATCAAGGCTACGCTCGATATTCTCATCGTTCTCGGCCTCTTGTACATTGCAGCAACGAAAGGCGGTTTGTTGATTATCGCTGCTCTCGCTTTGTACGGTGCGTGGATTGGCTACAAGCTTTATTCGGCTAGTGCTGCTGTTGAAGAAGATCGTGTTGCCGCCGCAGTGGCTCGAATGGAAGAAGCTCGTAATGCCCCTTATGCTGGCAGAGGTTACACTGGCGGCGGTTATTCAAGCGGTTATACGACTCAGCAGACTGCAACTCAGCCGACTCCGACCCAGCCTACGACCACTATCAACAACACCAGCAGCACTACCGGCGATATCGCGCTCGGAATGATGATTGGATCGATGTTGTCGAACCATGGCACTCAGGCTTCGTCGTCAACTACTGTTCACCATGTCTATGATCGGGCTCCGACCAGTGACGAGCCTGCTGCTTTGGCTCCGATTACTTCGGAACAGCTTGACAGCGGCTCTTATAGCAAGAGCACCGAACGTTATGGTGAAGCTCTCGCTCCGATCACATCGGAAGAACTCGACAAGTCGTCGTCATCCTCTTCTTCGTCTAGCGATTCTTCATGGGGATCATCCTCTTCGTCTTCCTCATCTTCGTCTAGTGATTGGGGATCGTCGTCTTCCTCGTCTTACGATTCTGGTTCTTCTTCGTCTTACGACTCGGGGTCTTCTTCTTCCTCGTCGTCAAGCGACTGGTAATCGACAATATCGGGTGGCATCTAACTTTGGTGCCATCCTCCCTCTTCCAAACCTTCACTCCTTTCGAGGCATTTCTTATGAAAAGTTTCACTCGCATTTTGGCCGCGCTTGCCGTCGTGGTATGTTCGACAACGGCACTGGCTCAGTATCGTCCACCAGGACAGATGGGTTCGCCCAGCGCTGGTGGAGCACAGACGAAGCCGGTTCTTCGCGTCTGCACCGGCAGACAAGGCGGAAACTATTTCTATGCTGCTCAGCAGATGGCACGTTTCGCGCCGTCGATGGCTATCCAGCCAGTTCTGACGCAGGGTTCGCTGGAAAACGTCCAGCGTGTCACCAACGGATCATGCGACGTGGCATTCGCTCAGAACGATGCTATCCGGGTGTACAAAGAACTAGACCCGACTTCGATCTCGAAGGTCGAACGTGGTATGGCCATGTACAAGGAATACGTTCACCTTCTTTGCAATCGCGAATCTGGGATCACCAAGCTCTCGCATTTGAAGAAGGGTCACGTCGTGGCTATCGGTCCCGAGGGGACGGGGGCGAACGTTGTGTGGCAGTTCCTGCTCGCTACCGACAAGGATCGCTACAAGGACATCGAAACCTCTCCTAAGGACGGTCTGCGGGCTCTAACGGCCATCCAGGACGGTTCCGAGGTAACTTGCACGCTTTACGTCGGTGGTCTTGGTGATCAGCTTCTGAAGAAAGATGCGCAGAAGTTTGCCGACAAGGTAGTTCTCGTTAACGTTAACGAAGGCGTTGACAAAGAAAAGGACGCCAAGGGCCGTCCGATCTACACCTACGAAGCAATCCCTAGCGGTACCTATGGCAGCCTTATGCCGTCCGGTGCGCTCTTCGGTCACTCCTCAGCCAACACGTTCGCGGTAGATGCGGTGTTTATCGCAAATACTGACTGGATCGACCGCAATTCTGGCGCGTACGATAATCTTCTACGGGCGGTTACAAACGCGCTCCCTGCAATCAGGGATAGGGCTAATCCAAAGTAATAATATTAGGCAAGGGAGGAGTTCAACTCCTCCCTTTGTCATTATACCTCGGTGTTACGTCTTATGATTGCCGTGAATAATATCTATATGCTAAAGTTACATGAGATAGCAAAGTTCATTCAGCAAAACATGCCGCATTCGGTTAGTCTACCTGAAGAGGCCGACCGTGGCTCTCAAAGAAGAAAGCTCAATGCAGCGATTGATTGGTGCAAAAGCGAATACGGGCAGATGGCATTCACTTTACCTCTTGAACAAATGCTTGAGCTTTCATGGAAGCTTGATGAGTCTGCTCGATGGGACATGCTCGGAGAGAACTTTTGCTTTCGTAGCCAAACAGACGCCGCACTTTTTCGTGTCTTCTGGGGATAAAGTGTTTCATGCATAAGCTAACATATTCTGAAATGGTCAACGAAGGTCCGAGCTATTTCCCGTTTGTTGTGGATTACGAATACAAACTGGATCACATGTGGGAAGCGATGGATTGGTGCCGGGATAATTTCGGCAAGACAGGAACAACGCTTGGTCCAAATTCACAATGGGCCATCGATCTAAGCGCGCAATGGGCGTGCATCAACTACAAATTCTGCTTTAATGATCCGGTTGCGGCGACCCATTTCAAATTGAGATGGGGATAAAAGGAAACCCCGTAAGAGCATATATCTCCTACGGGGCTCCTGAGCAACCTTGTGCGGTGGGGAGAACCGCGCCCGGTATTTGTTGACCCTTCGTCCGTAAGTATTTAGTTTGAAGCATTGTTTTATCAGTGAGAGTATTAAGTTTTGGCGCATAAGCTAGACATTTTCGAAACGCTTTCCGCTCTTGATAGACGAGACTTTGAATTTCTCGGACGACAGGCAGACGACGTTAAAAAGGGATTTGCTCCTCCTGTGGTGATGCGTTGGATGAGCGCTACACAAGACAACAAAAGCGCTCCCGCCACCCTGATGCTCGTGAATGAAGTTGCCAATCGAAATTTCTACGACATCTATGATCATCCCGAGCTACAGTACAAACTCCTCGCATCCTGCGGTCTCGGTCGAACACTCAGACATGCCTGGGTCCCTCTTTCTAAACAGACAAAAGAGGGTGGGAAGCTGTATGATTATCTCAGTAAATATTGGCCCGAGGCGAGCAACAAAGAACTGAAGATCGTTCTCGGACAGTTCACTCACGATACCTTCGCAGCATTCCTAGATGATTCCGGATGCGAGCCCACAGAAATTAAAGGACTTTTGGATGCCTACGACCGATTCCACGGGATCGAGCCGCAAAAGAAAGCCAAAGGCCGACGCAAAGGTTGAAGGCTTCAAGTGCGAATTCTGCAACAAGATTTATCAGCAGGAGAAGTCTTTCCTCGTTCACATGTGTGCGAAGAAGCAACGCTTCCTCGACCGAGGTGAAAAGTACGTCAAGCTGGGGTTCTGGGTTTATCAGCGCTTCTATAGCCTGAGCTACAATCATCGTACTGAGAAAACTTTCGAGCATTTCGCCAACAGTCAGTTCTACACGTCGTTCACTCGATTTGGACGATACTTGTTGAACATCAATGCCGTGAATATGCACGGCTTCGTGGATTTTCTGATCAAGGCCAACATCTCTATTGATGATTGGCAGAGCCCGGTGGTTTACGAGACGTATGTTCGTGAGTTGAACAAACGAGAGAGCGCCGACGCCGCTGTAGAGCGAAACATTTTGCTCATGGAGCAATGGGCAGTCGAGAGTGGTGAGCATTGGACGGATTTCTTTCGGAAGATAGAACCAGCCTTGGCAACCACCTGGATACGCTCGGGTCGTATAAGTCCGTGGGTTCTCTACACCTCAGCGTCGGCTTCCGATCTGATGCAGCGAATGTCGGAAGAGCAAGTCGAGCTAACCAGACAAGCTCTCGATCCAGCGTTTTGGGGGGCAAAATTAGAAACAGATACGGCCGAGGTTGATCGCATTCGAGCAATTCTCGATTCAGCAGGAGTGTAAATACGCGCATGGATGACGATGATTGGAAGGCAATGATGTATGGGGACGATCCTGAAGAGGAGCTTCCCCAGATCAAAAGCGAGGTGCTTCCTCCTCGCGGCATCATCAACATGCCAGCAATGAGCGCGGAGATTAGAAAGCTTCGCGCAACGGTCGAAACACAGGAACGCATCATTAAGCGACTAGTTCAACGCATGCGGAATATTGAGCGCCGCGTCAATTCGAATAGCCAAGACGTGGGTGCTATTTGGACCGACCTTGATAACAAGATCGACAGGCGGAACGGCTAATGACCACAGTTGTGGTTGACGACATGGTTTCGGATCGCATCACTACGTTCGCCGTCAATGACGAGAACAGAGCTTTCGTGAAGAAGCATTGGGATCAGTCCGACAAAATACTTGCTGGACTCCAACAATTGTCTCTATTCGAAAATCGCTCGCGATGGTGCGATCTTGAGCCGTTACATTTCAGGGTACTGCTTGTGCAGAACTTGGACCTCTATGCGAGACTTAGCGAAACGGAAGTCGAAAACCCTGAAAATGCGACGGTCAAAAGCCTAACTTTTCTTCTGACCGCACTGATCTACTGTGTCGAACAGCGATCCATGATGGATGTGCGTTTCCTGACCGTCACGAGGATCAACGCGCTTGATGTTGCCTACGAGGTATCTGCGCGCTTCGAAGCAGAAATGGGCTTCCCTGGCCCTCGCAAAGCAGCACCGCGCCTGACCGTGATTGTGGATAACACGAAGGCACGGTCAGCCTAGGCCGACGATCTCTCTGACCTCCGTCATCGTATTAGCTGCGATCTCGCTCGCTCGGCTGGCTCCGTCCAGCAAGAGGTCATCCAGGAACAGATGATCAGCCAGCAACCTCCGCATTGAGGCAGAAATAGGTTCCAGCTTCACAACAGCCAGATCGGTCAATGCTTCCTTCAACGGCGAGAACTGCCCACCGGCAAATCTCGCTAGCACATCAGCCTTGGTCTCGTCGTTCAATGCAGCGTAAATGCTGATCAGATTGTTAGCAGCAGGCATCGCCTCAAGGTCGGCTTCATTATCCGGCAAGACGCCGGAATCGGATTGCGCACCGCGAATTTTCTTCGCGATCATGTCGGCGCTATCCATGAGATTGATGCGGCTCATGTCGGATTCCTCCGACTTAGACATCTTTCTGGTCGCGTCCTTGAGGTTCATGATTCGCGTAGCGGGTCCATCAATGATCGCGGTAGGCTTGCGAAACACATTGCTTTTGAAGTCTTTGTTGAACTTTTGAGCGATGTCCCTGGCAAGTTCGAGGTGCTGTTTCTGATCCTGACCCACAGGAACGTGTGTGGTCTTGTAGAGAAGGATATCGGCCGCCATCAAGACGGGATAGGCGTAAAGGCCCACGGAGACTTTTTCCGCGTTCTCGCCCTCTCCGGCCTTATCCTTAAATTGCGTCATGCGGTCGAGCCATCCGACACGAGCCGTGCAATTAAGAATCCACGCCAGTTCGCCATGCTCGCGCACGCGACTTTGCGCGAAGACCATGTTCCGCACGGGATCGACTCCGGATGCGATAAAGGCCGCCGCAACCTCCCTGATCTGTTTGCGCAGCAGAGCGGGGTCCTGCTTCACGGTGATCGCATGCAGATCAACAACACAGAACAGGCTTCGAGCCTCCGGATTAGCGGAGAGCGTCGCAAAGCGTTTGATCGCGCCGAGGTAGTTGCCCAAATGAAGATTGCCGGTCGGCTGTACGCCGGAAAATATGATCATGCTTCTCTTTCAACGTAGCTTCTTGCGAGTTCACCGGCCATCTTCGACCACGCCTTGATATCGGCAGGATGTTCTTCGCCGCGCACGATGTAGCCACTCAATTGACGCGCCTTGTCCATGTCCAGCCATTCAAGAAAATCCGAGACCTCGATAATTTCTTGCAGGGGCATCAGGCGTTCCGCGCCGGATATGATCATTGCCGCCAGCAAATCGCCACCGGCAGCGCGATCCAGCAAATCAATTCGACTCCACTGTTTGTGGCGAGCCATCGTCTTCTCCCTATACGAGCGCGGCTTCGGCCTCTTCCTTCGCCACATTAAGTTCAGACATACGTTCTCCGTTGTCGCGCGACCGGTCCGGATGAAACTGCATGGCCAGATTACGATAAGCGATCTTGACCTCCTGGACCGTCGCAGTGCGAGTGACGCCAAGAACCTCCCACCATGGCTTCTTAGCCTCTGGAGCCTTTCGGCGGGCCTGCTGTCGGTTCTGAGACCTCTCTCGTTTTGTCTCGGCCGCCTTTTCCGCCTTGCGACGCTGTTCAAGGACCGTTTCGAGATTCTGGTCGAAAATATTACGGGCATCAAGATACTGATCAAAGACAGCCTGCATCCCAGCTTTGCGGGATTTCCGCTGCGCGTATTCCATCTTTTGCTGGAGATTTATATTCTCTTCTCGAAGTTCGCGCAGGGATTTCTTTGCCCGAGTAGCGATATCAAGCAATTCCTCAGCTTGCCCAGTTACTTGCTCCAGCTTGGAGTTTGCCTCTTCCAACCTTTTCTTGCCGGTCAATCGTGACAGGACCTCGACCACAATCGCCGTCGCAAAGATGGCCCAAAACACTTGCCACCCGCCGCCTCCGAGACCGACAATAACGCCGACGAGAATGAAAAAACTCATGTCAGGCTTCCTGACGCGCTACCGCGTTGTTGCGGACGATCAAGCGCCACTTGTCATCCTCTTCCTCGCCCTGCGCGTCGATCTCCCCGTTCAGGACGTGATTCGCTTGTAGAAACGGAAGAACACTCGTTGCTTTCGCTCCAGGCTTGAGGAAATGGTCGATCAGATAGGTCATCCATTCCTCGGCGTTGTAGAACTTCTCGCCGCCGTCCCACTTGATGCCGGTACCGTCCTCGGTCGGTGTCCACTGGCACCATAGACCGGGCTGACCGGCAGGCGGATTGTTGTATTCGAGGATGTCCGAATCTTCGCCTTGACCGAACGAGCCAGTACCCTCCACGAAATATGGACCGTTTTTGCGATCCATTCGGCGGGTTTTGTTGAATTTCGTGAGGTAAGCGATTTCCTCTTCGTTCAGACTGGGCTCAACACGAATGATGCCCTCGAACTCGGTCGTATATCCCATCTGACTCCCCATTGGTATATCGCAGACTGCAAATCTGCCAGAGAAAAACAAAATGTCAAGCGAAAGGTATGTCTTTTGCCAGTATTCCGGTTTAGGTAGGTCTTCTATTGAGCCAGCACGGGCGGCTGGAAGTGAGCCGGACGAAGCGCAAGCTTGTTGCCGACGAAGAGAGCGTTGACCGTCGCGACCGCAGTGACGATAGGAATTGACGGAACCTCAGTACAGAGGAAGATGGCTAGGTCGGCAAGATATTCCGACTGGCGCTTTTCCGAGGCGTTCATAGGTCTAGTCCTTTCGCAAATCGGCGCTATCAACGAGAAGTTTCGCCAAAATGAGCGCCTTGTCGTAACTTTGCGGCACAGTCGCGTGCTCGTTATGAAAAAACTCCGCAATATCGTTGTGATCCTCGTCAATCACGAGGATCGGACCTGCGGCGCGGGTCGATGGTTCGCTGATTCGAAGCTTCACAGGGGTAACTCCATCCATCGGGTGGCGACCATGTAGTCCTTGTACGGGTTCGCCGTGATCGAAACGAAACCGCCCTGGGGATCGCCATCCTCGTCCCAATTCACGTCAGGAGACCACTGGACCACGAGCCAGCCTTCGCGCCGCCGCTGGGACGTAAAGGACTCCCAATCATACGTGCCGTACGCGAGGATCGGCCGGTCGCGCGGTGCGTCTTCCATCGTCTCGTAAACCGACATCGTTCACCCTTTTGATCAGGACGCAACTTACCATGATTTTGCGTTTTGTCAAACCCTTTCTCGAAAAATGGATTTTGAACCGGACGGACCGCACGTGCTAGCAATGTCATATGAGCATTGTGACTACTGACATTGACATCGACTTCGCAGACCCGAGAAAAGCTCTAGAGGGGCTAACCCATGTCCCCTCAATGATGAAAAACAAGAAGGGTGAATCCCAGCGTCACCCTTCCGGAGTATATTTTCAGAATGTTCCGAAGGACCCTCTGACAGGGCTTTGCTCTCTAGAGTATGACCAAGCTACTGAGCTTGGATATTTCAAAATCGATTTTCTGAGCAACACCCTGTACGAGGGCGTCAAGGACGAGGATCACCTCAATAGGCTTTTGAATATCGACCCGGATTGGTCACTGCTCGATCATTCGGAGATCGTTTCCGACCTCGCACATATCCATAACCATTTCGGCGTGGTCCAGGCCATTCGCCCGAAAAGCATTGACGACTTGGCTGTCGTCCTAGCGTTGATGCGTCCAGGCAAAAGACATTTGCTTGGTCGATCTCGGGCTGAAATTGACGCAGAGATTTGGGACCAATCTGAAGAGGGTTTCACGTTTAAGCGCGCGCATGCCATTGCTTACGCCGCGTCTATTGTTGTTCAACTAAATCTTATTTGTGAGCGTATTGCGCAAGTCATCGATTTAAAGAGAGAATCAATTGCTGACGATTCATCCCAAGCGGAACACCTATAACGGCCTTTCAACTAAAACACTGATATGGGAAGTATATTCTCAAAAAGACCCGGCTCGTTTTCTCTACGGCGTCATTCTCAACGAGGTGTATGAACACGAGAGCGACCTAGATAGAGGACGTTTTCAAAACTACACCCAATCGGCGCAACCAAATCAAATCAATCTCGATCTTGACCTTGGCGGTCTTTCTGGGATCGAGCCTATTCACATGCAAGCAGAAAAATGGATCGATTGGATAGCTCAACACAGTACAGCGCTGTGGAGCCTATCCATCAATATGAAAGACGTTTCGGAAGGGGTTGCGGCCTTCAGCTTTGCTGATTCAACAACCGCAGTGATGTTTAAGCTAGTCTTCGGATGAACAGGTTTATTCTAGGATCACTATGGTTCAACGGCGGACCATCGTCGGATATTATTGGTATGGATGCTTGGATGCAGCATTACTGTGCCGAGAAATTTCAGTGGCTGATAGACAACGCAAATCGAGACTGGGAATACGAACTGATATTGGACCATTACGAAGCTGATATGGGCCAGGGTCTGTTCAACGTCTACGTCGTATTCGATAATCTAGACGACGCTCTTTTTTACAAGCTGCGTTGGGGCTAGAAGTCGAAAGGGCCGGTTTGACCCAGCCCTTTCTACTATCGTCCGTCGATAGAAACCGTCGATCTGTATGTAGCCCCACAATCGTCACAGATCGAAAAGACGACGTAGAACCCCGCGACTTAGAGCCGGTCTTCGCTCGCGAGCGGCACTCAATAATTTTCCTTGACCAATCGGTGAAAGAAAATGGAGCCGGGTGCCCACTATCCACTCTTAAGTACCAAACTCCTTCACGTCAATGCCGTGTGTGGCGAACCACCACTCTGGAGACTTGTCAGGGTTCTTGCGACGAAGACGCTCATAGCTGGATCGCAACCGCTCCTGGCGCTCTATCTCACTGAGAAAAAACGGATGATCAAGTGATCCTCCGTCCTTGTGCAGTTTGCGCAAAAGCTTTCTGAGAACGTATCCCTGTTCCTTGTTGCCGGGGCGATATCCGCTTTCGATAATAGTCATGATCGACTCCACCAGCACATCGTTTGCCGGTGGCTTCGGCGTTCCATTCAAAAGCATATCTAGACGTTCGAGGCCAAAGCCAACATCAATGCAGGTCCCAAGCGGGTTGACGATGTTTCCGATTTCCACGTCTTGGCTGTAAAACTCGGTGCAATACCCGGAGATATTTCCATCAGACCACGTACATTCGGGGTCGGGACGAATCGGTACCCGCCCTTCATAAAGCGGAGACCATTCATCCATTTTGTCAGGATGTATGGTCACGTAATCGACCGGCAGTCCGATCTCCCCAAGGAAACCGAGCCAAAAGTCTATAGCATCCTTGACCGTAAGCTGACGGAAGGAAAACAGACCGATCATTTTGAAGTAAAGGAAATGTGTGCTGTCGCCAATTTCATCTAGGTCAACTAGACGCAAACACGATTGAACGTTGGCGATTACCCCTCTGTGTGATTGATCTGAAAAGAGCGGTTTCAAACGCTGCATTCCAGATGAACAGAATAGGGTAGTAGAATCCGGTGGCGTTAGCGACCGGTTGATGGAAAACTCGATACCATGTTGTTCGCAATAATCTTGGTATCGAGTGATCAGGCGTCCCGCGAGGACATAGGCAACCTCCATAAGCGGGCCGGAATGGCCCTATTCTAATTTATCACCGGGCTTTTTCTTCTGAGCCGGGTCCAGATCGAACGCTTGGCTTGTCGCCCATGTCTGGAGCGCTTGGCCAGTAACGCGCTTCTCTTCCTTTTCCGAAACCACAGCCGCGATCTCGTCCCACGTGTGGTGGCCGTACATCCGCTGAACGATCTCAATCCGGTGCGAATAGTCTCGCCATCTTCCGAACTTGGACACGACGCCAGCCCTGTCACAGAAAACCCGCAGGCGTTCTGCATTCAGACCCTCGTCTTTAGCGACCTTACGTATGGATTCGCCATTACGAACCCGCTCGATAGCCGATTCCATTGATTTGGCGATCACGTCGTGCCGATGCAGGCCGATCCCCAAACGTGTGCGTCTGACAAAACCAGCATCGACCTTGAGCTTGATTGCGATATCGTCATCCGATAGGCCATCTTCAAAAGCCTGGATAACGAGTTCTTTTTCGCGACTAAGGGCTTCCGAGCGCGGCTCCAGGCCATGCTTCTTGGCTATCTGGCGAATGCGTTCACGGGATACCCCGAAATGCTTGCCTACCGCCTGCATGGTCATCCCATGCGAGACCATTGTGATGATCTCTTCCTGATCGGATTCGCTAAGCTTTGTCTTTCGCCCGATATTGTTTTGCTTGGCTATGACATGAACTTGACTGATCGGCATATCGAATTGCCGAGCCACCTCGGTTTGTGTCAATCCACCCTTGAGGGCATCGACAATAGCCGTGGGACTAGCTGGACCGCTCGACCGCAGTGTCACTTTAGTTTCCGTCACTCCCGAGTCCTTTTAAGGAAAGCATACCAGTCATTGCTTCGTGCTATGCCCTCGCGCATCTAAACCAAACGCAAGGATGCACCGATATCAGCAATCTGTCAAGCGTTCCTTAATTTCGGTACACGACCTTCGAAAATGTGCCCAGAATGGGGTCTGCGACAAACCTGACCCACAGGTAATTTCCAGTGAAATTGAAGCCTTCAACGCTGCTGTTTTCAAACATATCACGCGAATCGACGTTAAACCATCCGCTGTCATCTGACGTGGGTTGCATGTCTAGAGAGGCTTGGATGGAAACGCTTCCCGTAAACATATTCATGTAAAATGCAGCCGTATGCACGCCGGACGTGTTCCCGACGTTCGCAGCACCCGCGACTGCTCCAGAAAACAATCTGCCGTCCCGCATCAAGAAGCTGGAATGGTTAACCGTAATCGGATCGGTGGCCTGCATCAGGGGGCCGTCCAGCATCTCTAAAACGCCGAACGGTGAGCGGTCTCTATCATGAAACAGGAACGTGTCGTGATTTTGGCTATCCGTTACGGTAACAGTATACTCAAGCATACCCGTTCGCCATTCGGCACAGTCAACAGGATCAATGAGGAATTTATAGGCTCCCTTGGTCGCATCGATTACTGTGACTGTTCTGGTAAGCAGAGTTTTCTGGGCTCTCCGATCAAGTACACGCGCGGTAATAGTTTTGCCGGTCAAGTCTACTGCTTTCCGGTCAAAATCCTTTGCATACACCTCGACGGTATTGCGGACGTTCCGAAATATTTTGATGTCCGTACGATTGACGGGATAATTCATGTTCGGTGCTCCGGTGTCCGCGACCGTCAACTGCACTACTGTGGGAATCTCGTACAAATGAACGCTCGTCATGAAGATATTTATCGCGTTCGATCAACGTTGTTTTTTCTATACTAAATACCCCCATATTATGGATACACGCGTCGCAAAAATCCTTGAGAGCTTTCCGTTCTTATCGTACGGATGCCTGCAAGAAGTTCATTATTTGGGGATCATTCAGAACTCTGATAACCAATTGCTTTCCATGTACGTCTTGGACCTCATCCCAGTTGAAGAACTGCGAAAAGAGTTTCTAGAGCTTGGCGAGCGTTGGTGGTGGGAGTCGAATCGTCAAATCCCGATCAACATTTTCCTCGGCCAGGACTTTCGTCCCTTCAGGCCATTCTTGAAGCATTTCTCAAGAAAGGACTTCAACTTGATTGCTGGACCAGCGGTGAGCTTACAAGAGACCATCGCTCGTCGTGTGAGAAAGCGACAGGTTACTCTCGTGCGTCGCCCGGACGACGAATAACTCTGATCAATTGACTTGGCCGAGCCTGATTCGATAGGATCGGGAATTCATTGATTAAGTTGTTTCATGGCCAGTTTTATTGAGCGATTGATTTCGGACGATTTCGTCTGGAACGCGATCACGAACAATCTCCCCGCTCGTCGTCGTAATAAGCGCAGCACAATCGAAATTTGTTGCCCGATGTGCGTTCGCCGTGGAGAGTCGGCTGATCGTCGCTTCCGGTGCGGCATCACACGTACCAATGAAATCAAAATCCACTGCTTCAATTGTGGTTTCGCAGCAAAGTACGTGAGTGGGACCTTACTATCAAAGGGCTTGCAAAGCTTTTTGATGGAGCTTGGCATGTCCGATATGGACGTGAAGCGCTTGAACCATAAGGCGATGCAGTATCGCTCGATGTTCGAGTCTAGCCCTGAAGCGATGGCGCTCCTGCCAGAAACGTTTGTGCCGACCTTTGAAAGCCGCTCCCTTCCGACCGGAGCACAGACTTTGGAAAAATGGGCGGCGCATTACGAAACGAACGAGCCAGACCCAAACTTCTTGGCAGTTCTCGAATACTTGTATTCGCGTGGCGAGGAGATCGCGACCGCAGTTCCATATTACTGGACACCAGAGCCGGGAAAGCACGGCATGAACCGCCGCGTGATCATTCCGCTCACCCATATGAGCCAGACAGTCGGGTATACCTCGCGCCATATCGATCCTGATTCGAGTCAGCGCTATCACATGGAGGTCGGACCGAACTACATCTACAACGCCCGCACGTTCGGCCTAGCAGATCGTAAGTACATACTTTTGTGCGAAGGCATCTTTGATGCAATCGCAATTGATGCTGCTGGAACACTAGGCTCTCGCCTCAACGCACAACAGATTGCGTGGATCAACAGCTACGGCAAGATTCCAATCCTCGTTCCTGATCGTGATCGGCGCGGCAATGCTCTTATTGATGTAGCACTGGAGCAGAAATGGCATGTGGCATTCCCCGCGTTTCGCGAAGAGAACGCCACGATGAATTGGTGGGAGCACGACGTAAAAGACCCTGCCGAAGCTGTAAAGAGATATGGGCGAATCTGGACAATACTTTCTATAATTCAGACTGCTACTAAAAATCCTGCTAAGATTGCTCAACAAAGGAAGTTGCTATACTAATGAATGATTTCAATAATAAGAAGAAAACCGATCTCAAGGATACGCACGAGAACTATCACGCTGGACTACAAAATCTTTTACTTTCCTATTTGATGACGGATTCTGAGTGCTTCGCGCTCTCCCAAAACATTATCCAGCCAGAGTTTTTTGATGCCCCGCTGCGACCCGCAGCACGTTTCATTCTCGATTACGCCAACGAGCACCATCGCACTCCCACCTTCGAGATGTTGAAGGGGATGACGAATACGACTGTCGAACCATTCCAGGACTTCGGCGCTCATAAAGAATGGTATCTCAAGCACATTGAGGGCTTCTGTCGTTACAAAGCACTTGAACTCACCATCATCGAATCGGTAGACCTTTTGGAGCAGGGCCAAGGGGCCGAGGTTGAGCGACGGGTTAAAGAAGCCCAGCAGATCAGTCTGACACGCGACTTGGGTATGGATTACTTCGATAATCCAATACAGAGGCTTGAGCGGTTGAGGGACAAATCTAACTTTGTGTCCACGGGTTGGAAGACGCTTGATGACAAGCTCTACGGCGGCTTCACGCGCAAGGCGCTTTACTTGTTCGCGGGTGGTTCAGGCTCGGGCAAGAGCCTCTGGCTTCAGAACCTCGCACTCAATTGGACCTTTCAGGGTCTAAACGTCCTGTACATCACCCTTGAGCTTGCAGAAGACCTTGTGGCTATGCGCCTCGACGCCATGGTGTCGGGTTTCAGCACCAAGGAAATCTTCCCAAACATGAAGGAAGTTGCCTACACCATCCAGAAAACCAGGATGGAAAACAAAGGCAAGCTTCGTCTGAAGAAATTTCCTGAGGCAGGCACGTCGGCCAACGACCTTCGCGCCTACGTGAAAGAGGTAGAGATCAAGACTGGTGAGAAGGTTGATGCGCTGGTCATCGACTATCTCGATCTGCTTCATCCGAACAACAAGCGCATCGACCCCACAAACCTGTTCGCAAAGGACAAGTATGTTTCAGAAGAATTGCGTGCCATGTCGTTCGATCTGGACTGTCTGATGGTGTCTGCCTCTCAGCTTAACCGTCAATCGGTCGAAGCTCAGGAGTTCGATCACAGTCACATCGCGGGCGGTATCTCGAAGATCAACTCGTGCGACGCTCTGTTTGGTATCTTCACGTCCCAGGCCATGCGTGATCGCGGTGTCTATCAAATTCAATTCTTGAAGACACGTTCGTCAGCAGCAGTTGGCCAGAAGATCGAGCTTGCGTACGACCCATCGTCGCTCCGTATTACCGATCCGGAGGGAACAGAGGATACTCTGCGACCTAAGACGACCGAAGAGGTGAAAGCAGAGCTTGCCGACAAGAAGACGAAACAAGCTCAGGTTACCACGAGCGTTAATGCACCGGCAGAACAAGCCCCTGCGGCGACGCCTCGTAACGACATGATGTCTCTAATGAGCAAGATCAGAAATCGTAACGAGAACTGAGATGAGTGAAAGGCTAAATAGCCTATCATGCATGCTTTAGATCATCTTGACTATATGAAGGAGTACATCGTGCTCGCTGAAAACCTGCGCAAAAGCGCGGACAATGAGCCCGTGGTAGAGGAGGTCACATCTGAACCTGCTATTACCCCCATTATTATTAGTGATCTGGAAGAACTTGTTTTTAAGATGCGCTCTGTAATGGAAACCTCGGGCGGGGATTACGCCCTTGGTTATGAAGACGGTTTCGCAAATGCGGCCGAAATGGTCGAAAATCTGATCCGCAGGCACAAAGAAGGCAGACAAAATCTTGGATAAGAAGTTTTCCAGTATTCTGGATGAATTAGCGGATTACGTACCAAAGACAGCGACGAACAGTGATCTGTTCATCGAAGGCAGAGCTATCCAGGTCATTAGCAGCGTCACGCACCTAATGAACCTTATCAAAGAGAATTATGATTCTGAGACGGCCGACGAGCTTACTCGTCGGCTCTTCAACAGCATCAAGAGCCAGGATGACGGCAAATTTCGTCGTAAAATCCAGCAGATTAGGGAATCCAAGAAAAAGGTCTAAGCACCCATGACTACGAAGCGCGTTGACGAAAAAGGCCCACTTGGTCATGCAGAGGATTTGGTAGCAAATGGTGCTGTTGCTGCTGCTAAGGGAATCCATAAGCTTGCCAAGAAGGGCGTAGAAGCCATCAAAAATTCTGGTGGTAAAACCAGTGCCGGTAACAAACTGCGTCGGGATTGGCAGAAGAAAGTCAACAGCGACTGGACCGAATATGCGTCCACTCATGGTATCAAAGAGCCTACCGAAGGCCAGATTACAGCATTCGCAAATCTCTACTATCATGTCCAACTATCTCCTGATGATTTTGAGAAGCCTGCGCCAGCTTCATCTCCGCAGGCAGCCGCTCCAGCAGCAGCCGCCGCTCCGCAATCGTCTCCTGCTGCCCCACAGGCTTCTACCCCGGCCTCGACGGCTCCCGCCGCCAGCGCTCCTAGCGCATCGGGCGGACGTTGGAGTGATCAATTCTCGGTTGGACGTGACGGCACGGCCAGACCTAATCCGGCAACAGCGGCAAAAAGAGCAGCCGATGGCTGGCCTGGGTACGACAGACCCGCCGCAAACTCTAACGCTGCGCCTGCTGCTTCGAGCGCTGCGCCTGCTCCGGCCGCAGTGCCACCAGCCACGCCAGTTGCTCCGGCCATCTCCGCTCCCACTCCCACGGCTACGCCTGCCGCAGCGCCTGCTGCTGCTACTCCGGCTCCGTCTGCGGCGGCTCCAGCCACCCCAGCAGCACGTCGCCCACGCACGCCTAAGGCCAAGCCGAAGCCGCTACAGCCGACACTTTGGGCGACACAAGGAAATTCTCCCACTCAGGCGATGAATCCAACGTTCGCGAACTTTCAGAACAAGTCGTTTAGCGATATCATGGCCGCCGTTAACAGCGGTGCTGCGACCGACTCTGCTAAGCCGACCTACGATAAGGGAACCATTCTTCCGCTCGTGAAAGAGCTTGTCGGGTTTGCTGTTGACCATGGTGGAACCGAAAAGAATAGGGCCATCGCGTTCCTTCAGAAGCTGAAGCAGAACCCTTCATTGATGAAGAGCATGCCTGAGCTTCAGAAGATCATGCAGCCTTTGATGGCGGCGCGGGATCAGCAACCTACCGATTACGATTTGAACGGTGAGCTTCAGAAGGCAGGTCTACGTCCGACCAGAAAAGAAAGCTTTGAGCGCGTTATCGACTATGCCGTCTACCTGATCGAGAATGGCGTCAGCAACAAGCGCAAAATCAATGAAAGCTTCCGCCTATTCTTCGAGGCTACCAATGATCCGGTTTCAAAGGAAGGTTTCGACAAGATCGTTTCATCCATCGTGATGAAACTCCTCCATGACCCACAAATTCTGGACGCATCGCGTAAGCTGAGCCCGATGGACCCGAAGATGTCTCAATATCTTCGGTATCGCCAAACAGGCAGTTTTCCTGGACAGCGTTATGGGCAGTCTGGACCACAAAGCGTTCAGCCAAACACTGGTGGTGCCAAACCACAGGCTACATCGACCAACCGGAACTCCAGCTTTGCCAAGCATATGCGGCAGGCCGGTGTTGATCCCCAAAGCGCCACCGAGATATTCAAAGCCGCCCAGCAGGCACGAAGCTTCGAAGAGTTTGAAACGATGATGACGACACTTGCTTCTGGTAAAGAAGGCTACCAGAAGATGGCCGCCACGCTTTGGTCCTACATTAACGCTTCCAAAAACGCTTGACAGATTGCGAAAGTATGTGATCATCTTCATACAACATGGAGATGATTATGGGCTTTATTTCGCGGTTTATTACGGCCTTTCGTGCGGCGTACGACGCTGAAGCGTCCGAATCCCGAAATCCCGGTTGCGACCCCGCAGAAACGACCATCCATCAGTTTACTGGCGAGCAGTTCGTGAGGGCTGCGGAAGAGGGGATGAGGGGCGAATCGGGTCGATATCTTGCGTGGCGAGCGGACAACGAAGCATCTGCCCAGGAATTTGCCGAGCAATACGGCAGCGGCTATCTCTAACGGTACCCGTTCCGGATTAAGATCAAAAAACGCTTGACGTGGCAAGAAGTATGTAATCATCTCTAAGATCAACGGAGAGATGAATACAAAATGAGACATCGTGTACTTGGATTGATCATTGGCGCGAGCCTGCTGGCATCTTCATCGGCTTGGGCGGACTGTCAACAGTCTCGAATGAACTGGAAATATCAGAACGAGACCGAACAGGTCTCTCTTACGGGTAGTCGCGCCGGGACGTGCAGGCTTGCATGGGTTTTGAGTGGCGTAGCAACGGTCGAGAAAGTTTCACTCGTCGCTCGGCCGCAGAAGGGCTCGGCTCAGACTTCGACATCCGGAGCAGTTTACGTTCCGGGTCGTAACTTTGATGGCCAAGACAGTTTTTCACTGCGAATTTGCGGCAGCAACCGAGCCGGTGGCGGCTGCTCGACGTTGAACGTCTCGGTGGAGCTTAAGTAAATGAAATCACCGGTAGTGAAGCGATCCGTTGTTGTTGCGGGTCACAAGACGAGCGTGAGCCTCGAAGAGGAGTTCTGGAGCGGCGTGAAGGAAATTGCCAACCTGCGCAAAATGAATGTTGCGGGGGTCATCGCAGAGATCGACGCCAATCGCAAACACGGCAATCTGTCGTCAGCAATCCGGCTGTTCGTCTTGGAATACTTTCGCGCCAGAGCCCAACAGCAACCGCAGCAGGTTGTAAGTGGCGGCTAAGCCAATCATCGACATTAAACATCGAGGGAAGAAGATCGTCATAAACTTCGCCCTCGATACGAGACTTTGCTTGTCGATGCGGTATGACATCTTTGTCAATGGCCACAAAACAAAAGCGAATCTCTTTGCCGAGGAGGTAATGCGCTGGCTCGGCAATGTAATGCATGATGAAACACACACTAAATAGTGCGTGAGTTTTTCTTTCTTATCCCAACTGTCAGAAAGCAGTCTGTTCCCGTCAAAAGCATCGCTTGAGCGCTACAAAGCCAAGCAGATCGGGGAATTGACGTTCCTATACCTTTGCGCAATGCGCATCGCGTTCTTAGAACTAGAAACAACCAGATGGGCACGAGAATACGCCCGCAAGACTGTGACCTGGGGCAATTTTGATCAGTGGCGAAACAACGCTACTGATCTTTACGTATTGCTGCACGCAATTAAGCCGGAGCAGCACGAGGAGGGTTCAAGCTGGTATCCGCTGAACCACAAGCTAGTCATGGGATGGCTCAAAGAGTACGCCATGGGTCACCCCCATGATGAGCAAACCCGACGCTTATTTGTCCGCTTAGATTTTGATCTCCGTATCTCCGACGTGGCTATGCGCAGTCTTCGCCGCATGATCATGGAATGGCCGACTCTGGAGAGCCCGGACAAGAAACTAGCGTTGACTCGTTTGCACATGATGCTTCGATCCCGTGCCCCCAAAAGTGAACTGCTCGGACACATCCACTTTCTGATGGAACGTGAGCTAGAGTTGCGAGAAGACGCGTCGTCTGGTGCAAGCTGCTCTTCGAACGTGGCAACTGTGGCCGGTGGTCTCGGAGCGGGATTTGATGCCGATGGCGATTGGGGCATTTACTCGAAGCCTAAGAAGAAAACAGACGATAAGCCGCTAGTATTGCGTCGTGCTCCAGTATCCGAGGGGAAAGCTTTGCGCTGGTCTACTGGCTATTATGTCACCGACCGGCACACACGAGAAGTGATTGACGGCCCGTACGAAGACAAGATACCCGCTCTTCGTGCAAGACAGAGATGGCCGATGAATGGCGAGGTTCACTATACCGATGGTGTGAACTGGTACGCGTATGAAGGCTCCCCTCAAGTATTAAAACCATTTCGTAGCGCCGAGTGACATGTAAGTCACCGATTTTTACTCGCTAACATAAATAATGATACAAACCCTTCATTGGAAAGGAACAATACAATGGCTCTTATTACCAAGGCAGGCGGTGCAGTAGCTGCTGGTGACTTCATCGGAAGCAACCTGGATTACTACACTGTCGTATTCAACGGCGGCGATCTTCGTCTGGCTTCGGCTGGCGGCAACGCTAACTCCCAGGTCGCTCTGGAACGCGCTATCGAAGTTATCTCCACGCGCGGCCAGCCCGTCATCATGGGCGTCCCTTCTTACGGCTCCAGCAACACGACTTTCGTGTTCTGCATCGAGCACGTTGGCGCTTGGGTTGCTGCTGACCTTCAGACGGCTCTTCTGGCCGGTGTTAACGCTCTCCTCACCTCGCTGAGCGTTACCAACCTGTCGAGCGTCACGGTCTCCATCGCTTCGAACGTAGCGTAAGTTACCGTCTCATTCGTGAGATACAGAAAGCCCGGCTTCATGCCGGGCTTTTTTTGCTAAATACCACGTATTTGGGCTTTGATTACATGCAACTTTTAGACATTTTCGAAAGTCGTTGTCCGGTTAAGTGCTCTGGAAACCAGTTCGTTTGGTCCAAGCGCAATAATCAGGACATGCAGAAGCGTGTCGAAAAACGCGCCGAAAACGAGATTAAGAAGCGCACTCGCATTGCGATGAAGGACAACGATAATGGCTGACAAGAATTTCATCGCCAAGCTTGCTACCCTGACGGGTATGAACAAGGACGCGGTTCTCGCAAAGCTCGAAGAGCTAGATGTGAACGACGCGATGGCTGCTCTTGACGCCGCTGGTAATGGCAATGCCGCCGAGGCAAAGCGATTGATGTCCGGCACTGCCACTGACGAAGATGACGAGAACGATAAAGACGATCTCGGTGCCGATATCAATCCTCTCTTTCAAAACACTCCAGTTGAGTCTCCGTCAGAAGAGACTCCTGTTGAAGACAAGGACTTTGGCGAAGAAGAGATTTACCCGAACGTAGGCGACCCAGTGCTAACGCGCGATGGCCGCAAGGGTAACGTAAAGATTCCAAACGGGCCGCGAAATACTGTCGGCGTTATGATTGATGGGAAGTTGAAAATGGAAAAACGTCGTAATTTGAAGATTGAAGAGCAAGTCATGGGGATGACTGGCGTAATGGACCTCTCTCGCATGCGAGAACTCGCAGGCATGGGCGGCATGATGACCAACGCAGGCCAGCCAGCAGCTTCGGCCGCTGACAATGCTATGGGTTCTCTGGAGGTCCCTTCGGTAGAGATCGAGGTTGAGCATGCACCGACCATCGACGCTGCTGAGTGCCCCTTACAGGCCGTCCAGGCGACCGCTGAGCCCCTTCCTGCACCAGGAAGCGCCGAAGTAGCTTGCAATGATGTAAGCGACTGTATGAGCATTGATGACGTTATGTCGTCGTTCGATCAAATCGAGCGCGCTCTTCCGGAACTTAAGGTAAAGGACGCTCGTGAAATTCGCCAGCGCGTCAATACGCTGATGTCCAAGCTCAACGAGAGCCGATTCCGCAAAATCTAATGAAGGTAGGCGATCTCGTCGTTCATATGGCTGGAGGCTACCTGATGACGGTGGCTAAAGTCCGGGGCGACGAGATCGAGTGTTACTGGCACGACTGTGAAATGTTTTTCTGTCGGCGTAGGTTCCCACGGAATACTTTGATTCCCATACGAATGAACACCCCGCAGAACATTGTCTACGGAGTGATCAAAGGGCCAACTATCCGAAGGTCAGCTTGAAGCCCAGCGCGGTTTTCAGATCAGAGAACCAAATCGTAGTAACGACTTCAGTTTGAATGATCGGAAGCATTGTTGTCTTGCCGTTACTCCGCTGATAAACGTGCATGACCTTTTGTGATGTTTGGAAATTCCAAACACCGATAGCCTGATCCGACTTCAGCCAGTTTTTATGCAAATGTCCAATGTTCTCGCTAATTGTCACGACCAACGGATCACTGACAATTTCTGCCCGCAAGAATAGTGGCTGATAGCGCGCAGTCAAAGTCTTCCCCTTTAATGTACGCTCATATTGCGCACAACGAGATTGTTCTCAGCCCTCCACTGAGCGCACTGCGCCGTCGTCCAACCCTCCGGAAAGACCACGTTGCCATCGCCAAGGTGAATTGGCTTGGAAACATCGGCCGCGTCGAACGTCGTGTAGCCGAACGTTGCGCCCGAATACATGATCAGTTGCTCCACGTCGAGCAGCATACGACCCTGTACCGGATCAACCTTCTTGGTGCTCGATGCGCGCTGAATGAAATTCGAAAGCCTCTTCATGACCTGTTCCACTTTTTGAGAGCGGCGTCGCGATGAAACCTCGACGCCTTGTTGTAGAAAATCTTTCCGTCTAGATGGCCCATTTCGTGTTGAACGATACGAGCCGAGATATCCGAGAAGGTCTGCTCCTGGAACGCACCGGTACGGTCCTGAAAGCGCACCGTGACGTGCTGGTATCGCTTGATCTTCACGTAGAGGCCGGGATAGGTCAAACACCCCTCAAGTTGCAGTAGCTCGTCCCCATCGTGCGCAATGATCTCCGGGTTGAATATGACGCGCGGAATGGGATCGAGCACGAACATAGACCAAGGCAAACCGATTTGGTTAGCCGCTAGCCCCAGGCCACGCTTATCCTGCATCACCTTGATCATCGCTTCCGCGACCTTCTCGGCATCCTCTTTCTCGAAGGGGAATGAGACGGTCGGGGTAAGCAAGATCGGATTGTCGGCGGCAACCAGTTCGAGGTTCATTTGTCCAGAACCTCGACAGTCACGCGCACGCGCTTACCGAACAGCGACTGCATAAGCGGATGACTCCCCTCGGGGAGGGGCGGGTTCGGTTTCTCACGAGTGGCACGAGGACGAACGCCAAGGGCATCCCACGACTGGAGCCTCACAAAGAAGCAATGGTCGTCACCCGTTTTCCCCGCGTGAACAATGACGGCTTGACCGCCGTCCTCAATGTTGAGCCCAAACCCCTGTTCATTCTCAGGGACGCCGAACTCGCTGGAGTAGACGATATTACCCATTGAGGTCTCCCATGGTAACGCGAGTGAAAGGAATAGATGATTCGGACAGCAATTGCTCGAAGGCCGAAGCATCCGAAGCAGGAACCTCCGCCCGACCGGGCGTGTAATAGTCTCCAGCATCTATCAGGACGCCAAGCCGCTGAGCAGCGAGACAGAATGCAGTGCCGCCGCGATAAACGATCATGCGGCCTCCTGAACGGCATTGGCGGCGAGGATATCGTTGATGTCCACCCATGCCCAATACCCACCAGTTCCGGCCCACTGAACCGTGGGGTTATCGACCGGAATCCTGTAGTCGTAATGCTCGCGGTAGAGCATCGAACGAACGGTAGGGTCCTGTTCTGCATGAGCCTGGGCGATGAGCAGTTCCCATCGAATATAATGGGAATTAACGTCAATGTTCTTCCCCCGGCACATGCTCTCGATATCAGAGAGCTTCGTGTGGCTGGGGTATACCGACATACCGTTCATGAGCGTGTTGACGGTCACAACCTGCTTGCGCGTCGTCACCCAATCCTTCTTGGACGGGTTATAGGAGCGAACGCGAGTTCCGACCGGAATAATGACCTTATCGCCGCGCTTGAACGGCAGTTCACGAGTCTCGTGGTAACCGACGTAGCGCGGCATCAGGTGCTCCCTCAGTGGATGCACTCAATCTACCATGTATTTGGTCTGTGTCAAGCGTTTTGGGGTTGTTTAAGGTCGATGTATAATCGATCATGATAATCTGCGCCGACGCGGTAATCTGCTCGGCCGCCCCTGGCCGGTAAAAAGGTGAAAATTTAGGCCGGGGATACTGTTGGGCCGTAAAGACCTTGATTTCGTATTGAGCCGATAATTGACGAAGCTCTTCGAACAACCGGTCCATCAGAATCTCATGCCCTCAATCGCTTCTACGATTTTTGCTACATCGGCTGCGTAGAGACCGGCCGCATTGAAAGTGTTCAGTTCGACAACTTTCTTGGAGCCGTCCCGCATCAGCGCCACGTCAAGCACAAAGGCCCTCAACGGGTTCCAACGATCTACTGAGATCGAAGCCACCCGGCTGACTGCGAACGTTTTCACGTCCGGGTCTATGTCACTTGAGTACAGGACGCGGCTACCAAGCTTGTATTGTGATCCCGTCACAACTCGCCCGTCTACGATCCAGAAGCGATATTCACGGGCAATGTTCTTCGGTGCGCACATCATCACGAGGGTGTCTCGTCGGAGCCCCGCAGGATCGGCCTCGTCCCCCAAGGAATCGATTCCCTTCCACAAATATTCGAGCGGTCCTCGCTCGAATACTGCGCCAGCAAAATCTTTGGAGTCAGCGATGGGACGCATGAAGATCAACCCGTCTTCATTTACCCTGTCGAAGGTCTCTAGAGCGTCGTACAGAGGCACAATAACCGCATCGTAGTTGAGCATATCCGTGCCCCACTTTTTGATACAGTCCTCGTATGTGATGCCGTCCATATCGAACACACCCGGCACCCATCCTTTGCGCTTGGCAAGATGGCGCATCGAGTATGATCCGATACAAATGACATCGCCTTCAATATCGATGTCAGGCTCAAGCTCTCCCACGAACGGAATGATCTTGTGTTCGGAGTGCGGGATGCCCATGCGTTCCAGAAATGCGATCAGGTCTCGCATTCCTTTTTCATGAAACAGATTATGTTGCAGCAACCAATACACGAGACATTCCTAAACTTCGGCGGAGGATTCGTCCTCATAGAGAGTCGTAACACGACCGTTGTGGGAAATCACATAGGTAATGCCGTCTACTGTGAACTTGTCTCCCCGAACAGCGTCAGCCGGAATTGCATCTCTAATCTTGCGACGAATTTCACGCACGTTGACGCCGTGAAGGCGTTCCAGATACCGCACGACCGCGTGTTCGCTCACATCAACAGTGTCGCCGGGGCTCTTCCGACGACGCAATTCGTTGCTGATAGTCGTGATGCGAGAGATGATTCCGCTCTGTTGGCGTTTTACAACGGCTAGCTCAGTATTGAGCGTCACGCGGAGCGTCATCAGTTCATCGTTGCTCATGTCCGCGAGGTTCTGCTGCGCTTTTTCATCTTTGCGGTTCTTGCGCTCGTTCTGTTCAAGGCGGTCCCGTAGCGGCGGATGCGTAACCCCGCCGTCGCGAAACACACAACCTTCGAGAGTGAACGCTAACCGGAGTTCGACTAAAGTCTCTCTCGGTGGCGTACTCGTACCACTTTCGAAGTCCACAATTACGGATACCGGCACATTGGTCTTCGCGGCCAGATCATTATGAGTCCAGCCAAGCAAAGCTCTGGCAGCACCACACTGTACGAGACTAATCATTCTTCGCGACTGGTTGCTGCAAGATGGCCGACTGTTTGATGTCGCCAACAGACGGACAAACATGCTGGTCTGGGCAACAGGTCGCATAGAGCATCTGTGGATAGATTTGCAAGCGCTGCACAAAGAACTTTTGACGCACACCGAAGCTCACGATTTTACATCGGCTCGGCACCGGAGGCACAGAGCTTGCTACACTATCCGGGTAAAATAGCCGACCATGCTTGGCGATGCTCCAGATGTTGCTGAATACGTCGTCTTCCACAACGTAGTACAAAGACGTATCGGGAGAGCTTGGATACGTGAAGCTGCCGTCAATAGTATGTGTCTTGCCTTTCTCACTGAGGTGAGTGTTGTGCAAGAATACGACCTCTTCCTCGCCAAAGACGGTATACATGAAGGTGTCGCCAGCAAGCTCAGCCATGGAAATCGTGAAAGGGATCGCGAATGCCGATGCAAGAACCGTAGCAGTAACCATCATACCGGCGCGCGGCTTCGAACTATAGCCGTCCTTGCCGATAACGACCCAGCGCCACAGTGCGTAATAACGCTTACAAGCCCATAGAACAAAGCGACGGCCGACGCTCCAAGGCCAGTAAAGGACATTCTGGAAGAACCATACCAATCCCTGGATGAACTGAAAGATGAACCGCATTCCGGCCTCAATGATGCGACCCTGACGGATCGCATCACTATATGAGGTCGCACCAATGAGGCCCACGGGGGAGTGCAGCACGCGATTGACGACAATCGACGTGACGCCGAAGATCACCGCTGCCCAAATGAGCCAACTGGTCATTATGCCGCCTCCTCGAATTGCACGTCAAAGATGCGGTTCGCCTTATTGTAATCGATCTTGAACACGCCGTGGCTGTTCGGAAGATCGAGAATTCGATCCACGATGATCGGTTCAAGGTTCGACTGGATGTAGCCGGGCAAGCCACGAGCACCCACGCGCGGATCGTAATGATCGGCGCAGAAGCTCTTGATTGCTTCCTTGCTGATTTCCGACGAAACACCTTCCGCCGTGTATGCGGCATCGAGATCGCGAAGTTCACGCTGAACGATCTTCTCGATGGAATCGAGACCAAGGCGATTGAAGCACAGGATGTTCTGCCGACCGTTAAACCGGTTCAGGAACTCGGCCCGGTAGGTCTCGTCCAAGTCCTTCAGAGCCCGTCGCTCGGCTTCCTCGAAGCTCAAGCTCTGATCGAGGAAATGTGGCTGACCAGTGTTGGTCGTGCAGATGATGATTGCTTCATCGAATGACACAACGCGGCCAATGTTGTCAGTCAGACGACCGTCATCAAGCACCTGGAGCAGGATGTTGAACACGTCCGGATGCGCCTTCTCGATCTCATCGAAAAGGATGATCCGATTTCGGTCCTTGCGCATGGCATTGGTCAGAATACCGCCAGCTTCGAAACCCTCGTAGCCCGGAGGAGCGCCGATCAGTTTAGCGACTGCGTGCTTTTCCATGTACTCCGACATGTCGAGGCGCAGCATGGCTTTTTCGTCGCCCTTGAGCGCCTTGGCGATAGACTTGGCTACCTGGGTCTTGCCGACCCCGGATGGCCCGAGGAACATGAATGAAGCCTGTGGCTTGCTGCGATTGCGGCGGCCGACGCGAGCCACCTTGATAGCGTTTGAAACCTTAAGAATGGACTCGTCCTGACCGAACACGTCTGTGCGCAACGTAGCGTCCAGATTGCGCAGAATTGCCCTCTCGTCCTCGTCAAGCTTGTTGGCCGAGATACCAGAAATACGGCTGAACTCCGCCACCACAATGGGGCGGCTGAGTTGAAGGTCTTTGTTGATCTCTTCGGTCAGCTTACGGAATGCATCGCGGTTGCTTTCCAGTTCGGTTTCAAACTGGCCAATGCGAGTTTTGAGACTTGCCACCTCTTCCGAGTCGAAGCCTCCCATCGCCGCAGCTTTTGTGAAAAGACCGATGCGTCGAGGGGCCTGTTGCTCCTGTTCGCTCTTGCCATCTTCTTTTGGCTGAGCGCGTCGAGCCTCTTCTTTCTTCTGGGTTTCAACGAGTTCGTCCTTCAACTCGATGATGTTGATCTCGCCCTTGCGCTGCTCTCCGTACAGCCGCTTGATCTCGGTCTGACGAGCGTTCCATTCCTTGAGCAACGCGTCGATTTCGCCCTGCACGCTCTGAGTGGCTTCTGCCGACTCGGCGCGCGCAAGCATCTGCTGGAGCGCAGAGAGTCCCGGTGGATTTTTGTGGGCTTCCAATCGATAGGTGGATAGCGCACGGTCAAGCAGCGCCAGCGAGCGCTTCGGCTGCGCAACGGGAAGCACACCATCGTCGGTGCGATATTTGCTGGTCAGATCGATAGCAGCCTGAAGGGCGTCGGCCGAGACCGGGATGCCGTGATGCTTCGTCAGTGATGCGGATACGCCTTCGACAATCCTCTTCAAATCGTCGCCAACCGGCTCTTCGAGATCGAGCAGCGTATAGGACTCGCGAAGGTCACTATGCCACTTAAGAACTTGATCGAGATCGCCGTCACGGACCTCTAGAATGACCTGGGTCTTTTGAGCCTTCACCGCCATCGTGATGGCGTTGATGAAGTGATCGTTGCCGGACTTGCGAGAGCCCTCAATGAAATCTCGCGTATCTTCGATGATCAGAATCGAGTCAGGCGTTTGAGACAGTTCGTCCATCGCCTTCTGGAAAAACTCATTGATTTTCTGGCCGTCGCCGGATGAAAAAAGTCCATCGGTGTCGAGCCAGTGCAGACGCTTGCTAACGATGTCGAAGGGGGCATCCGGATCGCTCTTGCTGGCCTGAAGGCCGAGACAAAGAGCGGTCGTGCCAACGCCTTCCGGACCTACAAGAAGCGTCGAATTGGCTTCTTTGCGGATCAGAATTGATGAAAGCTTTCGTAGATCGGCGTCTCGCCCAACTAGTTGGAAATCAGGATAGTTGGCAAGATAATCCGCACCGCGAATGAGATAAGAAGATGACATAGGAATCATGAAATCCATTGGAGACACGTAGGGGAGGGCTGAATTACCCTCCCCTTAGAGCCGCTTAAACCTTTCCAAGTTTGAATGGTGAAGCACCGCTGTTAACGGCGGTGTCCGTACGAGCAGCATCGACGTTCTTCTCGCGGAAAGTATCCGCAGCAACGCCGAGGCTGTCTTGGACGGCCGAGGCAGTATCTCGGGCAGCGTCCATCATGCGATTTGCGAGGCCGCGCATGTCGGTGAGGTTTTCACGCGCAATGTCAGTAGCTTTGCGCTGAACCTCGGTGAACTCGCCAAGATCGGCAAGGGCCTTCTCCAATTCCACGTTCACGTCGCTCAGACCCATCGCATTCTTGATGGTGTCCTGCATGGTGATGCGGTTGGTGGAGTCACGCATTGCCGTGAGCGCATCTCCGGCGAATGCCTGAGATTCATTGACGGCGGCCTGCGAAACGGCATTGACCACCGTTGCGAGCCGGTCAGCGACACCAGCGACGCCGCGCGTCGCCATGGAACGAGCCTTCACGATCTGCATGTTCAGCGAATCGCGCATGCCCTTCACGGAGCCAGCCTGACGCTGGAGATCAGCGAAGGTGGCAACTGTATCGACCGATGACTGCTGGAGTGAGCCAATGAACTCTTCAACCAGCATTTTTTTCTCTTCGCGAGCAAGCCGGTCGATGGCGGACTCGTTTTCCTTGGGCATAAGCCCGTCGCGAATTGCCGCGTTCTTGATCTCGGCGCGCTTTTCACCTTCATCCAGAATCGCATAGACGCGGGACATGTCATTGTTCGCATCGAACAGATTCTCAACCTGCGTAGTCATGCCGCCGAGTTGGCTGCGAACCACTGCGATATTCGTGTCCGCCTTATCCACGAACCCGTTTGCCGCCATGACCAAATCGTCCACGCGCTTCTTGTGCGTGTCGCTGGTCAAGTCCAGAAGCTCTTTCAGCTTCATCTTTTCGTTCGCGAGTTCACCCGTGAACTTGATGCCGTCGAGTTTCGTCTGTGTTTCGGCAACCTCGGCCGCGATAGCCTCGCGACGAGTTTCCAGTTCTGCGATTTGCTGCTGTTTGCGAGCAATTTCGACGCGAGCTTCTTCCTTCACTCCTCCGAAGCCGAAGAAGCCCTTCTGCTCACCGAGAGTGATAATGTCGTCGTTGTACTGGCGAAGCATAGATGTGATGCTCTCTTCTTCGCGCTGTTTTTCGAAGAAAACATTTGAAAGTTCTTGACGAAGCTTCTTCTGCTCCGAGATTTCCTTGATCGTATTAAGCGTCTGCCCGTTGGTGCGCAGCTTGAACAGCGCTTCCACGATATCGGTCAGCGGCGACATCTTCTCTTCGAAGTTGTTGATGCCGTTTCCGAGTTCGTCGTAAATTTGCTGGAGTTGCGAGAACGTCTCGGTATTCGTGAGCTTGATGACCTCCTGGGCCATCAGCTTGCGCTGATCCTGGAGCCATTCCTTGAAATCGTTGTGCTCTTTGACGCGGTTCCGAGCATCTTCCTTGGTACCAGCGACGACGAGAACGGACGAGACCTGTTCGGTCTTCTCCTCCGGTGTCAGGCTCTCCGAGAAAATTGCTGAATAGAGGGCGTTTGTTTCGATATTTGTCTTGGCTTGCGCCTGCTGCTTAGGCGCTGTCGCCTGCTTGCCACGACTGACTTCACTTAGAACGTCTTCGGCCGTTGAACGTTTGGCCTGTGCTGATGATGCGCTCACGTACCTCTCCTGTGACAAATTCGGTGACAGGGGTCTAAGGTAGTTTTAGCTTTTCGTCAACTGAATAACGAGATTATTCGAAACCGAACACTGAAATTCGGTTCAGGAGGGTACGCGAAATATTACGCATACCCTCCAAATAACTTATGCGCGACGCCAGCGATTTGCCGCATCTCGAACGCTTGCGCCGCCTGTCGGAGCAGCGGGCGCAGGTGCGGCGCTTGCCGGTGCTCCGGTACTGCCCGTCGTAGAGGGCGCGCGACCGCGATTTGCGGCGTCGGAAACACGAGCGCCTTCCCCGCCAGGAGCAGGAGTATTTTGGCCGCCGTAGCGGGAATCCGAACCGACACCGCCAGTTCCAGATGGAGCACTTGCGACGCTGTTCTGGCCACCATAACGCGAATCCGATCCAACTCCACCGGTTCCCGAGGCTGCCGCCTGAGGAGCCGCCGCTGGGGCCGCTGGGGCCGCTGCTGCTGGAGCCGCCGCGCGAGGAGCCGCCTGAGCAGCAGGGGCGGCAGCCGAACCGCCGCCAATCTTAATTTGCTGACCCGGCTGAATCATGTCTGGGTTCTTGATCCCGCTATCGGCAGCCATCTTCATGTAGCTAGAGCGGCTTCCGTCACCGGTCTGAGCCTTAGCGATACCCGACAAGGTGTCGCCCTTCTGAACAGTGTAAGTTCGCTCACCGCCCGCGCCAGCGGCGGGAGCCGCAGCGGCAGGCTTAGAAATCGATCCTGTTGTATCGGCTCCTGCTGTTGGCGCTGCGCCCGTTGCGCCATAACTGTTATATGCCGACGTTCCGGATGTGAACGGAGACCCACCAGTCATGGTAGAAGGATTGTCCGGGGTAGCGCCGGTTACTCCATGACTGGCGTAAGCCGATGTTCCAGATGCGAAGGGAGACGCTGCCGTAGGAGTCGATCCACCGGGCGTCGGATCAACCGAACCATTTCCGTTACCTGCGTCGGAAGCCGCGCCAGCATCTGCTACAGAGCTATTTCCGTTACCGGCATCGGAAGCGGCAGCATAATCTCCACCAGTGGACGCGGTAGACGCGGTTGGAGTTGTATCTACAGTTGCAGTAGTTTCTCCAGTTGGGCCATCGCCAGAACTGATTGTACTACTAGATGGAGTTGAGTCTACTGTTGCGGTGGTTTCGCCGGTTGGGCCATCACCGGATGTAACAGTATCACCATCATCTTCCGAGATAGTTGCTTCGCTGATGACGTTCATCCATCCGCGAATGCTATATTCACCAAGCGCACGGTCGTGTTTCTGATGATTCTCAGCATTCTCGATCACGCCAGGAAGAACGGGCTCGTCTTTTCCAGGAGTGTCATCGTCTCGCGAGGTCTTAGAATCAACTTTACGCTGATCACCACCTGCTACATCGCCTTCAACCAACGCGAGGTAATCGCGAAATGATTTCGACTCCCCGAAAGCTGCCTGCGGAGTGTCGCCCTGTTCGCCAAACGCTGCTTGCGGAGTATCTGCTGGTTCTCCGAAAGCTTGCTGTGGAGTTGACGTAGTTGTCGAACTTGTAGAACCTCCGTCGTCACCGAAAGCTGCTTGTGGTGTGTCTTCAAGAACAGCGTCTGCGGCAGCTTGATCCACCGTTGCCTGATCGGGATCAATCGCTTCGTTGATGATGCTCATCCAGCCACGGATGCCGGAGAGAGTTTCACGAGGAGATTTTGTCATTTGCCACCTTTACACGAAAAATACCGTGTATTTAGCGTTCCGAGTTCAATCTCGGCTTCTTCCTCGGGGTCAACATAGCATATTCGCGAACCGCTTTGATAGCGAGATCGGCTTCTCGCATGAAATGCGGCCACATGTTGCATTCGCCACCGTTCTCATAGCAGATGCCGCAACCGTCCCTCTCACGAAGGTCAGTCGCGGCAGCCCAGCAGATCGTTTTGGCGACGTGCGTCTGCATGTCGTCAGCCATCGATCAGATAACCCCGAGGGTCTTCAAGTCAGCGATAGCCTGGGACGCGTTCTTGAACAGAACACCGCGACCACCAGCAGCCTCCCACTTCTTGATGATACGATAGGTATCGTCCACCAAGATGTCTCCAGGCTTCTCCATGTGCATTGCCTTGTTTTTGGACAAGCACGTGATGATGCTGGACTGACTAAAATCCTCCAGCCACCGCTTTTCCTTGTGCGTAACGATGCTGTCATAGTTGTCGCGATGACACCCAGTGAGCACGATTGGGCGAGCCGGTTTGATGGCCTCCCAAAGCAGGAGAGCGTCTGGCATCAAAGGCATGGTCTGCCAAAAGGTGTCGTTCGCGTTGATGGTTTCCCACATCGCGTTCGGACCGCCAGAGAACTGATCGGGATGAATACCGAACAGATCAATTACATGTTGGGTGAAGTCGTAAAAGACCCCATCAGAATCGACAAAAAGTTGCATGGCTAATCATACCACGAACCGACCATATAGCAAGCATTTTCCATGCATTAACCATCGCTAGTCTTGTCCTATCCTGGCAACGTTTGTTTAACCTGCCCCTGCTAAGTTGTCTCCAAGCGCACGAAGCGCGGCAACGATAGGGGAACAGAGTGTTTTCAAAAAAGCTCATTTCGAAGATTTCTACCTTCCTGACCGCAGCAATCGTGCTGCCTCTCGCGACCATGGCCGGTCACGCCAAGTTCACTCAATCTCGTGAGAAGGAATGTCTCGCGCAAAACGTGTACCATGAAGGTCGCGGCGAATCGGTTAATGCGCAGAAGCTGATCGCTCTGATTACGGTCAACCGCACTCTGGCTCAAAGCGAATGGGGCAACACTGTTTGCAAGACCGTATGGCAGCCTAAGCAGTTTTCTTGGACCCAGTGGGCGGGTGGCGGCAAGCCAATCCGTGACGCCAAGGCTTGGACCGTAGCGACGCAGGTTGCCGAAGAGGTTTACACGGGTAAGGTTGCGCTTCCTGCTAAGATGAAGTGCGCTCACTACTACAAGCGCACCGACAACGTTGGGGTTTCAGCTAATTCGAAGGTTTTCTTCGCAACGCTTCGCCCGATTGCCAAGTTCGACAGTCATACTGCCTACTCGAACAAGGGCTGCCGCTAACAGGTTTAGAGGACGCGTTCAGCTATATCAAAGAAATTGGACGCGTCCTTCGCTATCTCTGCGGATCGCATCTTGTCGATCTTCCAACACGCAACTGGATGGATCGCACCGTCATGGGCGATATGAGCGCCCCACTTGACGAGATTGGCCTTATCTTCATTTGACAATCGCTTTAGAGCCCGTTTGCCGCCAGCAGCTTGGGCCGCGATGAACCCTTCGCAAGACGCTTCATATTGGCGCGGCGTCATCGAATGTTTGATGTTGTGATAAACCATTCGTTTCGCTTGATCATCGACGCCATCTGATCGAAAGTCCCATCCGATGTAGCGACCAGTGATTGGGTTTCTTTTGCGTTCCGAATGCTTGCCGATGAATTCTCCTACTGAGTCTTCATCCGGCTGAATGTCAGTTAAGGCATTACCATCGACAACAAACACGTAACCGAACTGGCTTCCCTTTAGCAATTCAGGTCGCATCGCGTGCGTCATCCAGACGCCACCGAGCGCATAGATAGTCGCATACTCGATACTTGGGGTAAGATAGACCTTGCCCGCAACCGGAGCGAGATGTCCTCTACCCTGAGTAAGGGCTCCAGGCTGAATTCCATTGGCTAGGATATTTCGAGCGGCCTCCTCAGTTTTGGTACCGTGATAAAGCGGCATCGCTTTCACTTCAGGAGACGGAGCCATTTCGATAATTTCGTGGTAGCGCACTTAATTGTCTCCGTTCCGAGTACGACCTTGCCATTCGCGATCTTCGGCTTCGGCTCGTGAATTTCTCGACTGTTGACGCTGCGCCATGATCCGATCCAGCATCTCAGGCATTTGTCGCATGAAGCTCTGATCGTTACTTGGATTGTCATTCATCGAGTCGTGAGCGAGGGCGGGCGGATCAAAGCTCATGAACTTTCCATCACAGTAGATCACGTACATCTTCTTTGAACGACGACGAGACGCGAACACGGCGCGGGTCGGATAAGAATTTCCACCCTTAGAATTCCACATGACCATTGCTTCGGCCATGTCTTTGAAAATTTTGGGCGAACCATAAACAGTCAGAGAATTGCGGAAAAAGCTGCCGTCGAATGCAGTGATTGTCCATTCTTCTTTCGATTGGCCGCTCAATTCCCACATCTTCTTCTTGAAGAAATTCATGTCGCGATAATCGTTACGGCTGATACGGCCGGATTCGCGCGCACCACCAGACCATCCCGCTTGAGCCCATACCGGATATGGATCACTATCTTCCTGGCTAGATCGGCCGTACGAGCCCTTGCTGTAGTCAGGCCAATCTTGACTTGATCCAGACGAAGACACAGGCGTTGATTTGAGCACGTCGAAGGCCGCGTTGACCTCCTGCGCTACGCCAGGACTGCCGCCGCGATCTGGGTGATGCTGGATAATGAGTTTTTTCCACGCCGCTTTGAGCGCTTCTGGTGACGAGAAAGCCGTTTCCGGCGCACCATGCTGAACAAAAATAGCCTTCGCCTGAGAAGGCGTGAGGCGTTCAAGGAGAATGGGCTGGCCAGCAAGCTCCATTAGGCGTACGAATGTCATCATACGTCTATTTAGATGCTTTACTGATGGACGAGCGCCGTCACTCGATACGATTCGGAGGAAATCCAAACCCAGATTGTCGTGTTATCGATGACACCAACTCTGGCTTTGGCGCTAGGCTCTGCGACCTTGATGTCAAAGTTTTTGTATGTCTCTCGGAGGATCGCAACCGCGTCATCCACAAACATTCCAACAAGATTGAGATCGTCCAATTCTATTTGGGCTTCCATGAGGGCTACTGTGCTTATCGTCATAGCCCTATTTAGGTAGGTTATTTCACGAAGTTTATGTTGCCAATTGGCCATATGCGGAACCATTTAATGTCCTTGTTCTCGCCTAATTGTTTGGTAGAACGGTCTCCGTTAAATGTTCAAAAGGAAATTACGTGAAACCCATTATCACTGTTGCTACTCTCGCTCTTCTAATGACCGGCACGATTGCTGATACAGCCTCGGCCAAATCTCACCATCATCGGCATCATGCTCAGCGCGTCGCCAAGCCGACGCCAGATACCACTCCATCCATCCTGTCGTTTTTCGACCACGCGTTTCGCGCAACCGCCGCGCCCGTGACGACTGGAAGCGGACGCACCTTTTCTGGCGTCGCGTCCTATTACGGCAATGAAGCCGGTAACAAGACCGCTTCGGGCGCTCGCTTCAATCAGAACGCCATGACCGCTGCGCACCGTTCGCTGCCGTTCGGCACCAAGCTACGTGTCACCCACGGTGACCGCAGCGTCGTCGTCACGGTCAATGATCGCGGCCCATTCATCAAAGGTCGCGTGCTCGACCTGTCCAAGGGCGCAGCCAGCGCTATCGGTCTGACCGGTCGTGGTGTCGGCCGCGTCGTCGCGGAAGTAATGTAAAGAAGAAAAAGAAAGCCGGGGTTTCCCCCGGCTTTCTAACTGGCGCTCCCTGTCGGGCTCGAACCGACGACCCCCGGATTTAGAGTCCAGTGCTCTAACCAACTGAGCTAAGGGAGCTTGGTGGGAATGGCGGGCTTCGAACCCGCGCCGGGCTTTTGGCCGCCCCGGTTTTAGAGACCGGCGCTCTACCGCTGAGCTACATCCCCAAGAGACGTTCTATATCACATCGATTTCGTGTACCTCAAATTGAGTGTCATAATAGACTTCATGCTGGTCCTTATAGGCTTCCGCTATTGCCTTATCGGTCCAGCCGAAATTCATAACCTCTGTAGTGCCCTCGCCGCCATTCGGATCAGCCTTATGCGCGGTGAGAATGTAAATCTTCATTCAAGATCAATCTACTTGAATGCGCCGTCTGTCAAGCCGCCAGCGCGTAATGCTTTAGGCGATTGACGACCAACGTCTTGCCGCGAGTATATCGGCCAGTGTTGGCGTAGATCGCAGTCACGCGGCCAACTTGTTCACGAACGTGTTCAATCTTTTCCTTGAAGAAAAGCTTGTCATCGAGTGCGCGATTAATCGAACGTAAATCGTACGTTCGGTCCTGGCCCGCAGCCTTCTTGAGGGATGCGGTCGCGCGTTCCAATTGGCTTTCCGCATCCTTCAAACCAGAACTATACGAGTTGAGACTCGTACGAATGTTGTCTTCGCCGTCGATCAGGTAGAGGCGATGACGCGGAAAGCTTTCCTGGAAGCGAGAAAGAGCGAACTCCACGTAATTGCTCGACAGCTTAAACAACCATCGATTTCCGCGACGCTTCTTCAATTGCACCTGCTGGATCAGCAGACGGCGCTTGCTCATGACCGAAAAGCCGAGCGTCATCACATGCTCGCCTCGATAATAGATCAGGAAGCCGAACACGCCGTCGAGAAACGTACGGCTATACTGGCTATGGCCGCGCTCGTTGTGACCAGTGGTGTGATCGAGCCGGACCTCAAAGTCGGGATGAAAAGTGAAGCGACGAATGCCATCATAGGCATCAACGACCTCATTCCAGCCGGAGCGGGAGACGCCCCATCGCCACATGCTGTTTTCAATCTTTTGGATGATGCGAAGACGCGGCTCGTTCCGAAATGCATCCTCTACAGAGGAACCCATCATGATGAACGAGGCGCGACGAACCTTGGCGAGTTGATCGACCGTCAGGTTCGCGAAATCTTCCATCCCCAGGTTACGAACCCGGTCGATCAGCGTCTCGCCTGAATATTCGGAGGCTTCGGCAACTGCCTGTGGCCCAAGAGCCTTGGCGAGATCGAAAGTCAAATGAGGCTTGTGATCCAGGTGAACGGGGACCCGGCGCAGTTCTTCAGTATAGGTACCGAGTTCTACGCCGGGGTGGATCGACATGTTCAAGACCTCCGTGGAGCCTCAAAACTAACACAGATTCGATTTTTGTCAAGCGACTTTCGCCAATTCGACTGGCTGCCTCTTTTTGATCGATGCTGATCCATCTGCCCTCAGTTCGAGCGAACACTGCCGGAAACGCATCGAACCTTTGGTGGACGGATGCTCAGGCGTCTCGCGAGTCGTTCCAACGCAATCAAAATCGACATGGTTCATGTAGAACGTCTTGCCCTTACACTTAATGATCCACGAAGGGAGAAACGGGAATTCGATGCTGCCCTTGTTGAAATGGAAATCGATGCTCGGGGCCTCCAGCGTCAGCGGGAAGCTTGCCATCTGATCATCGATCTCTTTCTGCATGCCGACGATACGCTTCCAGCGTTCCTTTGCATCCTTGTGCATGGTCATCATCTTGTGCGCCATTACGCGCTTATGTACGAGATTGCTCTGACGCTTCCTGGTCTCTTCGGAAACGACAGACGATTCTCGGAAAGCTTTCTTCAGGAAAAGCTTGTCTTTGGTGATCTCGCTAGAAAGTTGCTTGTACATGGATTTCCAAGAGGCCATCCAGTTGGTATAGCCTTCTTTGTCGGTGAATTTCGGGTGCATTCCCATCGCGCTCATAATCGATCTCCTTAAATGAATGTGCAGTCTTGGCGGATCATATGTGTAGTGTCGCCGTTACCGGGTCCGTACAGATAGGTTTTTTCGTTCGGGAAAGGTTTCGCGAACGATCTATTTCCTACGATCCGCTCGACGTATGCTTGTGCTTCGTGAAGCGAATCAAACTTGATCTTCTCGTCAGAACCCGTGGGGTAAACTGTGAAGCTATCGAGATATTTGACGGCCATGTATTCCTCCAAAAAAAATGTGGCGTAGGGGGTAGGATTCGAACCTACATACTCCGTTCCTTCCGGACCGGTGCTTGAACCATTCAGCTACCCCTACGAAGGGTGACCGCTTACGCGGCCACACGATCTTCACGGGAAGCAGCCCACTGACGGCCTGCCTCCAGCTTGGCTTCCTTGAGTGCGGCCAGCATCTCCGTCGCGTTGATCGACAGATAGTGGAGCTTGCTCTGAGCGGCGGACATCTCTGACTGAGTGCCCTTTGCGCGGATGCGCTTGAGGTCGCTGATCTCTTTTGCGAGATCGGCGTAACCGGCCTTCCAATCGGCGCGATAGGAGAGGTAGGTTTCACGGGTGGTGAACTTGAACGTGTAGGTCTTTTCGTTGGTCATGATCTTATCCTTTGGTTTTTCAGGGGTTAAAGAGTGGAGAACCGCTTCGTGATGGCGTGCACATCCGCTCGCCGCGCAGGACCGATCCCGAGCGCCGTGATGATGGGTGAGCCGTCGAAGTGTGGAGGGTGCACGTGATGCTGATCGATGATCAGAGCGCACGGCAATCCGGCCTTCTGCGCGTCTTGATATGCGCGAAGGAGTCGGAACTCGGAGGACGCGACTAGGGTGACCTTGGTCCCCGAGCTATTCGCCCTGAAATACTTCTGTTGGATAGAGGGATCGCGAGTGAGCGCTGCATGGAGCGCGTCGCAATAGGCATGTCCGGCTTGAGCCGCGAGCTTGCCCGGCGACATTTCCAGATCGCCGCGCACAATGGCGTACAAGCGATAGGGGTCGTTCTCGGCCTCAGTGGTGAGAGCCGTTAGATCAATGTGATGGTGCAGCTACAGCGACATTGGAATATCCTTGGTTTAGTTGGTTACTGTCTTCGTGTATTGTTAAGCTAGCGAGGTTCTACTTGTTCGTCAAGCCTGTTAGTGTAGATTTTTTGATATTCTCAAAAAATACTTGTGGGACAGGATCAGTGATGAAGAAATCTGCTCCATAACGTGTGATTGAACCATCCGCAGCTTTGTGTCTATAGGATATCGACACAACCATATTGCCTTCGAACATCATCGTTACTGCGTTATTATTCCAGCGGAACAATAGAAAATCGTCTTCACCGTAATCAAAGCCTTCGATCTCCTCAGCGGCCGGAATATCCAGTGGCCCGAGAACCATCTGAGCTTCACCGAACGCTGGGTGCTCGTTCCACTCGTCAGGGATTTTCATCAGTATCTCCAAAGAAACGCATCTTGAACAACAAGGCAACTGAAGGTTCTGAAAAGTAGAAAACCTTGTTGCCTTCACTGCGATAATAGAATCCCGGCTGCTCTTCAATCCATTCTTTCATAGCCTGGGTTATATGCTCGGTACGCAGGTTTACCTTGTGATGAAATCTGCATATCCTGGACACGCCCCACATGGACGGCAGATGCCTTCTCATGAACGGGCGAATGCGCATACTTTGTGGTTTGAAAATCTGGGTTGCCATTAACGCCACCGAAGCTTGTAGAAGAACGCATCGTTCGGCCGCTCGAACGCGATTCCGACCTTCGTTGAACAGCCCGATGACCATCCAACACGCTTGTACTGACCTCCACAGTTTTCCGTGAGCCATTCAATCTGTTCGGCCAATGTGCCTGAATTGAAATTAACGACCTTCACCAGAAACCACTTGGCATTGAGCTTGAGAGAACGCTTGAGGTCTTCCATTCCTTTCTGATCTTCCCACTCCTCGGTGCCGATAATCTCGTCATCCGCATAGCCGTAATCGTCGGTGGAATCCCAAACGTCCAAATCTTCTTGTTCAAATTCTTCAGCGTCTTCGTGACGCTCGACAAGGCTCTTCGCCTTGCTACCCAGTAGGGTGGCAAGCCAACTCATTTACAATCTCCAATAGTACGATGAAAAACAAAAAACGCCCGCGTCGGAATTAACCGATCACGAGCGTTATACGTATATAGCTGGTCGCCCGCAGAAGCGAGACCAATGAAAGGGGCGAGGTGCAGCTACAAGTACATGGGGTGAATATATCAGCTTTCGC